TCAATAAAGCAGATCTGATGCAATAATCATTTTGCGCTTAGGACAATACATGTACTCAAGGGGGATATCTCCATCATTAATAGCCCATGCGTGCGCATCTCCAGTATATTCAACTATGTAGGTCTGATCGCCGAGCGTAATAGTCGCCCGAAGACATCCATCCTCTTCTTTCTCAAAAGACCTTACACATAAGTCAGGTAATTCACAATCATATTCAGTAAAGTATGCTGGCCCGACCTTATTGATTGATACAATATCCCATTTATATTTCACATACTCGAGGCATTCCCCATTCCATATATAGATAGTATCATTTGGAACATGATTATTATTGTAGTACACCTGGACTAAATCACCTACTTTTAGGCTTAACCGCAAAACATAGTTAGTTAACTTAGACGGACAGAATATGTCGGCCTTATTGGTTATACCAAGGTCCTTCATACTATAGTTGTAGAATGCAGCAGTAGTAGCACAAGACATTTTATATCAGTATAGATGCTGGAATAATACATATCCGTTGCAGAGTCAATTTTTTATCTCGCATAGGGGCGCAGCCATCGCAACAAAAAACAGAGGTGTATCACTTCAACACAAGAGACAAAATATAATACTTCAAATATTACACGTTTCACACCTTAATTAAGCCTTATAACCCCTATATTTATTCTTCTTCGGTTTCATCAGCCCATAGTACTTACACATAGATTCTATATCCTTCTCTTCCACACCAAACACAATACTCATCTCCGCCAACTTCTTTCCCTCATCTAATAACTGTTTCAGATTATCATATGTAACTGGCTTTTTTGCTGCTGTAATCGGTTTATCTACTACAGCCTCTCCTACACCACAGCTCCCATTACATAGCACAATATGTATCTCCTGAAATACATCCGCCAATGGCTTCGCAACAAGTAAGGTCGTCAACTCCGCATCAGTCGGTAAGACACGATCTTTGAATGCCTCCAACCCCTTGCTCTTAATTCCATACTTCTTCGCAGCCGCTGTCACTACTTCCGCAGTTGTACCAGTATGATTATATGCAATAGATGAATATGTCTCTCCCTCCGCAATCCAGCCCTCTATGCTAGCCTGTGTCAGCAATTCCTCACCCTTCACGCCCTTCACAGCCAACTCCTCCCTCTTAGCTTTAATAAGATTTGTCTTTATCACATATACAAGATGCGTTCTCATCTTCAACTCTGCCGGCGAATACAAGTCAGCCCACCCCAGTGGCGATGGATGCTTCGCAGATATATAGGCGTGAATCATTGCAAATAAATCAAGCCCGTATTTGTCTATCAAGGAGCGCCACATTTATAGTCTTATGCTACCTGTCGCTTTATATTATTCAGCCGTACAAATGTACTCACTAACTCCTGCTTACAACCCACCTTCTCTCGCGCAATCCACGCATACGAACGACCCTCATTCACCCACGCCTGGACATTCTCAATTGTTAACACCGTCGCAGGATCAACACCCGCTGCCTTCAACTCAGCCGCCTTCTCCTTCTCCCTCCGCCTCTGCTCCGCCGCAGGAGTAGACGCAGGCTCGGGCTCAGGCTCAGGCATCGGTACCGGTGGCGCAACTGCCCTCACCTTCGGCTTCCTCCCCCTCTTCGGCCTCTCCTGCTGCGCCACTGTCACCTCCTTGAATTGGGGCTGTTGCTGTTGCTGTTGCTGTTGCTGTTGCTGTTGCTGTTCCTCAACATATACAGGTGTATTTGCATTTGAGGCCTTGCTAATTGTCACCTCTTTCGCATTACTTGTACTCTGCTGCTGAAATACACTATACCCCGCCGCCCTGAGAACAGTCGCATACTCTTCTAGTGCAACACAGCGCACATCCTGATATGCCCTATCTACCATTGCAAATCCATATGTATTAATAAGCATTTTTAACTCCTGTGATACATCTATAGATGACATGATATATATAATATAGTGTATATGTGTGATGTTTAGATTCTCTTGGATATATATAGTAATGAATTCGTCCGACCTTATCCAGCGGACTATTTATCGTACAGTCTTCCTCAGTCGCTTTGCTTGTTCCGCTGCGCTCAGATGCCGAATGACGCCTTCGTAGCATTAAACTCCTGGGCGACCTGATAGGCCGAGAGAGTACTATTAAATACCTTCAACTCACCCAACTCGGCCAGCATAGTATAACTGCCTCCAAGGTATGCACCGATATTGAAGTTATTGCTGCTAACTGTAGCATTCAGTGCAGTCGTGATATCCGCTGTATCTACGGGGGAACCATTACGCATAAATACAACAGTCTTACCTATACGGTCATATACACATGCAACATGCTGCCACTCTCCGAAGACAATTGTATTCGGTACAGAGGAAGGTACAGTCCAGTTTCCCGCACCTTGTAGACCACTTCCATTCTCGAACAGTAGATTCTTATTAGTTGTCTGCCAGCTATTCCATCCAAATTTAAACCCAGAGCTAAATGCATTAGGAAATCCATTCGTTATAATTGCATTAATACTTGCCTTCTGAGTCGGCCTGACCCATGCTGCAATAGTGAATGCATCACCGAAATTGATGGCACCGAATGCGATATATCCGCCTGTTAGATTGAATACCTTACGTGTTATGCCAGTACCTGTAATCCATGCTAGGTTACCTGTAGATGTACCTGTCATTGCCCCATACGCGCCAATATTGTTGACGGCAGTACCCGAGCCAGAGTACGTTGTCACGTTATTTGGGTCATAATGCAGCCATGCATCAGGCGTGGGAGTAGCAGAAGGTGTTGCAGTCAGCGCATTCGATAAGGCACTTGAGCCTCCAGAATTGATTGCAGCCACCTTGATTGTATACGGGGTGCCATTCGTGAGAGATGGGATTAAGATGGGACTTGCATAATCTTCGGGACTTAGTGTAGTAGTCGTAGCACCATCATCGAGCGTGTACGCATAGTTCGTTGCAGTTCCTGTACCTGGCGTCAAGTAGAGATAGGTTGCGCCATCTGATGCTAAGGCATACTTCAGAGTCGGTGCTCCTGGCGGAGGTACAGCTGCAGGTGTTACTGACACTCCCGCTGATGCTGTGCCAGGCCCTAGTGCGTTTGTAGCCCTTAGGGATATAGTATATGCCAGGTTATTCGTCAGCCCAGTAATTAGTATAGGTGACGTAGTTGCTGCAGGGATTCGTGCAGTCCATGTAGCACCAGAGTCAAGGGAATACTCGTAATTTAGAATTGCTAAGCCGCCATTTGAACCTGCAGTAAATGCGATTGTAGCTTGCTCGCTTCCTCCTGTTGCCGATAGGTTCGTAGGGGCTGCTGGCACTGTTGCAGGTGTGACTGCGTTCGTCGGCGAACTCGGGTCTGATGTGCCGCGGTCATTCGTGGCGATGACAGTAAATGTATACTGTATGCCATTCGTGAGACCGGTAACTGTGAGTGGAGATGAAGAACCTGTGGCCTGGAAGCCTCCTGGTGATGCCGTTACAGTATACATTGTGCCTTGCTGTGCCGTGGTCGTAAAGGTAATCGTTGCCTGCTGATTGCCAGCGATCGCGGTGAGGCCCGTAGGCGTGGGAGGTATAACAATACAAGGGCTCTCCTCCAGAGCTGCATCGAGGTCTGCAGGAGCTGTTAAGGTCGCACCAAGTGCGAGAGCAAGCATATTTGACGCTTCTTTCCTGGCACCGGAACCATTTTCAATTACTACCCTACTGGTACAGCCATTCGCAGTAGAATACTCTTGTAATTGACGATTGAGAAAGATGGTCTGCAGTGTCCTGCGTTTTATGACGTCAGAAGCCTCCATACTACATACGTCGCAGGATATTTAGTGGAGGCGCGGCTAAAATCTCATAATATACTATACAAATGAACCCTCTACTACTCCTGGCAATTCTCTTTGTCGTCCTATCTCCCGGTGTTTTGCTTACCATCCCTCCCCTCAGCCGCGGTCTCTTCATGAGCGGCCAGACCAGCTTGTTGGCGGTTGTAGTGCATGCTGTCGTGTTCGTACTCGTATATTACTATGTTAAGCCGTACCTGGTGACTCCCCTCGAGGCGTTTGAGGCTGAGTATGTCAGCGGGTCCGAGTCTCGTGTTGGATTCAGGAACTATTAAGTTGCTGTTATCCAATAATCTAGTCTTTCAGACTAGGTGTTGAAATCCGCAACTATTAAGTTCCCGCTATCCAAGGATATTAGCCCGAAGGGCGAAGCATTGGATTCCGCAACTATTAACGCTTCCCGCAAACCTACTTAATAATATAACCCGCTCCTTCAAATAATGGATTGGCGCGCACCCCGCGGAAATATAACTACCATCCTTGATCTTGTGGATCGTGATGCACAAGATGATGCCTTTTTCCCATACACTGCCGATACATCCTGGTTCGCACCAGACGGTACTGCTCGCTCTATTGAGTTCACTCCCGCTCTTCAGACCTTCAGCTATCGCGGCCCCGCTGGATTCGGACAAAAAATAGTTGTTGATATCGGCGAACGCTACGGCGACTTCATACATTCCCTCGCAATACAAGTACAACTAGACTCCTGGATGAAGCGAGCCGCCGATGTCGCCCGATTCGCCTGTGGAGACCTCAGCACCGGCCCTGGTAGTTCCAATCTCTGGAAGTGGAGCCAGTTCCTCGGCAATTGCCTCATTGAACGCGCAGCCCTAGAAATAGGAGAAGAAGTTATTGAAGAATTAGATACCGTCCTCTCTCATATCGCCCTCACTACCTGGCCCGATACCAATATGAGTAAGAGCTTAGCACAAGTCATAGAAGCCGATGACGAAGGCCGTGTCACATGTCTCTTACCTTTCTGGTTCTCTCGTATCCCATTCCGAGAGGCATTCCCTATTGTTGCCTGTAGCGAAGGTACTGTACGGCTACATATCACCTTCCGCAGGTTTGAAGACGTAGTACAGCGTCTTGGGACTGGAGAGCTTGGGTGCGACGATACACCACTCGGCGGAGTCGGCACTGCTATCGTAACCGCAACCGGTGAAACAGAAGAGATACCATACTCTGCTGTCGCTCCTGGATTCAAAGATATTGCCGTCCTCTCCTATTCATCCTTCCTCGGAAGCGATGTGCGAGGCCAATACATGCGGCGGCCCTTTGAAGTACTTTATCGGCACATACAGTCATGTATTGTAGATAATCCAGTGAAATATGCTGTCACGAAGTCCAATCGCTTTACCGATGCGAATGATATCGTTGTGCCGCTGGATTTCAATGGACCAGTTGAGGAGATTTTCTGGGTCGTTCGGCGGAAGTCGGCAGTAGCCCAGCGCACACTCTGTGACTTCTCTCTTGGCGGCGCTGCTACCGATGATCCAGTCCTGCACACAACAATACGTATCAATGGTGCAGTCGTAGCCGAAGGTACAGGACAGGCTATGCGCGCCCGCTTCGCAGGTCTACATCGCGGTGGCATTGCAATGTATCATAAGTACATATATGGATATAGCTTCGCCAGGACTCCTGGAGAACATGCTCCATCTGGCTCTCTTAATTTTAGCCGCGCCCAGAATGCCGAACTCCGCCTCAGCTTGCGATCCGCCGGCGATGGAGATAACTGGGAAGTACATATCTATGGAGTGGGACTCGGCTGGCTGAGATTTGAGCGCGGCCTCTGCGGACGCCTCTTCTCTTCATAAGCTGTGATACAGCGGACCGAGCTATGCCTAGCACAGCGGACCAAGCTGCGGCTGTGCGCGGGGCCTATAAAACACAAACTAATACTAAGTAATGACTGCTAGCCTCTTGACGCCCCTTACTAATGGGATTCAAGATGACAGACTCTTCGGCCGTAAATCATTCGGCACATTCCTACGACTCTGGAAAAAGACAACGCGATTTGCTACCGCATGGCATCGCGTCGAGTTCAACTCCGTGCCAGCCTTCGGTCGCACAGCCATCGCCGATATCCCCACCAAAGGACATCTCGTCGCCCGTATCTACCTCGCATGTGAACTTCCAGCTCTTCCAGTCGGCACCACATATACACATTCCGTAGGCCATGCTATGCTTGAGGATATACAAGTACTGATCGGTGGAAAGACAGTAGATCGTCTGGATGGGAGACTACTAGAAGTCTTGGATGAATTCTATACACCGTTTGAGAAAGTAGAGACAGTGAATCGTCTTATTGGTAGAAGGCCCGAAGGACCGACTGAAAGCGGAGCAGACTCAGGCACGCCGAAGCAACTCTATATCCCACTACCTTTCTGGTTCTCTGGACCAGACCCGCACCTATGGTTCCCGATTGATGCTGTAAATGTAGACCGGCTCAGCGTACAGATTACCTTGCAGACCCTTGCCGCTATTGTAAGCGGACCTGGCGTTGCTACCGCTGCTGGTACTCTTGGAGACCCACATCTCCTTGTAGAATATATATACCTGGATACATATGAAGCTAACCGCCTACGTGTCACACCTATAGAAGTCCCCATCACACAACATGCACGGGTTCAGCCTTTTACAGCCACCGCCGGCACAGAGGCTCGCATCCCTCTGCGACTCGGCAATCCCACGAAGAGCCTCTTCTTCTTCGCACAGAGGACGGAGGCAGCTGCTGCCGGCAACTTTTTCGGAACAAGTGTGGATCCAAGTGCTGTACCTGTCTTCGGTGGACCAGTAAAAGCTGCAGCAGAACCTGTACGCTCAGCTGCTCTCTTATATAGCGGCGGACAAGTACGATATCAAACAAGCTTCATGGATCTCTTCCGCGTCATTGCTCCTGCGCTGGAATGTAGGAAGTCGCCGGCATATAACAACTATTTCTACTACATGGGATTTGACGTCGGCAATCATGATCGGCGGCGTGGCATCCCCTGTGGCGAGGCAAATCTGGACCGGCTCGGAGAAATAGAGATGCGCGTGGAACTTCGCGGTAGCGCTGACTCTGCGCTGGCTCCACAGTACAATATACATATATATGCAATGACATACAATATACTAAGTATATATGGTGGACGGGCTGCACTACTATTTGCGTACTAATACGGTGCAACTAATGCAGTGCGACTAATGCAGTGCGACTAAAGGATAGTACATTTGGCTGCAGTGCTGAGAAGCATAGCAATAGAGATAGACGCCATGAATGCACCACAGAGAAAGCCCTTATATTTGCCAGCATCAAAGCCTCTCTCATAGTTGATCGCCGCCTCTTTCTCTAGGATTGGTTCCATGAGGGCATGTATATTTTCAGTGATGGCTGTCTCAAGCTCGTCTGCTGCGAAGCGTTGTCTCAACATTTACATGTAGGGTTGTGTGGGGCGTTTAGCCTTTTGGCGCGCAAGGCTAGCCCAGAGTACAACGAAACCAATGTAGGAATGCATCCCATGTCATACTATACGCTATATTCGTAGGTGATATCCACCGAATATGCATTACTATCTCTCCCCGTGTATTAGCCGCATCATATAATTCACTATTGAAGTAAGCCCAGATATTGAGGGCATCTATGATTGACGACTCTGTATCTGCCCTTGCAAGGTCACACTCTTCCCAGATGCGACGGGCTTCTTGAGATGTAGGCGGAGGACATTTATAGACGCGGGGCAGCGGCTGTGGCTTCGGTGGTGGCCCATGACGTTCCATATTCTGATGTTGTCCGCGGCATTCTCTTTGTGCGGTAAATTATTCTGGTTCCTCAGGCGGGGCAGCATCCGTACTGGCAGGCAATGTATTAGTACATGGTGCCTCTCCCTCAGCACAAGGACATGCACGAATCCCCTCCCGTATCTGCTCCCGTATCTCATATGTAGGGTATCGGACGATGATCCCAGCAGGCATGTTGCATACGCTGAATTCGCCCTCTACTGCGGCAGCAGCAGGTTGTGCGGCAAGTTGCCTCTGCATATCAATATAGACTGCCTGGCCCACCTTTTGTTTAAGAAGCTCACTAGGATCCATTATTCTACTTTATAAGAGTACAATAATAGATAATGCCTTCTGCCACCGCTACCAGGAGACGGATACAGAGCCCGAGGGGCCCGAAGGGTCCAAGGGTGAAAAATAGGTGCCAATGTGATCCTACATGTCGCCGCCAGCCTCTCGCGAACCATCCCTTCTGCGCCACCCATATCCGACGCTGTGGACGCGCGAGTCCTCTCTCAGGATGGGAACCCCCCTACAATCCAGCCATATACAACAATGACAAGAGGATTCGGGAGACACATAATTGCTTCGCCTATGCAATTGGTGCATATGAGCCGCCTCACCCCAGTAAATGTAATGAAGCCGGTGATTGCGACGTGAAGTTCCACCAGCCTGGAAACTATGCCGGCTACGAAGGCTTCCGCACCAATGAAAAGAAGCGCTGCCCCGATATTGTTGCCCGCGTACTCGGTGATAATCCAGCTATCAGTCTCACTAGGTTTGAAGACCGCTGCCCCGCCGGTACCTCTAAGGTTGCATTCGCAGTTGACCCCAAGAATGACTATCATGTATGGCGCCAAGATTCCAATGGCCTCTGGTCCGATAAGCACGGATCTCATCCCGTAGGGAATCTGGATGGATCGGGACGCTTACAGTATGACCCTGCCCTGTCAAATAGGAATTACGGATATTCGGCCCCACTCAACTATAGCAGTTTCTGCTCCTATATGTGTGTCCCTAGACACGGCCCAGTGAAAACTCGCCGTTCAGGTGGTGTGGGGAGCCTAGGGCCCAAACGCCGAACGCGCCGCCAGGCGCAACGCACTCGGCGGAGGCACTAAAGTACTAGACCCTTAGCGCTTGGCTTTCGCGTCCAGCCAGGCCTTACCGTAGTCCGCTAAAGCGGTACTAAACGGCTTAGCGCTTGACTTTCGCGTCCAGCCAACCTCGCACGTAGTCCGCTAAAGCGGTACTAAACGGCTCGGTTGCTAGCCTTAGCGGCTAGCCAACCTCGCCCGTACTTATGCAATATAGGGCTCGCAGGATTCCACTTCGCTAACGCATCCACTGCATCATACCTCTTCCGCGGATCCACATCCAGAAGACACCTCATAACATCCTTCATCATCACACTGTGTTTTACATATACCGGGTTCAAGTCATATCCTAACTTCAACATGGTATACATCACATACATCAACATATGCCCACAACTCCATGCATCCAACTTAGTCCAATAATGCTTCCAATACGCCTCCAAATCCCCCTGTAAGAATGCCTCACTCTCCTCCACAAATGATCGCAGACGCGCATCCTGCTCCTCACGTGTCACCCCAAGTAATAACTGCGCCAGATGAAGCGTCCTCTTCTTCCGCGGACCATCAAATATGTCCCGCAACATAAACTCCACACTCCTCTTCTCTAACCTCCCATTGAAGAGAGACAACTCAGGCGGATGCTGCGTATACGCAGGATCATACGGATACACTAAGTCAGTAACTGCCTCTGCAGGTGGCGTCACAGAACGACTAATCGCCAGCCCAAAATCAATTATACGCGGAATACCATACGAATCCAGTAGCACATTCCCTATATGTAAGTCCCAGTGCACTATCCCATGCGTCACTAGAATAGTACATGCCTCCAAGAGACGATTTCCAAACGCCCAGAGATCAAACTTTACAGGATTAAACCTATACTCACTAATTGATACGCCACCATAGTCCATCCGTACACCCTCCACCGCAGCAAGCCCCTTCGTCGCAATTATCCTACACGACTTCAACTCTGGATCCACATCCAGCGCCTTCTTTGACAGCTCACATGGACTCCCCTTCAAGACTATGAAATAGTTACGCGCAAAAGGTATCGCCGCTATCTGCTTAGATATACGCACTTCATTCTCCAAAGTTACAGGGCGACCTACCTTCGTAATATCACGAGAACTCGCCCCAGGTATAAAATGGGGATATTTACACGGCAACGGCTTTGACACCGCGCACCCATACTCTCCTTGCCCCAATAGATCCCCCCCAATCATTTGCTTTTACATACGCTTTTCCTGGTAGCAACAAACCCGCTGTTAAGAACAAGAAGAATGTTCGGCCATGCACTCGCGGTCACAGCCATACTGGTCGTACTCGTTGTAATATGGGAATTAGCAGTACCGGCCCAAGTAAAAGAAACATTCGCCAACTACGTGACACCCGTAAGTATCGGCTCATTCTACGGACAACTGGTACCCGCCAGAGGTGACGTCGGAGACCATGAAGAAGAGGCCGGCTGGCAACAAGATCCACGATACTTCCACGGATACACTGACGTACAACGCCTCGGCGTGGGAAAAGACTACTGCCGCATGGTTGAACCTATCGGCGGCGAGGCTGCAGATAGCTTCTTCGCATGTGCCCTCGCCGGCACAGAAGGACTATCATCCACATCATACCGCACTAAAGCAGTAAAAGACGGGTTCCGGCGCTCACGTGATGATTATATGCGCGATATTGACGGCGAAGGCCGCTCCGCCTACTGTTCCATTATCCGTCATAGCGGCAACACATTCCAGCCCCGCTGCTATAGAGCCCGCGATAGCAAGTTCGCAGATACACATGTAGCTGACCCCGAACCACCTGCTGCCATCCAGCAACTTCTTAACTTCTACGACGGCATACTTGCATGGTATCGCCTTCGCGACGATATAATGGACTACGCACTTAATACATTCGCTAGCATAAGCGGCGGAGCAGCCATGGATGAAGGACTCGCCCTCACTGGCGGACCCACAAAAGGACTCATACTCAATGGCGTAGATCAGTATCTGCGACTCGGAGAGAGCGGTGACCTCGCACTCGGCCCAACCGTTCCCATGCGCTTCGCACGCGCATTCAGTGTATGGGTCCGCTTTGATGAATTTACCAATAATGCCCGTATATTTGATTTCGGTAATGGCGCAGGAAAAGATAATGTATTCCTCGGCATCGTAGGACGCGGGAACTCTAGCCTGGCTAAAGCAGGAAAAGACCAGGACGCCAGCTGCCCTCAGAGTCGCGTTGCCCCAGCAGATGAAGTCCGTCCTCAGACTCTCATGCTAAGCACATCCGCAAATATAGATGAATATAAGTGCAGCGGAAGTGGAGCATTACCCGTACGTGATACCGAGCCGGTCGTTCTCGCTGATAGCTGCGCTGCAGACGGTACTGGAGAGACGGCACATCTACAATACGAAGTATGGGACGGAACCCAGCGCGTAATGCGATGTGTGGTTCTGGATGCCGTAAAGCGGAACAAGTGGACCCATATTGCTATTACAACTACGACTGCGAGTGCAGTGCGACCAGATATAGCCATATACGTGGATGGCGTGAAGCGCTTCAACCAGGCGGATGGATACCTTCCCCAGGCAAGCTATATGACGCACAACTACATTGGAAAATCCAATTGGGCGGCAGATACTGATACATATGCAGATGCAGATGAACTGCTGCGGGGAGCGATATTTGATTTTAGGATATATAGCAAGGGCATGACGGAAAAGAAGATTACTAACACCATTGAATGGGGGCGAGATATGCTTGGCCTGAAGGCATAGACCTGGACCGCTGCGAAAGATTTTGTCCGTCAATAATAAATGGGCTTCGTATTTGATTATACACCGGCGACTACACCTATATATGCATGTGGCGCTGGAGCATATACTAATCCTGCTGTCTCCGTACCAGCTGTTGCTGCATCAGGCGTTGTCGCAACAACCATACAAAACACCGTATTTGAATATAAAAAAGCGTATGAAGCCACCAGTGGAAAAACATACCAGTTTAAGACACAGGAGGAACGTATGCGCTATATGTTGGAGGCAATGAAGACAGCGAACTGCCCGCCGTCTTAAGCGGACCCTGACCCAGGAAAGAACTTTGCAGCCCTGCTCTGCATTACAGTAGTAATCCGTATCACTTCCCTTTCGTGAAACTCTTGAAGAAGTTGGCGAAAGGACTCTATTTCATGCCGGCTAACAATAATTGGCGCGCGTCTATTTGGATTTAGTTCCTGTAAACTTTCGGCTGTTACGTAACTCGGTACGACTACGCGGGGCAAGCTGATCTCTCCAGGATCGGACATAGGGAGCGAGCTTCTCCTCCCATCCTTCCTCAAATATGATTTTATTCTCGTCTGATATAGTTCCGAATTGGACCTGATTGTCTTGGTCCCAAGTGTAGACTGCCCCATCACGGACGAAGACTGGAATTCCTTGGATGACCTTTCGCTCATATGACATCTCTGTTGCGGGGCTACTACTGCTGCTGTACTAGTCACCATATAGATAGGCTATATCAATCAATTTTATTGTCGGCTAATCGCGCAAGTGTCCTATAATACATAACAGATTCAGGCACCGCGGAAGTAGGCACAAGCTCTTGCGGAGGAGAAGGCGGTAACTTCGGTGTATCGGACTCTCTGTCTGTCTCAGGCGTATCCTTATCAAACGATGACGGCGAATATGCCTCCAGCGCGGCAGCAGCCGCATCCCTCGTCTTCCCCACAATTACATATACCCCATACACTAAAAATACTGATGCAACTCCGAATAGTATAGTCCCATATCCCTCCAACATTTTACATGTAAGAACGCGAGATACCTTTATGCACCGCGCCCGCGGAGACAGGCCTCTGTATTACTTGTGCCCCGCGACTGTACTGTGCCACCCACTCCTCTCCTGTATATATATTCCTCCTCAGAAGAGGGCCATGCAAGCGGCCCTTATTATACTCTGCCCGTATAGCCAGGAAGTTCTGCAACATCCTCGGCGTCACATCCGCCTGTTCCAGACCCTCCGTATCATATTCACTCACAACGCCATGTAACATATTATACCTATATGTCATATCGCGTAGAAGTACGCCATTAGATAGATTCCATTCCACACAACGCCCATGCTTCATACCATGCCTGTACGTACACTCATATACAAGATTACCATCCACATAGATACGATAAAGGCCATGTATGAAGCCACGGGAGGTTACAGTAAAGCGATGGAACTCGCCATAATGAGTCTCTGTCTCCCGTAGGAACAGGTCTGTGGAGTCTACAGGGATAATAGGGAAACGAGCCTCATACTCTGCAGGTGTCATTTGCGGGCGCTGGCGCGGGTACGGCGACGGGTACTGGCCCTGCCACGCCGACGACGCGTCTTCAAATTTTTGGCCTTTGCGACCCGCCGGCCTCCAGACCGCACAGTCCTCTTCACTACCGCTATAGGTACCCTCTTATTCAACACAGGATGAAATATCTCATCCTCACTTGATCCCATCATACCACTATTTATAATCATATTTACTGATTCCTTTGTCCCTATTATTCGGTTCATACCAGTAGCATTAGGAGCAATATAATACTCTGTACCTGGCTGTATCTCATCCTGACTTGTAAGATTCATCAACTCTTTTTCCTCCCGCAGATGAGCCGGCTCAGGTACAAGTGGAACATTCGCTAGACGACGAGGATGCGGCTGGGCCAGTAAAAGCTCCGCAATGGCCGCAGAGAACTCACCTCTCTCTGCCTTTCGCGCCAAACTCGGTCTTACCATAGCACCAGGTACATTCAATATAAGTTGTAACACTTCAGGCACTCCAGTCTCCGCCGCCGCAGTTACCGCATCCCTGCCATCTATGTGTGTGTTAATAGCTGGCCCCTGAGCCTGTGCCTTGGCGGCCAGGAACTGCAGCACGCGCAGCACATTTTCCAACGAAATCCCGAGAAAATTAATAAGTTCATTCACCAAGTCTAGGGCATATATAAGTGCCGTTGTATTCGGCGGATTATGAAAGTTCACATATACATCATCCTCATAGTCCTGACGCTCGTCCTCATCCATATCCTGCATCACATCCTCCAAGTCCCATGACTTGTAATGGTCTTCCATCGGCTGGCGGAAAGCTGCGGTAGCACGAGGATCCTCCAGAACCGCCTCCAAGAGAGTGGTGTCACCAGATTTCATTGCATCATATATAGGGATAAGTACCAGGGGGCGCGTCAGATAGTATTGTAGGCGATCATAGTTGGTAACACGCGATAGGATGGCTCGGATGGTAGTCGCATTGACCGCGTATCGCCGGTGGTCCTCAACTGCACGTTGTATCTTATAGGCTAGAGCAGGGTATTCATCTTCCCTGTAAGGGGCTTGCGCGCGGTTACGATTCATCTATTATGAGTGCCGCGTTAAAAAAGTGTTTTTGTCTACAGGGAGTGCCTGGATTCAGAAATCTTGAGCGGCCAAAGGGAGTGCCTGGATTTCGTTTAGAAGTCTTGAGCGGCCAAAGGGAGTGCCTGGATTTCGTTTAGAAATCCTCATCCGTCGCGAACACCTGCTTCTCCTTCGCCACACCCACGCCAGCCTTCGCATAAGACGAGTTCCGCGTCTCAAAGAAGTTCCCCTTACTCTCCAACGCAATCCGCTCCATGAAGCTGAACGGGCACTTCGCATAGAATACTTTAGGGTAGCCCAACTGTGAACACAGGCGGTCCGCCACGAATTCAATATACTCACTCATCAGCTTAGCATTCATACCAATAAGAGATACAGGTAGAGATCGCGTGATAAATCCCTTCTCTATCTTTACAGCCTCACGGATAATCTTATGTACTTTGTCCTTGCTAAGCTTATGCTTCAGCTCTTTATAGAGATCACACGCGAAATCCGTATGCAAACCCTCATCACGACTAATGAATTCATTACTAAGTGTCAAGCCAGGCATCAGGCCCTGCTCCTTTAACCAATAGATAGCACAGAAGGCACCAGAGAAGAAGATGCCCTCTATGATTGCGAAGGCAACCAGCCGTGTAGCGAAATCCTCATCCTGTGAGCTAATCCACTTCTGTGCCCACTCAGCCTTCTTCCTCACACACGGAATCGTATCTATCGCCTTCTGGATTCGCAGCTTCTCCTCCTTGTCATCAATATATGTATCTATCAGCAGGGCATACGTCTCAGAATGAATGGACTCCATCATATTCTGTGCCGCATAGAAGGCTCGTGCCTCTGGAATCTGCACCTCGTTGGAGAATCGCATTGACAGATTCTCCATCACAATACCATCGCTACCATGGAAGAAGCCGAGGATGTGCTTGATAAAATGCTTCTTATTATCATCCAGAGCAGCCCAGTCCTTCATGTCCTTTGCAAGGTCAATCTCTTCAGGCGTCCAGAATACAGAAATCTGCTGCTTGTACCTGGCATATAGGTTAGGGTAACGAATAGGAAAGAGCGTGAAGCGGTCTGGGTTCGGCGCTAGGATCGGCTCCTCCGCCTCACGCGAGGCAGGAGAGGAATCCCTACGTGATGATATACGAGGCATAGATTTAGAACGGACCTTCTTAGTTGTAATATCAGTAACAATAGATTCCATTCTGGCTCGCGTGACGTACTATGACCGGAGATTTTGGGGCAGGAGTGGGAGGCGCGGGTGGCCGCGGGCCAGCAAATTTATCCGCGGTGGACTGCGGCGAGAGCGCTATACTGCAATTGACTGGTAGAACGCGGTCACTCGTGGATGCACCATCAGCGCAGCGGGGTCAATGTCCCATATATATAGGGAATCCAGTGATTTCACGCGTGAAAGGGCGACATAGGCCTGCCCGTATTCAAATGTACGTGAGCCGATATCAATAAGTGCGCTATCTAGTGTGGACCCTTGACACTTATGAATTGTCTGGGCGTAGGCGAGGGTAAGCGGTACCTGCTGACGAGCGAGGCCAGGAAAGCCGTCGCCGAGGGGCCATGTATGCGGGGCAATCATACGAGTACAGTGCTTGAATTGTACTATAGGATACTTGCCTGCTTCTTGGGAGAAACCTGTAACAACGCCGCGGGAACCATTTACAAGGCCTGCAGTAATATCCATATTATAGAGGAGCATCACCTGTGCGCCTGGCGCGAGGACTAGCTCAGCCTGATATGGGGCGTTCTTATCCACTAGGGCAGCTGCCTCTTCGGTCGCCTTGGAGTAGGCGGTTGTCATTTTTCCGGGAGCGTTGAGCGCAAATGGTAGTTGAGCCTGCTTCTTCGCGGGACTACCTGTAGGGATATCAACGGTTTCAACTGTATATGTCATACGGGGACCTGTAAGGGCTTTCAGATTTGCATCATTAATCGCATCCACCTCAGTGCGACGGGAGAATAGGAGAGTAGGCCGAATAGCCTCGGACTGCCAAGGCAGACCCTTCCTCGCACGTAAGATATCCAAATGTTCCTCTGTTAGACGGCCTTGCCTTGCGGCATTGAGGATGTCCTGGAACATAGGGTCTGATTGCCGCTTTATCTCTGTGAGAACGATGGACTCCTGGACGGCTTCCGCCCATACAGGGGATTCAAATACAAAGCGTGTCTGGCCTGCTGCGGCAATGGGTGGGAGTTGGAAGAAGTCGCCAGAGAGGACGAGTTGGATACCACCGAAGGGGCGCTGCACGCCGCGGACCTTGCGGCCAATCGCATCCAGCTTCTCAAAGAGATCCGCCGGCATCATAGAAATCTCGTCAATTACGAGAGTCTGCGTTGAACGCCAATTCTTCTTGGTGCGGCCATTGCGGCGGATTTTGGTGACGAGCTCGTCTACTGTCTCCTTTCCTAGACCAATACCAGCCCACGAGTAAATGGTCTTTGCACCTTGGCCGAGGAGGAGCGCGGCACAACCTGTTAGAGCAGTTACAGCCACATCTTCACAGTTATCTCTGATGTAGTGGATGAGGTAGGATTTACCTGTACCACCTGGGCCTGTCAAGAAGATACTCTTACCAGCCTGGATGGCCGCGTAGGCCCTCTCCTGGTCGGCAGTTAGGGGTGTTCGGCGGATTGCTTGGGCTGGTGCTGGTGCTGGTACTCCTACGACTGCTACTACACTACTATTGGAGGCGGATGAACGCGGTGACGCGGGTGGCGACGCTGATGGTGTTCCTACTACACTCATATTGGATGGCTGTTGCGCGCCATGAGCCACAGGGAAATATCAATTTTAAGGATTCTGGTATGATTATGACAGCAGGGGACTTAAAGGGCGTGAGTTTGCTGCATCGTATTATATAGGCTAGAGTTCGGAGTGAAGGTGATTTATATTATAAACATGATGTTGGTTGCATTATGTTTATAAGTTATAAGGTTGGTTTTTTGTAGGGGAGATTAATCCTGAAGGTGTAAGGGGTGTAAGGGCGAATTCCCAAACTTTCCCTAAAACTCCCTTCTTATACGAACTTTGGGAATTCGCCCTTACACCCCTTACACCCACTAGACCCACTACTTTTACAATAAAGTTTCTAACTTTAAAATACTTATTTTAATTTATAGTAATGAGAGAAAAATAATAACATTATAATATGAAATATATTATAATGTTACTAAATTAGTAAGACAATTCATTACATTAATATATTGTGAAACGCAAGGGTGAAGGGGGGTGAAGGGGGTAGTTCCCCAAATTAGCCGTAAAAAGACCGTTATAGGGGAGTTTGGGGAACTACCCCCTTCACCCCCCTTCACACAGGATTCCTTACACCACTTTTAAACGATAATTAATGACTCGGTTCACTTGATTAAACTCGTCTTTATCACCATTTCTACAAATACGAAGGTCAAAATAACGATTCATTCTTTTTCCAAATTCCGCAATTTTCACATATTCCTTTGATTCACGTTCCATGTCCTCCATATATTTTGCATATACAACAGATAGAGGCGGTCTCTCATTTGCCTTAAACTCCATTGCTTCTCTAGCCCATCCACCAACAGCATCTAGTTCATCAGTAATCTTTCTTGTGTCTGCCCTCACGCACTCAGGAACAGCTAGCTCCTTTTCAGAATCATATATAACATACCAGCGGAGCAAGAGAGCAATGAATACATTACGCCGTTCCATCACTCTCTCCTTGATTCGTGGGTCCTGTCGCCGATGCGTAGGGTCGTCCGCCCTAAACTCACTTGCCGGCACAAATACATAGGGGAAACGTACACATACGAGGCGAAGCATAAGGGCGTAATCAAATGAAGTAAAGCTAGGCATCTCATTTACGAGGGCGACGAAATGCCCTATTTCAAATTCCGCTTCATCACCAGAGTATAGAGGCCGCGCCTTGAGTTTATCTCTCCCTGTAACTGTCTTGAGTTTGTTCGTGGAGAATTTCCCCACTATGCGTCCATCCGTCTCAGCCTCATCGCACCAGATGACTCGCGCATTCCTAAGGTTATAGAGATGCGGATTGGCTGAGCCACAATGCTTATCTGCCTGCGTGAAATAGGAGAGGTCCATCTTCCCTGCATATCCGCCGAGTGCCGCCGACATCATCTCCTTCAGTGTACCTTTCCCATTCCGCCCGCGGCCAAGTAGGAAGTGAGCCTTCTCGTCGCGATTATGACGGTATAGACATGATGCCATCATCTTCAGGACGTACTCGGTCTTCTCCCGCGAGTCAAATAGCTGGGACACCCAGTCCTCCATTTCTGTAATATCGGCGTCAGATACATCGTGATAGTCATAGCCGCAGGTGAGAGATATATACATGCTTGCCCTCGGTTCTACCCACGCACATGTACTAAGATCATATACACGGTTATTGAATGCGAATAGTTCTGGCCTCGCATCAAACTTGACTGCAGAGTTGGAGTAGAATTGTCCCAGCTCAGAGAGGACATCATTCTTGAAGCTCTTATTGAGGAGCTGAGAGAGGAATCCGAGCTTCTTCTGATACTCGCCACCTTCTATGACCTCCCGCTGTGTCTTAATTTGCTCGTAGAGGGTGTCATAGAATTGAGTGGAGAGCCACTTCTTGATTGTCTTAGAGTCACCCTTATTCGCCGAATCCCTCTCCCAGTACACGCCATTAAAGACATACCAGTACTCATCAACAAGTAAGAATGTCTCAGGGTACATGCCGAAGAACTCGCGGGCGACGGTGAAGTGTGCCCACGGTATCTTCCACCAGACAGAGAAGCCGCATTGCATATAGCCGGCCAGATTATCTGCCCTCGCCCATTGGTGGGCTACGACGAAACCGAGAACGCTCCTCTTCTCTGACATGAAGACCTTGAGTACCTTCTTCACGTCACAGTTCGCCTCGCCACGAGATGCCAGAACATAGTTATACGCAATATCCATGGCAGCCTCTACATTTCCGCATTCCTTGCCGCAGGCTGCGATGCAGAAGACGCAGTTTCTCCAACCGGCATAGTTATCTGCGCGCTTGGGAGACCATAGTGAGACGAGTTTCTCCAGTATCTCTATGGATTGCGGGAATGCAGGGCGACCACCGGTCATATCAGAGAATGGGATGATAGGGATGCCTGCGCCTTGAGACGCCGAGTCTGGGTCAATGCGCGCCACTATACCCTTCTTCGGGTTTGCCTTCTTCTCTTTCTTCTTCACACCCGCAGCAGATTCTTCCACGGCTCGCCATTCTTCCATTTGTTCGGCAAGTACAGGTCTCGCTTCACCGCCGCATCGGATGCTAAGGTCAGGGATACTATAGCAAGCAGCCTCTACTTGTCGCGTCTCAAGGTCTCCGTCCTCAGCCCGCATTGCTAGTGTAGGCATGTATGGGTCACGTCCAGGTTTGGAGCAACCTAGGAGATACCAGGAATTCCTGGAGATAACGCATTCGTCATATACAGCATCAGGTGTATTGCGTACATATTCCATATTGAAGGCATTTTGCAGGAAGTGCTTCTGTAGGGCGTAGAGACGTAGTGTGTGCTGGTCCGTGTAACTGAGGATGAGTCCTCGCGCGAGAACATGAATACCGTCTTTCACGCGCTTTCCAGCTTCAATTGTCGGCGCAGGCTTCTCTGATACAACATACTCTACATCTTCTACTGGTCCGAAGAAGTGGGTCACGCCCTGATGCAGGAATTCCACGAATTTCTCTATATGTTCGCGGGTGTATTGGTGGGTGTGGAATCGCGGCTCATCAGGGTATTCAAAGTCTAGGTCTACAAGTAGCGGTCCAGCTGTGAGGCCTTCGTGTGTCTCTAAGAGGTGGTGTGGGGCTGCGCCTGCTGCAGCATCTGCGGCTAGGATACCATATAGGAGAGGTAGGTCTTCGGGCTTGACGCTATATTTACCATTAGGGTCAAGGGATAAATGGGTAAAGTTCGTGGTCGACCGGCGGGCGTTCAGGAACTTGCGGAGGGCCATGGGGAGGGAGGGTTTCTACTTTGTGCCGGGGAAAGATTCTCACTGCAGTGAGACGCGAGATGCCTCCTTCTTTTCACGACGGCGCGCCTTTATTTCTTCCTTATGTAAATGATAATATTTTTTAGCCCTTTCACGTATTTTTTCGGGCGTATCCATTGCAGCTAGTTGTTTAAATCGGTCCTGTGTTGTTTCCTTTCTTACCTCTTCAACTAGGCTAGGCAACTCGCTTTCTAACTTGCGGAGTCGGTCTAGCTCTGCCTTAGAGACTAGTATCATCTCTTCTGCTTCTGCCGCCATATCCTTGCTATAACGTAGGGAGATAAAGTTTTTAAGAGGGTACTCGTCACATGTGACAAGGGTGACAAGCCGAATTCCCAAACTGTTCTAAAATCCATCCTCCTATATGTACTTTGGGATTTTGCCTTGTCACCCTTGTCACCCTTATTATATCTAGTTCGTCTTTCTCATAATAATAACATTCTACATGTATATACATAATACAATTTATACATAAATCGTCTTCTTCCTTCTTAGTGTAAGGATTACTGGAGTAGTGAAGGGGGGTGAAGGGGGTAGTTCCCCAAACTCCCCTACAAGGCCCTCTTTACACGTTTTTAGGGAACTATCCCCTTCACCCCCCTTCACTCTTGCATTTCACAATATATTAATGTAATTAATTGTCTTACTTAATTTAGTAACATTGTAATAAATATCATATTATAATATTATTATTCCCTTTCATTTATGAGAGAACAATTCGGCGTTTTATAGAAGAGAAACGTAAAAGATATGAAGAGTACTCTTTTGCAGTGTCCAGACAGTTTCCTAAAATCTCCACAAGGATTCTGCGTGAACCCCCTGGACACCTAGTCTCTTTAAGCCCCCTGCACCCCTATATACCATTGGCTAAAGAAGCATTGCGCTTAATTTGCTTGGTTACATACATACCATTATAAAACAGGCTGAGCTTACCCCTCAGCCTATCATGATATCCCTTTACAGACCGATAAGGAGGCAGCATTGGTAAGATACGGTCCTTATATGACATAATACTGGCCTTGCCTTTCTCATATGCAGAGCCAGGCCTATTTGACACAGATACATTATTTACATTGAATAAATCGTAAATATATTCAATAGGTGCTTTCCCATCTCGGAATATGCTTTTCATTTGAGGACTAACGGCATCATCCTTAAGAATATCGCCTATTAGCTTATGCGAATATAATTGTCGCATCAAATATGTATTATATGTTTTCTCATCAATTTCACCATGATTGATGCCTGAAATAAACTCCGCAATATCTGGATCAATATAGTCAGATGCAAACACAAACCTAATATCTGCAGGAAAACTCTCAAGTTTTAGATCTGTTACCATTTTGTCAAACTTTGTCTTGGGAGGGCTGTTCGGTACAAGTTTTTTATTGCGAACATCATTTAGGGTTGATAAAATAGTACAGAATTGTCTTAATTTCTTATCAATAAGTGACGCTGTGAATCCATGTTTAGCCTCAATAAAATATAGTGTATCTGTTAGTGCATTCCTTAAAGGTCCCGTGAAAGCACCACGGGTCATATCTGTAACGAGCAAACAGCCGTCTATATCTGTGACTGCATTATTTGATTTATGTGTGAAAAAGTTTCCATATTGAACTATCTTAATAGTATACGTAGGGTATATATATATGTCCTCTTCTAATGCTTTTTTTACCTGGCTTGTTAGGGTGGCTTCTTGTATCTTGGATTCATTATCATTGTATTTCATAAGTTTGGTTACATTTTCCCCGAGGATATCAACTTTACTTTCAATACTGGTCATGCGTGTATTAAGGCCAGCTATTGCATCCAATATTTTGGCCAATGTCGGGGCATTTGAAGAAGCCATGTTCTATATCAAGGATATAGAACGATATTTAGATATGTGTGCCATGTTTCAATGCGACACGTCATAAAATACCGCAAAGGGTCAGCCAGCGCAACACAGCTCCTACGCGCGCGCAATTCAAAGGGCCCACACATTTTGACATATACATATAAGAATATCAGCGCCATGTTGGGAATTGTCTTCCCGCACCAACTCTTTGCAGAGATCCCATCTGAGTGGACTGAAATCATATTTGTTCGTCATGATATCGCCTACGGTGGGAAACATACTACAGTTGATAATTTTCATATCGCTCGCAAAGTCTTCTTCAGAGCGGCTGAGAAGGCGTGGATGGCCAAGCTTCCCTCTAAGATAAAGGTACGTGTTGTGGCGCGGGGCGCAGCCAGCTGGGGAACAAAGGAGGTGTGCCAGGCATGGGACCCAGTAGATCATTTGTTGGAAGCCGAACTCGCTCAGCGCTGCCCGAATATCACCCTGCTGGAAAGCCCCGCATTTGTTCTATCGCGCGCTGATGCTATCACCCTTGGCGGCAAGTACAAGACACATGTAGGGTTTTACGGGGAAATGCGACGGCGGACCGGCATCCTGATGACTCGCGAAGGGAAACCTGATGGAGGAAAGCTCCGCTATGACGCCGAAAACCGCGAACGTGTGGGACCAGATGTTACGCTGCCCGATTGGGACGCCGAGATCGCCGCACGCGAGTCCGCGCAGGCTCATGTGAAGGCCGCACATGCAGAAGTAGTAAAAGAGGGTGCGTCGCTGGGGACCTGGAGCGGTGAGCTAGTATTTCCCGTCACCCGTGCTGCCAGCCTAGCTGCCCTCAAGCGCTTCGTGCGTGGGCGCCTCGCAAAGTTCGGACCATACCAGGATGCAATCGTAGAAGACGATGATTTCCTATTTCATTCCGTTCTGAGTGCCCCCATCAATGCTGGACTCCTCACTGCGAGCGAAGTCATCGCTGAAGCGCTGAGCTGGAAAGACAAGGTCCCACTCTCAAGCTTGGAAGGATTCATCGCGCAGATTCTGGGATGGCGCGAGTTCATGCGGGCTGTATATTACAAATACCCGCGAGCACCCGCGAATCGCCTGGGGCATCGGCGCTCTTTAAGCCCCGCCTGGTATGAAGGCAAAACGGGCCTCTTACCCGTAGATGTAGCGGTGGAGCGCGTCGTGGAGAATGCGTACCTACATCATATTGAGCGTCTGATGGTCGTAGGGAACGCAATGTTCCTCTGCCAGATACAGCCTGACGAGGTATACCGCTGGTTTATGGAAATGTTCGCCGATTCATATGATTGGGTGATGATAGGAAATGTATACTATATGTCACAATGGGCGTCTGATGCAATCACAACGAAACCCTATATTAGCAGTAGTGGCTATCTGTTGCGAATGTCTAACTATACTCGTGGGGCGTGGTGTGAGGACTGGGATGCATTATACTGGGCAGCAGTAGACCGACATAGCGGACTGATTCGCAAGAACTATCGCCTGGCCGCGCAGGTCGCGTTCTGGGAGCGGAAGACACCAGCGGAGCGGAAGTTGGCACTGGAGCGCGCAGAGAGAGTAGTCGCGCGTATTGGAAGATGAACTGATGTGATAATATAATATTGTAGTATGAGTTATATTACAATATTATAAATTAACATCGCTATATATATGATGGGATGGCTTACACAGGCGATTCCATATATGTCTTACTTCGCCGCATCTCATTTGAGAAGTTGAACGGAGTGGATGTATAAGAGGACGTAGAGGGAGATGCGGACCGTGATGCTACCTGGCTCTCTGGAACGGCGCGATTAGAAGTACGTACTACATTCTGGTTGTGAGCGTAGCGATTAATATTATTGCGCGTATACTTGCGCTGGGAGAGTGCAGGGACAGCTGTGGCTGTAGAATAGGATACAGAAGGAGACAAATACATATTTGCATTAGTAATCTCTCGTGCAGGACGATTCCGCTGTGTTTTACGGATCATTGTCGGTGCATATGCCGCTCGGGTACCGCCGACGCGCTTACTCTTACGCAGGCTCTTATGTGTGCGCCGAGTCTTCATTAGTTTACTTGATCGCATTCTATTACTTCGGGAGAGATAAATACTCATCATTAAGCCAGCCAATCCAGTCAAACCAGCTAAGCCATTTACCTTCAGTAAGTGGGCCGCGGAATTGCCTGGCGGTGTTAAACTCAACGGAAGGAGCCGCCATAAATGTAGTTAGTGCAGAGAGGATGAACTCTCTCATATCCATGGTCTTACCTGGGGAGACAGGAGATGTTGCAGAGACTGTGACTCTTAGGGGCTTCACGAGTGCGGAACGCTGCTGTCGTTGTTGTGCTATAAGACGTTGTCCTATACGATCACAACGATCTGTCGCTGCAGCAACAAGGGAATGTAATTCACATGTAGTTGCGCGGAGTTCATCCATCTCTATTACCCTATTCTTTACGACGAGGCTTTGAACCTTTCTTCTTGGCGGGAGCTGGTGCAGCGGGCCTCGCAGCAGCGGCTGCAGCGCGCGTAGCCAGCCAACTCCACGGTGTATGTATATCCAGCGTACAGATGAATGGTACACCTACTTCTAGGGACTCCTTCGTCGGCTCCCAGGACATCTTCCAGTGCGACGGGATAAATAGGGTATGTCCTGGTCGTAGAATCACATCCACGAATTTGATGGATCCTACATATGGTGTATCTTGTATTGTATAGAGACTGGGAAATGTACCTTTCCAAGGCGTCGGCAGAAAGGCGTCTTGACCTGTAGTAAGTAGGGTAACGACGATGGAGCCCTCTACTGGGAAGACTGCAGTCCATTGTGCGCGGACCTGCTCCATGCCGCGGGCGCCGGCCCAGAGATGGGGAACCATAGGAAATAGAGGTGCGAGGAACTTCTTGGGGCCGCGATTACAGGGCTTGGCCCATGTCGCCTCCACCCACGGCTTCAAATTAGATACTTCTGCAATGCGAGCTGCCACGTCGGCGGACCACGGTACAATCGCGTCTGGCTCCGCCGCGGCTACCCAGGTCTGAACTGATTGGGGCTGTGCGCCGGCAAAAGCCTTGGTTGCAGGAATTGTCCCATAGATGGGTCGTATTCCTACATCCTGGAACGTCCAGACTGGAGGCACTGGGGCACCCTTCACCACTAGCGGTACCCTATCTTCCCATAACTCCTGGAGCTTGTCAACTTGGTCCCATGATATTTGAGATATACGGAACTCTTGTACTGATTGTTTATAGAAGAGTGCGCCGATGAAGAATATGAGAACAATTATATATATCGTGCCCCATACCATTTGTTTGCTGACACGCGCGCGGCTTACTTACATTTTCAGCGCGTTCTTATAGTGGGCCGCCGGACGCAGCGCTGCTGTGAGGACAATTACTTGGTATGAGAGAAGCGAACCCTCTGTGTACGGGATCTGCCATTATGCGTATGCGAATGCGGATGCCGGCGGCGGCGAGTGCGAGATGTATCGGCCCGTTTCAGAATTGGTTTCGCCTGCGGAGGTACAGGTACAGGTGCCGGTTCAGGCTCAGGCTCAGGCTCAGGCTCAGGCTCAGGTTCAGGCTCAGGCTGAGCTGCAGCAGCGGCAGCGGCGACCGCCTTGTCTATCACAGTAATATCAAGTGATCCAGAGCTAGCAGCAGCGGCGGCGAAGAAATCCGTACCTGCCGGTCCAGCTGCGAAGAGTCCCATTACTTGCTCCTCCACAGCATCTATCTCATCTACATCACTGCAGACGGACTGCTCCATTAACATATCACGAAAGGCCTCCATCAGCTCTCCACCTGCAACATATACGGGTATGCGTTCATCTGCGGTGAATCCGTGAGTATCTGATATGGCTTCGTCGTCTAGGGTAAGGAACTCTTCGGGGTCGGTCCTATCTTCGCCAACCTGTTCCAGGAGAATTAGGAATCCGAATACCAGATTCTGGAAAGATAGTAGTGTTGTCTGGGGAGCGCCAGATATATCTGCATAGTGTCGCTTGACCTCGGAAGTAAAGCGAGCCGCTGCACTCGGACTCTGATTGAAATCCATTACTGGGGTTACCCATGCGGGTTCAGCTTAGGCCTGGGGATTCAGGCTTACGCCTGGGCCCCGCGACGGTACTTCGCCTGCTTCGTTGCATGGCCGAACATGGTGCCAGCAGTCGCAGCAAGAGCCACTGCATCTGCCGCCTGCCTGCAATGATAGCCGCCGGCGCTGTCGCGAATGAGAGCCCGCGGCATCTCCAGCTCACTAATCATCATCGCATCAGGACCAGGGCGAGGTACCGTTATCTTCTTATATGTATACATGTCGCTATCAATCGGCGGCGCATACTTGGAGGAATCACGGACGCCTAGGGGGCGATCAATCCGTCGCAGAGCAGACTCATCATCTATGGCAGCGGCATAGCGATTCGGCGGATAGAACTCGCCGCCTGAGGGAAATACCATGTCAGCCGGAGGTGCGGGCGCGAACTCGGGTGTTCCAGCAGTAACATATGACATACATATCTTCGTGAGGGGGCGGAAAGGGAGAGGAACAGGGACCTGCTGCTGCGGGACAATGCGGCGGAGCATCGCGGTGGGATCCCAGTGGCTGCTGTACTTCACAGGGGGAAACATAGGAGAGGTTGTGGCTGGTTCAATAGGATATGTACCTACTGTCGGATATTTACCTGGTGCGAATTGACTGTCACCCATACTGATATATACTTGTGTATGAAAAATAGAGGGTATCTGGTACTTATGTTCTTATCTGACAACGGGCCCTTCAGGCAATGACTATCTCTGCGACAGCAACCCAGCCTGCTTCAGCGAGAGTGGCAACATAGCGTGCAAACTGACAGAGGGCAGGATACTCTGGTTGCCGGCACTCTTCTAGAAATGTAGAGAGGATGCGGTCTACTTCAGAGAAGGTGTTGCAACTGAGGAGTCCCTCTGCGGCTGCCTCTCCAGTGAGACTGATGACTTCTTCTACTGCGGCTTCAAGGCCAGCTAACTCACCAGCATCATAATGATATATACATGCATCAATAGCTATTAACAATTCATGCATGTCTTCTCCTGTAGTGGCGGTAGCTGCCGCACGGAGCTCAGCAAAGGGCGGAGCAAGGCGCTCCTTCAAGGTGGCAGCATATACCAGTAGATCCGCGGTTCTCATCTCAGGACGCTGTAAGGGAATACACTTCCATGGAAGCAGATCCTGGCGGCTGAAGGGCCATGTGACGGTTTGCGGCGGCTGCGGCGGCTGCGGCGGCTCGCCAGGAGGTGCGTAAAACACAAGGCGATACGTAGTCATTTACGCAGGATTAATGGGGAGTGCAGGTAGCTGCCTGGCTGACTTCGGATATCAATTTTACTTGCCTGTTCCGCACTCCACGCAACGGCAGCCACTACTTGCCTGTACGTATCCCGCACTCCACGTAACGGCAGCCACTACTTGCCTGTACGTATCCCGCACTCCACGCAACGGCAGCCACTACTTGCCTGTACGTGTCGCAATCCACATAGAATCCAGCGTAGCTGTATCTGCCGTCTCTGTGATATATACAACAGCCGACCACTCTGCATTATTATTAGACATCACTTCTCCTCGCGCATTCACCCACTGGAATTTAAGTTTATCAAGGCGTGCAATGGGCGGATTGAGGGCAACAGGATTGTAAATCATAGATGTAGAGTAATCGCCAAAGGGGCCAAGTAGGAGCTTCGCATGATAGTTCTGTATCTCTCCTGTCGTGTCCTGCACGCGCCGCAAGTTCTCTGCGGCGGTGGAATCCACGCGATTGCAACTGAACTCATCATTCATACGCAGGTATATGTAGTCATCAAATATACGGTAGAAGTTGGGTGCAATGAAGACTGTACTGCCTCCACCTGTCGCTGAGACAGTGAGATAGCGGGGCACGCCACCGACGAGTTCGCGCCACGTATTATCGCAGCGAGCTGGTACGAGATAGTCTTCTGGACCAGTATAATCCTTCTTGTAGAATCCGAGATTGTAGCCAAGGCCCCAATTATCTGTAGCGGCTAATAGGCTGGGATCAACGGAGGACTTGAAGAGAAGGCTGAACCGCAGTGGATCCGTCTGAGAAGCACGAGTGAAGTAATAGGGCGGCATTACATTGGCATAGTAGCGGGACATATAGGCAATAAACCTGCGGGCGGTCTCTTGTGTAATATCAGTCGTCTGCTGCGTGGAGGCTATATAGTCCGCGAAGATGCGGGCATACTGTGCGTAGAAGTCGGCGAAGCCTGTAAAGCGGGTCTTGAGAGGCTGTCCGCTGACTGAACCGACGGCTGCGATGACAGTACCAGGTATAGTAATCGGATTGCCTGAGAAATCGGAGTTGAAGGCGGCGAGAGATGCAATATAGTTGGGATTCGCTGGCTGTAGAGTGGCTGCTATGACCGATGTTACCTCAGTGAGGATAGTAGATATATCTATGAATCCGTAATCGTAGCGATTAGAGAGACGAAGACGAGTCATCGTCTGGAATTGTTCTGCCGGCGAGTAGCCGCGGAGTGCCAGGATATACTCGCCTGTGGGAAGGAGCCTGGCTGCTGGAATATATGCACCGAATCCCTGGCCTGCAAAGCTCATATCTGCAGCTATATATCTTGTCTCGCGCCCCCAACCTGCTGCAAGATCAAGCGCGAAGGCTGCAGAGGAATCATATAGGAATGCAGCGACGTGGGGGAACTCTGGGCGGGCTGGTGGAGGCAACGGCAGAGTAGCATTTGCCCGCTTCTTCAGGCCGACCTTCATTGTAGGATAGAATACTTGCCAAGCGTAGTCCATGGCGTGGGCCTGGTCCTCTGGCATCGCAGCATTTCCTATGATTCGCCAGGGCTTTGTGGAGAGGAAATCAGTGGAGAGCTGTGTGTGGAACCATATTGCTCCCGTTGCCGTTATATCCCAGAAGGATGGCTGCTCTGCAACCTGCATCTCTGCTGCACTGACACGTAGGATGCCATCAAGGCCGAGACGAAGCCAGCGAGTAGGATAGTCTATGGAGAGGAAGTGTGCATTGCCCTGCGGGTCCGCGCGCATACTGAAGATATCCGTCGCTAGGTCTGCTGGAAGTAGTGTAGAGCTAGTGGCCGCGGAGGCAAGGGTTGCCGCGGAATATACAGAGAGTGTTGTCTGTAGCGGAGCGGGGGCGGCACTCCTTGTAAGGACATGTACTTGATTCGCACCTGCTGATACATGTACTAGTGCAGTTGAATCTACTGTGCGAACAAGGCCTGCTGATGTAACTATCGTTGTGGGACAATGGATAACGGCAAGGCCGCTGGCGGTCATATACAACGTGGTCGTCTGCGGGGACAGGTAGACTGTAATGGGCGTTGTAATTAGCGGAGGAACGAGGCCGGCGACATTTAACTCGGTGACTGGTATGGGAGAGGCAAGGACTGGTGTCGCAGAGAGGCCAGTCACTGCATAGATGCGACAACGAGATGTAGTGGATGGGGTGGCGCCATAGGTTAGGACATATACTGCTGTGGGGCCGGCGGTCCATGTTACAGGGATTTCGCCCACGGGAATGAGCGAAGTGAGATCTCTATGTCCGTAATAGACTGTATCCCTCTGGCCTGGAGAGGTGCGAAGACGGAAGACTTCTATCTCTAATGGTGTGGTTGCCGCGGCAGGAGCAGCAAAGAGAAGGAATTTGTTGGTATCCTCCGCGTAAGATCCACTGCGAAGTTCATAGCTGGCATATCCTACTTGACTGAATCCCTCGCCTTCTGTTGTTGCGCCGAGTGTCATAGACCAAGGACTATAGTCATATAGAGCTGTAGGGGCCACATTATCAAATGGCTGAAGTGGGGTCTTGTAACCAATGCACTGTGTTGTGATAGGTAGGGACTGTTCGTATTGAGATGTGGATGTACCTGATGCTGCAGAAATGATTTGACGCTTGGCTGTGGGGAGCGCGCCGAGGGAAGCGGGGGCTTGGTCGGCGAGAACAAGGGGAGCGGAGTCATCTGGTGTTATGCTGCCGCAGGGCATGTAGAACTGAGAGACACGGTCCCCTGCATCATACGGGATGACGACGTAGTAGATGCGCTGGTCTGCTGAAAGGCTGGTGTCGCCCGCGGTACGACTATAGCCTTTGAGTGTTGTGGGCTGAGTGTTAGCGCCGGCGCGGAATTCATACCAGGCTCCCATCTTCGGATCGTATCCATCATTTGCAGAGAGAACTGCGGCTGAATCATAGTACTGGACTGCGGAGAAGTAGAGAGTGGCGAGGGCCTTTGCTGGGTCTAGGGATGCTAAGTTGCGTCCATATACATAGGCTGCTGGGAAGACACGGAGACGAGCGATGCTGTCATTTGGGCCACCAGGAGAGGCCCAGGCAGACTTGAATGTAAATCGGTCCATCTCCCACTCACCCTCTGTGGGGCAGATAGAGATAGCCACTATCTCTCCTGGCTGGAAGACTGGTGAGGTTGCCAGCTCGGGACGTGATACATAGGTATAGCTCTGCGTGAGGTTGACCGTGGTGCTGGTGACAGGGGTCGCAGTGGAGGCCACCGCAGGCAGCTGTCCTATGGATGGACTAGAAATATAGTGGCTGTCTTTCCAATGTACTATCTTATATTCACGGGGCGAGGATGTGGGTGCAGATACATAGGGATTATTATTTGATGCATCCAGGATGGAATTGGCCGAGCCGATGTAGAAATAAGAGCGCGAGGCATCTGAGTATGCAGAGCGGGTGAGGAATTGATAGCGGGTGATAGGGTCAATACGGAATTCTGGAGCATTGGGTAGCCAGGAAACATAGTCAGTGAGGTCAGTACTGATGCCGCTTGCATCATATCCTATATGTGGTGCTGCTGTGGGGGCGTAGACGCGATTAAAAGAGGCAGATGCAGGGTCTATGCCCTGGGCCGCTGGGCTGGTGTTAAGGGCCATGAAATCAGGGTCATATACTTTGGCAACGGCATAGTTGGTTGGATACTGTGCTGGGTCGGCCCAGGCGAGGCCTGCAGATATATCAAATGTATATGGGATAGGTTGACCGCGGATGAGAACTGATAGAGAGACGTCAATATCAGAGAAGGCGCGCATCTCTGAAGCGAGGATACCATAGTATCTGCGGCCTGTTATAACATTAAGGGACAGATCTGGAGTTACTGTGCCTTGTGAGAGCTGTGCTGTACGTGTGAGGGTGACTGTGGCTTGACTTACATCGGCCGCGAAGGAGGCAAGATCGGCATATAGGGCTGCTGTGAGGGGAACCTGGTCCTGCTGCTGGATGCGGACACTTACAGGGAACTTCGCGAGACCCTGGGTCGCGGCAGCAGATATATCTAGCTGGAAATAGATGCGGGGGGCGCCTGATGTGAGACGTAGAGGTGTAGGTGGATAGGCCGCGATGATAGTACCTGTAGGGGCTGCAGCAGGGATAGGCGCAGAGAATGGAATCAGTGTAGAGGCCGGTACTTGGAAGGCGGCTTGCTGGAATGAGTAGCTGAGGTCAAAATAGGGGGCTGCAGGTGTTCCTGCGTTCACATCTTCATAGCGGAGGTGAGCTGGTCGGCCAGCCGTTTCTATTTGTAGAGTCTGGCGGCAGGGAGATTTGAATGGGATAACAGTATATGTACCCGCAGATATATCTGTTAAGACGGTAATGGTTCTAGTTGCGGCATCTGCTGTAATGTAGCCAGTGGTTGGATCAACTGCTTTGGTGGCGAGGTCCAGCTCATCACGGGCGGAACTGTAGGGATGGGCTGTCCTTAGGGGGCGACTAGTCGCGGGAAGTGCCTGGGGCCATAACTGTGGTGCTGGAATAGCAGCGTATTGGGGTGAGAACTCAAGCTCTCCGCGATTAATTGCAGCAATATAGGCTGCATTATACTGGGTAAATATGCCAGAGAGGTCGGTGCCATTCTGCAGGTAGAGGACAGTGGCAGGGTCGGCGTAATCAGCAGTGCTAAATGTACCGTATTGGATGCCGAAACGGACTGCTGCGCGCTGCTGGAGATAGTTGTAGAAGGTATTGAGGACATAGGTGAGACTCTCTACTCGGGCCTGGCTTTGCGCGTAGGCTGCGGGTGTGGTGCCATTATCGGAGATGACTTGGCGATTGAGGGTATCGTACTGAGTATTTATATCTGTGAGGATGGACTTATTCAGGCTGGTCGTCTCAATGCGTACTTTATTATTGGCCGCCCCATAAGATATAGTGTAGCGATTTACTGGGGTATTGAGAAATGTATGGTTTGTACGATATGTGTCAAGGTAAGGTGTGTTCTCTAAGATAAGGCTGAGGATGACGGTGTCAGTCATGCCTTGAAATGTATAGACTATACGGTCGTAGATGGCGGCTTCTGTGAGGCCGAAGGCTGCAGCTGTGGCGGCGATGCTGACTGCTCCTGCAGCTATTCCAGCGGCGGGATCTAGAACGGCCTCTTTGAGTGGTGGATAGTAATAGGCGATGAGGCTGATAGTATTGAGATCAGATGGCGGATATGTAGTGAGAGAGACATATCGTTCGCGGAAGTATTTGCGGATGATGGTTGTGATGGTTGGCTGGGATATATAGCTGGCGGTGAGGGCGTCATACACATAGTCACCAGGGTAATTGAAATTGGCAAAGAGATCGCCGGTGCCGCTGAATTGTTCTACGAAGTCGGCGTAGCCTGCGGGGAAGTAGAAGAAGATAGGGGACTGATTCATCTGCGTTTCCACTTCGGTGAGGAGGCTGCGGATATTGTAGGAGCCTTCGCGGATCTTCACGCGCATGGTTGCGCGGCCCTCTTCTTTCAGGTCAAAGTGGGTATTATGTTTGTCTTCGCGGAAGTAGTAGAAGGCGTTGATAAGTTTAATTTGTGTGAATTGGATGCCTGTGACATTGTTGTAGGTGCGAGGGAGATAGATAGAGAAGTCGGTAGGCTGGATATAGATGGAGGAGTCACGGTCGCGGCTGTCGACTGTGACGAGGGAGTTTATCTGGCGGCGCTCGGTCTTGAATTGGGTTGTGCCGTGGGGGACAATGTCGCCTGCTGTGGAAACGCCGCTCATGTCAAAGACGCCGTATCCGTCGCGGTTATTTTCTAGGGCTGTGCGTTGGGCGACTAAGAGGGCTGGTGCGCCGGCGCGGTACAGATCAGCGGGATCGGGAAGCATGGAAGTAGCTGTACTTGTGGTACTGGCAGTTGCATCGGTGCTCGCTGTGCGCTCGCTTGAATCTGAATCATAGTCGGAGTCGTTGCCAGGCCAAGGCGTATATTGATTCATTGGGGGTAGGCACTTATCTACAGTTGGACGGCGGATTCTTAGGCTTGCGGCCTACGCTGCGACCTAAGCTGGTGTGTCAACGATAGACACAAACGGCGTGCGGATGGCCTTCTCTACGAATCGTGTACGGGACAATCAATTTGTGTTGGAGCTCTTAGATACTGGCGCAGGGCAGCGTTCCGTGACAGGTATAGATAGTGCTACGCAGATTGCGGACTTGGAGACGGCAGTGGCGAGCTTGCAGAGCGTAGTCACAGATGCGGCGGTCTCTGCAGTTACGATTGGGACGGATGCGGCGACATTTCAGACTGCGGCTGCTGAGACGGGCGGGGCTGCGGACTACGCAGTGACAGTGACGGGTAGTGTAACGGCAACAACGGTGACTGCGACGGATATCTATGCGCAGACATATCATACGTTGTGTCCTTATAAAGTAGTTATCGGTGATGGGAAGGAGGTGCTTCACATTAGCGAGGACGGGTTGTGCGGAATTGGTACGGCGGAGCCGGCGGCGCGCTTACATGTAGTTGGGGATGTAATCGTTGAGGGGAACTTGGAAGTGCGGGGAAATATAGTGTTGCGGGGTGGCGGACGTATTATATATGAGGATTAGATCGGCGGATAAGGTAGAACGGGGAGCGTTGTACTGATAGTATTCGTTGGTGTTGTAATAGATATACCCATCGGCATTACAAGTAGCATGCTTACATATCCTTGTATTGTAAATGAGCTCCCATAATTTCCTGCAATAAGTAAAGTATCATCAAGGGAAATAAATGTAGTTACTGTGCTCTTGTTAGAACAGATTGGCATTTGTTTTGTAAAGTTTCCAATCACGATATGGTCTGACCGAGTAGAATCATCTTTACAATTTAATGTAATTTGCCATAATCCACCAACAGGGCATTTCCAGAAAGTCCATAAACCATTATATAATACCATGCGACCAAGATATTTGTTAATAATATCCTGATTTGATGTATTGGGGGTCAAAGTATGTACATATGTCCCTGAAGGCCATCCCCCTCCAGTACCTATACCATTTATTGACTGTGAAGGTATTGAATACTCATAATAATCCTGATTGCTCGGGAGAATATTGGAAGGGGTCACGGTAAGAGTTTGGTTACTGCCAGCTGCGAGGCAGAGATTGTTGGCTGCATTGCGGAATAAGCCCGTACCTGTTGCAGTGTCATTTGGAAGCCTGAAGTGGATGCCTGGGTCGGCTGCATTCATTGCAGTATCTGCGATGCGAATATTTACTTTGGTATTAATCTGTACTGGATTTGTGGTAACTGAGAGGCCGCGAACTACAACTTCTGCGGCTGTAGCCGCAAGTGCATCTGTATTATTACATGTAAGGACAAGTTTTCCGTCTTCGGGGTGATATATACCTGTATCTGCATCAAAGGTTGTACCTGACTGGAATGGTTTACCAAAGAGGAGCGCAGCATTTCCAGAAGTGCCGACGGTGTCAATTACAAGCTGCTTTCCTACGATGACCTGGGTTGACGTCATATCTATCGCGGTCTCACCACCGACACCGATGACGAGGCGATTGTCTGCGGGGTGATAGATACCAGTATCTGTATCGGAAAAGGAGGTGAAGGAGATAGATGGTGCGGTTGCGGTACCTGCCTGGGATATTCTAACTTGGCTATCTGCAACTAGGCGCGGATATATCATCACATCAGATATACCAGCAGATATTGCAGGTGAACTTCCAGTTATAATAGATACATTATTATTACCAGTCCAACATATACCTGTATCAAGGTCATCTGTAAATGCAATAGCTGGAGCCTGAGATGACCCTTTTATTACTTTTAGCTGATTGCCCAGCTGTGTTGAGCCTGTCACAGTGAGTTGATTCATGGTGCCAGCTCCATTTACATTGAGGACGCCATTTAGCTGAGTAGTGCCGCTTACAGTAACAGTAGGTTGTGATACGAGGGGGACCGCTGCTGCAAGAGATATTATTTGTGCCCCATTACAGCTGACTGCGAGAGTACCATCTGTAGGGTGATATATACCAGTAGCAGAGCCAAGGGAGGGGAACTCTTCTGGACGGGTAAATGTAATAGCTGGTGCGGTAGCAGTGCCGGCGATGTCGATCGCGAGAGGCTCCTTCATTGTCACCTTTGCAGTAAAGGTAGTAGGTGTAGTGGAAGTACCAGACTGTAGTTGCGCTATCTTCGCATCAACTGCAGAGAGAACGCCGCTCAGATCCTCTGCGATGGCTGTAGTGTACTCGACATTGCCGGCGATGACTGCGGTGAGGCTAGCATCAAGGGCTATAATAGCGGATGTTGTTGTATCTGCGAGACTATATGTAAACGTGTTGAGATCTGCAAGGTCTCCGCTGATGCCTGCAACGGTGCCACTGAGGTCTGCAATGAGTTGCCACGGAGTCTGAGATATGCCAGTAGTGATGGCCGATAGACGGTTATTCACATCTGCGAAGCTGAGGTCTGTTCGCACGCGCTCGGCTGCGAGAGGGGTGACATAGGCGGCGGAGGCCTGAGTGATGGCGGCAGATAGATCGGCCACGGTTGCATTGAATGTCTGAACTGATACTCCGCCAGATAGGACTTCTGTATTGATACCCTCTATTTTCTCATATATATCCTCGAAGATGATGGGAAGGTCAGTGCTTGTTGGCAGACAAGTAGCATCTAATACATTGGTCATACTGGTGAATGCGACCTTACCGCTACCTGTATCGGCAGCAGCAAGAATTGTATTGGCTGGTACAGGTGTTTCTCCATCGCCGAATGCGAATATTTTGCGGAGAAGGATGACGTCTGTATCAAGGGACACCCGATTGTATGATGCCATTAACTATTTGATTGCAGGGAAGAAAGTCGGGCTAACAGGCCGCCGCACTCCGCATAAGAGGTAAGCGCAAGGTTAAGAAACCAGCACCGTAAATAGCTATATGTCATCCGGTGGGGCGAAACTACAAATAATAGCGCATGGTACACAGGACATCTATCTGACGGGGAATCCCCAGAAGACCTTTTTTAAGGTGATGTACGAGCGTCATACGCCCTTCGCCCTTGAGTCCAAGGCCCTTATGTTTGACGGGACGCCCAACTTCGGCCAGAGGATTACGTGCTTGATTCCGAAGAGTGGTGATCTTCTCAGCAAGCTCTATCTGGAAGTGATGCTTCCGAAGCTCGTCGGGCCGGCAGGCGAGGAGGTTGCCTATACCCATAATGTAGGTCATGCACTTATCAAGGAGATATCAATACAGATAGGCGAGCAGGAGATTGACCGGCAGACTGGAGAGTGGATGGAGATTGCGAGTCGTCTCGGGACGTCGCAGGATCGGCGAGCAGCGCTGGATGCTCTCGTCGGGGCTGGAGGTGGATTGTATGAGACGCCGTCATTTGTTGCTGGTCCGCAGGGGACCAAAGTCACCGTACCTCTGCAGTTCTGGTTCTGCCAGAATTATGGATCAGTGCTTCCTCTATGTGCCCTTCAATATCATCCGATTCGTCTGAATATCAAGCTGCGGCCGGTGGAGGAGTTGGTTGGGCCGGCGGATCTTATTGGTATCAGTACGGTATGCGGAGTGAAGACAACCGGTGTATCAACAAATGGCATGATGCCGGCCTTCTTGCTATGGGCGGATTACGTACACCTCGGAGTGGAGGAGGTGCGCCGTTTCGCGGGGAACTCACATGAGTACTTGATTACACAGGTACAGTACACGCAGCCGACTGCAGTGGCGGCTGGTGCTGATCGTGTGACTGCACAAATAGATTTCAATCATCCTGTGAAGGAGCTGTGCTGGGTAGTACATCGGAACCTGATGAAGTCGCGGAACGAGTGGTTCAATTGGTCGTCGGCATCTCTATATGACATAGTGGAGTCGGGAGCCACGCCACGGGACAATTTGGTGGATGCGACGCTGCTTATTGATGGCAAGGAGAGATTTGAGAACAGGGATGCGACCTACTTCCGGCTAATACAGCCGTATCAGCATCATACTCGGGTGGATTTGGATTACTTCATCTATTGCTATTCATTTGCGCTTCGGCCCGAGGAATTTCAGCCAAGTGGGTCTCTTAATATGAGTCTGATGAACTCGGTAACCTTGAATGTAGGTGTTGCTGGTGGCTCAGTGAATGGATGCGATGCTGGGGCGGGCTCGGGCTCGGGCTCGGGCTCTTCTTCCGCTGGTTCTGCCACAGCTGGTGCGACTATGACGGTATATGGGACAAATATGAATGTCCTTCGGATTACAAATGGCCTTGGAGGCCTGATGTTTAAAGTATAAGGCGCACTGCCGCAACCCCATGCGGGCTGTTACCCTTGAGACAACATGTCCCTATTAATCAGATTTAACAAGGACATGCCATCCCCATATTATTATACACAGGGCAGCTTCTGGGGAGGGACGACTGCCTCACGGGTGATATATATGATATTGGCTATCTTACCGTTTACTGGCTTTCTCGGATTAGATCACTTGTACTTGCATTCACCCGGTACATTTGCCTTGAAAGCTATATTTAATGTATTGACCCTTGGCTATTGGTATTTCCATGATGCAATTCAGGCCGTGTACCATGAATCAGAGGGTGTTGCAGAGAATGGTCTCTCTATTCCATGGTTTGGGCCGGCTGGGTTGGGTGCGGGGTCTTTCTCTGGTGGCGGTTCGGGCCAAGAGGCTCCGCAGAGTTCCTGGACGTTTATGGCGTATGTGCTCTCTGCGATGTTCGTGCCATTTGGTCTTGATTACTTGGTCGCTGGCGATTATCTCGGTGCGGTCTGGAAGTACATGAGTATCTTCATGTTCGGTATCGGATTCGTATATGGGCTTATCAATCTCTACAAGATCTTCTTCAAGCCAGCGGAGGTGATGTGTCAGGGGACATATAGGTATTTCCCGTTCACGCTGGTCTCGGAGAAGATGACTGGATCGGCTGCGAGCTTCACGACGAAGGTGGGGTGTCCGCCTGTTCCTGTGGGGGAATCGGCGTCTCTGCTAGATTTCTTCCGTGGTGTGTCGCGGTCGCTGAATAGGATACCTGTAGTTGGTCCGAAGATGGCTGCACCGATTGATGCTGCTGTTGCGACGGTGGAGGGAGTGGCTGCCACGGCCCAGGCTACTGCTGAGACAGTGAAGGGGGCTGTTGCAACGGTGGCAGCAGCGGGAGATATGGTGACACGTCAGATACCGGCTGCGGTGGAGACTGCTGGTGCGGTGGCTGCGGCGGTTACGCCGGCTGGGTTGGCTGCGATGGCGCAAGAGGGGATTCGTGCTGCTGCCGTGAGGCCTCTGGCTGGACCGCCGCTGCCGCCGTTGCCGCAGATGCCGCAGGCAGGAGGTGGTATTATCAGTGATGTAGCGGCAACGGCAACGGCAGCATCTCCGGTACTTATATTTACATTTGCCCTCATCTTTGTGAGCTCAGCCTATGTTACGATAAATAGGTCACTGGGGAAGTTGAAGGAGTGGATGAAGGATATGCCGCCCATGCCTGTGCCTTCTGGCGTGGCGGAGCCGACGGAATATAATACGGCAAACACAGCAGATGTCGGCGATTTACCCCCAAGAGCTCCCGAGCCAGGATTTTTTTGAGAACTTGCTTGCGAAGCGGTCACCAGATGTGATGGAGGATCAGCGCTTGACGCCCCTAGTAATTGTATATTTCACTGCTCGCTGGTGTGGAGGATGTAAGCGTGTAGATGTACCGAGTCTTGTAGGCATGCGCGCAGATGCGAAGTGGTATTCTTGTGATGTAGATGATAATTCATATACGCCTGGGTATTGTGGCGTGAGGCAGATACCGGCTTTTCTGGCGATAGTGCGTGGGAAGACATTGCCTGTGCTGGCGAGTTCAGATACAGATGTGGTCGCTGCCTGGTTGCGAGCGCTTCCAACTGCATAAATGCAGGCGCGGACCCCGAGCGCTTCCTACGGGGCTTTAAGTCCCCTGTCTGGCGCATAAGTCCCCCGCCAATAGCAGAATGAACCCCCGTATCTTAGTGCCACTATTTCATATTGCCTTTGTTGTCCCCCTCTTCCTCTTTGTCGCCTATCAGCGTGCAGCCACGCCTGCGCCTATGTACTGGATCTTCCTCATACTCGCGGCCATCATCTTCATATATCATGCTTATAAGGCAGTGATGAGGCTGCAAGAGGGGTCACCCTATGCATGGGTGAATGTATTCCATGTAGTTGTGGTGGCACCTCTGCTGGCATATATTGGTCTACGGGAGAGGGCGACGCCGCGAGCTGCGTATGAGATACTGACTATCCTCGCATTCGGTACGCTGGGATACCATATCTCAAACGCGGTTGCATATACGGCGTTGCGATGAGCGTGCGACATGACGCAGGTGCGGGCCCAGGGCTCCTTAATATACTATACTATATGTGCGGTACAATATATAGTATAGTAATGTGATATACGGTATAATTATGTTGTGCGCGGGTCTATCTCATATAGATCTACTGGTCCCCTTGGTTCCTGGATAAAGGGCGAAATGTTGGCGGTAACAGGTGAATATAAAGTTGCCATATTTATTTTTCTATGCCATCTTATTCCCGCCTTCTGATACTCATTATCACTCTCTTTGTATGCAGGATTTGTATGTATGAGGCGATTATATTCTTCTAATGGATGCGTAGCAGTGCTATCTTTCTCTACAGCACCACATACAAATGTCATACGAATAGATGGTTCTTTTTTCAAATATGAGATATTCAATGTAGCGTATGTATGCCGAAATAGGTCAGATATATACAGTGTATCAGTTCCATTTATAATATAGTCATATAGTTTGACAGGGCACGGATATCTTGGCAACTCCACAATATCGGCACCTTTCGGATTAAAAATAATGAGTTCTGGATTTATTCGCGGCGAAATAAATCCATCAAAGGTTCGGCTGAAGATCTCACGCAGGAAGGCCATTGTTGCGCCTTCATTTGTTGCCTCCGCTACGCGTACGCCAGCTTGCTCTATGAGCGCAGTAGGTTCATAATATTTCTCCATTTTTGCAATCGTATGTTTCATTGTAGCGGACGCCTTGTATCTTTGTTTGAGGAGTTCTATCTGATGGCGAAGGGAGCAAAGACCGAATGATAACATAGTTGGAGTAAATTCATCAATATACTCATCCTCGTGATTGAGTTGAATAAAACGCGATAGAATTGTAGTCATAAATCGGACATCTATAATTCTAAGACGATGTAATGGCATGAACGCACTCACCTTATATGTGCTACCTTTACAGTAACGCTCTGCGGTCTCTTTTGAGCTAAAATAGGTAGGGCGTTCAGAAATAGATGGATAGGATGTATCATATGCACGCCATAAGATAGAATAGGGAGGTATCTCTACTACGGAACCATATAATGGCTCAAACTTGTCTTCCCAGACTAATTCTACATACTTTCGGCATTGCATTATAGGTTGAGGTATAGAGTATAGTTTATATAGGTCAAGCCGCGTGAAAAATATAGTATATATGATCCTCGGTGCCCGTCAAGTCCTTTAAGTGCCCGCGGGTTATTCACTAACGGCGATAAATGCAGAGAAGCGGTCATCTGGGAGATCAAGGAGGTCATCGCTCGCATTCGCCTTCAGACAATCTGCCGCATGATAATAATAGTGGGTAGAATTACTGAAATCAGCGGAGCAGAGGGCACAGTGATAATCACCGTGTTCCAGGCGAGACATATACTTATCAGTGAGGTCGGCAAAGTGTTTTCTCATACAATGTGTGCGGCGATTCCCCTTCGTCGCCGGCTTCACCGTGCAGCCTGTGATGGGGCACGAATGTAGGGATATTTTCGCTGGCTGCTGGGCTTGGGCCTGCGCTGGCGCCTGGGCCACCGCTCCGCCATGCCGTATCTGATTATGGATCGCTAAGCTCTGTTTGGAGTAGAATGTAGTATTACAAATAGTGCATTCATTCTCATTCGGCTCACTGCACTTCCTCATATGGTAATGCATCGTGGATTGGATACGCTTCTGGACGCCACAGTGAGGGCACTTGAACTGACCGTCTTCAGTGCGGATGTATTCGCGGGAAATTACCATTATATTGGGGGGCGCTGACACAGGTGCAGTTATACGCTTTGAGGCTGCTGACGGTTGGTCTCGGCCCCCAGGTTTCAATTTTTAGGCCAGAGTAGTGGCCGCTGTTTCTGCTGCGGCGACCAAGGCCTCTACAAGCCACTCGCTGAAGAGTTCAAAATCTGGCGCGATTTCCAGTGCGGCGATGCGTGCGAGGCCGGCCTTCACTGCGTCTTCACGCCGAGGTCCATCCTCATATAGTTCCGCGATTTCCCGCAACCAGCAACCAGTATCTGTTTGTCTGCAGACGGGGGCAGCACCACCAGTACATTCACGCAGACCAGGAGTATCTCCCACGATGACTGGAACGCCGGCGGCCATTGCCTCTAGGGCCACACGACCCCAGGATTCTGCGCGAGACGGCATGATTACGAGACGACTCTGCGCGTATACGAGGCGCGGGTCATCAAATGTAGGGAGATAGCGGAGATTTGGCTGACTCTCGTCTGCTATTTGTTGCTGATATGCGCCCTTAACACCGAGGAACTGATATGTAGGGAGTTCGCGAGCAAGGACAGGTAGGAGATCACCGCCCTTATTGCTATTACAGTTGAGGAGTGTGACTGCCTTTGCAGAGGGCTGGACGGTTACTGCGCGGAAATGAGCGTAGTCAATGTGAGGGCGGACTACAGTCCAGGGATGAATAGTGGGAAGCATCTCGCGTTGGGTAGTGGAATTATATACGACAAGTACTGGTGTGCGGAATTTCTGTTGCAGGATTTCTATTTTCTCAAACTCCACATGGAGGAAGAAGAGGATGGGTTTCCCTGCGGCCTCTGCGATTTCAATGCCCTCATAGCCATTATAGTTCTGGCAGCAGAGGGCGGTGGCATCTGCAATGAGGGCCGCGGCGACATCAGAGAGTGCTGTTGCGTCGGCGCCACCAGCCGCCTTCAGGGGATATATATCAATGCCTTCATGACTGGAAGTAACATAGCTATTGACAAGTACTGAGATGCGCCAGCCGTGGGAGACTAGGTATTTGTTAAGGGCATGTGCAGTGATTTCTGACCCGGCACGTACATTGGGAAGGTAGCTATGCATTATCCATACGAGGTGGCCTTTTTGCGCTGGCGGAAGCCTGGCAGCTGCGGCTGCTTTGGCGCGGGGGAGAAGTGCGGCTGCGATTGCTGCAAGGACAAGAATGATGGCGAGGACGAAGGTGGGGCGCATGGCGACCTTTGTTCCTATCTCGGAGTAAAAATATAGATGCTAATAGGTAGAATAAAGATGCATATGACATTCGGTAGCAAGGCGCAGGTATATCATGGTACGGCGAAGAAGACGCGTGGTGGGCTAGTGAAGAAGGATTTGATGAAGACGAAGAAGGGTCGCATTGTTAGCCGTAAGCAGCATGCGGCCGGCCTGAAGGCCGTGAAGAGGCTGTTTTCTCTCGGTTTCAAGCCGAAGAAGGGTACTTTTAAGGCATTCCGTAGTGGGGATGCTACTCGCAAGAAGCGCCGGGGCACTCGCTAAATGGACTGTGTAGCGGTTAACTGAAAATTGATGCTAGGCGAGGATATGAGGACTATCATATATAGGTAACAATACATACATATGATGGATGCAGTGGATGAGTTGAGAGAGCGGCTAGCAGCAGTAGCGGCGGAAGATTCGGTAGCAGCAGGCTGCTTGATACATGTAGATGATGGGAAATACTTGATGGGATATAGTGATAAGCTTGGGAAGTGGTCTGGTATTGGTGGGAAGCGTGAGGAGGGAGAGACGGCATGGGAGGCGGGATGGCGAGAGACGATGGAGGAGATATATGGGGTCGCGCCTGTACCTGGACTAGTACCGCAGCAGCCGCCATTGTCGCATGTAATAGATCAGTATGCAATATATGAGATAGGGGTGGAAACCTTACTTGCAGCGTGGCCTGGGGAATCCCCGTACTATGAGAGAGTGCCGGCCTCTGCGGAGGAGTTGGTGGCAGGGCGAAAGGTACTGGGTGCGGGAGAGGGACAAGAAGTAGGTGCCTTGCGGATTGTTGGGCTGGCTGATGTGGAGGGGGATGAGATGGTGGCAAGGGAGTATATTGAAGATTTAGTTGCTGTTATCCCATCCGCGAAAACACCAGCTATAGAGTAAGATGTTTAATGTGCCTGTGATACTATTTGGCCTGGCGATGGCTTCGCTGGATGGGGTGATTCTGAGTTTGCTAAAAGCAATTAATCTCGGCTGGATACAGTCTCTCCGATGGATGGCATTGCCAATGTTGGCGTATTCCCTGCAGCCGTGGATATTTTTGCAGTCGCTGAAGTTGGAGAGCCTGACTGTGATGAACTTGCTATGGGATGTGATGAGTGATGTAATAGTGACACTGATTGGGCTATTCTATTTTGGAGAGACGTTGACTATGACAAAGAAGCTGGGAGTGGTACTGTCACTTGTATCAGTATTTTTGCTGACACATGAATAAGCTCTCGCAGAGAGCGTCCGCGGGGGCCTTTAAGCCCTCCCTAGGTCTGATAGTAGATCCTCATTTCCATGTAATATATAGATGGAAACGAGGAACAAGAGACAGCGAAGTAAACCCAAGGTCACCAGGCGACACCGTCGCACAACCCGTGGTGGCAAGTACATATCAAAGGGCTCATTCGGCTGTGGCTTCGCCTCTCCTGCACTCCGCTGCAAGGGGGAAGCAGCCCCGAGGCCAAATACATTCTCCAAGCTCTCCCTCGCAGATGAGGCCGCGCGCGAGTACGAGCTCGCCGCTATAATCAGGCGCCTAGACCCAAATAATGAGTTCTCTATTTATCCGAACCAGATATGTGACCTGAGCGAAGATGATATAATGGCCTCTTCTACCGCCACTAATTCAGAGAACAATCTACTTGACTGTCCCATAGTAACCGGTACAGCAGATACACCAACCGACTTATTGTCTCGTGCAGACCTCTTCAAAATACAACAGATGCCGGCAGGAGGCCAGAGTCTCCACGGATATGTCCCGCGTCCCGCAGATGCCATCCCCGTCTTCAGGAGCATGCTACAAGTAATGAAGGGTCTCGCCAAGATGCATGCAGCAGGCTATTATCATATGGATATCAAGCCGCAAAATATGGTAATAGATGCAGCACATCATATCCGCCTTATTGATTTCGGAAATGCAACAGGTGTGGGGGAGTTTACAAGTGGTACAGGAAGCCCACGCCTTGGTGATGGGAATTACGCATTCTGGCCTTTTGACGTGAGGTTCGCAGAGAAGCGCATATTTACCGCATATGAAGCATCCCTGAAAAAAGGCTCCCCCTCAATCCAGACTGCAATTGATGCATTTCTACGGAAGTCACCACCCCACCTCAAATATATTATTCCCACAACTATATACTATACTCCATTCGGTCAGCCTCGCCTTACGATGGAGTCCCTGCAGGCGCTATTCCGTGATATAGAAACCACCTATGGTGGCTATAGTGAGAAGGTGGCTGCAGATTTACTGGGAAAAGTAGATGTATATTCTGTTGCTATCATCTTATGTACGCTATATACAGCCATCTTCTCTCATTATGTAGGCTATAATGCGCAGGGACAAGCTAGGTTAACATATGTGCCATTCAAGGACAAAGAGTCTTATATGGATGAACTCTTGGAGGACTACAGTGATGCAGAGATATCGCAGATAGATTATGAGATTCAGACAAAGGTATCTATGCCATTCTATGTATTGATTGCGGATATGTTATCTATAAATCCTTTGGAGAGGCCGACAATGGTTGAGGCAGCAGTGTGGTTTGAGAAGATATTTAGTCTGATGCAGAAGACACTAGGGAAATATCCAATCAGTGGCCGTAATACGACACCTAATACAATTACTATTCCTGCTATAAAAGAGAATGTTGGGTCGCCGGCACTATCCGTAGGAGATATGTTGCCGAATCAAGAGATAAAGGTAGCTGCTGCTGCGGTGGCAGCGGAGAGCCCAGCATCAGATCCAGCATCTATTGCTGCATCGGTCTCTTCGGGTACAGGTTCGGATCCGAAATCAGTCGCGACCTCTTCTAATAATTCTTCCGCAGAGAGGAAGTTACCACATGTACCTTCGCTGCAGACAAGGAAGCGTCCGCGAGGGAACAATAATGGCGCAGACTCTGTAACCAATGCTACCAGAAAAGCGAAACGCCCAACAATTCGCAACATATAATATAATGAAAGACCGACAAGCCGCGATGACACGCCACCGTCGGGGGCGTCCGCAAGGGGGGCGTAGCCGAGCCCAACATGGGGGGAAGTATCTCTCATCAGGTGCCTATGGCTGCACCTTTCGCCCTGCCCTCCGATGCGCAGGTGACAGGGACCGTCCAGAGGGAATGATTTCCAAGCTTCTCCAGAAGGCCTACGCCCAGACAGAATATGATGCGGCAGAGACTATACGCGAGATTGACCCAGGCCAGGAGTTTTCTATTTATCCTGCTCGTATCTGCGAACTCGGTGAAGACCATATTTTCGCAGATGGTCCCGAGAATGAATACCATAAATGTAAGATTATTGTGGACCGAACTGCCACCAACCTCGCCGCCAATAAGGATGATTACCGTGTGATACATATGATTGACGGCGGCACAGAAATATCCCGTATCCGTTTCAACATGGCACAAGAGGTCATCGCTATGTTTGCCAGCTTCCTACCCCTCATGCGTGGCATCGCAAAGATGCACTCCTACCGATACTATCACCTAGATATCAAGCCAGCCAATATCGTTACACAGCTAAATGGGAGCGGAGAACATGTATTTCATACCCGCCTCATTGATTTTGGTTTCGCGACTAGGGGCGAAGAGTTCATCGTCAGTCACAGCACCGTGCCACATAAGAAGTCGTACGCGGTCTGGCCTTTTGAAATGCGCTGGTTGACTCTACGCTCATTGAGGGAATATATAGATGATTTCCGCACATCTCAGCAACGCGTATCAGAAGAGATAGTGCGTTTCTATGAGAAGTCTGTCCTCTCTGCGGTGGCCTCTGGGCCGACAAATATATACTATGATCTTCACGGGGCAGCACGCGGAACACTTGCAGAGTATGGGCGACATATCTGGGATGCTGGGATGAAAATGAAGCAATCTGGTGGAGAGGCAATCCTATATGAGTTACTCGGAAAAGTAGATGTATATTCATTCGGCCAGGTTCTTGCGCGGATGTATGTATCTATCTTAGGTCATTATCGTCTACATGATGGGAGAATATATATGAAGTTGCGGGGACAGGATATAGCAGTGGATGACTTATCCTCAGAGAGCACGTCGGCACTATATGAGAAGGAGCTATGTGCTATAGTGAGTGTGCCGTTCTACAAGTTGCTGGATGGGATGATGAATATAGATCCTGCGCAGAGGTTGACGATGGAGGCTGCTGCTAAGGCGTATGAGGGCTGGGTAGCCGTGATGAAGAGGTCGGCTGGGATAGGTAGGAGAGTGGATAGGCTGCTTGCGAAGAGGGTGAAGCAGGATATACCGTATATTGGGGACCTATTTCCTGACGCGGAGACGCCTGCTGCAGTGGCTGCTCCTGCATTGCCAGCTTCTCCTCCCGCTGATCCGCGCAGAGAGCATGAATTTATCTCTGTGAGTCCGTCGCTGTCGCCGGTTGTGCGGGGTCAGCGTCGCGCAGCGGCGAGGTTCTCTCCACAGGAGGAGAATACATATATACATATAGAGGGAGGCAGCCACAAGCACTTACGTGCACTAGGTCACTTAAAGCCCGCGAGGACCAGGCGTCGCCGCAGCCGTGCTACCAGTGAGTCTAAGTAGTAGAGCCAATCCTATATGTCAGACATAGGGCACAACGCAGCAGAATGCCAACCGATGTATTGGAACTGGAAGCATTTGATGGTGAAATGCAGGGTCGCAAAATCCTACAATACACAAATGACGCAACTGGTACATCAGTATTAGGAGTCCTAGCGAATAATTATGAGAGAAAGGTACTCATCTGCAGCGCGGCTCGCAGCCCAACGCTATGGTTCAAGGCAGGCTGGGACGTCATCTTCCAGATCAGGGACAACAAGGAATGGCTACATGTACTGACATATATAGCTCATGCGCCGAAGCCGATGTGTGTTGTTGCAGAGGAAGGTGCAGAGATACCAGAAGTAGTGATGAATAGGTTATCTGGCGCTGCCGGCATTACTATCTTATGTCAGCGACGACTTGGAGCACATGTACCGCAGGGATATCAGCAGCCTCGCCTTGGAGTCTATGATATTATCTTCATGCCACCTATTGCTGACCCGAGGTCCGCGGAAGCAGATGCATGCCTGGCAATTATAGGGAGCTTGATGGGTGCAAGCGCTAGCATAGGAGCGGCAGTAGAGACACGCCGAGCCTGGTTGAAGGAGCTCCGCAGTGCAGAGGCAGGTATATGTTGGTCCCGTACAGCTGGTGTGAGCTGGTATGATCCCGCAGATGTAATGCCGAGACATATAGGTTCTGGTGCAGGACAGGTGCAGGCACAAGCCCAGGCAGTTGCAGGGCATTTGCGAGTACTCGCAGATATGCTAGGGAGCGCATGCAGAGGCTAAAATACCTCGCACACTAATAAAAGAAATGATAGTTGGACTATTATTTTCATTATTAACTTTTTCGGTGTTGCCTGTACAGGTGCAGGGACAACTAAGGATCACGCCGACTGTGACACCGACATGTATTCCGAAGCTGTATTTTTACGATGGGAATGGGGACGGACTTATAGACGTAGATGGCGCGTATTCACTGGGTGTATTTGACTTCGACAATCCTGGTGGTAATGGAGACTACGAATATACATCACAGATAAATACCGGTCAGTGCCCGTATGCACTTAATACTGTGTGCGTGACGACGACTGGAATAGCCTGGAATCAGATACCGGTGTCGTCACAGTACACCATTAATTATGACCGCTATCGTGGCTGCGAATGCTTGAATTCACCGCTATTTCCGAATGGATGCGTGGATGCAAATATAGATTTCACAGTGCAATTCCTGTGTCCTGTAGTTGATGGATACTTTGGTTGTACTCCACCGATTAATTATGTACCGAATACAAATCCGATTGCATCGGTTGCTGCTACACCGAGCGTGACTGGAAGTTTCACTTCCACGCAGAGCGTTACTCAGAGTCCCGCCGCTACTCTGACGCAGAGAGCTACGCAAACTCCTACAGGAAGTATATTTGCGACGATAACACGTACTGGTACTGCAGCTATGACTGTATCTGCAACGAGAACGGCTACAGCGATTGCGACTGCGACTGCGACTGCGACTGCGACTACGACAGCGATTGCGACTGCGACTACGACTGCGACTGCGACTACGACAGCGACTGCGACAGCGACAGCGACTGCGACTACGACAGCGATTGCGACTGCGACTGTGACTGGTACTGCAGCTATGACCGTATCTGCAATGGGAACGGCTACAGCATCTTCGTCATGTGAGCCCAAGCGATTCTTTTATGATGGCGATGGTGATGGCCAGATTGATGTAGATGGATCAGCCTGGTATGGCTGGTATTCAATTGATGGCCCAGAACAGGGCGAATATGAGACGATTGATTACGTTAATGGCCGCTACAATTATTCTATCTTGAACGACTTGGCTGCATGTCCCCTACCGCTGGATGTAGAGTGCGTTGAGATAAACTCGGAGAATCCTCTCAGTTTCTACACGAATGTTGTGACGCATATAGACCCGCACTGGGGATGTTGGTGTAATACATGGGACAATCAGAGGGGGCTCGGTCCATGTTTCAACATTAAGATTAAATATAGGTGTCCCGCTGTTCCTGGATATATAGGATGTACTCCGCCGGCGAAATATATACCTGAGACAGCCATGCTCGGCTCATATTCACCGAGTCCTTCTACTGCCGCAACTGCGAGTCTCAGTAGTACTGTATCTTCTGCAGCGACTGCTAGCACGATGACGAGTCGTACCGGTACTATTACTGTAGCAAATACTCCTACTGGTACGACAACTATATCTTCTGCTGCGACTGCGAGCGCAAGTGTAATAGGTACGAGTACTAGGACTGCTACAGCGACGATGACTGGGACTGGGACTGCTACCGCGACGGCATCTGGGACTTGGACTGCTACCGTGACGGCGACTGGGACTGCTACCGCGACGGCATCTGGGACTGCTACCGCGACGGCATCTGGGACTGCTACCGCGACGGCGATGACTAGTTACAGTAATATAGCTACTGTATCGGCTATAATGATAGGTACAGCTACTGGAAGTAATATAGCCACCATAACTGCTACCGCGACTGAGACATCTACTGCGACTGGAATTGCTACCGCGACCATGACAGCTACCGAGACGACAACTGCTACTGAAGTGACAAGTACTATAGGAGCAACTATATCAGCTACTACTACAAATGATGTATTGGTGATATATACAATTGGCGGAATCTCTAATGTTACTGTATTTACTACAGCCGCAACAGAGATAGGTACAGCATCTGCGACAATTACAAGACAGTCAACCAAGATCACATTTGCTTCCACAGATATTGATAATTTGCTGAGGGATGGATATATCGTATTTAGCGGGAATAGTACGGTCTATTTGAATGGAGTACATGTAGGGTATATTGCGGTGGAGACAGCTGCAGCCGCACAAAAGGCAGGGCTACCATCATCTGCGGTAGTAGGTATTGCATCATCTCTATCTGTCCTCGGGTTACTAGCAGCGGTTATTGCTGCTGCTTTTCTTATGAGGCGGCGCCGGCGTAGGGAGAAGAAGGATTCTCTCCCACAGAAGGCACCTGAGACCGCGACTGCTGCTACACAGGAGGCAACGATATATACAAATCCTGCGATTGAGCCGAGGTCTGCACAGCAGCAGCAGAGGCAGAGTATGACACTCTATCATGCGAAGGCGAAGCCGCACAAGAAGATGATGATGCCGATTCTATCTCAGACTATGCAGGCGAATCGGCCCCTGTCGCATTTGAGGCTGAACTTTTAGCTGATGCCGCTTCCGAAAAATTGATATTGTAGTGGAGTCTATAAGATGCTGGTAACCAAGTTATGTCCGCGCTAGACCCCGCATGCTATATCTGTCTCTGCCCTTCCACGGAGACCACTCCATTTTGTGATCCAGGCTGTGATTGTAGTAGTGGTGCCGGCTCAATGCGAGTACATTATGCCTGTCTAGCCCAGCAATGCGCCCATACTGGTTCTATCTGCTGCTCCGTCTGTCGGCAAACATATATGGGTATTAGTCTCGTAGTGGCACGTACTAGCACCAGCAATCCAGATCTTATAGAGGAGTTCACGTACTATGATGGTAGGCCACATGGGATTGCGACTATGTGGCGCAAGGGCTCAGGCCGCCTTGTCGCAGAGCACTGGTATGAGGAGGGGCGCCTCGCAACTTCGCACTTGTACTCTCTCTGCGGAGAGTGGATTGAGACTGTAATGGAATATACTGGTGATGCGGTCAGCGAGTACTGGCGCTATGATAGCCGCGGGAATATGGTTGATTATGAGAACTACGCGGACATGCCTGAGTACGGTAGCCAGCTCCGCTACGCAGTTACTGTGGCCTGAACCATTTCACGGCGACTAACCTACACTTTGGTGGTTAGATCATGTCGCAGATTGATCTCGGAGCTATAGTGATAGCGTAAGGAGTATCAAAATGACGTGTTGCAACCGTTGCGATTGATAAAATAAACGCTACCTATCCAATTGCGGCATGGGCTATTGTATCATATCACGGCACACTCATGCATGTCGGTAATACATGAGTGGGTGTTAAAATGCGATGTATAGAGCCTTAGTGAAGATTGAAAAATATAATATTATATATGATATTTTTAATGGGATTTTGTAAGTGATGACCTACGTTAGGCACTGCTTGACATGTTCCAGCGGCACAGTCCTCTCCAGGAAGAGCCATAGGCCGTGCTGGGCGCATTTATCAATGACGCCCTTTGGATATCGCGCGTGCTTCTTGCATAGTTGGTCTGCCCCGTATTTTTCATTGAGAACTTCCAGGGCGACAGCGATCTGACTCACGCCTAGTTTCTTATCAAGGCCCAGGTATATGTCATATATATTATTCACGAAGCCGTCGCGATTGAAGTTCGGCCTGTGGCAATACGCCGATGTTGAGAGGAATGGCTTGTACCTCTTCTCATAGGAGCGGGCTAGGGCGACGATTTCATCTTTCACACACGGCGTCGCGCCGCCATCGGATTCCTCAAAATAGAGTTCTGGGACCTGTACGCTCTTATTAATATGATTGAATGCCTCATATACGTCACGCTGGGTCGCGCCGAAGATGACGTCCACAATGCAGCGGATGTCATATAGTAGACTGCCGCGACGGAATAATTCGCGGCGGTGATTGCCGTCGTAGCAGACAAGGCCCTCATCTTCAAGGACGGCGAGATGTATCATACGGGGAATGTAGCCACCTCTGCCCTGGAATGTATCCATCTCATCTACGCGGTTCATATCGGCGTCCCTATTGCGGGACCACTTCTTACACTGAGAGTCTATCTTTCCCCAGATGATGGAATATGTCTTATGTTTGCCATTGACATAGAGGAGCTGGCCATTGGCGTTAAAATAGGCTTCCATTTGCTGCTAGCTTTCGTTAGGAGCATGATCTAACGAAACCGGCGGCGGGTCAAATTTCACATGTAAGCAAATATCGCATTAATAGTAAAAATTGACTTATATCCTATAGTATATCACATATAGGCACGAAGATGGATTATTCTAAGAAAACGCGTGATGAACTGATCGCGATTTGTAAGGAAAGGGACATTAAGGGATATAGTGGGAAAAAGAAGGATGACATCATAAAACTACTCCCAGATTGTGTTGCAACAAGTGAACCTATCATAGAATCACTGGGCGAGGTGCACCCTATAAGGCAAGATGTGATACATGGAGATACCCTCTTAGTTCTTCCAACCCTTCAAAGTGATTCAGCCCAGATTATTATTGCTGACCCACCTTATAATATCGGCAAGGATTTCGGGAATGATAGTGATAAACAGCCTATGGATGAATATCTGACATGGTCTGAGAAATGGATTAAGGAGTGCCTCAGAATCCTGAAACCGAATGGAACGATGTTTATCTATGGATTTAGCGAGATTCTTGCCCTTATTCTATCAAAAATACCACATGGCGTTAATCGTCGTTGGATTGTCTGGCATTATACAAATAAAAATGTAGCATCCCTCAATTTCTGGCAACGTTCGCATGAAAGTATTCTAGTTCTTTGGAAGGACGATAAGGTATTCCATCGTGATGATATTCGTGAAGCATATACAGAGGGATTCCTGAATGGTGCAGCAGGAAGGGAGCGAACTGCGACAAAGGGGCGCTTCTCTAAGGGTGACAAAACAACTACATATAAGGCACATCCAAATGGGGCACTTCCTCGTGATGTAATTAAGATCCCTGCACTTGCTGGTGGCGCTGGGATGAAGGAGCGCGTGGACCATCCAACACAGAAGCCTATAGCATTATGTGAAAAACTACTTCGCTCTTGTAGGCAACCAGCCGATGATGGATATGTACTTGTTCCATTTGCGGGGTCTGGGAGCGAATGCGTCGCTGCGAAAAATCTAGGGCTACCATTTGTAGGGATTGAATTGAATGAGAAATATGTAGAGTTGATACGAGGGCGTCTTACACTGGCGCCTGAATAAATGCATCAAGTTCAGAGATATTCTTTTTTTGGAAAACAGGGGGGCTGTATCGCGAGGGCGCTAAATAGCCTATCAGGCGAGTCTGTATGATATATAGTGAGTTGGGGAGACGCGTGGACTAGGACTGAACCGCCGCAGTCGCGTTTCTCAATATATGCTAGGACACGTACGTGTGGGGGAAAGTGAGCGGCTGCGACGAAGGCCTTGAGGGTGGCGGTGTCATCTGTCTGCCGATTCAGATAGACGAGGGTGACTGGTTCTTTGATATGGCCTTCCTGAGCGGGTGCGATAGCATCCAGGAATCTCTTACAACGGCGCTGGAATGCTGCAAACGTGGCAGGGTCCCTGATATCATGATGATTACAGAAGACGCCGGTCGTCGCTGCAGTAGTGCCGTGCTCTACATGATGCGCCGCCAGATGGTCTGATGCCTCTAGCGCAGGCGTAAAAGTCGTATGCTTGGAGGCCATACCAGTAGGGCTGGCGACGAAATTATAGTGCTGGCTGACATCCAGGAATGCGGCGAACCGGTCAGTAATACAGGCTGCAACTACATCTAGCGTTGAGAAGAGCCAATCAAATGGATAGGAGTGATCCCTCTGGCCGTGCTTCTTAATCATATAGGCAGTGTAACATGTGGGACCAATAGATATGTATTTCATTATGGCGGGGGGATAGATGCTATAGTGTGATATGTATATATTTCACTTTAGATGCAGACGGCAGTGGTTTACTACTATTTTATAGGTACACAGTACATGTAAAATAGCAAGGGGTAGGCGGAATATGGGAATCGAACCCATGACTTTCTCGACCCAAACGAGAAATCATACCTCTAGACTAATTCCGCAACTGCACTGGCGCGAACCAGCACATATATGTTTGTCTCAGCTGCCTTTAAGCCCCGCTGCGGATGCGATGAAGAAATATAAATCGGTGCTTGGTCCCAGAATGCTGCAACTCATTGAGAAAATACTTTCTGACTGCTGTGATACCGGTAATGAGGCCGCCGCCATTGAATGTATTCGCCGTCTTCCCCTCAAGGCTGCTCCCGCACCAGATGTGGGGTCCACCACTGAGCGCCTCGCCTGCCATGTCATCCACGCCTTGCAGGCTCTAAGCACTAGTGCGACAGGTGCCGGCGTGGTAGAGGCCCCCCTCGCCCTTATGTTAAAGGACCTCATGTTCTATTGTGATTCGTATGCTGACTTGAAGAAATATCTACGGATCCCTGCCGCTGCCTTCGCTGAGCGCGCCGAACGATATGATAAGATATGCCGCCGCTACTTCCGTGCGAATGGATTTAACTGGAATCCGCCATCTTATGCGACTGCTGAAGGCACTGCTAACGCTAGCCAGGATCAGGGCCAGGGTCAGGGCCACAGCCAGGATCAGGGCCCGAAGACGACACATAGTATTGTACTACATGGTACTGGCACCAAGGCTCCTCCAGGTAAGCAGCTAGTCACTATCAAGACAGTAATAGAACAAGAAGTCAGTATGTATATTGACGTAAATATCCAGTGCCCGAAGTTTCTGAAGATAGCGATGCCCCACTTGGATGAACCTATCTATATATCCCGTGTCATTAAAAAATACGCTAAGTTCGCCAGCATCTTTGATGGCCGTGGCAAAGAGAACACTCTATCTTACTATTATAAATTCAATAAGGCCGATGCTACCCTAGAATTCATTGATGAAGATATGGAGACCGAAGTTGCTGAACTACTCGGCGTCGGCTTGAATGAGAAGGAATACGTAGATGAAGAGCAGCAGCTACTGGAAGATGCCAAGAAAAATCACTTGTCTGCGGAGCAGATCACCGAATTCAAGGCGCAGCTGGATGAAGTCCGCTCTCAGCTACGGATAAGCGTCTAAATGTGGCGAGATCCCTCTCTACCATTCTCGCGATGAAGCCTTTCAGAAGCTGCTTCAATTTTATTTTGAATTTGAGAGAACCGGCTTCTCTGTGAGCGCTATCAGGAAAAATTGAAGGCGCAGAGGACAATCTAGGACATGGGCTGCCACCTGCTGCTACAAGCCCTTCTAACTATGTTTGCCGATATATATACGGAGAACAAGGAGGTCTATGAATTCTGCCTTACATTCAATAGCATCTTCCTAATAGTCATCCCCTTCCTCTTCGCAGTGTATTGGAGCCTGCCTGGAGTAGATAAAATTATAACTGCCACAGATACTGTACTTGAGTTATCTCCTGCCGTGAAGTGGGTAGCATGTAAGATAGATGATATCACTATATGTATTCATGACGCTGTCGTTGCCGCTCCTGACACCGCTACCGCTCCTGACACTGATTCCGCTCCTGACACTGATTCCGCTCCTGACACTGCTACCGCTCCTGACACTGCTACCGCTCCTGGCACTGCTACCGCTCCTAAGATAGAATATGAGTCAGTCTCTTCTGATGCTCCTGCGACGCCTCAGAAGGAACATTTATGTATAGAAGGTCAGATACGCGAGTGAGACCATTCCTCACAATAAACTCATTTATATTGAAGCCACTGCGTTCCGCCGGTATAGCCGCGGGACTGACAGCCGGTCCAACGAAGAGACCAAAATAATAGCGATGTACTCCACTTGGTGGCGTGGGTCGTCTATAATGTACGATCGTATGAGGAGTTAAATTTTCATCTAGATTCGTTATTATCCAATGTAGATATCCATGTGGCAGCGCATCGGGGTCCCACATTATAAAAGTGTTTATTTTTCCTCGCATGAATTGAATTCCAAGAAACGGCGATTGGGCTACATCGGCGATTTGTAACGTTTCTCCAGATCGGACTTCTCTGCCACGGTATTCTATTGAAAATGCCTGTCGGCGGCCGCTACCGCGAAGCCTCGTACGCGTCTTCCGCTGCCTCTGTTGCCCCTGTTGCCTTCGGCTGCGACGAAATGTAAGTATCATTCTATCTAATATAGGCCCTCACATATTATTAAGCCACATGACCTATATATCTACTGTCTACTACAAGAACATTCTCTGTAATATAGAGATGAATATAGTATTGGATATAGACGAGACACTTATACATTTTTTGCCAAAGCCGGCAGCCGCTGCATGGGATAGCCTATCAGCTGCAGAGAAGAAGAAATATGAGACGGTGAAGATGAAGGACGGTCTCGCAATTAAGAGACCTGGTCTCAATGAATTCTTGGACTTTCTCGGCAACCTTGTGGAGGCCGGCGATGCCCGCGTCTTTATTTGGACGTGGTCTAGTGCAACCTACGCGAAGGAAGTCGTCAGCCGCATCGTAGAGCCGCGAGTACAAGTCACTGCGATTCTCTCAAGCGAGGATTCTGCTACCGCTGCAGCTATATATGGGAACACGAAGGACCTCCGCTACCTATATGAGATGAGTGAAGGAAGTGCATCACCGGCAAATACAGTGTTAGTTGATGATATGCATGTAAATACGCTGAATGTGATAAATAGGCGGAATACGGTGACAGTGCCGGCCTTTGCGCTCTGGGGCCGCAGCCCAGAACGGAATGGACCCTATGAGGCGATGAGCGAAGATAGGGCCCTGGGTCGTGTGGCAGCTATAGTGCGGCGCTTGGTTGCTGCTGGGCCTGCTCCTAGAGAGATGCCGGCCCTCTCATTTAAGAGAATTAGTACCCTTGGCTTGGCACGATATATGAGCTCATTTCATTGGGGACCTTTGCGAACACCAGTACATGCTATTGCGGTGTGAGCGCGCGCGACTCCGCTACCACGGTACGGTGTCCCTTAAAGCTGTGACTCATATAGAGTATAAATATGAATTTGCGACGAAGCGTGGCTACATTGGTAGCTGCAACTGGTGTCAGTGCACAGTTATGCCCTGTCGGTTGGACCGATATAGGCACATACTGCTACGGTGTAACTGGAAGCGCAGCGACTTGGTCTTCTGCCAATACGATGTGTCAGGCCGTGCATCCCCAGGCGTGGTTGGCACCGATAACGGGGTACGCAGAGGCGGAACTCGTCTTAGCAGGCTGCGCCTATTCTACCGCGGCAGAACAATACTGGGTTGGGATGAAGGATGGGGCATGGGTATCTGGTGCGCCAACAACATTTATTACTGGTGCAGGTGGCAGTGGATACTGGTCTGATGGTGCAGCTGATAGCGCGGGCTGCATCATGTCAAAGTCCGGTGCCTTGGCTGCCGCTTCTACATGTAGTGCTGTGAATATAGGGTGTTGTCGTGTGATGAAAGCTGCATATGCATCTATAACACCAACAAGGACTGTCACACGGACTGTTTCCGCGACTCGGACTGTATCAGAGACTCAGACCGCGACGAGGACCGCAACAGTGACTGCTTCGGCGTCGCAGACTGGTTCGGCATCTGCATCCGTGACACAGACAATGACAGCCTCTGCATCCTTAACTCCTACATCATGGCCTGCTATCCTGGCAGATTCAGAGATAGACTTCGGTGTCGCAGGTACTGGTTGGGAGTATGGGTACTATACTGAGTTAGGATATACTGTGTTTACTGAGGTATGGCGTGGGGAGTACGTAACCCCGCAATCACTTGTACGTGTTGGTCCGCGAACTGTGATGACAAATACTGGTGGGCGCTGTCCTTTCGCAGCGGCTGGTACTGCAGAGCCTGCTGTGCGTTGGGTCCGTGCGCTCGGAGGTCACTGGCCTGCTGAGAAGCATAGCGTGGTCTTCTCCTTCTCGCATCCGAGGTACTGTGGTGATGGTGTCAGTGTGGAACTACTGGTAAATGGTTTTACTGTGGTTGCGGCTGCTGCTGATAATGGCGATCAAGGAGACCAGGAGGGCATAGATCTATTTGAGTATATTGTTGTGGATGGGGCTCTCTCAGAAGTAGAGATGCGGGTTAGCGGAGGCGACAGTTGTCTCTGCGACGAGGCTACATATAGGATACAGATTGTGCCGGCATATGATGGAGTGATCTCAGTCGCACCTACTGCCTCTACATCGGCAATGGCAGACTGGGATGGCTGGGTTGAAGAGAGTTCCGCATCTGCATCTGCATCTAGCTCCGCATCAGCCTCTGCGTCTGCTTCATGGGCACCTGAGATGTCAGAGGAAGTATATACAGAGGAATCCGCGTCAGCGTCTGCTACCACGTCTGCTACCACGTCAGCTACAGCGTCAGCTACCACATCAGCTTCGGCGTCACAGACAGAATCTGCATCTGCGACCGTGACCGCCTCGGCGTCAGAGACGGCCTCTTCATCTGCGACAGCGACCGCGACTGCGACCGCTACTGCAACTCTAACACCCTATCTTCCTACTCTATACACAGTCCCAGCAAACACTACATTTATATACAATATAACGGGCATTATTGTGTTATTTCCAGTGGATTCTCGTGATAGTATATATGCAATATATACTCGTGTGAGGGAGTCTACTACGCTCAGTGATATTATATCTATCAAGCAGTACTCTGCCGCGGATGGGGTAACTGAATATCAGCCGCAGGGGAATGTGACATTCTATTTCTCTGTGGCAGAGCCTTCGCGAGTAAATGAGACTACTTGTAGTTCGCGGCAAGGTGTAGGGGTCGCCTGGACTGGGGCAGGTTGCTTTGCGGCGGAGGAGAAAGAGGAAGCGATCACACAGCTGATATGTATATGTTCTCACTTTACGGAGTTTGCCGTGACTCCAGCATATCTATATATAGATGGTTCGGCAGCAGCAGGGCTGCAGGTAACTGCTGCGACCTATGTGGTCCTAGCGCTCCTCATTTCCCTCTGCTTCGCGGCGAATGCGATAGATGCTGTGGGTCGTGAGGAGTTTATCCGCCGCTTGAGGGAGAACACCGAGATTAAATTCCTTGCAACGGAGCTTGTCCCAGATATCCTACGTGTAAATGTAGGAGTGTTCTCTTCGTGGGCCTGTTCTCTTCGTCAGAGGCGGCCGCAGACTGCTCCAGCTTGGCTGGTAGATCTTGCCTCGCAGCATGCGCTTCTCGGATGGTTGCTGACATTTGATTATAAGTATCCTCGTCTGCTGCGCGGATTCTGCGTTGCTCTAAACTTGATGACAATTACATATTTTACACGGCTAATTGTGGTGGATCGGGCGGTGACAGGAGCAGCAGGTTGGGCTGCGGGAGCGGCAGGAGCGACCATCTATTGTTTGGTGGCACCGGCGACTGGCCTAGTGATGGCATTTGTGGGACAATTAGAGGCTGCGTGGAAGTATCCTGGTTTAACAAGGGAGCTGGCACGACGGGCTAATTTTGAGGCGACTCTTACAGCATATGATGCGCGGAAGCTGGTGATGGAGTTACAGCAGGGATCTGCCGCTACGGCGGCACCGCTAGGACAAATACAGATGGATCGTCTGAAGGCGGCATTTGGTACTGGCGGACTGGCTGTCGCGGCGAATATATTTAGTGAGCGTGTACGTGTACCTATTAGTGGGAAGCCTCTGCGAGACTCTGCGACTGCGCTGATGAAGTTGTTGCCGTTCAGAGATCCGCGTGCGGCGGCGATTATGGGGGCGGCGGCAACCTGGTTTTCTTGGTGTGCGTCACAGGTATGGGCGATGCCTGCCCCTGCAAGGGATGTAGTGAGGGCAACTGGATGGGCCTACATTTTAATTGCATTAGTGTGTGAGCCGGCTCTCTTACTGGTGCGACGTGCTATAGAGAGGGCCGGCTGGATGCCTGCGACGACGGATCTGGATAAGAAGGTGGCTGCAATATCTAGGGCTGCATCGGTAGTCGTTGCTGCGACAGAATCGAGTATAGCGGCGACCTTGGCTGCAAAGGTGGATGATGTACTTAGCGTGAAGATGGGAGACCGTGTCTCTGCTGTGCGGGCGCTGTATTATGCGCGCGAATTGACTACGAAGGCTGCTGCAGCCAGGAGGAACCTGGATACGAAGACTGCAGTGGACTATGCAGTACAGGTGCCGATAGAGGATGCGCTGAATATTAATGATATATTGGTCGGCGCAGGACCTGCTGAGGAGCACCTAAAGCCCTCAGATAAGTTGTAAAGTGTGCGAAAGCACCTGGAAGCCCCAGCTTCCAATAGCCGCCTTAGCTCAGGGGTAGAGCGTTTGTCTTGTAAACAAAAGGTCCGTGGTTCAATTCCGCGAGGTGGCAAATCAAGCGTAAGAAGTGGCGCACAGTATTTATTTTAATGTATTCTGAATGCATTAAAATAAGAATAATTGCACTTGGCTTGTATTTATCGGTGCTTGCGACCGCGGCTACGACGCGTCTTCAGGGTCAACTTGCGAGACCTGGTGCTCGCTCGGCGGCGACGGCGGCCACCATCTAGACCAGCAGGAACAGCAGGCGCAGCAGCAGCCGAAGCCGGTTCCTCATTCATCATGTCGGCAAATGGATTATATGTAGGAGCGATAACAGTAGGAGGAGATAGGGCTGCAGAAGGGCGTGATGCAGACGGCGCATCCTTCTGATTAAGCATATAGTTGTATGGTTTCCGTGTATCGGTCACTGCAGCATAGTTGCTCCTCTGCGGCACATAATTTGTAGCGATGCGGCTGCGGACATTACTCGGGAGACTTTGTAGGAACCTCCAGCGTGCCTGGGCTGCCTCATCTGCGCTGCCGAATGTACCAATATATACGGGCTTCTTTGTTACAGGGTCAAAATAATATGCTGTATGGCGATTATATTTGGTAGGCTTGGTGACACCGATGCGACGGGACCCGTTGGTAGCAGTTCCGTTATTCATTCTACATATAGGTCGGATATTAGTGCGTGGATAGCGGCTGCATATTCTTCCAGCGTTCCATTATTTCGCAGAACGAGGTCTGATGGCGCACGAGAGAGGCCGGCCTCTGATATGTGCCGCTGTTGGCATGTACCAGCACCCATGCGTTCTATATGTATAATATGCGCTCCCATTGCCCTCAAGAGGGAAGCCTCATTCTCAAATCGGCAATCTGTTACAACTATACTTATTCCTGCGGCAAGTGCAGCACTAATGCGGCGTTCTAGGCTGGCGAGCCATATATCGGGATGGAAGCTGGTGCGAGCAAGGTCAGTTCCCCATTCCTGTAGCATTGCACGCGGAGTAATTACGCGGCCTAGGCGGGCACTCCACCATACATCTGGCTTTTCGCGCCATGTACGCGACTCTGCAGTATCTCCCTCCAGGGCAGCACGCGACCAGCCGAAGATGGCAGCGATAGCATCCTTAAGGGGCGCGGCGAAACTGATGCGTATATAGCCATAGTCGCGGCAAAGAATGTCTGCCGCCGCATCCTTGCCAGAACCAGCTGCACCAGCGAATGCAATAATACCTGGCGGAGATCTATGCGTAGGCCTAACCATCTATATGTCTTATGGGGGCATAGGGGTCTTTAAGCGACCTTGACAAATAGGATGCTGGCGGTGCTCTCTGTAACTGTCGCGCCAGAGGGCAGCTTTCCCGTAACACGAGAAGGGTCACCCACGCTCGTATCATCCTCATCGGACCAGATTAAGAGGGCAATCTTATCTCCTGCCGCGAGGGACAAAAGAACAGAGCCAGTCAGTACAGTTCCCTCTTCTTTCTTGGATATAGACGCAAACGCAACGGATCCACTCACCTCAGCACCATTCTGGAGTAGTAGAGTACTGACTGCGGCGACCTCATTCGGATTACCGCCGGCATCCATTATAGCATCCACCTTATATGTAATAGTATAGTAGCCTGTATCTGGTGCGATAAATGTAGTGGGCGAGGTATAGCCGGTCTCGGTCGCCGTCGTCCAGCCATTTGCGGTAGGCCCTACAGGTGTATTCTCAAATGTAATATACTGGTATGTTGTGGTACTTGTGATGTCCTGTTTCACATCACTCCAGGCAAAGGCTGACCGCAGGCCGCAGCAATCGCCCTTATCGCCTTTATCGCCCTTGGGCCCGTGCACTCCAGACTCTCCCTTCTCGCCGCGGTCGCCTTTCTCACCGCGATCACCACGGTCGCCCTTCTCACCTTTCTCGCCCTTCGGACCAGCATCGCCCTTCATTCCCTGTGTTCCACTCTCGCCACAATCGCCATTCTCGCCTTTGTCGCCCTTCGGGCCGCGCGCACCAGTATCGCCCTTATCGCCCTTGGGGCCTATGTCTCCGCTAGCGCCTTTCGCGCCATTCTCGCCCTTATCTCCTTTGTCGCCCTTCGGACCAGCATCGCCCTTGTCGCCCTTCTCTCCTTTCTCGCCCTTCTCTCCGCGATCACCACGGTCGCCCTTGTCGCCCTTAGCGCCCTTGTCGCCCTTGTCACCCTTGTCGCCCTTCTCACCACGCTCACCCTTAGTGCCGGCATCACCTTTCTCACCCTTATCACCAGTATCTCCCTTCTCGCCGCGGTCACCTTTATCGCCTTTATCGCCTTTATCACCCTGGTCGCCCTTGATGCCTTGGTCTCCGCGGTCACCCTTCTCTCCGCGGTCGCCCTGATCGCCCTTGTCGCCCTTCTCGCCGCGATCACCCTTATTTCCCTGGTCTCCCTTCGCGCCTATATCGCCCTTGCTGCCCTTATCACCCTTGTCGCCTTTCTCGCCTGCGTCACCCTTGTCACCCTTATCGCCCTTATAGTAGAGGCCCTTCTGACATTTGCCTGGAGCAGGCTCGCCACCGAGGTCCTTATCGCCACATCGGTCCTTCTCTCGTGGAACAGAACAATCACGCTTTTTGTGAGTGCGTTCACGGTACTGAGCTGTACTGCTGGAACAGGAAGAGGAAGAAGATACGGTAGAACGAGTCTCGTCGTCTGAATACCACTTACGTTTATGGTGTTTACCAGGCATCTCTGAGTTTCTACTAGGTGTGGGTTTTTTGCGGACAATGACCTACCGGGTAACCTGGATAAATCGGCGGGGGGTCGTCTGCGAAGGGCATTTAAAGCGCCTGACGCCTGCGACAAATAGAATGGCGAGTATAGTGGCATTGGCTGGCGCCGCAGGCGTGGGGAAACGTACTGCAGCGCGAGTCTTATGTGACGAGTATAGATTTCGGGTCTGCGAAGGAGTGGATTCTATTACTACAGCTGCAACGGAAGAAGAGAGGGTAGTTATCACCTCATGTGAAACAGAAGAGCTCGCTACAGTAGTAAGAAAAGCAGGAGGCCGTGTAGTTCACCTGGAGCGAGCTGGGACAACTGTGAATCAAGGACCGGTGCGGCATGAAGATGATCTTGTGATCGCGAATGATGGGAGCCTAGATGCCTTTATTGCGAAAGTAAGACAAATAATAGATGTGTGGCCTACTATGCAATTAGATGTATTAATACATGTAGCGGGGGCAAATAATATAACGGATATGCCGCGATTTCTATCTGACATAACTCATGTATGTAAAACGACTGATGTTAGTACATATGCATTTGATGCACTTGTAATGTGCGATACTCCATTAGAAGTGATTCGGGCAGTACAGCCATATATTAATCTATACTGTCGCTTTCCTATATATCACGGGTGTAAGTGCTATAGTACATATGATTGTATTATGTTACTAGGGAATATGATGGTGCGACTTAATCAATCATATGATTCGTTTCCCGAAAGAAGGGTACGAGACATCGCCGCAATTCTTGGCGTACCTATTATAATGTCCCGTAAAAGGAGGCACCGGTATCTTATGAGGCATATTGATTATTCTTGATTCTCTCCATAATATATAATATATAGTGCACACTTATATGAGTACACAATCTAGAATCATAGATATTTCAGAGCAACGCGTGTTCTTTGAGTTCATTGACAAAGATATGATAAGCGAAATGGTATCCCGAATGACTCCAGAAAATGAGGTGCTTGAAAAGCACATAACAAATGAACTCCGTGCACACGGTATTAATAATGTAGATATACGGGTTGATTTAGATAAAAATATGAGGGATAGTATTTCATTCTATATTAACTTTTTACATGGCGCAAAGTCATATGCGCATATATCATTTCATTTAACTGACAATAAGTTTAAAGCAACATCATCTGGTCCAATTCATCTTAAACTTGATTTACCGAAATATTCTAAAATGCCATATGTTAAAATATTTCCTTCTAAAAACACAAATACGCTGAAATTTAAATATTATAATCATAATCTATCACCTTTGTATAAGAAACATACACTCCTATATGATTACCCTGAGTTTCAATATGCATTGAATATATTGACTCGTTATTTTACTCAAGGTGACCCATACTATCTTCATAATAGGATTATACTACGAAATATAGATGTCTCATTAAATGACACAACCGGTAATGTATCCACACGTATAGGGGCAATTGATATATCAAGTGGGGCTATATATGCACCTACTCATCCATACCAATACGGTCGCCAAATTATTAATTCTATCAAAACCCATGGATATCCTATGCCACGCTCGCGCATTAGATATAATGGGAGTCGTAAGGCTGTTCGCAATATGAGGAGGGATCGCCGTCTAACTCGTAAAAAGAACTTATAGAGCACCGAGGCCAGCAATACAATGTCAGTGCGTAAAAGGTCTTTAGTTGACCAATTACGGGACTGTATGTCAAGTGCATGGTTCCCTACATATCTAAATGATATAAGTCATCAGCTAATAATTGTAAAAAACCTGAAGGATATCGCTGCAAATAGCAATAATTTTGAAGATATATGGAAATCAATAGAACGACATCCATTATATGATGCAATAAATAGACTAGCACATCCACTTGTAGTAAAATGTATATATGATATATGCCAGGTACCTGGGAATAGTCTGCGAGTACCAGTACATGAACTACAATTCTTTTTGAAATGGAAATATACATATTATATCCATATTTCGCAATGGTTCGTTGATGGTATAAATCAGGATGCTAGAAAGATAGAGGAATATGCTAATATACTTGGCATCAAATATGAGAAATGCAAGTATTAAGAAGGCTATGGGACTTAAAGCGCCTAGCGCCTGCGACAAGTATATACACGCTACATCTTAATTCTTATAATTATATTATTTGCAATATAATTATAATATATACGATTGTATTATAATCGCAACTCTACGTCTCCTGGGGACTCGGTACGCAGTTGGCTACTGTACCTAGGTCACATCTCATGTGGCCTGGGGACTCGGCATATCGCCTGAATAGAATTGTATATGTGGCCGTGATATTGTGCTGAGTCCGAGCGCAGGCTTAGGGCCATCTGCGGTCGCAGTGGCAGCGGCTGCAGCGCCAACCCCAGCGGTAACCTCAAGACTCGCCCTCCTCGCAGCAGCATGTATCTTACTTATAATCATCTCTGGACTCGCAGTCTTCCCCAGCGATGTCAATATACTATTTACTGTAAGCAGTGTCTCAGGCGAGAGAGAATTAGAAATCTCCTTCAGGGACTTATCTGGCGTCGGTGGTATGAGAGAGTCGTGCGTCTGCTGTTGGGAAATTATACCGCTTACCGTCCTCTGTGCCTGCTGGCCTTTTCCACCACCGCTTGAACCATCCTCGCCATGATCGTAGAATTTATAGTACTCCTCTTCTACCTGCTTCATCTTATGTTTCTCCAGCGCATGACTGAAATACAAGTACTGATTTGCATGTGTGGCTGGCTGTTCCTGGGCCTTGCTTGCGTACTTCCCTGTTAGCTCCAGGTACTGCCAGGCCTCACTCTTCAGTAACTCAAATGCCGTTACCAGATAATAGTACTTCTTATCCACTTTGAATAGGGTGTAGACGCCATTTGATGCAGTCACCGCGAACGATATCATCCATGTGAACCAGTAGATAGATACTTCATAGTCGGCCTTTTTATCTGCTGCACCTATATTTGTGTATTGAATAGAGAGCATCGCGGGGACAAGTAGAGAGCCGACCGTTACAGTTATGCGGAGGACGTAGAAGAGAATAGAATATATGAGACTGCGCCGGCTAAAATCGCGATAGAGGGCCTCATATCGCTCTGTGATGAGATGCCGTTGCAGAGGAGTGAGCGAATCTATCTCTTCAAAGAGGGCGATTACCTGCGGACGTCGCCTTGTTGGTGCATTGTACTTAATGATTTGCTGCTGCTGCTGCTGTTGCTGTGTTGCCGCCAGCACAGCCGCTTCAGGATATATACGACCGATTGGCATTATATACGAGCCTTAACTTATCTAAAATTGATATTTAATATAGAGACACGATGCAATCTGTACCGAGAATGTCTATTATACGAAAGCCATATCCCCTACCTCATCTGCCGCTGCAGAGTGCAACTGATATGTGGAAAGATGAGGGGCCACTGCTTCTCTTGCCGCCGTTTGATTTTACGCACTGGATGAGCGGGGTTGCTGATGAGGTGGACCTTATCTTGGCGCGAGTGACTGCAGTGGGAGACGGCAGCGCTGGCCGCAGTATGTGTGCTGTTGTCGGACTTGCAGAGAACGAGCAATACGAGATTGGACCAGTATATATGACGACTTATCTCATGAAGGGACTTGGTGTGCTTGAAAATAGGGATATTGTTAGGTTAGAACCATGGACTGGGGTGGTGCCGCGAGGTACGCGAATTGTAGTGGCACATGACTCTGCGCTAGTGGCGGATCTGGGGCTAGATATATTTGAGGCCCTGCAGAGGACAATTATGGATTGGCCTGTGCTGGAGAGGGGGGCTAGCCTCGCACTCGTATTTGAAGAGGCTGGTGGACTCATTGTAGATGTGAGCGTAGTTAGTGTTGCGGGAGAAGATGGGGAATGTGATGTTGTGCGACTCGGTGGAGAAGTAGAGCTAGATATTATTGGACCTGATGCTGACGCTGCCACTGCCACTAGCGTAGAAGAGTCTATGCCGGCAATCCAGGCTGTTGAAGCCACTGCCGCTGACATGGAAGAGTCTATGCCGGCGATAACCGCCGTTGAAGAACTTGTCGCTCCTGCTCCTGCACCTACAGCGGCACAAGTATATGTAGAGACTGCTGCAGAGAGACGACAGGCTGTGCGCGCGAGCTGGTTAGCTCGCTTTGCAGGCAGCGGCAACAATGCCTAGCAATACGCGCGGACTGGGGAGGCTCGCTTTGCAGGCAGCGGCAACAATGCCTAGCAATACGCGCGGACTGGGGAGGCTCGCTTTGCAGGCAGCGGCAACAATGCCTAGCAATACGCGCGAACTGGGGAAGCTCGCTTTGCAGGCAGCGGCAGCGGCAGCAGCGGCACCTTCTAATTCCTAGAGCCCCTGTGCCGTCTGCGACTCACCCCTTTCTTTAAGCCCCTCCTGGTGCGCTTTATGCCCCACCTAGCGCGCCCGCCAGCCATCTCATATGGCTCCTTTGTGAATTCCCGCACATTTACCTCATTTTTCCATGTAATGCCGCGTCTTCGCCGGGTTGCCGCAGGGGAGGAAGCAGCAGCTGCAGCTACATTCGCGAGCATCATAAGATTTCCATTCCCATTTACATTTATCCGCGCCGCAGCAGCACCACGAGGCTCAACATTCGCGCGATATATATATGTCATCGGTTCCAAGATAATATCCTCAAAGATATCCAGCGACTCCAATGGATACTCGCCAATAAACATCTCATCCAGCAGAGGGAATAATTCACGCATCACAGCCTGCTCTCGCCCCGTCAGCATATTCATAAATGTATTGATGTTGAAAAGTAGCGCAATTGGAACCCTATTATACCTCACACCATATATCGGCTTATCCTTATAATACCCATACTTGGAGATATCGACGCTGTCTGCATTCGCATCAACAATACATTCCCTCTTCGCAGGACATTCCAGGAGTACATTATTAAAGTAAGTAATAACACCACCTATATCTTTCCTGCGCTCCTTGCGGGTTAGACCAGTACCTTCTGCCACATGACGACTATAGGGCGCCACATATTCGGTAATATAAGAGTATTTTGTATCTCCACGCAACTTCGTAGTGAAACGTATGGCCTTATTGAAAATAGAGATGAGAAGAGCCCTCGTCAGAGGATATTGGTCTTGGCCTTCGGGGCCGGTCATTGCATTATTCATTCTACTTAGGCGGCCGGCGTTGTGGGGAGCAACCAGACTGAAAGGGCGATGATGGCGCTGCCTGCAATGGCGATCAAAGACGGAACTTCCTCTGCAAATACCATGCCCCATATATAGGATGCTACTAGGCCCACGAAGGCAATCATAGAATAGATATAGGCGGGGAGTTTCTTCGCAGCCCATACAAGCGCAGACATTGACGTAAATCCTATGAGTCCATTAAAGAGAGGAACTTCGGGCGGAGTTGCAGCTACTTCTGCGAGCCTGCCTGGAGTTACCGCAGCACTGAGCCCCAGTATAGCCGCCGCACCCATATAGAGACGAGCAATGTTCTTCAAGGGACTGTCAAACTCTGATCCACGAACAATGAGATATAAGAGTGTTTCTGTAATTGCGCCCGTGACTGCCGCTATGAGACCGCGAATAGTCTGCGGCCGCGTCTTCTTCTCTGGCTCCGCCGCAGCACTACTTTTCACCATCATCTGCTGGCTACCACCTATGATAAGTAGAGTACCAATAAATGCGAGGAAGAAGAGAGGAATTGCCGCTACAGGTATTGTCTCGCCGAAGAGGAGACGCGCACCGATCAGATTCCAGAACGGATATGTATAGAGGATAGTATATGCAATGCCTGCTGGGAGGAGTTGAAATGATTTGTAGCTCTCTGTGACGTGTAGGATATTAACCGCGCCAGCTGCAAGTGTTTTGCCTGCAAGGGCCGATGTACCGAAGGTATCTCGGAGAACTGGGATACCGCCAAGGAGAATGGGAAGTAGAGAGTAGACGCTGAATCGGCCGGCGAGTTGCTGGGGAATTGTGGCATCGGAGCGTTTAATAATAATAGGATATAGGGATATGAATATTTGACCGAGGAGTGCTATCACGGCGGGATTTGCGGCAAGATTCATATTGTTGTTGCGGCGGACCCTGACTAATAGGATGCGCGGCTAAAATTGCCGGCTGGGAACTGCTGCGGACCATATACGCTAAAGATGGAAGTCATCGCACACGGTCTACATCGCGTTCCCGCCGTCGCACGCTCACCTATTCTCGCGTTGCTAGGGAATTGTATTGTACGCGAGACGTCGGCGACAGAACTTGCGCGGCTGAGGGATAACTGGGAACATGTACTTGTAGTACCTGGTCCGAGCGAACATACATATACAGTGGGTGCGCCTGTATGGAATAACCTTATAGATGTGCGACTCCTCTGCTTGAAGCATGGGCTACACTTACTGCATAATACCTCGTTACGGATAGGCGGGACGACCTATATTGGGTCAACTATGTGGCCCGAAGGGCATTGGGGTGACGAGGATTGTGTGATGGTGAATGACATGATTGGGGCCGCTCAGGGGGGCGCTCAGAGCCATAGGGCAGTTGTCCTCTCTCATTTCCCGCCGATGGACTTGGATGCCTTTCCTAGACTACCGCATGCTTGGTTCTACGGAGACCGACAGACACCAGTATCGGGTATGATTTGCGGCGGTAAGATGTTTCTCGCGGGAGGCTGTCAGCACGAGGCTACATATAGGTATGATTAGACTGACCTCTGCGGTGCTGCTGAGTTGCGAAGCGCGGGAACTAATATAGTAGTATAGTATGAATGAAATTCGCGAATTGAGCGGCCAAAATTGGCTCCAGGAAAGAATGCAACTGGCCGTCGCGTCTTAATAAAAGTCATGGCCTCATCGGGGCTCATCTGTCTGAGAGCAACGAGTGTCATCGCCGTGATAGCCGCAGACCGCTGAACTCCTGCAGCACAGTGGATGAGAATGGTGCCACCTGCATAGTACTCAGCCAGCACAGAATGCACTATCTCGGGGCCCCATCGTGACATATTGTCTATTTCGGCCGGTTCCAGATTATCATCCACTGGTACACGGTATTTTTTCAGTGCGGCGGCTGCGGGGGAGAAAGGAATGTCCTTGGAGGCATTCACAATCGCAGTGATGTTGTTATCTGCGAGGAATGCTGGGTCATGTGCTGCGTATTTGTTTCCGAGCCATATACGTGGGACAATAAGGTGCGCTGGGGGCTGTGTCGCGTAGGATAGCATGGGTTCGCAGCGGCAGGTAACTACTTGGCGGGGTATATTCTCAGGACTCAGGCGTAACCGCAGGCGCAGGAGCCGATACTAAGTACATTATCTCCAGAACCTTCTTTGCCCTCGCGGCAAGATTGCGGCTCCCCTTATATGTATCATATACTATCTCTATTTTTCTTACCTGCCGGCCTTCAAGAATGCTGTCCCAATCCGCCCCTGTGATAATTCCTTCTGACCCATAGGATATCAGAAGATAGGATGCCTTAGAGAGGCCGCGCTCCACGAGGTCCTTCATCGCCGGTACTGCGAGGCTGCGCGTATTATATACCGATTTCTGCCACCCCGCGGGGATACCAGATACAGGTGATATATCGGCCGGCTCTTCTCCCGTTGCAATCACGTTCAGCATGAAGTAATTACTGCCATATGGGTGCTGATTATAGGGTGGATCTAGATATATAAGATCTATGCCAGTGGGGAGGTCCTGTATAAGTGCAGAGATATCTGTATGAGTGCAATGGACCTGGGTTGGGTCCGCACCTGTGGCAGCCCAAATAGGCATATCTACTTCTATGGGTTTCAGGATACGAGAGAGGGCATTCTGTTCGCGTCCACCGAAGCAGCCGACGCCGTCTTTCTTATAGAATCCCTTGAATACGCCGGCGGTGTTTGCATGAATACTTGCACGGACTAGGAGAGGTGCGAGGCAATATGCCTGTAGATGGGGTTCTACGTGGTCTCTGATATACTGTCGCATGGCATCAATACGAAGAGCATTCTCGCGGGTATAGAAGCAGCGTTCACCTTCGCGAGGAGCGGCCGTATCGGCTGGGGCATATAGGCGTGTAATAGGACCTAGTTGCACGTGTGCCGCCGCCGCTGCCGCCGTCGCTGCGAGCCGATTCATCTCCTCAATGTGGGTGCGAACTCGGTCCGCATCTTCGGGCGTGGCCGGCGGTTCCAGATAGCATTTTGCCATCAGATAAGAGTACATCTCTGCATCATTTACATATAGGGTACTGGCTAAGCTCCTGAGTTGGCGACTGACAACAGTAGAACCGGCGAAGCCATCTACAATGACGAGGCGGTCCTTGCCGAGGGTGGCTGCGACTTCCTGGGCGACGGTATATATATTGCTGACAAGTTTGCGTTTATTTCCTATACATGTAAGCATGGGCTGTGTAACATAGGATGCCGCTGCAATCGTATTTCCAGCAAGCAATGCTTCAATCTCTGCCTTTGCTAATCCGCTATATCCGTGCAGCCCGCGTGCCTTACATTCCGCGATTAACTCAGCACGCACAGGCATCTCTGCGGATAGTAGTTAAGGGTCCATTTAGGATGTGACATATAGAGTGCTAACGCATGGGCGCAATGCTGACGCGCAATTTCTATGAGTTGGGCGACGTTGTACTTGTCTTTAAGTCGGCCGTGGAGGAAGGAGATGCGGAACAGGCTATAGCGGCTGCAGCGGAGCTCATCGCATCCGAGGAGGCAGAAGTTCTAATTGCGACCATGATAGAGGTATGGGCAGCGACATTCGGTACTGCTTGGACTAGATGGCTTTGCCGGCTGAGGGAAGTATGTATCGCAGAGGATGGAGTAGAAGAAGAAGATATACTCTATCTCTGCAGGTTACTAGCTATAGAGACAGAGGGATATGAATTAGGCGAGCCGATGATGGCTGCTGCGCGGAACCGCGATGTAGCCCTTCCTCCTGTGGCAACACTCACTACATGTAATATTGCGGCTATACAGGACTGGTCCTGGGTACCAGATTCGCTAGACACGCCGTTATGGAAGAGGGTGCGACGGCAGCTTGCAGTTGCAGGACTTACTGGACCTATTGTTGTAGCAACAGATGCCGCCGCGGAGATGCCAATGCCCGCGCCAAGACAGTTACGCATAGCGCATCCATCTGCGGGAGCAGAAGAGTTGGCTGACCCAGAGGCACATATGACTGGATGTGCTGTATGGGACCGTTTATGGGAGGAAAATGGCCTAGACATGAAAAAAGGCGCGGCAGCCGATTATGGAAACACAGCAGGATATGAGGCATTCGCAGAGGAAGCATATGGAGAACTCGGCTGGCCTGATGAATGGCCTCCAGCAGAGAAAGCGAAATCTCATAAGCGTTAGGACAAATATAGTTTGCCGGTTTCTGCATCATAATAGCCTCGCGGGTTGCCGTGGCAGTCCCAGACAGAGCCTTTATCATCAGCCCAGAGGGGCGGCGGGACCACAGCGGCCTCCTTGCCCTCAGCATCGTCCTCTTCTTCTACTTCAGGACAGATTACTCGTCGCAGGCGCTCTCTCTGCATGATGGGCTGTACATCTGGTCGCGACCATGTATGCGTAGAACAATATATAGCACCGAGTTGGGTTGTACGCCGGCAGCGAAGTGCAAATGTACGACCGCCTGCACCCGTGCACACGCCTCCACCCTGAACGAGGGCCTTACATTCCATATCATGCGGGGCATCTTCAGGACAATCATAGAGATAGACTTGTAGATTCTCTTTGGCCGGCAGAACTTCCTTCAGAAGCAGGTCTTCCTTGACACATAAGTGCTTCGCCAAGTCACGTACATATTTGCGAGAATGAGACCAGAGTGTCGTTTCTAGACTTTCCCATAAAACACGCGGGATACCGATTGTTGTATGAGACATTATTGCTTGGTATGACAAGAGGATGACTAGACATATAATTATCAATTTTTAGAGCCTAATAAGATAGTATATTACATCAGTAAATATGCTACAATGCATTCAGAATACATTAAGATGTGCTACATATCCGCTGGGGCTTCTTAGACAGGCATCATATGTATGTATTGACTCTCCTACTGCGGCAGCAGTTGGCACGAAGATACTATATAATGGAACAGTACTTCATTTTCGCTGCAAGGGATATAGTATCAACTCAGCTAAGCCCCTAAGTGATGTTGTATACTCTGTTGCGAAATATGCAGATGAGCTCGACATAACACAGTTCAAATATGTAGTTATTGAGCGTATGCATGATGAGTATATTATATTTGAAAATAAGGGGTCTGACTCTACGCGCACTCTTCGTATTGATACAGTCCAACTCAAGAAAGATAATAGCCGTGTAAAATCATGGCCCTTCCTATGATGTGCGGAGCACGACTTACACCGCAACAGGATAGCAGATGATGCCGCCCAGAAGGCTGCAGGCAGCGATTAACTTGGGTGAAAAATTGACACAGATCCCATTTTTAATGTGAATTTGCAATAAAATGTCCTCACGTGCGTTTCGTGTCACACTCGACAATGTGCCCCATCTTATCAATCTCAATCATGTCAACAAAGTTGCCTTAATTGAGGATACGCTCAAAATCTACTTTAATACAAACAAGAATATAGTTGGTATGTCTGTTATAGGTACTGGCATTCTCAGCGGAAATTCACTGTATTCCGCGAAAGTGAAGTATGCCGACAAAGCAGAGGCGAAAAATGCATTTGAGGAAATCGCGAAATTAATGTGAGGCGTTGTTGCTTGGTGAATCTCTTATTTTACATAAATAGGCCGCGATTGTAACGCCCCGCGTAGAAATATACCCCTTCCTATAACATTTCGGGTGCGACTTACACCGCAACAGGATAGCAGACGCTGCCGTCTTTTCCAGAGGGCTGTAGACGATTTGCAATACCGAAGAGGTCAGTCACACGCAGTCCTCCGCAATCAACCATAAATGTATATATAGCTGATGCTGCAAAGATGCCGAGACCCACGCCAAGTAAGAGGCCGAGGACTGATTCAGCCGGCTGCCGAGTGGCAAAGATACGGGAATACATCAGTATGAGGCCAATGATGATAGTAGTAATCATGGCAATGACCGCCTGTGATTTGCGGGCAGTTGTACCTGTTGCTGCCGCACCCTCTGCGGGCTTCTGATTGTATAGGTCTGCCGCGTTCATTAAGATATAGGTGATGATAAATACAGTGGCAGTCATCCAGTATGAGGGGAAAGATAGGATTGGTTGGGCCTGTGCAGCGGCCGCTTCGCTCAACCAACCCGCTGTAGCAGGGATGCGTGTGAGCCAGGTCGGCCATGTCGCTGGCAAGAATCCGCCGAGGAAATTGAATGCGCCGACGAGGGCAGGTATTACGAGAACCAGGGCGATGGATAGGAAGAGGTAGGCAATATTGGCGCTGCCGACGAATAGTAATAGTGATGCAAGGGCGACTAAGAGAGGAAAGAATGAGCCGAGTGTACTGAGGTGATCCCTGGCTGCAAGTATAAGTGTGTTGGCCGACATCTCTTTATCTATCTATCCGATTTACATGGCTGTCGCAGGAACACCACATACATATAGGGGCTTACCAGTACCTACACGGGATACAAGGAGGGGGACACCAAGCATATTAATTGCATCCTGGCCGAAGAGGAGTTCGTGGAAGATAAGAAGTAGGCTGCCAGTGAAGAGGCCGAATAGGACAGTTAGGAGGGCGCCGGCGAATGTCTGTTGTCCGCCGACGACGAAATAGGAGAGGAGTGCGACGATTGTGAGGATGGAGAGAGTGACTGCAGTGCCGAATTTTGTGGGGTACTCGCCGCCGAGGCGGTCAAATACGTCGGAGAAGAGGACGAGGGAGCCATTGAGATATGTAAGTGCTGACGTGATGAAGTAGAGGGGCAGGAAGGGGAAACCAGCTGTGCCGCTAACAAGTGTGGGAAATAGTTGGCGTGCACCGGCCGACATGGCGGTCTGGAGGAGAACGACCTCCACGAGGAATGCCGTGAAGACGACGATGGCCTTATTGAATGTCATCAGGGAGAGGGCACCTGAGCCGAGGATGACGCCTGCAGGTATATGTCCTATGGCATGAGAGACGTAGGGTGCTACGCGAGTCTGTAGTGCTGCGAGAATACCAGGGATTTTGTCGGCCATTGTGCGGGGTGCGAGTACTTACTAGTTGATGCGAGATTCCCATTGGGCCTAAGGCCTCTGCGCGCGTATAATAGGAATTGATTGGGATCACATACGAGTGAATGGGTATTCCTACGTATTTTAGACACCTAACGCGCAAAGTAAAGGGCCTTCTTGCTAACACAGCACCTACAAAGGCCGAGTGGCTATGTTTTGATTTTAACTGCCTTATCTACCATGTACTGCAGAGACCGCCTTTTTCTTCTGCCGCTAGTGGCGGTGGAGATGCCTGGGAGACACACCTGCTTGATGAAGTAGTGAAATATACGATGAAAGTCGTACGGGCAGTAGGACCTACGCGGGGAGTGTACTTGGCAGTAGATGGTGTAGTGCCGATGGCGAAGATTAAGCAGCAGAGAATGCGGCGGTTTCATGGTGCTGGTGCATCCAGTACTGAGAGTATCAGCGGCGCCGAGCAAGCAACTGCTGAACCGCGTTTCTCGCGAAATGCAATTACTCCAGGTACTATCTTCATGTCCCGCCTAGGAGACCGCCTCAAGCGGATGAAGAAAGAACATACTGATATTCACTGGACTCTATCTCTCGCGGACGAGACTGGCGAAGGAGAACACAAGGTCCTCGCATTCTTGAGGGGCCTGGAGAAGCCAGAGAACATAGTGGTATATGGCCTGGATGCTGACCTAATTGTACTGTCTATGTTAGCCGTGTTGGAGAAGGATATTCGCAACATAACTCTTTTCCGCGAAATCGTGGAGAAGGGAGAAATAGAGAGGGACGCGCATGGAGAGGAGGTCTTCCACTACTTCTCGGTATCCTGTCTAGCCCAGCATCTCGGGTCACGTGGATTTGTACGGGACTATTGTATCGCGATGATGCTACTCGGGAATGACTTCCTGCCGACAGCGATGACATTCCGCATTAAGGAGGCAGGTCACGAAGAGATGTGTACTATGATTCAGGGGATTCGGGCCAGTCGTCGTGTAGCGCCAGGAGAGGCTACACCTGTAGATATACTGGTGAAGGGGCTCATACGGGAACTGGCGGAGGACGAGGAAGGCCGATTCTACAAGGCATGCAGTAGGAAGTTGAGCGCGCCGCCGTCAGCAGAAGAGCCTGACGGGCCCCTAACCTGGCGAGGTGAGGCCGTATTTTTTGAGCCTGTACCGTCTTCGCGCCGAAACGAAAACAGGCTCAACCTGCGGGCTGACTGGCGTGACATATACTATAGGACTTGCCTTGGCGATGTTGAGCGCGCGCGACTTGTAGCAGAGTATTGGAAGGGGATGCGCTGGGTAGTAGATTACTATAATGGTCGTCCCGTTAGCTTGCAGTGGGTATATGCATGGCATTATCCACCGCTGTGGGCGGACCTTGCTGGTGGGGAATGGCCTTCGGCGGAGAGTGTGGGCCCAGCGGAAGGAGAGGCTCCAATTACTCCAACGGAACAACTGGCATTGGTTCTACCAGTACAAAGTTGGGGACTCTTACCGAGGGGATGTCATCAATCTGCGCTGCCTCTTCTAGCTCCAGAGTGGTTCCCTATTGAGTTTGGGTTAACACATATAGGACGTAGGTGGCTATGGGAGTGCGAGCCAGAGATTCCGATTCCTACAGTGGGGCAGATGCGAGCTCGCTTAGCCGCAGCTGCGCCCCAAGGGGCGTAAAGCAGATATTGGGGATATAATAATAAGTATGGGAAACATTGCAAGTGCGGGGACACAGTATGAACCGGCACATGTACGTATATATGCGAACTTGCTGCGGCTAGGGTCACATGAGACGAGGGCGAAGATGATAGATACAATTCTCGCTGGACCAGAGTATATTGTAGCGGCAAAGAGGGCTGGAATATATAGTTGGTTACTGACCTATTCGCATGCTGTGCGTTCTGGTGGAGAAATACCGTTGCTTCCTGGCGAGAAGCGGGCCCAGCCGCAACAACACCGTATGCAACCGCAACCGATGCCACCGCCCCAACCCTCGGTCCTAGGTTCCATTACATCCTATGTGTCAGAGAAGCTGAATCCCTGGGCGCAGGTAGCGAAGAAGCCGCAAGAGAAGGCTCTCTCTTATTTCAATTCCTGTCTGGAGATTCTGGGTCTGCAAGAGGATGTAATTCTAACAGAGGCGGAGTTGAAGGCTGCATATAAGAAAGCGGCAATCAAGGTGCATCCAGACAAGGGCGGCTCAGAGGAGATGTTTCAAGCCGTCACGAAGGCCTACACATATTTGTCCGAGATATTGAAGCGTATCCAGGGTGCGATGGGACAAGGGCAGGCTCAGGCACAAGGACCGGCCCAAGCTCCGCAGCAAGTCGCGACCCAGCGCGCAATTGACGAAGAGAAGTGGCAACATATACAGCCAGTACATCTCAGCGCAAAGAAGCTAGACATCAACGCATTCAATAGTCTATATGAGAAAACGCGCATGCCCGATCCAGATGATGAGGGTTACGGGGATTGGCTGAAGACGGAGGACCAAGGCTCGGGAGCAACAGGTCGCCGCTTTGACGGCAAGTTTAATCGTGACGTATTCAATTCTGCATTTGAGGGTGCGGAACGAGAGAAGCCGACCCAGGCTCTCACCGTGCAACATCCTCGCTCAATGGCCCTGACAATGGCGCCATCAATGGGAACAGAGATAGGGCGCACATCAACAGATGACTATACTGCCCCGGCGAATGCTGACGTGCAATATACTGACCTCAAGCGTGCCTATACATCCGATTCTACATTTACGAATAAGGTTGCCGACGTGAAGGTGGAGGTACGGACAATGGACCGATATGCAGCAGAGAGGGAGAAGGCGCCAGTTCTCTCGGCCTACGAGCAGTCACAGATAGCACTGGAAGAGGAGAGAATGACCGCAGTGGAATCACAGAGGGAGCGGCGTTTGGCGGCACAGAGGGAACAGGAAGAGAAGTACTTTCAGCAGATGAAGCGGTTGGCAATTATGAACAAATAAGCATGGCGAGCGGAGCTACCCTGCCCCACCTATTTGTCACATATACAATGTAGATAATGCTACGTGTAAGTGGTCCCTTGATTGCCGGTTCAGTAATACTCCTATCTGCCATCATCGCAGGTTCCCTATATTCCAAAGGCGTCGCCGCTGCAAATCCCTTCAAAGATAAGGGTCTTCTCAGTCGCGGTCTCGGTCTCCCGCCTATCTGGCTATTCTACAATACGGGTGATGTGAATGCGCGGAGCTGGGCTGACTTCGGTGCACGCTCGTCGCGGGCGCTCAACTCCCCCTACCTGAACCTCGCCTATGATGCAATTACGCGCCATAATGCTGACAAATATCGTATAGAAGTGATAAACGGTGTCAGTGGGCTAGCGGAGCTCCTGGGTTGGGAGGCGCTTCCCGAGCCGATTCGTTCTGCCGGCGAGGGTGGGGCAGAGAGGAATCTGAATGGGTCTGAGATGAATTGGGTGCGTGCAGCCGTCCTCGCCCGCTTTGGTGGTCTCTGGCTGGAGCCTTCCTCAGCCTGTCTCCGCGGATTCGGCACACTTCCTGCAGATAAGATCGTCTTCTTCGGAACTGATCTGGATGAGGCCGTCGCTGGCCCTGCGGGCACTCGTGTTCCTGGATTCCGCGCGATCTGGTCGCCAACAGCAGCACATCCTATATTTGTAGCCTGGGCCGCCGATGCCTGGAAGCAGGTAAGTGGGCGCAAGGCCGGCCATCTCGGCTCGGCAGAGAAGTGGAGCTATCTGGCATTTGCAGCAGAGAAGCCAGATGTAGTAGTATCCATCGGGGCAGAGCTGGGTCGCAAGGGCGCAGCCCGTATCCAGCTAGATGATCTCCTAGAAACAGTATCTCCTGATGGAGAGCTCCCCTTCACTGTGCCAGAGGAGGCTATATATGTACCTGTACCATGGGCGGAGCTGGATCGCAGGCGGCATCTGGGGTGGTTCCTGCGGATGAGCGAGGAACAAATACAGGAGAGTGGGTTGGTACTTGCCGCACTGCTCGGTGCCCGTGGAGGACCAGCCGAACCCGTTGAGGCTTGAAACTTGCAGCCTTGCCGTGTGCTAAAATAAATAATATGTAATTGCGCGGACAATCATATATTATTTTATAGGGCTCACGGGCACCTCAAGGGGGGGGGCCTGGGTCGCCGCGCTCAAGAAAAATCAATCCGTAGACATGCAGGGAGCTCGGCCTCCAGATAGTGTTTGCGTATAATCTGATACAGCATTTCCTTCTTTCCATTAATGGCCTTCTCCTGGTTGGCGATACCATAGCCACATACCCGTAGGATTTGGCGGAGAACTGTCAAAATGCGATGGGGCGTCATTTCGCCGTATAAATATTTCTTGGATTTACAGGGGTAATAATAGGATTCAAGGAGAAGAATACATACATCAAATGCATCCACGTTCATATCGCGGGAAGTGAAAACACGGCTGTCATCGAGGCCAGTGAAGCCCATATGCTTAATACATTCCTCGATGATATCCCTGCTCGGGGGCTCATGAAAAAGATTGCCTTTGGACATTCCTATTATCGCACACTCTATATTTAGGCATGTAGAATCTTCTATCCCACCGAGCGCACTTATACCTGCAGCGCTTTGCAAGCCCTATGCGCATCAAACGCCTCCATCAGCGTCACACATATACTATGATATGATGTATTGCCCTGACAGTACGCCGCCCAGCCACGAATAAGCCATCTCGTGATAAGAGACCCCTGATCCATACTGGGAATACCGAAGAAGCTCATCGTCAACTGCGTACTCTCCAGTATATCCTCAAAGCTGAATCCGCGGAACCATATATGTGTCACTTGCTGCAGCGCATCTATCAAATCTTCGCGAAATAGCGCCTTCAAGAAGGGCAAATAATCATAATGTGGCGGCACAGAGCATAATTCCATACATAATTTATCTGTCAACTCCGCGGTACCATGCTTATATATACTGGCAATGAGAGCCGCATGATGTACGTACTCCGCTATATTTCCATATGCAGATGCCGCAAACCAGGCAATTACTTTATCTGATAGCTTCTCTGCAGGTACGCCGTGCTTCTTCAGAAGGAGCGGTCCATACTCCTGTAGGGGCAGGGGATCTATCAGGAGACATTTACATCGCGATTGAATTGGTGGGATGAGAGAACTGACATGATTACCGATGAATATGAAACATGTAACATGAGAGTATATCTCCATTGGCCGACGCAGAGACTGTTGCGATAGCTCGGGAAATGTATCCATATCATCTACAATGACCCAGCGATGCACGCCGGCCTGCTTCGGCGGTTGGCGGACAAAGTCCAGGAGAGACTCGCGAATCTTATGGATACCGCGGTCCTGATCGCCCTTCAGATAATAAATCCATTCATCGCGAGCCGCCGCTGGCATAATCCCATGACGCGAATAATACTCTGCAATGAACTTATTTACGAAAGTTGTTTTTCCACAACCAGGAGAACCAGCTATACATATATGTGTAGGGGATTGTAGAATGGGCTCGGCTCTTTCCCATAGACTGTCATATCCGAATAATGTGTCGGCCGATGACATTGATTGTGTATTTATGAGAATTGATGTTTAGGTATTTGGCCGCAGTGCGCCTGCGCAACTGCAACTAGGACCGGCCGCGGTGCGCCTGCGCAACTGCAACTAGGACCGGCCGCGGTTTGCTGCCATGCCGCAGCGCGCCAGCCATATGGTCCTAAACATATTCCGCACCTCACAACTAATACTCTCATCATGGACCTATACAAGTGCCTACAGGTAGAGAAGGGTGCCGGCCCCGACGAGATCCGCAAGGCGTACTTGAAGCTCTCCAAGAAGAATCATCCTGACCGCGGTGGAGACCCAGAGGAGTTCAAGAAGATTCAGAAGGCATATGATGTCTTATCTGACGCCCAGTCTCGCGATTTCTATGATATGACAGGTAGTATCCCTGGAGAGCAGGACTCTGGGCCTTCCGCGGGTCCAGGCGCAGGACCAGGCGGATTCCCTTTTGATATGGGGAATATCTTCAATATGTTTGCCAGTGGGATGCGAGGGCAGGCGCCAGGAGCACAGCAGCAACAGAAGATGCCAAAGGGACCGACAAAGGTGCAGGAAATCGGTCTCACATTGCAGCAATTCTATACGGGTCACAAGCTGGATATGAAGTTTGAGCGTCAGAAGTTCTGCACGGACTGTGCCGGCTCAGGTGCGAAGAGGAAAGATACATGTGATGGTTGCGGCGGGTCAGGTACACAGATGAATACAATGATGATGGGGGCGATGATGATGACAATGAATGGGCCTTGTAAGAAGTGCAGCGGCCGCGGGACAATTACACATGATAAGTGTGGTGGATGCGATGGAAAAGGCCTAGTGAATGATAACAGGCAAATCGCAATTATGATTGAGCCAGGTATGGCCGCGGGGGATGTACTTGTTTTTGAGAATGGGTGCTCGGATGACCCTATCTTTGAGAAGCCTGGTGATGTGCGGATCGTACTGCAGGAGGCGGAAGAGGGACGTGCTGGTTGGCGACGTGCTGGAGATAACCTGGAGTATGATATGGAGCTCTCTGTGGGCGAGGGACTTGTAGGGACGACGAAGCGGCTGGAGGGACACCCTCGCCTGCCTGATGGGATGTATATTACGGTACCTGCGGCAACTGTGGCGGGAGATGTACTTGTGCTGAAGGGTGAGGGAATGCCGGTACGTGGTGGTGGCGGGCGACGTGGAGATGCGCGTCTGACTGTGCGTGTGGTGCCGGCGGCAGGTGAGAGAGAGCGGATCATTACTGGCGGAGCAGCGCTACGGGAGCTGCTCGGAGTAATCAGCACCGTGGAAGGCAAAGATGCTATTGCTGCGGCGAGGGTCTAAAGGGACCATGTGAGCGGGGGCGGGGCGTGGGCCGGTAAAATATAGATGTATATGTAATATTATTTATAGTATATATACGTATATGTGGAGTATGTTTATAGAGCTAAACTAGTACATTTATTGGTATGACTTCCACTCGGGGTTGAGGCCGGCATCCTTATACATACCGCTCGGCAAGAGCATAGTGGGCGCAGAGAGGTCCTGCTCTCCTCCGCGCTGCTTCCGTGATGCGCGACGGGCGCGACGAGCACGGCTCTTACGAGTTGCCTTACGACCCTTACGGGTAGCAGCGCGACGCCGCCGACCGCCATCCTGCATGCCGCGGATCTCGGCGAACTTGTCATCCAATACAGCAGTACGGGCAGCAATGGCCATGCTGCGATCGAGTAGAGCCTGGCCAGAGACGGCCTCCGCAGCATCCATCATACCGCCACGGTGACGCATGGTGGTGCGGCGGCTGCGATAGGAAGCACGACGAGAGCGACTCTTGCGGCTGGCCGCACGACGACGGGATACGGCGCGACTACGGGACACAGCGCGACTACGACTTTTCCGGGATTGCATTTTACGGGCAGACATTGTTATTTCTAATTATAGAATATAAGAAATGGAGCCCGATTGGACTAAGAAAATCGCTAGCAGCAGCATGTGCACGTATTTCTACGTTATATTTGTCATCAATGCAATCGCCGCCGCATTCGCAGTCGTCAGCGTTCTCTTCATGTTCGGAAATACACCAACCGGCACATCCATGATATGGCAGATATTCACTGTCCTCCTAACACTCATCGCTATCGCAATCCCCTTCCTAAATGCCCTATTCATGTTCATGCTCTGCAACCGAGCACTCCTTGAGCCGAAAACTGCGTAAGGATTCCGCTGATCCACCCTCCCGGACATATACGACCCCCTCCTCATTCTTACATACACAAACACATCACATATAGAATATCAACGATATCATATATGTCATATCATATGTAGGGTCTTACATATCATCCTCATCCGCATGGAGCATATCCATTGACAGCTTCTTCAGCTGCATCTTCACAGATACGATATATAGGGTATGCTTGGTCTGGATAAGGAAATCATCACCGACCTTGCTGGCCTTCTTAATAATGGTAGTATACTCATCCAGGTCCTTCATCAAAAATCGCACCTTCGTCGCCGTATCTTCACCCATGAATGCCTTGCCAGTGAGGCTGTCGGCATAATAATCCAGCTGGATGGGAATATCATTATCAATTGCAATACGGGCGGCATGCATAAGTGCAGCAGGGCTAGGAATAGGTTGTGTTGCAGCAGCAGCCGGGGTCGCCATAGTCTGTTAGATTCAGTATATTCTGCGCGGCGTATTGTAACGCGCGGAGAGGCGGCGCTAGGAACAGTAGATTGGTGTTAAGCATGGCAATGCGCAGCAAAAATAGGGGGTTTGCGTATGTATCTGTGTATTATATATTATACTGAAGTAGCGAGAGGCACAACAGGGGTAGTAGACACGGCGCGGACAGTTGGAAGAGCTGGAACAGATCTTACAATTTCGTTGGCATGCTGGTCCAGGAATTTGTTAACGAACTGATATGCCTCATGAATCTGGTCCATATCCCTCGCCCCAGTAATGATGATATTTCCCGTCTGAAAGAAGCTCATCGTTACTCGCTTACATTCCCCCTCTCCATCACCAGTACCCTGGCCCTTACAGAAGGCGGTGCAGAGGCATTGGCCTGGGCGGCTCTTGTCCTTCGTCACCTTATTGTAGTAGTACTTCGTATTCACACCCTGATAGATAGTGCTCTCCAACATTGAGAGAAGACCATAGCGACGAGTGAGAAGCTCATGCAACTTGTCACGGTTCAGCATCGCGCCGACCTTGAAATCACTATTTATAAGCTGGACGGCGAACTTGGAGATAGCCGGCGGATCAATGAAAGTACCACCAGGAAGCGCGGAAATCTGCTCGATCGCCCATGCCAGTACATCCTGTGCGAACTCCTTAGAGACGATGCCAGTAATCTGCACACCACCATTCGCGAAAAGCTTCAGATTCACCTCTTTCCACTCTCCATTAGCGGGATTGATGCGGCGCACCACCAAGGTCGCCTGATTGAAGAAACACTTATCCGAGATTTTCCTCTTAGTAAGTGCGTCTCTATAACTCTCACCGAGAACCCTATCTTTGTGCTCTATCTTCAAGATACCCTCAGCAGGATACCATAGAGGAATGATAGCATGATGGATATTCGCGAAAAGCTCGGGAATATTAAGCTTCGTGCCAAAATTGGCGGTCACAACCATCGTGCTGACACGTAGGGCTGTACGGTCATGTATTGATGTTTCGGCCATCTTATTGTGCGGACTGCGTAGAACGGTTAACTGGTAACTGTCCCAGCCGCACCCCAGATTGCATCAAATTTTCCGAGGAGGATCGCCCGCAACTCGACTCTCTCCGCAGCCAGCACAGCGGCATCAATCATTTCTATATTTTGATGAAAGTATTTCCTCAGGCGGAGAATGAGATCCTCATCCAGTACCTTCATTGACGTACAGAAGAACAGTGTCGCCTGGACTAGCTCAAAGAATGTATATGTCGTCTCACCTGTGTGGAGGAATCGTAGGAGTTGAGAGATATCATTCCTCTCATATCGCGGGCCACGCAGATCGCCGCGGATGACAGCTGTCTGAAGAGTCGTTGAGGGCGGCGGATCAAAACGGACACGTAGACAGCGGCTGCGGAGAGAGAGCTGGATGCGGCTGAGCGAATTGCAAATGAAGATGATACATATATCTTGGGGATCCTTATCAAGAAAGGGCCTGAGGGCTAGCTGGGCGGACTCCGTTAGCGTCTCACACTCATCAAGTACAAGAAAGCGCGGCCTCTTATCTCCTGGATCACGCCAGTTCGTCTGCATGAAGGGAATAATCTTGGAGCGAATGGAGTCAAGAGAGCGCTCATCTGACGCATTCATAATGCGACATGTCTGCTGCTTCATATGAGAACGACCCCAGACTGAGTTGAGGAGCCATTCTACTGTTGTCGTCTTACCTGTACCTGGAGGACCGTATAATAGGAGGTGTTGGAGAGTGGAAGGCTGGGCCGCAAAGAGAGAAAATATAGTCTGGACTCTCTTACAGAGCGGAGTGAGATCGGCAGGTATATTCACACCCATTTTACCTATATGTGAGTGAGAGGCCCATAGGCCCTCGGTCCCTTGGGACAAAGTGGTCGTCATAGGCCCCTCGGTCCCTTGGGACAAGGTGGTCGTCATAGGCCCCACCAACCTAAATGTAGGGACGCGTTGCATATACAAAATGCCGCCGAAGAAAGCCGCTGCTGCTGCTGCGCCTGAGTCTACCGCGCCTGCGCCTACACCTGCCCCCAAGGCCCGTGGTACATCTAAAAAGAAATTCCCCGTAGTAGCAATTATCACACCAGATGGTATTGAAGGCTCCTTCACACCAGAACAACGACGACCCCTAATCGCCCATCTTCCAATCCGCAGCGCAGAAGTAGTATTTTACGATCAACCAATACAATATGACCCGAAACCACCATGTAATACAGTACCTTTTGACGGCGCATATGATGAACCGGCAACAACAATCGCTACACCACTTGAAGAAGTCAATCATTATGATGCACCTGTCCCCCTTGCAGAGGAGAAGAAGGAAGCAGTACAGGAGGTGAAGGAATCAATCCCTGTATATGCGAAGAAGGAACTACTCGTCCAATATAAGGGTATGCATAAGACACGGACCCTGCCTGAGAAGACGGATGTGGCTTGCCAATGGTGTTGTCATGGGTTTAATTGGCAGCCGTGCGTGATTCCGATGCGAGAGGAAGGCGGTGTCTGGGAAATATATGGAAGTTATTGCTCTCCTGAGTGTGCACTAGCTGGACTGCTAAATGAGCGCGAGGATACGCATTTGCGATGGGAGAAGATTGCCCTGCTGAATGTATTGTATAATACGGACAAGGGGTCTAGGATTTATCCTGCGCCGGCGAAGGAGGTGCTGACTGTCTTCGGCGGACATCTAACAATTGATGCATATAGGAAGACGGTGCGAGATAGGAAGGTACGTATTGATATTCATATGCCGCCGATGGTGAGCTTGTTGGCGACAATGGATACAAAGCCGATTGATTTCTATGAGACGACAGCACAGAAATCATTTGTGCCGCTGGGTGCCGAGCGAGTACAAATGGCAGAGGAGGGACTGCGGCTGAAACGGTCCAAGCCGTTGAAGGATAAGAACAGTACTCTGGATTCATGCATTAACCTACAAATCCGAAAGGTGGCAACTGTGGGAATGGAATAAGGGCCGCAGGCCAGACTAGGAACAGAAGCGGGCAGAGCGAAGCGGCAGAGCGCAAATACTATATGACAAAACTATAGCATAGTATTATCATATATTCATACTTGTGGATAAACTAGGGCCCAAAAATTGACTGCTAGGGTGGGCCCTGCACGAAAGGCATCCACTCAGAAAATGAGCCAGATTGTGTTGAACCTCACTATCCCTTCCACTATCTCTGTTACTGGTGCTGGCGCCGTCGCTGCCGACGCTGCTGCAGACGCTGCCGCTACTGCATCTCTACGTGCAGAAGTAAAGGAACTGGCTGGCGCAGTCGGTGCTGTCACAGCAGCTGCAAGTACTGCTCCTACTGCAGCGGATGTAGCGGCTATCCTAGCGACCCTATCTGCGATAAAGGAGAGTATTAATGGAATTGACTCCAAGCTAAATACCTATATTGCATCACTTGATGCAGCTGACGCGGCAGATGCTAGAGTAGAATCAGTATCTGTGCCTGTATGTATCGCAGATGAGGGAACCGTAGTAGAAGAGGAAGAAGCTCTCCCAGAGCAGAAGGAAGACGAGGGAACTGTAATGGAGGAAGAGGAAGAAGAGATTGCTATTCCAGAGCAGAAGCCAGATGAGGGAACCGTAGTAGAAGAGGAAGATGCTGCTCCTCCGCTAGAGCAGAAGGCAGATGAGGGAACTGTCGTAGAAGAAGTAGAAGAGGTTGAAGAAGTTGAGGAAGTAGAAGAGGAGGAAGAAGCCGAAGAGGAGGCAGAGGAAGAAGGAGTAGAGATGGAGGAACTAGAGTTCGCCGGCAAAACATATTACAAGGATGCTGATGGCTATATCTATACGATTGATGAAGACGAGCAGCCCTCTGAGGAGCCAGTAGGATACTGGAGCGAGAAGAAGCAGACCGTCCTATTCTACAAGAAATAAATGCTCCAACTCCTCATCACGACTACATGAATTAATCATATGCAACACCCTATTTTTACATTTATTATCGTCATGTAGATGTGCCGGCCAATAAAAGACAGGTAAGCGCCACTTCCTCGCTAAGATGCCAAAGATACTCTGATCCACTGTATGATGAAGTGCAACGAATGGCAACGGACTCATAGCAGGATTCTGGTACACTACCCAGGCAGCCCATTCAGCTACGAAGTCACGCATCCTCTGCGTCGCCCGCATTGCAAACATAGAGTTGAGAATATGGCGCGCGCCGAGTTCCTTGCGGGTATCACATCCAGGCCACACAGCGCGCCAGACGTCTTCGTGCGTGAGGCAGAAGTGGTCGCAATTCCGTACATTATCTGCTACAGCGCCGGCGACACATTCATAGCGATACGCATATTCGCAGAGACGATCAATGCTCTCTGTGAATCCTTCCACGAAGTATTTGGAACAATCTACATATAGGATAATATCATCTGGTCCTGCCTCAGCAAGGATATCGGCGCAGATAAACGGTTTCCATGCATTAAAATAGCCATCGCGGCGGTGGATATATAGATGACGGGGATAGTCCGCAATAGCAGCAAACCAGGGGCGCGCCTGAATTGCTGCGAGGCTGAGCGCGTGAACTCGTACAGGGTATTTACTATGAGCCTGTACTGATACCGCACTCAGAGCCTGTGTAGTGGCAAATGGTTCTCCTGTCGCATAAAGTATGAGGTGGATAGTGGCAATCATTTGGCTCTGGCAGAATTATATAGACCAACGAACATTAAAAATGTGTGTTTGCCGCGGCCCATAGAATTTAAAAACGCCTATTTCTGGTTCGCAAAGCGAACCAATATGCCCGTTTTTAATGTGCTAGGGTCTAAGATAAGCTGGTTCTCTTCAGGCTGCTACCGCACCGCGCCGCACTGGCGAAGCCTAAACGTCGGTAAACCAATATAGACTAAAATGAGTGTGCTTTCCAGTCTCTTATATCCTCTACTTGTCACATTCAATGTCATCACCTCAACTGTAATGGGCATCGCTCAGAGCATTGCTGCCACATTTGATGATGCAGTCTATTACATCTTCGGATACACGGATACATGGGCCTTCATGGATAACGAGCATCTACCAGTGCAGGTCAGGTATATTCGTCCTGATGAACTCAGTGAGGTGGATATGTTTTATCGCAGCAGTATGAATCTCTGGTTTACGGACTATATACATATTGTGAATACGTACATTCCCTGGATCACTGCGACACTTGAAATTGCTGGCAAGGTATATGACTTATCGGAGTTTATGATGCATCAGAAGGTGAAGGTAGATATTCGGCGACCGGTATATCCGAGTGCGGATCAGCTAGTGGCTGCGTGGTCTCTCCGCGTGGGGCGCTGGTTCTCATTTGCAGATAGGTGCAATGCTGTATTGCGGGTGATGAATGGGGACTGTGAGGAGTTTGAACTAGGGCTTGTACTGAATAGTGATGAGGAGGTGGATACGTATGGATTATCTCTGGGTGTGAAAAAGTACTCGCAGTGCCTTGACTTTGCAGCTGCGGCCGAGGAGGGTGGCGAGTCAGGTGTGGATGCAGATGATGATACGGAAGAAGAGGAAGAAGATGATGCTGGCACTGTATCTGATGCGGAGTCAGTAGATGCCGAGGAAGCCGCCGCTGATGCCGCCGCTGATGACGCCGATGCTGCCGATGCCGACGCTGACACGGATGCTCTATCTGATACATCTGCTACGGGTGCTGTAGGGAGTGCAACGGATGCCGAGTTATCAGATGCGGTGACAGAGACATCCACTGAGCGCGCTGAGGAGTCAGCTGTGATTACGGATAGCGGCGTTATTATTGCGACTGTACCTGTAGTTGAGCTTACCGCATCAGATCTAGAGAAGATGGATTGAATTATAGTGGATTTATATGAGGACCTGTCTAAAATTGAGTAATTGCGGACCTCCCTCTTAAACAAATACCGCATTGTCATTATAGTGAGCCATACCCCACCATAATGGCAATGAATATCCCGACTGGTCCTTGGAGCCTTTGGTACCATTCTCCGAAGGAGAACAAATGGACCCCTAGCACCTATAAGCAGGTTGCTGTCGTGAAGGACTGGGTAGAATTCTGGTCGCTGATTAATGCAATCGGCGATGATACTGTCCTCAATGGCTTCTTCTTCTTCATGAAGGGAACTACTCCGCCTCTATGGGAGAATAAGGCGAATATCCGCGGTGGCTCCTATAGTATGCGGGTAAGTCGCCAGGATGCATTTGATATTTATATGATTTATGTGATTGGGGCAATGATTGGAAAGGCGACGAAGTCGGATGAGAATCATATTAATGGCATCACTATCAGCCCGAAGAAGGGATTCAATATCATTAATATCTGGAACGAGGATTTCAATAAGGGGTCAGTTGGTGATCTGAATGAGTATGTGCGGCGCCTGCCTGGTGAGGAGGTGAGGTATACGCGGCATATTGATAAGAAGTTTAATTAATTTACGGGACCTTAACAGTAAAAATAAACATGTGACTATTTTCAATATCATATGTGTATTTTTGTTACAGCGAACTTAGAGGTCCGCGCAGAGACGCCGTGTAAATGTGACAATATTTTCGGGCACATCCTGTACGTCTCCATAGGTATGATACGGTACAGTCGGCGTGGAGATATCCTGCGCCAGCCATGAGCGATGAAAGCGGTCCAGGTCAGACATATAGGCCTCAGAGATGGTCTCTTCTCCATCGCGGCCGCGCTGCTTGATGCGCTGCATACATATATCCACAGGCGTATCAATATATACAATGCCATTGACAGAGCAGGAGTCCTTCATCATATTGTACCAGCGGAGATAGAGGGTCCATTCAATCGTATTAAGGTGACCCTGCTCTCGCAACATGGAGGCAAATACATGGTAGTCTGTCTCAATGCTGCGCTCGGTGACAAATACATTGTTTGCAGCAGTTGCACCAGTGGGGTCAGCAGCACAGGCCTCACGCCAGGTAGCAATCGCACCAGAGATGAGCTGCATACGCATGAGGATGGCGCAGTTCTGGAATGTATAGGCCCAGCGAGGAATGTCACGGTAGAATAGCTCAATTAGGTTATCGCCTTCATCCGTCTTCAGAGACGTCCAGACATCAATCGGCTCGTCAATGAAATGCCATGTAGGACAGAGCTCCTTCAGTCGCCGAATCACAGTCGTCTTGCCGGCACCAATATTTCCCTCCAAAGAGATGAGGATAGGCTGCGGGGACCGAGGAGCTGCTGCTGCGGACATTTTAATATGCTGGTACCTATATTTTTGGTAGCCGGCCTGGAACTCAAATTTAGGGCGTAGTCCGCGGTCGGAACACAGGGCCCTTGTTGCAGGAAATATACAAATATATAACTCATATATCGCATTTCAATATGATATATATGAGTTTGTAGCCTTGCGGCAATTACTTGCTCCTAACCGGCGCGCACACCAGCTTGATCTCCCCCAGATTCGCAACCGTATAACGCAGAATAATCGGTGCATCATTCTTCAGGTAAATCTCAATAGACGGGCACAAATTAGTACATTTCGTAAAGAGAAATAGGTGCTTCAGCTGGAAGATGCCCTGCACGATATCTGAGTTCCCACCCTGATACTTCTGCACGCGAATAGATGACGTAGATTCCCGCACAATAATCTCCTGCTCCGCGAAATCCCCCAGGCAGCGGAATATCATGTCTCCCCCACTGGACGTAATCTCCACCTTCTCGCCGAGACTATTCATATCCCTACAAATACGTTGGAAGTCACCAGACGGCATATGAATAATAGAGGAGAATACCAGGCTGGGGATCTCAAAATCCTCAATGTCCGTGTCAAATAGCTTCAGGAAGTAGTTCTTCGTCGTCTGCTTCTCCACATTATGCATCATAATACCGAGCTTATTCGGGTTCTTCGCCGGCAAATACAGTGTCAATGTATCATTATTCTCCAGCGTCTTAATCAACTTGAAGAGATACATCATATTCATGCCGAGAACATGCTTCGCAGGACAATAATAGTTCTCAAAACGATCGGCATGTAGGCGCATATATACAAGATCAGTATGTGTCTCATCTACCGCGACAATCTTGATGCCCGTGGAATCAAACTCCAGATTCGCCTCTGTGAGAATCTCCTTCAGCGCCTCTACGAGCGTCCTGAACGCACCTGACTGTACCGTCTTAATTTCAAATAGGTTTCCATTTGCATTCGGCTTTGCGCCAGCAGTATCGCTACTCATTATCAATCTGAAAGTGTCGGAGCTTTAGATATACATTGGTGGCCGCACAGGGGTAGGTATCGCCCTTTATGCTGTTTTCCTTGTGCGATGGCGGCTGCGACGGCGGCTGCGACGGGCCTGCTTTAGTTGATGGTAGCCAAGGGCCGCTGCAGCCGGCGTGAAGAGAGCAGCTGCACCCACGAAATTACTCATAAGAGCGGCAACTGCAGCAAAGCCTCCTCTCTGCTTTCGGGCACGAACGCGACGCCTAGTCTTCCTCATTTAGTTGTAGGGTCTATATTCTTCCTTCGCCCCCCTGGCAGCGCTTCTCAGCTCGCACACTATAGGCTGCGGGAAATACAATAGTGTACTACAGGCTCACAGCATGTTCGCGGGATGCTGCATACCCCACCCTGAGTAAAATTGACATAACAGCCACGTAAAGACCCGCGAAAAGGTACGTAGCACGACGAGTAAGGAAGGCATCCGCAATAATGGCATCTGCATCTGATTATAAGAAATACACCGACCGCGAGCATGTTCTCGAGCGCCCCAATATGTATGTCGGCGAGACATCTATCATGGAGGAACCGCGCTGGGTCCTTGACCGTGAGACAGGCCATATGGTCTGGCGCACCATCTCCATCAACCCAGGTATGTATAAGATATTTGACGAAGTCATCGTAAATGCCCGCGACGCACTCGTACGCGCAGGAGAGCAAGGCAAGACACCCATCAAACGTATTGATGTCAGTGTTGAGGCGAGCTCGGCGGCAGGCATGGTAATTCGCGTTAGCAATGACGGCGAGGGCATCCCCATTGAACTCCACCAGGAGGAGAAAGTCTGGGTACCAGAGCTCATCTTCGGCCATCTCCGTACAAGTAGCAACTACAAGAAGGATGAGGAGCGTACATGGGGTGGCATGAATGGTGTCGGCGTCAAGCTCGCCAATATCTTCAGCACCGAGTTCAGTCTGGAAATCCGCCATACGGCCACCAAGAAGTCCTATACCCAAGTCTGGCGTGACAATATGGCTGTCTGCGAGAAGCCCGTCATTCGTCCATGCCCCTCTGCAGCAAAGGGTGGCCTCGTAGCCCTGGAGTTCCGCCCTGACCTGGACCGCTTCCCTGGTATTCGCGACCATCTCGCTGATACTGTAGCAGTACTATATACCCGTGTAGTTGAACTCGCAGCCCTTGTAGGCCAGGGCGTTAAGGTCTCCTGGAATGGAGAAACCATCACCACTAATACATTTGAGAAATACGTCAAGCTCTTCCTCAAGGATGGCGCAGCTGGGAACTCTATTGCCTATGAAGTTGCTGGTCCGCGGTGGGAAGTTGCGGCGGTCCTGACAGGACAACTATATGAAGATACTGGCTACGCACCAGATGAGAAAAATATCTCATTCGTCAATGGCATCGCCACACGGAAGGGAGGTAAACATGTAGAGGCTGTGAGTCGCGCGGTGCTCGGCGATCTCTGTGAGCTGGCTGAGAAGCGAAAGAAGAAGCTGGTGGTGAAGCCAGGACAGCTGAAGGACATGGTCGTCTTCTTTGTCAATGCCACCATCGTCAATCCTACATTTGATTCGCAGACAAAGGACTGTCTCACCACGCCGGCCAACAAGTTCGGCTCCGCCGCAAAGTGGGATGGTAAACTGGTCGCCGGTCTAGTCAAACTCGGTGCATTTGACGAAATCCAGGCTATTCTGGATGCGAAGGCAGTGAAGGACGCGAAGAAGACGGATGGCAAGAAGCGCCAGACAATTCGCGGTCTCCCCAAGCTCACCGATGCGCAGTGGGCCGGTTCTGCGAAGAGCGCGGAATGTACTCTCATTCTCACAGAGGGAGACTCAGCTGCCACCTCTGCTATTGCCGGCCTCTCAGTTGTCGGTCGCGAGAAATGGGGCGTATTCCCCCTCAAGGGCAAACTTCTAAATGTACGGGAAATCGGATTAGATAAACTCAATTCAAACGAGGAAATTACGGCCATCAAACGTATTCTCGGCCTGGAGAAGGGGAAGACATATGAGGACACGAAGGGGTTGCGGTATGGACGCATTATGATTATGGCCGATCAGGATCATGATGGATCGCATATTAAGGGCCTCGTCATGAATCTGCTCCACAGTGAATGGCCATCATTGATGGCTGCAGGCTTCATCTGCTCCCTGTTAACGCCTATCCTCAAGGCATCGCGCGGCTCCACGGTCCACAGCTTCTACAGCATCGCCGCATTTGAAGAGTGGAAGCGGGCACTCCCTACAGGTACAACGCGTGGCTGGAATATCAAGTACTACAAAGGATTGGGTACATCTACTCCTGCAGAGGCGCGGGAATGGTTTGAGCGCTTGAATGAAATCCAGTATGTATGGGATGATGCGACAGATGACTCCCTCGCCCTCGCCTTCAGCAAGAAGCGCGCCGATGATCGCAAGGAGTGGCTCGGACTCTATGAAGCAGGTAGGCAAGTAGATACTAGTACAGGTAAGGTGCCCTATACATCATTCATCCATAATGAGCTAATCCACTTCAGTAATGCAGATAATATCCGCTCTCTGCCATCAATCATGGATGGCCTGAAGCCGTCGCAGAGGAAGATTCTGTATTCGTGCTTGAAGCGGAGCTTACGATCAGAGATTCGTGTAGCCCAGCTCGCAGGATATGTATCAGAACACGCGGCATATCATCATGGTGAGGCATCTCTGAATGCAACTATTGTGGGTATGGCGCAGAACTTCGTCGGCTCCAATAATATTAATCTCCTACAGCCTGTAGGGCAATTTGGATCGCGACTCCAGGGCGGCAAGGACTCGGCATCTCCCAGGTATATTCATACATTACTGGAGGGCATCGTGGATACTATCTTTAAGAAAGAGGATGCGGACATCTTGCAGTATATAGATGATGATGGTGATGTGGTTGAACCTACATATTACTTGCCGGTTGTGCCTCTGATTGCGATCAATGGCTGCTTGGGAATCGGTACGGGCTTCTCGACTGATATCTCGCCGTACAATCCAGAGCATGTGGTGGCGTTGCTGAAGGCGAGGTTAACAGGCGGAGTTGATACGCTCGCGAATCGGCACCTGGATCCGTGGTGGTTCGGATTCCGCGGGAAGACGACGCGTGTGAATGATACTACTTGGGGGACGCATGGTATCTATGAGTTTGACGATAAGCAGCATGCCGTGACGGTGACGGAGTTGCCTGTGGGGACATGGTCGCAGGATTACAAAGAGTTCTTGGATCGTCTGTGTGCGGCGGCGGGCCCTGCTTCGGCGGGACTCCAGAGCTTTGATGACTTGTATACGGATCGCGATGTGAAGTTCGTGCTGTACTTTACGGCGGATGCATATTCGGACTACCGTGCGAGTCCTGCGAAGTTTGAGAAGACGTTTAAGTTGATGGCGACGACGAGGACGACAAATATGTGCTGCTTCAATGCGGCGGGGGAGATTCGGCGCTATTCAACCGTGGGAGATATACTGGAGGAGTTCTATGAGCGGAGGTTGGAGGCGTATGAGGAGCGGCGTCAGGCGTTGTTGAAGAAGTTGGCGGTGGAGATTCGGGAGTTACAGGCGAAGAGGAAGTTCATTCGGGCAGTGCTGGATAAGACATTAGTGCTGGCGAATCGTACAGACGAGGACATTGTAGAGCAGTTGCGAGCTCTGGAGTTGCCGGCGCTCTCTGAGCCATGCGTAGAGGCAGATATCAAGTCGTATGAGTACTTGTTGCGGATGCGGATTGATCGGATGAAGGCGTCGGCTGTGATTGACTTGGAGGAGCAGGTGAGGGGCAAGGAGGAGGAGTCAGGTGTGCTGGCTGCGACAGATGCAGCTGCGCTGTGGTTGGTGGACTTGGCTGAGTTTGAGGGAGCGCTGGGCGTATATATGAAGCGGCGGTTACAGGAGATGGAGAGCGGTCCAGCCGCTGGGGGTGCGAAGAAGAGTGGCGGTGCTGCTGCTGCAAGGAAAAATAGGGGTGCCAAGTAGATATGAATTCGCCGGTTGCGATTGCTTTTCCTGCCGCTGCACCACAGACGCCCCCTCGCCGCCGCAGAGAGCGTAATGCGAATGAAGAGGCCACACTGTTGATGGCCCCGCGTCGCAGGCGTATGATGATGAATAATATATTTTTACGTGAGCCCCGACTGAACTTCGCGGAGGAGAGGCCGGCCGCTAATTTTAATAATGCTGATCGCGGTGATTTTAATGTGATTAATGTACCTGCTAACTCTGATAATGCTATTATGAATACTATCCAGAACGGGAATACTCTATATCGTGTGGCGAATGCGGCGAACACGGCGGAACCAGGGCATTATATGCGTATTCGGGCTGCGAATGGGAGTGCTACGAATGGTCGCCGGCATCTCCTGGCGACGCGGAAGAATCCTCTTACGCGGGGGCGGATTAACTTGAATGATAGGACGCGGATGAAAAAAGCGCGCGTGCCTCGTGCTGCGGCGGTTGGTGGTCGTCGCAGCCGCAGCCGCAGCCGCAAGGATCGTAAGACGCGCCGTCGGTCTGCACGTAAGTAGATGTACGTATAACATCAATATATACTAGATATATGAACGAGAGCACATATACAATAGTATATCTCCAATTCTATGCAGATACACCGGCGGCAGCGCAGGCAGTTGTCACCGCAATAGGCGCGCTCTTCCGTCCGTTCAGGCCAGTTGCAATCCACCTTGGGATATATAGGCACGCAGAGGGTGAGGTGCAGTACTATACACACTATATTCGTGTATGGGGTGCGAGGGCAGGAGAGGCTGACATGGCAGAAGTTGTACGAGTGGCAAGGGCCGTGACAGGTATTAGTAATATGGATGTTGCGAGCTATGATGCAGCGGACCGTGTAATTTTTCAGAATGTGGAGGCGCTTCCGACGAGGGAGTTGCCGGCGGGTGCGGCAGATGCGGTGACGATGGAGGATATCAGAGAGGGGGATCTAATGGTGGATTTCCAAGGAGAGGCTGGATATGGTCGGTATTATAAGAGGGGCACGTATGATTCTCTTCCACGACCAAGGCTGAATCCTGTGACAAGGCAGGCAATTGAGTTGAGGGATGTAGGGCATTATAAGGCGTCTCTTGTGCCTACCACTGCGCCCCAAGAAAAAGTAGGTGGTAAGAGTATGCGAGAGCGAACAAGACGTAAGGTACGTGGCGGTGCTAGCCGCGGCGTGAGGCAACGGCGTCCGACGAGGATATATGTACAATTCCGTTTTGTGGCGGGCGGTGAGATGGGGAATCTGACAAGTGCGCTAGCAGATGTTCTACCGAGGGGCTGTACGATTACAAATATAGGTCCTAATATGAGGTTGGCAGGTAGGGAGGACCAGTACGATAGACAGTATACCCATATTCTACAGATAGAGTGTGGCTCTGATGCTGGGTTAGGGCCTTCCATTGCTGCGATAGAGGGTGTCCTATATGACACGGATGATATCGCGGCTGCGAAGATAACTGGTTTCTCTCGTGGGTCGGCGAGGGCTGAGATGACACGTACACATAGAATTCGGATGGATGAGGATCGTAATGAGCGCAGCAACAACAACAATAATAATGATGATAACAATGATAACAATAATAACAACAATAACAACAATAATAACAATGCAGGTGAAGAGAATGATTGGGAGCCTGACCTAGACTATGCTAACTTTATGAGGCAGGCGGAGAATATAGAGAGGGTGACGGCATCTGCGGAGCCGCGGTCTCTTCCTGAGAATGCGACCAATACAATTACAATGGAGAATATCCATGCTGGTAATAATATGGTGAATTTCCATAATGAGGCTAAGTATGGGCGGTATTATAAGAAGGCTACGTACGAGTCTATGCCGGCGCCGAAGATGAATCCCACGACGAGACGACGGATTATGCCTAAGAATGTGGTCGCGTATAAGGCTGCTGGGGGTCGCCGGCGCGGGAACTTAAAGACGCGGAAGACGACGCTGCGTCGTGGAAGGAAATAGACCAGGAGTTATATGCGCCTATGTGTGGGAATATAATTAATATAATATATACACTATATTATATTAATGAGTAAGGACATACCATACCTTCCGCGATTTATTCCGAATACTACATTTACATATATGGGATGTGAGGGGGGGAGCGTAGAGCCCAAATCATTTGTCTAATACAACATATACTATATATGTCTTATTAGGTACGACAGCCTGCGCGCGCATCTAAAAGAACCGATTGAATGTACCAGACTTCGTCCCAGCGCTAGACATACTCACAGGATGCGCCATCGGCACAGGCATCGCCGTAATATCATTCAAATACATCATATAGGAGGTTATCTCACTCATAATCCGCGGCACACACCATTCCAGCACAATAGAGTTCAGCTCCGCTACCTGTGACTCCACAGACTCACTGAGACTATTCCGAGCATACTGCAAGTACATTGCCCGCATGATGATTTTCAGCTCATCAATAGACTGGTCGTCTATCTCCCACCGCCTCTCACCAGAACGCTCATACACCGCCCGCCGAATCATATGCTGCACGCGGCTCATGTTCGCCACAGAGAAGTAGGCATGACTAAGGGCATTCTGCTCCCAGTTGCCGCGCGTGAGGTCAGCCTCTGCACCAGTATCCGGGGTCACCTTGTGCTGAAATATAAATGCTGGTACTTGTGGGCCAGATGCTGTGTTCGTATTAAGATTCACACGACCAGGCGTCTTCTCCCCCGCCGGCGCAAATAGGAATGACGAGTGCAGGTCCATTATCTACCTACATCCAACAACACTTTATTGCCGATTTCCATCCCTTCGCCGCCTTCACTACCTGTACTGCTCCCACCGCCGCACCAGCCGCTGCACCGAGCACGAGGTTAATATCACCAGTATTCACTGCATTAATCATTGCAGTGATAGAGGGAGCAAGAATCTCATGTAGGTGGTCCTTGATTTCAGCTGCAGGTGCAGCATTCTCGGGCGCCATGGTCGCCCAGACGGCGAGACTCTCTTCCATGATGCCGACGAGGAGGCCGAACTTGGCGGAGCCAGTCGTGCCAACTGCCGCAAGCTCCTGAATCTTCGGGACAAGCCTGAAAGCCGTAGAGAGAATGGACGTGATTGACTCCCACTTAATATCGGCGAGGATTTGTGCTGCTGTGGCAGCGAGAGCGGCAGAGACGGGAGAAGCACTCATATCTGTCGTTATTGCAACTATCTCGGTAGAAGCGGCGGTAAGTTCCATTTTACATATACTACGTCGGGCCGAGTTTAGACTGGGCTGGGTCTGGGGCCTACCGGTAATAATATATACACAAATCACAGAATGGATATTAAGTTGGTAATATATGTAATGGCAGCCATAGTAATTGGCGGCTGGACTACGATGACAGCCTTCCGTGCAGATAAGGCAGTGACTGCCCTCGTGGTTCTCGCCGGCTCTATACTTGTTTTCACCTTCTTCGGCCTCAGGTGGTTCGGTGACAGCGCAAAACCCGGCACTACAGGTACATGGCCCCCAGTGATAAATACATGCCCTGACTTCCTCACATTCTACGAGAGGACCGTTGCCGGCTCCAAGGTCCCTACATGTATTGATACCATCGGTGTGAGTAAGAAGAATACTCTGCAGCGCTGGCCTGCAGAGGTGGGCGCAGAGGCCCCTGCTGGAGATAATTACTATTTCTCCCTCTCTATGCCGGCGGGTGTTACGAAGAAGGATTCCATCCGTGCGGAACTCTGCAAGCGCGTAATTGATGCAGGCCTCACCTGGGAGGGCATTACCGATGGCCAGACCTGCTTTGGCGTCAGCGATGAAGCGCTTGCGGCTGCGACTGCCGGTGCAGCAGCGTGCCAGACGGCCGCCTAAACTACGCGGGCCAATATAAGTGCAATGAATTTTGAGTTAGAGAATACCATATGTCTTCATCCTGAGACGGAGACTCGTCTTAGAACATGGCTGGAACGGCGCCCCACGCCGGCCTTTCTATGTGTAGGTCCACCAGGTATTGGAAAAACAACCCTTGTATATCGCGTCTGCCAGCTCGCTGGCTATCTCACAAAGGAGCTCAATGCCTCTCATACACGTACTGGATCCGCCTTCCGCGACATCATTGTGCCACTCCTAGAGAATAAAGGCGTATCTATGTGGGTCTCTAAGAAGTACACACAAGGACATGTAGTAATTCTGGATGAGATGGACGGTCTGAGTCAGGGTGAGCGTGGGGGCCTCCAGGAGTTGCTGAAATTCCTGCGGGACAACAAGAAGGGTGGATGTCCCGTACCACTCATCCTTATTTGTAATGAAGTCCAGGGGAGGAAGATGCAGCAGATTTTGCGACTATGCGAAGTATGTGATATACAGAAGCCTGGGAAGGGGGTCTTGGAGGAGTGGCTGGGGCGACCAATACAGGATGCAGAGGCGACGGCTGATCTGCGGCAACTCCTGCGGGGTGATGATATGCGGGGGCTGGCGAGAGAGACAACGCGGGGAAGTATCTTGGGCGCTGGCGCTAGCGCAGTGGCAACTACTACCACAGCCGCAGCCGTAGCCGGCGAAGATGACCTTGACGATACACCAGAGACATATACTGCTGCATGGTATTCCCTATATGACCGCTGGGGGCTAGAGGCAGAGCTTGATCTGGAGACGAAGGATGCGAATCTGGCCGGCCTCTTATTTCACCAGAACTTGCCTAGGCGGCTACAGGGATGTGGCGGATGGAAAGACTATCGCGTGATACATAATATGTTCGCGGACTCTGACCTCTCAGATTATTGGGCGTTCTTCCATCAATGCTGGGTACTGCTACAGATCTCAAATAATATGAAGCTGAAGTATCCGAATCAGTACTTACAGACTGTGCCATTTGAAGGCGAACCGCCGGCAGTAATGGACCTAGAATATACATGGGTACTCACCAAGCAATCTGCGCTATTCAATACATGGAAGGAGATGCTGCGGCTGGTGGAGATGTCAGGTACAAGTGTGAGACTGCTGTCAGATTACGTAATTACTGTACCGCCGAATCGGTATAGCGCAGCAATCAAGCTAGACTAATGATGCGGCACCCCCTTTCCGATATAATATGACATATACAATATACATCATATTATAGATTCTCTACCAAGGCGTGTCTAAGGTTCTATGGGCCGCGAGCCGACGACTAGCCTGCGTTCAAGCAGCCTCACCATCATATATAAGCCGCACGACGTTGAGTGGTTCCCTCCGTCCCATCCTATATGCCCGCCCAATAATCTGCTCCTCCTCTGTATAGGACATTCCCGCATGATATAGAACAACATGAGATGCTGCCTCCAAGTTCATTCCAGCGCAAAAATGCTGCGAGTTCAGCAGTAGAACACGGATCGTCCCAGCCTTGAACTGCTCTTGTAGATTATAAATATGGTCCTTATTTCCATTAATAATGGCGACCCTTATATTATGCCTCTCTATCTCTCCCTGTATACTATGAAACGGATTATCATAACGGCTGAAGACGATAACGCGACTCGTAGGATTATCCAGTAGGAGTTGTAGGAGTTGCCTTGCTTTCGGCAGGAGTTCGGGCTTAGCAGGAGGAGCAGTGACCTGGGTGCCAGAGGCTTGGGTACCAATATAGGTGAGTTCAGCTGGCCGAATTGTCTCGCGACAGAAGGGACAAGTAGGGCGATATGTGATGCTCGTCAGAATGCACTTCGCACAAAATACATTATGGCAGCAGGGTACAACCATCTCGCGCCCAGAGATATCATCGTAGCAAATATAGCACATCTTATTCTCGCGGATACGTGCCCCCAAGCCGGCGATTTGCCCCTCTACTGTGGCTATTTTCTCCTTAAGAGAGCGTACCGCCTCTTCTTTTGCCTGTGGCGTCGCGTATTCCAGGCCAGCCTTAAACTGCAGAGTCTGCTCCAGGCGCACCAATTCCTTTCTCTGCATATCAGTCACAGCCTTCAGCAAGTTCGCCTCTGTTGTAGTATTCACACCGAGCTGGCGGAACACAGTCTCCATATCATCTGCATGTAGAGCCATCTGGATATCTTGGCCGAGCATAGTTGATACCATACGAGCATGCCTCGGCGCGGAGCAGCGGATAGTATTATAATATATCGGCGGCGACTCCATACTCTGTGCGCGAAATGCGTTTGCTGTCCGAATAATAGTGTGTGTCCTGCACGGATGATTACTAATATAGGCCTTGAAGAAGCGGGCCGACGCCCATGAGCCAGTAATATGCGTATTCTTCTGCAGGCACTCGGCTACAATTCCTCTAAAATCATCATGTAGAGTACGATTATACATGCGATTATAGCTGTCAATGATATGATTAAAAATATAAACGCTGGGCCTGAGAACGGGCAGCCATGTAGCAGTGATGAACCAGGTGAAACTAGCCATAATTGGTGGGCGTGTTGTGGGGAGATGAATTGTATCTACTTCGTCAATAAAACAGCGTTCCCAGCGAATGCCGGCGCCCTCAGATGCCTCCTGTAAATCTGCATATAGAGTGTTGGAGACGAGAGTGAGATCTGATTCGCTGATGGCCTTCTTCACAGCTACGGGGTCCGCAAGATTCCGTCGTGTCTTGCAGAAGAAGACATTGAGGTTACTCTGCGCGGTACAATAATCCATCCATTGTCGGTACAGTGTATGTGGGACAATTAGGAGATTTGCCCCGCGATACGCGGAATGCATTGGGACATTAATAAGAGAAAACGTCATCGCCGTGGAGGCTGCATGATAATGCGGAGGATTCGCGATAGATGGGGGGCCGGCAGCTTTGATATGCGCGAGAAAGGCGAGGATACATAGGGATTTGCCGGCGCCAACCACATCGCCGAGGAGGGCAAACCGAGAGAAGAAGGTCTCTTCAGGTGTGACGGCGTAGCCCTCACGCAGGGACCGCTCCAGCTCTACCATGCGGGCTACGATAGCTGCCTGATGCGGCCGCAGGGGAACTTTAATGCCTGGCGGCGTAGGAACTTGAGGCGACTCTTCTGTGAGGGATGTATTATATACTTCATTAATTTGCCGCAAGAGACTTGTATAGGGTGGCTGTGGAGGCAGGTGCTGACGGCCCCAGGAGATCTCATCTTCATCTGTATCGCTGTCAGCGCGGTCAAAGTTCATATTAATTAGGAGTAGAGAGACTATGTTTAGACCCATGTGACAGATGTAGCCAGGGATACACCCTGAAACATATACATATAAATATAGTATTATTATATCATATGTATGTGTAATGGAATGACTCATATAGCGTATATTACGTAGTAGAGGCAGGTACGACAGCGGCAGCGGCGGCAGCAGCTTCGAGCTCCCTCTTCATGCGCTCCTGTTCTAGAGCGGGAATCGGCGTCGGATTCGCCAACTGTTCTGGCGTATAGAGGGCCGTTAGGCTAGCGTAGAATTCCCGCTGCTTCAGGTCGCGGATAAAATCCTTCATCTTCAGAGTCGTCTTCTTAAACATAGGGTTGTCAACAGTACGCAGAGTTCGCTTATCTACTGTATTCATAGAATGTGACACGACGAGCATTACCTTGAAGGGATCCAGCTGTACCATAGGATGGATATAATTCTCCAGATAGGACTTCTCCTCTCCACATGATACTGTCTCGTCATACTTATGTGTCTTTGCATATGACTTCTTGTAGGCCATCGTACCATTTGTACAGTGGTTCGGATTATAGGGTCCAATACAGTAGACCTCGCGATTATCGGCGAAATACATGTAGATTTTGGAGGCGCCGGCGAGTTCTACCTTGGGACGGCCAAGCAACATATGGACTGCGTGGGAGACGCGCTCAGGTGGATAGTAGTCATCGTCATCCATTGCGACCATGATGTCGCCTTTCGCGGCCTCATTAAGCATATTGCGCTTTTTGCCGATGAGAAGCTTTTCCTCGGATCGCATGTACTTGATGTAGGGGTGCTTAACCTTCGCGGCAGTGACGATGTCCTCAATTGAGTCGGTGCCGTCGTCGAGGATAATCCACTCCAGGCGATCCTTTGGGTATGTCTGCATATGGACGCATCGCAAGAGGGCGGGAAAAAATAGGCGGCGATTATACGTAGGAGTGAGGATGGAGACGAAGGGCTTAGACATGGTGAGGGGGCTGCGCGGGTTTAGTATATGATGCGGCGAGGGGATTTAGACTGGCGCACGGGGGCCCTAACATTCAAGTGTAACCGCTGGTGGTACAGGGGCGACAGGTAGGCCATGGACGAAAGAGAGGACATACTCACCTGCGACACCAGAGCCGTAATTGTGGACTACGAAAGGGCGGCCCTCAAGTATCTTGTGCTCTACGATAAGTGCGACAACCTCAGCGAGTGTGAGACATACAGGTATTGCTGCTGGGCCGGCTGCAGCGGGCACTCGGATGCCGCGGATTCGTCGCTGGGGAATGGAAATGCAGAGGGAGTTGGTCTCTGAAGTTGCGATAATGTCTTGGAGTTGGGAGATGATGTCTGTCTTCTCTTCGTCGGTACATGCAGCGTATTTCTTTGTTGCCATCCACTGGAACATTTTGGGGTTAGCGTCTGAGGAAGAAAGGTAGTAGGGGCTTAGGCCAAAGGACGCACAGGCGCTTCACACCATTTCACGCCTCTGCGCCAGCCATATATCACGTGCCCCGCGAAAGTAGTCGTCTTCAACATAAGAGAAGAAATTGGCTGCAATACGGGCGAGAGTTCCCTGCGGCGCTGTGGCAATAGGATATAGGGGCAACAGGGAATAGTACTTAGGGGCGGTACCACGCAGCCAGCGGACAAAGTAGAAGGGCAACGTAATGAAGAAGAAAGCTGTGCCATAGATGAAATTCAGGAGGCGGAATGGGAGTGGGCGGAAGATGGCGTCGTTGGCTGCGAGCATACCGCCAGCCGTTGCTACCGCGACTACGAGCGTCCCCAGAAAAACTGAGAGACCGAGTTTGACTGGGCTCGGACCCTCATACTTCATTGCCTTGATAACTTGTGGTGCAGTCGCGGCAGCCTGTATTTCCTGTGCTGATAGGCGGAAGAGACCACCAATATAGGTAGTAGATGTCATATAGCCAGCAGCACCTACATCTGTGACTGCTTCGCGACCTAGGGCGGCCAGTGCTGCGGAGACTGCATCTGGTCCAAGCCAGTAATTCTCCTTGGCAGCCAACCAGCTATCTATCTTGCCGGCGTACTTCGTAAGATAGGGTTGCAGGGCGGTATGTGTCTTTTCGTCCATAGCGGCAGGCTTGGCTGCAGCGGCAGAGCCAAGTGAGAGACGAACCTCCATCATCGCTGCACGTCGCGGAAGAGATGAACGTAGGCTCTCTATTTCTGGTTTAGCCGCTTCCAGAAGCAAGTCTGCCTCTGCCTCAGGCTTCGCCTGTATATCGGCAATGAGCGCGGCAATACGGGTCTCCAGGCGCTCAGCATCCTGCTTTGCCACCTTCGCGGCCGGCTCGGCTGCCAGACCAGCGCGTATATCTTTGAGTGCCTGTACTTCCTTCGCCCTATATGCCTTTAGCGCGGCGCGTTCCTCGCGGGCCTCTTTCGCTGTCGGGGCGGGCGTTCCGAGAATTGATTTTAACATAGCAATACTTGATAATACTTGATATTTAGTAGTATTGTTATTTGCGCGGGTATGCGGGTGCGGGTGCGGGCGCGGGGCTTTTAGTCGCCCTCTGCCAAGGGCTTTTTAGTCGCCCTCTGCCAAGGGCTTAAAGCGCGTATCGCAACCCGCCATATCCATTTGTAATAGTAAACCAGTTCATCGCCTCTGCATACACCGTAATGTCATATATATAGTTTGTATCGGGCGCCAGAGGCCATACATCCACATCAACCTGCAGAGACCTGATTCGCGACGAATTAATAGACCCACTCGGCTGCAGCCCAGGACTCCGCAGGCTGAATGGATACACCACAAGCCCAGAATGCGCCGATGCCCCCTCACCACCCCCATCCATATATTTCCACGGCACCACAAGATCAAAGTAGTCAGCCGGCTTCTCTTCCTGTAACTCATTCCCATCACAGATAACCCGTACACCACGTATAATATTCCTCTGCGCATTCGGTATCAGTCGTCCGCTAGAATAAAAGAAGTTAGAAAGCACCGGTATATTCGGTGTCGGCGAATACGGCACAGCCCCAGCACGCACCCAATTAGTCCAGTTCGCATAATCATTCCTGTATTGTACCGAATCCGTGCGCCTCGGAAGGACCAGTAGACGTGACAGCAAATTATGCGCGTTAATATCCAAGTAGTCCCGTGTATAAACTGCGGGATAAGAGAATGTATTTACCTGATGTACCAAATAAGAGAGGTTCCCCTCTGCGAATTTCCGCTGCTCCTGCTCCGTCAAATATACATATGTGCCCTGGATACGGGGATTGAAGAACCAGCTATTCAGAATTGGTGGGGTGACATCAATATCCGTCATAAATTGCCTGATCTCCGTGTCCTGTGCGGTTACGGCCACATACTCTGGATTCTGACCTCCCACACCGCCCACAGAGCGAATCCCTGGCCTCACCGTCGCGCCTGATGGATCCAGAATGGTGTAGAGCTCCTGTATCGGTCGGAGCTGTATCTGTATTTCACACTCATGCTTCTGCAGACTAATGAGTGGCAACGCCTGGCTTGGCGACTCCGTAAACCAGAATGGCAGCGGTACATGTATATCCCGCTCCAGCACAGAGGGCCTATTGGCCTGTGCACCCTCGGCAGTCGTATCCCTATAGACTGTAGGATAGCCGACCGTCTCTGAACCACCGCCGTACAAGCCGAGCCCAGGATTAGTCAGCTCGGATACATCTCCAACTAGCTGCCTGAACTTGTAGAACTTCTCTGCACTATAGTCCGCCATCGCCTTGGCAATAATATAGTCGCCATCAAACTCCTGTATCTTCTGACCTCCCACGAAGATGGCTGCATTACGAATGGCCGCACAGCCGAGGAATCGAACCCAGGCGAAATTGTATTGCGAGGGCCGCATGGCGGGATCCACGAATTTGGAGTAAATCGCGGGGATACGGAATGTAAAGTAGATGTCCCGCAAGAGATCGGCAATACGCTTGAATTTCATACGTACCTGTACTGGCTGGTCCCAGCTGAGCTCATTCGGCCCATCCATCTGCGATGTCACAGATTCCTCAAAGAAATGGCTATGCTGGCGATATATCTTGTAAAAATACGTCATATCGGGATTCCCATTTATATATGTATTTTGCGCCCCGTAGGCGACTAGCCCAAATAGACCTCCACCGGGCATTGTCTTATACTATCTTCCCATTCTATATGTTCGGTCCCTCTAAGCAGCGTGGCCTACCCACCAAGTATCGGCCAAGTACTGCGGCCGGCTCTGATCTATCGTATCTGTCTTCTTAGATGGCCCCTCATTCATTAGTGCATTTATCTCCGTATAGGATAGGGCATAGTTGAAGTAGGCCAGGTTGCTAAACATACCAGTAAAGGCTCCATAGACATTAAACACATTTGTCTCCCCGCCGACCGAGCACTCACCCAGCTGCGACACACTTCCGCAGACACGCACAACACGATTATTAAACAAGTGCACATCCTGGAAGTTCTGGTACGGGACAGAGCCCTCCACTACCAGCCTCTTTGCCAGATTCCCATTCACATATACATTCAGCGCATTGCCCTCACACGCCAATACTACATGTACCCACTTCTTCATCGGGAAGTTATCAATATCAACGTGATTGTCCCACTTCTTATACGAGTTCATGTATACGCGCATCTTATTCGTATTGGATGACATGTACACACCAGGGCCGAGCAGGGGGAACTGTGTAGCATATCCCTTGTGGAATACATGGTAGAGGCCGTCATGCTCCCTAAGGGCGGCGGGGTCAACATAGATGTAGAAGGAATAGGAGAATTCCACGCCCGCACGCTCATTGTTGGAGAGGAGTATCGTCTTCGCCTCGTCACCGCCAGGGCCCTGCTTAAACACATAGGGCTTCGTGCCGGCGGAGACAGTCATATCTAGCAGCTGCATGCGCGACTTATTCACACTGGTGATGACACGGTACATATACTCCACGCCGAAGTAGACGACAAATAGGGTAATTGTTACTATTAAACCGAGTACTATCTGCGCCGGGTATCCACTGCCTGTAGGGCGCAATACATCACCAATACCCGTATATTCTGGTGCTAAACTCGTATTCATCTCTATCTGATACATATGAATATGAATTATTGGGTATGCCAGGGGGCAGCATTTACAGAGGATACTCTGCAGGCGTCTCTTCGCTCGGGCTGAAGATAGATCGCAGCCAGTCTATTATGGATTGGCGTCCATGAGGGCCGGCACTATAATGCCGATGTACCTCTTCAGGGTTGAGGGCATAGTCAAATGTAGTCAGACCGCTCATATAACCACCATAGCCGCCAGCATAGAAGGCATGTAGCTGGTAACTAGTTGCAGGTACCCTGTAGAAGCCGGCAGTGACGGTAGAGCGGGCGAGCTTGCCATCCAGATATACATCTACTGTGCGGCCATTGAGGGCGATAGTTACATTCACCCAGCGCTGCATATCCAGCTCCGCGATATCTGAGCCGCCGACCTGGGTCCATGCAGCAGACGGAGTCTGGGATGCAGAGAAGAGGGCTGTCATATTCGCCGGTGTGAGATGCGGTGTCGCACTTGTCACGCTGGTAGGTAGGTCCTCATTTTGTGTACGGATATGTAGGGTATTTGCATGTGGGCTAAGATAGACTGCGAGTGTCTCAAAACCGGTTGTACCGCCGAGGGGGCTGCCGATACTGAGTACATGCTTGGCCTGTCCCTTGCGGTAATTCCAGTCATTCACGTACATCCAGAAGCTGACTGTGTATTCGCCGCCTTCCACGAGGGGGGAAATAGAGGTTGCAGGTGTGACTAACTCTGTGGTTGCCTTCTTGGACGGGCCGAAGATGGTTTTCGGAGTCATTGTCGTCGTTGCGAAGAGGGCCTGATATATATAGTAGATCGCCACGATGGAGACAATACCAATAATAAGAGGGACAGCTGTCTTCAGCATGCCTGTGCTTGCGCTAGCACGAGATCCCGTTGCCATGTTTAGGGAATTCATATCTATTTAGACTCACAGAACATAGTCTGCCGGTCCGCAGCATGGCGCTTCGCTCGGTCCGCATCGCTCGGTCCTCTTCGCTCTAAGCATACGGAGTCTCCCATGCGTTGGAGAGACCAGGCTGCGCGTCAGCCCCTGCACCAGCACATGCTACGCCGGGCGGGCACATTGACGGTACTTTCACCTTAAATATATTTTTAACTGACTGGAGAACAGACACCGATGGCTCTCCACGCGTATCGGACGTCTTTACTCGCATCGCCTCCACATCATCCCGTGACCGCCTCATATTCACTGCATTTCCATACACATAGGAACCCACAATAGATGGGTGGCCTACTACGAGAGGTGAGGACCGATAGATAGGAACTGCACTCAGTGTCTTTGACCCAACAATCTCTCCATTATACATGACGTCATAGCGACGACCGGTCTTCAATACCGTCAGATAGACCCACTTCTGCTGCGGGAGAATCGGCAGCTGTATATATTCTTCCTTGACCTCTGCGGCAGAGGCCTGAGTGCGTACAGCGAGGCGCGTCTCTCCTGGGCCAACCTCCAGCGCGAGAGCATCATCTACGTGGAAGAGAGGAGTACGAGACACGGCACTCAGCGTCGGCGTGCGATCTACTGCTGACACAAACACATACATGCTGAGGGTAAGGGCATCATTGGCAATGAGTTTCCCCATCTTGTCTGAGGAGATGACATTCTCTGGGACATGTAGGGGCTGGGCGCTCGGAGCGAATGTATATGTCTGGGGGCGATCCAGTACGAAAAATACTAATATTGCAATAATAGCGGCTATTATAGCAACAATCATGACGATGTATTGGGCGGATAGCATTGCGGCGGGGCCTGTATTCTATATATTAGGCCGAGCAAACTGCGGTCGTAATGGAGGAAATACCTACAAGCTCGCCAAATATGGCACGGCTGGGCGCTGCTAGGTCACGTATGACGGCAGGGGACGCTGGTTCGGCCCAGACGCGGAGATTCCTTACCTTGGCAAAGCCGGCGAGTTCAGCTGCCGGCGGAGAGAGAGGGCCAGCTATCGCGCGCGGGACAGATAGGAAGGACTTCGTTTGTCGGAGTTTCCCATTCATATATACCTCTAAATATCCCACGCCGAGAACAACCGCAATAGTAAATGGCTGTTGTATCGGTACATTATGGATAAGAGCAGAGATGAGCTCTGTTTCACCGCTCGGGGCCACAACCTGGGTGCTGACAATTAGATCATTCTTATCCTTATCCGCGACGATGGCGAGATTATGGTCGCCGAGGGCGGCTTGGATGGTTGAGCCGCGGCCTCGGGTGCCTGCAGGTCCACGGACGAAGATAGGCCGATAGGCACCGATGCCCTCCATGGGGTTAGAGATGATGATGTCTAGTGCGATGCTATAATTATAGGTAGTGTGTGTCCCGAGGGGAGTTGTAGCATCGGCGATTACTTTATCCGAATCGGCGGTCCAGTATGTTGCTGCGGCTGCACCTGTACTGGTGAAGGGGACGCGAATGATGCCGCTGGATTCGGGGGAGAAACGGAATATGGGTCGGTATGTGTAATGTATGACAACGAGGACAAGTAGGATTGCAGCGATGACTGCAGCAGTTACGCCGATACCTGGGAGCCAGCGGGAGGAGGCTGCGAGGACACCGAGGGCGCGGTCTTTCAGGGATGTGGCAGTTATGCTTGTGGTCGCGGCGGGAGCAGAAGTCACTCCGTAGAGGCCTGTATTATATCCGTATTGTTGGTCGGCGGTCCAGCCTAGCCGTGAGGCAAGGGCGGCAAGGGGATTACTCATTACTTTTGCGGGCGTTTTTTCTTAGTATGCTTGCTGCGCTTATGCGCACTAGCACTTACATGCCGCTGCCGCTGCCGCGTACGAGGCCCGTGCACTGTGTCAAATCCAATCTTCGCATAGTAGGCCTTCGTCTCCTTAGGGTCACATGCATCCAGCTTCTCTCGAAGATAGCACACGAAGGATATGCGCGTGTATGGTACATTCGTGCCGCTGACGATAGCAGCTGATTCCTTAAATAGAGGTGCAAGGGTTTTATTCGCCTTCTTATCCTCTGCGGTCTCATACATAGCGGTGTTACAGTGCCACTGATGTACATCCATGCCGAGGAAATCACCTGTACGGACATCAAATCCGACTCCGTATTGGGGAAATAGAGTATAGCCGCCATGATAGGAGCCGCGCTCTACAACGGTGAGATTGCCGAATCCCTGTGAGTAGTCGCCGGCGTCCTTATGAAGAGCAGTACGGAAATTACGGTTAATTGTGAGAGAGCTGAAGGCGGTGTCAGCAATCTGGTAGCCGCCCGTTGCCTTCGCCGCCGCCAACTGCCTTGCATATGGACCGGGAAAAAGACGCTTGAATTGTGATGATATGGCCTGTAAATATGGGATTCCAGCCAGATACTTCTTGTAGAATTGCTGTGTATATGATGTGAGACGACAGGGGAGACCCATGAAGGGCGTCTGCTCGAAGTAGCCGAGGACGGAGGATAGTACATTATTATTGACACGCATTGTGGAGACTTTCCCATCCTGCATGTACTGAGACGACCATTTATCCACTTTAACCGGTTTCCTCTGTAGCCAGTATTTGCTTTTCAGGTCAATGGGGCCAGCGGCGGCTCCGCGATTTCTGGACGCGCCGGCTGCACGATGGAATGCGGACCAGGCGAGGTCCGTCACGGCCTCAGGGAAGACTGCGCGCCTGTACTTAGCAAGTAGGATCCGCTTACCAGTTGCGGGAACGACCGCATATACATCTGCATCATGATCTATAATAGTATGAGCGGCCTTCTCATCAAAATAGGTGCCTTCACGGGCGGCAACCTCTTCATCCGTCATGACGGGCTTCAGCTCATATATACGCGGGTCAGGCATACCTTTACTGTTTCCCTATAAAATAGGATGCTGCTGCTAGGGCACCGGCCACTGCTCCACCGAGGAGGAAGCCTTTAACAAGGGAGCGATTATCGCTCTCTGCGAAGTCGGCTGCAGAGATGATGGGAGAGCGATCGCGTTCGCCGAGACGGGAAATATAGGCGATGACTTCCTCTGCGGTCCAGATCGGCTTGCCGAGCGAGCGATTGACTGCGTTATGGAGTTCAAGGGTCCATTTGAAGAGGTCATCTCGGGTATCAAGGTGTGGCACTAGGGGCAGGGTCCGCGTGTGCTCAGCATAGTGCTCCCTACATGTCGGGCAAGGTAGGAGATGGAGAAGACTCTCAAAAAATTCCTTTGCGGCCTTCTTTTCTGAATATGTAGGGGCGGCAGGATAGGCGAGGGCGATAATATGTATAGTTAGCCAGAAGGGCGGTCCCCAGACAGATGGACGCAGATTCATTTTATTATTCACAGCTGTCTTTTATCTTGAAGCTGCCACGCATATAAACGGCCCAAACATATATGGTCTAATACACAGCTAGCCTGCGACATGTTTCACGAACCAAGGCATACAAGTAAATATAGGCGGCACATGCTTGGAGCTATCGGGTCTGGCATGCTTGGAACCCAGGCCCAACTGCCACAGAGCCAGCTGCCAGCAATTCCATGTACGAATTGTGGTATGGACGGCCATACATATAAGTCATGTATATTACCCGTCAATTCCTATGGTGTTATTGCCTTCCGTTTCAAGGACCAGTGGACTGGATGTGTGAAGACATATGGAGAGGTCACCGCGAAGCTATATGATCGTATACCGAGGAATACGCTGGCGAGTCCAGACGAGTACAGTGAGCTGGAGTTTCTACTTATCAGACGAAAGGACTCTCTGCGCTTCGTGGATTTTGTGCGGGGCAAATATGATATACGGGATGAGGTATATCTCACGCAGATGTTGTCAAATATGACAGGTGCGGAGAGGGAGGCCATACGCGGAAGTACATTTGATGAGCTCTGGAGGTCTGTCTGGGGAACGACGCATGTGCGGAGTTATAAGGGTGATTATGATGCATCAAAGGCGCGTTTTGAGGAGTTGCGGGAGACTGGTCTACTTGACCGAATCATCTGCAGGACGACAAGTAGATGGGATACACCAGAGTGGGGATTTCCGAAGGGGCGACGGAATCCGCGGGAGAGTGATTATGATTGTGCGGTGAGGGAATTCAAGGAAGAGACTGGGCTGCGCGATACGGACTTTAAGGTAATTACAAATATGCAGCCTCTCTGCGAGACATTCTGTGCGGACAATAACGTTCATTACTGCCACAAGTATTATCTGGCATTCTGTGATGTGGCAGCGGATCCGAAGATGGAGGATTATCCGCAACAGGAGAGGGAAATTGGGGATATACGTTGGATGTCGGCAAATGAGGCTCTGAGGTTGATTAGAGATGAGAATATAGAGAAGCGGGAGATGTTGCTACATGTATGTTCTATCCTACGGAACTACTTTATTGGTAGCGTTGGTCCACACTCGCACGCGCACTCACACGCGCACAAACTAGGGGGCGAAAAAAGCGAAGGGGGATATAAGTATGGAGCAGTCCTTCACCGACCAGGAATTATTGGAAGCATGGGACGCGGAGACTGATCTGGAGGCGAGGGATGGTCTAGTTAAAGAGATGGAGAGACGGCGTCTATTTCCTAGTGAATCACAGGATAAATACGAATCTACATCTGGTGCATACCCCGACGTAAGGGATCCACAGTTCCTGGATAAGTTACTGGCTCGGCGCGAATACGCGGAATCAAAGCAGACCACGTGGCAGCCAGCCGCCGAAGATACCACAGCAGATGCCGAGTTCGAGATAACACCAGTGCAGCGCTTTTGCGCGAATTTCATGTCGCCCCGTACACCGTATCAATCCGCCCTCCTATATCATGGTGTTGGTGTTGGTAAAACCTGTGCGGCCATTCAGATTGCAGAGAACTGGCTCACTCTTTATCCGCGGAAGAAGGTCATCATCCTAGCGCCGAGAAATATCAAGGCCGGTTTTGAGCGTACGATCTTTAGTATGGATCGTGTGACAATACCAGAAGGAGAGGACCATCCTAATAGAGCAGTACAATGTACTGGCTCATCTTATCTGACCCTAACAAATACGGTATATGAGAAGAATCCGAAGCGCATTCAGTCGCAGGTGGAGGCGGCCATTCGGCGGAGATATGTACTATTTGGTTACCTCGCATTTGCCAATTATGTGGAGGGGATCTTGAAGGCGGCAGGGAAGAATCTGACCGACGAGTCAAAGAGGGAGGCAGTAGAGGCGCAGGCAATACGTAGGGAGTTCTCTGGTCGGCTACTCATAATTGATGAGGCACACAATATCAAGGAACTTCCTACTGCTGGAATTGGCGCGACAGAGCCGCTAGAAGACGAGGATGTAATGGGTCCTGGTGGCGAGGGAGATCAGAAGGATGCTGCAGCGGGCAAGAAGCTGACGCCATTTTTGGATAAGGTGCTCCGATATGCAGAGGGCATGAAAGTTGTGATGATGACGGCAACACCTATGTATAATAGTTATCGTGAAATCATCTTCCTTCTGAACTTGCTGCTGAAGAATGACAAGCAGGCGCCGATGAGAGAGCAGGACATCTTTGCACCGAATGGGGACTTCAGGCCTGAGGGAGAGAGGCGACTGGGATATGTAGCGCAGAGATATGTGAGTTTTATGCGGGGCGAAAATCCCGTTACATTTCCCATACGTCTCTTCCCTGCAGGTGCTACCGCGGGTCCAGGTGCCGCGGAAGCGCTATCGCAGTATCCCCAGCGTACACCGCGAGGCGGAGCAGTACCTATAGAGGAGACCATATTTGTGGAGAATCTGCCACTCGTGCCGACTGAGCTGGAGGGGGAGCCATTGGCTGCAGTGAGGGAGTTCTCTGCTGCGCTGTCGGCTGGAGAGGGAGGAATCAGTTCCATCCAGTTGGATAAGATTATACAGGCAGGGAACTTGGTTGTGCCGAATCCGCCAGGAGAGGATTATGATTATAAGCAGAGAACGGAGATTACTGCACTGAGCCTACATTTTGAGACGCGGGTTAGTGGTGGAGAGATACAATGGCATGAAAAGTACGAAGGGGCTGCGGCCTGGCTATCGCCTGAGGAGATAGGTACATGTGCGCCGAAGTATAAGGCGGTAATGGAGTCCGTGCGGCGTGCAGAGGGTGTATGTTTCATATATACGCGATATGTGAATGCGGGTGCGATTCCGTTGGCGCTGGCGCTGGAGGCGGCTGGATATACACCATATGGGCGGCGGACTGGGCTACTTGCTGGGGCAGGGAAGGACCGTATTTGCTCGCGGTGTGGAGAGAGGGAATCGGCACACCCTGCAGGCCAAAATCATCCGTTCAATGCAGCCAAGTATATTCTCTTAACTGGTGATGAGACGATATCGCCGCGCAACGCGCAGAACATAGCCGCAGAGGGACAGCTCACGAATAAGGATGGCGATCAGATTAAACTCGTAATAGGTAGTCAGGTCGCATCAGAAGGTGTGGATTTGAAATTCATCCGCGAAATCCATGTAATTGATCCCTGGTTCCATTTGAATAAGACGGAGCAGATTCTCGGTCGTGGCATCCGTTTCCGCTCACATATGGCGCTGCCTGCAGAGAAGCGAAACACGACGATCTATCTACATGTAGGTGTGAGGCCGCGAGGAGATTCCATGGAGTCTGGGGATCTCTATAGTTATAGGGTGGCATTCCGCAAGGGACAGCAGATGGGGCGGGTGAATAGGGTCTTGAAGCGGTCAGCTGTAGACTGTAATCTGAATCACGACGCTATCTTAATTAATAATGCGATGCCAGTGCGACAAATAGATAGTCAGGGTGTTGTGCGGGAGAAGGTACCGATTAACGACCAGCCTTTCACAGCTGTATGTGACTGGCTGGATACATGCGACTATAAGTGTTCGCCTGATTTGAAGGTGGATGTAATGAAGACGAGTGATGTGACGTATGATGCGTATGCAATGAGATGGAGGGAGGCGCAGCTGAAGAAGAGGCTGCGGAATATCTTTGCGGCACAGGCATTCTATAGGGCGGAATATATATGGGAACTTTTTGCGGATATTCCAAGGATGGCGCTGACAGATATGCTAATGAATGTGGTGGGAAATAAGGCATTCGTATTGGAGAGGGGTGGGAGAGAGGGGTATTTGATATATAGGAATGGATATTACTTGTTTCAGCCGATGGATTTAGTGGATACTGGTGTGCCGATTGCTCTGAGGGTTGCGAGGTTACCTGTGAAGAGAGATGTGTACTTGCCTGGGGCGGTTGCAGCTGGACCCGCCGCGGCCCCTGTTGCAGGAGAGGAAGGTGTTGCCATTGCAGCTGCTCCTGGCGAGCCTGTACCTGAAGTGAAGTCGGTGGCAGCCGAAGGAATGGAGCCAGCTCAAACTGCGGCGACAGTGGCTGCGTGGAATAGGTGGATAGCTGCTCTGGCCCGTGGTGATACTGCTGCGAAGATACCAGATGCTATACTTGTATTACTACATGAGAGGTCAGGGGGGAATCAGAAGGAATATACTCGGCGGATGCAGAGGTATGAGATGTTCCCCTGGGTTGCTATTGCAATGGAGCCGTGGACTGCAGAGAAGTCGGCTATCTTCAGGCAGGTCGGCGAGGAATTCTTTTGGGATGAAGAGTTGGAGGATGGAGATAGGGAGCGGGCTATTCTTGCAGCTGGGCCAGCAGATGCCATGCCAGTGATGAAGCATCATTATTTGTCCTTACCGACGGCTGGCGGGGCAATTACGTTGCGGCGCATATATAGTGCAATAGAGAATACAATACAAGTATTATGTAGTGGACCTGGTACAGAAACAGCGGGTGGCGAGGACGGAAGGCAGTCAGTGGCATGTCCTGCATCTATATTGGACCTCTTGCAGCGGGACACGACTGGTCGTATTGATCCGCTCAGGGCGCTGAAGGTGGATACAGAGAAGACTGGTACTCTCTATGGGTTCGTGGTGCCGAAGCGCGGGAGTTTCATCTTCAAAACGAATAAGCCGCCGGTTGCGGGGAAAAAGCTGAGCCAGGGTGAAGATATAGGAAATCAGAGTATGATGTCAGGTCATCATACGAAGATGGAGATTCTAGGTAGTGCACTGCGTGCTGCTGGGAAAGATACGATAGGAATGACTGCGGCGGTATTCAAGGGCGAGAGGCGGATTGTAAATGCGACACGGGCTGCTGCTGCAATAGATATAGTGCTACGTATAATGGATAAAGAGCATATTGGAGGCCGGCGGTGGTTTTACAGGGCGCTGGAGGCGATAGCAGTAGGGCATCGCGGAGAGGCACAAGCGAAGGCTTAGAGTCTGCCACTGTGCCTCATCCCCCAGCCCCCGCCCCGCCCAGAGGGGAACGATACAAATATATGCATATATATGATATATGGATATACTTGAGACAGCGACGTCAGATATACCAGAGTTCTCTCTGAAGGGACTTACTATCCGCACGAAAGTAGTGGCATGTTATGATGGGGATACCTTTCATGCGGCGATACCATTCGCGGGACAACTCTGGAAGTTCCCATGTAGGATGGCGGGGTATGATACGCCCGAGATGAAGCCGCCAGTGAGCAAGCCAGATAGGGAGTTGGAGAAGGCGCGGGCCTTGAGGGCGAAACAGGCTCTCTTAAGTTGGGTGTGTGATGGTGTAGATGTGAGTGGTACATATACGAAGAGTGCACTGGATACACTTGTGAAGACAAATAGGCGTGTGATAGAGATGACATGTGGGGAGTTTGACAAGTATGGGCGGCTACTTGTGACGGTGCCTTGCGCTGCTGTAGGTGCTAGTACAGTGAATGAATGGATGGTGCAACACAAATATGGATATGCATATAGTGGAGACACGAAGGACACTACATTTGCCACCGCGGCCTAGCCTCTGCCACAAGCCTAAAATTTGAGCCACGCTGCATACCAGACACATAAACCCTGTAGCACAATTAGCATAGAAATGGAGACCACCGTCGTATTTGAAGAGAAGGTGTCATTGACACCAAAGGACTTAAACAAAGTTGAGACGACATCAATTGACCGTGTCATCTTGGATAAGTTGCGGAATCGTCTGGAGGGAAAATGTTCCACGTCTGGCTGGGTGATTCCGAATACTCTCAAGCTCATCTCGCGCTCTATGTGTCAGAGTATGGCCGGCCACTTTACTGGTGCGATGATTACGTGGGTACAGGCGGAGGGGGCTGTGATATACCCGACAGATGGTGCAGTAGTGAAGGGTGTTGTGGCGAAGAAGAATAAGATGGGTATCTTCGTTGACTATAAGAATGCAATACAGATTATGGTTCCGCGAGACCTACATTTAGGAGATGAGGGATTTGATGCGATCAAGATCGGTGATGAGGTAAATGTAGAAATCAAGCGGTCAATGTACCAGGTGAATGATCCGTATATTGCCTCTGCTGGTGTATATCGGGGTGCCGCTGCCGCTGCTGCTGTACCGACAGAGGAAGTTGTGCCCTTATCTGCTGTACCTGAGGAGTCTGAGGAGGAGTCTGAGGAGGAGCCCGAGGAGGAACTTGAGGCAGAAGAAGATGCCGAAGACGCTGAGGAACTTGAGGCCGAGTTCGGCGTGACTGAGTGAGTTAAAGTTCGGGATAAGAGAGCCGCAGCCGATAAGCAGGAATGAGTCGTGACTGTGGCAGTGAAATACCCCCCACGCAACTAAGTCAGGCAGAATATGATGAGCGCAAAGGACTCCTAGAGCAAATGAGTATCCTCGTACAATCAGAACAAGAACATATTTTTCGTATTTTAAAAAATTCCGGCGAGGGCTTCAGCGAAAACTGTAATGGCGTATTTTTTGATGTTGCATCCATTAAACCCTCTACATTTGCCGCCATCAGGGACTATATCAGTATATGTACGAATGTCCGTAAATCACAGGAGGATCGTATTAACGAGATGAATCGTATGCGTGGAGCCCTCAGTAGTGTAGGACCCGAGTCTAAAGCTCTAGCTTGATAAATATAGGAATACGAGACCGAGAAAATGTCACAGCAACAGCTTACTTGGCCTGCCTGGGCCGACATCACACAACTCATTGCAAAGAATCCAAATAGGGAAAAGGCACTCAGTGTCAATCCCCTATCTGGCGGAGAAGGCACCACTACACTAAGTATCACACCACCAGGGTCAGCCTCCGACTGGCAGGAATATACAATCCAGCCCGCCGGTCACTTGAGTGCCATCATGTATTGCAAGGATCCTTTTTTCGCAGATGCTGCACCCGGCCTCAGGCAGCAGATGATGCTCGCCGCCTCAACTGATATCCCGCAGGAGATTGATACCAGGATTCGCACAACTGGCTGGGCGAGGTACAGAAAGAAGGCACTAGAATGGCTCGGCGCGGCCCCTGGGAAACTTAGTGCAGAGGAGTCCCGTCAACTATGGGATATCCTCACTACTGTATTTGACATCCAGTGCATTGTCCTCGGAGATGAAGAGGGCCGTGTTGTACGCGCAGCGCCAGCAGATATAAGAACTTGGCGCGCGGACCGCCCACTCGTACTGATTGATATTGGTCTTACTCGTGTCTGGACTTGCCTGAGATGGAATGGGACTGCACTACTTGACTGGTTGGAAGGAAGGCAAGTAGAGTGGCCCGAGGCAGAGGGCAGCAAGATAGAACTTGTGGAAGCCTGGGAGAAGCAGCCAGCATACAAGGAATCGGATCGTAAGTTGAAAAAGGATGACCTGGCTAAGATGGTAGGGCGGGCGCAGGCGTTAGCGGCACTCGCTGCATTGCGTCAATAAATATAATGCAAGTGTATATTACTGCTACAGTCATGACTATCATGCCTACAGCAGCATGCACCCTAAAATTGATATATACATGTCCCCGCCGCCGAGGAGTTTTAAGGATAAGGGTAGATATTAGCCTAAATGGAAGTCCGTTCATCTGAGGCCGAAAAGCTCAAGAGTCTCGTTCAGGGATGGTGGGAGCAGTCCAACTATGAGTTGGAGGCCACTTTCGGTGACGGCAGCGTGGTAAATCAGACGGATTTCCTCGCCATTGCCACCCGACTCAGACAGCGCGGATTCACGTCCGTCACCCAAGAAGACCGGCTCTCCATCTTACTTCCCGAACATGTACGTTTTACACTTACAGGGAATGGCGAAATCATGCAATACTGCAAGGACGATAACATCGCAACGAAGGAATATACCGTCATCATCAAGGACCGCACTGCCACCGAATCTCACTTAGACTTTGAGGAGTACGGTTGTCGTGTGAAGATGCGGCGCGAGTTGGAGATGGCACCAGATGATGTGCGTGCACGCGAGCTCATTGAGCGCTGGCAAGTGCAGAAAAAGGCATTCCGCCTCATCCGCCGCTGGTCCTTCGCCGGCAAGGGTGTACGCTTTGACCTCTCCATTGTCCGCAGCACTGAGAAGACTGCCGCAGGTCAATTCAAGTGGGTGAAGTCATTTCGGGAGCAAAATCTCTTCAAGCAGCCCCCTACATATGAGGTAGAGGTTGAGCTTCTTCGCGATGAGGGCGTCACGCCGGCGAAGGCCCTTGGTATTCTCGTCGCAGGTATGGGTGAAGTCCTCCGTGGCCTGCAGAAGAACCCCCTACTTATCACACGTACACAGGTGAAGAATATACTCAATCGGTACAAGGAGCTAACTGGATCCGATCGTTTCCGCGGTGTTTCTCCAGTGACGCTGGAGCTGGATAATATGCTGGCCGACGGCGATGAGGGCGTGCCAAATATCCGTAATGGATACAATGTAACAGATAAGGCAGATGGTCTGCGTGTACTCGGCTTCTGCGACGGCGCCGGCGAGCTCTTCATGATAGATCAGGCGATGAATATATATAAGACTGGCCTGGCCTCTCCTGCATGTGCGAATAGCTTGGTGGACGCAGAGTGGGTGACACGCGATGAAGAGAATCGCCCCATTTCACACCTACTCCTATTTGACATATACTATGCTCCAGGGGGCGATAAGGTGGATACATTGCCTTTCGCCGCTGTCGCCGAGGGACAGGATGGGAGATATAGGAGATTGCAAGACTGGGAGAAGGAATGGAACTCGGCAGCACAGAAGGCAACTATGGCACAGGTAACGGATGCGAACAAAATGAAGGTGGCCGTGAAGAAGTTTATCATCGCGCGCGCTGGCGACCTCAGCATCTTCGCAGCGGCAGAGACAATGCTGGATATCCCACAAATCTATCATACGGATGGTCTCATCTTCACACCGAATGCGGCACCTCTCCCACAGAAGGCCGGCGATACCTTCTTCTCCCAGTTCAAATGGAAGCCGGCAGAGGAGAACAGTATTGATTTCCTAGTGAATTTCGAGAAGGATGCGGAGGCCGTGATGCAGGACAAGGTGACCGTGACAATCAAGCCCGAGACCAACGAGACTGTGCGCTACAAGACACTGAACCTATATGTGAAATCGTCGGGTGATGTAGCCTATGAGGATCCGCGTACGACGATTCTCTTCGAGCAGCCCCTACCGCGCCTGCAAGGCAAGGGGCCAGGCCAAGCCCCCAGGAAGAGGGATATCCCTATCTTATTCAATCCCGTGGATTACCCTGATACAATGGCGAGTATATGTTATCGCGAGGTATTCCTTGATGATGAGACTGGCGACGAGTATGTGAAGACGGATGGGACGGATGAGATTATCCGCGACCGCTCTATTGTGGAGATGAAGTACGTACATTCCAATCCGCCTGGCTGGCGCTGGGTGCCACTGCGTGTGCGTCACGACAAGACGGAGCGACTGATGCGCGGCAAGATGGAGCGCACGATGAATGGAAAGAAAACTGCATTCTCAGTATGGAACTCCATCAATAATCCCATCACTCTATCTATGATTCGTAAGGGTACAGAGACGCCTTCTGAGGAGGAGATTAGTCGGCTGGCAGAGAGTATGGCAGTGACGCAGGATGTAGGAAAGAAGTACTATGAGAGGAAGGCACCGAAGGAGGATATGATGATCGTGACTGGTTTGCGGCAATTCCACAATCGCTATGTGAAGGAGAATATCCTCTATAAGGTGGCACTTGCAGGTGGTGGCAAGAAGGTGCTGGATGTGGCATGCGGCAAGGCTGGCGATTTGCAGAAGTGGCGGCGAGGAAAGGCGAGTTTTGTGCTTGGCGTGGATACTGCGGGTGAGAATATCCGCGACCCTGCTAGTGGGGCATATAGGAGGTATATGGATACGATGGTGAGTGCGAGGCGAGATGAGACGCTGCCACGGATGGTATTTGCAATTGGGGATAGTAGCCAGCCGCTGATGGATGGAACGGCTGGGGCGACGCCGCAGGAGAGTGATATTCTGCGGAGCGTGTTTGGGCGGGCGCAACCAGAGGGGCCGATTCCTACATTCATCCAGCGGCATGCAGCGGGAGAGCTGAGGACGGGCGTGGATGCAGTAGTCTGTATGTTTGCGCTGCACTACTTCTTCAAAGATATGGGGACGCTGGATGGCCTGGTGCGAAATATAGCTGATACGCTGGCCGTCGGCGGGCATTTCATCGGCTGTTGTTTTGACGGTGACGCGGTGTTCCGAATGCTGCGGGGTCTGCCGCGGGGGGCGGCGCGGGTTGGCAAGGAAGGCGAGACGCCGATTTGGAGTATTAAGAAGTTGTATGATGTGGAAGAGCTGTTGATGGATGAGACAAGTGTGGGGCTGGGAATTGACGTGGAGTTTGTGAGTATTGGTACAACGCATACGGAATACTTGGTGCCGTTTGAATTGCTGAAGAGTAAGTTGGCGGATATTGGTATGGTTCTGTTACCTGATGCGGAGGTGAAGAGGTATGGTCTGCAGGGGGTGAGCGGGGGGACAGATATGTTTGAGGCGACGTATGCGCTGACTGATAAGAAGTTTCCTATGTCTGAGTCAGTGAAGGAGTTTTCGTTCTTGAATCGCTGGTTCATCTTCAAGCGGGTGGCTGCGGGGGTTGCAGTAGCCGAGGAAGCTGCAGAGGCTACTGCCAGCGTACAAGGGATTGCACTAGCCGAAGATATACGTGCAGATGTATCGGTAGGTGAGTCGGCGACAGTGGCAGATGCAGTTGTCGCAGAGGCGATGCAGTCTATTCGGGAAGCAAAGGAGGAACTTGGAGCAGTGGAGGTAGCGCCGAGGACGATTCCAACGACAGCTGCGCCAGCTGCACGTAGATTTGAGGCGAGTGAGGTGCTACTTGTATATGGTGAGGCGAAGGTGGCAGATGTACTCGGCATTAAGGATCCTGGTGCCCTACGCTGGATGGCTCCTTCTGCGCCGTTCCCTATTCTCGCCCGTGCGGAGGATGGTACGGAGGTGAAGTATCCTACTGTGGAGCATTATATGGCTGCGATGAAGTATGAGAAGGCGACGAATAAACCTGAACTAGCGCGAACTCTCTTCGCACAGGATGGCAGTATTCATCAGGACTTTGAGGGAAAGCGGTTGATTGAGACGCAGGCTGGGAAGAGGCCACTCACGGAGGAGCGCGATGCAGCGCTGCTGAAGGAGGAAGTAGCGAGGGTGAAGAGTGAGGTGACTCCGCAGAAGATGAAGCTATATAGGGCGACATATACTGAATCGGCGTGGATGGCGGTGAAGGATGACCTACTTCGCGGTGCCCTCAAGCAGCGTATGGACCGTGATGCGCGATTCAAGCGGGCAGTAGAGGCCGCGCGGAATAAGGGCAAGTATATCCTATACTATACTGGGCCAAGTGGAGCATCAGAGCTCGGTGGTGTGAGGAAGACGCAGACAGGTATGATTGAGGGAGAGAATAAGGTGGGCCGATTCATCATGGCATTGGCGAATTTCCCTGCATTCTAAAGGCACAAGGTCAACTCATATACTAATATCAGTAATAATGGAACTGATATTAGTATTTTTATTTTTCATATATATAGTAGATGCGATGGACCTGCCGCACCCCTATATGTCAACTCCAGGTGGCATCTATGGTCGTTCAGCCTGTACGGTGCATGCTCTCCGTAATTATCTGGGGGAGCAGGCGGAGGCGGCGGAGTATCGCGATATGTACGTACATTTACTAGCCAATAATCGCTTGAGAGACTTTCTCGGCGTCTTCGGTGCGGTCGCTGGCTCTGCAGTAATAGCAGTACATGTGGCTGGCTACTATGTAGCATTCATCTTGCGCTGGAGTATCCCCGTGGAACATATATTTATAGTGAAGGGGGCGCATATATACAATCTGGCCCTTACCACAGCAGGTTGGTGGCACTTGGATTCGGTGGCGGCCATCTGCGAGCACTTGGAGCCTGCGGGTCTCATCGCAGAGACAAAGGATGCTGCGCCAGCCATACTTGTACTATCCTGCGCGGCATATGAGTCCTTAATGGCACAAGCGGCACGACAGGCAGAGAGGGACCCACTATTTATAGGGCTACATCGTGCGGTCCAAGCGCAGCGCCAAGCGCAGCGACAGGGCAAAATTTGATCCATATGTCGTCGTTAGACCGGTATCCTAACGAAAACAAATGCCGGCAGCGTGGCAGAGCCTAGCATTTAAGAATAAGCATCCGCGAGATGCGTGCATTGTCTTTGATGAGCCAACACATATATATACAGTGAACGGTACATATGAAGGATATATCTCATGTACTGGTTTCCTACATGCCTTCTTTGGGCACTTTGACGCTGCGGCGACAGTGAAGAAGATGCGCGCCTCTCCGAAGTGGCCGCAGAGCAAGTACTATGGGATGACGGATGAGGCCATTATCAAGCTTTGGAGCGATTCAGGGGCGGCAGCCTCTGAGGCTGGAACCGCGATGCATCTCGCGATAGAGCAATTCCTGAATGACGCGCATGCAGAGATAGTGCCGGCCGTGACGCAGACGAAAGAGTGGGACTACTTCATGGATTTCTGGCGCGAGCATGGAGATGATCTGGAGCCATTCAGAACAGAGTGGGAAGTATGGGCTGAGGAGATTAAGCTCGCCGGCTCTATTGATATGATATTTAGGCGCAAATCCACTGGCGAGTATCTTGTATATGATTGGAAGAGGTCGCGGGAGATTAAGACAGATAATAAATTCCAGCAGGGCCTGGGTCCTCTCTCACATTTACCTGATTGCAATTACTGGCATTATGCGCTACAGTTGAATGTATATCGGTGGATGTTGCAGACACATTATGGATTAAAAATTACTGAGCTGGCTATCTTAGTATTCCATCCTGAGAATAAGGGATATAAGAGGTACAAGTTGCCGCTCATGGAGGATGAGGTGGAGATGATGATTGAATGTAGGAGGGCAGCTGTGGCGCGGGGGAATTGTGGGAAGAATGGAGACCCAGTTGAGCTCGGTGCATGCGGTGGGGTCGCTGCGGAGGTTGAGGAACCCATAGAAGAGAGAGGATTCCTCTTCAACTTTGGAGGTAAGGTGTAGGAGACCAAGTCGCACAAATACACATAGCAGCAATTGCTAGAATAGTCAGCCCTTCCAACCACCTAATCTTTATAATTCTGATTTATAATTTTAACGCTAAGCATCTTGTCAAGCGCGGGCGACCATCTGGGCTTTACAGGCCTCATAACAATACCCTCGCCATGCACTTTTTTATTTGTGGGTGTGATGTACTGCACTTGATTCGCAATATCTTGTAACTGTGACAATGTATGTGTCTCGTCAATGGTAAATCGGCGGAGAAGAGGAACTATATTAATTGCAGGACAATCAATTGCTGAAATAGTTTCGCACAAGGCATCGTATCCCAAGTACAAATCAGTGTCAAGGTCCTTCACAGTAAATACATAGAAAGCGTAGTCATTCAATTGCATCTTATTACCGTTCACCCGCGGTCCACAGAATTCGCCCTGAATAGCAATATTCTTTCCATACTTCTCTAACCGCTCAATAATTCCTTCTCTTTCTACGTATTTATACATGATGGAGTCCTTCTCGAGTACAAGATTCCTGGAGCATACCTTGACATCAGTACCTGCACCTGCACCCGCACAGATGAGGGTCATAGATGAACCATCCATTTTAAGAGTGACATATACCTCCTCTCCAATAAATTCACTAAGTACATGTGGTCGCGTCCTAAGATTATCTTCATCGGTTTTGGAGATGACATCAGTAGGGAATGGCTCGCCAGATACTGGAGCAATGATTGTGTCTTTCTCATATTTTTGGACGTCAAGAGCCGCCGCAACATCCTGACCTTCAACCCAGTCGCCATCCCCAAGGGAACTTAAAGGAATAACAAGCCCCTGTGAGAACACGCCGCGCATCTTAATTGTCTCCACTTTCATGCGCTTTTCAGGATTCTTCTTATCGGCAAGAAACTTGAAATATTCGCGAGTAGGGTCAACTGTAGTATCAATCGGTACATAAATGCATAAATCACCTACATTATATAGACCTTTCTGAACGAGGCACTGCCATCCTAGTACTGTAACTAGTTCAATCGCGTCAGCATTAGGGATTGCAGATTTACCAACAATGCGCTCTATTGTGGCTAATTTCATTATAAATATCTTAACTTAATACTTTTAAGTTAATAGAGTTTAATCAAATGTAGTATGCAACGTAAAAATAAATATAATCTACACTTTAACTTTGGAGGTAAGGTCTAAATAAGGGAAACATTACATATAAAATGGCATCATATAGTCATGTAGATAGTAAGGGTATACCCCTAGACCAGAAACTAGATGAATTATTCCGCGGAAAAGAAGGCGGATTTTTCATTGAATTGGGGGCAAATGATGGACTCGCGCAGAGTAATACTGCCTTCTTTGAATTCTATCGCGGATGGAAGGGCATTCTCGTAGAACCATCGCCAACTGCATATGAGGCCTGCAAGGCTGCCAGGCCTTTCAGCTCTTGCTATAATGTAGCATGTGTCTCTGCCGGCTATGAAGGGGCAACTATTTGCGGCGATTTCACAGGAGGCCTGATGTCAAGTGTAGGTGGAGAGAGGATGAGCGCAGAGGCTAAAGTAGAAGTGCCGGCATCTACGCTTACTGCCCTAATTGATGCTGTAGGGTCGCCAGATATTGATTTGCTGAGTTTGGATGCAGAGGGATACGAGCTCAATATCCTACAGGGTCTTGATCTGGAGAGGCATCGCCCACATTATATGTTGATTGAGGTATATACGAAAGAGTATGACGCCCTCTGCGAGTACTTGTCTCTACGCGGATATAACCTTGTAGAGAATTTTACGAATTATAATCTCCAGGACAATCCTTGTTGGGACGGCACGCACAATGATTACCTATTTGTTGATTTGCGACGCGGGGGAGGGCTTAAAGGGCATTAGGCTCTGGCCCACATATATATCATATTGTAATATAGAATATTATTATATGATGTCATATACATGTTATATAACTAAAAGAACTCATCTTCGCGAGCAGCACTATTATTTTCTGGCAAAGGCACAGGCTTCTTCGGTGCCGCGGGCGCTGCAGGCGCTAGCTTCTTAGGCGGCGGAGACGTTGGTGATGTATTTGATGCCGCACTATTAGGAGATTCTATGCCTGCCTTCTTTTTCTGTTGAGCTTGGCGGATTAATTCCATTACTGTCTTTTTAGCCTTAGGCGCAGGCTTTGGTGCAGGCTTAGGCGCAGGCTTCACAGGAGCCGCTACCGCAGGTACTACAGGTATTTGTGTAGGAGCCGCTACAGTAGGTACTGCAGGTACAGGTATAGGAGCCGCTACAGTAGGTACTGCAGGTACTGCAGGTACTACAGGTACTACAGGCTTCACAGAGGGAATAGACTCTACTGCATTCTTATCAAAATAATCAGATAACTCTTCTTCTACAGGTATTCTATGCAAATTACTTGATGTAATAGATGGAATACTTATAGCGGGAAGAATCGCTAGAGGGATAGATTCTTGACGCTCTGCTCCTGATGGGACATATAGAGATGGATGGAATGAATTTACGTCCTCTTTCTCTTCTTCTACAGAAGATGGCTCCTCTACTACTATAGATTTTTGCGGTGGTTCAGCAACAGCGGCTGCAGTTTCCTTTTTCTCTCTTAGAAGATTATATATTGTCTTCTTCTGCGTGACAGGTATTTGTATGGGTTCCTCCCCAGCAACTGCTACCTCTACCGGTATTTGTGATATAACAGGAGCGACAGGAGCGACAGGAGCAGCAGGAGCAGCAGGAGCAACAGGAGCAACAGGAGCAACAGGAGCAACAGGAGCAACAGGAGCAACAGGAGCAACAGGAGCAACAGGAGCGGCAGCGGACTTCTCCCTTAGAAGATTATAGATTGTCTTCTTTTTCTGTGTGGCAGGCACAGCAGCTACATCATCAATAGGTATATCTGCAGGCACAGTAGTAGCTTCCTCTGTAGGAATACGCCGCATAACACGTAGTGGTTTGCGAGGGACAGCAATAGCAGGCGCAGCAGCAGCGGCGGCAGCAGCGACAGGCAATACCCTCCGCGGCTTATTCCATGCAGCCGCCAACTCTCCACTAAAGGTCCCCACAGCCACCATATGCCGCCCAATACCTTCTACTACTAGGCCAACCGCTCCATCACGAGAATATACAATAGGAACAAGTTGTGCCACACCCAAAGCAGGCACACCACCCTGTAAAGGCCTATATGCAGTCACCCCTTCATCTGAAACAACTACGATCGGCATCTTCTTAGCACGTACATATGCCATCGCAGCGGCTGCAGTAAATGCGCCAGCATCTGGGGACAGGCCGAGCTCAGAATAAGTAGTACCAAGTAAGGGCAAGAGAGGAAGAATCGGTTGCGCCCCACGACCGGCACCGTCGCCAGGAATCCAGAGACGCAATGCAGAATCATCCGCAGCAATACCTGCCGGCAAACGCTGAAGACTAGGAGCAGCCTCTGCAGTCGCGCCGACCCCAGACAGCTCTTCAAAGAATCGCGGCTCCTCCTGCTTCTTCACCGCCCACTCCATCTGTAGCATCTGCGTCCAAGCCGGCGTTCCCTGCGGTACAATATACTGATCCCCTATATGTACTGCACCAGTCACTGTTGCTAAGCGAGACACAGCATCATTCATAAGCTGCCGCCGCCTCTCATAGAATCGGCACAACTCATCAATCACGCGGCTAATAAATAGATCGGCAGTCTGTACTTGTACTGAACCGAGCGTACTCTCTGTCGGCACATGTAGCATGCACCTGCCTTGCGCCTCGCCTCCAGGCATCCACTTACATGTTCCCACACCACCACAGACGCCCGCATCAGTTATCATCCTGCAATCACGACGTATCAGACTCGGTGAATACTCATATGCATCACTCTCTGTCATCCACGATCGCAGAGTTCCGCCAATTGTTATCTCCAACCGCTTCCTCTTCTCATAATTCGGCAAGTCTGCGCGAAAGATTATATCCTCTATTGCCTTCCTCGCAGCCGGTCCAGCCGCCGCAGATGAAATCCAGCCAGCAACAGATAGGCGAAAGTTCTGATACAGCTCCTCCATCTGCAGGCGAGTAGAGGACAAGCCCACGCTCGGATCTCCCTCACTCGGCTCCACAATTGCCTTGTTCTGCTGCCACTCCATCTCCTTCACTGTTACTACCTTCACTGAACGGAGCACCTCTGCCGCAGGGTCCCTCGCCGCCGCAGCCGGCACGAAGATACCATTCTCCAGCTGCACCGCCACCACACGGTCCTCTATCTCATTCCGCACCACATACTTCACCTTATATCCAGGATAGAAGCTGAAGACTGGCTCCACTTTGTCCTTGTAAAACTGTAGGACATCATCAACCGGCGCGGCCACATAATCATCCCAATCAAAATGTATGCGCAGTGCAACAGGCATTGTCCCATCATCAACTACCGGTATTGCCACCAGCTGCGCCTTCCCAGGCGTCACACGAAATGTAAGAGCACCAATATGATTGTATATATCCCTCACACAGCCGAAAGGATACGTAGGCATCATTGCAAGGGCACGCTCCACAGGGATGAGGGCCATCGGATTGATGCCCTGCTGTGACGTGAATGCGCCACGCCCCTGCTCTGCCGTGCATTGCTTGAAGAATTCATCCACGCGCTGCTTTACTATCGCCGGCCAACTCGGGCGCGCAGCAGCCTGGAACTCTTTGAATACATCATGAGTAGAAGGAATCGTTCCTGCAGCCGGCCGATTATCAGTATATATCACTACCTCATAATTGCCGGCAGGATCGCGTGTCATGAAGGCCGTATCTGCTGCCGCATGCCGGCTGGAGACACCGAGAGAAGGGCATCGTACAACTGGCATATCATCGGGGCGCGCAGGATCTACGCCGAGAATGACAAGATTGAGGCCGCGAGGGAAGATGAGGCCAGGCTCTGCGAGGATCGGCGTAATATGACGCAACTCTTTCTTCTGCTGCGGATCCTCAAGGAAATCTAGGAAGCGGCTATATGAACGATACATGCGACTGAGGGCGAAGCGATTGCTGTCATTTACATCGGCCGCAAGATGTGCTGCGGCGAATTGGCGGAGCTCATCGGGCCGCGGCTCCTCGTCACCTGGAGAGAAGAACTCATGTACTAGATTACCATAGTGTGAGGCGATAAATACATGGGGTGTATATGCCCGCATCAGGACAGCACGGACTTCATCTACTGCAGTCTTAAACATGAGGGGAGCGAGGGCGGCAAGTAGGGACTCATTCTGATTCTGATTATCAATACCCATACGAAGGAAGCCCTGTGCTTTTGATGTAAGTGTCTGCTGTACTACACGATCTACGAGGCTGGTTGATTTCTGCTGGAAATAGGCGTCGAGGCCAGGAGGTAAGAGGCCGAATCTTGCTGCAGGTATGGGATGTTTGGCAAACTTGAGGATGTTCTCTTTGGATAGGCGCTGGAGAATGATAGAGTAATCCAGGATACGAGTTGTCATCGCGGCGAGGGGCACAGGTGCTGTGCGGGCCTCGGCGGCTGCAGCTTCTTCCTCGGCCTCTGCGGCCTCTTCGGCTGCGGCAACATCCACGCCAGCAATACGAGCGGCTGCCTCTGCCTCGTATTCGCGGAATGGCCTGAATGCGTCACCACTATAGTGCAGTACCTCATTTTTCACGTAGCAACAGGGGACCTCCAGGTCATCGGGATGCTGAGATGTAGAGAGGAAGCCGATATATTTATGCGGCTTGTCATTCTTCGGCTTATTCTTGCGGCGGATAACAGTATATCCCTTCGTCGCCTTCTTGCGGCCTGCCTCTGTGATTTCCTTGCCACCACAGAACGGACAGGTATTTGCCATCTTAGGCTTCCCACGACGATCCTTCGTTGCTGCGAAATCCTTTTCTCGCACCACTATATTGTCACGTAGGCAGAAAAGGGGCGGGCACAGATAGTAATTCGGCTGTGAGGGACTTGATCCATAGCGGAGCACTGTGATGATCTCATCCACACCAATCGGCGGCTCTGCATCGGCAGGATTCTTAATGGGATATATAATAAATGCCATATCGGTATCATTCTCATATATATTTATCATTGTGTCAAACTCTTCCTGAGAGAGTACTGCTGGTTGGCGATCTTCATTGGCGGCGCATTTACGGGAGTAGCCATAGGATTTGTTGATAGTGGGCGTGTAGCTAAATAGCTTGGGATCATACTTCTTCAGGCGGTTGATGAACCAGGCATCTGCAAGTACGCCCTCTGTTTCTTGTGCTGCGGCAGCCGGCTTTCCTGGGACTTGCGGTTGGGCTTGGGCCGCCGCCGGCGCGCGGACAGGTGCGACCGGTTCCTCATCTCCAAAATCGTCAATAGCCAACTCATCTACAACTCCTACTGCTCCAATAGACCCTACAACTTCTGCAACAGGTACAGTAGTAGCAGCGGCGACTGCAGTACCTGCGGCCCCGCGTGAGAGCGCGATATTCTCTACAGTTGCCGCGGCCATCTCATATTGTTCCCCCGCAGCAACTACATCCTCAAGTGTCTCCTCGCTACTCCGTAGAAGTAGGGCCAGGAAAGTATAGATACGTGCTAGAGTATCCAGGGAGTTCACCCGATATACATCAATCTCGTAACTTTTCAGCGCACCAGGACGAATAACCACATCTACACCTGAATTAAATGTTTCCATAAATACACCTGTCTCTGGGGCGACCACGGTATATTGATCCTTAATACTGTCCCATTCAACTACTTTTGCAATCGCATAATCGCGAGGTACATTGAATTCGCGCACAACATCTTCTACTAGTTTCTCATGTAGGAGCTCTCCTTCCATGCTCTGCAGTGTGGCAGACAGGGTAATATAGGTGAAAATCTTATCTTGCGAGGCGAATTGGTCCATTAACTTATAGCGAATGGTGGCGAGGGGTGGAGCTTGTGATTGGCCTTGGCCCTGTCCTTGGGCGGCCGAGCTAGCCCAAGGAATACGCTGGAAAACAGGCGCGAATTCTCCTGCCACCCGCCGATAGAGTTGCTCCGCAGTCATTAGGCGGTCATCAGGTGATACGCGCAGGACGAGATGTACTGCTATCTCTCCCACATCAGGCATATATCCAGCGAGATGCGTATTTGCGAGTGAGGTCTGAATTGCAGGAAGTAGGCGACCGGCCACATCTGTAACGGGGTCAAGGCGAGCTCCGCCCTTCGGTGGATATATCAGGATATCGGCAGTGCCGTCATTAAATATACGGATTGTGGCATATAGTTGTGGGCGGACTAGGACTTTGATACATAGGTAGTCAGATCCAGGCATCGGCGACATCTCGGCAGCCCAGCGGGCGATAAGGTGGGGCTCGGCGATATCTGGAATAGGTAGGGGGCCACGTGTATGTACTTTTACGATTGGTGCACCCTCAGATGGTATGAGTCGCATGAAAGGCATAGCGGTCGTCGTGTTGAGGCGATAGAAGAGGCTCTCACAGCCTTCAAATCCCTTCTTCTTGACCGGCCATGTGAGGCGAAGTTGATGGATGCCGCTAACACGTAGAGGATATAGGGGCTCACCTGCTTCTAGGAGTTCATCCAGATCACCGATCATGGTCTGCTGTGTGGTGATATAGGTGCGGATAGCTGGGATTGCCGCCTGGTCCGCTGGTCCTGGTTGTTTCGGATCCTCTGCACGGATAGTTGGAAAATAGGGTGCGAAGCGGCCATTCCATTCGGCTTCCGTGACTGGGGTCTGACCTGGATATTGGCGGAGAAGGAGATGTAGGGGGAATGCATGTAGGATTGGCATCTGGCCGTCGCGAGGAAGGATGAATGCAGTCTCTACAGTTAGGCGGGCACGTGTGAGGTCAGTCTCCAGTGGCATTGCATTGCCCTGATTATCTACGAATCGGCGGTCTGGAGGCAGGCTAGCCGTGGCTGCAAGGGCAAGAGGAGATGGTAGTTGTAGAGTAGTGCGAGTGATATCCTTCTCGCCGACTGGAAACCATAGGAAATCGGCTGGGATGTAGCGGGTTGTGGAGGCAGGTTGATCTGCTGTACCGAGGGGAACACCTAGGAAGACGAATTTAGGAAGCCAAGTCGCCTGCCCTTCACCTGCATGCAGTGCCAAGCTATTCTTAATGTCATCTATAGTTGTAAAGGGATATGTAGCCGGCATCACCCAATCGGCCCATTCTGGTGTACCATCTGTAGTGAAGCGCCGCAACCATTTTACCCTTATTTGTGGCATTGTATCTGGTCGCAGAGTCGGAAGGGGTGTTGCAGACTCTAGGGATCGCAGAAGTTCTCCCTCTGCATCTACTGCCACGCTTTCGTCAGTGGCACTCATCTATTTGACATATAGGGATATTATGAGGATCGTGTAGGTCCCGCGGTAACCCTCGCAGCATAGCATAGACTATATGATATATTCTATGCTGGGTTGCATGTGGACTATTTGTCCGCGTGTGGTCCGCAAGCTTATCCTCTGTAATCAGTAAACCCGTCGTCTTTCTCGGGATTATATGTAGGCTGATCCGTGATTGAGACACCACAATATGCTACAGGCTGTGCGGTGAAGTTCTGATATGTATAGAAGCCATTTCCTTCTGCTTCGCGGAGAATCCAGCCGAAATTATTCCAGAAATCAGGCCCATGTCCTATAGTCTCAGTAATAGAGTGTGCCAGTTCATGCAGAGCGACAAACATCATGACTTCCTCTCCTACGAGGGACTCATCTACGCCAGCGCGTTGTCTGAGGCAGAGGTGGACGCGCTCGCCCTTATTGACGCTATAGGATGTGTGTGCTGCATCGGGTGTTGCCTCCAGGAATCTCTTAGGGTCAGCGCGGAAATTACGGATCATGCGCCTAACCTGGGATTTATCGGGGAATTTCTTCTCCAGGTACTCGGTGAATTTGGCGAGCCGTATCCGAATCCTGGCGATGAGGTCGGCCGCTTCTTGGCGGTCGGGAAGTGCCCGTACTTTATATGTATGTGAATCCACTGTAGAGCGCACTTCTACTAGTGGATATGCACCGGTAATACCAATAGATGCTTTAATTGCGGTTGTAATGCTGTCAAACATAGGCGCTATCTACTTACATGCTAGTACATTCGTTGCTGCTGGCCGCTTCGCGAGCTCCCTGTATTTGCCTGCACCACCATGTTCGGAGTGCATCCTGTATTTTCTCTGCGCGGCTGATATCATATAGTACTTCTTTACATTTACGGGTTGCATCATCCCATGTGGTGGCATATAGGAATGGTGGACGATCACCGCCGTAATGGAATGTGGCTGCGAGTTCTTCCTCTGTGCCGACAACGACAGGGATAGCGCCGGCGATAGTGGCTTCATATAGTCTGAAGCAATCAAGGGACGCGTTTCCGCGGCCAGATATGACAAATAGGGAATCTTGGTATATTGCGAACATCTCTTGTGGAGTCTTGCCGCGAGTTACATGGCCTGTTGGCAGTTCGCGGAGAAAGGTGCGGAGCATCTCTGTGCGGTCTTGTTTGAGCTCACCAACGAAGGACCATGTATAGCGGCGCGTGGCTGGCTTCTTCTGGGTGGCGATGACTGTCGTGGACGGCTGGCCGCCGAGCATTCCCTGCATGTAGCCGAGGGGTATCTGTCTGGGGACTGCGGTGTGCTCTGCAGCGTGCTCTGCGGCGTGCATATAAGTGCTGTAACCAGCATGCGCATATTGTCTCATATATATAGGTGTAAGCTCGGCCAACTCCAGATACTCTGGGTGTAGACCCCATTCATCCGAGAGATGTATAATGGCATGCGGTCGGCAAGTCTTTGCAACTGCAATAATATCTGCGGATGAGATGTGATTTGATGTGAAGACAATACAACAGTTGCCAACTAGGGGATGTTCTGAGGCTACATCACGTAGAGAGGCAAGCTCAGCGGTAGAGAGAAGGAATGCCCTCGTATCGGGGCGAGCAAAGATGCCAGCGAGAATATCATTTCGGATATAGTCTGTTTCCCAAGACGATGCTGCGTCATATAGGATATACATTATAGCTGGGTGCGCACAGGTAATTAATACTATTATATATGTAAGCACTCAACCAGTTTATGTACCTGGGTCACTGGGGCACTGGGTCACTGGGTCACGGGGCCCTTTAAGTCCCCCGCTGGTGAATGATATATACATGTGATGAGAAATGTACGTATCATCTATAACTAAACTATGGTCCGCAGAGGGGAAATTTACTGGATATCCAGTGCACGACGGTTGATATCAGGCTCAATGGTGCTCTGGTTCCACACGCTCACTGCCTGCTGGGGATTCGGGGGCTCAGAGCGGAGCTGGAGGTTGCTATTACGCAGAGAGCTGCCGACGGTATTCACGCCGATGAGGGCGCCGGCAGAGAGGAACTGCTTGCCCTTCAGGCTGCCAGGACCCATAGGGTTCTGCTGGGCCCAGGCGCTGTTCTGGTCCTTCGGCAAGAGCTCACTAGGCGTCAGCTGGTCACGCTGCATGCAGCCGCCGGCAACAGCAGAGAAGTCACCATCGGCATCATATCCAGCTACATCCGCGAAGCCCTCAGAGCCAGAGTGCGGCGCAGCAGCGGCTGCCACATGCGGGTTCTCCTTCACCTTCTTCTCCTGCTCAGCACCAGGCAGATCCATCGGACCACCCTTCGCACCACTCGCAGCAGAACCACCAGCAGGGGCCGTCTCAATGTCCGCGTATCCCTCATGCGCCACTACACGGCTGCCGAGAAGACCGAAAAACGTAGGGTCAATGAAATATATAGTGGCAACCACGAGCAGGACAAGGAGGAGTACTGTTAGAGCAGTATTTGTGTTGTACTTGGCCATTCTTCTGTAATAGAATGCGGGGAGATTTTTATGTGAATTCTGCATAACTATCCTCATCGTCCTCAGATTCGGAGTCGGATGTCAGGCCCTCCTCCCCGTACCGATCTATGTATTTCTGCCTCGCCCTCTCCGCCTGGAAGATCGCCAATTTCGCCCGGAGATGGGCCTCATACAGACGATCCCGTTCCCTACTTCTCTTAATATCATCAGCTGACCGGAGACTGTCCGTATCCTGACCGGCAAATGTCGGCGCATCAGCACTTACATGTAGAGTGTTAGTGACATCCACTAATTCTGACTCTTTATGCGTCGCTGCGGGTGTGGCAGAGGCAGCCGGTGATGCTGGCCGCGAAAGTAGTATATCACCGAGATCAATCATCGGCGTCTCATCCTCTACAGCCTCCAAGTCCCAGAAGACAACGAACTTGCTGGCTGCCAGGGTGATCTTTACCGGAGTGCATCTCCATATGGTGCCAGTGTTCTCCTCATAATTGCGGATGGCATGCGTCGTCAACTTCAAGAGCTGCGCTGCCGTATATGGCTTCGCAAACATCGCCTTATTTGCCGCTATAAGTGCCGTCATTAACTTGCCGGTACTATCATCATGCTTCAGATAGGTCTGCAGAACATCCAACGTATCATGCCCGTCACTATCTATCATGATCGGGTCTTGTCCTGCGGACTCAATAGGAAACTCATATATAGGCTGCATTGTACCGGGATCTTTATAGTACTTTACTTGCCCGAATGCGGACTGCTGCTGCTGCGCGGACATCTATCGTATCATACGCGTTGAAAGGAGATACATTTACCGCGTATGATACTATAGATTATCTGTGTTACGTGGCAAAATGCATAATGACGCTCCTGCCACTCCCGCTCAGGCGCATGCCGCTAATGCGCATGCCTCTCATGCGCACGCTTATAAAAAGACTCTTCCCTGGCTGAAACCCTGGGTAGAACGCATCGCTCACTCCTTCCAGTCGCCAGATACGCAAGAGTGGATTCAAATGTATGTATTGGAACCTATTATATCCTATGTGATTGAGCGATGTTTCCCCTATTTTATTATATTTACCGCTATATTTGGCCTCATATTTCTATTGCTGATTGTGGCAATTATACTCATGGTAATACGCCTCGGCTCAGCGCCCCAGCTCCTCAGTTGATAAAATACGGTATCAGAAGAGTATTGAATACCATGAATGTACCTTCTGTGCCTGTGACCGCAGCAGCTTCCTCCGACAATGAATTCCCCACCTGGGTCCGTAATTGGATACATTATGATACACTTACAACTAATTTCAGCAAACAGGCCGCCAATTCCAGAAAGGTCCGCGATGAATATGAGGAACGCATCATTACCAGCCTTGAGAGACGCCGAATGACTGCAGCAGTCCTACAGGTTAATCAGGGTAAATACCAGGTTGTGAAGGAGAACCATATTAATGGCCTTACGCTGGGGAACTTGGAGAAGCTCCTACATCAATACTACAGGGGCCGTGGCGGCAGCAGCGCCGCAGGCGATGAAACAGATGCCATTATGGCATTTATAAAGGCAAATCGCGGCCATAGTGTGAACTCCCGCCTCAAGAAGATAGGTGGCACCGCGCCTGCACCTGCGCCTGCGCCTGCGCCTGGATCAGATAAGTAGGGTCTAAATATATTGGCATTGTATAACAATAAAACTATATATATGCCTACTGGTGTTACGACGGAGGAATGGTATGAGGAGGGCCAGGCACAAGCCCAGAAGAAGAAACAGAGTGGCTTCAAGACAGAGGCGAGGCTCTGGAATGTAATTGAGGCCAGCCGCAGGGCGGAGGAAAGAGATGACTGGCTCTCTTATATCGCACAGCCCGCCTGGGAGGACATCACCCTCGGCAACTGGGCGCATATCTTTGTTATTAATGGCCTCATTCCCTTCTTGGCTGCCCGCGGCTTCGCCCTCGCGACGAAAGGTGTAGCAGACCTATATGTGGAGCGCCATCTCCTACATCTTCTATATAGCATCGCAACAGGTACATTTATGCACCTACCTGCACCGAAACATCGCGACTCAGAGGCCGATCGCTGGCTATACGAACAGACCATTGGAAGCGTAGACTGGGATACACTCCTACAGCGTTGGGAAGTAGATGGTGTGGTGGGGCCAAATACACGGATGAGAGAACTATTCCCTGAGTTTGTATATGTATTTATTAGCCCCGAGAGGAGCCGTATTATTCAGGACTATGATGATGCGGAGCGGCGGGCGAGGGAGGCCGATGATACATATAGGCAGGAGCATGAGGGACTCTCTTGGAATGCACTTCGGGCAACAGCTGGGGTGGATACCTAAACAGCAGCGGGAGTGTTGCCCTTGTAATATAAAATACAGTATATATCATACAATATTTTATATATTATTGCGTTGCGTTGCTCTCCACAGTTGCATTTATGACGCCCAACGACCAGCATTGAAAGGGGCCACTGCAGTCTCTTCGCGCTGGCTCCTGAATTTCGCCACCTTCTTATTATACTCAATCACATCGGGCGTCTGGGGAATCATATCGCCCCGTGCTACAGCAGCCGCATCGGCAGCACTCTGAGCCGGCTTAGAACCATAGCAATTTACACCGAAGCGGAGGGCGGGATTATCAAAGTAACCACCATTCAACCCAGGCGCAGCCCCGCACGCCATCTTCTGATCGTCGGGGCCCTGCTGCAACTTCGTCCACGTCTCTTCACTTGTAGGATATACAGCGGACTGCCCCTTCACCCACCCATAACTGCACCAATCAGCCCCCTTCTTCCATGCATCGTGTACTTGTTCGTATGTCGCCAGCTCGGCGCCCATCGCCTTGCAGAGAGGCTCGGCATCTTCATATGCGTAGAGATTGTCTGCCACATGGAACACCTCCTTATTGCCAGGTATTAGTGCATTCACCACAGCAGCCGCCTTCTGCTGTATTTCAGGATTCTGCTCCTCGCCCTTCGCATCCTTCGCCGGCACAGTCACCGCGCGACCAGTAAGGTCAGAAAGCTTGCTGCGAATACGGTCATAGAATACCGCAATGAGAACAACAATAGTAATGAGGAAGGCCATTACCAGCATTAGGCCCCATGGCGCAGAGGCGACAACCTCCTTCAGCTGATTCATCTTAGATGCCGAGGCAGCGGCCACAGATGCTGCCGCTGGCGCTGCCGCTGGCGCTGCATTCGTCGGGAAGAAGGAGTTCATAATATTAGCCCCAGTATTTTTGATATTATTGAAGGCCGTATTGGCGGCAGCACCAATATTTGTTATCGCTGCATTTGCCACATTCGTGGCATTTGTACCTTTATTGTTAAAGTTATACCCGAGGCCGGCGTTGCGATTCATACTATTCACGCTATAGATGATTTACTCCCTGGCCCTGCAGTAGCGGCGACGGCTTAGACAACGTCCTGCGGGCTAGTATTGTTGCCGCCGCGGGAGAGGATATACTTGCGCTGGTCGGGAGTAGTGCATACACAACCACTGCCACAACTATAAGACGCACCACAGCACTCAGGCTTGCATTCGTTATCCTTGAAGATAAAGAGATTGTCTGGACCAGGCTCAAAGGCGGGCAAGGGCTTTACGTCGGAACTCTTGCGCCAATAACTCTCGGGAGAGGCACGGATGCGGACACCGTCAAACGCGCCGATGGGCTCAGGTGCAGTCGCAGAGGCATAATTCATAAACGCCTCCGAGTTGAGATAACCGGGTGCAACCGTCATCGCCATCAGCGTTGTTGCAATTATCAAAAGCACGAGGCCAGTAATCAGGAAATTAGTCTTCATTCTGAACTGTAGTACGAAGTTATTAGGGACTGCTGGCTCCGCTGCTGGCAGATACATGCGCCCCAATCATCTCATACGATTCCCCAATCCGCTCCCATCCTACCTCAGTTGCATCACGTACTAGGCGCTTCTCTCCTGCGCCGATCATAAATGTACCTGACTCCGTTATCAGATGATATAGGGGCGGTGCTTGCAACGAGTCGCCGCGTCCAGCTGGTCTAATACAACGCCTCCACACTCCATCGGCACATAGTTCCCAGTTAGCAGTCTCGCGCGCCACCTTCTTATGTGTAACTAGCGCGCTACCTATATATTTCCCGATGACAAGCGTATATATACCGTTCTTATCAGGTACAAGTTCACCTATCTCTGGTACACGCCCACCAAATTCAGCTGCGGGATACCCTGTCGCTCGCATTGCCGCCACTGTCCTCGGCGAAGTCGCAGCAATTGCCTCTGCCTCAGTCGGAGCACGTCCATTCAGTTGCTCCCATACCCATCTCGCCCACAAGCTTTCGCCCTCGGAATCATCTACTTCTTCCCAGTCGCGGAACCATATAGGAGTGTTGTCCTCTGCTGCCACACATAGCCGCCTATTGGTAACCACAGGACAGAATAAGCGTTCATGTGGGGCGACTGGCTGGCTAGAGGCAGCAGGATGATCCTTTACATATACCCAGCCACCGCTTCCATCCTCGACGAGATGGTCCTCTGCGACGAAGATGCCGCGGAGGTTGCGGAGCGGTGTCTGCGTCCCGTCAAATACATACATACCTGTGACTGTTCCTCCACCTGCCAGCCATGTACCTGGCGTGAGGGAGCCCACTGTGGCTGTCTCTCCGCTTGCAAGATAGACCAAGCTCTGGGGCGCGAAGCAGAATGTATTACGCAGATGCCCTACTTGTACTCCAGCTCCAACAAGTAGTGAGATGACAATTAGAATGAGGGGCACATAGGGAAATAGGAAGAAGAAGAGGATGATGAAGATGATGGCGAGAATAGTCACTACAATTACGACGACTAGCATGATGAAATCAATCGCATTGAGAATGCTGCGAACAGTAGAGAGTGCCGCATAGAGCATGGCCTGTGTTGCACCAGTAATGCGATTGAAGGCGAGACGTAGGCGTTGCATTGTGCCGGCTGCAGCATAGGCATAGCGCTTGAATTTCTCGTAGAAGGAGCTGAGAAGGATGTCGGTCGTATCTTTTGTTACTGTCGCCATTATTCCCCGCAAGTTATTCAGACTCTCTGCAACTGTACCTGATGCGCCGAGCTGCCCGCGGAAGATATCATATACTGGTTGCATGGCTTCCCCCATACTCTTCTTCTGAGCCTCCTTCATGCAGAAGCTGAAATTGTCCGCAGAGAAGGCAGCCGCTGAACGCGGATCGTCGGCGGGCTTAAAGAGAGCGGCGGCAGCCATGATTGGCACTTCACAGCGTCGCTCGGCCCAGGCGGCCATTACTGCCTGGCGATCTAGCCCCTTTGCTAGACCTGCTGCGCCCAGTGTAAGGACAAATATTAATATAAGAAAGGGAAGTACTGATTTTGGGGGTGGAGTAGCGGCAGCGGCTGCAGCAGAGGGCTCCATGCAGTCTTATCTATCCAACGACGGCTATCTCTTTTTGCACTATTTGGCTCAGTGCAGCTGAATATGGCTCCTCCGCTAAGGGCGATGCTACCTCCATATAATCACGGGCAAGTAGGCCTGATGCGAATTCTATACGACATCCGGGGAGGACAACTAGTGATTTAAATATAAGGGGCTTGGATGCCTTTACAATTGCTGTAGCTGACACTATATCCCCAAGACGGCGCCAACCGCTGCAACCCTCGTGGCTTATCCAAACAAGCGTCGCTGGCGTTATCTTCCCATCTGGCGTATCCACATACTCCGCAACCTCTATATCTACAACTCCCACCACTATATCATTCGTCGGGCGCAGCCTCATCCCTGGGCGTACTGCAGCAAGAGTCACTTTCTCTCCAGCAGAAGTAACTATCTTCGCAGTACCCTCTGCCGCAGGAAGCATCTCATGCCACTCTGCACCATGACGGCTCGTCCCTGCCGCCCGCCGCCCATTCAGTACAGTATCCGTCCAGGCTAGTGCAGCCGGCGCACCATCTGCAGTCTCATCATAGTCACGGAACACATAGGCACCAATAGGTATAGTATTATTGTCCGTATTGAAACATATGAGCGGCCTCTCTGCACCACCACAATGGGGACCAGCCGCCAACGCATCAGGATGATCCTCTGCGCGTATCCAGGCACCGCCATGAGAAATATAGTGGTTAGTACTTACGTATATATCACCTGGAAGCCATACCATTGGCTGGCCGTCTGCAGCGAATTGGAAGCGCGCTGTCACACGAGCTTTCGGCTGCGCCGTACCATCGCCGCTGAGAACATCTCCACACACTACATCTACAACTGGGATAGCCCCGCGTCCTTCTACATGTACCATAGTTGCAGGGTCAAAACAGAAGGTATCTAGGAAGCCAAAGAGGGCTGTGCCGCCGAAATTATTGACTGCACGAATACTACTCAGTGACATATACATCATCGCATAGAATGTCGCATATACACGGTACATTAGCATCTTAATGCGCTGGGCGGAGAGACGGAGCTGTCCCATAAAGGCCTTGAAGCGGTCGCCGAATTCGCTCACCAGCGTCACAAAGCCGCCCATAAAGGTCGCAAATCCTACTCGCAGAGAGTTCGTAGAATCCACGAGCGTGGAGAGAACACCGATGAAGCCGCCGAAGAACTTGTAGAGAGGGGCGAGACTCTCTGCTGCCTGCTCCTTGAATGACTCGGACATGCAGAAACGGAAGTTCTCATTTACATCATGCCCGTAGAGGCCGGCAAATGGCATCACATGCGGGAGACAACGAATAGAGGCCCAATCAGCAGAGGCAAGAAATATATAGATGGCTTCACCTATTAGGACAGCCAATACAAATAGGAATATACTGACTATAATTAATGGGAATACCCGTGGTGTCGTATTCATCTGTTCCATACTAAGGTAGAAAATTAAGGATTTCTACCTTAGGCAGCGGCAAGCGCAGAAGACACTTGCAGTTTATATGCCCTCCTTCATGCCATTTACGCCATAATTCTCCCTTACCCAGTCCCTATCTGCAGCAAAGCGCTTGGACGCCTTCGGATTGATACGAACAGTCAGTTTCGCCACGGCATCTAGCTTCCTATATACGCTCATCGCAGTATATTCAGATATAGCATGTTTCAACGCCTCTCGCCGGAGCGGTACAGTCATACGATATGAGTATCCGAAGCGCATCAGCTCACCGCGCTTCAAGGGACCAATACCAGGGCCAGTAATTGTACCAGGAAGACCGCGATCCTTAATACAGGTAGGCTTGACATATACAGGTGATGCAGTAGGATATACGCGATAGACGGCTTGGCCGCGTTTAACAGTATAACCCCTATCTTTCACATTAGACCTGAACTTACGCGTATATCCTTTCCGCATCAGGTAACCACTCGGACATGTCTTCCGTGTTCCACGCGTTCCACGCGTTCGGCGGCTGCTCGGCCGTGTCTTTCTCCGAATTGTAAACATTTCTACACCTGCACGCGATTTATATTTAAAATGCACCAATATTCATAGCATACGGATAGGTGATAAATAGAGCCTTCACCCAGTAACAGCAAGTCTGTAGCCCGAATACTGGGTCCGCTGCCGCACAGGCCCGCATCTCTGCAGCAAGGTCCGTCAGCGCCTTTTTGACATAATCGGGGGCAGGTATATCGCGTGGAGGCAGATTTGTAGGACCTTTACATATCTCTGCAGCCCACTTCGCTAGAAATGTAGGATAGTGGTCTATCATGAGATCCACATCTTGCTCAAACTGGGGCGCTGTTTTCTCCATGAAATATTTATATATACTGGTCTTCGCTCGGACAAGGGCAGGGGTAAATGTATCTGCCGGTAGTGGATTCTTATATGCAGCGTCTTCCTCTGCATTGAGGGCCGCGATGCGGGCATCCGTTAGAGAGTCTTCAACCACCTCTTCTGCCAGACCCGAGTCGTCGCCCCCACCATCAATCGTATATGTATATTGGCGCCAATCCATGTCCGTGTCTATCGTGCGCTTCGCCAAAAAGATACGGCGGCTACACCCACCGCAATCGCAATCAGGAATCGGATGGCCTCCTGCTTGATCTGCTCGGCACGGGCTGCTGCAATGACTTCGGCTCTGTAATCAATATAATCCTCTCGCGTTGCCATGCCGCTATTAACGGGTACATCATATTGTGTATCACACTCCGCCTTCGTTCCCAGGACCATAAGAGACGCATATAACTGATCTGTCTCCGTATGCTTCCGACCGCCACTCAATTTATTCGGGAGCACTCTGCAAGGGCGCACAGCTGGCTGAGAACTCATATCTGTAAATAGCTGCGTATATTCGGGCAATCGTATTTATATGTACGGTGTAATATGGATATTAGCGCTGCGACCTCTCCCACTCCCACTGCCGCTGCCGCTCAGTCAAAGAAGAAGAAGGATGTACGTGCTAAGCTACAAGATAAGTTGCTAGCCCGCGGTGCCACGCTTAGCCAACCGCCGACGGAAGATAGGAAATCCATCAAGGAAGCCCTCGCCGAATCTGAGGCGCGAGAACTAGACTTTGACCCCGCAGCTCGTGTTCGTGTTGTCAAGCAGCTACTCGCCGAACTCCCACGCATGAAGGCCGCCGGCAAGACCATGGAGAACGTACAAGAAGAGATGTCTGACCTATACGAGCAATATCCCGAGATATTCAAGAAAATCTGGAGCGGTGATGACCTAGATCAGCTACATTTCATGATTAAGATGATGGACCACATGGAAAAGCGCGAGCTCACGCCCCACCAGGCATCCGTCATTATTGGCCGACAGTTGGCGAACACATACATCCCCGATAACTTGCGTGAATCCGAGGAAGCTCCTGCACTCGCGCCCGCTGCCGCTCAGCCTAGCTCTTAATCTATATACGCCATTGCGTGCACCCAGATAATTAGAGAATATAGTATATTCACGAATCATCTTATATTTTGGGGAGATTTTACTAGATAATAACAAAACACGAAAGCGATTACGCCATATACATCAACCTACAACTTATAGAAGAACATATAACAGCAAATTATGAGGGTAATTTAGTGATAATGAATAATGCTGGATTTCATAAAACACAAGGTGTGAAACAGGAAATTCAGAAATGAAATGGGTTTCTCTATAGCATTCCCTACTACCCACGCTCCAATCCAATAGAGAACTTCTTTAGTAAATTGAAGTATAATATCAAAAATAAATCTCCTCTTACATATCAATAGATACATAAAACAATAGAATATGCTATAGATGATATGAAAGAAAAAGAGTTCAAGAATTATTTTTCATATGCGTGTGATTAGGAAGCAGTTAAGAAAGTATATAAGCGTAATTCTACTCTGAAGAGAAAACAGAAGATTTATCTATAATTTACACTCCATTAACATACCTCATAAGAATAGCAAATAAATCATCAAACTTTCCAATAAAAGTATCATAATGCCCTTCAATTGGTAAAACATCTACGCGACTTACACCTGAATACTTTACTAAACTATTTAGACAATTCATAACACCACCATAGTGTTTATTTAGTATATCTATATCAAGATGCCAAAACACTACTGAAATTCCTACTACATCTCGCATTTCTCTTGAAGAAAGCATATGGGCGTTTGATGATGTTAGAAACATACCATTTGGACTGCCAAAAAATAGTTCCTGTGTTTCCTTTGTTTTAGCACTTCCAACATCTTCAAACTCAATTCGGATATACATTATACTCTATCATAGCAACTCATAATCTTTAAATGAACGCTCATTTAAAATCCGCACGGGGCTTAAAGCCCACAAGGTACCTGCAGGAGGCTGAATTTTCTGCAGAAATCCCGTGCAGCCGCTATATTCCGCTCCCAAAGTGCCTCATTCACCTCATCATTCCTTAACATCGCCAACATGAATGTCGCCTCCAGATTATCTATCTGTCGCCGCATCCGCGCCAATTGTTCGTCTAGAATACTCCCAGCCACATCCGCCGGCACTACATCCCATAGACGATGCTCCCATCTCTTCCCATGCAAGCACGCATCCAGTACAGCAGTCACTATAGGTAACATAGGTGCTGCCAAGTTGAAGCCAACGCCGACGAAATACTGCTCGCTATTACATGGCCTACTTGTCGCCGGCTTATATAAGGTCCAGCGCTGAAAAAGTGTACCTAGCCCCATCATCAAATCCAGCGTATTCTGCCCGAAGGAATCAAATATCTTCAACACGAATGTCCCGCCGGCCACCAGACACTTAATCGCAATAGCCGCCGATGCTACCAGGATAGGAAAAATAGTCTGCTCCTGACCCCTATAATTCGTAGTGAAATCCACGCCTCCATCTGCAGTAAAAATGTGGAGGGACCGATGCACCTCGGCCACATAAGCCGCCCTATTCTCTGCTTCCAAGATATCACCAGTACCAAGCGCACCATATATGACCTTAATCTGCGGATTCTTCTTCAGAAATGCCGTCGCCCTCTTCCATCCTGGCACATAGTGATGCACCGGTTTCAGCGTCATTGCAGTCGTCCGTGTAATCTTCGTCCCATAGCGGCCAGCATAATCATAGATAGCCTGTATAAATCCCCCTGGGCCCTCGCATACATGACCCGTCTTAATCGCGGCAGCTCCTTTCGCAATACCAAATACATGCAACATCTCTATCATCTTGAAATAGGAGCGACTCAGTGGATGAATAGCACATATAGAGGGTGGCGTAGGGACGCGGCCTGGTACAGTAAAAATAAGCTCATATTTATTCGTGATTTTCTTATAGTATTCCCAGCGATCATCATCTAGTTCCATAATCCGATCCTTCATCCCAGATAGCTCCTCTGGCGCCTGGGAGAGCAAGATCGGATCCGCGGCTGGACTAGCAGGCGTTAGAATATAGCGTGAAGTTGTTCTCCATAGTATATTCTCCCATGGGGGAGCCGTAGTATCGTCAGACATGTATTATATTTTGTGGTGTCGTCTTAGGTTCCGCACCTATTGGCGCTCGGCCCGTGGGCTATGTGGGATTTCAAGCCCACTCATACAATCACCATCTCTACATCTTCCTCGTCAAGTGCAACACCCGCACCAGGCATCGTCATCCGCATCACCTGGAACTTGGAGATACCACAAGGATCATTATAATCCTCCGCGAGCTTACTCTCCAACGCAGACTCATCCAGCCCCTCATCCTCCTCATCAATTGTCGGCATCGCCGGCAAGCCCTGCAAGAGCCGCGGCAAAGCCTGTTCGTCCAGTAGCACCTGTGTGAAGTTCGTACCTCCACGAATAGGCTGGCCCGTCATAATATTAGCAGATACACCCACTACAGGGTCCACCTCACCAAATAGAGACGCCTTCAGCAATATCTTCTCTGTCTCCTCAAATGACGCCTTCGCGAGAGGACCAATATCCAGCTTATTGATACCATAACGGTCCATGGAGACGAACTTGCCAGGCCGCGTCATAATATCGCAGAGTAGGCCTAGGTGGCGCTGATTCACGCCTACCTCATCAAATAGACCCGTAATCTCCTGCAAGAGACCCGCTCGCGCCGCCTCAATACCCAGCTGCTCGTACAAGTCATGGACATTGGTACTGTAGAGACGATTCGCATCCACCGCAGGATGATTCGCTACCTCTAGGAAATTACTGCCGTCTGTATCCAATACATACTGCTCTAGTGACTTATACTCGCCATCTACATTCACTACCTTCTCCTTATCCAGGCGGAATGTGACACCCTTAATGCCAGGTACACCACGAATTACAATACCATTCAGTACACGATTCTGGAACTTCTTCAGCGCCTGAATGTCCTCGCCATCCTCCTTGAAGAAGCGGATACGCATCACCAGTTTATTGCTATTGTAGTCACTATACACCATATTTACATTAGGGAATCGGTCACGTAGGACAAAGGCGACATCATCCATAGAGATATTCTTGTTAAACATCTTCTCGCGATTCAGCTCAATACGCAGCATCCAGGGACTCCAAGTCTTCGGGCGCTCGGCGGCTGCAACCTCTGCACCCGCATCTTCCTGCGCGGCTGCCTCAAATAGCTTGTAGAACTCCAGCAGCTCCTGGTCGTCGCGCACCACCGTCTTCTCATCAGATGGCTCATAGTAGATTGCCGTTGTGAGCGTGATGTCGCGGAGCAGGGTGAGCTCCAGGTCTTGGGCTACCTCGCGCGCCTTCTCCTTCAACTCACGGTACTCTGGCTTCATGTAGATAGTCAACGACGTAGCCTTCGGGTTCTGCGTTACCTTCAAGAGCTCCTTCAGACGCGGCACACCACGAGTCACATTTGACTTCGCGGCTACACCGGCTAGATGGAAAGTATCCTTCAGCGCAATGCAGTTAAGTGCAGTGAAATTCCGTGTGGTCTCCACCGTTAGGTCATACACCCAGCCCTTGATTGGACGGCATTCTCGGATTGCGACGACCTTATCCATTACGACGCCATTGAACTCAGTCAGTGTATTAGTTCTATGATGCATTGTCATATGTTCGTTCATTCGTGCCTGCTTTGCTGCTACACTAGGTGTGAATAACTCTGCAAACTTAATACTGTAATGTACGCGAATAGTTAATGTATAGTAGCGAGATACACTATTGAAGTTCTTCTTTTCAGGCATCCTAGAAGTGATACTGGAGAATATTCCATAACGGGAAAGTAGTGTACTGAATCGCTGAAGGAGTTTCTCTGATACAGATGTAGCAGAGATGATGAAGGACTTCTTAGCAACTGTACCATCTCCACTGATATATCCATCAATCAGTCCACGTACGAAGGCATCAGGTGCCTGGAATACCCAATCAGGTAGAGTTTTCTCGTATGAGATACGTCCAAACAGACGAGACATTATAGCAGCAAGTGTAGTAGAATGAATGATAAGGGAAGTAGTTTTACCGCGAATATTTGTCTTTCCGCAATAACGATTCTCTGATACAATATGAGTACCTACATTCCATGAATCCATTAGAGCCTTGATTTTTTGCAAGTAATCCATATCATTGTTGGTAATATGGATTTGAGTATTATTACTCATTCCTTCTGCAACATATGCACCAGCAAAGAAGCCAAACTCGGTAGTAAGCATGATTTTATCAGGGATATGAGATACATCTGCACGAGTGCGCTTCGGATAGACACACCCTGCTCGTAGTATGTTAGAATTGCGTCCATTTACAAATGCATCCCTAAATGCATCACTCCTACCATAAGGCACAGTAAATTCCACGCCATTTTTTGATGTAAACCAATGACGATTTCCAGCCTCATTTTCTTCTTTCATTACTGCAAGAGCTACTTCAACATCAGTACCATAAATCCACTCAGTTGGAGGTAGATATTCCCTGACATCAACCGCATCTACATGTCCCAGCTGTTCGAGTGCGAGGCTGTTCGTGATGGGAAGTACATCGCCTACCTTCAAGTCAGAACCATACATATCTACAATCTTGTTGTCGCGCAGAGTCAGGAATGATTTCGCCTTAGTTGCCTTCACTGTACGTCCGCTCTCAAGCTCCACTTCGAGGATTGTATCACTTCCATCTTCATTCACAACAGGGTGACGCGTAATCGCCTCCAGCTTCGTCCACACTACATTACCATCTTCATCGCATGACATCGCCTTCCAGTCATTTCCATCATTAAGCTCCAAATATACCTGATTGTTCGGTAGATGCTGTAACTTACCTGCATTCGCTTCATCATCCACCCGCGCATCAATGAAATCGCCGATATGCGGCGTCTGAATAACTCCATTCTTCGCAATAATGATAGGTGTATCATGGTCTACGCTATTTAGAGTATTATGCACCAATACATTACAATCTACCATGAAACTGTCATTTCCAGGCACAGTAAAGTCATATACATACTCCTCGGGGTCAGGTAGATACTCCAGCTTCACAATCTTGTCCCATACAACATCAGCATCTAGTGCGGAGCGGATTATGCCGAGATCAGTACGAATCTGCTCGTCGGCCGCGCCCTGGCGGATGAACTCGTCCATGAAAACGGCGTAATACTTCCGCAATGTCTCGCGACCAATCGCCTCCTTCTTAGCCCAGCGGCCATAATTGCGCGACTGTCCTGGAAGCTGCAATGCCTTCCCTACTGCAGCAACTACATCTCCTAACTCGGGAATCATATCCATCACCTGCTTCACATCATGCTTGTCATCCCTGCCCTCGTAGGAGATAATCTCTTCAAGGGCCGCCGCCTTATCGGGCAGGGAGAATCCGATTACATCCTTATACAGCTGTGCATACTTCTTTGTCAGAGTCAGAGTGTGCTGTATCTTTCCAGGATAGTTGATGGACTTCTCTTCGCCAAATGTAGAGAAGATGCCGATATAGCCGAAGAGACGGGCAATATCATCAAGGAGTGCCTTATTGCGCGAGCTGGCGCGAATCATCTGACGCGTAGCATTTACATTTCCATCGCCGTCAAAGTAGCCGCCGAGCAGGCCGGCAATGAACTCACGAGGAGCATTGAAGGCCACGGCACCCACCCGCTTATCATAAGAGCCTGCCTTGAAGTTCTCCATCATGAATGCGGTGAGGTTCTTGGACTTAATCAGATTATCTTTGCCAGGCCCATACTCTCCATTATATAGGCATGTACTGAACTTCCATCCATACTTAACAGCCATCGGTCGCAGTTTCTCCTCCACGATTGGTGCAATCTTTGTAATACGCACTGTATTGCCGTTGATGCTTCCATCTGCCAAGTAGATACCACATAGCCAGCCGAAATCCTTATTTAGCTCATATGTCTCGGCACCATACGTCACACGCGAAACCGCATCAGGCGTCTCTGGGATACAACGAGCAATAGGGATACGCATTCCCTCGCAGAGTTCGGACCCTAGTACAGGTACAATTCCCTCACGGCTGCGGCGGAGGAAGGAATGAGAGAGCGTTGCTGTTGTTGTGCGACCAGACTGCGTTGTGACCTTTACGAGTCCTCCATTCGCAGGATGCCGGCTGATCTGGCTCACAGGGCGCCACGAGACCTGCTCATCCTGACTCACGCCGACAATCTGGAAACCTGCTGGGTCAGAGGCCGAGGCAGCGAAATCTAATACTACACTATCATTACCAAGGGACACGACGCGCGATTTATTTGCAGCCAGAAGCCCGTCGATGAACTCCCCAATGGTACCGTAAAAGTTCGCTCCTGAATTATTTTTAATATGAATTACGGTACTTTTAGAGCAGCTCATCTGAGTACTCGGTTCGCCAATACTTTGTGCTGCAACGATTCCTACTAGTTCTCCAGGCTGCGCCCATCCCTGCATGTTCTTCACGATGATGGTGTCACATAGGGTATCAAATGCCGCGCGGGTGAAGTTGTTCTTGCCGATGATACGGTGAGGGGCGAGGTGGAAGCGGAGGAGGGCGGCCCATACCTTATTGTAGGGCTGCGTCTTGGCGATGACGCGGTCAATTCCAGCGGTCACATAGGCTGGGGCAAGATCTGTGGCTGCTGCAGCGTCCTCACCAAGACCATAGCGGATTTTGATATTTAGAATGAGGCGATCCAGGTTGACAGGGGACTGTACGCCGCCCTGTGGACCAGAGCCAAATACCTTCTCCACGAGCATCTTGCGGTCAGCCAGTACGGCCTCTACAAAGGCAGCGAGGGCTGCGGTGTCCTCTGCAGCCAGCGTGGCGCCGCTCTCGGCCATGCCAAACTCGCGGCGGATATCGGCCTCAGACATCTTCCCCAGCGGCAGGCTCTGACCCTCAATCTTCGTCGCATTGATACCGTCTTCACCATAGTGGACCTGTATGAGATTCATATTGCCGTCGCGTACAGTACCGTCGTGCTGGATGACGATATCCTCCATGCCCTTCACTAGCTGGCGCTGGATATAGCCTGTATCCGCTGTGTCGAGGCACACAATACCGTTCGCAATCTGAAAGTTTAGAGTTGAAGGGACAGTTACATCATACAATTTCGGATGACCTTCCGCTGAGAGACACTCCACCTCTACAATTTCATCCTTAATTACATCATTTACGCGACCATCATATGAACTAGTATCAGCTGAAGTGATTGAAATCATGTAATTGGCGACATCTGCATTTGCAGCAGCAGTAGCCTCCACAGGGACACATACCTGTACTTTATCGCACCCATCCATTGTGCCGAGCCTGACAATTACTGGAATGAAGTCGCCACATACTACATCAGGAGACGCCTTAGGAAGGAACTTTACCTCTGTATCATCCCATACAATAAGTGATTTAGATTTAGCAACTGTGACTTCACGACCACTACGTGTCTTCACGCGATACAGGCACTCACCAGGGTCATGGCGAGTTACAGCAGTCAGCTGACCCCATGAAGAGACGCCGGCTGCATCTGCAGTAGGGATATATACTGGTGTCGTCAGATTTAGTAGTTCCATATTGGCCTCTGTGTAATGCTCCACTGAGGCAGGCTCAGCAACTGCGAGCTGCCCGTCAATCCAAGGTCCAATCTCAACGCACTTCGTCACTCCATCCTCAAGCACAATAATCTTGGTATCACCAGTGACGGACTTAACAGCTGTATCAATAAGACCTTCACGTCCAGACATGGCGTGGAAGAAGAACTCCTGCGGAGTTAGGCCGCGGATGAAGGACGATTCCACGAAGCCTCGTGCCTCGGCGCCATCATCGTATTTCTTATAATGCGGTAGCGTACGATCGGTAAAGCCATAGGGAATACGCTTGCCATCAATGGCTGTCTGGCCGAGGCAGGCCACCATCTGCGCGATATTGATAGTGCCACCCTTGGAACCAGCGCGCACCATAGCCATCATACGGTTCTCCTCAGATAGGGAGCCCTGACCTGCCTTACCTGCCAGTTCCGTCGCCTTATTCAGTACATTGAATACACGGCTCTCAAACTCCTCCTGGTTCGTCTTACCAGTATTGTTGTCAAAGAGGTCGAGGTGCACCTGCAAGATGATATCCTCAATCTCCTTCTTCCGCTCCTGGATAATCTTCTCCATATTGTCCTTCGTGCCCTCGTCTGCAATCAAGTCCGAGATGCCGACGGAGAAGCCGTTAAGGATGAGGTAGTGCTCGATGGTGTTCTGTAGAGTATCAATCATCTGCACGGTGTCCTTCGGGCCATAGTCATTATAGGTAGTGTGGATAATGCCCTTGGAAGGCTTGGCAAAGATATCCTTGTCAAATGTGCCCTGCTGTACGTTTCCTTCGCGAATCTTCACGTAATTTTCAGGCACCTTATTGCTGTCATAAGATGAGTTCTCCATCTCAATGTTGAGGGGAGGAATGATAGTTGAGATGACTTGGTGGCCAGTCCAGCGGGGAGCAGCGGCGGTTCCCTTACGGGGCGCCTCCAAGACTCCGTCAAAGCGCTTATTCCACATCATCAGGTTCATGTATTCACGGAGAGAGAACTCGTTGCCTGGGCGCGTTAGGCGGTAGGCGCCTACAAGGGTATCCTGCACCACACCAATAATAGGCTTGGCGTGGCGAGGTGTAATAATTTGGTGCGGCACAGCCGCGATTTCTTCTAATTCAATTGCAGCCTCATAGGACTGCGGTATGTGTGCATTCATCTCCATGGCGCCCTGGCGGCACCAAACCCCCTAAGTTTCCAAAGGGGATGGACTATATCTTATCCCGTATCAGGCTGATTAGACCTTCATTTACGAGCCATTACCATTTAGTCTCTGAACCTTTCCCATACTCTCATCATAACGAGCTATAGGGACTTGGCTGCGGATAACCAATTTCGCCCTCCAAAGAGGACTCATCTCACAGGCTTATTACCATACCCACAGTATTTCTCTGCGGCCACTGGCTGTGTTTCCACGGCTAGTTTGGTACCTGGAGCTATTACGGCTTCCCCGAACAATTTGACAATGTCGCGCGGTGCACATTCTGCAGGAATTCAATTGCCCTTTTCTTCAAATCATCTAAGGCCTCATGTTTTCCTACAAAACTTGTTGATTTATCATCAACGATTATCTTAATAAATGTCCCGTTATTTTTATTATTTCTTATACGAATATATTGTTCCAAGTTATCACTATCAATATGTACTCCACTAAATTGCGCCAATTTAGCTGATAAATGCTGGCATTGCGTTCGCTTCATTAGATTAAGCCGAACATCTGCATCTGCAAATGCAATCTTGAGTTGAGCAGACATTTTTTTACGTGTCGCCTCGCTTCTTTCAGTGCATCCTCCTCGCTGTCGAGGAACATTTAATTCAGATGGAGTTATATCAGATGGCGTAATATAGCGCTGGCCTTTTCCGCCAATCGTTAAATTATAACCATTTGGATATAATGTGCCATGTATTGATATGTAGTGTTGTTCTCTTGCATCGAGGTGTTCTCTGTCACATTGTTCTAGTAGTACTACATTGAATACAGCTGCTCCATATTGCCTAATAGCATTATTAAGGTAACTACATTGCTTTTTCTTTGTATTACATACTGCTTCACTAATGTGATCGCGGAACCTTCCTTCATGGCCGAACGGTCTGTACTTGCCATGATTTTTCCGATGTGTCAGTGTCTGACCAACATAACATTTATGTGTAACTGTATTTGTAATTAGGTATATTTCACCTAATATTTCACTTGGATCAGTTAGAATCGTATTCATTTGTATTAATATTCAGGACATTTATTTAAGATGTGGTCGTGCACCACACTAGACGGTTATATCTATCATTCGCCCATGCTAATTGCGAATAATATATGAGTCTTACACCATTGACCCCACTAAGTGACACTCACAACTTAGTAGGTGGCCGCCTGTTGGCAACAAGATTTATCACCGTCGAAATCGGCGTTGTAGGCCGAACATACGCTTACATTCAGGCGGAAAGTATTGTAGGGGAGTACTTTCGCCCGATGTCCCATCATCGACATCCTATGTAGAGTCGGCTGACGGTTGAATAATACGATATCATTATCCATCAGGTGCCGATGGACGACGTCGCCTTCGTACAGAACAATCTCGCGTGTATTGATGTGTCGCAGGCTAATCATGCGGCCATCTGCGCGTACGACGGACTTCGCGCCAGGGTACGTGTCTGCTCCATTCTGGACGAACTTGTAGAGCTTGTCGCGATTGTAGGCGGTCACGCGCTCGGGCACGGTCAGATTCATGGCGATTTTCAGCGGCACGCCGAGTTCAGAGATAGAGAGATTTGGGTCAGGAGTGATGACGGAACGCGCAGAGAATTCCACACGCTTGCCCTGGATATTGGACCGAATACGGCCCTCCTTGGATCCCAGTCGCTGCTGCACGGACTTCAGAGGGCGTCCAGACCGCTGAGCCGACGGTGCCACGCCAGGAATCTGATTATCCACCAGAGTCGCTACATGGTACTGTAGGAGTGTAGTCATCTCGTCAATTACCGACTTATTCGTATTGTTCTCGATCTTCTGCGCGAGGGTCATATCGGTCTTGATGATCTCGAACAGCTTGTGCGTCAGGTCATCCTCGGATCGCTGGTTATTGTCCTGTACGACTGAGGGGCGCACTTGCGGCGGCGGGATAGGCATCACGGTGCAAATCATCCAATCGGGGCGGCACCAGTGGCGGCTGAGGCCCATGAAATCCACATCCTCGTCGCTTATGCGGCGGAAGAGGCGGAGAACATACTCCACTTCCAGGGGCTGATTACCAATACCGGGCATCACTGCAACAATCCGGGCAATGCTCTCGCGCATGTACTTGTCAGGTTGCATGGCGCCGCAGCCATCCTCGGTCTCTGAGCCGCAGACCTTGATGTTACTGCATGCCTTCAGTACTTCTCGCCACCTAGCCTCTCCACGACGCCGACTGATGCCACTATGCAGCTCCTTGTCAATGAGGAGCTTGGAGCACTTCACACAGATACAGCGGAGTACATTGAGAACCATCGGTAGGAATTGGATATAGTAGACTGGGCGAGTGAGCTTGTAGTGTCCGAAGTGGCCTGGGCATGAGTGATTCGTCTGGCCGCAGGAGCGGCACACCTTTCCATTGTCTAATACGCCCATACGGGGGTCAAATAGGCCCCCAATCTTGGGCTCGGACCCTTCATATGTAGCAGGACTCGTGATTTCCACCACGGATCGGCGCTCAATCTCCTCGGGCGAGAAGATTCCAAATTGGACTCCGACGATCGTTTCGACGTCGGAGGAGTGCTGATTGAATCCAGATGGCATGTTTCCTGTTATATATATGCGGTGTCCTATAAGTTAATAGGTTGTACTTTGACGGGCGCAGGCGGAGCCAGGTTAGTCAATTTTACCTATTACAGCGTGGCTGGGCCTTAGGTACATGCATACATGGGGTCGCGGTGTGCGCCTAGAACAGCCGGCGCGTTTACATATAGATTGTAGCGGTGCCAATGATGGACCCAGAACCAGCGATACTTGGCGCAGGGAGCTTCGGTATAGCACTTAGCACCGCGTGCCCCACCAAGGCGATGAAGGTATTATATGATCTTCGCGGGCAGGCCGACCTAGAAACAGAAACAGCCATACAGCGCAAAGCCGCTGCGCTCCTCAAAGGTATTCCAGGTCTACATGTACCGCGCATCCACGGACTCCATTCATCACGCCTAGAATACCGCGACAACCAGTACTTGTGTGGTATTGAGATGGACCGCGTTCCCATCCCCGAAGGATTCCAGCACCAAGTACATATGCTACTCGGCTACGCCCAGGATGATATAGATTCTGTCTGGAGCAAGGACTATCGCAATGATGTAGGACCGGCCAATCCTGCGCGCGGATTCTTCGCTGGACCAGAGATGCTGGAAGCCATCTGGGAAGACGAAGGAAGCACTATGACAATTGACCGTGTTGCGGCGATAATGGGCGAAGCCTTTGCTAAACTTATAGCCGGTGGTATTATACCTCTCGACCTTGAGTGGCTCTACGCTGGCGACGGCCAGATCTGGCTCATAGATTTCGGATTATGCGAGCTCGGGCACACTGATCCCCACCGCTTTCTACATGTCCCTTTCAGTCGCGGAATTCACGCCGATTATTATGCTCCGAAACCAGGGATGCGCGGTTATGAGGCATTTGGTAACGCATTCACCGCAGTGGCCGCACAGCCACGTGCCTAAAATTTGACCCAGCAGGTCTGCGGCAAGACCAAGGCACCGAGCGCATAATGAAGTATACGATTGAGACAACTGACCCCGCGCGCCCCGAGCAGACAATTACATGGCGCGGGGAGCCAGTAGAGATTTTGGCGACAGATAAGACGGAGATAGTTCTTCTCCGCACACCTACATTTGGAGATGTACTATTCATGGATGGCTCAGTACAGTCCTCTTCCTACGACCAGGTACAGTACCATACAGCCCTCGTAGCACCTGCTGCGACGGCGGCGGCCGTGACGGCGAAACCAGGCGCTCAGGCGATTGTTCTCGGCGGAGGAGAGGGGTGTACTAGTGCAATGGCACTTCTCTGTGGGGCGGGGACTGTGACGCAGATTGATTATGACGGCGAAGCAGTGCGTTGGGCTGGGAAAGCACTAGCTGCATGGAATAATGGCGTTTACAGCGATCCGCGTGTAAAAGTCATTGTGGAAGATGCATTCGCCGCCTGTGGGCGCAAGGAACCGCCTGGTACAGGAAAACGGGCTGACCTCATCGTCGTGGATCTATTTGACCCGTGCGCTGAGACGGCCGCCAGCTACGCTACCGCAATAGGCACTATGATTCAGAACTGGCTGACGCAGACTGGTGCCCTTGTAGCCTACTTCGGCCTCTGGCCTGGACTACCTGATGTGACATCCGTAGCAAGACAAATAGAGGCTGTATGTGGAAAGGCATACCGGGTGCGCGGATATGTAACATATATACCCTGTTTCTGTGCGGAATGTCTATTCCTGATGGTTATCCCGAGCGGGGTGGATGACCCTGTGTTGGGCGCTGGATTGCGGTGGGTCCTGTAAGCACTTGGGGCGCAGCAGCAGCAGCAGTACCTACTGTAGGAAAATATGCTGCATTCTGTTGTTCGCGCAGTGCAACCATTTTTTGCAAATCACTCTCTAATTGTCTGGTGGCCTCTGTGTCTGGGACGCGGGGAGGTGGAGCACATCCATCAAAGCGGCGGAGGGGACAGGACATTGTAGTGTGCGCGTGACTTATAGGTGACAATAGATGATAGTGTATAAGTAGGAAATGGATACTGACGCTGGAACAGATACAGATACTGATGTGGAGATGAATGTTGCTGCTGTGGCAGAGGCTGAGCTCGCTGCATCTACGCCGATGGAAGCGACGGAAGAGCCGAGGCCTGCTGGCCCGCCACCTGCGGTCTATCTTCTGGAGACAGTGGATGGGACGGAGAGGACATATGTAGGGGCGACCCTTAATCTAGACCGGCGTCTGAGGCAACATAATGGAGAGATAAAGGGTGGTGCATCTGCAACGAGTGGAAGGGCCTGGCAGAGAGTATGTCATGTAACTGGTTTTACATATTGGCGCTCAGCACTACAGTTTGAATGGAGGTGGAAGTACTATGGCCGCAAATATGAGAAGAGCGCCGGCACTCCGATGGAGAGAAGACTACGGGCTCTCTGGAGGCTGATGAATGATGTGGTGTGGCGTAATAATGGGTTGCAGATTATATGGGAAGATGATGCTGCGCGTGCACTCTGGGATATATGTAGTGTAGTCAGAGAGTAAGAATGTCATGCGCAGGACAAGCAGCCGCGCAAGTCCAAGCGCAAGATGAAGACTATATTACAATTGGCGGAGAGCCGCCTCCTTCCGTGGCGCAAGGTGTTGCGGCGACAAGTCGTATAATAATTCCTATAAATCAGGCCGGCGTTATTGCAGGTACAGTAGCTGCATCAATAGGATATAGTATTGGTCTTGCTATGACAGAAGCAGCAGCACAGGGCGCTGGCTTGGCAGTTACTGGGGTCGGCATTGCTGCAGAGACAGTTGTATCTCTTGTTGCAGGGCCAGCGGCTGCGGCAGCGGTGGCAACAATACGACATGTCGCGGCTAGTGCGGCAACTCGTGGGATTAGTGCATATGGACCCATAGGTGCAGTGGTTGCAGGGAGTGTACTTGGTACAACAGTGGCTCTGACGGCGAGTGCGGGGGCTGCTATTGGCGGACTCGCAGTTCGCGGTGGTAAAAAATTGGTGGTTGCGGCGGCGTCGGCGATGACGGCAACAGTGGCACCAGAGACACCAACAGTAGAACATAAAGATGGAGGAGGGAGTCAAGACAATAATGCAGAGGCGGGACAAAGTAATAGTATTGGATACGGAGACGACGGGTCTGCCAGAGAGGGGACCAGGCTTCGGGAAGATGTATGCAGCATGGGAGACCTCCCGCTACAGGTCGGCGCGACTTCTACAGGTAGCATATGCAGTATATGACCTATCTGGTAGCCTAGTTAAAGAAGTCAATATGTATGTACGTCCATCTGATTTCGTAATTCCAGCAGAATCTACTGCTATTCACGGTATCACGCCAGAATTTGCGGCGGCGAACGGGCAGCCATTAGTACGGGTCTTACGGGACTTGGAGGCTGATTTGCGAGGAGCTGCGCTGGTTGTAGGGCATAATATATCATTTGATCGCGCTATTCTACAGAGCGAGGCTTGGCGGAATTCAATGGATGAGCTAGCAATGATGATGGAGCAAATGTCCTGGGCCTGTACGATGCGATGTGCGATGGATCGGCTACAGACGCAGACATGGCCGAAGTTGACGGCACTCCATAAAAAATTATTTGGGGAAGAGTTTGGTGGGGCACACAATGCAATGGAAGATGTTCGGGCTACAGCACGATGCTGGTTGCAATTGCGATCAGAGGGATATATGTTGTAATTGTGCTGCAGCGGCATCTGCAGCGGCATCTGCAGCGGCATCTTCTGTGCTTGCGGCGTCTTCAGCCGCCGAGCTGAAATCACAGTATATATATGTATTTTTTTCATCTTCTACTTGAGCGAGCTCTTGATCGGATGCATTGCCCCTGTAGTCATCCGTATCATCGCCTTCGTCATCAGCCTCACGAATATTTCCGTACATATAGTCAATAATATCATCTTCGCTGAAACCGCCATCGGAGATGAGATTATAATATTCGCTACTAAGTTCCTCTACCTCGGCGGGAAATACTGGTTGTCCATCCAAGATTACGCGCATATATAGGCGTTGTACTTTTGTGTGGAGGTCTTCGCCTGCGGTCACATACTGATCTACTGCTTCGCGTGCGCGACCTTCGTATTCGTGGCGGACAGCGCGGAGATAAGAGCGAAGGCGGACTGCGGCTTCCTGGAGAGATTGGAGTCTCTCTTCAAGTACATCCTGTGTATCGTAATCGTAGCGGGGCTTTGTGCTGCGGGTTGGCTTTGCCTTGAAGAGACATGTAGGGTGTGAGATACGGGAGCGAGGACGAAGCTTGGAACAGCAGCGAGCACAGGTGGGAAATGAGGCACGTGTAATACCCATGGCGTGGCGTGTTAGAAGAGAAGAGCAGCGGATATGGTAGGGCCTGCCGTAAAAATCAATTTTATCCCGTACAGGAGGGGATTTATGAGGGTGCAATATCAATAGTTGGGTCGTGTTCCCGTGTACGCCTATTTTTCTTCGCCCGCTGCGCCGCCATGAATTTACTAATAAGTGCAGCTTGTTTATTGGGTGTATCCTTGGCTTCCTCTAGACTTGCTACAAATGCGGCCCATCGCTTCATCCACCGCGGGTCAGATGGGTCGTCGCCTGTATTTTCCTCGGCGACTGCCTTGTATTCGTCAATCCGTCCTTGTCCGAATAGGTGACTAATATAGGGTGCAGTCCATACTTTGCGACCTTCTTTCTCTACTTGTTTCTTGGAACAGAGAGCATTATGGCGAATATTTCGCAGCCATTCAATGAACTCACGAATGACCGTCTCAGCATCAGTCAGAGTTGTCGTCTTAATTGTACGGGTAAGCAACTCCCATCGTGACTCCCATTCTGGAATTGTGGTGATGTTATTGTTCCCTATGCAATGGCGACGGTAATATTCATCCTTTCCACAAGCAATATAGCTATATATACTATTTACTTTCCACTGTTTTGGGACATCCTCTTCGGGCGCAGAAAGCATCGTAGATGATGGCACGGAGCTTGGAACAATAGGTGTAGCGGGTAAAGAGATGACTGCAAGGGCTTGCTTCTGTTCGGTAGAGAGAGGTAGCCGAGTACGATCTATAGGGGTGGCTGTAGTGGCACAAGCAACTGGAATCGGCGTCGCGTTCTCTCGCCGAAGTGCAGCAAGTCGCCTATTTTTCTGGGTATATAGGATATGCTTACATTTTGCGATACGTTCTGGGGTACTGAGCCGCGACATGTTACTTAGTAGTTCGCCTAAATCGCGTTTGAAGAAGGGATGTGCTGGTCCATATGTTGACTCATACCAGTCAAGGTATTCACGAAGTTTTCCAGCTTCTAGCATAGCGATAACTTCAAATGCCTTCTTATGAGAATGTGTTGCCTCGCCTGCTGCCAGTGCAGTTGCTGTTGCTGCTTCTGCAGCTGATACCTGTTTATCGCAATTAATCATGCTAATAATTCTCCCACGTAGGTTGAAATCATCGTGCTCTGCCCGTGAATCAAATAGGGTAGATATCTTATGGATGAACTTATCTGACCGCGAATGAGAAGTACAATACCGAATAAGGGCGGCCTTTTCTCCGCGGCTGAAGAGGGAGAGTAAGACTCGTGTTAGGAAGCGACCTGCGCCTGCATCCTCGTCTTCGCGAACTGTGCCAATAGTCACCCTGTATTTCAGAAGTGCCTCATTTGCGACAATGCGCGACACTTTATATTTTAAGATACCAATTGGAATCTGGAATTTCAGTGTATTGCAGTGTCCGCAGCATGGGAAGCAATTATCTACAATGTAGCCACGGGAGTCATCGCGGCGGTCAATTCCATTTGTATGCTCGAAGCCAGATGAGATACCACAGAGATAGCAGTTCTCTTTCTTGATAGTATAATAGTCTGATTCGGTAAGGGCGAACTCCAGTGGCCTTGGTCTAGATGCGGTTTTATCAATATATGACTTATAGCGGACTACTGCCTTTGACATATATGCATGATATTTCTCTGCGAGTTGTCCTGTGTATGATTCTCCTGTTGTCTGATATGTATGGATGAGCCAACATTTATTGATGAATTCATCAATTGACATAGCTCCCTTCATTCTGTTACAGATACCACAGCAAGGGACCACGTTATCTGGTGAATATGGACCCTCGTTATTGACACGGTCTATTCCCATTCCCATATGCTCCCCTGGTATAGTCTGGCAGTAATGGCATGGCTGCTCCACGATGGAGGTGAACTGGTCGTATGTGAGTTCCATCGCGAGGTCGCGCTTAGCACTTCCGCGAACATATTCATTGTATTGTGCTTGCCGATTCTGTTTATTATTTTCAGACCGGCTCTGTAGCTGTAATACAACCTTATTTGTAGATTTATGCATAAATTGGGCGACACATTCTTCACATCGTTTTAGACCATCTGATAGTTGACTTGATTCGTATGGGGTTTCACAGATAATACAGCGATTATCATTTGGAATATGTGCGTCAAACCACCTGTCGTTCATAATATAGTTATTAATGATGCACTGCGTACATGACTTGTATCCATCGGCACAGATATTGAAGCATCCGCGGTCAATATTGCATACCTTCACGTGATGCTCGCGTTCATAATCACGATAATAGTCACGAGCGTGTTTTCCACAATAGAGTGTTCCTGCTTCGCGTCCAGCCTTACAGCCAGCTGGATGGTTGCAGTACTCCTTTCCTTTAGTGGCCTTTGCGATGCAATCATCACATGTAATCGCAGTGGTTACTGTGAGAAGGGAATTGCATCCACGGAAGAAATAGCGGCAAGGCCTGGCTCCTTCTGCTACAAGTCGGTCATATTCCTTTTGACGCTGATGATGGGCGCAATAGCCATCTGCATCTTCGTATGCATGTTCGCATGACATGCCTTTTCGCGGTCCACTCTGTATGATTGCTTTACACATAGTTGGCTGGAGTTCTGATTCTGATATAATAGCGCTGAAAGTCTTTATATCTGGATCAAATTTTTGTAGTTAGTTATTAGAGTATTCTGCCCTCGTACGCCTTACAGCAAACCCTGGTGCGTTTCGTATATATTTTCGCTCGCATCCGATTTTTCGGGTTATTAATTGGAGTACGCGAGGCCTCCCATGCCTGACATCACGCGGAACACGTTGTAGTTGACAGCATACACGCGCACGGTGGAGGAGGTGTTGGTGCCGACGGCATCGTTAGACACAGTCAGCTGGAGGTTGGCTGTGTCAATGCGGGACAAGTTGCAAGTACCGCTGGGCTGGTGGAGCTCAGGGGTTAGGGCGAACGAGTACACATTGATACCCACGGCAGGGATGTTGGTGTGGTGCTGGTAAGGCTGCACCTCGTTGAAGTAGCGACCCTCGCGGAGCTGGAAGCGATCATGCGCGTTCAGCTGGAGGAGAGCACCAACCACGGGGTTCTTGCCGGCATAGCCATCATACTTGCCGGCATTGCCGAAGACGGCGAAGTCGGCGTTGTCCTCCGCGGTGTTCCACCAGTCGGAGTAGTTGAAGGGCTGCTGACCCTTGTAGGCGTCCATATCAGTGCTATCCGTGCAAGACACGAAGGAGTCGCGCTGGACCACCCAGATGAGCTCCTTCACCGGGTGGTTGAAGTTGAGCTTCACCTTGTTGGAGGACGCAGTGATAGACTCGGCACCGGTGAACTGGAGCACATCAATGAGGTACTCGTGGGACACCTGGGCGAACTTGCGGCGCTCATCCACATCGAGGTAGATGTAGTCCACATAGAGGGACGCAGCCACGAGGCCCTTGGCAGCCACGCGGTCGCGCACAGTGTGGCGGTTAGACTCCAATGCAGGGGGGTTAGCAGAGTTGTACTTGGCATCCCAGCAGAGGTTGCGGAGGTCGTTGAACTCGAGGTTGATGCGCACCTCATGGTACTGGAGCGCGATGAGGGGGAGCGCCAGGCCAGGGTTGCGGCAGAACCAGAACTGCAGAGGGATGTACAGGGTGTACTCGGGGGTGCACTTGTACTCGTTATCCTGGGCCGCAGCGGGGGCATAGCTGGAACTAGACGGGCCGCAGTCAGCGGGGCAGTCATTCACGGCGCTGGCCTTGATGACGCGAGTTAGGGCGGGCACATTACCCACCATCTTCGCGTAACCGGCCTGCTTACCGGGCTGCTGGGTGAGCTCATTCCAGATGTGAAGCCAATCACCATAATGCTTATCGCAGGTATTACAGTTATATTATAAGTATAACTGCCGCTTACAGACTATGTTAGGGTGGTGAGTTCCTAATTGCCTGTAGGCGCTTCATGTTTCCATGAAGAGTAGACTATATCTTAAGTTATCATCAGCAGTGATTAGTTGCTTCAAACCCATTACCATTTAGTCGTTGATCCTTCCCCGTATCCTTATCAATAGCGGACGTAGGGGCTTGGGTGCGGATTGCCCATTTCAAGTGTTCGTTGAACGATACACTATCATCATGTGGATTATTACCATACCAGAGTTCTATTCTCTGCCATAAACACCTTTCAGTGCTTACTTGGTACCCTTGATTTTTATTACAAAACTCGCGTGCGTATTTATAATGCTGTAATATATAGTCTTTATCAATCTTTGATGATTTAGATATATTGCGTGATGACTCCAGTGGTTTAAGATTACTCCAGTTAAAACATAGTTGTTGCTCTGTTCTATTGGAATTATCAAAAAATGATATAGGAACAACATGGTCTATATGCCACATTTTCCCATAGTTTTCCCATGACATATCATTCGTAAACTGTGACTCTAGCCAGTTATATAACTGTTCTCTAGTACAATCTAATAAGCTACTTGAACTACATCCTTTGTATCCTCGGAGGACTTCATGTATACGCGCTTTCAAGGATTCAATTGTCTTGAACTCTGGCTCGCGTTCTTTTCGCTCTTTTTTACGAATATTACGCCGCTGCTTATTGGCAGGGTCACTGTTGTACGCTTTGTATCTATCTTTGTTTAGTTGATAATACTTCTTCGTATGATTACTTACATTAATTTTATAGCATTCTTTACACTTTGACGAGGTTGTTACCCGTTTTGTTTCATATCTAATTAAGTACATAAACTGAGCTATGTCTTTTTCAATATTGCATTGAGCACATGTTTTTGACGACATATGATATAATGGATAAAACAAAATAGGCTTTAAAATCAATATACATGCTTTAGGGGGTTCCCGCAATTTGGAAATGTTGCCATGTGCCTCTTGTTGGCTTTCATATTCAAGAGGGAATGACTAGCACTAGTAGTTTCCATAGTGGCTGGAGGACGAAACCAGCCGGAAGTTGCTTACTACAAACCGAAGTATCCCTTATGCCAAGCAACTGACAATGGGGGCGGAGTACTTTTCTGCACCGATAGTGTTAATGCGCTGTCCACCGATCTCGATCTCCACGGACTTGATGAGGTTGTGGCCGACCCAGTTGAGCCAACGGAACTGCTCACCAGTCTCGAGGGTCACCTTAGGAAGGGTGGCCTGGAGGTACATGCGGTAGATCAAGTCACCGTTGCGCTGGATAGTGCAAGTCACCTTCTTGGAGAAGTTGGGGGCACCGTTGAAGGGGTTCTCCACAGACTCCATGGCGAAGTTAGTGTGACGACGGTGATTTACCTTGAAAAAGGTGATCTGGGGGTTACCCGTGAGGTAGACATCCTGAGCGCCATAAGCGACTAGCTGCATAAGACCACCACCAGGCATTGTTTATACCGGAGCCTCCGAAAATATTTTTCAATTTGCAGAAAAAGAAACACATACCCTATATTTCATCCAGCGCATGACCTAAAAACATATGAGTCTTCACTATTAATTGATGAGTAAGGAGCTAAATCTTAAACTTAAAACAAATAAGAAGCCCATACAGGATTGCAAAACGACGCTTGATGCAATTCATCAAAAACACCTAGAAAAGATAGGTGGAATTGGGACGGAGCTCACAGAACTGAAAGAAAAGTTAAACGCACTCTCGGGCCGTCGCGCCACTGCCACTCTAGACGAATCATACGCACTTGATCTACAACTAAAGCGCACCACAGATGCCATCTCTCGCCTTGAAGGGAAAGATGATCTAATGGATTATTATCTGAAGACTGGTCCCCTCCTGTACGAATATTATGATATACAGGACAAAATTTCATCGGGTGCACAAATACAGGCTACTCATAAGGTGCGGCCTGGAAGTATCTTCGCTGCACTGGAGGAGGCCGCAGCACAAGATAAAGCGAGTGATGCTACCTCTTCCAATACAGGAGAGGGTAATGCAGGTGGCTTTGCAGGATATGGCATAGATATGGGATCCTCTAACTCTAACCTATCACATTCTGTCGCGGCAGGATCGCAAAAGAAGTATGCGCCACCACCAGTATTTTCACGGGAGAAATTACTGGATTCCTATCTGCGAATTGTGGACCCAGAATCAACACGCCAGGGAAACTCCACAACAGATACTACATGGAGTGAATGTAGAGTCTGTGCCACAGATATGATATTCAATATTAATGAAGCCTATATTACATGTCCGTCATGTGGATTCCAGGAATCGGTACTGATAGATAGTGATAAGCCGTCGTATAAGGATCCGCCGAGGGAGGTGAGCTATTATGCATATAAGAGGATTAATCACTTCAATGAATGGCTGGCGCAGTTCCAAGCGAAGGAGAGTACTGATATTCCGCAGGAGGTATTCGACCAGATTATTATTGAGTTGAAGAAGGAGCGGATTACCAATATGGCTGCAGTGAAGCAATCAAAGTTGAAGGAGATTCTGAAGAAGATTAAATTCAATAAATACGAGCATGTACCGCATATTTTGAGTCGCTTGAACGGACAGAATGCACCAGTTATGAGTCGCGAAAATGAGGAGAAATTCAGGGTAATGTTTAAGGAAATTCAGCCATCATTTCAGCGCCATTGCCCCCCTGAACGGAAGAACTTCTTGTCATATGGATATGTACTGTATAAATTCTGTGAACTCCTTGAGTTGGACGAATTTTTACCATGCTTTCCTCTCTTGAAAAATCGCGATAAGCTATACCAGCAGGATAAGATATGGCAGAAGATATGTGAGGATATGAAGTGGGAATTCATCCGAACATTGTAGGGCGTGACCCTACAATGCGAGGATATGAGGCGCACCGGCGACTTTCATCCGAACATTGTAGGGCGTGACCCTACAATGCGAGGATATGAGGCGCACCAGTCGCGGAGGCCTAAGGCGTGCTAGCAACAAATAACCCACAATAAGATGGGTCTGGAGCGTGTATTTGCCGAGAGTGGTCGTGATTTGCCTGAGGGCGAGAAGAAGTGTTTCCTTGTAATTCCTCCTGATTCAAAGGCCCTCAAGTTCGCCGTGGCGGATGTAGATAGGCTAGAGGCAGTAGAGCTAGGGCAGGCAGGTCGTGTAGTCATCGCAGATGCGACTCGCGATGATGAATATGTATATATTCCCTTGGGAACAAGTGCGCGTTTCGCCCATATTGTGCTGTCCGATTCCTATCTTTCGAGCTGTCCTCGTACGAAGTATATTGTAGGTGTGAAGAAGACTGAGGATGGTACAGGAGAGGTAGAGACTACTGTGGAGGTAGATCCTGTCGTGGAGGATGTTACCGCAAAGAACGATGAGACTTTTGTGGGTAAGACGCTGCGAGTTGTAGTGAATGCGAAGTTGCCGACTGTGCGCATTGAGCCGAAGGCCTAAGGCCTACACGTCTCTTGCTGATGCTTCATGCCGAAGGCCTAAGGCCAAAGGCCTATACGTCTATCGCTCTCGCTCACGCTTGGTGCTAAATGGGGACGATATAAATATATACTAATATAGCATATCTATACTAGTATATATGTATTATGAGACAGCAGTATATCTCTGTGCGACGTGCAGCGCTGAGCAGCCGCATGAGTTGAAGATGTTAATGCGAGCGATTAATGGTCGTCTCGGTTGGGTACGATGTACTACATGTGGTATTCTCCAGCTATTCGTGGATCTGATTCGTAGGAATATAGTAGTCCAACATACAACACCGAACAGAGCCTCCACCTTTCTCGATTTCACCAAGGGGGCAGGAGATGACAGGTAGGCCTCCACTTGCCCGCGCGACTATGTCCATAGCTGCACGAGTCGTAGTGCCGCAGATAATAACTGGACTGCCGCCTCCGCGACGTGGAAGAATCTTTGCATTGAGTGCGAATGGTGCACCTGAAATAGTAAAGGGAATAGCCGCCACGCCGCAGATGCGCCGAATCTCTTGAACGGCAGCATGACTAAATGCATCAGGGCGATATAGTACATTTCCATTAGGAAGACCGAGTAATGCGAGATCAAGGTCATACCAGGGATTCTTAAGTTCCAGGAGATGTATCTGCGGACATGTGCCAGAAGTTGAGCCCAGGTGGCGAATGAGGCGAGAGAGAGCGACTGCATCTGCGCGTGTAGTTCGCACTCCGTATCCTATCCATATGTGGCGCGGCTCTCCGTCAGGCCCATAGCTCCAGGTAACGAGCCCAGTACCTTCAAATATGCGATCAGAAGGGAGGACAAATAGGTTGGCACGCAGGGATGCAAGAAGATAGGCGGCTACTTTTGCCGGTTCTGGGCGGCGATACGGAGATTTCATCCGCGAAAGAATGAAAGGCGCTGTTGGAAATGGAAGAGAGATACCCCAATTGGCAGTATATATAATATCGGGGGTATCGGCCAGCGGGTCTAGTACATCTGGTGTGATAATATAGGGATTGGCATCACTAAGGCGCCGCACAGTGCGCACTAGGCGATCAAACTCCTTCGCAGCTTTGGTATGATTGATGCGAGTATGTGCTCGGGCAGATAAGGGATTAATTGAGCGGCGAAGGACAAACTGTGTCGGCGGCACCATTATATGTAGATGAGTTAGGGTACCACTGGGCGTGTCACGCATATTAATTAGTAAATCTTACTTGTATAGTACATATAAGATTTAATAAGAGATGACATGTATGTGTTATTATATATAGGTAGGGGTGTACGAAGGGCTATCACTGCATTTACGGGAAGCCGACGAGCTTGGCACCGATACCGAAGCCGGCACCCTGACGGGCAGTGAGGCCAACGGTAGGGGCGAGGAGGTCGAGGATGGCGAAGACCATGGCGGCGAGAAGGGCGAGGGCGCCGATCTCACCGAACATGAGCTTCTTCTGGGGGATGATGATGGCGGCAACGGCCACGGCGAGGCCCTCAACGAGATACTTCACGATACGCGTGATGATTTCACTGGCAAAAGTCTCCATTTCTATATTTGACGACGAGAAAAATTACCCGCACTTCTAGAGAATAATACTTAAGGCGCTGTATCATGAAGAATCCAGAAAGAAGATGCCGGCATCAGCAAAGCAACAGAAGACAGTAAAGGAGGATGTGTTGGATGAGGACCCGGAGATTCCCAGCCAGAAGTATGTACTTCTGAGTTTCCTCTCGCCTGAGAATGTGCTGCCTGCGAAGTCGCATTATTTCTTCCAGAACTTTCTAAAGTACTATGACGTACAGTGGAAGACGAAGAAGTTGGAGGAGTTTCTCGCCGGACAGGTAGCTACAATTAATAAGAAGCTGACTGAGTTGGGAACGAAGCTAGATTTGTCTGGAAATACAGAGGCGGCGGCTATCTGCACTGGGGGGCAGCTATCTGTGAATGAGTTGATTGAGGGATTCCAGGCCTATGTGAAGAAGAACAATAAGGAGATTCAGATGTCGGATATTGAGAATCAGTACAAGGATTTCCTCTTCACGCACGAGAAGAAGTTGGAGGATGAGTTCCATGCTGCGAATGAGTTTAGGACGACTGTGCGTGGCTTGAAGGTACGTGGTTCATATTCGACGATGGAGGAGGCAAAGGTGCGTGCGAAGAAGCTGCAGAAGGTGGATGATGTGCATAATATTGCGTTGGGAGAGGTAGGAAAGTGGTTGCCGTGGGACCCTTCTTCGGATCAGATTAAGCAGGAGTATGCCGAGGACCAGCTGAATGAGCTGATGCATAAGTATAAGGATAATGAGGACCAGAAGAATGAGTTATTCCGCGAGGCTCGGGCGAAGAAGAATTCAGTCGCTGCGCTTGCCGGCGACAATGGCTTATTCGGAGCTGTAGAGGATGGGGCTGATGTTGCTGCTGCAGATGATTCTACTGCGGACAAGTTTGAGCCGATGTTTGATGGTGGTGATCTGGTGATTGCGAGGAAGCAGGCTGCTGCCGAGACCGCGACTGCGACTGATGTAGCAGAGACGACTGATGCGTAAATTATATGAGTATATTCAAATATACCGTTATAATTAATATGCGCGCCCCCTATCTATGAGTAATAACCAATAGGGTCTGTGGATCCAGCTGCAGTTACGCGCTGGCATTCGGAAGTGACGCTATCACAGAAAGTGCCTTCAGTGCAGAGTGTACCGACCGCCGGATTAGGCGACCTGCATGCGATGAGAGAGGAGCGATACTCTGGTGCGGGCAGTGCGACCGCGAGCTTTGCCGGCGCGGCAGTGGCAGCGGCAGAGAAGCCGTCGGTAAGGGACAGGGATTGCCAGATGGTCGGCGGGACAAGTATAAATAGGGCTACAGCGACAGTAGCAGCGACGGCGACAATGAGAATCATAGTTGTAAATGATGTGCGGCGAGCCATTTCTAATATGACGCTACAGCTTATTTCTTATTAACACGAATGATTGGCCCCTTCGTCTTCCTAGCAGCATCGGGATCATAGCTATTCATCTCCTCTTCATTGTCATGTACATGTTTGCGCGATTGTTCCCAGAATTCGGGAGCACCGAGGCGGAAATCGCCATGCATCTCGGCCTTGTACCAGAAGATACAGTCGTCGAGTTTATTGGAGAGAGATGTATTGTTAATTACCAAGCATTCATAATTCTGGGTACATTGGTCCATTACTTGGCAGAAGAATTCCAAGGAGGGAAATGCGGCGCCATAATTCTCGTAAATCTTCTTACGATCGGACTGATAGGGTGCACGCAATATGAAGGCGTAATCTACATTTGTACGGAGTGCAGGTTGAATACCGAGGGGGTACTGCATTGTGACGATGAAGAATACTTTGATCCAGCGGCCGTTCATGAAAATGTAGCTGATGTTCTTGTCGCGAGTCCAGTTGTCATCGTACATGCAGTCGTCGAGGATCATAAAGGCACGGGGATCCACGCGGGACTTGCCAGGACCATAGGCCTCTTCCTCTCTAGTGATACGGCTCATGACGAGTTTCTGCCTCTTCACGAAGTTCGCTAGGATAACTGGACTGTATTGTCCGTGAATGAAGAGGGGTGGGAACATCTTACCATAGAAAGAATTGGATTCTTCTGTGCCGCTGATAATGGCGCCGACAGGAATATCGCGATGATGAAACAATAGGTCACGTACGAGTGTGGACTTACCAGTACGTCGCCGACCAATGAAGACGACGACGGCATCTTGTGGCATGGATTTCATGTCAAACTTTTTGAGGGAGATTGACATTTGTGGTTGTGTGCCTGCGGAAGACATAGTATGCTAGACTACACAGGCCATATACTTTTTCGGGCGAGGGTTTCCCTCAAGTTGGAAGCGCAAGGCACGGGGGCACGAGGCATAAGTGCGCGTTTCGGCCGGCCGAGAACTGCCTATAGACAATAGTAATGAAGAAGCCGGAGGCACTCTTACAGTCTCTTCTAAATGATTTCGTCGCTCCAGATGTACCAATACCTGACAGCCTCACAGCCAGTTTTCCCCATATTAGAAATCTACAGCGGTATCACCCCGGACTCAAGCGTTTTCCCTGTGCCAGCACAGAAGGTGAGCTCTGCGCAACAAGTACATTTCGCTCGGGAGCAGGCACTCTTGTGTCATGGACCCCAGGGGGCGCATCAAGCCCATCCCGCAGTGGCGGACAGATAGGTACTGGTATAATACAGTACGCCGACGGGACAACCGCAGAGAAGCAAATCTATCTGAAGACAATCCATCTTCTGGATCCCTTCATGTATTTGAATGGGGAATATGAGGATGAGTTGGTGAATCCAATGGAGTTACCTGAGGTGGGAGCAATAGATAATAGTAGGCGGAGGAAATTATTGGATTCAAACAACAAAGCCTATGTTGATGTAACTGCAAGTAGTATTCTCAGTCGTTTGAGGGAGAATGGGCTCATTCAGCATGCAGTACATATATATGGAGCAGTATGTGGAGTACAGGATTCATACCTATATGATATTACTGAGGAATACGATACCTTGCGAAATAAGACCTGGTTTTGGGGTAGTGCAGGTATATCTGGAGAGCATATTCGGGTAGTGCCGACAGAGGGAGAGGATCCACTAGATAAGGATGTACTGGAGTATGTGATGTCACCGCCGGCGGAAGTACTTGCAGAAATAGATAGAGAGGATGCAGAGGAGGACGAGGTCGCAGGATTTACGGGAGATGATGATATCTGTGAACTTGAGGCGCCAGATATATCTGAGGTGCCATTGGATATGGAAGTAGAGGATGTGATGGATAGCCTCGTATTTGAAGAGGCGGATGATGCTGCGACAGATGCTACAGATGCAACTGATGATACGCTCCTCTACAAGATTTTTCTGGAATGCGCGGATATGCCTGTAATGCTTTTATTTGAGGAGGCAGCTGATGGCGTGATGGATAACTTACTGAAGGAGGACATGGAGAGGGAGGATTCTCTTGCGAAGGATGAGACGAGGGCGGGGATTCGTGCATTTGAGGCATTTCAGGAAGAGAAAGAGGCGCGTTGGTCGGCATGGATAATGCAGGTTGTATGTGGCCTCGTGCAGATGCAGGGCCTACTTGGCCTTTGCCATAATGACCTGCATACGTATAATATTACATGGACGCACACAGATGCCGAACATCTCTTATATGTTGCATCAGATGGAAGATCCTGGAAGGTGCCGACATATGGGAAACTCTTTCAGATAATTGATTTTGGGCGGGCGACCTTCTCTGTCGGTGCAAGGGAGTTCATTAGCGATGACTTCTTTGAAGAAAATGAAGCCCACGGGCAATATAATTATGGTGCCTGCTATGATGAGGGACAGGAAGTCATCAAACCGAACCCATCCTTTGACTTGTGCCGGCTATCTGTAAGTATGGTCGCGGACTTGTATAATGATACGCCGACTGTGAGGGGCGGAAAGAAGAAGAGAAAGGCTATATTCAGGGAAGGATCTTGGGTAAAATATTATACGACATCAGCCCTGTATAATATGATGTGGAAGTGGCTTGTAGATGTGAATGGGATGAATGTATTTATTAACAAGGATGGCAGCGACAAATACCCTGGGTTTGACTTATACGTTCATATTGCGCGGTATATAAAAGGAGCAATACCTATAGAACAGTTGAAGGATGATACTTTCTGGCGGTATCATCATACTTCTAGCGTGCTGCCAGAGGGGAAATATATAGAAGTTGCATTATATGTATAAGGGATGATAGAAACAATATAACAAGTAGGGTGGACTTAGTTGTTATATTATACAGGGCCAGGTTACATTAGTATCTCTTGGGCTGAATACCGATATGTAGGGGATAGTCGTTTGTCATACGATGGATGGAGGAACTTGCTGTCTGGACTGAGCCACCAGTGAATCCATCTTTGATTGCAGAGATGCCAGATGTGTTAGGCAGGCTGATATTCTCAATCCAATCAATTGGAGGCATTAGAGAGGAGCTAATGAAATTGAGACCAATTGTAATTAGAATACCTGCTATCCAGTCTCGTCCTAGGGTCTGAGCTGTAGGGCGATCTTCGCGAGAATACGCGGCAATGGCGCCGAGGATTGCAAATATAGTGCCGCCAATTATTGCGTAAAAGATTATACTTAACATTGACGTGGAGGGGTAAAATAATTGAATGAGCGGAAGCGCATTACTCTAGCGTCTCAAATCCATCAGAGATAGATAGGAGTGTATCTTCGGCCGGAGCATCATCCAGATTTTCAAATTCAGTAATGGCTGTTGGCTCTTCATCGAGGATTCGCATATGACGTACATCATGTTCATGAGAGTCCTCAGAGTCTTCCGAATCATCCGATGCGTAGTCATCTTCATCCGCGATTATGAGCTCAGATGCCTCAGGATCGGCAATGTCAAATACAGATTTATAGTCTGCAAACTGGACCTTTGGCGCATCTTCTTCCGCAGAGATAGTCACTACCTCTTCTATAGGCGCTTCTGGTTCCAAGGGAGTTATCGGTTCCGCAATAGATACAGGAGTTTCCTCTACATATACTGGTTCTGCTGCAGGCACGGGCACGGGCACGGGCTCAAGCGCAGGCACAGGCTCAGGCACAGGCTCAGGAGCGGGCTCAGGCACAGGCTCAGGCTCGGGCGTAACCTCAGCCTCTTCTACATCGGGCGCCATGCAATCTCGCAAAATGGATTTTACGGGGACCATGCAACGAATAGCCTGCGCCACTCCTTCACCAACCAGTCCCTCTATCTGCCGATAATTCTGCTGCTTCTCAATATTAGTGACATCGTCGCGGAACAAATATGTGGATTTCCAGAATATTTTACTGGTCTCAATGACAGCCTTGAATAGGAAGTGCTCCACCTTAGGCACAGTAATCTGCACCTTCTTCTGGCGTGTATTCATCCGAATGGCAGTGAGTATCTTAGTGTGGGCGACAAATACGGCGGTAATGAGGTCTTCCAGGTACTCGCAGCCGATGCTGTCTTGTAGGGCCTCAATCTCATTTGAGACGCGCTCCATGTTCCAATCGGGAATCTCGCTCAGTTCATTCTGGAAATGTATAAGTACGCGCTTCGGTTCCTGCTTAGTCTCCTCGCGTGACCGCTGTAGTATATCTAAAAACAGGCGCATGATGGCCGGGACGGCGAATTGACACAGCTGTTTCGTATATTCTCCCCTAGCATCTGAATATGCAACTAAGGCCGGATCATCCATATCTGTCAAATAGGGTTGGTTCGGCATTATTCACCTGAAACGCAGGCACGCTTATAGGCATATAAGGCCCATGGATTCCCATGGTTAAGGAGGCCACGAAATATAGTATCTTTTTGAGCGGAGTCTAGGCTGTTCCCACTTGCAACATCATATATATAAGTATATGGTGACTGGGCTGTCTTAATTACATCTAGAGCTGGAGCTTGCTGGACTGATGCAGCGGCTAGTACCGACGATTGTGCTGTAGCATACAAAGTAGGATACCATGTTTTAACATATAGCATTTGGGCTAGTTGCCTATAAGTAATAGTACCAGTAGGATCAAGGGCCGCTGTGACTACAGCTGCTTCTTCAACTGCTTCCTCTGTGTAGCCATCGTGGGCTACAACGCGGGCTTTTATCTCTGCAGTAGTGGGGGCCTGGATACGTAGGATATTACAACGAGAGAGAATGGGCTCCTGGATTGATTCCATAGTGCGTGCCTCCAGGCAGAAGAGAACATTTGTAGAATAGGTTTCAAGGATGCGGCGGAGGAAGCTCTGGGCCTCGGGGGTGAGATCATCTGTACCTTCCAGCCAGAGGAGAGAAGGCTCTGCGCGCATAGCCCATTCGTGGATACGGCTACGCTGTTCGCGGAGAGTCCTATCTTTCCTGCAGGGGCAATGTAGGAGTTCACGGGACTGGGCTCGGGCGAGATCTTTAATATAAGTGGTCTTGCCACAGCCGACTGGGCCTACTACAAACAGGGGTTTGACTCTATCCATATGTATTGGGAATATGTAGGGATAGATATTTAGGTGTGCCGGTTGAGGCACACCAGGTCCGCAAGGATCAGGCGCGCTAGCGCCGCAGCTCCACAGCAATGCTAGTTACGAGAAAGGATCAGAGTAGCACGAGGTCCTTTAAGCCCCACCCTCGGCAGCGACCTGGAAGAGGGACATACTGTATGGGTTAGAGTCAAGCTGTCCGAGAATAGCTCCCTCTGCGCGGTCTTGTGTAGCCAGCGGCACCCTGTACTTGACCCGCCCCAGCTCGCTCTGATTTACACCAGATTCGGAGACGCGTGTCTTAATTGCCTCGTGATCGTTGATAGAATCCGCTTGCAACTTCCTAGACCGCTGATTCACCATTTCGCTACCACCCAACAGATTCATATTGCCACCATTACCAGCAATAGGTGCGCGCCGTGCTGCGACCTTCTGCTTCGCCTCATTCAGCCGTGTCCGTCCAGCCGCCTCATGGCTTATCTGTGCCTGGTTAGCAGACATAGGCGCACCATAGTAATCCTTCGCAGATAGCTGTGCCTTCTGCGTCGGCCGAGCAATATCATCAGGGTCATATACCTTCAGACGAGATGGGGCGCTTGCACTAGATGCCTGTCCGAGATAATTAGAGAGAAGTGTTCCCTCTTTGACAGTTGTACGTGCTACATCGGACGGATCCCATACAGTCACTGCAGGCGCTCCAGCAGCGTAGCCCACGGGCATGCCCGCCTGTCGCAGATTACCAATCGTCTCTGCGCGGCGCGTCGGCCTGATTTCATCCATATAGTGAATGATATTCGCCCCCGCCTCTGCAGGTGCCAGGTTTAGCCCCATTACGCGATCACCAGTTGCCGTCCGCTCATTCGGCCGGTTCTCAATCGCGCGCCGACCATAGTCCGCATTAGCTCCATCCGTGTTGGCTGTACGATATCCAGTAAGATCCGCATTATGAAAGCCATCAGGCGCGAATTGCTGCGCGCTCGGATTCTTGTAAGAACCAGTAATGTAGGATGTATGTGCGTCTTGTGCCACAGCTACACCAGTATATTCCTGTGAAGTCTCGGGGCGAGTAGTATAATTGAGTATCTGTATAGGACGCACTGACTCCTTGATGACCTCGCCGTTCGTGACAAAGAAGCGCTCACCATCATTATTCTCATAGAATGCATCGGGGCGATACTTGCGAACCTCGCCGGCAGAATCGGCTGCGCCGCCGACGAAGTGCTTGCCAGGGACGATGACTGAATTATAGGACTGCTTGGGGTTATTTGCCACACGCAGCTCGTCCGTCTTCATTGCCGCCCGCATCACATCATTCACCTCCATCTGCTGAAAACCCCCCTTACCAGTCACACCGCCCTGCTCACCAATACCAGCAGCCACACGCGTTGGCTCAAAGGGCCGCTCTCCACCGCGATTCCTGGTGAGTTCAATACGGCCTTGCATGAAATCAGTACTAGACTCAAACCCATTCGGATTACCAAAGGGCGTAGTTGCAGTATCAAATAGGGGCTCCACTTCCCTCTTCGCGATTTGCAGAGAGGCAGTACCAGTATATGTATCCAGGCGTGAGTTGCCGGCGTCCACATTTACATTCTGTTTCATCCTGCCGCCGTAGAATGGGACCATATTATTATGGGTAAACTCGGGAGTCGCAATGCGCTGGCCCGTGAGAGTACTCATCATGTAGTCACCATCCAAGTATGTGGGCTTCTCTTCTATACCGTCCGTCCGCATCTCCACGAGGGGGCGCGAAGAGCCGATAGGCTGAGGAGCGGCAGAGGCCATGCCAGTTGCATATTGCGTCGGGAACCCGCGTGTAGAACTAGGATTCGGCTCTGTCGGGAGTGTGTTAGAGTCACCTGTCATATACATCATATCCAACTCGGACCAGGGATTCTGGGTTGGTGCAAGCTTCGCCTGGCTTTGAAATCCCTCGGCTACAGGGGTGCGCGCCTGCGCAAAGCCATCTGCCATCATAGGGCGTACAGGTACTTGTGATGGCTTCGCCGCCACTTTCTGTTTTACAATAGGTTGTTCGCGTTTCTCTGTTGCGCGAGACACTATATATCCGAGACCAACCAAACCTGCGAGGGTGAAGACCTCCATTGCTGTCAATGCATCTTACATTTTTCTTTATCAATTGACCTGCTAGGGATGAAGTAGTCAAAGGGTGTCTCTACGTGTGCCTGAGGGTTGAATGGCAACCATTCCCAGCGATTAATACCAGTAGCACGCAGAGTGCAAGGAGGATTCACTAGGCGATTAGATATTACTTCCGAATTCTCATCCGGGGCCGATGTTACACCACGTGTTGACATATAGTTGGTGCGAGGATCATATGCAGCCGGTGTATTATCTGCTGCCCTCACTCGCGGACTCATACGTGTAATGCCACGGAGGTCGCTCTCCACGTCAGTCCGCCATTCACCAGTAATCCATGAGGCGCCGCTATACTGGATACGAGTTGTAGGCTGTACTGGATATGTAGTGGGGCAGTTCATGGCCGGAGTATTGAGATGGTACCGCAAGCTATAGGAAGTTATACGGGCATCGTCAATCTGGTGGATGTCGTCCCACTTGGGGCGGGTGAGTGCCTGTTGTTTTGGCTTGTAGGTGTCACAAGACATATTACTCTATAAGTACAATATATCCTGGTAGGCTTGCGGAGCTTGGCGGCTCGTGTGCGGCCTACTTGTCCTAAAGAGTCTCTCGCAATATAGTACTAAGAATGTCGTCGCCCCTAGGAGCATTTGTAACGCAGTTGTCTCGTTTCTTTGACGAGTTGGTAGAGACCGTTCCTGAGGAGAAGGAGATTAAGATGGCACGGGAGGCGATTAATAGTGCGAAGAAGATTAACCCCCGACTCATCCTGGATATGTTTAACGTACATGTATACGTAGACTTTCACCGGGCAATTGCAGAGGGCAATATTGAATATATGGTAATTAAGGGGCGTGAGAAGGTGGCGACTCAGTTCAATGAGGTTATGCCGGCGATTACCTTGTTTGACAAGCACTGGGCTACATTTAGTGATGCGAACAAGGAGGCGATCCTCAAGTACATGAAGGTGTTGTGTATCTTGTGTGAGCGGGCTCTTGGTATCCCCACTGATATGCAATAGACGCGAAGCGCCTAGGCCAATTAGGGTTACCACTCGCCCGCAGTCGGCGCGCGTTGTATGCCTTCTGCCACATGCTAAATGTACTATACATAATAACGTAGGTATACATGGATGCAGCCATATAGTAATATTTATTTATAATCTTTTCAAGGTAATTTTTCGTTTGAAAAGATTCTGATTCTTGCCAGAGTGAGTGGACCAAATAATTGTATGTAGCTTTACTTTTAAAATCCTATTTATAAACAAAGATGGAGGCCAGGTGGGGAAATCAGAGCAATATGAACCCAGGTTCGGCTTTATTACATGCAGTAAAAACCACAAATTTTGCAAAAGTTAGCAAATTACTTGCGACACCCGGTATAGATGTGAATGTATCAGATCTTGTTGGACGCACTCCACTCATTATTGCATCTCAGTATGGAAATATTGATATTGTAAATGCTCTTCTAGCCAATCCTCAAATTGATATAAATAAAGCAGATAATAATGGAGACACCCCTTTGCATGTTGTAAGTGATATACATGTTGTAAATGCTCTTCTAGTTCATCCTCAAATTGATATAAATAAAGCAAATCGGCTTGGACGAACTCCTCTGCTTCTTGCATCAGGTAGAGGATACATAGATGTTGTAAATGCTCTTCTTGCAGATCCTCGTATAGATACTACTAAAACCGATAATAATGGAGAAGTTCCTTTACATGTTGCAAGTAATATAGATGTCGTGAATGCTCTTCTTGCAGATCGTCGTATTGACCTCAATAAATCAAATCGGTTTGGGGAAACTCCCCTCTATAGTGTTGCCATAAGTGGAACTGCCGATATTGTACCTATATTTCTTGCAGATCCTCGCATCAATACTATTAATAAGGCAAACAATAAGAGACAAACTCCTCTATTTGTTGCATCACGTGAAGGACATATAGATGTCGTGAATGCTCTTCTTGCAGATCCTAGAACAGATATAAATAAAGCTGACAGATCGGGGGAAACTCCTCTCTTTATTGCTGCAAATAATAAACACATCAATATTGTACGTGCATTGCTTGCAGACGATAAGATCCAGATTGATGAGAAAACAATAGCATCTGTACTTAATAATAAGTTTATTCCGTCAATTATAGATATAATTCGTTCAGTCTTGCAAGAGAAATCGCGTAACACGCATAAACTGCTGGAACGCTATACACCCTTACCCTTAAATATAGCAGGGAAAGTTGTACCTTTCATTACTGGAATGAATCCTACTAACTATATAAATAGTTCAAAAACACGGAAGAATGGCGGGGGGACAAGGCATCGCAAGATGAAGAAGACGCGGAAGACGCGGAAGGCACGGAAGACACGGCGTCACCGATCATAAATAGGTGATTGGCGTGCAGTGCAGCCTCGCGTGGAAATATGTACTAAGCCTAGTGCGGCCCCTACCGCGTTAGTCCCAGGACATAAAGAGTTATTTACCCGTTTAGAACAACGCACATGTCAGCCGATGATACAAATCTATTTGACACCAAGTACGAGGAGTTTGCGGAGAGTCTGCTAGACGTCTTCCCCGAATTAGAGACGCCTATTCGTAATGCAATCTCTCTCTCTGAGTCTGAGAGGCTAGACAAGTATAAGTCCGTGGTGCTCCCTGGGACTGGTTCGCCTGACCGTGACCGATCGCTGAATCCGCGAACGGTGCTTCCTGGTGTGACAATTACGGATGCCGCATGGGCGGAAGTATCCGAGGCTACACGGAAGTCTATCCATGACTATATTACACTCATGTCTGTTGCCTGTTTTCTGCAGACTGGAGGCGGAGATTTGAGTGGAGTATGGGCGACGTGGTCGAAAGATAAGGGGGCGATGGATGACTTTATGAGTACATGGGCTGACAAGCTCGGTGGCCTGGATATCGGCGGCTTGATGGGTAAATTCAGCGGCTTCTTCGGACTCAGTGGAGAGAAGGTACCGACGATTCCTGAGAAGTTCCTGAAGGGTCATATTGCGCGGCTGGCGGAGGAGATTGTACGGGACTTCAATCCCCGTGATCTCGGTTTTACGGATGAGGAACTGGAGCGTCTGGAGAAGGACCCTGGTCGTGCATTTGAGGTGATGATGAAGCTTTACTCTGGAAAGCCTGACTTCATTCAGGGCGCGATTAAGAAGATTGGAAAGCGTCTGCAGGAGAAGATTGCTTCTGGTGCGATTCGGCCACAGGAGATTGCGAATGAGGCTGAGGAGTTGATGAAAGTTTTTTCTGAGAATCCTGCCTTCGTGGAGATGATGGGGTCATTCAGGTCTATGTTTGGAATGGAGGATATGGGCTTGGCGCGACAGGCAGGACGAGAGGGATCTGCCCGCTTGGCTATTGTAAGAGAGAGGCTAAGGAAGAAGTTGGATGCGAAGAAAGCCGCTGCTGGCGCCGCCGCTGCTGGCGCTGCCGCTGCCACCACTGCACCCGCTGCACCCCAGCAGCAGAAGGCTAAGGGAAAACGTAAGTAATAATCGCCCTCGCTACAACATACAAATATATAGTATCATAGATATCCTATATTTGTATTACAGCTTCCCTTCCCTGAAGAAGAGAAGATCCATGATAGTATGCGATCATAATAGGAAATGAAAGCGGCAGTCCCTGCATGTGAAAAATACTGGTGGCAAGACCCGGCTGTGCTACTTGGCTCGGCACAAACTATATGTCCTAAGACACCCTGTCGCTCTGAGGCAGTAAATGCCCTCACACGTACATTTATCGTTGTACTGATTGTTGGTACAGTAACATACTTGTATGGTGGTGCAGGCAGTGGTGCTATTGCGCTCGGCATTGCAGGTATAACTGCGGCCATGCTCTCTCTGCCTGTTATTGCGCGAAGCATGGGGATCTCTGCAGCGGTTGCAGATGCGAATGCGAAGAAAGAACAGAAGGAGGGATTTGCGACAGCGACAACGGAGATGCCGAAGGCGCCTAAGGGAGATGTAGTGGTGATTGGGGCATCTGCGCCTGGCCCTGCGCCCTGGACGATGCCGACGCCGGCGAATCCGTTTATGAATGTACTGCTGCCTGAGTATGGTGACAATCCTGGCCGTTTTCCGGCGATGTCAGCGGATGAGCCATCTGCGAAGCAGTCACTCGGCGACTTCTTCAGGACGCAGTGGTTCTCTGACCCAACAGATGTATTTGGGCGCAACCAGAGTCAGCGGCAGTTTGTTGCCATGCCGAGTACGAGTATCCCTAATGACCGTGAATCCTATCAAAATTGGCTCTATAATATACCAGGAAAGACATGTAAAGAGGGTGGGCGTGCTAGGTGCTTGCCTGCAACAGATGGTGGCCCAGTTGCATGGCTGAATTTTAACGCCTAGAGCGACGCGTCTTCCCACGGAGACTGCGCCGCTGCGTCTGAACCAGCTTCCCGCGGCCGCACTTGAACCGGCGCAGAGTCCGACCCCGCGTCCAGAGAACAGACCGAACACATATAGGAATTGCTGCCTCTTCTGGTCGTCCCTGGGCTACAACAGCCTTAATACAACGACAAAACCGTGCACTCTGACTCTCACGCATCTTGACCTACTACTACTATTTATCCCCTATATTTTTTTACTGAAATAAGACCAGAATGGATATCAATCGTCTAACACATGCACGAGATGACTTACAGGGAATTCAGTCCTTTTACGCACAATCAGTTAGCCCTGGCCGTTATTTGACAACTAATTTGGCCCCCAAGGCTTCCGGTGTCAATTCGGCTGCAATAGATCAGCAGATGGTATATCCGCGAGAGGGATACGGTCTGAATAACCGCGCCATTGATGTGGATTCCATCCTCCGCCTGCAGTCTGACTTCAAGAATAATCGCTGCAACATTCGCGCGCAGGCTCGTCCCTTCTTAACCGTACCTTTCATGGCCGGTGGTCGCGGCAATCCAGATGTAGAGAGTAGTCTCTTGCTAAGCGAGCAGGTGAGGAATGGTAAGGAGTGCGGTACTGTAACAGAGCAGGCCTTCGATGGTGTATTTACTCCTATGATTCCTATGATGGCGCAGAATATCCAGAACCCTGCAAATCTGATTACGGAAGTGGCTGCCCCTGGCTGGATCCGTGGTGGCATCCCAAGTCGCGAGTACATGCGCGGGAATGAATAAACTTGTAGGATAGCTCCGTAGTAACATATACATATATGAGTGTCATCACACGCACATATTAATATGATAATGTAATAAATGGAATACGCGGCGGCATATATGTTACCATTAGGTGGTGCACCATGGGAAAAAGAAGAGAACCCGTGTGCGAATGTTCTTACTACTGATGCCTATATATCGCCTGACCCCCGGCGACACCAGCTAGGATATGTAGGTGGCAATGAGGTTTCGCGGATAAAGGGTAATCAGACGGATGTGGAGTCTGATTTGCGGGGTATTACACGTATAAATACGCGTGCGCCGTGGAGGGATTACCAGCCGACGCCGCAGGGCGGGATGATTAAGAGGGAGAACTGGAAGACGTCGGTAAAGATTGATACTACGCCGCAGCATCTAAGGGAGTTCCAGGCGCATGCCTATCCAGCTGTATATGCCCCGAAGCCACTAGTGGTGGAGACATGTAGGGAGCCGCACAAGTATTAAGGTGTGATTAGCATCATTGGTCCGCTTACCCCTATGCGCTCTGGTCCCTGCGCTCTAGTCCGCTGCGCTCTGGTCCGCTGCGCTCTGGTCCGCTGCGCTCAGCAAAGCACGAAGATGATACGCCTTAATTCACAGAATGCAGGCGCAGTATCCGCAACAGCAGCCCCGGTCAGGGAAGCCACAGCACATATGTTTCTACAGTAATAAATGCAAATGGTCGGCGGCCTTCCTAACAGAGTTGGCAAAAACACCATACAAGGGCGAGTTTTCCTATATTTGTATTGACCCGAGCCCAACGCGGCCACAGCTTCCCTCTTTCTTGAAGAAGGTACCGACGATAGTGATTCGAGGAGAGCCAGAGCCACGTACAGATTGGGATGTGATGAATTGGCTCAGTCAGAGGAAGCTCTCTGATGGTGGCGGCGCGATGGCAGGCCAGGCTGCCCCAGGTGAACTGAATGTATCTGACTATATCTCCTGTGAAATGGACTCTATAGGGCAGGACTTGTATTCATTCGTGGATTCTGATGGAAGTGTTGTAGGAGATGGCGGGTCAAGGATAACACAAACATTCGCCTTTCTCTCGGACGAGGGAGCCGGCGGCGGCGTGCCGCAAACACAGGGCCAGCCGATGGGACCGACAGGGCATGACCCGAAGAGAAGTAAGAAGGAGGAGATGTTTGATAAGCAGATGGAGGCGTACATGAAGAATCGTGACTCAGGCATGCCACAGACAATTAACCGGCTTTAAGCCCTCCCTTGCGGCGAAAATTTGAGACCTGGGCGCGGGGATAAGCGGGTCTAAGCTACAAAGCCGGCGCATTGTTAGGAAGATGTTTAAGGATATCAAGAAGATTGACTCCCGCACTTATACATTTCGCATGGAGCCCTTCCATGTGACGTATGCGAATACTCTCCGCCGCGCAATTATTGCAAATGTAGAGACTGTCGCATTCAATGCTGATATGACTGAGGCAGGTACTACATCTGACGTCATTATCGAGAAGAACGATACTCCGATGACAAATGAGATGCTCGCAGATAGGGTTGGCCTCTTACCTCTACATGTAACGCAGCCACTGACCTGGAACCCAGATAAGTACTTGTTTAGCCTAGATGTTACCAATACAAGTGAGGGGTTAAGGGACGTTGTTGCAGCCGATTTCGTAGTAAAAGAGGTAGTGGAGGGCGAGGACGAGCCGCGCGCCGTAGATTCGGCGACCTTCTTCGTACCGGATAAGGTGACACGCGATACCTGTCTACTTGCTGTTCTGAAACCCCAGGGCGTGGGTCAGCCAGATGGCGAGACTGTACGCCTGAAGGCACGTGCAACGGTCGGTAATGGTCGCAAGCATGCACGGTATATTCCTGTGAGCCAGTGTACCTATACATATACACGGGATACTGATCCTGCGCGGATGAAGGCCTCCTATGAGAATTGGCTGGTGAAATATAAGAAGATCAATCCAAAGGAGTTAGAGGAGGGTGGAGATAGGTCGGCCGCCCTGCAGAGGGAGTTCAATACGATGGAGGCTGCGCGGTGCTACATTGTAGATGAGCGCGGAGAGCCGATTAGCTTTGACTTCTTCGTGGAGAGTGTAGGAGTACTTGGGGTACCATATATCGTACAGCGGGCATGTGACGTCGTGGAGGGCATGTGTCTGCGGTATAGTAATATAGGTACTGGGGATGTGCCAGATGATGTGACGATTCAGCCTGCAGATGCAAGCATTCTCGGCTTTGATTTCGTGATGAAGGGTCACGACCATACATTTGGAAATCTTATCCAGACGTGGATTGTAGAGGAGCTGATTACACGGGCGAAAGATGGGCGCGTCACCTTCGCAGGTTATAAAGTACCGCATCCTCTACGAGATGAGATGGTATTGCGTATTGGTGTAGCTGATGGAAAAGAGGACACTGCGAGGGCGGTCCTACAGGATGCAGCACGAGGATGTGCTGCCATCTTCGGGAAAGTGCGACAAGAGTGGATGAAGGGTGTTGGACTTGGCGCTGGCGTCCCTGATGCAGCAGTCCCTCGCCGCGTAGTGACGAAGGAGTCCATCATGCGTGCTCGCGCAGCACAGGCCCAGGCACAGGAACAGGCCCAGGTGCAGGAATAAGCCCCTGCCGATAACATATAAATGTGCCATTCCTCTCATCACTATTCAGAATCACCTTCCAACTAGAGTCATCTAGCACTTCCCGTACAATCTTCCTACATTTAGCCACATTTGTATCATCTAGTGCCAGTACACGACACCTATTTTTCAATGCCAAATACTCATACCATGTGGTATATTCCCCTCCATCTAGCAATACTACATCAAATACTTGTGGTAGGTCGGCACGCTCTAAGAACATCGGCTTTCCCCGCATATTATCAAAATCAACTTTATTCCAGTACTGAGCGGTGGGATTCGTTAAGAGCTCGGGAAATACTGCTTTCATATCTGCCGGCATCTCAGTTAGCAGAACTTCATTAAGTATATGTACGTATGAAATATCCTTATAGAGTTCTTTCGCCATTGCCACCTTTTCTGCATTACATTCCAGCGAATAGAAGACTGGCTCTGGTGCGCCTGGAGCGCGGGCCTTCAAGCCCTCTACAATACAATGTGTGGAACCACGACCATTCCAAGTACCTATCTCTAGGACTGTACGGTTCTTTGAAGACTTAGCCATATTATAAAGCGCACGACCTAGGGCAGACTCCATACTCACTTGTCCTACCTGATTCGCATTATGTTCTACAATATTCTCATAATCACTTGGATCCCAGGCCATTATAATAGTATATATTGTTATATGTATTTATATAGGGACTGTGTGGCGTGATGCTTAATCAATCTCCTCTACTGCGGGCGCTGCGCCCTCATCGCCCTCATCGCCGTCCACTTCCTCAATCTTGATGCCCTTCTTTGCGCCCTCCTCGCCGCCGACAAATCCCTGTGCGGTATATGAGCCCATCAAGATAGGCTGTACCTTACCCTTGTACTCCTCCATCTTATCCTTGAAGAGCTGGACGTCAGTTGAATGCTTATTTGCCTCGTACCACTCAATGCCCTCGAGGAGCACCTTCTCAGCCTCGGCGCTAGTCTCAGTTCCCATCTGCTTCTTCATTCCATCGTCACGTACAGAGTTACGGGCATTATACAAGTACCCTTCTAGCTCATTGCGCGCCTCTACGAGCTCCATCCGCTTCTTATCGTCCTCCTGGAACTCACCTGCCTGTGTCACCATGCGCTCAATGTCCTCCTTACTAATACGGGCCTTGTCGTTGGTAATAGTCAACTTATTGGAGATGCCCTTCGACTTCTCCGCAGCACTCACATTTAGGATACCATTCGCGTCTATATCATATGTGACCTCAATCTGGGGAAGGCCGCGCGGCATGAGGGGGATATTCGTCAGGCGGAACTCGCCGAGGAGATTATTGTCGCGGGTGAATTGGCGCTCGCCCTCAAATACGCGGATATCACAACCATCCTGATTGTCGCTAGCGGTGGAGAAGATCTGCGTCTTCTTAGTAGGAATAGTAGTGTTGCGGGAAATAAGGACAGTCATAACGCCGCCGCTCGTCTCAATACCGAGAGATAGAGGTGTTACATCAAGTAGGATGAGATCATTCGTACGATCCTTGTTGTCCTTGCCAGCAGTGAGAATGTGGGCCTGTACTGCTGCACCGTATGCGACCGCCTCATCGGGATGTACGGAGTCATTGAGCCGCTTGCCATTGAAATAATCGGAAATCATTTGGCGAATCTTAGGAATACGAGACGAGCCGCCAACCATGATGACCTCGTCAATGCGGTCCTTGGAGAGACCGCTGTCGCGAATGGCCTGCTCCATCGGCTTGATGCAGCGGGTAAAAATAGGCTCGCAGATGGTCTCAAACTTAGCGCGTGTGAGTGTGAGTGCGAGATCCTGGCCGTCCAGGATGGAATCCACCTCAATCATCGCCTGCGAGGACGATGAGAGGACGCGCTTGGCCTTCTCGGCCGCAGTGCGGAGGCGGCGGAGAGCACGAGGACTGTCCGCGATGAGAAGCGTGGGGTTCTTCTTCTGGAACTCCGCGCAGGCCCATTCTACAATTGCAGTATCAAAATCTTCTCCCAAAGAGTGTTACCATAGTATATGTCCCTGCTTACTCAGACAATATACTACGTTTACTTTACAGCCGCTGGCAGCGACCACAAAATAACCACATGGCTTTTTATCCATGCTTCTTATGGTTTCCCATAAGTTCAGACTATATCTTCTATATGCCGTCGCGCGACACATAGGGACCCATTCGTGGATATTTCTCCATACCTTGTCTGGCGTAGGATACTTTATCTAGTCGTTGAACCTTGACCCAATTTCTTGGTGTCCTTGGCTGCGGATTGCCCATATATTTGCCACATTTTTACCATACCACAGATAATTACTCTGTGCCCTCAACTCTGTTACCAGGATGAGTTGGTAGTTCGCAACTTTAGGGTGTCCCCGCAATTAGAGTCCTTTTACTTGAGCCGAAAAGTTAACCCAAGTGGCCGTCTCCGCAGGTGGCCTTCACTTCAAATACACCATCTTCAATAGTTAGAATTGAATAATCTGTAGTACCCAGTTATGTTATCGTATGGCTCTTTAACCATACTTCTCATAGTTTCCTATGAGGTCAGACTATATCTTCAATAGACTTGCCTTAAATGCCGATATTGTTCGTGGAAAGATAAGGTGGTATGTATAACCCATATTCTGCGCCCAAAGTGTCGCAGCTGTCTCCTTATGTTCCCATTTCCCAGATTGTAGTTGTTGTTTATGCCAAATATGATTATCTTTCAGTTCAACCAACATTTTGAATGCTGGTAATTCAAAGTCAACATAATATTTCCTATCCTTTTCAGACCATGTATATGCAATAGATGGGCCATTACGAACATCAATACTATTCTCATCGCACCACGTAATAAATCTCTTTTCAGGGACACTCTGATACCTTATCTTCGTTCCATTTGAGAGTTTCATATAGCGGATCTTGAATGTTTTGTTAGTCAACGTACATTCTCTGCAATAATGTCTAGTATTGCCCTTTTGTATATGTAAATCCCTATTTGTAAAATGGCAATCACAATTATCACATTTATAAGTGATATATTGTATATTAACTATTTGTTGTGTAATAGGGTCATATAGGATAGGTGTATATTTTGTTTGGTTATTAATACTGAAAGTTGGAAAATATGTTAATGTAGATAAATAAGAGGATGTAATCTTGTCATTGCCGATACTAATGATAGATGGGCGCAGTGCACTAAACTCATCTTCAGTCATATGTTTTGAAAAATAGGCTGTTTTGTAGTCATCACCTTCTGATTCAAACCGACTAATAGATAATTCAATTCGCTGTTGCAGTGTCATATCCTTAACTCTTACAATAGGTGTTTCATTTTTATATTGATGCGTCCATATGTCCTTTGCGTGAATACTCATAAATGTTTTATGCGCATTCTTTTTGTCTTCCCCGTTATTCATGCAATAGTAGCATCCTCTACTGTCTCGATTGATTTTTCGTGCAAAAATATTGAGTGTAATCTCGCTTACTGCATGACAACTTATACATGTCTGGTTAACATAGTAGCTATTGTTACGCGATATTGGGATACCATCAATTATACACTTATATATAGGGGTTTTTGTATTAGAATATTTGGACGAATGTTTTTCTATTGAAATCCTCTCTTTATTTATCACATTATCAGATATATCACGGATGTAATTGATTGAACCGAGGTATATGTCTGACATTTACTTATTAATTGGCATAATTATTTAGGCAGATTGCGCGGCGGCATTGTCTATTGGTAGGTGTTCGTGGCGGCGTAGCCGCTAGTCGTTGAACCTTCCCTTACGGGCTTGGCTGCTGATTGTCCAATCTATGTATTTTTCAAACCTTCGCACTCATTACCCCGCAAAAGGGGCAATCTCGCTGTGGTATACATAGCTCTAAGGAGTTTCCAGCAGTTTACCTACTTTTTTGAATTGGAGGCAGTTTAGTACAGACGTTTACCACCAATATCTACAATCAACACATGTGATTCCTTGTCGCTGCTCGCCTTATCCAGTCCATACGCGACAGCAGCGGCGGTCGGCTCATTAATGATACGTAGGACATTGAGACCAGCAATTGCGCCGGCATCCTTTGTCGCCTGGCGCTGCGCGTCATTAAAGTAGGCGGGTACGGTGATAACGGCGTCGCGGACGGTGGCGCCGAGATAGGACTCCGCCGTCGCCTTCATCTTCTGGAGAACCATTGCGGAGATCTCCTCAGGCAGGAACTTCTTATCCTCGCCCTTCACGCGGGCGCCAATCTGAGGCCGACCAGAGTCATCGGCTGTGACCTCAAAGGGCCACGACTTCATATCAGCCTGTACGATGGGGTCCACGAAACGACGCCCGATGAGACGCTTCGCATCAAAAATAGTATTGCGCGGGTTGGAAGCAGCCAAGCTCTTCGCGGCATCTCCAATCAGGCGCTCATCGTCCATGAACGACACATAAGAAGGAGTTGTACGATTCCCCTGGTCGTTCGCGATAATTTCTACGCGGTCATTCTGCCAGACTCCCACACAACTATAGGTGGTACCGAGGTCAATGCCGATTGCGGGGGCAAAAGCTGTTGTTGCCATTCTTACTGGTTAGGCTACATGCAGAATATTTTTAAGTTCTTTGGCTGTCCCGGGTTCCCCGTGCAATACAGTAATTGTCACTAGTATATATAGGAAGTTAGATGGCAAGTAGAACATTGCGACGCGTGCGCCAAGCTCGCGGCCGTGCGAGGCGTGGTAGCCGTGCCCAAGTGGGTGGTGCAGGGCTGACAGTTGCACTGGCAAGAGAGATAGCTGCCCTTGATCTGATACATATACCTATTAGGGCAGACGGCAATTGCTTTTTTAATACCCTCGCCACATTCTATAAGATTAAGGGCGAGCCAGAGGCAGGCGACTATGCTGCGCTGAGAAAGAAGATAGTGGATTATATGCGCGAGCATGCTGACGAGCTCCTGCCTTATGTAAATGTAGAGAATATCAATACTGGAAACTCACCAATGGACTACGTACAGGCCGAGCTGGATAAGTTGGAGAAGTTAGGTGCATGGAACTCTCAGCTGGGCGATTTCATATCACAGATGGCTACGCGGGCCCTCGGTGTGACCATCATAGTCCATGACTGGAACGCAGCAGATAACGCATTTCGTACATATACCCTGGAAGCTGATGCGCCGAGATATGTAATACATATGTTACGTGTTGATAATAATCATTATGAGTTACTGTATCCTGCTGCTGATATTCAGGATATAGAGGCCTTTATTGCAAAGAATAAGCGGCCTAAGCCCGCGACCGCGACCGCGACCCGAAGAAGTCTTCGCGCAACAAGAAAAAATATGTAGGTATGCAATGGCAAACTATGTTATATATACGGTGGTATATCATGCATAGGTATATTTAGAGAGTATCGGGCTCAGCGGCAGCGGCGGCGCTCCAAGCCTCTGCGACCTGATCGGCGCCAACACGTAGGAGGAACATCAGGCGTGGGACAGGTAGGGTATTAATATATGCTGCAACTACCGCCTTTGTCACCTTTTCACCACGCGCCTTCAATGTACTCATATATGTTCGCTGGAGGGCCTTGAGGTGAGTATGCCAAAAGGACGGGACAGATTGTCCTAACTCCATTGTCTTCAGGCGATAGATATGGCAATAATATTCGGCAAGGTGTGCTGTCATTGCCCGCACTTTCGCCTCGTACTTGATGAACTCGTCGGTCTCCTCGGGGTAGTAGGCAAGATATGTAGGGATTAGACCTTGTGAGCGCAACCCGAAGAATCTCTCAGCTGAGCGCGGCGTATTTCCACGTAGATGACGAATCATCTGGTAGGCCATAGACTTCATCCGCCAGCGATTGCCAGCACCGTCCTTCAAAACAGCACCGCGCCAGCGCCAATCCTTCGTGGCTGCAATTCGCTCAAACCAGGCTACCTGCGTCTCATCCGGCTGGGGTGCAGGCAGGCTAGGAATAGTACAAGCAGATTCATCAATGACAACAATGCCGCTCTTATGAACGATGCCGAGCTGTAGAAGCCATAAGCGGGGCTCCGTTACAGGTTCCACCACGCGATGCTCTGGATGCTGCATCAGGACACTTACAAAGCGACTCTGCTCGTGGTCTGCGGGGCAGCAGTCGTTGAACTCTAGGGCACTCTTGATGTGCTCAGGGGGAGAGGCAGCCATGCAATCGGCAAATAGGTCTGCAAACGAGCGCTTGCTATAGAAGTTGCCTTGTGCACCGAATGATGTACGGGTGGCAATCTTGAATTGAGTATCCTCCTTCGTGCGGAAGATATTGATATTGACTCCATCAAGGTAGTCTTGATATTGCATCTGCGGGGCTTCACTTGCAGGCACTGCGGCTTCAAGGGCCGCAGGCCCGCTAAGATGAGGCTGTGTAGCAGCCGAAGCTTCAAGGGCCGCAGGCCCGCTAAGCTGAGCCGCTAGAGGCGGCGAAGCTTTCGGAGGCGCAACACTCAGCGGCAGATTCACTAACGTATCCCATACAACAGACCGAAACCACCTCACATGTGCTGCATCCATACATGTAAGTGCTTTGTCGTAGTGAATAATTGCATAACGGCCACAAGCTGACTCAGTGATAACCAGGCGTCCGCCGGCTTCAGAGGTCAGGTAAGCCTTCAAGGCGGCCCAGGAATTACCAGTACTGGCAATCAAATCGCGGAATAGGGAAATAGTATAAGCCATAATGGAAGTTCAACGCGCAAGAAAACACAAACGGTGTGATATACTCTATGTTGGAAGTCATTAAGTATCAAATTTTCGTACGAGGCCAGAATCGCGCTCAACACGCCAATAGCATGTAATCTGGCAATGATAATAGATGGATAGTGAGGAGCAAGTATCTCCCGGTGACTATGTTATAGAATTAGGGGACTACATCACTATAGATAATACAAGGTACGGTGCCGTGAAAGGTACGGTCTATTATCGCGACGAGAATCTCATTCGTGTGATGCCAGAGGGCGTGTCAGATAGGGTCTACGATTTCCGCCTAGAAGACGGCGACTTCGCCGACGAATACGGAGTACGAGAGGTAATCCTCCATCGCAAGCACCTACTTGACAGCTTCGTGCGGTTACAGGACTTGCGAGTAGGCCAGACTCTGGAGACATTTACTGCAGATGGAGAGCATGGACCTACATTTCGTATTATTGCCGTGGATGAGGAGGCCGATGCGATAGAAGTAGAGGATACAGAGGGCGGGCGTATGACAATTACATACGATTATACTGGTATCCCCCTTGACATTGGTTTCACAGTTATGCGAAGCCGCGAGACAGTTGCGGAGCTACCTGTGGCAGAAGAGACAGCAGAGGGAGAGGATACAGTTGCCGCTGCAGATGTGATGACGCAAATACCTGAGGTCGCGGAAGCACTAGAAGAGGATGAAGTGCCTGATGATATGGGTGAAGAGGGTGCCGCTGAGCCTGCTGAGGACACCGAGTTCGACCTGGAAGTGGTAGGTGTAATAACTATACCTGTAGCGATAGAAATCCAGGACATTCCCTCTTCGGAGCAGACATATCCCGATGCGGTCCAGAAAGCGGATGCCCTGAATGATATCATCATGAGGCTAACCCAGGCGGAACAGAATGATGCGAAGAAACTCCGCTCCGCCCGTCTCTTAGTGGAGATAATGTATCGTCTGAAGCAGGAGCTCGTCAAGTACAGTCCAGCTGGTATACCAATTGGCACAGCAATTACATCTGCAGATACAATCGCCCAGCTCTTCAATGCAACACATGTTCCTATTGGTCGCCCAGTACTAGATGTAGTGAAGTCAGTCTATGTTCTGGAAGAGGAAGAAGAGGGGGCCGGCGTCTCAACGCGGAAGGGCCGCGGATCAGCCGCGGCGGAAGCTGAAAAGAAGTACGCTGACATTCCACTTGGCGGTATACCATCCGAGGGCCAGCTCCGCTATTATAGTCAGGGGGCAGAGGGAAATGCGCAAGTAGAGGACTCCTTTACAGCTGCGACGAAAAGTAGTAGTGCCGGCGCCCTAGCGAAGGCAGGCGAAGATAAGAAAGACAATTTCTGGCTCAACCTACTGTCCTATATGCGAAAGTACGGGCAGCCGTGGCAGGCTGACGAGAACATGAAGGGAGTTCAGCCCTGGTATGCGGTAAAAGATACAGAATTCTTCCGCGGCGGCATTCCTGATCTGGAGGACCCGACGATAGAGGGGCACGCAGGAGAGATAGGCATGTCACTTGAGCGTGCACTCGGTCCTATATATCATCCTGATGCGAAGAAGAAGTCGCGCCTGACATTCCCTGCAGAGGGCGGCCCCATCTTAAATTATGTAATGTTCCCCCTCAAGGAGGCAGCGTCTTTCGGCTCAACACGTACTGGTCTGCTCGGAGTAGATATAGATAATAGTCTCCGTAATCCGAGGACTACGCGGCAGGCGATTGAGGCTGCCGGCGGTATCCAGGAAGTTGCCACAGGTACGAGTTTTATTGCCCTCGGGGCGACCGGTAATACGATTGGTAATATATCTCTAGTGGATTATCTCGAAGCATTGGAAATAGGTGGACGCGGATTTGCAGATATGACAGCACTTCTGACCCAGCTCGGTCTAATGGAGATAGAATTGTCGTCTGATGTTGGAGCGATGTTGGGAAAGAAGTTGGATGGGACGCGGCGGAGCATTGAGGAATATGTGCGCGCGCTGCGTCGCCGGCTAGAAGAGGTCGCGGAGACGCTGATTGCTGGCCCCACCGTATCTGATGCAGATGCAGAGGAAGGCCAGGCTCTCACCGCGGCGATGGCGGACCCTATTCTATTGGAGAAGTTGAAGGGCATTCGTGCAGCCTCGCCAATTATCTCAAAGGCGACAATAGTACAAGTAGCGACTCTGCTGAAGGAGCATCCAGACCTATTTGTAGCAATTGCGGGTGGACAGCCGGCGATTGTAGCGAAGCAGACACTTGCAGCCCGCCGGCGTCTCTTTCTCTCCACGCTCGCAGCAGCCACAGCCCTGCGTGATCTGGAGGCAATGAAGGGTGCTCCGCCACAACCGAATAAATGCGAGCATGTAGCTCTGCTCCGCGACATTCGCCGCATAGAAGATACGCCGACACAATTCATTCGCATGGCCGAGTTCATCCGCAAGTTCCAGGGCAAGAGAGACGAGAACTGGATAGAGTGCCGCGAGTGCAAGCAGAATCTCCTATGTATCCACGAGCTAATACAGATGCAGCAGTATCTCAATCCGAAGGACAGCTCGGCGCTGCAGAAGGAACTACTCCTCGGCTTTAGTGGACCGATACAGGGAGGCCAATACCAGTGTCGTAATTGCGGACAGGGTATCGCTGCGCTGGACTATGATCGCGGTATGGAGTTCACCGATGAGGGACAGCCTCTTACTGGAGGTCAGCTCATAGATGCAGATGCAATCAGGCAGGATGAGATAAGGCAGTTACTGGGAGGCCCACTTGGTGCAGTAGAAGATGAGGACATCTCTGCTCCGCTAGATGCGCCTGAACTGGATGCGGACAAGGATGAGTATGATGTCATTAAGGAGATTGTGACCCGTATTGGTGTATTCCCTGATAAGGCAGGATATGTACGAATGATTAAGACAATTAAGACATACATGGCAATGTTGAAGACGCGGGAGGACTATGTTGCGTCAATGAAGCCAGATATAGACCGAGGTGTGAAGGTCCTGGACTATGATATATATAAGAAGAGGAAGTTCGTCTCTTGTGCTGCTGCGGTTGTACTGATAGAGGTGCAGACGAGGGTACCTGACTATATTATAAGGTATACGCTACCTGGGTGCATGAAGCCAGGATTTCTGGGAATGCCATTGGGTGCGGAGACGGACAAGACAGGTATAGATTATCTGAGTTGCGCGGTGGCGGCGATAATGAAGAATCAGCCTCCGTGGAATATGACCGGTTTCTTCAGGGAGAGGAATCCAGTGAAGAGGCAGGCGGGTATTGCTAAATACGTAGAGGCGGCAGTTAGGGAGCTTGCCAGCGATGCACGTGTGCAATACTACATTGCAGAGAAGAAGAAGTATCTGAAGGCAGTGTATGGGTCTGAGGCGGGGGATCAGCTACAGGATGTAGTGCCGGCTTCCTTCTTGCCGCGCCTGGCGGTTGTGCGGCGGGAGGAGGCTGCTGATGCGCCGATTATACCTGAGGTGGTGGCAGCGGCGGCAGAGGGGCAGCCTGCAGGACATGCGTTGGCGGACCTCTGGATACAGGTAGGGAACAGCCTTGCGAAGAAGACGGCATTCTTAGTGCGCGGTAGTCCATTTGCAGATACAACATGTTGCGTCAGCAGTGTAACTACGCCTGGTGTCTTCTGGTCGGCAGTCGGATCATTGCCACCTCTCTCAAAGAGGCGTGTGAGGAGTGCAATAGGTGGGACGCGGTTTATGGTGCCATTTGGTCAGCGTGAAAAGCGAGAGGACTTACCTGTAGCAGATCCCAGTATGTATCATCGCGTATTCTTGAATGTATGTTTCCGTGGACCGAGGATAGGACGGCCGCATGAACCTGGCTTGACACTGAGGTGTCCTTGGTGTGATTTCGTATTCCCCTCTCATCCGCGGGTACTGGATTATGATGGAGAAGGGAAGAGTGCACTGGAAGAGCAGGGCGTGGAGGTTACTGAAACTGCGTTCTTGGATGTATTGGATGCGACGCATAGGGTACAGGAGATACAGGCGTCGTTGCAGACCCAAGTGGCGCGTTCAGATGCAGGGGAACTGATAGCACGTCTGGCAACGGTGCAGCCTCCTCTATCGCTGACATGGAAGGATGATCTGATAGAGATGATGCAGGGAATTAGTCGGCTTGGGAAGCAAGAGAAGCTAGAGGAGGCGGATGTGGCGATGGCGGCTGGCCGGCTGAGTGATACGATAGCGAGAGCACAGGCTGGCGTGTATGGGCGTCTGGATACAATGAAGGATATCTTTGCGATGATGAATGGCTTGCAGGGTGGCGAGATAAGAGAGGTAGTGAAAACCTATTTCTTGGTACCGTTTCAGAGGATTCTCTCTGGCCTGGATGCTGACGCGCATGCCTATGTTCCAGCGGAGCTCGGTCTCTCAGAGAAGCATGTAGATGATATTATACGGACTGTACTTATTCCGAACGAGAAGGTGAATCGGAAATTCTGCCCCATATACAAGTCACCGAAGGCGAGTTTTGCGAAGGCGAAGCTGCGGCATTATGTAAAGCAGATAGCGGCGGCTCTCTCTGCGGCGGAGGGCCTGAGTGAATATACTACACTTGGTGGAGAAGTGGTATTCCATTATATAATGGAGTACTTGTTGTATGTACCGCTGGCGGCTATGATAAATCCGAATGAGATACCGCCTGAGGAGTATGATACGAGTATGGCTGCGGCAGCGGGTGATGGTTCAATGAAGTTGCTGATAACAACAGTGGCTGCGACACTGGAGAGGTACAAGGATGAGAGGATTGTATTCTCTGACAGGGATCTACAGGAGAAGTTGCAGATACGTAATGAGAAGGAGGCGATGGCCTTCGTGAATAAGTTTGATGTGCTCTCTGATGAGATGAAGGCGATTGAGAAAGCGAAGAAGAAATATAGGATTGGAGACTGGGCTGTGGGCGGCTCGGCGGCGATTTACTCGTATAATCCTGATAGGTATGATGCAGAGAGAGAGGAGCGTCTGATGGCGGGCATCATGGAAGAGCCGGTCAGCGGGGATACATATGATTTAAGTGAGTTTGATATCTTTGCTGCGGCTCCAAGAGGGGGTGTAGTAGATGAAGGTGATTACCTGGATATGGACGCGGCGTATGAGGATAACTTTTAAAGCCTAGGTGGGGGGCTTAAAGGGCCTGGGCTGCAAGGCAAAATACATATAAGTGCATAATATGGACTAATATGTACGCATGGAGAGACGACAGTACGCACGGGAGTAGGCGAGAAATATATAATAAGAAGAAACAGATATGCAAGCTCTCTTGCTAAGTGGATTACTATATTTGTCCGGTATTGCCATTATATTGTGGCTGCGACCGGCGCTAATGTTTCATCCTGGCGGAGAATGGAAGGAATTCGGAATTGGGCGCGGAGGAGATACACATACCTGGCTTCCCTTCTGGCTATTCGCGATTGCCTGGGCGATGATGTCATATATCATTGTATTTGCCATTCAGGGCGGGAGCGGGAGCGGGGGTAGGGCTAATGGAGTTGCAATGTCGCCGCCGACACAGCTCTCTTCTCGTCGCCTACGTGTCTCTCGCCCTAGTCTCGCGCCCTCGGACAGCGTGCGGGCCCCACCACAGGAGCTGATGCCTGGCTACTATATGTTGAATACGCCTGCAGTGAATGAGACCGGTGTCCCGCGATATGTATATATAGGTGACCGGCTACCTGCTTAACTGCGAGAAGAGGCACATACTTGTAGCATGCCTCCGGATATGATTTGACCGTATAATACAGCCCAGAAGAGAAAAAATGCATTTCCAGCCGCATCTATTGTTGCAGGCAATGCATTCGGCATCAGGCCAGCAACTGGTCCCTTCATTGATGGCGCAAGGACAAGGAGACCGAGCATTAGAAGGGCAGCGACTGCCGGCGTGACAGCGAGCTTGGCTGCCTGTCCTACTGCAACACTATCACATGCCGCATATTTCGTGGCAATACTGCATCCGAAGCTGATGACATATACAAGTACTGGTATAATGAATATAGGAATTGGTGCCATTGTAATGCCTGCTGCAACTGCCGCTGCAACCAACGCCATTCCATATAATAGAACTCTACTGCCACCCATTTCTTACATATAGTATTGGCTTTTATTGGAGACCTCGCCGCGGAGACGAGCTGTCCCATCGTATGATAAATACGGTATATACTACAGGAATGGAATCCGGACAGGAGAGGATGACTATTAGTCAGTTAAAGGCGGATCTAAAAAAGGTGAAGAATAAGCCTGCCCTATTTGAGATTGACACGAATGGTTCTTTCCTCATCAAGGACAAGGCTGGTGATGTAGTGAAGACGATCCCAGTGGGGCCGTATAGGGCACCGACGAAGGAGGAACTTCATGTACTGGAGGAGAAGAGGGCGGCCGGCATCTCTGAGGCGGACGAGGCATATGAAGAGGCAGCGAAGGATTTGCGGGAAGCATATGAGGAATATAAGGCACAGCGCTTGCCGGCGAGCAAAGTCTTGCAAGCGAATCTTACGTTAATGGTGGAGGACATGCAGAGGAATGAGGCACGCTATGGTCTGAGAGAAGTAGATGTGAAGAAGGGCCTGGATATCAAGAAGGTCATCCTCACTGAGAAGTATGAGGAGAGGAAGATGCCATTCCCTGTATATATGACAAAGACGCGACCCCATACATTGCAGGCACAGTACAGTAGGGTTGGATATGCGAGGGCTGAGGTGGAAGAGGAAGAGGCTGCTGAGGAAGAAGAGGCCGCCGCAGCCGCAGCTCCTGCAGCCATCATAGCATTTGGCGGAGCAGATAAGAATGAGTATGGATTCCTATCTCCAGATTTTCCAGCGGAGTTAACAGTTAGAGGTGTCAAGTACTATACGGTAGACCAGATGCTCGCAGCAGAGAAGGCCCGTATATATGGAAATGATACCGTGCGTATTAAGATAATGAGTACGCGCTCTGTGCCTACAATGAGAATGTACGCAGAGATGCTGGATAAAGCGCCTGCATCGGCGGTGCAAGGCATGGCGGTAGCAGAGGCCGCCTTAGCTGCGGCGAAGGAGAGGCCAGGTGCGGCGGAGTGGCGCACAGCGAGGCCGAAGGTGATGGCTGACGCGACCTATGCCAAGTTCAAGCAGAATCCTGCTCTTGCAGAGAAATTGCTTGCGACTGGTGATGATTACCTTGTATATGCCGCTGGTAAGGGAAACGTTGTAGATGGTATTGGTCTGGATATAGGTGCACCAGAAGTGGCGGAAGAGGCCCGCTGGCGTGGGGAAAATAGGATCGGACAGCTACTGATGAATGTAAGGGGGCAATTACGGAGTGAGACGGATGACGAGTTACTGAGGGGTGGTGCTGGCACTGAAGTAGTAGAAGAGGAGACAATTAGTGACGCAGCATACAAGGAAAAGCTTGCCGCATCAGCTAGGTTGGGAGCTATTATGGCTGCCAAAAGGGCAAGGCGAGCCTAGAGCAGTACTGGCCGCCGCTAATTGTTGGCGGAATGCGGGATTCGGATTAATATAGTGATTCTTGCCCTGTATATATGCTAGCGCAGCCTGTGATGTATATCCTCTTTCGAGCATAAGATAGGCTGCGACTAGTGTTGGGCTGCGACTGACGCCGGCGGAACAGTGAACTAATACGCGCTTCCCTTCTGAGAGAGCCTTTCGGATGATGACCCGTATGTGTTGGAAATGGGCGGATATCTGTTCGGACTCATCATCTGCAACGGCCAGGCGATGCCATATCAAGCCGCGAGGCACGGTGCCAGGTGTGATATATTTCTCATATTCTTCCTCTGAGAGAACGGATATGATAACATTTATGCGATTTGCGGCGAGCCAGTCCTCGGTCGGCTTGAGGGTATGGCGATTGCCAAGGAAGAGGCCAGGAATTATTTCTGTCGCCGGCCTGATGCGATTCATATATTAGATGTGGAGCGGGAGAGGACTTTAGGGCGCGGCTAGGGCGCTAGACTTATTGCAAGGGATATGGTACCTCCTTGATACCCCCACTACACTTCATCTTCTCAGCGACATACTTGTAGCAGATGCCATTCTTATCACGGTAGACTGTTTTATCCACCGTGCTGGGATGAGGGTACTTTAGCACAACCGACATCTCGGGTTTAATGGTATATACGAGAAATACACCGACAAGTAGGCCCAGTATAAATAGCAGTGGACGGAACATCTTTACCTAATGAAGCAGTAGAATATGTTGGCCGATGTTATGCGAAATCCCAAGTTTGGATATGTATTTAGTTTCTTACTAGGTGTGGGGCTAATTGTAATAGTGATGCATCGTGATTGCACTGGTGCGGATAGCCTAGGTCAGTCAGCGAAGTCATGTAGGGTGGCAAAGGCGCCTGCGCCGGCGGAAGTGATGGCTGCGACCTATATTATTGATTCGGACTGTTATAAGTTCAAGACGGCACAGATAGCATGCCCGAGTGGGGGAGATGTAGTGGAATCTTTTAGGGCGCCCTTGCCACTAGGGCCACGTCGTCCTGCGCCGCTTACTGTGGGATAAATAGGTGCAGGTTTTTCACATGTTCGTGTAAATGGCTAGTGCGGGTACCCTTATAACTGATCTTGATGGCGCAGTAAGTATGGGTGCACTGGGATCAGGGAGTACAGATACAGATATCGTGGCGCAGATAATGGCGGAAATCAATACTACTTCTGGCGGCGGGGCTGCTGCTGTCGCTGCTTCGCCTCCGGTTCCTCGGCAGGTGATGAATGCGCCGAATCCTAATACTATCACGCACAATGTGATTGACCCTACTGTCGCAACGGCACATATAATTGGGAATCGCCAGCCTAGTCCGGCCGATTTTGCTGCATTGATGGGTGCGGGTGCGGGTGCGGGTGGAGCCGCCGCGTATGCGCCCTTGGCTGGTCCCGGTTTTTTCCAGGGACAGGGCGCGGCTCAGCAACAGCAGATATATATGCCGCAGCAGGATGTTGGGCCGACGAAGGGCTTACTCGCGAGTCTATTTCCTACGGGCAGCCTGCTCCGCGAGTTGAAGACACCGATCCTAGTGGCAATCATCTTCTGCTTGATGAGTCTACCTGTTGTGAATGTAATGATGGGACACTATTTCCCTCGTCTGCTGCGTATAGGCGGTGATCTTACGATGGTGGGACTAGGGGCGAAGTCTCTTCTGGCGGGTGCGCTATTCTTTGTAATCCAGCGTGTTCTTGTTCCACTTGTTACGAACTAATAAGTAGTAATGAAGGGTGGTGCGAGTTTCGGCAATCTTAAGATAGGTGGACTCACATTCAAGTCTAACTCAGTGACATATAGCCTGAGTATTGTATTGCTGGTATTCTTCTTGATATATTCTCTGACTGCGCTGGGTATGGCGGGTACGCTCTTCAGTTCTGCGATGGGTCTGATAGCGTATGGGATATTTGGAACAGTAGAGGCTGCGATGGCAGTGACTATTACTGCTGGTATCTTGTTGAAGGTGGCGTTCCCTGGTTTCAAGCGAGCTGCGGAAGGATTTCAGGCAAAGGGAGCTGCTGCTGCCGCGCCGACAGTGCCTCTCACGGAGGATGCGATAATCACTGACCGTATTCGTCGCATGAAGCCTGGTGGTATACTGGAAGGATTCTCTTCAGAGGGTGCGGAGGGTACTGCCCCTGCTACCTCAGCCAAGGAGACGCATTCTGGCTCTGAGGGTGAGGCAGCCGTGACGGCAGCACCGGCACCAGTACATGTAGCTGCAGAGGAGGAGAAAGATAAGGCTGTGGCGCTCGCTGAGTCAAAGGATGTGGCTGGTTTCGCGGACAAGGCATCTACAGATGGTCTCTTCAAGCTCGGTGAGCTTCCTTCTGAGGCGAAGGATGGTAACTATATTGACGTAGGGACGACGATTATGCGTTCACTTGGTGCACTGAAGCCCGACCAGCTGAATCAGATGACTGCAGATACGAGGACTCTCTTAGAGACGCAGAAGTCGCTGATGAGTATGTTGACGACGATGAAGCCTATGCTAATGGACGGTCAGCAGTTGCTAGGTTCATTCTCTGGTCTCTTCAAACAATAAGCTGCGGGGGACTTAAAGCGACTCCTGAGGCTCCGATAGGCTAACAAATACACTATAATTACATGTAGCCCAACTATATATAATTATATCATACATCTCCCTCCGAAAACTCCTCTGCCAACAGATAGAAATATGCCTATAAAGCGTGTAACCTCGGCGGCAAAGTGTCCCGCGGGAGTACTGTGCCTCACTCCTGGACTCGTATTCTTCCTACTTGCCCTAGTTGCAGCTGGTCTACTTGTATTGGCAACTATGAGAGGCCAGGGTTCTCTGCTTCAGCGAATCCCACATGTACCGCGCCTGAGGTTTCCGCAGCCACAGCCGCAGCCACAGCCACAGCCGCAGCCTATACATATAAGTATCCGTACGCCAGCGCAAGAAGATGGCCGCTACGCAATGGCCCCACAGCCTTATCGCTCCTGGGCGGCCGAACCAGAGTTTCCTCCCCGCGGAGGCCTCTCACCTATACCTGTAAATATACCTACACGCGGACTCCCTGAGAAGTTCCAAGGTATGGGTGTTATTACTACCCCGGACGGACAAGTACTGCCATTATATGGGCGACGTACTGCTGGTTCAGGTGACAAGTGGAATTATTATACGCGGACAGATACATACAATCCAGTACCTCTACCCCTACGATTCGGCCGCCGCGACTGCATGGAAGATGTAGGATGTGAGGAGCTCTCTAATGGCGATGAAATCAGCACCGCGCTCGCAGATCAGGGCCAAGGTCAGGGCGGCAAGGTAACCCTCTATCGGATGGATGGACCGAAATACATTCCAGGACTAATATAAATGACTACACCTACACGCTGCAGTCCTGGTGGAAAGATAGGATTCACGTTCCAAGTGACTGGAACCCTAGATCCACATGCAGTGACAGCCCAGTATGAGACGAACTTCATGTACTTTCTCGGACAGCGCAGCACAAGGCGAACTGTAAACCGTGAGACGGGAGTCATAGATGGAGAGGCTGGGGGGAGTACTATTACATATACAGACACACAGTATCGTCTCCAACGCCTACAAATAATCAAGCCGGTACCAGTGGCACAATGTAAGATACCTGGTATGCCTACTGCTGCCCCTGTCTCCTGTCTACTTGTAACGCTACTGAAGGCTACCCGAGCAGATGTAGGAGAGGATGTAATGCTCTTATATTTCCCCCTTTTTGACACCGCTACTACAAATGAGAGTGGATTCGTCGTCTCTGCAGCTGTAGATAAATACTTGGCCGAGGCTACTGCGGAGCAGGGCAAAGCACCCATGACGCCATCTGTGCGGTCTGCTGCGCCCTTCTTTGAAGAGGGGGCCGCTGCACGTAACCCAACGCTGGAGTATGTATCATGCCTTAACCGCGAGGGGAAGAATCATATTACAATTAGGCATATCATCTTCGCGGGACATGTAGTGAAGACTGCGACACTGAAAGCACTTCCTGTACTGCCTGAGGTGATAGATATAGATGGTAGTATAGGAGCGGGCTCACGTGCATCAGCGGCTGATATCTTGCCGATTGCAGCGAACACGACTCTCTTCATGTATAATCACCTGAAGATCCGTTCTAGTGGAGCCTCTGCGGTATCGCCCCAGGTTGCAGCTGCAGCACAGAAATATAAGTGTATGCCGATTGATGCAATGCGGGATGTACGTGGTGAGATGTTACTTGTGGACCCTACAACTGGAGAGAAGACACTGGGCGAGACTGCAGCGGAAGATGTAGATATTGCGAGCAGACTCCTTTCAGCGGATGTGCCACAGTTAAATGTGAAGAAGGTGGACCGTGCGATTAATATAGTGTTGATAGTACTTGCTTGCCTTGTGGGAGCAATCATAGCATGCGCCCTCTTCTTGTTTGTGTCGCGCTTCTTCAGGGCAGGTGGCGGCAGCGGCGCACCCCAGACAATACCAGCCGCTGGAGAGTTTCTTGGAAAATAGGGTACGTGAAATAGAGTGATATGCGTGGAATGCCTACGAAAGGTGCTAGGGGAGCCTGGTTCATCACAGCTATATGTATTGTATTAGTAATTATAGGTCTTGCCCTGTTCCGGCCAGGTTGGGGTCAGACAAAGGTTGTCGCAAAGGCTAGTACTGATGGATTCGCCAGCGCGGCACCGACAGTGACGACCTGTCCTCCAGGGACAACATACTATATTGCTACGAACGGAGATACAATGTGCTGTAAAGGTGAAGTGGTCGGCTCTCGTTGTTCTGGCACACCTATATGTACCTTTGCCTCTACAACTGGTGCCGTTCCATCTTGTTCTGCAATCTACGGGGACTATACACAGGCATTGGCTGCGAAGATGTGCCCGAAGGAGATGCCGCGATACTTTGAGGCGGCTGGTCGCAAGGGATGTACTGCTAGTACACTGAAGTTGGATAAGTATGAGCCTACTGACCCGCGTGCACCTACATGTACTATATATGCGAGCACAGAGGATAATGACACAAAGACAGATAGTTGTCTTAATCTGCGGCGGCTATCTGATATGCCTTGCCTGACTGCAGGCTGCAAGAAGGCAATAAACGCAGGGCAGCCATGGAATCGTCTGCAGTTTCCCTTGCTAGAACAGGTATATTCTGCGGGTGGACCAGGTTCAATTGATACCAGGGTATGTTATGACCGCGACAGCTTGCTGAAGTATGCGAGGGCCGCTAAAGATCAGCGCCTCATTGATACGATTGATACATCTGATATGGTGTGCGCTGTAGCTCAGCGGAAAGTCGTAGAAGGGCGGGTATAGGGGGGGGGCTTAAAGGCACGTAGGTACGTAGGTGAACTGATAGGTATGATATATACGTATATATAGATATGTATATATCATATTGAGTGTAAAGGGTCCAGGTCTGCGCTATAAATATCTATATACGATAGGAAATGCAAACTATTTCACAGGCCTTAACACAGGACGAGATTGAGTATATTCTCAGTCTTCCCGAAGTGCAGGCCGCGAAGAAAGGCATTGATGCGCTCACTGAGGGGCAAGTATATTTCACTGTCGCGCTAACATCGACTATCAAATCCTACATCCACGACCGCATTGGACTTGACCTTGCAGGAACGGACACAGTCCCCATGCGATGGATAAAAGGAGATACGCGCCCCCATATTGATACTAGCGTAGGCTCCGCCACTGCTGCTGCCACCGCATTTGACAAGACACATCTGGTATATCTGACAGATAGTGCTGGCGAGTTTATACTAGATGGTGCCGCGTATCCTATTACAAAGGGCAACGGATATGTCTTCTCAGAGGGACTTTCTCATGAAACACGCGGCACAGGTTCTGAGCCCCGCCTTCTCTTGGGCCCTATGAGCGAAGTAGGAGCCGCAGTTGGCGCTGCAACTGTTATCACAGCAGATGGCGCAACAGATACAGTTTACATGAGATATGATAGCAACACTAACAGCATTCAATATAAAATCAATGACGGAGACTATTATGGTCCCTCAATACCAATTACAATAGTCAATACAAATCCTGTCGTATCTGCTGAGACCACGTTGAAGGTATTGTTCGTGAATGATATTGTATTTTACAGCCCCTATTTTTATTTTATATGTGGCTCAGGCAATATACAATTCGGCGCAACATCTCTAAAGGAAGACGGTACACGCCCAATAATTACAATCAACGGCACCGAGAACTATCCAGGTCTCGTACAGAACGGAAGCGTATATGCAGACGGCAATGATAACATCTACATATACAATCTTGAAGTCCACGCCCTTTCAGGGAGTACCCTTGCCGATAATGGTGGCTGGCTGGCACAGGAATATTTTGGAAAGGGGACAACCTCTGCAAGTAATTGTATTATAAATTGTCATTCTACTGGTAATATTGCGATGGGTGGAGGCGGCATTGTAGGTGCTCATGCTGGTCCAATCAAAGCGGTAGCGTGCTCCTCTGCTGGCACCATTGGCACCGATGCCGGCGGCATTATTGGAAGCTACTCGCAATCTTCTGAAATGCTTCGCTGCGAGTCCTGCTGGAGTACAGGCTCTATCGGCCTCTACGCCGGCGGAATTACTGGTACAATGACAGGTATAGCTACTATCCAGTATTGCTACTCTACAGGACAAATAGGGAATAATGCAGGAGGTATCTCTGGGCGTTATGCTGGTGGCCCAGGAAATACGGTAATAGGACACTGCTATAGTCAAGGCGCGATTAGCCCCTACGCTGGCGGTATTGCTGGCAGCGATGCAGGGACGATTTCTATTACAGATTGCTACTCTATCGGCGCAGTGGCAGCAAATGGTGGTGGTATACTAGGTTTTCTCGCCGCGTCTAACCTTGGTACAACTGGAAAAACCGTTACAAGTTCGTATTCTACTGGAGCCACTACTGGCGTGGGCGGATATATAGTGGGAGGACGCACAGAAGAGAATGGCTCAGTTGCACTGTCACCTAGTACAAGCAGCTTGACGTTGACAAATAATTACTCTGAGGCTGCGCGGAGCAGCGCAGGATGGAGCACCGCGCACGCAAATGCTACTCTAAGCGGTACTCCTACTGCAATCATAGGAACAATATGGATTAAAACTGGAGCAAATCAGCCATATGAACTCAGGACAATGGGATATACCCCGTATACTGCCGAAATTATTACTGGGTTGCCGCTATCAATCCGAAGGACATATAGCGGGTCTATTGTCGTGGGAGCCGCTGGTAGCACCGCAGTCATCCCTGAAAAATCATATACTATTCTTGACATATCGAGTGCCAATCCTGACTCTCACAATACTATCACAGTAAATGAAGATACGGGAGCCATCTCTACTACATCTGCGACTAAGCTGGGAACATATACAGTCTATATTCATAATACTGGAAGTTATCATATAACAGAATATGAACTGACTGTGATGCCTAGAAGCGGCCCGTGCTGCGAGAGCCCACTGGAGTTGAACCGCATTGATTATACTATTCGCGATCAGGCAGTGATAGGAAACGTATTGATTGGCGGAAGTGAAAATACGCGCAACTATCCTATGTCATCCGCAGATGTATTGAGAATGAAGATGTCATATGTTTATAGGCGATAAACCAGGGCACTGTAGTCTGCCGCACACTATTATCTACTTTTAGAAATACAGGTCTAACAGAAGATAATATTAGGGTAAACGCTATACGCGGCACACGGCACGTGGTACGTGGGTCTTTAAAACAAGGCAGCAGCGGCCTCTCCGCGCGGGGCATCGGCCGGCACGAACTTCGCATTAAGGGTCGCACCATCAACAGGTACAAATACATCGGACCCAGTATCTTCCTGTGGTGTAAAATGCATCACGCTCGCATCTGGCTCAACAGGGGCAACATAGCGCAGAGAGGGTGCGACAGGCATATCTGCGTCTTCTTGCATGCGTGGCACGGCAGCGGGGGTCCCAGCGGCGGCAATAACTAGTCCACTCATCTTACGTGCATTCCGCTCGAGCAACATGAGGCCAACAAGTAGAAGTACAGCAACGCCGGCGACTGCAGAACGAGATACGGCGAAGAGAACGGCGGCGATAAGAACTACGCGGATAGCGGCATGGTCTAGCAAGTCAAGGGCGCCATCTGAGAGCGCGGGGATTCCTATGACGGCGACGATAAATAGGAGAGAATAGATTGCAATCTGTTGTTGAGCCTTCGTGAGTGTCCGAGGAAACATTGTTAGTGAGCGGGAGTATATCTGATTTCATATGATAAAATTGACCTTTGGTGCGGTTCCCTCGGCGTGATAAGTACCTATTTCCACACATAGAATGGCCGCTGCCGTGCCAGACCGTATTTTGACTGCCCGCGGGTATTCCATCGCGAAGTCGGCCCTCTCCGCAGACGAGCAGACCCAACTTCGGAAACTCCTAACTGTCGCACCGAAGGGTGCCGATAAGTATTCTCGCGCCCAGGTGGGCTCAGATTCATTTCCTATCTATATGGAATCGGCCACCCGCTTCTATCTTCCGAGGCATTGGGGCATTGACAGATATGGGTCACCTGCTCTCTCTATTGTACCGGAAGGCGACAAGCTGCCTGCGGCAGTGAAATTCCTCGGCGCACCATATGACTATCAGGAAGCTATCATTGCCGACTTCTTCGCTGCAGACGCACAGGGACTCTTATGTGTACCTTGTGGGAAAGGGAAGACATTTATGGCCCTCGCTATCGCGGTGCGACTAGGCCGCCGATTCCTCGTCGTTGTGGATAAGGAGTTTCTCTTGAATCAGTGGCGCGGAGAGATGGAGCGATTCGTTAGTGGCCTGCGTGTGGGAATAGTACAAGGTGATAAATGCGAGATTGATCCTGCCAAGTATGACTGTACTATATGTATGATTCAGACACTCTGTGGACGCGACTATCCAGAGGGATTCTTCAGTGGCTACGGGTTCGCCATCTTCGACGAGTGCCATCATCTTGGCGCGGCGCACTTCTCACGCTCGCTGTTGAAAGTCCAGCCACGCCATGCACTCGGCCTATCTGCAACACCAGTACGTGTTGATGGGCTAACAATGGTATTCGAGGCCTTCCTGGGGAAACCAGTATATTGGGAGAAGACGCGGGAGCCTGACCCAGATGTAATTGTACGCTCCGTCCATTATGATAGCCCGTGCTCTGATTATACAGATGTGCCTATGAATTATAGGGGTGAGGTGGTGCTGGCGAAGTTGTTATCGCAGATAGTAGCCTGGCAGCCGAGGACTGATGTGATTGTGCGGATCGCGCTGGAGTTGGCGACGGATACGCGGCGACAGGTAATGGTGTTGAGTGAGAGGAAGGGGCATCTGGAAGCTGTGGAGGCTGGTCTGGCAGCGCTACAGCCGGCTCTGCGTGTGGGGTATTATATTGGTGGCATGAAGGATGCTGATCGTGAGGAGACTGCTGCTCGGGCACAAGTTATTCTGGCAACATATGCAATGGCGTCAGATGCGCTGAATATCAAGACACTGAATGCAGTGATACTTGCCTCTCCTCGTGCGCGTGTGGAGCAGAGTACGGGGCGGATTCTTCGCCTGCGGCCTGATGAGAGGACTGTAATGCCTATAATTGTAGATATAGTGGATTCACATGAATCATATAAGAGACAGTGGTACAAGCGATATAGGTATTATAAGCAATGTAAATATACGATTCGGCGTGAGGGAGCTGGGAGTGCAGCTGTGGGTGCGGGAGAAGAAGATGCCGCGGGCGCTAGTTCGGATGAAGAGGAAGCAGGCGAGGGCGGTACAGGATGTATGATTAAGTTTTGAAGCATGAAGCGAGGCTGCGAATTCAGATATAGGGATATAACAATACCTATATGTGAAATGATGTGACAATTATATATTTTTTTACTTGCGGTTGGAGCGACGGCTGGCGCGACGGCGACTGGCACGACGCTTGCGGCCACCCTGCATCGCGCAGGAGCGGCCTGCGATAGGTGAAGCGAGGGCGAGGGGAGAACCAGCAGAAGTGAGGAAATCGCTGGGCTTGAACTCATATGCAGCAGTAGTACCTTCTTCGCGCATCTCTGCGCCGCCGGTCTGATTGGCTCCCTCGCAAGGAATACGATGTATAGGCATATAGGTGCCGCGAGTACCGGCTACAATGCTAGTATCAAAGTCAGCCGCGTAACGTCCGCCGCGGAACTTGCGGCTGGCGCGCCTGGTGCGACGGCTGGCCCTACGCCGGCCACCGATGAGGCCATGGCCTGTGATTGCAGCACCTTCAATTGCACCGATGGCACCGGGGCGGGCAACGCCTCCGCAAGACGGGGTGCGGAGAACTTCTGCAGCACCAGGTGTGATTGCCGCGCCGAAGTTATAGGACATACCTAGTGCACCACCTGTCTGGGCCTTGCGACTGCGGCGACGACCACCGCGTAACATATTATTACGGGCACACATACTATATTTACGCGAAGCCATATCTATTAATACGCACTTTTTCTTTTTCTCTCCATCCAGGCGAACCATCTCTATATGTCGCTCATTCTGCCGCAGTACATTCATAGAACGCGCTTGCATCCATTGCAGGTGTATCGGCCGGTAAAATACGCAAGACTTCATACTTATTGAATCCAGTATGCCATACAACTTCTGCCGGCAGAGCCGCGCCCGCCGCGGCGCCAGTAAATGCAGAGCGAAGAGCCTTGGACTGCTCCAACTTGGAAACGGATGCCCTGCCGAGCTGTGTACCGCATGCTGAGCTAACCATGTAACTGTCAGGTAGGCTAGTTGTCTTATCAACTGATACGAGGGCAATCCTAATTGTAGGAACAGCCACGCTCCGTTTCAGTACATTTTTATTGACAGGGTCAGGGAGCTTGAGATGTGCTGTTGCCTCTGCAGCGCGAGCCTGAGCGCCAGCGGATGGCCCAACGCGCGCACCAGGGCAGATCCAGTATAGCCGCAACTTACCAGCGGCGTCTGGCTGGAAATCCCAGATAGTTCCAGGCTGCGGTCCCTCTGCTTCCAGGGCAGCCAAGCTACGCGGTGTAACCAATACAAGTGAAAAGCCGAGAAAGAGTTGTTGTGCGGTGAATGCGGCGTAGGCAGCGCTAAGTGTAGCCCAGCGTTCAGAATATGGTGCCGAGCGCAAGAGATTTACCCCATCTGCTACAAATACATCTTCCAAGATTAGTCGCCGCTCTCCCCGAAGTAGGGTCGCAGAGAAAATCCATGCTCCTTTGCGGAGAAATCCAAAAGGGGTCTGAAATCGGAGGGCGTTCGGCTGATCGCGGTCCATGTCCCAGAACACGGCAGGCGCAGAGGCGGATTCTAACACTAGAAGACCAGGGCGCTCCCTTCCTTCGCGTTGCCAGGCATAAAACTGGTCTTTGCTGAGGGCCAGGCTATCGCGAGAAAGTACAAGACGATGAGAGATACGCCAATCTGCACCGAGGAGACGCTCTACCTGACGCGCAACGGCTTCTCGTGCCTCAGGAACGAGAGGTCGTAGCGATAATGGCTTATTTGCTACGTGACTAGAGCTCTTAATGGAGCGGTCTTGACGGGGTTGGGATGTTTGTACACAGGACATTGTATTTGCCGGAGACACTGATACTTAGTAATATATTACACAGGAGCTTTAGGACCCTAGGTTCGTGGTCTAGACCAACAAACATTTCAAAATGTTTGTTTGCCGCCAACCGATTTACTTTTCAGGCAGCAAAAAGCGGGGCAAAGCCCCACTAACTGCCAGTTTGAAATGTGCATCGGTCTAAAAGGAAGAGAATCCGAGGTCTCCACTCATGCTATCTGTTAAGTCCGCCGTGATGACGCCAGGCATGAATTCAGCACCATTCATCACACCATCAACACTATACTGGCTTCCACCGACACGTCCAGCGACTCCACCTGCGACAGCAGTGGCGGAATCACCTGCATCGGGTGCAGGGCGAAACATACGCTCAGGATGACGGCTATCATCGCCGGCGCCATATGCATCCTGCTGCTTCTCTGCATACGGATCATAGGGCTGCTCTGGCGGCATCACAACTACCTGTCCCTGTGGTGCAGCATCAGCCGGCGAATTCGGGCCGCCACTAGAGACGACGCGATTCTCTTCCATCATAACTCCCTTCTGCCCTGGCGGCATGGAGATCGCCCGTGGCTGCTGATTCTGCTCGTCGCGAAAGGGCTCCTCATCTTCATCTTCGCTGGAATCACTATCTGTATCATCTTCCCCATACCTATATGACTCTACCTTGCTAACCGCGAACTGATATACGATAAATAGAAGGACCAATACAAGTACTAGAATAAGGATATTAGACATCATAGTATTTGTATATATCTTAGAAACAAGGTTCTGCAGGATGCTACCTCTGGCCCTGCGTCTGAACCCGGGGAAAGATATATACTGGTGATTGAATCTAGAAGGGGTATATATCAGACAAGTATATTTGCCTCTCTCTCCTGGATGGCGCGCCAAAAATCGCGGCGATGAAAAAACACGGGCATCATAGATATGGAACCTGTTTCTGAGCCCCTGCCGCAACATATAATATTATATGCAATAGCCGGTGCATTCGGTGTTGCTACGCCAGAAATACATGGAGAGCATTATGCTGAGACAATACTGGGTGCGATAAGAGGACCGCTTGCGCTTACGCCTGAGGTTGGAGAGCCGCCGCAGCAGCAGCAAGAAGAGAGGGATGTATCACATCGTATTGCTGCCGCGGTCTCTCAACTCTGCCTGATGGTCTACTCTGCTGCATCCCAGGTACCTGTCGAGGCCGCCGCATATGTTCGGATCGTTGTTCGGACTGCCTGGGGGCACCTTCCAGCAAGCGACCTTGATGCATGGGGCGATGCGGGACGCTGGATTGCAGATGAGCTGGACGCGCAGATTTCCCGTAGCTTCTCTGTTGGGAGGGGGATGCTGTACTTGATGGAGAAGTACCCAGGTCAGCGTCCTTGTATTGCGGTAACCTCTTCGGGCGAACATCTCGCTGCTGGGATACTTGAGGGTGATCCTGTCGCTGTGGCCGGTGGTCCCGTCGCAGTCCTAATTGACATATAGGTTGCGCGCATGCGGATGCTGTCTCTTGGAGACGAATACGTACAAATCCACCGATTATCTCCTCTTCTTTCCCTTCCCCTGTTACTCCCATGAAAGGTACATTCTTCATTACATGTAGAACCATACTGGGTACATGTCCCTCCGCCATTTGGCGAACTGTAAAGGTAGGCCATTCTCCGCTAACAATACGATACAGCCGGCCCTCATCTGTGGCGACGTCATATTCATATATCTCGTCTCCACCGAAGTAGATGTCCCTCCGCTGCAGGTCACCGCAAGGTGTGTCAACTAATCCACTATATGTAAATGTATACATCTATCGTCGTGTGATAACCTATTATATATAGCGCACTGTCAAATTTTAAGCACCGCTTACCCGCAAAGCACCGTGTCCCCGCAAAGCACCGCGCCCCGCAAAGCACCGCGCCCCCGCACAGCACCGTGTCCCCGCAAAGCACCGCGCCCCCGCAAAGCATCGTGTCCCCGCAAAGCATCGTGTCCCCGCAAAGCACCGTGTCCCCGCAAAGCACCGTGTCCCCGCAAAGCATCGTGTCCCCGCAAAGCATCGTGTCCCCGCAAAGCACCGCGCCCCCGCAAAGCACCGTGTCCCCGCAAAGCATCGTGTCCCCGCAAAGCACTGCGCCTAAAATTGATAGGTATATCTGCAGTCTAGTAACAAGGTACATCCACACAAAGAATGGCGTCACATATAGTATCAGCAATCGTATTGGCTGCGAAGGGTGAAGTCAAGAAGGCGAAGCTCAAGCTGAATGAGTACAGTGAACTCACACTTGAGGGCATCCAATCCTATTTTAAGAAGAAGGCTGAACCAGAGCAGCTCGGTTATTACGAATATGATACCTATCTCATCTTCCTCCTCGGCTACAAGGAAGGAAAGGCGGGTACAGAGAACAAACATGAGCTACCGCCACCATATGAGAGCTTAGTTGCCTTCGGCGATCTATTAGTCGTGGCAAGCCATGATCGTGAATGGCAGAAGCCGTGCAGTTTCAGTCCAGAGCAATATCAGAAGTTCTATGATACACTAATGGGTGGGGGCTATGATTCAGGCGCCGAGGGAGAAGACGCCGACGCAGAGGATGACGCAGTAACGGATGCGATGAGTGAGTCAGATATTGATGAGGATGCAGCTGATGCAGAGGACGATGTCGTCGATGAAGAGGGTGCTGTCGCAGAAGAGCCAGAAGAGGAGGTAGATGAGCCTCCGCCGCAGAAGGTAAAGAAGTCATCTGCAAAGAAGATAGTCGCATCATCTGGTTATCAGAAACAGCAGACACTCATCTCACAATCCAATTTCGCCGAGCTAACCGCAGATGCCGCAGCAGGACAAGTAGAGCAGAGGCGAAAGGCAGTAATGCGGTTCTCCTTCTTGGAAACCCAGGGCGATGCAACTGCGGCTGATCTTACCGCCTTCGAGCAGGAAATATACCGCTCAGCGTGTACTCAGGCAGATCGGCTAAAGGTAGTGAAACACTGGGATAATACACTCTTTGCGGATATATATATCAATATCCAGCGAAGTCTGCTCGCTAATCTGCATGCAGCATCTCCTATTAAGAATGGACGTCTTCTGACGCGGCTGCGCGATGGGGAACTGAAGCTGACTGAGCTCCCTGCAATGTCATCCTATGAGTTATATCCTGAGAATTGGAAAGAGCTCGCTGACCGCCAGATGTTGCGGGAGCAGAAACTACTGGAAGGCAATAAGGGAGCAGCAACGGACCGATTCAAATGTAATAGGTGTGGAAAGAGAGAGTGCTCCTATTATGAGATGCAGACGCGGTCTGCAGATGAGCCGATGACTATCTTCATTAGCTGCTTGAACTGCGGTAAGAGGTGGAGGCAGTAAGCTGTGCCTATGAAGCATCCTCCCCGCGTATTTTTCACTTGAGCGCAGAATCTTCCGAACTTTGGACCCCGCTACCCTCCCTGCCAGAGAAACCTGCGCCCTATAAGTAGCAGGACAAGGCATAGATACTCCAATGGATATCATACATATAGTTAATGGAATAAAGGTATATACTCCCATTGCGATGTCACGCCTATATGATAAACGTACATGTATTAAGATATGTAGGCGGGTATCTCAGACGGAGAAGGTGCGTCTAGGTCGTACACGTGGCGCTGCCTCTGCCATAGTGGCAGCACAGTGGCTTGAGGCCAAGTAAATGTAGTGAGTATAATAGTAATATGAGCGACCGTACTCGGCGTGCCCGAGATCGCGGCAGGCGGAACAGGCCGTCCAGGTGTGCCACTAAATATCCCATCATACATGAGCCTAGTAAGAAGATCACTGCTGGCTCTAATTTTTACATGTATGTAAACGAGACCTGGCAGCACACAACCAGCATTCCGACTCATAAGAGTAATATAAGTGTCTCATATGAAATCCAGGAGCAGATTGACGCCAGGCTACTTGCCCTTATTGCAGATGCCCGCCGCTATGTACTCCAGAATCCCACCGCTATTCAGCCAGCGGACAAGGTAGCAGTCGGCCGATTCGCAGAGAGCATCATGAGAGAGAAGTTCCAGAAGAATAATGTGAAGGAGATGCGCGACCAGCTTCTTGCCCTCCAATGTATTCGTGATGAGAAAGACATTGCCCGCATCATCGGCCAGGCATGTGTCAATCGTACATGCAATCTCTTAACTGTGTATGCTGGACCAGATGAGAGGTCCTCCAAACACTGGCGTCTACATATAGGGCCTGGGTCCTTTGGTCTTCCCGATAGTGCCTATTATAAAGGTACTGGTCCAGGAGGGCATCGGCCTTTAGTTGCCTATGCGAAAATGTTGGAGCGTGCTGGTGAGTTACTTGGATATGAGGGAGTGGAGAAGTACGCGGGATTGGAGGCTGACCTTGCAGATGAGTTGGCCTCTTCATATGAAGATGAGCCAGTGACTCTTACGGGATCCGAGATAGCGGATAAGTACACTGCTATTGCCTGGCGCGAGTTCTGGGAGCCATTTGGCCTTAACCCATATCAATGGACGACGATGAAGATAGTTGTGGAGTCGCCGGCCTGGTTACGACGGGTAAATCAAATGATGCGGGGAATACCTCTTACATCATGGCGTCTATGGTTCCGCGGGGGAGTTATAATGTGTTATCTGCGACTGCTGCCGCCGCCTTTTGAGGATCTCCACTTCGCGGTCTTCTCCAGGATGTTGCAGGGTGAGAGGCGAAAGTCTCCTGAAGCGGAGTTCATGTTGGAGACAGTAAAGCTATGGCTAACTGTGCCCCTATCACGCCTATATATAGAGTGCTGTATGACTGATGCGGCGAAGAGGGATGTACGTGCATTCATTCAGACTCTCTTTCATGCAACGGAGGCGCGTATAGCACAGACTGATTGGTTGGAGAAAAAGACGCGGAATGAGGCCATCAGAAAAATAAGAAATGTGAAGGCTGGTGTAATGTATCCAGATACAAGGTACAATTACACTGTGCCGGCACTCCTATCTGACAACGTACTCAAAAATATACAGTTGCTGGGGGCATCTAAATCCGCGCAAGATGTGCGTGACGTACAGGAGCGTTATACAAGGCAGACATGGGAGAATCCAGTATTTATGGTGAATGCATTTTATATGAGTGCGGGGAATCAGCTGATTATACCTGCAGGTATAGTACAGTGGCCGTTCTATTGCGGCGAGCGCAGTGGCAGCGGCAGCAGCCAGGGAAGTGGCTGGAATTATGGTGGCCTCGGTTGTGTAGTAGGTCATGAGATAACGCATGCATATGATACTGATGGCAAACTATTCGACCATGAAGGGAATCGGCGAACATGGTGGTCAGCTCAGGACAATCGTGCGTACAATAAGAAGACGCGGGCGATTGTAGCACTCTATAATACGGCGGAAGTAGAGGGACATCATATAGATTCAACCGGTACTCTCATGGAGAATATTGCAGATATAGGTGGTGTTGCAATCGCGTTGGCGGCACTTAATGCGGAGCTGGATAAACGCGGCTGTGCGGGCGAAGAGAGGAAGCAAGAATATAGGGACTTCTTTATGGCATATGCAGTGTCATGGAGGGAGAAGGTGCGGCGGGAGAAGCAGTTACAGCAATTGCTAACAGACGTTCATTCGCCGGCAATTATAAGGGTAAATCTGGTGGTACCGCATTTTCAGGAATGGTATGATGCATTTGGCGTAGGGCCAGATAGTAAGTTATATATACCACCAGAGAAGAGGATACGTATATTCTGAGTGATCGGATGCGGAAAAAAGAAAAATATATAGATAATATGCAGGGATAGTACCTATATATTTTATTTGAAGATCACAATAGAAGGCATTTAGACCCTATCACATTAAAACGGGCATATTGGTTCGCTTTGCGAACCATAAATAGGCGTTTTTAATGTTCTATGGGCTATAAGAGCATTAGATCAGCGAGACGCCAGTATTCGTGGCTGCCATCGGGAAGTGGGCGCTTCAAGATATAGGGAAGTCGCTTCTGCTCCAACTCCAGGCGAGCAATTTCGCGGACATCGGTCACCTGCTTCGGCACAATAATGAATGGCGCGGCGCCCTGGCTGAGCTGGTTCGCCCTCATTCCGAGAATCCGAGTACGCTCATATTGTGTAATAAAGGGATATGTCTTGTGTTGTGTATCAGTAGAGTGTGGCCCAGCCGGAACTGTACTGAGTGTAAGTCGTGGCACTACTTCCTCAATATAATCAATAAGACACTCTGGATGATGCTGATATAGCTTCTTGAGGGGCAGGGCATCTTGGGCGGCAGCAGCGGCTGCGTCAATGTCGTCTAGCTCATCCAAGTCATCCTGTACTTCTTCCAGATCATCATACTCTGTTGCGGGACCAGTATCGTCGGCCATTTATCTATCCTGTATGGGTGTTGTTTATGTGCGTGGAGTGGAGGTGAGGGCTCAAATTTACCTGTTGCCAGAGCGTCGCGAACTAGTGGGATCCAGCTGAGCCTAAAAAAATTTGACACATGTATTGATAATATAATGGAGCCGAGCCACATGGCAACTGAGATGAGCAGCACAGCAGCAACCGCAACCGCACCGACCGATGCAACGATGTCTGAGGAGTACCAGGTGTACTCGTCATTCGACGATGTTGGTCTGAATGAGGACATTCTCCGCGGAGTCTATTCATTTGGTTTCATGACGCCTTCTACGATTCAGGCCCGTGCGGTAAAGCCGATGATTGATCGTCGCGATGTGATCGCCCAGTCGCAGTCAGGCACTGGTAAGACTGGTGCCTTCTGCATCGGCGCTCTATCTGTATGTGACCCTGATGTGAAGGCACCGCAGGTGATTATCTTATCGCCTGTACGTGAGTTGGCGCATCAGACTGAGGTGGTTGCGCGTGCAATTGGATCTTTTAGGGGTCTACAGGTCTACTCTGCGACTGGTGGTCCTCCCATTGCAGAGGACATCCGCGCCTTGCAGCGTGGAGCGCAGGTGATTATTGGTACTCCTGGTCGCACCTATGATCTGATTCGCCGCGGTGCTCTGAAGCTGGATAACATTAAGGTACTAGTAATGGACGAGGCCGACCAGATGTTAGAGGATCGCTTTAGGGAGCAGGTGATTGAGATTCTGAAGTTCAAGTTCCCCTCGGACTATCAGGTTGGTCTCTTCTCCGCGACGATGCCGCCTGAGGTGCGCGAAATTGCGGAGAAGTTTACGCGCAATCCTGTACGTATCTTGATTCCGCCTGAGGATGTGACGTTGAAGGGCATCAACCAGTATCATGTAGAGGTGGAGCGTGAGGAGTGGAAGTTTGAGTGCCTACAGGACTTGTATCAGCACTTGCAGATTAACCAGCTGATTATCTTCGTGAATAAGAGGCAAAAGGCTGAATGGTTGGCCGGCAGGATGAAGGAGCTAGGCTTCACGCTGGAGTGCACGCATGGTGAGATGGACGTAGCTGAGCGGAAGAAGAAGATGGCTGATTTCCGTAATGGAAATGTACGTGTGCTTATCTCTACTGACCTTCTGGCGCGTGGTATTGACGTGCAGCAGGTATCGCTAGTGATTAACTATGAGCTACCGCTACAGCGTGAGAACTATATCCATCGTATTGGTCGGTCTGGTCGCTTTGGCAGGAAGGGCGTGGCGATTAACTTGGTGATGCCTGAAGAGAAGAAAGCGCTAGAGGATATTGAGAAGTACTATAATACGGTAATCCAGCCGTTGCCTGAGGACCTTAGCAAGCTTCCTTTATAAGAAAGCTTGCATAAGATATCCTGCCCTGAGGGCTGCCCGCGCGGCGGGTACTTAAGGACATGTATATATACATTGTTGGGGAGAAATCCCCAGCTGCGATGCGATATTAGCTCAGTTGGTTAGAGCATGGTGCTTATATCATTTTTGATATACGTAATGCACGAAAAGTGACGCCAAAGTCTGCGGTTCGATCCCGCAATATCGCAACCATACATTTTTAGTTATGTAATACATGCCTAAAAATTGATGTTAGCAGCATGTCTAGTGACGCGGATAGGTACAGGGGAATGGAAGACGCAACTGCAGAACTGCAGCAACGGCTAGGCATATGTGGTCTCTACAATTACGGGAATACGTGCTATATGAATAGTGCCTTGCAGCTCTTGCGTGCAATTCCAGAATGGGCGGCTATATGTGAGAGTGAGGAACCAGCGTCCCAAGTGAAAGAGAAGGTGGCTACCCTCTATAATGCATATGCTTCGCTGACAAATAAGATGAATGCGACCAAGCAGCCTGCGCGTTGTCATCCAAAGAATTTCATTGCCGCCATTCGCGACGCAGTAGAAGGAACTCCGTGGTCCGAGTTCTCACAGGGTGTGCCTCATGATGCCCACGAGTTCATCATGTATTTGTGCGACCAGCTAGGAATGGCCTTACACAGGGAACCGAGTATGACAGCCCAAGAACCAGAAGGATGGTACGCGGCAGTAAAGGCAGATTACAGTCCCATACTTGACATTACAACCGGCCTCGAGAAAGTAACATGTACATGTCTAATCTGCGGGACGGCCGTCAATCGCTGGGAAACATTCAATATGCTAAAAATACCAGTACATGGGATTAACCCTGAAACTACAGTTGTAGATAGGCTATATGAAGAGCGCGGGAAGCCAATTATAGTGGATGGATATGACTGCGATACATGTCGTGCAGCGAAGTCAGATGACCCTGATAAGAAAGTGAAGATAGAGCGGACCATCTGCAGGCTCCCACGCATCCTATTCTTGACACTGGACCGCTTCGCTGACCCAAGTAGGAAGATGAATGGCGTCATTGCAGCAGATGCTCTGCGGGAAGTTAGCATTGTACCTGTTGCAGCAGCCTCAACCGCCGCGCAGCAGCATCCCAGCCTCTCCTACAAGTACTCACCTATAGGTATAATAGACCACCATGGCAGCCTATTTGGAGGCCATTATAATTGCCAGGTCTCTACACCAATAGGTAACTGGTATATGTATGATGATGAGTATGTAGCACCACTACCAGATGGTCCCCAGTTCGGCCATTCCACCTATATTATATGTATGCGCGCACGGCCGGTCTAAAGCCGCATAGTCTCCACGCGACCGATTATACCATCTGCACCACATACACGGTAATGTACGTGAGGGCTGATAGTCTTTTTCCATAGGCCTCCGAGAGCCGGTACAGTATATGCCTGCGGCGCCCGAACCTTCAGATAGGCAATACCATCTGCACCAGCAGTTGTCACACCTACATTTTCAAATGTCGCATACGCAGCCCGCCAGTCCTTCGTCGTAGCAACACCTTCCATTGCAGGCTCGGCAGCCCAGTACAGTACCTTCGCACCAGGTGCAACCGGCACGCGAACTATACGTGTTGCACCGGGAGGAGTACGATCAGGAAGCAGGCCACTACAAGGCATCGCAGCGGGCCCGAGAAAGGGCAAGTAGAAGTCGCGCTGAAATGCGAGGTAGATAGCCGCAGCGCCGATTAGTAAATATAGCACGCGGATTACCGGCGAGCCGACGATTTTAGCATCAATTGCACCATTCACTCCGATCAAAAGCAAAATGGCGCCTCCGAGGAGTACCAGCGCAACCGCAAAGATATGTGCTCTTGCGTTCATTTCTATATATAGGCTACGTTAATCTTTGTCATCCCATCTATATGTAGAAGTAACCCAACACTATGTCTTTTTTTCCTGCTGCGTCCGCTCAAGACTATAAGGCCACTATTATTGGTGCCCTTAATACGATGCGCCGCAAGGAACTTGCCGAGAAACAGCGTTTCAAGGCATCTGCATATAAGAAAGTTATAGAACAACTGGAGACTATTCCAGAGATCCGCTCAATGGAAGATGTACGGGGCGTGACTGGTATTGGTGAGAAGATACGGGATAAGCTTACTGAGATATTCTCCACGGGCGCCCTGCAATCCGCAGAGAGGGCACGGCGAGAGGGACGCCTGGATATATATGACACTCTCTCTGCTATTCATGGTATCGGGCCAGCAAAGGCGAAACAGTTGATGAATGCCGGCATTACAGACCTTGCCAGCCTCCGCACAGCAGTTCAAGCTAGGCCACAGCTACTTAGTAATATTCAGAAGGCAGGGCTGAAATATTATGAAGAGATAACACGTAGGATTCCGCGGGAGGAGATTCTACTACATGAGGATCTACTCCGCAATATATTTGACGCTGCTGGCCTGGAATCAACTGTAGTAGGGAGTTATAGGCGCGGGTTACCGACGAGTGGAGATATAGATGTACTAGTGACTGGAGATAAGGCAAATTTCATGCGCGGGCTCATTGACCTCCATCGCACAGACTATATTGTGGAGACTCTCGCAGAGGGAGCAACGAAGGGTATGTATATTGTTCGCCTTTCTCCTGCGGCATATGCTCGCCGTGTGGATATACTCTACACAACACCAGAGGAGTATCCGTATGCAGTATTGTATTTTACTGGTTCAAAGGAGTTCAATGTAGCGATGAGGAAATGGGCCCTGGATCATGGATATAGTCTGAACGAACATTCATTGACGAGTCTCAGTACTGGTGAAGTAGTGGAGGGCTTAGCAACGGAGAAGAATATTTTTGACTTTCTCGGCATGGAGTGGCGCGCACCACCTGAGAGAGTGGGAGCCTCTGCTGTTCGTGCCGCTGCCACCACTGCTGCTCTAGCCCCCACCCAGAAAGTAATACGTGTTCCTATTCCAGTACAACTCCAGCTTCGCAAATATACAGTTGAGCTAGGAAAGAAGCGACTCGCAGAGAATGATACAGTCTACTATTTCGGACAGGCAGGGACGACAGGCATCCTACAGATCCGACTCTCTCTAGAGCACGGTGCTTCCTCTGAGCGTAGCGTTGGTCCCGCGCCGGCTGATCTGCTGCCATTTACAGAGCTGGATTCGCGCCGATTCCGTGACTTGCTTGCGCGTCTGCCTGCTATGATGCGAGGACCCAGTGCCTAAACCATACATGAGATGTATAATACTAAATTATACAGATGGAAGCGCAACAGCAGCAGCCTCGTTTCATATTTTCTCTTACAACATCGCCAACTCGCATCAATGAGCTGAAACAGACAATAGATAGTCTCCTCGCCCAAACATATCCTGCAACACATATACGTATCAATGTGCCGCTCGCTTTCGGCCGTACTGGTGAGGCCTATGTTATTCCTGAATGGCTCGCAGCCACGCCAGGAGTCAGGATTCATCGCTGTGATACCGATTATGGCCCAGGCACGAAGCTTGTGCCGACTGTACTTGAACCATGTGCTGAGGCGCAACCAGATGATTGGATTGTAACGGTAGATGATGATATCAGGTATCAGCCTTTCTTACTAGAAGAGCTTGCGAAGGTGATTCGTGTAGTAGGAAGGAAATATACATATGGTGTATCTGGTTGCAGAATTACAGATTATGAGCTGAATGGAAAGCGCGCGCTCTCCCTCTCTGCATTCTACGATAATACTGCAGGTAAGGACATTATCTTAGAAGCGTATTGTGCAATTGCCTATCCTCGCGGAGAACTCTTTGCTGATACCGTGCATTTCAAGGACTATGTGGAGAAGACGCTAATGGCATCTCGTGAATGCAAATTCTCAGATGATGTAGTTCTCAGCAACTATAGCCTTATGCAGGGAAATCTGAATTACCTCGTCTTCGGAAAAGTCCTCTGTAGGCCGCGATTCTGGGCGGATGGTTGTGTGCGAGATGTAGGAAATGGAGCAGATGCATTACATGAGATGAAGGACTGGGATTCTCCTGAGGCACGCTACATCCGCGTATTTGATTTCTTGCGAGAGGCTGGTCTCTTACGGCTACAGGTACTCACTCTAGATGCAGCTGCTGGTCCATTTGTGGTGGGTGCAGTAGAAAAGCCGCGAGCAGAGCATGCAATTCCTAATTCACGGAAGAGGAAGGCGCTGCAGAACCTATGGGATTTTGCCAACAAGGTGAAGGAGCAGGTGAAAATAGACGAGTATAGTGCTCTGCAGCAGATTGCGAACCTGTATTTGAAGAAGGACCAGTGTTTTGAGATTACATTTGTAAATGAGAGGAAGGGAATTGCATGCAAGGTGAACTTAGCATAAGCTATGGCGGACAGAGCCCCGCGCTTAAACCCACACATCTCTATATATCCTAGCATCCACAATGGATATCGTGATACCATTTCATCCAAAAGATACTGCAAGTGTACGAAAATGCGTCATATCATGTCGTGTTTTCGTAGAGGGCTGTGCCCGTATTTTTCTAGTCTCGCGAGAGGATCCTGCAATCTCAGGTACTATCTGGGTGGATGAGGATCGTTTCCCTTTCTCCTTCTCAGATATACATGCTATAATGACAGCTGAGCCTACTGGTCGCAAAGACCGTACTGGTTGGTATCTCCAGCAGCTTCTGAAACTATATATAGATACAGTAGTAGAGGATTTATCACCGCATTATCTAATTGTAGATAGTGATGTTGTCTTCAAACGACCAGTACAGATGATATGCGGAGATGGGATACCGTGTTATGCATATGGGCGGGAGAAGTACCCGCCCTATTTTACTATAATGGAACGCCTCGTGCCTGGCTTGGGGAGACAGATAGAAGATAAATCAGGTATATGTCATCATATGGTATTCTCGCGTTGGGCGGTCGCAGAGATACGAGAGCGCATCTGCGCCGGCCAGGGCCAGGGCCACAATGCCTGGAAAGTAATTATGGCGGCAGTTGATAAACAAGAACTATCTGGTTTCTCTGAGTACGAGCTCTACTTTAACTATATGCTGCGGTATCATGCCGATAAGATTATCCTGCGTCCTCTACGCTGGAAGGATGCTCCTCGTGAGATGCCAGATGATCGCGAGTACGATTATGTGGCATATCATGCATGGATGCGGCAGGGGGCTTAAAGCGCCGCGATATCCAAGTCTTCCCAGCGATCAAGTAGTACCATCTTCTGCCCGTCTCTCTGAAGCCGCTCTGTAAGGGGCCCACGCAAAACAATAGGTACAACACCAAGATAGACACATTCCCAGAATCTATGTGTATCTGCCCCATTCCCAATGGGACATATAGCGTAGCGGTGTGTGGCGAGGTCAATCAAATAGGCAAGGTAGGGCCGCAGTGGATTTGGATAGAGTCCCTTTCCTTGCATAATACGATTACATTCTTCCCTTGATGTGTGATTACCTAATATAAATTGAAAATATACTTGCTTCGTCTTCTTCGGGGCGGACCTTGCAACTATCTGTAGAGCGCTGGCATCACCGTGAGGCCACTGCTGATTTGCCTGACCGATAGGCAGTACATGACACTTAGGATGGTCTATTAAGAGATTCTGACAATAGGCTGCGCGCACAAGTGGCGAGTCAAACACACTCCTATATTTATCGCCGATATTCTCATCTGAGTTGCCGACAACAAGCACATAGGATGTATCATATGCTGTAGGGTCAAAGTCGCGGAGCCTGTGCCCATAGACGAATATGCGCTGAGGTCGCAGATTCGTTCTCTTCCCATTTACATATGGGACCAAGTACTTATTGAAATGGATGTCCTCATCTGTGGCAAACCAGGCATCACACTCTATCTGGAACCTCTCTCCCTGGTCTCCTACAAGTACAGATAGGGCTGGTGTGAGATTCTTGGAATGTATATGAAGATTGGCGAGGCGGAACTCCCTGGTGGCGTCAGAGCCGCCAACCAAGATGACAGGATATCTGCGACCAGCCTCGTCACGCCGCCAAAGATAGGACAGCTCGCGCGCATTCACCGCGAAGAAGGAATCCTGATTTATAAATCCTGGTGCAGATGGACCATTCCGCGGATCAATACCACATAAGTACTGACCATAACATGCAGCATCAAATATATATATATCTCTCTCGCCGGCGATTTCAGCCCCGCCCTGGTGTACTCCGCGGAATCGTGCAGCAGCAGAGGTAGGGCACGACTTGAAGAATCCCGTGGAGCCAGAAGCAGCCCCGCTACTAGCAAAGAAGGCGTAGCCTGCATCCATTTCATTCGCACCGCCTGCCCCAGCCAATGCAGCACAGAGCTGTCCCAGAGCACCGACCTCTTTTACAAATAGGATGCCGAAAGTGAGGCTACGCTGGGAATGGCGTGGGGCACAAAGGGCTGGTGCAGCGTCCCAAACAGCGCGGAAGGCCGCATCATCACATGAAAAATAGATAGTATTGTCATTCTCTATATGTATTGCTTCGCGGATCCCACGGGAGACCATGAAATCATGAAGTACGAACATGCGCTCGGTAGTGAAACGCCAGAAACCGTCGCGGAATCCGGTATCAAGTCGCGTCTTCTCGGAGAAAGTGAGATGCTCAGCCGTCTGCGGAAGGCTGGCGACATCCACGAGCTGGAGACCCGAGATGCCGGCGAGCCGACTATGGAACTTCGCTTCGGAGATGAAATATACTGGTGCAGCTGGATTCCAGGCGATGATTTGTCGGATTGCATCCGCCGCATAAGAGGGAAAGAATGTTGCGCCGAGATGGACGAGTATGAATGGCAGAGGTGCCGGCGCAGACAGAGGCTGATCCATTTCTTATATGTAGATAGTAGTCTACTGCTTATTTATACTCACCTGGTGCTGCTGCACGCCTAAATATAGGTGGCACATGACTCATAGCACATAATGATTATACCCCACTTTCACTCTGGCCTTGGGAATCACTTATTTCAATTTGCAGCAGGATTCACACTTGCGAAACAATCTGGTCGCCCACTTGGTATTAATCCAGCTCTATTTGTCAAGAGTTCGCATAGTGATGTCAAGTATGCGGAGACTATCTTCAGAGATCTCTCCTGGCTTCATGTCCCTTATACGCCTACAAATATGATGTATCAGCGTGGTGATTATGATTACGAAGGCCTCCTCGCTGCCGCAAAAGCCGCGGCTCCATCTGAAGTCATTGGTCTCTATGGGTACTTTCAGCGCGAGGACACCTTCCGCAGCTTCCGTGCAGAGATAAGCGCCGCTCTCAACTTTGGGGACGCCGCCGCGGATCTGTCGCGGGCCGGCATCACTGCGGCGGACTTGGAGCGCGGATTCTTCATCCATTATCGCCGCGGAGATTATGTCGGCACTACATTTCAAGTGGAACTCGCAGATTATTATCAGGAGGTTCTTCGGCGTGTGAAAGAGGCCAGGCCTGATGCAAAGATATTCGTCCTCTCTGATGATATTGAGTACTGCAAGACCATACCGTATTTATCTGACGCGACAGTCACATGGGTTGAAGGGCTTGGTGAGATTGCCTCTCTCTGGCTGATGAAAAAATGTAAGTTAGGTGGTGCTGCGCCTAATTCTACATTTAGTTGGTGGGGCTTGTATCTAGATTGCACTCGTCCCTACCTCTTTCTCCCAGAGTGTTTCAAGCCGGCACAGTATGCATTTCCTGAGGCGACTATCGTGCCGCATGCGGCGAAGTGGGACGAAGCCTGATGCGAAGTGGTCATCCAAAAATAAAAAGTAGTTGGGCCGTGATAACCCTGGGGTTGCGATAGTTATATATGTAATGATATGATATCTGTTTTTATATTCTGGGATTGCATTTGCCTGCGCGCCTGACTTAGATATACATCCCCATTGGCGGCTCATCTGTTGGTGGTTCATTTCGCTTAAGGAAGAGATCAATATGTTCCTTCTTGACGATGAATGGTAGGCTGAAATCTGGTAAGTGGAATGGCAGCGCCTTATCGTTATAGATACGTAGCATGTTAATTTTCTGTACTATCGTATCAATACAGCGCTTGAGCTGCCTAACACCAGTCTCTGACTTTGCATACTTGTCAATAATGTAGCGGATTACTTCGCGACCGATGCCAACGCGTTCTACGAGGTTTACTTCCTTCAGAGATGCAGGCAAGAGATGGCGCTCGGCGATGACGACCTTATCTTCTGCCTTATAGCCGGCGAGGTGGACGACTTGCATACGGTCAAGTAGGATGCGATCAATCTTATTAATATCATTTCCCGAGAAGATGAACATCGTCTTTCCGAGATGAATCGGTACACCAGCAAAGTATTTATCCTCAAAGTCATCATTCTGTACTGGATCAGTGAGATGGATAAGTAGATTGCCAATTTCCTCTCCCTTAGGCGTCTGGGAGATTTTATCTAGCTCGTCAAACATCAATACCATAGACATGGACTTCGCTGCGATGATAGAGTTTACAATCTTACCTGCATGAGATGATTCGTATACGAGCTGATGACCTGTATATGTTGATGCGTCAGAGTCGCCGCCGAGAGAGATGAATTGGAAGGGCCAGTCGAGTGCCTTAGCGATGCCGTTCTTAATAAGGGTCGTCTTACCAATGCCAGGAGGGCCGATTAATAGTAGAGACAGACCGCGCGCATCTGGATTAGTAATCTTACTGGCGATGAACTGCATGATTTGCAACTTGGCCTCTTCTTGTCCGTACATGGAGTTATCCAGGTGGCCCTTCGCGGTCACCATGAATTGTCCGCACTTTGCCTGGCCGTCTTCAATGCGGACTGGAATATCCTTATAGATGCCGAGTGGAATAGAGCAGAATCTATCCAACCAGTTACGGAGTTTGAAGTACTCTGATGTACTGGGGTCGAGGCCTTGGAGGGACTGATATTTGGCAAGTACAAGTGAGCGGACTTCGGGGGCGAGATTCATAGTGAGGATTTTAAACATGAGATTCATTGCCGAGTTAGTTGCGGAGGGACGTGTCTTAAGTGCGTCAAGTAGTTGGGTACGCTTGTCTTCGGCGAGGGCCTTGAAGAAGTCAATCTGCGAATCAATATCATTCTCTGGGATGGGTGCAGTTAGGAGCTTTACAAACTCCTTGACTTCGGACGTCTCCTTTTTCATATTATGGCGGACGGGGACCATTCTATCTACTTCGGGCGCGCCTACGCTAATGGAGAAGGTGGGAATCTGTATTTGACCGTCTTCGGTATCGTTGTCGTCGGTGTCGTCGTCATCTTCGGCCATCTCTTCATCTGCATCCTCATCTTCGTCTTCGTCTTCGTCACGAGTATCTTCACTTCCAAGGGTCTCTCCATCCGACTCGCTCTCATCCGATTCTACTACTGCTTTACTGCGTCGCACCTTTGCTGCTGGCGGGACACGTACATATAGAGGAATACCCTCCGCGGTAACCATAGGTTCTTTAAGTTCTGCCTGGGTGATCTTCGCAATGAGTTCCTGTGCCTTGAGGGCAGCCTTCCTCTGCGGCCTGCGGCGCTTCGGCCTCGCGGGAATATCTTCTAAGTCAGTGTCATCTCTCGTATCCATGTCGAAGTCAAACTCAGAGTCGCTGCCCTCAGACATAGTCTGGCTAGATGCATCATCATCGGTATAGTCGTAATCAATCAAATCACGAATATTACCCTTACTATCTACACTATCTGTATCGGTGTCGGCAAATGAGGCTGGGGGCGCGGGCGTTGCAGGTGCAGAAGCCGGAGCAGCAGCCACTGGATTGCGACGACGACGATTATTACGCTTATTTGCCATGATACTTACTAGTACTTATCATGTTTCCTCAGGGGGGCCCCTGGGTCAAATTTATTTACGTGCGGCGCGGCGGCTGCGTGTGGCGGCGCGGCGGCTGCGTGTGGCAGCGCGGCGGGAACGCGTCTTGCGCGTAGCGGCCTTGCGACGAGCACCACCCTTGCGACGAGCACCACCCTTGCGAGCACGAGTAAAAACATTGCTAACCGCCTGGTTAGCATGCTGGGTGAGACTAGAACCCATCTTATCAACTGCAGTCACACCAGTATTCACAATATTCTTCGCCGCAGCGAGTGTGTGATGTATGGGGGAATATACCCGCTGAAAGAGACCACGTGCCATTTATATCTATATATCCTAAAATCTTACGCGGTAGTGCTGCTAGCCCCACGGCGGCTACAAGCATCCCTTGCATCAAGTAGGGCGAACCGAATCTTATTTGTCAAACTTGGATAAACGGCAGATTTAACATTCGCGGTCACAAGTAGTGCGCCCAGCTTCTCTGCAATTAGTGTGGCGGCAGGACCAACTGCAGGCGCAGCGGCAGTAGCTGCGCTGCTACCAATACCCTTACAGATACATAGGAAGCAGGCAGCATACTCCTCCACTAGCTGTACATGCTCCTCCTTTGCCGCACTCTCAACAATATTCGTTGCAATCTTATCCATCGTCCTCATAAATTGGTCTGCATCAAGGATATCCTGCTTATACAGCTCCGTGATAAACTGACTATATCCCTTCCTATATTTCTTCTCCTTGTTCTTCTTGATGAACTCCTCGGTGTCCTTGCAACTCTCTTCCGTAATCTCGTCAAATATATCTAGGAACTTCCCATAAATCGCGAGCATCTCCGTTACGAGGAAAGGATAGCTTACTGACAACTCCTTTAGTAAACGGGCATATAGGGGGCAGAAGATCTCCTCTGCGGCGGCCTTCGTAAATATAAGGTGCATGAAGTCGGCGAGGAAATCGGTCTCTCCACTGGCAAGAATCTCCATTAGGAAGTCACGCACCTCAGGATAATTAGAGTGTGAGAGCTTGTTGAGGCGATTTAGGATAATTGTATTAACGATTGTGGATTCTACCGTTTGCTCCTTCGCCTTGAACTTACTAACATATCGGTGAGGTGCTCCTCCTGTTGTGCCACCACCGCCGCTACCCGCATGATGATGCCTCTTCTGAATCGGCGGCTGTACTGGCTGACTAGATGTTGCCTCCAGCGGCTTGGAACACATGAACTTGGGACGCGGACCACCATGGCCCCCATATCCACCACCAGACTTATAGTGGTCTCCACTGCCACCACCGCCGCCGCCGCGCCCATGATATCCGCTATGGCTATGACCGTGTCCGTGGTCCCGATGACTTGACTTATAGTGGTCTCGGTCGCGGTCTCGGTCTCCACCACTGCCACCATCCCTATTTATCCCACGAAATGCATCCTTTGATGGAAAAGAACGGCCTCCACCGTTCCCCACGGCATGTCCCATAGCCGAACCACGAGCAGCACCAATCTTCATCCAGCCATCTCCATCCTCCGAACTCGGAATATCCCCGCGAATCTCATCAATAAGGGCCATAACATCGGCGCCAAATGCGGACTTCTCCCCACTCGCCTTCATCCGTCCACGAATCGCGACGATTTCGGCAATCTCAGGAGATGATGCAATCTGAGCCATTATTACTTACCTATATCACACCTACCTTTAACTTGGTAGCTCAGCGGCGGGTAGCCCCATGCGGTCAAATTTACGCCCCGCGTATGAGCTTACCCATTAGACATATAATGGGGCACGAAGGGGAAGGCCTTTCCGGGGTATTAAGAGATGCAAGGATTGATGAACTTGCCGATTTCCTACATGTCCGCACAACTGCTGCACGCAAATCTATACTGGCCCGCACTAGCCGCTGGACTACATCGCCGGCTCGCCTAGCTGCGAGGGCAGGACAAGCACGGTGCTTGCGCGCAGCACTGCGCCGTCAGCCAGCTCATATCGCAAAAATAGCGGCGGCGTTCACAGAGATAGCTGCAGTTGAACCAGCTGTAAGTGAACTCCTTTCTCCGCAATCTGAACTGGAGACAGAGGGCTACGGGCAACTATTCTTCACAGCCAGTGCACTGAAGCCTCTGAATGATATACCACGACTTCTCTCAGCATGGACCTTCATGAAACTCTGGCTGACGCCACTCGCCGCTGTATCTTTACCTGTACTGACTGTGATTGGCCCGTATATTCTCGTACGTTATGTATTCGGACAGAAGATGACATTCGGCGAATATCTGCGCGTGGCGAAGCGGATGTATTTCGGCGGCAGCGGAGCGGATGCAGAAGGCGCAGGCCAGCAACTAAAGGGACTCGTACAGATGGGCCTCTCTGCGGCGACAATGGCACAGAGTGTATATCAACCTATACAGTCTGCGGTACATCTTAGACACATAGATGCTACAGTACGTGCAACAGGAGAAAACATCGCGCGTTTAGTGGCCGCTAGTAACCGGCTGCGGGATCTATTCTTAGAAATAGGCGTGAAGTTGCCGGCGGTACCTTTTCCTGCTGCTGCCACTGCAATGGGCCTACTCGCTGACAAGAGGCGACTTGTCGCATACTGTATAGAACATCCCTTCTCTCTGCAACTCCTACTGGAATGGATTGGGGCATGGGAAGTAGCTGTAGCAATGGCGACGCATCCTCAGATAATACCTATAGTCTGGCGGTCATCTGCAGAGGGTGAACCGGTATATATTCACCTCCGCGATACATGTGATATTATGGGAACAGGCACCGCCATAGTCGCAGCCGCGAAGCAGAAACCCTTCTCAGTTTCCCTAGGCGGTGGAAAAGCCAGTCCTCATGCTCTCTTAACTGGTCCGAATCGCGGTGGTAAATCCACGGTGCTCCGCGCTCTTCTACGTTCCGTTGTTCTAGCACATACATATGGTGTAGCTATCGGCAGCTACTGTGAGATGACGCCAATAGATTGGATACAGAGTTCTCTGCGAATGGAGGATCTTCCTGGGACAGCCTCTCTATTTGAGCGCGAGGTCGCATTTGCGAAGGAGTCCCTGCGTCGGCCAGCGCATACTAGGGGACTTATCTGTATTGATGAACTGTTCCATTCTACGAATCCTCCAGATGCAGCAGCAGCCTCTCGTGGTTACTTGCGAGCCTTATGGGCGCGCACAGGTACAGCAAGTATTATCAGTACACATATATTTCCCTTGGTGGAAGAGGCCCCTCCGACCGTGCAGAGACTCTGTTGTCCTGCAGATGAGGACGCCGCGGGCACTGTGATATATAGATATGGACTGGAATGCGGAATATGTAAGGTGAGTTCAGTGCGTGATATTATTGGTAGTGCGTTTAGTGCCTCTTAAAATGAAACGCTGGGGTGCAATAGATATGCCTGGTGCGCTGAATGATACATTTACTGTAGGAATAATCCTAATTTTCCTACTTGGTGCAGTATTTTTCTACTTTTACACCCGGCTGGGACAAGTTGAGAAGAGGATGAAGTTGCTGGAGACTATCTTGCTGGACTTGAAGGTGGCGACAGAGAGTGCCTTTCTGGGTTTCCCTGCTCCGACAAAGGAGCCTGAGCCGATGGAGACGACTGAAGAGGAGAATGATCTCTTGGCCGAGTATGTCCCGAAGATGCCTATCTCTCATGCGAAGCCGGTTGTAGAGGACCAATTTGATGAGATTGAGGCGGAGGAGCTTCCTATGATTGCTGCTGCTTCTGCTGAGGGAGATACGCGCGTAGTGGAGCTGAGTGGCGTGGCTGCAGAGGAACATGTAGCTGCAACTGAGGTGCATGAGGAGATTGAAATACATAAGATTACGGACAACTATGATTTTCAGACAATGAAGGAGTTGCATGCACTTGCGAAGCAGAAGGGTCTTACCGGTACGAGTGGATTGAAGAGGGCCGCGCTGATCGAGACCCTTCGGCAGAAGGATGCTGAGGCTGCTGCTGTTGCTGCGCCTGAGCCTGCCGCTGCAGCTGAGCCCGAAGCTGCTGCAGCAGAAGAGGTTACTGCAGAGACGATTGATGAGGTGTTCGGCCAGGAACTGGCAGAATAATATAAGCCGCAAGGCGAGATTTCGGCCAGGAACTGGCAGAATAATATAAGCCGCAAGGCGACCCCCGCGAGTAAGTAATATAAGCACTCCACCTATTAGATATGTTCTTTGATAACAAGGGTTTTCGCGGCAATCCCGCGCCATTTCATGACGTAGATGATGGCCTTCTCAGCGCACCTATATATACTACATCCTATGCGGCGAAGATGGCCCAGCCGATGCAGATGCCGGCGCTACATTCGGCGACAGATCTCCGTCCTCGCTGTGCTACAAATATACCTGTGGGCCAGCAGTTCGCTACACGTAAGTGGCTCGCGGCAAATACAGATGCAATCATTAGTCTCTCTCGTAAGCGACATGAAGAGAGAATCATTGACTGCCAGCCTGCTCGCGAGGGAACAGTAACTATACCTGGATATGAGCTCCTTGCCTCATGCAACCCTGATGCATGTCAGTACAAGCAGACTGGTATGCCGCAGGCCATTGGCATTAAGAGGACAGATAGTGCTGCAGTAGAGCTACCAGGCACATGGGCAAATGCCTATTTGTACCGTGGTGGAGAGGTAGAGGAGGGCTTCGCGGGATATCCAAAGGAAGAGGGCGGACGTAATACAAGGCGCGGTTAAAGGCCCGATTAGAGCGGATTAAAAAGCGCAGCGACCCAAGCCTAAGAGTACCAGAGTACAATATATATAGTATATTGTTCCCTGATGCCAGCTGTACTCGCATTTGATATCGGTATCAAGAATCTTGCCTACTGTGTATTGTCAGCAGATAAAGAAATACTTGCATGGGAGAATGTGAATCTGCTGAGCCTAGATGCAAGTGGAGCACAGATCGCGGCACCGACATTTAGATGTCATGCGTGCAAGGCAAAGCCATCATGGATTGTTGCAGCGACAGCAACAGCAGTAACGGTCCCGCAACGTAATTACTGTAAGAGACATTTACCTGCATCGCATCCGCCTCTAACTGATCTCTCTGGAGCGCCCATCAAAAAGATTCCAGCCGTGGCGGCACTTAAGGAACTAGTCGCAGCAGCGGGTCTGGCGCCGACTGCGGCGAAGAAGAAGGATGACCTCCTACAGCTCCTCGGAACAAAGTATGCCCTACCTTTCCTCGCAGTCAATAAGGCTGCCGCACCGCGTGTAAAGAAGGCGACAGAGACTGGGCTGGAAGATATACATGACAGTATTATTCGTATGATTGATGGGCGGACCTCGGCCTTCGCGCCATGTACTACAGTCCTACTGGAAAATCAGCCAGTATTCAAGAATCCAACGATGAAATCAGTACAAATTATGTTATTCTCCACTCTCCGGGACAATTACATTAGATGTGAGGAGGCTGACACACCAGTTCCTACATTTCATTTCGTGCATGCTGGAAAGAAGGTGAAGGGTGCTGCAAAAGGAGATGCAGGGTATGCTGCGAGGAAAGACGGTGGAGAGGCGCGAGTCCGTGAATGGTTGGCGGCATCTCCAACAAGGGCGACATGGTCTAGACTATTTGAAGCTGCCCCGAAGAAATCCGACCTTGCCGATGCACTCTGTATGTGTCTGGACTGGGCCTCCGCCTCCGCAGCCACGGCCACGGCCGCACCTAGTTAGAAAATGACCTATAGATATAGTTATGGATGATACCTCATTCCTATATCCCTATTTTGAAGGCGGGGATGCAATCTTCAATGAGAAGGCCTTAACGGCAGCAATAGGAGGAACAGAGTCAGCAGCAGTTCGCGCCTATATTGGAGACGATGACAACTATCTCAAGGATCATCCATTTTATGCAGGCCTCTTCAAGGCTCCTGCGACGAATGCACTCATTAAGACAGTATATGGCCTCTTCCTCTTCGCAGATAACTACCACGATTTTACAGATACTGCCCGTGTTGATGTGAAAGGTCTCTTGCTACCCACAATAGATGCTACAGTAGATGCATTCTACACACGAATAATAGAATATACAGTACAGCCTTGGTTCTTCGCGGCATATCAAGCATTTGATGCACTTGTGAAACGTAGTAAGAAAGGGGATCGCAAGGAGGCAACTATCATCCGCCTATTTCAGACGAATGGAGGCCAGGCCATCTGGGAAGCCGCGTTTCCCAATAATGACATGGCGAAGAAACTCCTACAGATGTTCTTTGTAGAGAAGGTCTTTCTCGGCGCGGTGCCAGCCGTGCGACGGATCAAGATGAATGACCTCGCCGGCGTGGGAGATATAGGTACTGATTTCTTCTTCGAGTTTGAGCTCGACAAGACTGGCATGACGCCGAGCCAGCGTACAACCTTTGCCCGTGTATTCAAGACTATTATGAGCGCTGGTGCAGCCACAGAGGCCCAAGTCGACGTTACATCAGATGCCACATCCTTTCCCTACAGATATACGGGAAAAAATGAGTTCATAGAGCACTTCACACCGCATGCATCAGCACAGACTCTCTGGGACGGCGCATCTATGGATACATTTGAGGGCCGCATTATATATGATGATACTGGTGAACTACCGCTGCCGGCGAAGAGCCTGCAATCTGTCAGGTCAGCTCAGTGGAAGGTAGCATTTTCTAAAGGTAGTGGCAAGAAGCAGTCAGAGTATGATGTCGCAATGAAGTATACGCGTCCTGGTCCTGTCCCAGCACCCCTCACTCGTGCATATAAGTTATCCATGGCGACAAAGGGCTTCACTGTAGCACATATGTTCGAGCATGCCGCCTATCTCAAATATGCACTGGACTACATTCGCTTGGGACGTGCAGATAAGGATGCGCTGGCACCTGCTGCTGCGGCTATAGTAGAGGCGGCGAAGCCTCTGCTCCGCGCACATATAGAAAAAATATATGCACGCTTGGTTGTAGCGGCCTCAGCGAAGAAGACGCGCAATCTGCAACTTCCTCCGCTCATTACACTAGAACAGCTCCGTACACCTGGTCTGGTCAGCGTAGATGATCTTCGTTCACTCCTAATTATACCAATAGATGGAAAGGGTTCATGTGATGCAGACCAGGCTATATATGCTAGTTATCGCAATTACGGATTTACAACGCTAGATGCTCTCTGCTATTTTAGTGGTATCCTCAATAGGGCAAATACAGCCTATGTGGTAAGTGCGAGCGGGCGAATTAGTGCGGCGAGATTCATCAAGGACACTGAGAAGCTGGAGGGAAAGAAGACTGAACTGGAAATAAATCGCGTGGCTCTGAAATTCAAGGAGCTCATCAATCTATATGTTAGCGCTGGCACCTATATGAATGGCCTCATTGCAGCACATGCGGTCCTCTTCAACAATACTGGTATTAAATATGGTGCAAATCCTGGTGCACCTGGACTCGTAGGTGATGTGCTCCGTCTATATTTCGTGAATAAGGTGGTCGCGTCGGCTGCAGAGATTCGCCGGCTTATGGAGGCCGAGTTCATCATCGCGAAGATTGTCACGCTCGTCCGATATCTTACAGAGTCAGCAGGTGCAACACCAGCAGGTGCCATGTTTCGCGTCGGTGAGAACATTGATGTCGCACTAAACTCTATGTTTAACGCCATGCAGAGAGCAAATACATTCGGACAAGTACTAGTCGGTACAGCATACGATATATATACCCGATTTGTTGATACAGCTTCCACAGGCGACGTGGCGCGAGCAAAGCCACAAGGCCAGGCCACATATGCAGACCTATATGGGGACATGTATACAGCAATAGAGAAGTACATCGCCCGTTTCAAGGGTATGGTTACATATAAGAAGACTGGTACAGCTGTGGCCCTTGATACATTTACACTTGTTGAGATGAACCGACAGGCAAAGAAGGATGCAACAGTTGCCGTTACAGTTAATGGCGATATGCAATATTATAAGGTAATAGACCCTATAGGGCAGTTCAGTGTGATAGATACGATTGATGATGTTATTCTGCCGGCTCTATGTGAATTATATCGTACTGGGGAGGCTGCACTTACGCGCAAGGGGGCACAGACATGTAATAAAGTAGTAAATGAGTTGAATGACCTATTTGACTTGGGGATACCAGTTGTAGATGCTGGCGAGGTTGCAGCAGATGTGGCTGGGCGGTTAGAGGATGCAGTTGGGGCAGCAATAGAAGGGCGTAAGAAAGAGTATGAGGCACTTCTCTCTGAGCGAGGACAAGCACGGAGCCTGGCTCGGGTCCAGGCTGGAGGCCGAGCACTTGGCCTTAGCCTGCGCGAGAAGACGAAGACGAGGCGCCGAGCGCGGCTAACAGTAGAGGCCAAGTTGGCACGTACATTTGAACGCGGTTCACCGCGTAAGGGTAACAAGATGGATTACTTGATACATAGGGTATTACAGAACCCAGTGAAGGTGATTCGAGGTCTTGGCCTGCCACGGACTGTATATGATGGCGCACCAACAGAGGGAATACTCCTATTTATCCTATCATTGGTTATCCTTGAGGACGTGGGTACAGTGACAGCAGAAGGCGGTGCGACTGTAAAGGCGACTACTTTGCGGGCAACAAGGCGTGCCAGCCGTCAGAGGGCGACGGTGCAGCGGACACGGCGGACACGGACCAGGACATTGGCTCAATCGGCTGCAATGGCTGAGATGTATGGGCCAGTTATAGATATAATTCAGCGTGCTCGTCATCAGCTCAGTTATACTGTTAATCAGTATATATATGACGAGGATCGTAGCCAGCAGCCAACAGAGTTGCATTCGGCGGCAATTTACATTATAGAAGACATGTATGATTCTCTGACAAATAGCGATCAGATTCCTTTCGTAAAGCAAATGTATCCGCAAGGAGATAGAGGACTCAAGTATATTCGTGAAGTGGCACGAGACATTGCCAGCCTGCCTGGTACGCCACGGCAATTCTCTCAGGCGCAGCTCTATGATTTACAGGATGTCAGTGGCGCGGCACCAATGACTACAAGTGCCTTCCGAACAGCATATATCACTCATCTGAAGGGCCTGGAGACTCTACTACTCAGCATCAAGTATGAAATAGAAGTGACTGGTTCGGTTGAGGAGCTAGTGTAAAATTGATATATTAGATGGGGTACACAATATCATCCTGCGTATAAACTACGAAGCTTAAAACACTCTTAAACTTCAAAGGCATATGGGTGACTATGGTATTCCTATCTCTGAAATGAAGGATTTTGCGACTGACCTCGGTTCTGATATGCATCTATCGTCCGATATTGGTAATGTAATTAGTCTTGGTGGTGATGGTGATGACCTTGGTATGAGTCTTCTCGCTAACTCTAAATATACTGGCGGTGGCTCAGGCACTCCTCCTAGACAGGCAGCAACTCCGGTACAGTCATTTAATATTGGCGGTGGTGGAGGCGGTGGCAGTGGCGGTGGCGGCGGTTATGAGCGGAGTAGCGGACAAGTACAGTTCGGTGGAATTGATATTCAGCCCCTACCTACGATTGAGTCCATCAACTTGGATGTGCCGCTCTCCGATTTAGGTGCGATGCCTGAGGTGACTGTATCAAAGATGGAGTCATCTGGTTCGGCCTGGGGCCAGAGCTATGATATGGGTGCTGGCGCGAGTACGGGTGCAGGCTCGGGTGGCATCCAGTTGCGCGATCCTGAAGCGGAGCGGAAGGAAAAGACGGATCTCATTACGAAGTTGTCGCGCCTTGAAGCCAAGGGCTATCCTGTTGCTCGCCGATTCACTATGGATAATACACTTGAAGAGGTGAAGGCGGAGTATAATCGCCTTGTGGACGCGAAGCAGCTGGAGGGCAGCATCAAGTTCCAGCGGCAGATGATGATGACGCTCACGACTGGCATGGAGATGATGAATGAGAAGTTCAATCCCTTTGATTGGCAGCTGAAGGGCTGGTCTGAGTCAGTGCACGAGAGTATTGAGGACTTCGACGAGGTGTTCGAGGAACTGTATGACAAGTACAAGGAGCGTGGGAAGATGCCTCCTGAGGCGAGGCTCCTATTTATGATGGTCGGCAGCGGTTTCATGTTCCATATGAGTAATTCCTTCTTCCGAAACAAGATGCCGAGTGCAGAGGACATCCTGAAGAATAATCCTGCCCTGGCGAAGCAGTTTGCAGCGGCGGCTGCGCGGGAGGCTGGTCCTGGCTATGGGAACTTTATGGGAATGGCGATGGGCGGCCAGGGTCAGGCGCCGCCGCAGATGGGACAGGCGCAGCCGATGCCGATGCCGGCGCAGGTTCAGATGCCTCAGCAATATGCGGCAGCGCCGGCACCTGCACCTCGTGCACCTCGCAAGGAGATGAGTGGGCCGAGTGGCGTGGACGACATCTTGAAGGCGTTCCAGGAAGTCCGTGAATCGGAGCTCCAGTTCGGAACAATGCCGGTTATGCCGCAGCCGATTCCTGCCTCTGCAGGACAACAGTCCATGATATTTAGTCAGCCAGCAATTGTGGCTGCAGCGGAAATACAGTCAATCCATACAGATGACATGATGAGCCAGGCGGAGTCAACACGTACTGGTGGAACGCGCGGAGGCGGTCAGAGGCGCAGAAAGACCGCGGCGCCAATTGGCAACTCCATAACACTAGATGTATAAATTGCAGATGGTTGTATATAATATATAGTAATGATACGTATGTATATTTACTATATAATACTGGGAGGGTCAGTAGTGCTCTCACATTAATTTCATCAAATTATCCTTGTATGTTTCCACTATATTTTTCTTCTTTTGCTCGGGATTAGGAGCTGCGGTGGTGGAAGCAGCGGCGGCAGTAGCATCAATACGCGCCTTCTTTTCAAGTAGAGTCTTCAAGATAGCCTCTTCTTCTATAGTTAGGGCTAGGGGTGCAGCGGGCCCAGCTGCAGAAGAGAATCCTTCGCGCCCTGCTGCACACTGTGTTCCGCTAGCAGCACCGCGCCCGAAAATACACAGGGCGGAGTTCTCATTCGCCACATAGCCAATTACGAGAATAATCAGCAGAGTCATCCATGCAGCAATCAGTATATTTCGCGTGGCAACGAACATTACACAGAAAATCAGGAATCGCCGAACATAGGGATGAGTGAAGAACTTCTCTTGTCCCTTTGTCAACTCCAGGCCAAGGAAGCGACCACCAAGATTCAGTAGCAGCATCATTGTGGCGGACACATAGGGGCTCGTATTCAGGCTCATTACTACCGCATCTAGTGCGCCTGTGGCACCTGCAGTACCTGCGGTAATGCCGGGCCCTGTTGCTGCAATAAGGGTACTCATTACTATCACCTCAGCTTATTTGGTAAGTGTATTCAAGTCACTTAAGTACAGCATGACCGCCAGGCCGAGAAGCACACCTACACGCGGACACCAGGCGAATGCAGCCACCACCAATACAAGTAGGAATACACGCCACCAAGGCTCTGAGTATAGCTCCACTAACCGTGTCGGATATGCTGCCTGATATAAGAGGGCGCGTGAGAAGAGCCACGTAGCCAGCAAGACAATGGCACTTAGCCTGGCAACGGAATCAATACGGTCTACCGTGGGGACCATTAACAACACTACTTGTCACCCCTATATTTGAATCGTCTGCACCTTATCTGTTGCCATCGCGACAGGCTTCTCTCCGAGTACTTCTTCCACAAACCAGCGCCTCTTTGTATGATATTTACGATACTCATAGTCATTATATCCCTCTGTATGTGGTGCATACAGGGCTGCCTGATAGAGCATTAGGGCCGCGATGGCGGCGAGGAGGCCGAAGGCCGGTCCAGCGAAGACAAGTACAGTGAGTGCACCACCGAATAATAGTATGCGCCCAGGGGCTGTTTGCAGAGGAACAATGTACTCCAATGGGATGCTATCTGCGAATGCTGCTAGCAATATGAGACTAATACCGAGAATGGCACCCGGGAGCGCGCGGGGTTTATATAGGGTTGGCATCGGCGCAGCGCCACCAACAGGGAGTCCTGCAGGCATTGACATATATGATACTCTAATTATTCGCGAATATATGTTCGGGGTTGATAGCTGCTGCTAATTGTCCGAATGGGATATCTGGGCGAAGCACCGCATTTTTGTCGCCTCCCATAAAATAGGTATGTAGTGCCGTAAAGAAGGCTGCATCCTCATCTGCGGACTTGCGTGTATCCAGGTATGAGAGGATAAGCATGAGTTGGTCGGCGGGTGAATCGCGGGATGCAGGGCCAGCGCTGGCGCGAGAAAAGAGAGTCGGTTTGCCTGCGAGGAATGCAGTCATGTCAGCAACAGGATGTACGGGTGAACTACATGTAAAGAATAGGCACTTGATGGCGTTCCTCAGGCGGAACATAGAAGGAAGGGCGCGCCGCTGATTGATATACTGTAAGAGACCGATGGCGGCTTCATTGGCCTGTGTTGCGGTAGGGCCTGATGATACAGCAGATGCGAGGCTAGGTTGTAGGCGCTGTAGGAAACTTGCAGGAATGAGGCTGGAGAGTTGTTGTCGCTGGAGGACTGTATTCATTCGTTTCATCTGCGGAGTGAGTGGCCTGGCTGCCGCGCCTCCGCGCATATCATACGCACACTTATCGGTAAATTGGGCGAATTCATGTGCATCGCAGGTGCCTTGTTGTCCGCCAGCCGCGAATGCCTCTGCACGACGACTATATGTAATAAATGCATTATAGCCAGCGTTGAGGACGAGGTATGATGTGATAATAATTATAATGACAAGTATTCCCTGTATAATATTGTATTGTGTATGCATGTCTGAGATTCTTATTGGTTGGGGCGATTATTCGTGTGACGCCAGGATGAGCTGGCTGTGACGCGGCTATCAGACAAGGTATATAGTGCTATGTATAGAAAGGGATGGACTATTGCTCCATAGATGATGCCTTCCCGGTATTGCCTGCCGGTGGAGGAAAAGTAAGAAAAACACGGAAGAATCGGGTTGGCGATTTGAAAACCATAGATATGCCGGCACCTGAGAGCATTCCGATGCGTGAGGGCTTAGCGACGGCAGCAGCCACCGGTATTGGTCCTGTTCCGCCACCGATGAAATCGGCTGATGAGACGGCAGCACTACCGCATGTAATACCTGCACCTGGAGCTGTACCTACCGTTCCTATACAGAAGAAGCCCCAGGATAATTGGTTTGGCGGAAGCTATGATGATGATGATGATGTAGCTGGTATATTCTCTCCTATCCAGGCACCGACCTCTGCCGCTGCTTCTGCCTCTACTACTGCCGCAGAGCAAGAGGAGAATTTCATGGCATATACTGGTTCAGATGCGGTGGAGGGAGAATACTCTCTACTTCCTGATTTCGCGAAGACATTTACTGGTACTGGACTGGATAAGGCAGGAGGAAAGGCATTGCCTGACCCAGTTATGACGGATTTCTGGAAGCCGTTGTCGCCATCTGGAGCGCGATCATCCTTCTTCGAGCATTTGCCTGCTGCCGCGCCGGCGCCGGCAAGGAGTCAGGCTGACTTGCAGGGACAGATGGCAACAATCTTGCGGCGGCTAGAGGATCTTGAAGTTCGCGGCAGTGCGCCGCAGCAGCCGCAGCCATCTGAGAATTCCGACATGGAGATACTAATGTTCACCATGTCTGGTATATTTGTAATGTTCTTGATGGATGTACTTGTACGTGGTGGTGGGCGTCGTTAAGCACTTATGTGCACGAACTTATGTGCGCACGCGGGCACGACGCAGGGTCCGTCTCTTACCGCCAGCTTGGCGCCGAGTTTGCCGGCGCCTCTGAGGACCTGAACGGCCGGCTACACCAGCAACCGCCTCTATTTTTAGTGCCTCATAGCGCGCAGGATTTTGCGCGAAGAGAGTACGGAATGAAGAGAGTACACGCTTCTTTACTTCTGGGTTACTATACTCAGCAGTACAGAATACATCTCCTGCGACATCACATCGTGACAACTTCTTCAAAAACAGGTCAACCCCTGCAGCAGAGATGGCATCTGTGACCCGAAGCGCGTCTACATCAAATCCGTCATCCAGTAGGCGGCGATGAAACATGCCTTCAGTTAGCTCTACTGCTGCGGCAGCAGCACCACCACTATATACATGTACTTCTGCGGCAGGATTGGCTGTTAGAAGAGTTGCATTAGGATTAAAACCAGCTAGACTCATTATCTATATGTATTTGCTATAAACGGTCTAAACCTCGGCGAGACATATAGGCACAGTCATGGCAGCCGAGGTAATGAATTATGGTAATGCCGCTGCCGCTTCTGCCGCCACAAGTCAGCAATATATATCACATTATATTGCCCCTGGGCCAGTGCGCGGTCGCCGGAAAATAGACTGTAAGCCAGAGTTAGTAATTGCTTCACTGCAGAAATTCTATGCGACGAGGACGGACTTGGATTCGGTCATTCCGTATTTACGTGGAGAGGGCGAACTCTCTCTGCGGCTGATTGATTGGTTCGTGACAAATTATTGTCGTAAGAACTTCGTTGGCTATCTCTTGAACGGGCACGAATTCCTGGTCTATGTCAGCTATAAGTCTCAGCTAAAGGCATATAGCAAACAGTTTTTTGACCCGAATTGCCGACGAGAAAGGATACAGTTCCAGCTTCCAGGCTCGGAGCCATTTTTGACGACGGTTGGAAAACTGAACTTCTTTCGGTGGGCGATTGAGACACGGCTATTAGAGTACATTCATGCGAATCTGGATTCTATCCAACGTGAGAGGATAGCTGCATCTCGCGAGGGAAGTGCTGTAACTGGGCGCTCGTCCACAGAGTCCTCGTATGGATCTGTAGCGTCAGCGGTGTCGGCGGTGTCGGCTGTATCAACTGCTACTGCGGTATCAGCTGCATCAGGACGTAGTGTGACACGTAGGAAGAGGTCGAAGCAATTGCCGGCGGCGAACTCGCAGTTACAGAAGCATGACATGGAAATTAGGGTGACGTTTGAGTAAGGATAAGCTAGACTTATCCGACTAAAAAGGATAAGCCCAGCTTATCCGAGCCTCTGCGCTACCGGTATACGCGGCTCATATCATTCAATGTAGGAAGTAGTGTCTCTCCAGCCTTCAATCTAGCCTGGATAGACTCAGTCGTCGCCTTAGGCGGCACCCAGCGTGCGCTGAACTGTCTCTCTGCAAGTCGCCGCGATTCCTGTACGCCCCTATCTCCCTGGGGTTCATATACAGCTGCATCCAGTTCCCTCGCCACATTTTGCGGATCAGATGTCACATCGTATTTATTAAAATAACCGCCAGCATTGCCGCCGAGGCCCACACCAGCCTTATATGTAGGTGCTGCATAGTGTTGGCGTGCATCAGTTCTTGCCATTAAGGGCGCAGTTGTCATGTATTGAGGCCGTCCCTGTTCGCATCCAGGAAGAGGAGTGCTCGTCTGCCAGGACTCAAACGCCCCGCGATTGATGCGATCCATCGCGGAAACTTCTCTACGAGAGCGAATATTCATCTCAGGTCGAAGATGAGAATCGGCAGCTGCACCAGAACCTGCAGGTATATGTACCGGAATATACTCCATTACTAATATATAGTATATTCTACCGCTAAACCTAAAGTAGCCTCGTCCTGGTACATCCAGCAGATGACACACCGACTACTTGTATTTACGACGCATTCTACATCGCATGCGACGATGCTGGACCCAGAGACAATAGTAACGCAGTGGCGTGTACTTCTCTGGAGTGATGGGTCTGCATGGGAAGACGAAGATGCTGCGGTAGAAGACACTGCAGCTGCAATTCGTGCGGAATACCTGGAGCCAAATGGAATCTATGCAGAAAAGATAGGGCAACTCGGGTGCGGTACTTGGTGGGTGAAGGCATGCCCTAAGAGAACGCGTCTATCTGACTTTTATGCAGCAGGCGAGGCCGGTGCTGATGGAAATCTAGTATGGCATACATTCTATACATTTACGCGAGCAGATGGAAGTGATTGTATCTCTCAGGGGTTTGACTACATTCCTGGCGCGACGCTACAGGCCCTTGTCGCTACCACAAAGGCTTAAACCCCGCCATGCAATTTATACAGGTTTGCGCCCGTGCCTGTGAGCCCAGCCTATCTAAGGTCTATCCCCGCTATATATATAATAAAATGAGTATTCGGACCACACAAAAAAGAGTATATGTTCCGTCCGACTCATCCGAGGAGGTATTTACACGCCACCTTGACCTCGGTGCCAGTACAGTATTCAAGAAGCCGTGGCATAAATTGGAGCGGGGCATGCGGCTGAATCGGATTCGTGCCTTTGCGGAAGACGAGACTAAGAAGATGCAGCTGAGTGCGGCTGAATCTGCTGCCCTTTTCAGTCTATTGTCAAAATCGCTTGATAAGAAATTGCTGAACTCCAAGACTACAGTTGTATATGACCCAGATAAGGAGACTATTGTAGAGATTAAGGGACTTGTAATGCATCGTGGAGCGGATGGTATAATGCGATTCCAAATTGTAGAGAAGAAGGTCGGCGTGACATTTAGGAAGCGGCGTGGTGGGGCTGGGACTGAAGAGGCCGAGTGCTCTGGCACCTCTACCGCTCCTGCAACCTAAATTTGAGATGCACTGGCTTGCTACGCAAGCATCTGCACTCGCTTACACGTACGCTCATTCAAATGGAAGATATATTAGCGCATCTCACCTATGTAGAACAACTCGTCACTACATCTCTTGCCGCCACAACCATAGCGTGGAAACAATTACTTGGCTCATATTATGACGTAGATTGCGTGCCAGAGTTAATGGCTGGCTGGGCGGCAGTAGATGCCATGGCTGCGACAACACGTACAGAGAGCGTTGATGATACATGGCTCACGACAACACTCGCGGCACCACAAGTAGAACAGCGCACGGAGGCCTGGTATAATCAAACTCTACAAGTCCTCACTGCCTCAGAGATATGGACTATCTTCAAGTCAGTCCGTGAGAGAGCCCAGCTTGTCATGACAAAGACGTTGCGACCAGAAGAGCGCCGTCGCGGAGGCCAGCTATGTATCCCAACTGAGTTCATGTCCGCGTTTGACTGGGGAATCCGATTTGAGCCAGTAGTGAAACAACTATACGAGCACTTATATGGCGTAAAAGTCAAAGATGTAGGGCGCATCATTCATAGCAGAGATCCTCGCATTGCTGCATCTCCAGATGGCGTGGTTTGTCCCACGGCTGGCCCAGGCGCAAAGAAGACACCGCGACTCATAGAGATTAAATGTCCTGTTAGTCGCGATATCGGTGGAGCAATACCACCAGAGTATTACGCTCAAATGCAGACACAAATGGAAGTCACTGGAGCACCTATATGTGATTATGTGGAGGCGAAGATACGCTCTGGATACAAACCAGGCACCGTGCATGCAGAGGGCCCCGCGCTAGCATCTGGTGTTATCTGGCGCGTGGAGAATGAAGCGGATGTACAGCAATATGTATATGGGCCAGTCTATTATAAGACATCAGTTGCTTCTGCTGCAGCGACAGAACTACCTGCTCCCTTTAATACAGACAAATACGTAGTACATGAGGTAATATACTGGGATTTAATGGCATGGCATGAAGTGGAGGTTGTCCGCGATCAGACTTGGTGGGGCAATGCCCAGGGAGCCATCAATGCCTTCTGGGATGATGTAGAGCGTGCGCGGCGTGGGGATTTCACTGTACCTGAGTCATCAAGAAAGCCGCGAGTGCGGGCGGCGGAGGCGGACAGCGAACTATGCCTTATTGCTCTTCCTGTGAATGAGGAGATATTCGTAGATAAAACAGACACCTAAATGTCCTATACACAACTATAGGTAAAGGTATTCCTCTCAGCAAAGATGCATCTTACAACTCTGCCCCTTGCGCCTCATCAACGAATGAATGAATATGAGGACGAGTTCCTTGATAACCTCGCCTGGAGTGATCTGACGCCACTTCCATGGGAGGCACTAACGCTCGCCGGCCGAGAGTTTGCCACGCAGGTTTACCGTGTTTTTTGTAGTGGTGCTGGTTTTGACTGTGGTGCCGAGATTGATTTCACGAAGGTGGACTTATTGAAAGATATGCCCGCTCTAGTTTTCGTCCTCCAAGTATGGGCCGCATTTACATATCCCGCGGATGCAGCATTTAAGGCGAATTGGATAAAGAACTTGGCGGCGATGCATGCCGCGATTGCGGGGGAGTCTAGTGCGCGTAGTCTCATTCGTCCTTTTACTGATATAGAGGATATCTACGAGGCCCGCCGTCTCTATTTTATTGCATATGCAACCGAGGCTGTCACGGACCTCTGGGATGGAACGCCGCTTACTCCCGAGCAAGTGAAGCGAATTGCCAATGCAGCCATGGAATATGCTACATTCGCAACGGATTAATAAAATCGCAGTATACATGTAATATGAAGGCCTCTGCAGCCGCCGCTCCGCCGGCGTTACCAAAGCATGAAAAATACCATAAGTTTTACAGGCCTAATGATATTTTTTGGGGAATCGGCGTGGAGCATGAGACATACTTGGAGTCTCTCACGAAAGAGAAGATAGTGACTATACGAGACATTAGCAGTGCCTGTAGCAGAGAGAGATACTCAGTTAATTATTTGACTGCCTATCGCGCTGGCGTCTATGCGGCAGCCATGGAGTACTTGGCTGCGAAGGTGGGGCCGACGACCAAGTTACGAATCCCTATCTTAATGAATGCGCATAGCTTCCAGCATACAGATATATACGGAGAACATGAAACCCTATATGTTCGTGGACCAAGTAAGGTAAATCCCCGCTATAGTGGCCGCAGCCTCTTCGCGGCGCTACAGGAGGCTGCGCCTGCGGTATTTAAGGACAAATATGATGTCAACTTCCTATTTGACGGTGATACATTTGAATTCACAACACTAGGCTTCTATAATGCAACAACAGAGGACGTAGTGCACGAGCTGAAGGCCGAAGAGGATGCATTCATTGAGGCTCTAAATGTGGCAGTTAGTGAGGCGCCTGTGGGGGCAGCTGTTCGTGAGGCGGCGCCATTCTGTATTGCGCGGAAGAATTACGGACTAGTATCCTATATGACAAATCCAGCGCATTCTGCAATGTTTAACAACGGCACAATACATATTAATATCACATTACCGACGAGGCTGGGGCCGACTGCAGAAATAGATGATATTATTTCATTTACAGAGGCACATAGGCGGCTAGCGGTGGCTCTGCAGTGGTTCGAGCCATTTCTCATAGCGGTCTATTGTTCGGCGGATCCGTTCTCTTCCGTGCCCGGACTCGGAGCATCAGCTGGATCGCAGAGGCTTGCTGTCTCTCGTTACATTGGGATAGGTACATATGATACGGATGCGATGGAGCGGGGAAAGATTCTGATGAGAAAGCGGGAATCAGACGATATCTGTGGTGGTGCGGCATATACGCGCCTTGATATGGTTGGACTAGATATCAACTTCAATAAGCACTATAATCATGGAATTGAGTTCCGTATCCTTGATGCTATACCTGCTGCGAGGTTGGAGAAAGTATTAGATGAGTGCGTGCTAATTGCGAACTTCTCTCAGGCAGTGCCTCTGCTGGATAATCCACGGCGTTCTGCGCTGTGGACTGGACTTGTAGAAGGCGTTATGAGAGAGGGGGCGCGCCTGCAGATTGACATCGCGACACAGGAGGCAGTTTTCAGCATTCTAGGAATAAAGCCACTGGCGATAAAAGAGACGCTATCAATAACAGATATGTATGTCTTAATAATGCAGGAGTTTGCGGCGACATATAAGAAAGGCGTTATGTCTGAGGCATCCCGAAAGAGGGTAAAAGCTACTGTAATGCCTGCGGCGGCGGCATCAGCATCAGCTGCAGAGGTACCAGTCGTCTCTAGTACATGCTGTCTTCCTATATGTGTACAGATGCAGGCACAGGCACAGGCGAAGATAGATAAAAACGATGCATAAGGTAGAAATAGGTGAGGTAGGAAATGAATCAGGGATCCGCACCGAAGACACCGAATGTGGCGACATCAAAGAAGCGGAAAAGGAATAATACCGCCGCCAACATGCCGGCGGCAAATGTGAAGCGCACTAGGCGCAATGTCAAGCAGGCAGCCTATAATACAGGTACCATCATGCATGGACGTAGTATCTGGGCCGATATATCAAACGCAGATGTATTTATTGTCAGCGCGCACGGTGAATACATATACGAACTAGGACGCAATGGGGCTGATGCCGTATTTTTTCCGAATAAGGATCCGCATGCCTATATTGCATATACAACTGGTATCAGTGAATACTGTATTGGAACTATAGACGACTATATACATGATATAATGCAGCAACCGACTGCTCTTTTGGGGACATATATGGGTCATTATGAGGGTGGACGTCGCCGCGGGAACAGGCGCACCAGAAAGCACCGTGCTTGCAGAGAGGGGCATTCTCTCAGGCAAAGGGGCGCAGCCCACGCGGAACGCAGGGCCAGCAAGACATTCAGTGGCTCTACCCACGCGGAACGCAGGGCCAGCAAGACATTCAGTGGCTCTGCACGAGCCGAACGCAGAGTCAGCAAGACATTCAGTGGCTCTGCACGAGCCGAACGCAATGTCGGCCAGACATTCCGTGCAGCAGCGTCAAAGCAGGCCATATCTCGTCCTCCACCAGAGGAGTTTATGATACCAACTGGGCGTCCCACGAGTATCCTCGAGCATCTAGCACACAATATCTACTTCGCTCTTCCTGGTACGACCAAGTGTCCCAATACAAGTATTGATATGCGCCCCCAACCGACAAATACTATGGTACATGGTGTGACATTTTATAGCCCGCAACGAGGGTCTGCCTCAGAGTATGCAATCAATAAGGATATCCGCGCCAACCTTGCAGCTACACTTGAAGAGGGACCGATGGATTTGGAATATGTTGTGACAAGTATCTCTCATGCGAGGAATCTGCACGGCATACAGCGTCCCTATGTAATAGTAGTTCATACATGTTCTGCGACAAATAAGATAGACCAGAAGACGACGCATGCGCTCAGCCAAGCAATGCGTGAGAATCACTATACATTCTTGGAATACCTCGGACGCGAGTCAGTGCCGGCAAATATAGGTATTGCGCGGCACAAACAGTCTACGTCACTACCAGTTTTCGCTATGATGGATGATAAGGAGATATACGAGCGCCTCGTTGATTACTATGAATATCTGCCTACAATGGATATCACTGCGGACTATAATGGAGATGATATTGTCATAGACTACTACTCTCGTGCAAACCTAGAGCTACATTTTGGTGGACTTGCCGGCGATGGAGTATCCTATGATTTCAGCATCGCGGCAGCAGATGAAGGGAGTGCAGCTCGTGTGAGTCGTATGGAAGAGAGTGATATCTTGAAGATAGTCCGCGACTTGGCACGGCATCTTGCACCAATCCTGGAGCATGTCATTGTACGTCTAACACGAGGAAATAGGCAATATATAGGGAAAGTTATAGGAGATGAGCGACCACAAGTATATATAAATACAGTTGGCACCACCGCCACCCCAGCAGCGGACTCCGCGCTTTAAGCCCCGCGGGGGGCAAAATTTGAGACTGCTGGCAGCGGCCAGCGTTAGGAGCACCACTCTAAGTATCCAGCAATACTTAAATTAGTGACCCATACTAACTCATCATGATGCAGGTAGTTAAGCGTAACGGAGAAAAGGAGGATGTCAGCTTTGACAAGGTCCTGCGGCGAATTGTAGCCGTATCTAATGGCCTAGATGTGAATCCCTCTCTTATCGCCCAGCAGACACTAGCCCGTATTTATGATGGCGTTAGGACGACCGAGCTAGACGAACAGGCAGCACGACTCGCATTCTCCCTCTACACAGTACATTACGACTATGGAACGCTTGCCGCCCGCATCGCAATCTCTAATCACCAGCGAAATACAGAGGAATCATTCTCTGCAGTTGTCCTCTCTCTAGCAAACCAAGTACATCCCTCAACTGGCGAGAAGATTCGCTACGTATCTGAGGCTTTGGAAGACATCATCCGCAAGCACGGTGCTGTAATTGATGTCCGCGTCAACTACGAGCGTGATTTCCTCTTTGACTACTTTGGCTTCAAGACACTGGAGCGATCCTACTTGATGAAAGATAGCCGTGGCCGCGTCCTGGAACGCCCACAACATATGTGGATGCGCGTGGCCCTCGGCATCTGGGGTGATAATCTAGAGGAGGCCTTCCGCACATACGACCTTATGTCCCTCAAGTACATGACTCACGCCACACCGACTCTCTTCAATGCAGGCACACCGCGTCCCCAGCTCAGCAGCTGTTTCCTCACATCCGTGGAGGACTCCATCACCGGTATCTATAAGACACTCGGTGACTGCGCGGAAATCAGTAAGTATGCTGGCGGTATTGGTATGCATCTGCATAATATTCGTGCGAAGGGCTCCATCATCCGCGGCACGAATGGTACCAGTAATGGACTTGTACCTATGATTCGCGTCTTCAATAATACTGCCCGCTATGTGGACCAAGGCGGCGGCAAGCGGAGCGGCTCATTCGCGATGTATTTGGAACCATGGCACGCAGATGTGGAGGATTTCCTGCGGCTCAAACTGAATACAGGTACAGAGGAAGAGCGCGCACGAGACCTCTTCTATGCGTTGTGGGTACCTGATCTCTTTATGGAACGCGTGGAGGCTGACGCACAGTGGACCCTGTTTTGCCCCTCAGAGGCGCCTGGACTTGCAGACGTACATGGAGATGAGTTCCGTGCACTCTATGAGCGATATGAGGCTGAGGGACGTGGCAGGCGACAGGTATCGGCTCAGAAGTTGTGGTTTAAGGTCCTAGATTCACAGATAGAAACTGGTACACCCTACTTGTTGTACAAGGATGCTGCGAATAAGAAGTCAAATCAGAAGAATCTAGGAACTATCAAGTCGTCAAATCTCTGCGTTACAGGTGAGACTCGCATCTTGACTGATGAGGGAGAGCGACCGATTCGCGACCTGGCTGGACGGGAAGTACGTGTATGGAATGGGTCAGAATGGAGCACTGTTACACCGCAGCAGACTGGGGCAGATCAGCTCGTGGGACTCGTCGTGGTGAAGGAGACGCGGTGGCCTGCGAGTGTAGCGGCAGGAGTGCAGATACCACAGTCATTAACTAACTTTCGTTTCCTAGAGTGCACTCCGTATCATAAGTTCATCTTGGAGGATGGGACGCGCGTGGAGGCAAAGGACCTGGTCCAGGGCCAGCGCCTGGAGGCCTGGATTACGCCTGAAGGAGATCGCGTTGAGGCGGAGATTTACACGAACGGACATGGAACCGAATCGGCGGAGAGGCTCTCTGATACATACTGCTTCAACGAGGAGCGCCGCCACGCAGGCATATTTAATGGTATCTTGACGGGGAACTGTACTGAGATTATAGAGTATTCGTCAAAAGAGGAGACTGCTGTGTGTAATCTAGCATCTATTGTTCTGCCGGCCTTCGTAAATGAGAAGACTCGGACCTTTGATTTTGCGCGCTTGCGAGAAGTAGTGGAGCAGATTGTGCGGAATATGAATGCAGTGATTGATATCAACTATTATCCAACGCCTGAGACGAAGTTGTCAAATATGCGGCATCGTCCTATTGGTATTGGCGTGCAGGGTCTGGCAGATGTATTTGCGGTGATGCGTCTGGCATGGGAGACTGAAGCGGCGGCTGAACTAAATCAGCGTATCTTCGAGCACATATACTATGCTGCACTATGGTCATCTGCTGAGATTGCTGGACGTGTAGGGACATATGAAACATACGCTGGGTCGCCGATGTCAGAGGGCAAGCTGCAGTGTGATTTGTGGGGCGTGACGCCGCTCACTGCTGGGGATGCGGCGGAGGCCGATCGCTTGGACTGGGATGCGCTTCGCGCCCTCGTCGCCCGCAATGGTGTGCGGAACTCTCTTCTGCTTGCGCCGATGCCGACTGCAAGTACGAGTCAGATCTGCGGAGCACAGGAATGCATGGAGCCCTTTACATCTAATATATATGCACGCCGTACACTGGCTGGAGAGTTCATTGTAGTGAATAAGCATCTGATGCGGGATCTCATTCGTTATCAGCTCTGGTCGCCTGAGATGAAGCAGTTGATTGTGGCAAATAATGGATCCGTACAGGCAATTCCTGAGATTCCTGAGGCTCTGAAGAAGATATATAAGACTTCATGGGAGATTAAGCAGAGGACGCTGATTGATATGGCTGCTGACCGCGGCGCCTTCATCTGTCAGAGTCAGAGTCTGAACTTATTCGTACAAGAGCCAACATATGCGAAGCTGACATCAATGCATTTCCATAGTTGGCGGAAGGGGCTGAAGACGGGTATCTATTATCTGCGGACGAAGGCGCCAGTTGCAGCGCAGAAGTTCACGGTGGACCCTGAGCTATTAGCTGCTGTTGCGCGGGAGAAGGAGAAGCAGATGGCTGAGGAGGCTGCAGCAGATGCAGGGTGTATGTCATGTAGTTCATAAACGCAGTGTTATCGCGATACTATATCCGATAAAATATCATAGCAATATAAATACTGTATTTTTATTGCTATTGACCTAGGAACCGTGGCCCTCACTGACGTCTAGTACGCCGTCGCATATAATATATAGAGCTGGCGAGGGCGGCAGACCAGGCTGCAGGATATCCTACAAGTAGGGCATTGACTGTACGTGCTGACATAAACGGCATTTACTTATACTATGCAGCGATATCTATAAATGGCGGCGGCAGCGATGGCAGAGGCAACACCAGTAAATATACAGGGGATAAACTTGGCAGCAGGGGCATTATGGGAAACTGCGGTACCAGCGGCGAGGCTTCTTGCACTGGAAGATATAGAAGAGGAGCAGCCTCGCTGGCATGAGATGAATCGCGTCCTTGCGGACCTCACGCAGGACTCGCATATCCGCGTTGGTCTCGCCACATTTGCAGAGGCAGCGGGCTCTCTTACTCCGCACACTACAATACACCCCGCCTGGGTAAAGTGGCGGGTATCAGTACTTGAGGCAATGCAACATCCATCACAAGTACAGATCCCATCAGCTCCTACATCTCAGCCTGCAGTGGTCGCTATCGGAGATGGAGCAGAATCTGCGAATGTAACCGCGCTGCGCCGTGCATATATGGATGCCGCGTGGCTGGCGGAGAACCGTACTAAATGGGTCGTTATCTATCGTGGTACTATTAGTGGTCCGTACTTGACGCACAGCGATGCAATGGGAGCGGCAATTGATGCGCATGGAATGCTGGGGCAGTTTATGTGTCCCTATATTGCAGATATTTACTGTCACTACAAGGCGGTAATATATGACCAGCAAGGGGAGTTCGCAGAGGAAGTGAGGGATTTATAGGTGTGCGACATGCTCTACAGTAATGGACGCAACAGATATCCTATATACGTTAATTGAGTTAGACAGCCTCGGCGAATACGTCATACCTGCAGTGAAACGATGTATTGCAGATGGAGCTGATCTGCGTCGAACATATTATTATGGTATTCCACCTTTATGGATGGCAGTTCTTTCGCAATGCTCGCTTGAGTTAGTGGAAGTTCTAGCACACGCTTCATATACGCCTAGTGATTTGTTTATGTATCGGTGTGATTTTGATATCACGAGTTGTTATCCAAGTAGAAAGAAAAATGTTCTGGTGCAAGACGAGATAGTGGCGGATGATGCCAGCGATGACAGCGACAGTGATTGGTCTCACCACAGTTACGAACAATGTAACCTGACACTGCTTGAATTCATCCGGTATTATATGAAGGCATGGAGACTGAAGCGGCAATCATCCCGTAAGTTTAAGCAGTACCGTAAGATTCTAAATAAAATCAGATAGACCCGGTCTGACTGCAGCAACTATCATATATTATGTACTATATACTATATGAGTAGCACTGTAGTTGATTTATCACGTAATTATCAGGAAGAGTTCTTTACTAATATGACGGATGTGATGCTAAATGAGTTCTTACATCGTATTACTGGCGGCGAACTTAATACACATATTGCTGCAAATATGAGAAACCATAACTACGGACATGTGACAGTGCAAACAAAGATAAAGAGCAAGATAAATAATAATAAACTAGATATATCTGCATATATTGATCTAAAATATAGAGGGAAAAGGCGGTTACATGTTACACTACATCTAACAAGCGATGATTTTAATGCGGAATCCCTTGGCCCATTGCATGCAAAAAATAATACTAGAAAGGCGGCTACTTCCTTCGCATATCGTACAACACAGACATTGCGAAAAAGGAGATATATTGCACGCGCAAATAGAAATGCACAAGGTCATACGCGAATAGCTACCCTTGAAAAACAAGAAATAATTGATATAATAATGGAGGTCATGAGTAATTACATAGACCAATTCCATCCATATTATCTTGAAACTAAGCTAACACCATTGTCTAATAGAATACATCCTAATTTGATGCCAATAATAAATGCGCGAAAACATACTTCAGCCCCTATTAAACAAACGGAGCTTACACAATAATAAATGCCCTGGCCTGATGTATGGCGGTATGGTTCAGAACAGCGTTGGTCCCTTCTGCATACTCAAAAAATAGATGAGACATATATATCATACACATTAGATAACCTTAAAATACATCCATTTGGTAAAGTAGAGGAGGATGATATGAGGTTGTTGTATCATGCAATTCAGCGCTATTATCACGTAAGTCATATTCAATATATCGTAGAACGTATGTCTGGTGGTTCGCTAATTCGCAGTGACATAATGGAAAAAATTAGAAATGCAATTCAATGGAAATATATCCGTCTGTACTATCTGCTGGAGGACTCGTCACGACACCCAGTATTTTACAAATACTACTCAGACCAGCTAGACTCATATGCCGCGCACTTCGGCATTACATATAAGAAGGGGGCGGCAGTGCTTAGCTTATTGAGGAAGTAAGGGCTTCTCGGGACGACAGACAGGGGGCACCTCATTACTATATACTGTAAGTTACATCATATAGTAATAACACATGCGATATGCCTTGACAGTTGTATGCCATACATCTTATCGTGCGGCCATATCATGGCAACAGGTCTAAATATATGCGACGCGTCTACCAGTAAATGGATGCAACCGATATCCTATATACTCTCATTGAGTTAGATAGTCTTGGTGAGCACGTCATACCTGCAGTGAAACGATGTATCGCTGAAGGGGCGAACTTGGGTACAACTACATATTACATCCCGCCTCTCTGGGAAGCAATTGATTCACAATGTTCCCTTGAGTTAGTGGAGCTTCTAGCACAGGCCTCGTATAAGCCGAGCGATGTGTTTCTATTTTATTGTGAGATTGATATTATACGCTCGTATCCGCGTAGAAACAAGGTACGCAAAGAGGAGAAGGTCGCTGTCGTGGATACTGTAGATGATGACTGTAATTTTTCTTGTAGAAGTCAACTACCATGTAATATAACTCTGCTTGAGTTTATTAGGTATAACATTAAGGCATTGCGGCGAATACGTAAATCATCTCGTGGGTTTAAACAGTATTATAAGATTCTAAAAAAAAGTTCAGGTAAATCCGGATTGTATCAGTAAATTATGCACTATATACTAGATGAGTAGTACTGCCACAAGTAAACCTAACAACTCACAGACAGACTTCTTTACTGATATGACGGATTCAATGCTAAATGAATTCTTACATAGAATAGATGACGGAACACTCGCTGCGCATATTACGACACAAATGATTGCAAATCATTATGGATATGTTAAAGTACAACCAAAGATAACAGATGTTTCTGGAAATATATCAGCCTATATTAACATTACATATATGGGAAAACAGAGACTGCATATTACATTACATTTGACAAGTAATGATTTATATAATAAACGTACACTAAGGGCCTTACATATTAGGAATAACACGCGAAAAGCAGCAACTCCAGTTGCATGTTATAGAACAACAACATTGCGAAAAAGGCTATATGTTGAGAGTGCAAATAGGAATACACCTCGTTATACGCGAATAACGAATCCTGCCAAAAAAGCAATTATAAATATAATTATGAGGGTTATAAGTAATTATATTGATCCATCGCACTCATATTATCTAGAATACACATTAACGCCTTCATCTAATATAATTCACCCATATCTAATGCCTATTATACATGCACGAAAACGAACCAAGGCACCTATTAAACAAACAGCACTTACATTATAATAAATGCCCTGGCCTGATATATGGCACTATGGATCGGTCCAGTATTGGTGCCTCAAAGAGAATGGAAAAATAGATGAGATCTGCATATCACAGGCACTGGATGCCCTTGTGCTACACCCATTCGGTAAAGCAGCAGATGAGGATATGCGGCTATTATTTCATGCATTTGAAGAATATTATCACGTGTCTCATATTAAGTATATGATAGAACGCATATTTGGAAGCATACCAATTCCTAGCGACATAATGGCAAAAATAAAAAATACAATTCAATGGAAATATATCCGTCTGTACTATCTGCTGGAAAATGCATCACAAGACCCTATATTTTACAAATACTACTCAGACCAACTAGACTCCTATGCTGCATACTTCGGCATTACCTATAAGAAGGGTGCCGCGGTGCTTGATCTTCTGCGAAAGTAAATGTACCTTCTTCTTACGAACAGCTTTCACATATATTATATACTGTACGTTACATTATATAATAATATATTCTGATCTTCCATCTACTTGTATATATCCTGGCGCCGCACCACATCACATCGCGCTCATCTCTAAGCCCTCACTATTCGGCATATACAATAGATATTATGGATGATATATATGCAATAAAAGATACGATTGTACGGGAGGCTGATACATTCAGCATGCCCTCTTTTTACACAGCCCTACATGTACTATCTGATGCTGCTCTCTCATGGCGACGAGTGGGAGGAGAACGCGGCTGGTCCGGTGGCGTCAGGACTCCGACTGGGGAGCCAGTATTTGTAACAGCAGAGGAGCAGGCAGTTGTGGAGAATTTCTTTGACGCGGCAGGAGCTGCTGGTGCTCAGAGTGGTGGAGCGGCAGCGGGCGCGGCAGCTGCATCCCCCGAAGGAGCCATAGAGTTCATCAAGACCCTCGCACAGGAACATATAGATCCACGGCAAATCAGCCTTGATCTAGCATACAGGCGTGCAACTGACTATATGGACGAGATGGATCGTACAACGAAGGACTTGGCACGACAAGTAGGAATCCTCAAGTTCCAGAATTCCATGCCACCTATTCCTCTGCAGCCCTTCGGCATACCATATGAGCTGAGTCCGAGGACGATCATTCCGATAGTCGTCGGGCTCGTTGAACTCCTACGTGTGATGGCATCTATGACACCGCTTCCCCTAGATTTCCTACGTGCACCACTATCTATCCTCGCAGCAGTACTGGATATTGGTCGCGGAGACTGGAAGAAGTCGCTCCTCTCTGCCATGGGTATCCTCGGCCGCTGGCCTGCCGCTCTCGGCATCATGCTGAAAGTAGTGCGCGATGTATTTCTCTTCGTATCACCCGATTTGTCGACAGAGATGCGCGAGCTCATCTTCAAATCATCCAAGTCATTCTTCGCCGGCGTTCTCTTCTGGAGCTTCTCCACCTTCGCACCTGAACCTATATATGCTATTGTAGAGGGCGTCTTCGCCCAGGCGAGTGATATCATCCGCCAGATAAATGAGAAAGTAGACGCAGCAGAAGAGACTATTATCAGCAGCATTCCTGAGGCCATGCGACGCTGCTATGATATCAAGTTCCGCCGTATCCCTGAAGGAATTATACCCGAGTTTGATAACATGGAGGCCCTGCAGACGGCCTTCCAGGTACCGGCGGTGTACTGTAACCAAGATATACGTGCTACGATTGAGAGGCTTACTATGATTCCACCTGTGCGGCTGATGCTGGAACTCCTGAATATTCCGACTTTGCCCGAAGATTTCGCGGAGCGTTGTGCTGGTGTTGCTGGCGCAGAGGGAGATATAGAGTCTGCGGTTGTGGAGGCTCTGCGACCGATTGTGACGCTGAAAGCGGAGTGTACTGCAGGGGCCGCCGCAGAGGCCACTAAACAACCTACTTCTTCTGCCGCGACCCCTCAGCCTCTACAGTTACCCCAATAAGGCCATGTAGGAAACGGATAAGAGGTTCGGGCCATCCCCACGCACATCCTACAGGTGTTCCAGCAGGAATGCGGCGGCCACTCAGATTCGCGCCATGAGAGAGCGCGACCAGAATCTGTTGTGGAGGCATCTCCAGGACACGCCCCTCGCGCCCCTTCAGCCATTCCTCGCCTTCTGAGGTGCGGACATCTTCTGGGAACTTCCTCTCGGCCCAGAAAGAGCGTTTGAAACATAGGGATGCCTCTGAGATACGGGCACATAGTGGCAAATCCCACGGCGGTACATTTACAGCACTGCGCCCATCACGGAGATCATACATTGCCATTGTCGTGATTGCTACTGCGTCCTGAGCCTTCGCAGCCGCCGACAAAAGCCACGCCACACGTCTCCTGAAGGATGTCTGAGGGTAAAAATCATCATCGTCCATGAAGAGACAGATATCCGCAGATGCCTGCTCCACTCCTAAGTTCCGCTTCGCACCCACAGTCATCTTGTCCCCAACAGGTACATATACTACTTTTACCTCAGGATGGTCTGCCGCGAATTTCATAAATCGGTCGCTGCCTGAAGCAGCCTCGTCGTCACTATCTTCTACAATTACCCACTCTATCTTATCGCGTGGGTAGTCTGTCAACAATAGATTATAAGCACAGAGATCCGCGAATTTGCGCCGATTATATGTAATGGTGATGACACTAATTGGAGGGCAGCTTTCCTCTGCCAAGCGAGGAGGCAAATGCCTGGCCCCACCACCTGCCGCTGCACCACTATCTATCATACGTTGGATAAGCCGGCGCCAACCGGCTACGAAAGCGCGGCTCCTCTCTGTATAAATACGAGCCAGCTCTGCATCTTTTACGGGCACCGTGCTTCCTGCGATAGCAGAGGCCGCCGCGCTGAAAGCGGAAGCCAGCCCAGCCGAGATGTCGTGGAGCCGAATCTTAGGAAGCAATGTCCTCCCCTCCGCTGCCTGTGAGAGGGGCGAGTCAGCACGAGACATAATCCACGCCACGCCTGGCGCACCCTCATATGTCTCCTTGTAGACAGGCAATACATTTAGCAATAGAAATGCTCCAGCAGTATATGCCTTAGCAGCAGCATGACAGAATCCCTCGCCGTGCGACACCACTACATTTCCCCTATAGTAACGTAGGAGACGATCCATCTCCTGGTCTGCCAACTCCTGATGATGTATGGTTATAAGCGGATGGCTCTGGGCTCCAGCGGTAGCGGCGACGAGACGATCCGCCAAGTCCTTCCGCTTTGTATAGATATGTAGTGGATATGTATTCCAGTGCGGCAGTAGTTCCTCTAGCGCAGCAGCCTTATTCACTGATCCACCAACAAATGAGACGAACCCAGTCTCTGCAAAGCTGGCTGCACGAGGATGCGAATGTAGAGCAGCCACATCTATCTGCGTAGTCCAATTAATTACATGTACCTCTGTCGGCGTTCTCTCGCATAGGCGGCGAAAATGGGCGGCAGTCGCCTCATCCTTACAGATAATGTAATCAAAATGGGACACATACGGATCATACGCAGCAGGCACATAATGATCTGGATTCACGATGAGGGCATTAATGCGGGCCCAGGGAATATTTGCATAGACCGGCACCTCTATATGTAGTTGTAGGTCGCATGCAACAGGCGGCTCCTTGCAATCCATATGACGTACTTTTCCGATGGACCAGCCAGGGAGACCCGCAGAGATGGCCTTGAAGGCTGATTCTATGAGAGCGATATCTACTTTGATTCCGCTCTCATTTGCCTTATTATAGACGACGGCGGTGTTGATGATTGGCATATAGTTGTATGCCCGCTGTGAGTGTTTAGATTACCGCTGCTATATATAATGAAATCGGTAGGTCTAGAAGAGCCCGATACACGCGGCACACCGGTGAGAGATATAGGATATTTAGCATGGCGAGATCCACAAGCTAGTCTGGAGAAGATGAGTGGCCCAGTCTGGAAGGGTGCCGTACTAGAGGAGAGCACACTCTGGGATGCGGCTGTGCGAGCGGAGGCGCCTACGGTTGCAGAGTTTGAGAAAGAGCTGGCGGCAGTAGATATAGGGGACATTACATTTGAGCCAGGTTGGAATCCGCTGACGATGGAAGGAGTACCTGGAGGACCTGCCCCCCTCAAAGAGCATTTCAAAGCGTACGATGTGAGCGAGTGCGGTAAATGGTATTGGGTAATACGGGACGCTCATGATGGTGCAGAACGATATGATTTAACAGCATACTATGATGGCGTGGTGCGTTGGATAATACGGGATATAGGGCCAACTCTGGCTCTCTGCGTGGGCCAAGGCAGACTCTATTATCTGAAAACGGAGAGGATACATTGGCATTATGCCCTGATGTCATGTAATGCAGAGACGGGAGATGATATCGCCGAGGAGTTTCGTGTCAAGAGTAATCAGGAGAATTTAGAGATAGTTCGTCGCGGCGAGGCCATCTTCCTACGCGTGGAAAACAGTGGTGAGGCAGATCTGTACTTGATAGCGCCTCTGCGAAAGGGCCAAGGTCCGAAGCTCCTGGCAACCGGTGGCTATCAGATCCCTATCGGTCTCTCACGTCGCGGTAAACCTGCATACTATTGGCGCCGTACCGGCAAGGACATATACATGCCAGTGAATACGGGATTCCATCTACGGTCTGATGCACGCCCAGTATGGGGTTCTGCGGCACATAAGCTATTAATAGTCAGAGAGCCAGCTGGAGTCGTAAATATCCATCTACGGGGACGTTGGTTTGCGGGCGGAGATGTAGCGGCGGTAACAGTTACAGTCCACGGGACCGGACCAGTAAAGATATTGCTGCAGACGCCAACAAAGAAGCCTGCTGTCTATACTATACATGTTGATGGCCAGCATGAATTCCGCGGAGGAGAAGATATTCCATGGCTAACCTCTGAGACGAGGGAGGCGCGATCTGAAGACGGCGCTGTTGTCTCATATTGTGTTGTGAGGGCTCGTCGGCACGCAGCACCAGAGGCCCTACTTGTCTATGGATACGGTGCGTATGGTGTTCCTACATTTAATGGTCGCGTGGAGGCACGCTGGGGGCCGCTTCTTCGCCGTGGTTGGGCGATCGTATATGCTATGATTCGCGGTGGAGGAGATTCCACAGATGCCTGGGCCTCTGCGGGCCGGCTCAGCGGTCGTTTGGCAGCGGGTCAGGACTTTGACGCGGTCATTCGCTCAGCTCAGGCTGCGCTAGGAGGTATTCCTGCGGCCAGAACTGTAATTGCAGGCAGGTCAGCTGGAGGTCTACTTGTAGGGGCTGCAGTGGTGCGGCACCCTGAGGGCAAATTATTTCGCGGGGTATATGCTGAGGTTCCATATGTAGATGTGCTGCGTACAACTACAAATGCGGGTCTGCCACTGACAACGGTAGAATATAATGAGTTTGGATGGCCTGCTGCCCGACCGGTGGATTTTGCTACTCTGCTGAAGATGGCGCCAATAGATGCATTACCGGCAGAGGGGGCACCACGTATATATGTTGTGTGTCGGTCCGGCGTGAATGACACACAGGTGCTTGCGTATGAGCCGATGAAGTGGATACGGCAGCTGCGGGGGGCGGCAGGGGGGGCGGCAGGGGAGCTGAAATTGTTGGCGCTGAGAGAGGGGCAAGGACATTTTTATGCTGCGGCGGCAGCGGTGGCAGCGAGGGCAGAGGATTTGGGTCTCTTACATGCCTGGGTAGTGCGGAAAAAAAATATGGCTGATAAGTATAAACTAAAAATGGCGAACATGATGAGGAAGTCCCGCAAGGAGCGCAAGTCCCGCAAGAACATGGCCGGCGGCAAGGCCCGCAAGGCTACCCGCAAGGCCACTCGCAAGGCTGCCCGCAAGGGTCGCAAGGCCACCCGCAAGGGCGCCCGTCGCAACTAAATGTACGTGGCTCATGCCCCGTGCATTGCATACTTAGACTAATATAAATGTAATGTTATAATGTGATGTATAATGATATATAGATGTATATTTATCATTATAGTTTGGCTCCATTAAGGAAGCGCACTGAGAAAAGCTACCGCTACCGCTGCCGATGATTTTATAAGGTCGCACATTATACGACACGCGGTACAGACATATTCCGCGGTACCCATGTATCATAGTCAAAATCATCCTCACGAGGCCAGCCAGTTACTGCATATCCATCTACATGGTATGTATGGCTTCCACCCATAACGAGATTGTATAGCTGAGTGCTCGGCGGCATACCATATATAGTCATCTCGCGTACCATACGGCTGCCCTCAATTGTCTTCAGCTCTACACCGACGCACAGAGGCAAGATCCTCTCAGGTGCCAGGCCATGTAAGTAGCGTTCCTCATGCTGACCCGCAGCATTGATAACAGTATGAGACCGACCATATGTATGTGTTGACACTGTCCCAGGCTCGCCGCAATAGAATCGTCGGTCGGCTGACACATGGGGGTGATGCGTAGTAGTCTTGTGTTCGCGATTGATATCTGCAATCATGGCCGTTCCTAGGAGAGGGCGATGCAGGGCAAGTACAGGATTGTGCTCGCCAAATGCACCGACCAAGATATCTCCTACTTTTACGTCTTCAATCGGCTTTGCCGAGCCGTCAGCCATCGCGACGAGAGAGCCTGCGAGGAAGCAAGGGAGTCCAGTATCTATTGGTTCAGCAGCAGTAGAGCCGCAACTATTTATGGCAGTTACAGTTACAAGTACCTCGTCGCCGAAGTATCCGCTAAATGTTATGACTGCCTCAAGAGGGCCAGGACCCATTGTAACAGTTGTACCCTCATATGGTGTTGTGACTTCATAGGATGTCGCGCCCTCGGCGGCCTCCCATGTTATACGAATTGAGTTCTCCGTCTCAATTGTAGTAGAAATACCAGTGACTGCGGCAGGTGCAGAGCAGCTAGCAACAGCACAACACGGCTGGATCGCATTACGGGGATTTGTATCACGCTGTATATGGTATGTCATCCTTGCCATAGTGGCAGACAACTGGTCGGATGATGCCACTGCGCTGGGTAGCGGTGCGGTAAATGTAGAGGCTGTGCGGGCTACAAGCTGCCGCATTCTCTCAGCATAACTATTATCGGCGTTGAGGGACATTCTATATCGGGGCACTATATTTATTCCGTCGTGGTTGATCCCCTGCTGTCGCCGTTACGCCGTCACTACGCTGCCGTCGAGTTGTACGAGGCAGGTGTCATCAGCAATAAGGGTCTGGCGCTCGCTATCGCTCTGATCCTTGGCCTTGCGCCTCCGTGGACCACCGACGAAGCGGCGCCGATGGAGTGCGTGCAGCCCATGTTCTGCAATGCCGGCGCGATGTTTTGCTGTTCCATATCCCTTACATGACGTTAGCCCGTATCTTTCATCCACTTCGGGGAATGCCTCACAGTAGTCGCGAATCCAGCGGTCATGGGCCTCCTTTGCTAAGATAGACGCAGCAGCAATAGACATATAGGTTGCATCACCATCTACACATAGGATGCGCTCGGCGCTTTCATACTCCGCGACAGCCGGCATCTCAAGAACTCCGTCAACGAGGAAGCGTGGCTGCTCGGCCGGCGGAGAACTCAAACTCTCTACTGCTCGTACGAATGCTTGCTGATTGGCCCATGATACTCCGAGAGCATCTATCTCTTGGGATGTAACTGCTCCCACGCCCCAGGCGATAGCTGCGGCGCGAATCTCCGTTTCTAAGACAGCACGGCGCTTTGGTGTCACCTTTTTTGAATCTTTCAACTTCGGTGCCATTTCTCGGTGCTTATCGGTCCAATCGTCTTCATGCGGCCAGATGACTGCTGCTGCCATCATAGGACCCCAGAAGGAGCCGCGACCAGCTTCATCAATTCCACACTCTGGGACGTGGTCCTCATATTGATAGCGTGAGCGGAGCATTTGCCGGGTAACGATAGGTGATATATAGAGTATAGGGTATGATGGTACTCAAATTTAGGGTTGATAGGCAGCTGGAGTCCCGGTATTTATCACCTATAAGTAATATGAATCGCCGCATCATACTTGGCCTCGTGGGACTCGCAGTCGCTGTAGCTGTGTTGCTCCTCATCCGTCCTTCCATCTTCACAGAGGGATTCCTGGCAGATATGAGTGAGGGGATATATACAAGTTTGGTTGCAAATGCCGTTGCTGCGATGCCTGCGGCACAGGCAGCTACATATATGGCTGATCTGGCTGGGATAGTTGCACTGAAGAAGGCTGCAGTATCAGGGGCCTCTGCTACGTCAAAGGTGGCTGTGGCGAAGGTAGGCGTGGATGCAATTGATACGAAGCTGAATGAGCTTCGCCCATACTATTCTACGCAATCTCAATACTCCTTCGCGCAGGTAAAGCAGAAGTATTTCCAACGGCTACTACAATCCCTTGCGCCGACCGATGTACCTGAGATGCGGACAGCCCTCTTCATGAAGATGAATAACTTAGCAAATGAGATTGCCGCTGCCCCTGCCGCCGCCCCTGCCGCGACTCCTGTCATGCAGAAGCCTGTACCTATCGTTGCTGCTACCCCAGCTCCTATATCTGGTTCTGAAGCACCTGCTCCTGCTCCCGCACCTGCTCCCGTACCTGCACCTGCTTCGGCATCCCAAATTACACGTAGTGATTTGAAGATGTTGAAGGATGATATCATTGCGGCCCTGAAGATGGATGCAACAGTGAAAGCACCTGCGGCTGCGGCGCCCTCGCCTGCGGCAGCTCCAACAGCCTGTATGCAGCAGGGAGTCCAGTATGTAGCAGACCAGGCCGCTGCCTGTACTAGTCCCGACTACATTCGCAAGGACTCCATCCCGTGCTGGGGATGTAAATTATAAGGCGGTAATATAATAGAAGTTATGAATCAACGCCTCGGCGGTATTATATTTATAGTGCTGCTACTTGTAGCACTTGCAATATATATGTACTATCCTGTTGCTGTTGCTTTGCCTGCGACTAAGCCGGTAAAGGAGGCCTTCTTAGATGTAGGTATCGCTCTGGATGCAGCGGACCAGACTGCCGAACTCCCCATTGCAGATTATAAGCAGACTGCGAAGACGGCGCCGACGATGTGGACGGATGGATCGCGAGAGTCAGCCGGCACTAAGCGTGTGAAGGCCGCCTTGGAGGATCTACGTGCATTCCTAACATATGAGGCAGCGCAGCTGGACGAGACATCTGACCCAGCAATACAAGTACCGCTGTTAACAGCCAAGGGGGATTTAAAGGCCCTGGAATCCGAGGCTATTTTCTTGGAAAGGAATCCTGGCCTGAAGACGACTATATCGCTCAAACAAATACAGGGAATTGAAGAAAACTTGTCTGGCTTGCGGCGGAGGGCGCGGAGCCTGGACGGAGGCAGGGACGCAGTAGAAGGTTTTGAGAGCGGTAGTGATGCAGCGGCTAGTGCAGGCCGAGCAGATTGCCCTCCAGCGACCCTCGAGCAGGTAAAGGGTCTGGAAGGCAGGATACTTGGTGAGATGACGCGCCTCTCTGCAAATGCTACCGCCGACCCTGTCATGGCCGCACGGATTAACAATCTCTCCAAGATTCGCGAGGGCGTGAAGACCATTATTGCACAAGTAGAGAGTGGAGACCTAGTTGCAGCTGAGATTCCTATCTATACATGTGATATTGACAAGTTCCTGGTTGCCCTCGGAAAGGATGAACCCACAGGCATCGCGGCCGTCGCACAACAAGTAGGGATGGCAAACCTATTTCCTGGCACAGCGACGCGCGGAGAGACAGATTCCCTTCTCGAGAAGTACGGTGAAAAGTTGCTGAATGGTCTCTCTGGTGGAATATACCTACGGTATGTATCTCCTAATGAAGTTTCCGTCAGTGCCGCTGCTGGAGCACCAATCTCTGGCTCTGCCGCGGAAGCTGCAATACCCGCAACCCCTGGCACTCCTGGCATCTATATGTCTGGCGCAGATACTTTAGTGAGCTCGCTAACTGGTACAAGTACTGCTACAAGCAAGAGCACGAACACGTCAATTGCCGGCGCATCCCCAGCCCGATTTGACTGGCGTACTCGTACAAAGGAGATATGTGCTGCGGTGAAACGTAGGGGCTTGGACCCAGCCGATTTCGGCTGCCTGGCTCCCGCCGCTGAAGTGAGCGATGCCTTTGACTGGCGCGGCCATGCAAAGATGGTCTGCAGCCGCCTCGGTACATCCTATGATACTGGTCTCCCCGAACTTGTAGGATGTCCCGCATTCTCTTTCGCCGGCTGGACTTCCAGGCAATAAACAATGCCCTCCTTCCGACATGAAAACCGATATTACTACTAAATAGATGAAGAGTTACACCCTCTATTTAGTAATTGCAGTTCTAGCTGGTCTAATTGCCGGCATGTACTTGGGTGCTACTAAGACAAAGGAAGGCTTTGCAGAGTGCGCGCCTGTGCCTACTACGCCTGCGACCCCGAAGCCTTGCGCCGCATGTGGCACACCCGTTGTATGTGCTCCTTGTCCCGCGATTGACTATAGCAAGTATGTGCTGAAGTCGTCTGTGCCGGCACCGGCCACATGCCCTGACATGAGCCGCTACATGTTGAAGAGCGAGTGCCCGAGTGTACCTGACCTCTCTAAGTATGTCCTGAAGTCCAGTATCCCGAAGCAGGCACCGGTCATCTTGGATTGCAGTAAATGCACGAAGCCGAAGGGCGAGTGTCCTCCTTGCCCGCGTGCTCGTTGCCCCGAGGTGAAGTGCCCTCCGCCGACTACTTGCGCCCCATGCGCTCCTTGCCCGCGCTCAGTATGTCCCGAGAAGACAGTCCGTTGCAAGGCCGAAGATACAACACCCAGTACTGTACGCCCGTATCTGTCCCCACTTGGTCTGGCTGGCTATGGTCTTGCATGAGCGACTCTTGTCGCGGACCGAGCGCCCCTTGTTGCGGACCGAGCGCCCCTTGTCACATGTGTTTTGCCATCCACCCATCTCAAATAAGTAATGTAGTGTATATTACATTATATTACTTGCATCTATCAACCACTATATATCGCTGACGACCCCCATCTAAACAAGTACATGGTAGCATGGGACCAACCATCTGTTGAATGACAGGTATTTCTGTGATATATTCGCGAATTATAACACCCGTATCAACCGCTGCCGTCGCCACACATTCTACTGTGCGCATAGTGGTATCTGTTGTCTGAGGGATCGGAGCCGCCGTCGTCACTGCTGCCCCAGTTGCAGCAACCTTTGCAAATGTACGGAGTGAAGAGTCAACCGGCACTGATCTAAGAATAATACGGTTTGCAGCATTTGTGCGTATCTCCAGTAATTTACTTGAATCCATTTACTAACTATATGATATGGATTTAAAACCGCCGCCATGCCGCTATAATCTGATATCTTAACAAACAGGCCCCGAATGGATACGAGATTCTGGGGACCAGGTGCCTGGCGCCTTCTCCATACAATTACATTTAGTAGCGAAGCGACTGCCGGCCCCACGGCACAGCAGCTCCAAGCCTTTTTTGAAGTACTTCCCTATGTACTTCCCTGTAAGTTTTGCCGCGCCTCTCTAACGGATTACTATGAGGCGGATCCTGTTGCTGTAGGTATTGTGAGTAGTCCCGCACAGTGGCTATACCGTATTCATAATCGTGTGAATGGGAAACTGCGGAAACAGGGGTTGGCTGTTGCACCCAATCCTACATTTGCCGCAGTGAGGCGCATATATGATGCTGAGGCTGTGCCAGGTGCAGCATTTCCAGCATGGGACTTTCTCTACAGCATTGCCTATAATAATCCACTGAAGACACAGGGTTCTCCGATGCCTGGTGCCGCGGCAGCCGACCGAGCGCCAACAACAGACGCCGAAAAGAATCGCTGGAATGTCCTTCCGCCAGAGGAGAGATATAAGTACTGGTGCCGATTCTGGACTCTACTTCCTACAGTTCTACCACCTGCATGGCAGCAATCCTGGATGGCCGCGGCAGCAGGGGCAGTCACACCTTGTCGTCTGAAGGGACGTAGGGATGCTATTGGCTGGCTCTGGAATATACGGTGCAAGTTTGACACCAAGACACGGGACCCATATAGGCAAGTATGTTCCCGCCTCTCTCAGCATTCAAGTGGTTGTGCTACATCGCGGCTAGCGAAGACGTGTCGGCGGAGACGCGCGAAACATCGTGCAGACAAGTAGGATTATGCAACCCTTTGGGCTAACAAGCTGGCAATGGGCTGGCATTATATTATTTATGATGATTGCGGCTAATTATATTATATATGTAGCCTACGACCATATCTACGGCCTGCGGGAAGGCGCGGGCGTTAAGTCCCCATCAGAGGGATTCGCAAACGGTGGCAGTAGCGAGCCACAGCAACTGGAACAGTCCAAGTATGCGTGGCTAACTGGTGCAGATATATATGATGACTTCTTCGCTGGCGTATATGACAAACTCGTACAGGGTGAGAAACGGTCCCAGGCAGAAGTCGTGGCATTACTGGCTGGGTGGAAGCGGGCAACACCTTTACCACAGAATCAATGGCGTGTACTTGACATAGGCTGTGGAACTGGCGTGACCGTGGCTGCATTTGCCCGTGGAGGAGTTACGAGTGTGGTCGGCATGGATCGGTCTCCCGCCATGATTCGCCGTGCGCGCGATGTAACCGTCGCTGGGACGACCTTGACGCCGACAGAGAGGGGGGCAATACATTGGAAGATAGCTGATATGGATGATATAGAAGCATTCCGTGAGGGGGAATTCACACATGCATGCGCGATGTATTTCTCCTTCTACTATGCCAGCGATAAGGCCGTATTTTTCAGGAATCTACATTACTGGGTGAAGCCTGGTGGCTGTCTCAGCATTGCAACTGTGAATAAACATAAGTTTGATCCGATGTTGGAGGCTGCTGCACCAACTGCATTCTCTATGCAAAAATATGCGTCAGAGAGGATTATGAAGAGCAAGGTCGCATTCGCGAACTTTGATTACGAGGGCGAGTTCGACTTAGGCGCAGGGCAGGATACTGCAGTCACATCGGCGGAATTCAGGGAAACGTTCCGCTTCAAGGACGGTACTATCCGTCGCCAGCGTCATGAGTTCACCATGCCTGATATGAAGGATATAGTAGCTATAGCGCAGGCAGCGGGCTGGAAATATACTGGATTCACTGATGGCGCGGCGACGGGATTTGATTATTCGTATATTATGAGCTTTTCGCGCTAGAAGCTAGCGCTCTAAGCATGCGGCACTATACGTGCCTTGAGTTTCACCCGATAAGAGCCCTGCCTCCTAAAACATTTGCGCTCCTAACTATAGGCGTAACAAGGCGCATGGAACACCCTAAGAATATTTTTCAGCCCGGTCTGATACGAGGCCAGAAGAGACTGGCACATGATCCAGAGAAGAGATATGCATATGTGGAACATCCGACAGAAGGTTGGCGCGTATATTTGCGCTCCTGCGGATTCCTATATCTCCCTGGTGACATGGCGGAAGACCCGAGCCGTTTCATTGTAGTTAAGAAGATGGGCGCTAGCGCGAATGGGAAGAATTGGGAACCGCCGAAGGGACAGATGGAGGGGAAAGATATCCTACCGCATGCAACCAAGCCGATCCTCCGCTTACTAGAGGAGAATGTGCGACGCGAGATAAGCGAAGAGGCACATATTAATAAGATTCGTGATCTGAAATATAGTGGGTTGGTATTTGAAGGGCGGGAACATAATTATCCACCGAATACCTATTTTCAGTATCATATATTTACAGGTCATGTAAGTTATTCGGAGTATGCGCGGGCTCAGAACTATTTTCAGATGCTGGAAGAACATCCTGAGATACTTGAGACTCTTACACGTGACCGACTCGAGAAGGACGCCATACAAATATATGACGGGCCGAAGACGAAGATGTTTGGGAGGTGGTCGCCGAAAATAGTGCGGATGTACTTAGACGCAGTATCAGGCGCCAAAGGCGCCTAGCTACTATATTATAGTATATCTTACTACTTTGAGGCGATTGCGGAGGGCGGCATGGCCGCCTGACGTTCGCCGAAAATAGTGCGGATGTATTTGGAAGTTATGGGCGCTGGCAAAGCCAGCGCGTAACATATAATATAAATCGCCCTATTTATGGCCTGCAGAAGCAACTTGTTGCTGATGCTCGCCGAAAATAGTGCGGATGTACTTAGACGCAGTATCAGGCGCCAAAGGCGCCTAGCTACTATATTATAGTATATCTTACTACTTTGAGGCGATTGCGGAGGGCGGCATGGCCGCCTGACGTTCGCCGAAAATAGTGCGGATGTATTTGGAAGTTATGGGCGCTGGCAAAGCCAGCGCGTAACATATAATATAAATCGCCCTATTTATGGCCTGCAGAAGCAACTTGTTGCTGATGCTCGCCGAAAATAGTGCGGATGTACTTAGACGCAGTATCAGGCGCCAAAGGTGCCAAAGGTGCCTAGCTACTATATTTTAGTGTATCTTACTACTTTCAGGCGCATACCACGTATAAAAATATAGGCATATAATGGTACATCCTGCACTTAATCAGTTCCCCGAATGGCCCACCTCAGGACAAATACGGGGGTATCATCATCGCTATATCCCACGTAAACACGGTGAATAATATCTCCCTGTTTCGCACTTGTATAACCTTCTCCCCAATATGCCATACTTGTTCCACCAATTCGTTCACGAATTGCTGCAATATTATATTCTTTTCCTATTTCTCCGATAGAACATTTATATCTTCCATTTTCTTTACGAGGTTCCCGTAAATCCGACCGTACGCTGGGATTAATCGCTTTCCATCGTGTATTAAGTGCATCCATACTTGAGAACTCCTCTAAATGAGATACAGTCACTCCTTCTACAACAGGCAACTCTACAGCGTCCAAATTCTTAATATGCTTCGCTGAAAGCATCGTAGGTTCGGTGACAACCTTACCCTTCTTCTTCTTGAATCCTGCCGTCTGATAGGAATTCATTCCAAATGGATCAAGATAAGTCTTCTCATATTCTTCAATCGCCTTAATAGACGTCCTATGCGGGCCAGTCTTGTGACCGCCTTCAATATCGTCACGCCAGTACCCAGTCATACGTCCTGTCAAGCCCTGAATCTGGACATTATTATCTACAATTCTCGTATAAAGTTCGTGTGTCGCTCCAATACGAAGTTTCCAGCTATTTGGAATAAGATTTGCCCTACGAAAGAACCCTTTCACTCCAAGAACAATATGTTGCGTGAGGGGTTCTTTGAAGAATTCCCTAATTTCCCCTTCAGATAGGCGATCGGTTGAAGTGTGATTCCTAAACTCGACACCCTTGCGAATACAGGCATTATGTACCACACCAACCGTTTTCACGTTTACACGAACCAGGTGCACCCTATAATCAGTTCCATAATGAGCTATGATATCGTCGTGTACCCACTTTTCAGCGTTCTCAGTTGTGTTTAGAGGATAGAACTCCTGTACGATACCCTTCGCCAGAAAGTCCTTATGACCGAAATAGGATGATGGAATTGTCATAGTATATAGTTCATGCAGATCACCCCACATATAAAGGTCATATAACTCCTTCATCATCGTCGCGCTAATGAATACATATAGGTTATTGTGCTTTCTCATATGTGCTACATCTAAAACACCAGCTTCTTTCAAAGTTGTATGAAGAACTTGATACTCCTTGTCACCAGTATCAATCTCATCAATGATAATCAGGCCATTATTGATACTCATTAGATCTGCCCTTGATAGTTTGCCATGATGAAAGATTTTGTCCTTGAAACAGGTGGGCGCTTTCTCAATCATATCTTTCTCCCAGCCAGCATTACTCATACCAGTAATAATCCTCACATTTGCAGGATTGACTGCAAACTTGTCATCAATATGTGTTGTTAGTAGTTTCGCAATTTCAATCATGAGGCCATCTGCTCCAACTTTTGTCTTCTTTTGAACGCTAATCACATGGCGATTATTCTTATAGAAACGAGCTACAATCTTATTTGCATCTTCCATTTGGTTTGGAAAGATATATTCGGCAGTAGCCTTATCATCTCCCTCCAAAAAGCGAAGATGATTTTCTGCTTTTGCTGCATTATATGCTTGTATGACAGACTCCCGTCTCGCAGAGATTAAATCACTGGAAGACATGTTGCTTGCTATTTGACGTATATTTGTAGCTCCAGTCAAATTTTATATCACTATAAATAGAATGAAAACGCCACAAAAGAGTCACACCAGGAGACGCTGGAGCGCGAAATACAAGAGGAGCATCAATTGTAGCCATCCGAAAGGATTTTCGCAGAGGCAGCATTGTAAATATGGTCGCCGAACCCGTAAGAACAATAAAAAGGTACATGTGTAAAATATTTGGGAAATGATTTACACAAGAAAACCAAGGGGGCGCACGCTCCGTGCTGGGTTCGAACCAGCGACTTTGTGGTATCAGTATATTAGAAATAATATAACAGCCACACGCTCTACCTGCTGAGCTAACAGAGCGCCAGGAGATTGCTCTCCTACATGTACCGTAGGGATTTTCGCTGCATTTTAAACGCAGTCGCGCCCTGGTGTGTGTGTCTTACACGCGCTGCCCGCCCATCTTATCTGCCACGACAGGTCCAGCTAGTAGCACGGCGCTCACTTCTTCACGGTAATTATATGTACAGCCATGAGCCTCCGCTGGTCTATGTTCCGCGCAGTACTCCCCACCACATTTACATTTAATCGGGAGAAGAGAAAGCTTCTTATTGCATGCCCCACACCGAGCCATTTAGAGTATACTGCTAATATTCACGGTAATTCCGCGCTCCAGCCCCAATGGCCTCTCTCAATTTTTGGGATGTTGCGCCCAAACCCTCTTTCGCGACTTTTATACGTGGACTCCTATTTGGCCCATCTGCTGCAGATGTAGCTGTACCTCCGCGACGCTTGGAACCGGCCGCCGACCAGGGGCTTAAAGGCGCTCATCCACCGCCAGGTCTCCAACCAGCAGGGCCAGTCACTGCCGCAACAGTACATGAATACTGTCTCTTCCTTGCTACTAATTTTCGCCGCTCAGGCAGCAGCGCCCAGCCACAATACCTACCTGACCTCAGCGCTACACTTACAGAGATAGAGGCTGGTGTTTTGCGCCCCCTCATTGTCCGCGACGCAAGCTCCACCATCATTGGCTGCATCGCATCTGCGAGCATAGGCCGCCTCCGTCGTAATGGAGACCAAGGTGCCACGCCCTTCAAACTCCGTATGATTAAGGATTTCTGCATCGCTCCAGCCTGGAGAGGCCGCTCTCATCTTGGCGCCTATCTCCTACATGCAGTATGGAATGACCTCCGCCCACTTGGAGAGGACGCCGTTACCTTCATGAAAGAGGGCACAGCCCTCGGCCAAGCCGGCCCAGCCATCTGGTCCAGCTCCTGGGTCTATCGCCGAATGCGTGAGGCCGAGGAAGTCTCCAAAGTTCGCCGTATTACCTGGACTCAACTCCCTCCTCTTCTCAGAATATATACAGCTGGACGGACAGATTGCATTTTTAATATACTTGAACGTAAGCCACGACACTCTGTTGCAGTAGAATACACTACATTTCGGGGAGCAGTACTGGCCTCCTTCACTCGCGCATATCAGAGACATCCCGCCGATGGTGAATGGCTCTGCTATCAAACTGGCTGGCTGGAGAAGGGCGAGATGCTGGATTCCGAGCGCGAAGATGCCGCTAAGCAACTCAGCGCCGCCGCTGCCGCCATCCTAGGCTGCTACTGGGTATGGGCTGATAAACGAAACGCTGGAGGCCAAGGCCAAGGCCAATGGAAAGAAGATGGCCCATATCACTGGTACGCCTTCCATTGGACTCCTGGCTTCTATGAGAATGCAGCCCTCTGGCTAGTCACTTAGGCACCAGCACCAGCACCAGCACCAGGCAACCGTAACATCTGCGTAACTGCATCCTGATATAGCCCCTCACAGCTTGTATAGTACTCCAGCAGGAGTTTCCTCGTCGCCCCAGCAATAATATCCAGTCCTACAACTCCTACTTGTAGCAACTGGGGATGTAGGGCAATACGACCAGTCTTATCCTTGATAAATATCTGGCCGAGTATCTTCGTCACTTCCCGTGCATGCACTATCTGTCTCTCCCACAAGCGCTGTACTCCAGCCTCCGCTGCAGCTAGTCCCTCTCCGCGAACAGCAATAGGTTGCCCCTGTGCCCGACCACGACAAGTAGTGGCATCACGAGAAAAACGGATTGAATCAACTGTAGTCGGTACGGCTCCAGTGCCACCGAAAGTAGCAGACATACGACGCAGGAAACTGAGATACTCGCCCGTCTGCGGAGGATACATCATCTTTCCCTGCGAGAATACACTGTAGAGGATATCCAGACTCTTAATCGCCTCATCATCTGTTATGCGGCTCCCAACCTCAGGAATACCTGTTGCAGCAAATGTAGGTTTACATACATAAGACCACGCCTTGCGACCACCGACTGGACCAGCGATATCCAGGCTCAGCAGTTGCAGAGAACGCGCCACGCAATGAGCTAGCGGCCTTGAGGCACTTACCAAGCCGCGCAGCACGGGCGCCGCAGCACCAGGTCCCCTCGCGGCAGCAGCGACAGCAGCTGCACCAGGGATTGCATACGCCGGCATCCCTTCACGCTCAGAAAGGAGTACCCGATCTTCATCAGACCAGAACGGTGGTACAGTCTTATCATTCTTCACCAACTTATCTCCCCAACGAAGCATATACTTCATCGCCTCCCGCATAATTCGCGGCACTGTACGGTACTTGTAATCCGCCTCCACATGCTTCCGTGTTGTTATATCACGTGCAATAGGGTCCGTCACAAAGGTAAATGTACTGATATCATATGTATTGATATACGGTACTTGTATCATACCTGTACTTGCCCCTCCCACGCGCAACTTCAACTGTACTATCTTCATTGAGAATGTCCCGCCACTACGACTGATAGTTGTCTCCGCCTCCACGTCGTAGGCAAGATGAGATGAGCTCGTACGATAAAGGATGCGGAATAGCACTGTGCGACCAGTCACTTGCTGTTGCTGGTTAAGCATTATACGCAGTGTTTCGCCTGGGAAATCGCGCAAGGGCATCAAAAAAGACCCTGGGCCCTGTGGGATTACGTGCTTGTCAAATACTTCTAGCGGCGTGCCATTCAGTTGTCCGCCACCTATCCAGGGGCCGCCGCGCTCAGGACCACCTGGGCCGACTGTTGCAGGCAGAATCCCGTATATATCTGTACCTGTGCGAATCGCCGCGCTGTCAAATACGGAATGAGAGAGGGCCGCCACTATCTGGAATAGCCGCGTGAAAAAGAAGCCGATGGTGTTGCAGACTTGTTGCCTCTCTGCGCGCATGGATGCGTCGGTCAGTACATCTGTGCGCTGAAAATAGATGGTGCGCTTGCCGGCGTTCTCCTTTTTAAGAACCGGTACTACATCTATCGTCTTGAAATACTTATCAAACGCATTGCCTATCAATACAATGTACTTCGCGCATTCCTGTTGCTGCCCCATCTTGGCGAGGTCCTTATATGTTATATGATTCAGAAGGAGCTGGACACCCTCATTCATAACGAGCCGCATTGGCTCCGTAGAGCGAAGAAGTTTCTCTCGTGTGAGACCTTGTGGCCCGCCTTGTAATGTAGAGGTGCCGGCACCCATTTACTAATAGACACCTATATTTATTTGACCTTGTGGGCTGCCGCCGCTCCTGCCACTGGAGGGACAACCGAAAGTCCAGCATACTCGCACAATACATCACTGTGCGCCATCAATCGTCGGAGACACTTCTGTAATGTAGCAACTGATACATCTGCTGCCCTCTCTACATCCTGCAATGTAACACCTATATCGGGACATAGCTGCATGACAAACGCAATGCAGCCTGCGGCAAGTGACGGCGGTACATTCTCAATGCTGTAGCCCTCTTCTTCCGCCTTTGTTGCCACTGCCTTTATTGCCGCCTCCAGTGCATCACGAGAGGCCCGCGGGAGAGGGAGCTTGCTAAGTGGGAGAGATACATACTCGGTGGCCTTCGTGCTACCCTTACTTGTATCTACTGCCTTCTGATGGAGGAGCCCCTTCTGCTCCGCGAGGGCAAAGATTTCTTGGAAGTACTTGAGTGCCTTTGTGAATGTAGCTGTGCTGAGGGAGAACATATCCGCTATCTCCTTCGGCTTCCGCGGGCAGCCGGCCTTCTTAAGAGAACTATAGAGACAGGAGGCGAGGACGGCATCTCGGGTTAGTCCTCGGCGGTCACAGAGCTTGTGAATCATGACAAATAGATTGCGCGTGTCATCTGTGATTGATCCATTTATGCCGTGATTGGTGGCGATGATTGAGAGACGATCGGTCGTCTGCAGGAGTGCGCGCTCCTTATATGGCATGGCATTCCATGTATGGAACTTGCGGATACGATTCATGATGCGGCCTTTACCGCCCAATATCATAGTACCTAGTGACGCTTCCGGTAAATATGGATCTTGTGGTGCACCTACGCGACAGGGATCACCGCCGCGGTCATCATTGGCGAAGTAGCGGTATTCGGCGGTGGTGTCGAAGATGCGGCCGATGATTGTACCACAGCGCAGGCAGGTCTGGAGGGATTCTGTGAGAATGTCGTCGCCTGTTGCTCCGCATTCACATGTAAGCGGGGCCTGTGGCATAGTGGCTGTGTCGCAATCATTGAATGCAGCCCACCATGCCTTCATATCATCGGCTTGCGCTGCAGCCGACGCCGTGCGCGAACATATACCTGGAAATAGTGAGTCCATTGACTTGCCACTCTCTATGTATATTATTAGTCTGTACTTGTCCCTGACCTCCCGCCCTCAAAAACATCAATTTTATAGGCCATATTAGTAATGAGTATTCCCGCGGGCACCCCTATGGGGAATGAGACGAGAAAGCAGATTCTACCTGCAGAGGCGCCGGCTGGAGTAGGGTTCCTCGGCCCAGCCTACGATCCAGTTGACGAGCTCCTGCTTCCGCATCAAATAGGTGTACGTGAAGAGGGCTCCATGAGTGCAACTATAGATGCTGTGAAGGCTGTGGCATACTATGGCGATATGATAGGATTCGGCGCAGCCTCCAATCCCCTGACGCGCAGCATGGGGACGAAGCCGACTCCCCTCGGTGTCAACTACTTTGCACGTACAGGATTTACATGTGATAATGGGGCTGAAATGTACCGATACGTACAGGGTATTCCTACTGGTAATGCTGTGGGAAAGCGGGCGCGGGAGGCGATGGAGGGCGCGGGGTTTCCTGCGCTGCGCGGATTTGCCCCAGGCATAATGGAAGACGTACAGGAGGCAGTGAATCCTGGGCCGATGCTCGGTGCTCTCTTTGGGTCAGGCTATCCGAGGTGTAAGGAGATAGAGGCCGAGGTAGGGAGCGCGGCTGGGAAATTGTATAATGCAGAGGGCGTGCCACTTGTAGATGACGTGGCCTCTGCATATATGCGGGGAGGGAAATGGTATCAGAAACGTTGGGTTCTGGATCGTAATATTAAAAAAGGTGAATGGGAATGCGCGCGGAAGTTGTACCGTGTAGAGGGAGGGCGCGATGTCGCCCTTGCCGAGCCCGTGGAACCATGCGCTGCCGCGGCAATGGAGGGGTTTGCGAGCTACGCATCACGGCCAGCTGAGATAACATCGGCTACAACTATAGCAGTAGGAATACTTGGAATTATCTACTTTCTAACGGTAGGGAGACAATAAAGAATACACTGGATTGCGGGACATAATGCGTAACCCCCAACAAAATAATTCAATCCACCTCTGTAAATGGACGGCTGCGATGAAATAGATCTAGACGAGTTTGCGCTTGAGGATATTACTGAAGAACCCCAGCAGCTGACATCGTTCTCCAGCAACATTCTTGATGAAGAGAATCACAATACATTCCAACAAACGTCGCACACGGTAAAGGATTCTGTTCGCCGATGGGGTACATCCCTCAAATACGTACGGGCCGATCTGATTACCTACAAACTCTGCGAGGATGCAGTTATATCAGATGGATACGCACTAGAATACGTGCCACGCGAACAGTTTACGGCAGAGGAATACCACAGGTTATGCCTTATTGCAGTGTACAATAATGGATTTGTACTGAAGTGCGTTCCGAAGGATGCCATAAGTCGCGAAATTGTGGAATATGCCCACAATCATACTTGTTGTGCCATCATGTTTACTCCCCGCGAATTATTGACGGAGGAACTTTGTTGGAAAGCGATTGAACGCAACGGGGAGATGATCACGTATGTGCCTGACGAATTGGCCACAGAAGAGATGCGCAAGGCAGCCGAGGAATACAGGATCAAACAGAAAAAGGAGAAGGATGTGCGGGTGTCTGCAATGACGGATCAGTTGATTCGCGACGGCGAGCTTACTTGTCATATCCAGTAGCCGCTGCGGCACATTGTGTATTACAAGGCAGGGCGGCAATAACTGCGCCTGCGGCCGCCACAGCGCTCGCCCACTCTGCTTCGCTAATCTCTACAATTGCCCCAGCCGCTGCGCGTCCGAAATCAACAGTGCGTCCACAGCCAGGAGCGCGGAGCTGTTCCTTCTCTGGTAGAATAGAACTCGTTGCATCATCTGTAGTGAGAAAGATAGTGCCATCTGTATTATAGACTGTGAGTCGGCCGACGAGGTTGCCTGCGCCATCTTTTGCACCTACAAGATGCAGAGGACCGCCGCGAGGATAGTACCATTTGAATTCCCCGTAGATGTAGCCATCCCTATATGTAGTAGAGATAAGGGGTGCACCTGTCTCAGGCCCATATTCGGCGTAAGGTCCATGAGCCAGTCCAGCTCTATATGTAGCGGCGAGGGTGAGTCGGCCTTCGTGGAATTTGTATCGTGGTCCCTCTGTGAGCCCGCCTTCACCGAATGTTTCATATATATAGAGTCTACCTTGTGGATCCCTGATGATACAAGTCCCGTGGAGGGCTCCGCCGCGGATGCAAAAATAGTCGGTGTAGCCGAGTGGTGTTGTGTAACGGTAGTATCGCGGCTGCATGATTGAAATGTATTGCGTGCGTGTATCTTATATGGGTCTCGTGGCTCTATGCGCTTTAAGTACCCTCTGCGGTATATTACTATTTATACTAAAAATACTAATATGCCTTGGGTCAATGCAGGTCATTATGCCTTCTCTGCCGCCGTTGCAAGGGCCGCAGCCGCAGCTGCCGCTGGCGCCCCCTTCAGCAGCCTGCCCTGCGTCAGCATACGTGAAGAGATACACATCGTCTCCAGCTCCTGCATCAACAACTTGGATGCATAGGGTATCTGTACTGGGCTAAACTTCGTCGTATTATGACATCCGCGGCAATTCCAGATGCCCGCCTTCGGATTAGTAATGGCGATCAGGCCGCACTCGCGGCAAATATAACAGGAGAATGCATCAGAGCACTCCATCAATCTCTCCTTCGTAAACTCTGCGACACCATGTGCCGCCACACAATCACGCTCCATTTCACCAAACCTCAATCCACCTTCACGTGCCCTACCTTCCGCAGGTTGGCGCGTCAACATCACCAGCGGCCCTGATGCACGGCTATGCAGCTTGTCCGCCGAGCAGTGCCGCAACCTCTGATAATAACAAGGGCCAATGAAGATGCTCGTCTCCATCATTCGCCCCGTAAATCCATTATACATAATCTCATTTCCATGCGGCTCTAGTCCAAACTGGTCCCGCATAATCCGAGAGATGTCACCAATATTTGTCGACGTGAATGGCGTTCCATCTCCGAGCCCGCCAGCTCGCGCACACAGTTTCCCTAGTAGCGTCTCCATCAACTGGGCGATCGTCATACGACTGGGAATACAATGCGGATTGATGATGATATCAGGGATGAGACCACCAGTAGTCTGCGGCATGTCCTCAGGATTCAGAATCATACCTACAGTACCTTTCTGGCCGTGTCTCGAGGAGTTTCCAGTCCATACAATTCGCCCATGCCGGCGGACAAGGAATACCTCTGTAGGAACACGCAGGCAATATACCTTTCCAGTAAAGGGGACTAATTCCTCGCGCTGCCCTTTCTGTGACCCTACATGTCCGTGATTCATAGTAGGTCGCAGCCTTTGACGACGAATGCCAATATCCCAGCTATCTGCAGTTGAAGTAATTATCCTGCCATCAGTCATTGTAGCCTGATGCCCTGCATCGTACCTCTTTGTATAATATGAGGTCCATCCAGAATGTTGACACAGAATCTGAATCTGGTCGCGCAGCTGTACGGATGATGTATAGTAGTGAAGGGAAGTATCTGTCTCATGTCCGTCTCCTAGACACATCGCCTCTACAAAGAGCTTGGATTGACGAGCACTCAGGCCAAATACCCATGTAGGGAGAGACTTATTCACAGCACCTACATTATATTTACTCAAGTCATGCGTTAACTCAGTATTATTGATATAGAACTTCTTAGTTGATTCTACATAGTTATATTTGAGCCCAAGTTCTTCGCAACATTCCGTTAGTTTACTAGACACCCTCTCCTTATTTGCGGCGAACTCTACCCTGCATGTATAGTTCGCCTCATTGATATAGGTCCATCCTTCTGCAATCCAGATGCCATAGATATAGATGAGAGCATCCATTTCATCATCAGTATATGTCCTATTCCCAATTGTAACAGCAAGGTCCTCCCTTGAGACAGGGCCATCTGACTGATATCGCACACGCTTGCCAATTACATCCCTTGCCTCAATAAGTTCGTATGCCGGCTTATCACGCTTTTGTACCCACATCCTATGATTCAGGGTTACCTTCAGACTTACACCCTGGCTTTCAACATCATACATATCCCCATCCTGATCGAATACAAGCGTTTCCAGTGGATTTACATATTCCATTGTACCAGTTTCTCGGTTTAGTTGTGCGACGCGATCATCTACACGTACATCCGCAATAGGAACCCAGCCACGTGTCTCAGTCAATACATCGTGGTCGGCCGTCAAACAGAATTTATCGCCTATCTCAGGTACACGGTCCTGGCGCATTCTGATTTTTGCGAAGGAGTATCCCTCGCCATTGCGACTCTTATAGATACGATCTACATATCCTACTTCATTATTGCGCGGCATGCGTGATACATCGCGAAAGCGCTTCGCGCCTGAGGGAAGTACTTGGCCTGTCGCGACGCGCAAGGGAACTACCTTACCAATGAGAATATCATCCGATGCGACGAATTTGTTCTCTGGCACGAAGCCATCTGCGCCCAACTTCTCATAATTTCCATTCTTCATCTGCGTTGTCACCGCAGGGTCAGGCGCACAGAAGCGCTCCTCTTCACCAGATGACTGATTCTTCCTCTCCTCATCCTTATATGTACGGTAGAAGATGGAGCGGAAGCGGCCTCGCTCTAATGCCGCGCGATTAATCATATTGGAATCCTCCTGATTATAGCCCGAGTACGTCATGATAGCAACGACAATGTTCTGGCCGGTTGTCAACGTATCACCACCATAGAACTTACTCATATAGGGATTCACAAAGGGACGCTCCAGATAACTGAGAACGTGCGCCATCGTGTCAAAACGCTCGCGATAATTCATCGCATACATTCCCATTGCTTGCTTTCCCATACTCGATTGGTATGCATTACGCGGAGATTGATTATGATTAGGGAAAGGGATATTAGATGCAAGTGTTCCGAGGATAACCGACGGATGAATCTCTACATGTGTATAGTCCTTCGCATTAGGGCCCGCCGCATACAAATCCTCAAGTGTCATGGCAATATACATACCCTCAGTCTCACCGCTATCAATATATTCCACCAAGGAGTGGCCGCCAGGTGTCTGCCACATGAGGATGTTCTCCCATGTCTTCATGTCGCGCAGCGCGGCGCCCAAGCGAGGATCCGCGCAGATTTCGCGCACGGCGCCGGCGACTAGTACAGGTCGGATAACGCGGCCTGCTTCGGTTGTAATCCACAGCTCCTTCAGTGCCGGCTTCCAGATGATACCAGTATGGATATGAAGTGCGCCGGCCCTCTTCGCACTCCGCAGGAGATCCAGGGCCTTCATTGTGTCAGCCACGGGAATGATGCCGAGCCAGGCGCCATTGACGAAGATACGGGTATCTGTGAAGAGCTGGTCCGCACTCGCGTCGCGGAGTGCGACGAAGGCTGCCATTGCGGCGAGATAGGCGTGCACCACTACTGCATTACTATAGATCGTAACAGACGTAGTAGAGGACATATTCTTTACTACACCAACAGAGTGACCCTCAGGCGTCTCGCAAGGGCAGATGAAGCCCCATTGCGTGTTATGAAGCTTACGCGGCGCGATGAGTTTCCCAGTCTTCTCAATCGGCGTAGAGATGCGACGGAGATGGGAGATGGCGGCCATATAGTTGAGGCGATTGAGTACCTGACTGACGCCAATCTTGCTGGGCCCACCGATCTTCGCCGAGCCGAAGTTGCCCGTCGCCATGGACGACTTCAGATTTACATCTAATATAGTGGATTTGATGATCTTATTGATATTATTAACATTAACAATCTCCTCGAAGTTGGCAGTGGCGCGCCAGGTGCCGCCGTGAATCTCCTTGCCGAGGCTGGCGCGGATATCCTTCACCATACGGGTTGTAAATGTTTTGCGAGTGAGATCGGCGAGGAGGAAGCCAGGGATATCCACACGCTTATTCGGGTAAGCATCACGATCATCATTAGGGATGCGATGCCATGCGACCCATAGGAGTTTGCGCGTCATGTGGCCGAGGAAGCAGGCCTTCTCGTATGTCTTGTCCGTTCCACCGACTTGGGGGAAGAGTTCGTCGCCGAGGATGTCATTAATGACGAGCTGCCGCTGATTCTTCACGGACCATACATTTATGTATTGCGAGAGCCACTGGAGTGCCTGCTCCTGTGTTCTGACGTCGGCCGCTTCCATGATGGACTCCTCGATGATGGCATTGAAGACGACGTCGCCGCCATATCCGAGGATGAGGTCCACGATGGCCTTATCTGAGATGATACCGAGTGCGCGGAATAGGATAAATAGGGGGATATCTGTCTTGATACGGGGGACGCAGGCGCGGAGGAGATGGATGAGGGGATTCTTCGGGTGATATACAATTTTGACGGAGTTGGACTTCGGTACTTGGTCGTTATCGGGGCCGATACACTTAATATCAATGACCTCCATGTCTTTCGGGCTGCTGCGGTTGTTGCGGAATACGAAGGGGCGGTTCTCGGACATACGTTCCTGGGAGATGATGGCGCGCTCGCCGCCCTGGATGATGAAGTAGCCGCCGAGGTCCTCGGAGCACTCGCCGAGTTGGCTGGGGTGGATATTCTTCTGGTCCGAAAGGAGGCAGTATTTGGAGCCGACCATTACGGGAATCTTGCCGAGATGTACGTTGGGAAATACGCGGGTACGGGTCTCCCTCACGCCGCCGGCGGTGTTGTCGATGAAAGTTGTCTCTACGCGGACATCTACATTTAGGGGTGATGCGTAGGTGAGATTCCTCAGGCGTGCGTCATTTGGCATCATGGGATGGATGGCGCCATTGTTCTCGAAGATGGTCGGCTTCCTGAGTGTAGTCTTCTCAAATGTAATGGCGATTTCATACTCGTGATTGACCTTATGGCCGTGGTCGCCGCTCATAGTCTGGCCGATGAGAGCATTAGCGGCAGTGGTGGAGAGGCCGGTCGCGGAGGCGAGGGCGGAGCGGGGGCCGGCGAGGGGAATCTCGGGAGAGCCGCGGACGACGATTGGATTCACTTGGTGGATAATCGCGGGAATATCTACATCCATGAACTGGTTGAAGGACTCGATCTGGTGGGCGATGACCTGCTTGCCGTCAAGCTGCTGGAAATAGGTATCCAGGATGTGCTTGTAGGAGAGCTGGTTCGCTGTCGCTGTCGCCATTTGCAGAATGTCTCAGAAAAGGCGGGTGTACCTTTGCGGTTTCAGCGGCAGGACCTTCCTCAAATTTTGTGGGGAGGCCTTAAGTTCCGCGGCCACATCATGGCTATCCGCGAATTTAAAATCCGCGCAGAGTAGAACCATAGTTTATGTTCCTCTCTACCTTGCTGCTACTACATACTACAGTTGCTGCCGCTGCAGCAGTTGACTTGACATCAGCCACTCTCCCGACACCATGCCCTTCATATATCCCCTGTAAAGAAGGCTACCAGTATGATGGCGTACAGTGCGTTGGAGGCCGCATTCCGTGGGTTGGACCAGAGCCGTGCCCTACTGGTATGACCACGATTTATGGTGCTGATAGGACTATCATCGGATGCCAGTACGTGATTGATGCTACGCCTGCGCCATGCCCTTCACTTCTGGCTGCTGCAGTCTCAACGCCGTGCCCGACCTATGTGCCCTGCAAGGATGGATATATATATAATGGAAAACAATGCCTCGGACCTTTCACACAACCTACGGCTGATGGCGGTTGCCCCCAGGGAACGCAGCCTGTTATTGGCAGTGATGGCGCGGCGATGTGCCAGTACGTGATTGCTGCATATGACAACCCGTGCCAATGCAGGGACCCGATGCTGTGCCCTTGCGATCCTGTATTTTTGCCGATGGGACTATGCCCCTCCTTCACACCACAGGAACCTATCATGAGCGCGAGCGCGAGCGCAACCATGACACAGAAGATACAGGTACTTGCTATTGCCTCTATAATGCCGACTCTATCATCCACTCCTACATTTACATATAGGGTGGTGAATCAGCAAGTATCTGCCAGTCAGACACCGAAGGTAGTCGTAGACCCGAGGTTCTCTGAGACTGCATCACAGACACCGAAGATAGATGTTCCTCTGCGTACCGTATCACCAGTACAAGATAGCGCATCATCTGGTTTCTATAGTCCGACGATTTCCCAGACTGCATCACAGACACCGAGGATCGTAGATCTAAGGTTATCTGAGACTGCCTCTCAGACACCGAAGGTAGCTGCTCCCCTGCGTACTGTATCACCAGTAGACACAACTACATCATCTACGTCCTATAATCAGACGGTATCTCAGACTCCACCTCTAGTGATAGATACGATCTCCTATATTAGTCAGTCTCGTACTCCTACTGCATCTCAGATACCGAAGGTAGTAGTAGACCCGAGGTTCTCTGAGACTGCGTCGCAGACACCGAAGGTCTTTGTAGACCCGAGGTTCTCTGAGACTGCGTCGCAGACACCGAAGGTCTTTGTAGACCCGAGGTTCTCTGAGACTGCGTCGCAGACACCGAAGGTCTTTGTAGACCCGAGGTTCTCTGAGACTGCGTCGCAGACACCGAAGGTCTTTGTAGACCCGAGGTTCTCTGAGACTGCGTCTCAGACATCTACATATAAGGCTGTGCTACGCACAGAATCGGGTACTAGCACGCCATCTGGCTCTGTAACCACTACATATAGGGTACCTATCTCACAAGAGTCTGCATCAGCAAGTATGACTCTAAAGGTACAGGATATACGTACTATGACTGCTTCGCAAACACCGAGGATCGTAGATCCGAGGTTCTCTGAGACTGCATCTCAGACACCGAAGGTAGCGGTAGATCCGAGGTTCTCTGAGACTGCATCTCAGACACCGAAGGTAGCGGTAGATCCGAGGTTCTCTGAGACTGCATCGCAAACACCGAAGCCCCAGGATATACTTGTAGATACTAGGATATCAAATACACCGATATATGTAAATGATGTGATTGAATCTAAAACACCTGTATATCTCAGCGATGTAACTCTGACAGCAACAGCAACAGCTACTGCGACCAATACATATAAGGTACCTATCTCAAGGGAATCTGTCTCTGCATCGCAGACACCGAAGGTAGTAGTAGACCCGAGGTTCTCTGAGACAGCATCACAGACACCGAAGGTCTTTGTAGACACGAGGTTCTCTGAGACAGCATCACAGACACCGAAGGTCTTTGTAGACACGAGGTTCTCTGAGACAGCATCACAGACAGCATCACAGACAGCTTCGCAGACTGGAACATCCACTGCAACTGTATCACATACCAAGAAGGTAGAAGATATCAAGCCTTTCACTACCACTATATATATAAGTGATGTGACACCGATTGCAATACAGACACAAAAAGTACCTGTAACTGCGACACAGACAGCAACGCAGACGTCAAAAAAGCGCATTCCCGCGTTCAAGGATATCCTACCTATCCGTCTTCCTCCCGCGACAACAGTAGAGGAACTCGTAGATGATATGGTTACTCTCCAATATATTCACAATCAGATAGCTATTGCCTATAACGTAACTATCCTATCCGTCCACTTGACAAATATTCGTAATGGGACTACAGTCTATTCTATCAAGTCCCACGTTCCCATTGTTGCAGATGGTCCGCGCATAATGATACAGGAGACACTAAATCTTGTCGCAGTTGAGTTCGAGATTGATACAATGCCAACCACGCTGAATCGTACTGTGATTGAGGAGACACTCATCATTGTTGCAGAGGGCGCGTCTCTCTCCAAGCAGGACATCATCACTATCAGCGGAGATATGGAATACAATCAGCAGGCGGCGATGGCAGCGGCAGGGGCGACGGAACCGAGTCCTGCGGCACCTGGCTCAGGAGATCGTGCAGCAGCTGGAATACTAGCAGGATATATATTGGGTGGATTGGCCGCTGTAGTACTTGTCGCAGGAGTAGTTGTTGCTGCAGACGCCCATCTTAAGAAGAAGGGTCAGCTCCTGGCGACGAAAGCGGCAATCATGACAAAGTATAATCCTGCTGCTGGTGCTGGATCTCCGCCGAAGGCTGATCCTCAAGTTATAGTGGTTGATGCCGTATTTAACCGAGTATAAAGGTAAGAAGATGTCAACGCCCGAGTCTAGTATAAAGCAGGTGACTCTTACTGGCGTGGCCGCTATACCGACTATGGGTGGCGGTGCAACCAGGCGGCGTGTGAGGCGTCAGCGCGGTGGAGATGGTGGCCTACCGTTACCAGCCCCTGCACCCGCAGCACCTGAGGCCGCCGCCACAGTACGTATCATCCCTACTGCACCTGCACCTGCTCCCGCTGTGCCTGTTCCCGCCCCGGAACTTGTAGGGGGGTTTAAGCCCTTTGCATCCGCAGCTCAAAAGATAGTGCTACGTCCGAAGAAGGCGGCAGTCAAGGTTCTCCTCACGAGAAAGAGGCCCGTCACGACTCCAGGCACAGCTGCAAAGCCGGCTCATAGGCCTGCGCGAAAAGTCACCCTCGGACTCATAGCGCATAAGCGCCGTATTACACGCGCCCGTACACTCCGCAAGGAATCCAGGACTCTACCTGTCGCACAAGTACGGGCTACACTCGTAGAGAAAGGCATTATCAAACCTACATCTAAGGCTCCCGACGCAGTCCTTCGGCAAATGTATGAGGATGCAATGGCCCTCTCTCAGCCCTCGCTTTGAGGCCCGACTAAAGAACGCGGCTGCCACGCCAAAATAAAAACCGGCCCATAGGCTGGGGTGAATGCTCCCCCTCTCGTCGTGGCGCAATGGTAGCGCGCGGGATTGTAGGTCCTCGCTATGCCTAAATGTAAATCTCCCTAGGTTGCCGGTTCGATTCCGGTCGACGAGATACCACTATCATAACTATTTTCATGTAGCCTGGCTATTTGAAAATAGAATATTTGCTCGTCCGAGTCTCATACCCGCGAGACCGCTACGCTAACAAATGTATTAACAATACGCGTCACTGTATCTTTCTCCTGCAGGGCGCTAAGCCACTCCTGTGGTATTGCCGCAAACCCATAGTATGCACCAGCAATTGCACCATATACAGCTCCTACAGTATCTGCATCATGTGCTAGATTTACTGCCAGTACAGCACCATCACGAAATGTCTCCGTGCGAAAGAAAGCCCACATCGCTGCCTCCAGTGTATCCACTACATATCCACTTGAGCTAATTGCTGACCTCTCCTTCTCTGCCAACCCTACATATCCCCATCTCTCCGCAGCACGGTCTGCCAGCGCCTCCTTTGTTACGCCGCGCGTCGCCAGGATAATGATCTCAGCCATACGGGCGCAGAATTCTATACATACTGGATGCGCATGCGTTGTGAGAGATGTATGTGCCGCATCAGCCGCAGCAAGTACAGCAGGACCAGTTCTAGCCGCGTACCAGATCGCCGCCGGCGCCATCCGCATTAGAGAACCGTTTCCACAATGATAGTCCTTCGTTGTCGCCGCGATAACCTGGCCTGTGCGATTATACCGTATAAGTGCATCACGTGTCGTATTTCCTATATCTATACAGGTACCTGGCACACTAGACATATAGCCATTAATTAGCCAGTTCAGATACTTATCTAGTTGATCCGCTGGATCATCTCCTCCACACTCAGCGAAGCTGGCTGCGAGGCAGAGCATCATAGAAGTATCATCCGTCCATGAACCTGCTGGCACATTAAACTGTCTATTAGGAATCATTTCTGTGACGAGAGGCTGCGTGTCTCGCTCCGTGAATTCCAGGGGCGAACCGAGGGCGTCGCATACAGCTGTTCCCCAGAGACAGCCGCGATACTTATCTGTGGGCGGCGGCGGTAGTGCGGGAGGGCTAGACATATAATGGCTGATGTGCGGCATACTCTTAGGCATTGTTACTATAAATTTGAGTCAGCGCCCATTCCGCTACTCATCACTAACACCTACTTCTCATATGGCGGCAGCGACAGCGACAGAGGCGACTTCTCCCTATCTGAAGATAAAGCTTCCCTCTGAGCCATGTGACGAGGTCCCCACGGCAATCCAATACAAGTACGAACTAGACAATTTCCAGAAACACGCTGTAGCGGCAATTCATCGCGATGAGAATGTACTTGTTACTGCAAAGACTGGCTCAGGTAAGACGATGGTCGGCGAATATCAGATTGCCCACAGCCTCGCCCGTGGCGGCCGAGTCTTCTATACGACTCCCATCAAGTCCCTCTCCAATCAGAAGTTCAATGACCTGAAGGCGATGTTTCCCTCTGTCGGCATCATGACTGGCGACATCAAGTTCCAGCCGCAGGCACAAGTAGTAGTGCTAACAACCGAGATTCTTCGCAATCTACTATACAAGCACGGTACAGTCACCGAATCCATTGGCCTTAGTGGAGCAATGAGCCTGGATGGACTGGATGCGGTTATCTTTGACGAAGTCCACTACATTAACAATCCTGACCGCGGGAAAGTCTGGGAGGAGACGATGATCCTGCTCCCGCCGCATGTGAAGATGATTCTTCTCTCTGCGACAATTGACCAACCTGAGCTCTTCGCATCCTGGCTCGGCGATATTCGCGCGCGACCTATAGTACTTATCCCCACGAAGCACCGTGTTGTCCCCTTGACGCATGCCGTCCTGGGTGGCGGTGGCCCAGGCCAGGAGGAACTCCTAACTATTATGGACGAGAAAGAGAACTTCAACGCACAGACCTATAAGGAATGGTTGCAGGGCAGGAAGCGCGCTGCAGATGCGGCGAAGGAGCACAAGGCCCGTGTTGCCCGTCGTGATTGGACCGACGAGACCGATGTCACTATTGCCCGTGGCATTAATGAACGTACGCGAGCATTCACGGCGACACTCAATGACTGTGTGAAGTTCCTCGCCGCTCGCGAAGCCTTGCCGGCTCTCTTCTTCTGCTTCTCCCGTCGCGGTTGCGAAGAGCATGCAGCCCGCATCTCAACCACACTCCTTACTACATGTGAAATCACCGATGTCAAGCACATTATGAAATTCCATCTACGAGATCATATGGCGGATCTGCAGACTCTGCCGCAGTTTCACACGATAAGGGCCCTGGCAGAGCGGGGCATTGGCTTTCATCATAGTGGACTTCTACCTGTCTTGAAGGAGATGCTGGAGATTCTCTTCTCTCGCGGCCTAGTCCGCGCTCTGTTCTGCACGGAGACATTTGCGGTAGGAATCAATATGCCGACAAAGACTGCCGTGTTTCTCGGTGTGAAGAAATATGATGAGGGTCTGGATGCGCAGCGTGTCATAACAACAGATGAGTATATTCAGATGGCTGGGCGTGCTGGACGGCGCGGGCTAGACAAGTTCGGGCTCGTACTGTACTTGCCTGAGGATGATCCTGTGTCCGTGGAGGACTTAAAGCGCATGATGAAGAGTGGGATGCCGGCGATCACGTCACGTATGGATTTCGGCTATGATTTCATCTTGAAGTCATTGCATGCAGCACAAGGTCGCGAAGGCCGAGACATACTGGAAAAATCCTATTGGTATCGTCAGGCCGCAGAGAGGCGGCGGGCGCTCTTAGACGACGTGGCTTCTCTACGGGAAAAGCAGGCCGCTGTACCTATCGCAGCCCAGGATCTTGCGGAGTTCGCAGCCCTCGGTAAATTACAGGCTGCATTCAAGGTGTCGCGCTCTAAGGAGGATTCCCGTGCCGTCAATCATTGGCGAGATAGACATGTAGGGCCGAAGTGGGTAGCAGCAGAGCGACTCTATAAACAATACCTAGACTACGAGGAAGATATTGCCACCGCTGAGCGGTCCCTCGCAGCAGTGGAGCGCGCCATGACGGGCGAGGAACTCCTTGGCGCATCCATTCAATTCCTCACCGAGGCTGGATATATTAACTCAGAGCGCGGTATCATCGCGACAGAATTCAATGAAGCACATCCTATCATGGCAACTGAGCTCTATATGTCTGGTGTCCTAGACGGCGTCAGCCAAGATGACCTATGTATTATACTGGCTGCCTTTCTGGAGAAGGAGCGAGGTGACCGCTGGCGATTCCGCGCCCCTCCTGGCCTCTCTGATCGCGCGACAGCTGCCCTAGAACGCATCGGCGTTATCGCAACAGAAATGCGGGAACTAGAAGAAGGTGTGCGCGGAGCGAGGGCCAACCCAGAATTCTGGGACCTCTCTTCTGTCTGGCCTACACTTATCGCACAGTACTTGACTTACCTAGATGAAGGCGTGGATGTAACATCTGCTATTACTCTCATATGTACGGATAATGGTATATATGAGGGGAACTTCATTCGCGCTGTGCTGAAGATATCAAATATGCTGGAGGAGTTACAGGGCGTGGCAACCTATGGGAAAAATATAGAGATGTTGGGCTGTCTGGAGGGCGTCGGGCGGCGACTAGTTGCGGGGCTTATCGTCCCCAGTTCTCTGTACTTGACATTAGCGTAGAAATGCTTGCGCCCCTTACACTAGCAAATCATCAATACGGAATAGTATCCTATTTTTCCATCGCGGCTTTGACGGATCAAACCAATAGGAGAGACGGACTTCATCTCCTTGTATTGCTCCATCATAGTTAGTCACAGTCACTACTTTTTTCCATGCAGGTATATATACTTTCACTTTCTCTCCACGATTCTCTACATCTATACATATACCATTCAGGGCGGTTCCCTCTGTGCGCCACTTGTAGAGGATTTGGAGGAAGAACATGTCACGTTCAAACTTGCGGGCCACTTTCGCGCGGTCATTGAGGTGCAACTCGATGAATTGTAGGGACTGCGACGATGGCTGCGACAGAGGCGCTCTGCTACGAATAATGCCCTTCAGTACTCGCTGATTTACAAGGTCAGCATATCTACGAATAGGAGATGTAGCATGGCAATATGGAGAATCTGAAAACATACTATGTATTGGGTAATGGTCGGCATCCACGCGTGCAGATGCAACATAGGTTGCCGCTTCCATACACATGAATCCGAGGTCAGGATGTAGGGCACGCAGCTTCTCTGCATCCATGAAGTTGCCAGCGGTGTGACAACGGAGGAGACCGCCGTGGACGGTCCAGAGACGTTTGGCGGCCTCTTTATTGTAGAATATCATAAGAGACTCTATGAGGAAGTGACTGTCAAGGCTAGCCTTGAGCGTTACACTGTCACTGACACTGTCACTGTCAGCGGCCGTGCTCTGAATAGCACCGACTGTAGCACCCAATGCGGCCTTTGCCTCAGCAGCATCCGCGGCGGCCCCAAATTCCTCATATGTATATGTCCTATCATTCGTGACGGTAGTCAGTGCAAATCGCATACAGCTCACACTCCGCGCCCTAGCATCTACTTCAAAGATTAGGGATACACAAGGTCGTACCGTACCCGCCAGGAGAGAGCAGGCATCCTCTGAGATGAATGCAGGTAACATAGGTGCAGCGGCCACACCATCTACATATAGTGTCTGCCCTCTCTCACACGCGGCCATATCAGTTGCCGAGCCTTCCTCGATAATCGCGGCTACATCTGCAATTGAGATGGCGACCTCATATATATCATCTGCAGCTGCTGGGCGATTCGTAGCGAGTGGCCTATAAGAGAATACATCATCTACATCGCGACAGCCTGCAGGATCAATATTGAATGTAGTCCAGTCATTTGCGCGATTGATATGTTCCCGCTGGGCGACATCAGCTCCAATACATATATCATCTCGTGTAATTCGTACTTGTCTCCAGGGGCAAGCAGAGAGAAGTAGGGCCTCTTGTTCTGCCTCATAATCACCTGCGGGTCCAATGACTCGCTCTAGGGAACCGCGGGGGAATTTATCGGCCTCATCCCAGGACTGGAAGCGGCAGACGACGAGCTGATTCTGTATACGGGCTGCGGCGTAGCCGACGAGGAAAGGCGGATAAGCACGATTCATAGGATAGAAGAGGAATTGCGGCGTCCCACGACTACTCATACCGTATATGGCCTTGGAGCAGATATCCAGGAGACCTACGAGGGGCGGATGCTTCGCTCGCTTTTGAAGGCTTAGTGCGAGGCCATCTCCGCTAGGCGTGACATCAACTGAATCACCGCACAGTACTTTTGCAGCGGCAGCTGCGGCTGCAGTAATCCATTCGGCATCAATACATATATATATATTAGGATCTACTAGTGAAAAGCGACTATAATTTGTAGTGGAGAGTATTGCGTGCGGCATTTCTGGGATGGCGGGTGCTTGGTCGGCGCTCTAATACTGGTCGGTGGCAAATTTATGCGCGGTGCCCTGGCGCAGCACGGTTGGCCTGCAACCTAAACCCCCCGCGACACATATATAGGTAAGTTACATTGCCCGCACACGCAACTAAATGTACCCCGAATATCGCGCATTCTACGAGAAATACCGCGAGGTCTATGGTGATAATACGGCTATCTTCCTACAAGTCGGGTCCTTCTATGAACTATATGATTCCATTAACCCCCTATCTGGCGAGAGTACATGTAATTGTCGCGAGATAGTAGACCATCTCGGCATCCAGCTCACAATCCGTAAGGGTGATGGAGAAACAGGTCATGATGGGCTCTTTGCCGGCATCCCAGACCACAGCCTCCATAAATGGGCTGGCAGACTCACTGCAGCGGGCTGGACCGTTGTCGTGGTGGATCAAGTAAAGGATAGTGCCGGTCGCGTCCAACGCAGAGAGGTCGCTCGCATATTGTCCCCTGGTACACATATAGAGGCTGCTACATCTGACGCTGGTGCCACTATAGCCGCTATCTGGCTTGAAGCTTCGGCGTGTTCCCCTTCTGGCTCCCTATCATATGGTGCAGCAGTACTAGATCTTACTACAGGTATTACCCATACAACTGCAGGCCAGACAAAGGGAGAGATGACTTCATGGACCTCCGATACACTAGTACAGTTCCTACAAATCTATTCTCCGCGAGAGCTCCTCGTCCTCTGGCGCGGTGATGCACTACTTGTCCCTGATGAGGCCCTGCTCCGCCGCAGACTTGGTATGCCTACTGGTCTCATACATGTTCGCCTTGCTGGTCCAGATTATCAGGGATCCCTTGAGGTTGATATGGTACGGGAAGAGTTCCTAAGGGCAACATATGGCATCAAGTCTCTGCTACCGACGAGGGAATGGTTACGACTGGGGCAGGGACAGGGACAGGGACAAGAGAGAGCCCTAGTCTGTCTACTAAGATTCGTGGAGGATCACTTCCCTTCCGCCCTCACCCAGCTACAACTCAATCGCCCCTGGATGCCCCGCTCAGCCCTCACCCTCGGCAATCATGCCCTCACACAGCTACAAATCATTGCACCACGCCTACAAGACTCAGTACTTGGCCTCTTCCGTTCCTGTATTACTCCTATGGGAAAACGCGCAATGAGAGAGCGTCTTCTCTCTCCTAGTGCTGATGCTGCCGTCATTGAAGCCAGACTCGCCGAGGTAGATCAGTACGTGTCATGCATCCTACAGCCTGAGGGAAAACAAGACGGCGTCCTATCTTCACTTCGCAGCATCTACGATCTCCCCCGCCTCCATCGGCGCGTCGCATGTGGTACTGTCTCTGCTGCAGATGTACTTGCTCTCGACCAGAGTTACCGTGTTGCTGTCATGCTAGGCCGCGCTGACCTCCCCGCACTCCTTGATGCTCCCCAGGGTCTCCTTGACGATCTTGCAGCATGGCGTACTGCGGCATTTGACAAGTACATATCCGTAGAGAAGGCTGCCCGCGCATCTGAAGATTGCAGTTTCCTCGTCGCCAGCGAAGCCCAGTTCCCTCGTATTGCAACCGCAGAGGCGAGACTCGCAGAGATACGCGCGATAGTTGAACGCTTCGCCGAGCTCTGCTGTACTGTTACTGGTCGCACTACAGGGTTCAAAGTAGAAGAGAAGGAGAAGCAGGCATATGGGATTCGCGGCACAAAGGTTGCACTTCAGTCCCTGCAAGGCCACCTCAGGTCTGCCGCAGATGTTGCAACTGTAGTGGAGTCTCTTCGCGGGGCCACGACGGTGACCTCAGGTGCAAACGGTGGCTGGGTAGAAGTTCCCTGGCTCGCCGCTCTCTCTGCAGAGGCTGCCCGTCTCCGCGCCCAACTTGCAGCAGATGTAGCACGAGAATTGCCGCAGGTATGCGCTGCCCTCATCCTGGGAGCACCCTGGACTCCCCTGGAGGAATGGTTGGAGAAACTAGACGTTACACAATGTATTGCCCGTGAATCCGTCTCGCGGGGCTATGTGAGGCCGCAGATTATCTCTGACGCGGCTGCTGGCGAGGCTGCATCCCTAGATGCCCGTGGCCTACGTCATCCCCTAATTGAAACAATTCTCACACGTACAGAATACGTACAGCATAATGTCAGCATTGGGACCAGCCCCGAGGCCCGCTCCTGGCTCGTCTACGGAATGAATGCATCAGGTAAATCCTCTCTAATGAAATCCATCGGCATTGCAGTACATCTCGCCCAGGCAGGATGTTATGTGCCTGCGACATCCTTTGCTATCGCACCTTTCACCAGTATATATACGCGTATCCTCAACCAGGATAATCTCTGGGCCGGCCTCTCATCTTTCGCAGTAGAGATGGCCGAGATGAGGGACATTCTGGATGCTGCAGATAGTCGTACACTTGTACTTGGAGATGAACTCTGCTCTGGAACGGAGTCAGTATCGGCGCAGGCCCTCGTCGCAGCCGGCATTGAATGGCTCTCTGAGGCCGGCGCACGATTCGTATTTGCTACACATCTACATGGCCTACTTGATGTACTGCCTGCCCCAGCCCAGCTAGGCCTGCAAGTATGGCATCTGAAAGTAGCATATGATGCTGTGAAGGATCGCCTCGTATATGAGAGAACGCTGAAACCTGGAGCGGGTTCTACACTCTATGGGATTGAAGTTGCGCGAGCAATGCATTTACCAGTACAGTTCATTGAAGTGGCACATAGGTATAGGCGGCGGTTGCAGGGGGCAGTGAGTTATGAAGAGGCTACTGGTAGTTCATGGAATAGCGCAGTAGCGCGGCGGCAATGTGAAGTATGTGGGGCAGGGCTAGTATCGGATTTGGAAGTACATCACATTCGGCCACGTGCAGAGGCTGCGGCAGGGGCTCTGCGATTCGCAGATGGAGCGGGACGCGATGATGTCCGTAACCTAATTGTAGTGTGTGCGAAGTGTCACGATGAAGCACATGCAGGCAGGCAGGAGATTGGGGCACTCGTACAGACATCAGATGGACCAGTGCGGGGAGGTGAGGTGAGCGAAGGGAGCTCTGCGAGCGCTGCAAGTGCGGAGACACGTGCATCCAAATGGGATCCAGCGGAACAGGGTATTATTCTCAATATGCTACGTATAAATCAAATAGTACCTTTAAAAATTATTGCATTCAGGCTGAAGGAAGAGCATGATATTGATATTAGTGAGGCGACTCTGCGGCGCATTCGCAAAAGCGGTAGCTTTTAGCTCATGTGCGACAGGTATTACCTTGGCGCATTCGCAAAAGCGGTAGCTTTTAGCGGCGACAACGCAAGTAGCTCAGCGGCGACGCAGAAGGCTACTTGCGATAGAAGGCGGGGCTACCTGAGTGGAAGCAGGGGCCGCAGCTGCAGCATAGTAGTTCTTATCCGCTTCTGTCTCCGCCACACCATCAAGGGAAGCACAAGAGACATCGGTCTTTACAGCGATATCGCGAACAATCTTCTCCAACTTACCGACGATATCTGCAATTGCATTAATATCGGTACGGACAGCGATGAATTCATTGCGGATGCCGTTGAGGACGGGGCTCATCCCGTTACCAGTATTGATAACGCTAGACATATGATACTGCTTAACCGGGTGGGTTTCAGGATACCCTATTTTACGCAGGGGCACATGGGGTGCAGAAGTACCCAGTAAATTTGAACCGGCGGACAGCCCCGATGCAATGGAAGCACCGCGAACAAGTAGAATGATTATCCCTATTCGTTGCATGAATTGTGGGAACCCTATTGCCGATAAATGGCGCAAATATCAACAGCGACTCGAGATGCGAAACAAGGGACGGCCTGCCACAGTCCTATATATCAGCGGTACGGATATACCTATCACCCCAGAGAAGGAAACACTTGATGAGCTCGGCCTCCGGCGAGACTGTTGCAGAAAGCACTTTCTGACGAACATTGATCTCATCCATAAGATTTATTAGAGTGGAACAAGCAGACCAGCCAGACCAGCCAGAACCAATACGTAATATATAATAGATATGGATTTTTTCATCCCCAGCCTACTTGCCATTATATTAGCAGCCATCATCGTCTTTGCATTCCTCCCCAGGTTTGCACCCATCATACTACTTGTGTTGAGTGCTGGTCTTCTCACCTTCGGCGTCTATAATCATTATTCCCTCTTTCAGCAGGAGTACAGGTATAGTACATGGCAGGATGGGCTAAAGGAGTATGGGCCGGCAGTAGTGATTGGCGCAATCGTCTTATTTTTGATTGGCTTCATTATGTCATTCTTCGGCGGCGTATCTGTACCTGTCCCTGAGATGCCGAGTATGCCTGCGATGCCGGCGATGCCCGAGTTACCCGAGATGCCGAATGTACCCGCTGTTCTTAATAATGTAGTGAATACAGCAGTCAATGCAATGAATACGGTTAAAAATGCAGTAATGCCTGGGCCTGGAGCGAATGCAGAGATCGTCGCATCTGTGCCACAGAATCAGAGGAATCGCAACGCGGCAGCGGCACCGGCGCTCAAGCGGAATAATATACGTCCCTCTTTTTTTGAGGAAATATAGAGTGTATTAGTAATATAAATGGTAGCACAGACACGTACAAAGGCTCGTAAAGTCAATGCCAGGTCAAATTCCCGGGTCAAATCTGCAGCGAAGGCGACGGCTAAGGCGAAGGCATCAGATGCATTGACTATACCACAGCTCAAGCAGGCATTTGATTATATTGAGGATTTCGCCAGTGGTGCTCCTGATGTGGAGGATTTCATGCGAGAGTGGCGGCGTGTATTTCATCGTCCAATTGAGAGGGAACATGCCTCTGCATACCTAGATTTTGTCGCGCGTGAGTCCCGCAGGAGGACTCTTAGGGTGCATCGTGGTGGTGCAGAACCAGGCGTATATGCAGGACAGGGCCTCATTCCTGGAGCTGTCACACCAGAAGGTCTACGTCCATATGGCGCCTTCCCTTCCTATGTCGCATCTGGCTTTGAGGTAAGTATTCCTATTCCCGCACAGGGGACGGCATGTGCTGCTGGTCTGCCTGGGCTGGGTCCACAGGATGCTGTGCCCGCTGTGCCCGCGGTGCCTGCGACGACAGGCGGTGCCCGTGGCCGCGCTGCGGGAAGGGAGAAGAGGACTCTGCGGCGTCATCGTGGTGGGCGCATCCCCTTTTCTACTGCTCCTCCATCTGCACTCCAGAACATGGCGACTCTCTTCAGGGGACAACCTATGCCACCATCGGCATCTCCTATTGAGAATCCGTACCTTTGAACTCGGACCAAGCGACTCAAGCCCCTCCTAAAATAATATAGCATATAGTACAATAAATGGGATATAAAGATACACCATTTATCGTACGTCTCAAAGAATCTACTATTATTCGTCAGCGATATCCTGATCGCATTCCGATTATTGTAGAGAAGGCAACTGCCTCCAAGGATAATATACCAGTTATCGCGAAGAGCAAGTATCTGTGTCCAGGTCAATATAGCTTCGGCCAATTTGTATATATCATTCGCCGACAAATACAGCTTCCACCAGAAGTCGCACTCTTTGTATTTGTGAACTCCACCCTCGTCCAATCTTCCGCACTCATGAAGGATGTCTACGCACAATACGCAGATATAGATGGATATCTCTACATGTCCTATAGCGGAGAGTCTACGTTCGGGACTCAGGCCTTGCTCCATGCCTCAGCAACAAAATCATACATGTAGTGCTCCCCAGTTGGCCCATATATATAATAGTAACACCCCACTTCACATCGCACAAACTGCATATCATCCGCAGACAGCCCCGCATCCCATTTCGCTAAGGAGGCAACCAAGTGGGCCTCTATATTCGCAGTCATCTCCTTCCGCAACGCAGGCGTCAAGCTAACAGTAATACTACACATAGGGGCCGGCATCGTTCGCTGATATATCTATTATATATATTATTGTTACTGCTGTACGAGGGCATCTGCTGCAATAGTCGCCGTTAGTACCCTCTCAGCAGATGTAGTATATACTACCCGTAAGTTCGGTAGTGGCGTTACCTCATACTCAACATTATATGTCTGATTCTCAATAATTACAAGCACCCGTACATGTGGCAGAAAAGCCATATTCTCTACAAATTGTATTGCATCATCAATATCATCCATATACCAATTACAATATACAAGAGTAACTTGCTCGCTACTTTCAGCAGAAAGAATATCGAGAAAGCGCGCACACCGGCGTTTAAATGTAGCATTTACCTGCGGGTCACATAGATTATGATGATTAAAAAGTCGCCATGGTGCCGGTTCCCCTGCAACCTCTGCTACAGATTTGCTAGATTGATGATGAACTAGAAGTGTCTGTGTATGAATCATAGGACTATATCGCCGATTCGTTGAGCCACTCTCATTACCCACAACCACCTCATATATTTCATTCACATCTAGAAACTTATTGAACCTGTCCTTTATTGCATCTTCCATCATTGCAAAACTAGTAAATACCCAGTCAAATGGATATGCTGTATCACGTACACCTAGTTTTTTAAGAAGACTTGCAATATCACATGTAGGACCGAGTGATATGTATTTCATTCTTATATACATGGATGATAAATATACTGCGTATATCCCGCGGCCCCGCCGCGCGCACGTAACCCTAAGCCTAAGAGCATATAAGGCAACTAATATTTAGTAGTATGGCGAGCACAGCATCAGCCGCGCCCCCTCCGGTTCAACAACAGGGTTCGGCAACACGTTCCCTCGCTCGCAACCTCATCCATAAGTATTTTCAAACATCAGCCTACCCATATACGCGGCACCATATTGACTCATTCGACCAGTTCCTGACAAAGGACCTCACAAATATTATCCGCTCCCACAATCCTATCCTCATCCTAAAAGACCTCATCCCAGATACAAACCTCTACACATACAAGGTTGAAATCTACGTCGGCGGGAAAGATGCGGATACACTGGAAATAGGGTCTCCCTCTATCTCCCTCCAGGCATCAGAAGATGTCCGCCTACTCTTCCCCAATGAGGCACGCCTGAGGAATCTCACCTATGCCTCCACTACCTACACTGACATATATATCCGCATCACAATCACTGACATTGTCGACGGCCAGGCCCAATCCCGTGTACATGAACGCACCTACGAGAAATTCCCACTCTTCAAGCTCCCAATCATGCTCCACTCGTCTGCATGTCTCCTCCACGGGAAGCCGGCGGAGTTCCTAGAGCAGGCCGGTGAATGCCCCCTAGACCACGGCGGCTACTTCATCGTTGACGGCGCAGAGAAGGTACTCATCACACGACAAGAACAGGCCTTCAATACCCTATATGTCAGCCGCCAGGAACGTGATCCGAAGGTAGCAACATATGCCAGCATTACCTGTCTCTCGCCAACCACGCGGCAAGTGAAACGCGTAGCCTTCGGCGTCTCCCGCGCCACAGAGGCCATAACCGTATCCATTCCCTTCGTCCGCAAACCTGTACCTATATTTGTACTATTCCGTGCCCTTGGTATCCAGTCAGATGAGGAAATCATGCACACAATCTTCGGCAGCCTCGACTCCGCAGACGCCCAATTCCTCGCGCAGCTCCTTATCCCCTCTATCAAGGATGCCGCGCCCTTCTACAATACATATACTGCAATCCAATACATCAAGACACTTACAAAGGGTTTCGGCACAGAACATGTAGTAGATATTCTGCGAAATCAGCTCTTTATCCACGTAGAGAATATTCCTGGAGCACGGGCCATCTTCCTCGGCGACTGCGTCCGCCAACTCCTCAAGGTCCACTCGCAGATGGAGCCGCCGACTGACCGTGATGATATCCGTACCCAGCGCTGCCTCACCAGCGGCTTCCTTGTCCAGATGCTCTTTAGCGGACTCTACAAGACATGGATGAAAATGGTAAATCTCCGTGTTAGCGAGGAATACAATTACAATAAGTCAGTATATTCAGGTGACAATTTCCCAAATATCTTCAGCCCTGGCAATCTCAGCACCGTTCTCGCTGCCAGCCACATCACAGAGGGTATAACCCGCGGCTTCAAGGGGAAATGGGGAAGCGGCCTCGGTGAAGAGAAGACTGGTGCTCTCCAGTCGTTATCCCGTCTCTCCTACCTGGATTTCATGTCTCATTGCCGCCGCGTCGTACTTGACTTTGATACAGGTATGAAACTAGTCGGCCCGCGTCATCTGCATCCAAGCCAATACGGATATTTCTGTACGAATGAGACACCTGGTGGCGCTAGCATCGGCATTGCGAAGAATCTTAGCATCCTCACGATGGTCTCTACTGGCGTGCAGCCAGCACCAGTCCTCTCATGGCTCTGGGGGCGCGGCAAGGTTGTGCGGCCTGCATTTATTCCACCAGAGCAGCGCCTCGTCCTCACACCTGTATATGTCAATGCAGGTATTATTGGCTATGTTGCTGACCCTGTCAGCCTTGTACGCGTTCTTCGTGTAATGAAACATACTGCTTGGATGCCGGCTTCAGCTGCCGTCGTATTCAATATTCGTCAAAGGGCAGTACAGATATACCTGGATGAAGGTCGGCCCATGCGTCCGCTAATTCTCGTGACTGCCGGCCGCTTCCCCGCAGAGAGGCTGCAAGCTCTTTCTACATGGCGCGATATCGTGATGGGGACGCATCCTGGACGTCTGGCAGCTGGACTCGCCTCGTCAGAATTCGCAGACCCTCTCGCTGATACAGCCACCACACCATCCTATGAGGACTATATTCGCGCCCTCGCTCCGCATGCAGGTGTCGTAGAATATGTTGACCCATACGAGCATAATCAGGCCTATATTGCCAATTACCCCGAGCAGATTCGGCCAGAAACGACACATGTAGAGATACATCCTTCGACAATGTTGAGCGCCATCAACTCTCTTATCCCATTCCTCAATCATAATCAGTCTCCGCGTAATCAGCTCTCCTGCTCGCAGAGTAAGCAGGCAATCAGTCTCTATGCAACGAATTGGAAGAATCGATATGATAACACGGCGAATGTCCTCTGCTACGGTGAGGCGCCCCTTGTACGCAGCATCTACGCGGACTATCTCGGAGAGGGACGCACGCCATACGGGCAGAATGTAGTCGTTGCCATCGCAGCATATACAGGCTACAATCAAGAAGACGGCATCGTAATGAATGCGGATGCATGCGCTCGTGGCCTCTTCAGGAATATCACCTATAAATCCTATCAGGCCTATGAGGAAGACGACGATAGGGCACATACACGTACAAGGATTGCGAACCCGAAGGCTGTTGCTGCATGGATGGACCTGCGACCTGGTTGTGACTATAGTAAGTTGGATGACCGCGGAATTGTACGTGTAGGTGAGTTTGTAGACGAGAATACTGTAATTGTCGGCATGTTTATGAGAAATGAGCGCGGGGATCATAAGGATTCCTCCGTGACAGCTCAGGTATGGACGTCGGGTCGCGTGGAGTCAGTTGTTGTAACAGTTAGTAATGCGGGACTGAGGCTGGTTAAGATCCGCGTATCACAGGACCGCACACCACAGCTGGGGGATAAGTTCTGCCTCACAGAGGACCACGATGTCTGCACTACTAGTGGCTGGAAGCCGATTAAGGATGTGACTGTGGCAGATATGGTAATCCAGAGACATTCCTCTGGTTCATTTGAGTATGTGAAGCCGATTGCCACGCAGTCCTACGCTCACACAGGCATCATCTATGAGTTCGGGTGTAGTGCAGGGACTCAGAAGGTGACCCCAGACCATCGCATGTTTGTATGGGTTGGATCGGAGTGGCGGATAATGAAGGCGTTTGAACTATATATTCTGATGATACAACCGACTCATCCTGCCATCTATTTTGAGGCGCCGACAGTGCCGCTGAAGCAGGCTGAGGGTGGTCGCTATGAGGTAATATTTGCAAAGCAGCATCTGTCTAATCCCGTCGGCAAGGCAGTATATTGCTTGACAGTACCTACTGGTATATTCTTGGTGCGGCAGCGAGGCAGCCAGCGGGGCGTATGGACTGGTAACTCCAATCGTCACGGACAGAAAGGTACGATTGGTATGCTAGTGCGTGGTGTAGATATGCCACGCACTGCTGCCGGCATTGTCCCAGATATGATTATGAATCCGCATGCGATTCCATCACGAATGACGATGGCGCAGATTATAGAGCAGCTCGCGGGGAAGCACGCGGTAAAGGCTGGTGGTCTTGCGGATGGCACTGGGTTCATGAATGAGGGATCACCAGTTGACTATTATGGTTTGCAGCTGGAAAAGCTCGGATTTGAGAGGTATGGAAATGAGATCATGTATAATGGTATGACAGGACAGCAGATACCTACAACTATATTTGTTGGCCCGCTCTATGGTATGCGCTTGAAACATATGGTGGAGGATAAGTGGCAGGCTCGCGGACAGGGCAGGCGGGAGCAGAGGACGCATCAGCCGACTGGTGGTCGTGGGAACCAGGGTGGCCTGAAGATTGGAGAGTTGGAGAGGGATTCTATCTCGGCACATGGTGTGACGACATTCTTGCGGGAGTCATTCATGAAGAGGTCTGATGGTGTGGAGGTGCATATGTGTTCTGGATGCGGCACTGTACCTGTCTATAATGAGAGGATGAACTTAGCTGTATGTACTCTTTGTTCTGGACCTGTAGGGTTTAGCGGGAGCACAAGGGATACGCTGGAATTGGTGCCGCCGGCGAAGAGGTCTGCGCCCGAGATTGTGAAGGTGGAGATGCCGTATGCCACGAAGTTGTTCGCACAGGAGTTGGGGTCATTTTTGAATATAGGGATGCGATTCCTGACGACACGGGGCATTCAGCGGTTGCGGGTGCCGGCGAATGTGATGGCTGGTATGACTGGAGCAGCGGAGGGATCATCTGAGCCGTTGCCTGAGCGTGTATTACCTGATATGAATATCCCCGAGATGCAGGAGGGACCAGTAGTGACTACGGTGGAGGATTTGGCGGCGATTGCGAACACGATGGGAATGGCTGTGGTTCCGATGGCTGAGTCCACGGTGGAGATAGAGCCCGAAGCTGAGATGCCGGCGCCCTCTGCAACTGAGTCCGAGTCCGAGTCCGAGCCCGCGCCCGAGTCCGAGGGTTCCCTTGATACATTTCCTGGTGCAATTCCTGGAGAAGAGCCGACGATTGTAATTGATACGAGCGAGCCGGCGATGCAGTCAGATGGTATCGCTATTAGCGATGCGACTGGTGTAGCACCAGATGTAGAGGTCACCCAGCCTCCTCGCCGCACACTACGTATTGTACGTGGTGCAGAAGGCCCCGCGCCTGTAGGTGTAGAAGAGCCTGCAGCAGTGCCCCAGGCAACAGGAGGCGCCCTGAAGATAATTAAGATCGGATAAAGATCTGTGCCCACATACCCCACTAAAATTGATACCCGTACCTATCTATAGCATAAATAGGTACCTATATTAAAAGGCCAGTACCCTCGTCTACACAATGAGTTTTGAATACATTGATGCACTCTATCGCTCCCGTATGACTCTCCTGAATATTATGGAATCTCGTGGCTTTGAGGTAGCCAAATACAGAAATATCTCACCGAAGGAGATTGAGGCAATGTCTGTCGCACAGAATACTCTCAATATGATTCTTCCGCACAAGGAGACGGCTGAACGTGCAATTCACATCATCTACGCTCTCGCGCGTATGAGTCGCCAGAAAGTGATGTCAACCATAGCGGACTATATTGCTTCCCTCAAGCTAGAAGAGGATACCACCGCCTCTCTGGATATCATACTTGTCATGAATGACTCAATTGGCGAGATACATCATAAGATTGCCCTTGATTTCACAGTTGAGAAGATGACAGGCATCCGCTCAGTCAGTATGTACTGTATCTATAATATAATCAATAACCCTCTCACACATGTACTTGTTCCGCCACACAGGGTGGTCCCGCCCGAGGAGCATGCGGTCCTCATGAAGCAGCTGATGCTTACATCCAAGGGGCAGCTGCCGATGATTAAGTTTCACCAAGATGCCATTGCACGCTGTATTGGTCTCGTTCCCGGTGATATAGTGCAGATTGATAGGCCTTCTGCATCAACTGGTGTATACACTACATATAGGGTCTGCATACCGTGAGCTAGCACCTTATTAAACACCCCAATAATTAGATTATGACGTGGCCTACAGAGCAAGAAATAGCAGGCCTCACAATATATTCAGATACACGGGCACCTACATCTGGCCTCAATACAGCTATTTCTAATATCAGTACACGCCTCAAGGAATATATAAAGGCTGGTGGGACAAATACGAGTCTTGTTGCCGATATTAAGAGGTCAACCGATGAGCTGAACCAGCGCCTAGCGGCGTATAATGCACTTATAACACGAATGAAGGAGTCCATTTCCGGTATTCGCGCAGATTCAGGTATAAATGGAAAGCTGGCGACAATTGCCGAGCTGCAGGGACAGATAGAGGGCAAAGAACGGGAGAAGGTGGTTCTTACTGAGGACAAGGAGACGGCTGCAGCGAGGAAGCGTTCCGTCCAGCGTGCAGATAAGTCTGTCAGTTACGAGCAGCTTGTCGGTGGTATCAAGCGACCAGTGCATCCTATTTCTATTCCCATACTTATCACTCTCAGCGTCGTCTTCGCGGCTATTACAGTAGGGGTGACATATTCTATACTTGTGGCACATAGGGGCGGAAGTGCAGCCCAGGGCCAGAGCCAGGCCCAGACCCCACTCATACCAGAAGGATTTGGTCTGAGCCTGGGCGGCAGCAGGCGGGCAGCACAGAGGAAATGAAGCACCCATACTAATAGATAAGAAGCTCGTGCGACATGTGTGATACATATACTACAACTAATATTCTAGCCCGCACGGATCCCCGCTATATATTACTCCCGTCATCGGATGTGCCCCTGACGCCGGCGATCCTAGATACTCATTACGGTTCGGCTGCAGTACGCGCCTACCTTGCCCCCGTGTTGGCTGGCGGTAATGGCAAGGAACGTACAGCCCGTGTTGCAGATATAGAGGCAGAGTATCGCTTCTATGCAGATAGGTATAAGTGTGCTCTGGATAAGTATCTGGGGGTCGGTGCTGGTGCGCCTACAGCTGCAGATTGGCTAGTAGCCGCGCGCACTCTGAATGCCCGTGTCTATAACCTCCTACTTATCCTTGGAAAGGTTGATGCGGAGCTCCGAGCAGCGGCGCAGGGACAGGCTTTCGGTGCCATCTGCGGGGCGGGTGGTGCGGCGGCGAACGGTGTGAAGAATCAGGGAGATGTACTGGGTCAGCTCTCTAAGGGTGACTCCGCGCAGATTAGGAAGATGATAGAATATACACAGGAGAAGGCTGAATCATCACGGAACCTACTGAATCTGTATGCATTCCTGAATATAGTGACAATCGGTGTACTTTTCTATGTGTATCGGGCCACATAACAAAGGAAGCAAAAATGAGCCCATATGTAGTAGATATGCAGGCAGCCTATACAGATATAGATGCAATTACGGCAGAGACGAAGGGGAGCCTGGCGGCCAAGTATGATACGGCATATGGGTCCCTGATTGAGAGCATTACGAGTTCTTCTGCCGCGGCACCCTCCACGCCCTCGGCCGCCGCTGGTGAGCCCGCACAGGGACTTGCCCGTCGCCAAGTGGAGATAAATGAGTGGACGTCCTCCAATTACATGGATACGCTCTTTGTATTCCAGATAATCTTTATCGGTCTCTGCTCCGCAGCCATCCTTACCAGTTTCTATCGCACTGTCGGCCTCATTGGTGGCGGTCTCTATGCCTTACTTATCGCAATCATTCTACTTATTATCATATTTGTCATCGTCAGGCGGGCACAGTATACGCGCTATACTCGCGATCAGAGGTACTGGAATCGCCGCCGCTTTGACCGCTCTCCTACTAATATAGTCAATCTACCGTCCTGCTCCGGCGTGGCTAATATGTTTGATGCTAGCGTTTCAAGTGCATCTGCTACATTTAATGCAGCACAGGACATGATACGCAAATTATAAGACGGGCCCCAGAAGTAGATAATGTCCTCTGGGGCTCAGTTTGCGGGATGTACTGTGGATGATATTGCGAATGAGATTGGTGTACGATGCGGAGCCGCAAATGTAGCGACATATACAGCCAATAGCGGGCAACTTCTTACATCTATTACTCAATTCTACAAGGATGCCTTCGAGCAGAAGAGGGCTGAGGTGGATGATCTTGTGCGGCAGAAGGCTGATACGGATACATCGCGGGGAGGAACTGTAGGGAGTGCCTTGGATACAAATATAAAGGACTTGCGGTCACGTTCGGCCGCGCTGGATGCGGAGGCTGAGGCCATGCGGGCGCAGATAGAGAGGGACTCTGCGGAGTTTGAAGAGATCGCCGGTACAGGAGTGCTCCGTGGCACGGCAGCGGCAACTGGCCTCTATACATTACAAGATTGGGTGGTAATCCTGGCATTCATTACATATGCTGCCGCGGCAATTGCAGTCTTTGCCTACACTGGATATACTAGTGGATGGAGTAGGCGGGCACTCGGCATGTCTGCTGGTGGAATACTTATAGTGACTGTGGTCCTGTACTCTGCCTTCGTCGCGTATGCTTGAAGAGAGGGGACTTAAAGCCGCCTGGCGCCGCCGCGCACATGCAATAAAAATATACGCGGACACGCGGACTATATAATTTATATGTTTTATATTGTATATTTCATATATCTTATCCTGGCCCAAGGGAGGGGCGAGCGGTCTTAGGCGGCATTCTGTGTATCCCATTCCTCTGCCTCTGCCTCTGACTGGAAGACGACCACATGCTTGTATATCTTCTTCTTTCCCTCTGGCTCGCCAAATGTCTCCTCCAACCGCTTGGCGAACTCCGTCTGTCCTATCTTTGCGCCGGCCCCATTATCAGAATGCCATGCCCCATATGCACGGTATAACTCCTGGAATGTCGCCTCCTCACCTACCGCCGCTCCACCAGCGCGGATAACCGCCGACTTGAACTTGGAGAAGGAATCAAACGACTCCTTGTATTGCTCCGATGCCTGCATCACAATTGCAGGATTGGGCGACAGACCAGCCCGCAGATACTCATTCTCATAGACCCATACAAGCTTGGATAAGAAGGCCGACCGCCAGCGCAGCATCTTCGCATCCAGGTAATCATCCCGCGGATAGATATTCTTCGCAGGGTCAATCTCCTTACTATCTGGTTCCACGAACTTGGAGACGAAAGGAATGACGCGAATACGACGCCAAGTACCTCGGTCCATTGACTGAATCGGCGGTAAGCGATTACACATCATATGCAGCTTCCCAGCAACCTTGAATCGCGTCTGATCCTCAAAGAGACCACGTGCCTCTACCATATCTTCACCCGAAAACTGCTTCATTCGCGACGTATTTAGCGGCTCCTTCTCATCCGGTTCCTGCAGATAAATGAATCGCTTATTGCGGATTGCGATAATCTCTGGATTTGCCGAACCAGCGTCAGGGCGCTTCCTGGTTAGCGCAGTCGCCTGTAGCGATGTCACATAGTCACCCAGCGTCATCCGCATCAACTCCACCAACTTCGACTTACCATTGCCACCCACACCCACCCAAATATAGTAACATTGCTCCTTATTTGCCCCCTCCAAGCACGACGCCAGCAGCCGCCACATATATGCCCGCAAGTCCGCGTCAGGGAACACCTTGGAGAAGAAGTCGTCAATCTCTGCATGTATGGGATCACACGCCACCGTCCGCGGGTCGTACGGTAAATACACAATCGCATCCAAGTCTGGCGCCTGACGGCCGACCTGAAAGCTCACATGATCCTCTGCGCGACCATGACGGGCAAGTGTCGTGTAAACCGGCTCCTGACTAGGCCCCTGGCCTATCCGCTTTCCAGTATCATGATGGAGCTCAATGACTCCATTCGCTGTGCCAATCAAATACGGGTCACAGTTTAACTTCTCCATGAAATCATCCTCATAGAAGAGGCCGGCCGCCTCCTTCATTACATTCTCCTTGAAGGCCGTGGCATATAACTGCTTCTCCAGGTTGATTAGCCGCTTCATCCGCTGTTCCTCAATAATCTTCGTCATCTCGTCCTTCTCTGCCGTCGCCTCGAACATCGGCCGCCTGATGCGCGCCCTCGCCTTATCATTCAGCTCAGTAATATCAATACTAATACGATTACGAATCTCAATACCCTGTGCTAGCCGGCGCCAGGTATTCTCCTTGAACTCATACCATTCTGTCTTTCTCCCAATCACCGCATACTTATACATGTCCCCATAGAGCCGGCGCATCAGTCGCGCAATATGAGTCGGTGTGACGTCAATCTTGTAGATAATATAGTTAATGATATCATCTTCAATAATCGCCTTGTACTTCTCTGGGGAGTCGGCGCGGGCCCAGTGATGTAGGGAGCCCATTTTGAGAGAAGAGCTCATCTCTGGACGGCGCCAGTTTGTCACCCAGTCCATCCGCAGCCGCTCCGTATTATTTGCCGAGAACTTGGGAGACTTGGCAGAGAACTCCATCCACGTGTTGAACATCTCCTCACTGCTATCGATATTATGCAGGCACCATCCTACTTCCATCCACTCAGTGAAGTTGTCGGCGCGGCTAGTACTGAGACACTCTAGGGCCAGGCGACGGGCAAGTAGAATCTCGTCATTGGAGTAGCCCGAGTAGGACCAACTATCTGAGATGCCTGTGGCCGCTGCACCCGCGGCAGGCATGACTGCGAGAGGTAGAGGTGCTGCTGGTTCAGCCGGCGTGGCTGCAGCCGCAGGACGATGGAGCACAGCCTTATACTTCTCTACTTTCTCCTGTGCTACCGGCTTCACCTCTAGCGGCGTCTCCTCCTTTGCGTAACGGATAGATAGAAGTTCCATAAGCTCGCGGGGTGTATACTCAGCTGGGTCGCCCTCTTCCAGCGGCTGCCCGTCTTCGTACATCCATATATGTGCGAGGGAGTAAGGCGGCACAGAGGCTTTGCTCTCGCCGAAGTAGAACCAGCCAGCATTGCGAATGACAGATAAGTCATAGATATCGGTCTCGGAATTAATATATGCCGTGTCGCCGAAGCAGGTCTCCACCGCCTTCTTCTCCAGCATCGCCAGGCGGACAATCTGCTGCATCTCTGTTGTGAGGACACAGTCAGGGCACTCGATATGTAGGCCATCCTTCAGAATCTTTCCAGGATAATTTGACTTCGTCTCTTCATATGGGAGAGGTCGCAGCGTCACAAAGAAGCGGATAGGGTCAGTTAACTGATAGAGTTCGGCGAGTGTCTCAGCGTACATGGTTGTGAAACGCTTGATGTGTTCCTTTGTAAAGTGCCGCTTGAGGGCGCCCTCAGGGGAATACCTGAAGTCCAGATCCACGAGTAGCGGCGAGATTCCGCCTGGGAGACGCTGCTCTACGAGATTGAGGGGGCGGCGATCCTTGACAAATAGATAGTCATGAAGATGATCGAGGAATTGCGGATAATCTTCGTCACTAACGTACCATTTGCCTGGGAAGTGGCGACCCATACCTGTCATTGAGGGCTTAGGGGCACCAGTGCCTGCACCGGCCCTGATTTGGCGCGGCTCCAGGAAGGCGAGGAGAGGATGGCTTACGAGCGGAGTTTCGTGACCGTCCATTGTTATGCGGCGTATGCGAAACCAGTATGTGTGAGTACTCGGGTATGCCCTGGCCTTCTGGGTCAAATTTTAGGTGCGCGGAGCTGGGGATGGAGTGCCTACTTTCGCGTATAATCTAGGTCTGCCGAGAAGTTGAGTCGTACAACGGTAAGTCCCTGACTCGCAATATTGTGTGCCAGCATCGTCTCTGGATGCACTTTTACATTATTCACATACGTATATTTGTGTATATTCTCTGCCGTCGCTGCATAGCCCCGCATGGCTTCTGGCGTTCCGAAGGCGAACTGATCGCAGATGCCACCCCAATCTCCAAACATAGGAATATAGACTGTGGACGGAGCAGGAGGTTCAGCCGGCAGAGGCACTGCAGTACGGAAATGCATATCTGCCCGCAGATAGATGACAGCATCATATTTGACGCCAGTCTCTGCGGAATAAGACTCAATCATCTTCATGCCATGAGCTAGGCAATGTATATGCCACCAGAAGTTTTTAATCGTCGTGCTACCACATATATTGCGACATGCCGCGAAAAAGTCGCGGGGTTTATCATGATGTCTCGCTTCAATCCGCTTGGCATTGTACAAGGCACGAAACCCCTCTACATTATCGGTCGTATTATAGGCATTATGAGAGAGGAAGACGTCGACATCGTGGCCGGCAAATACGCGGGACATAATGCTGGCGTGAGTTGCCTCGTACGATTTGATGCGGCCGACGAAGAGTGCAGCAATTTTCATTTTTTGCGGGAGTGCGAAACTACTATATCCCTATATTTAGTTAGCCTGGCTCTGGCCTGCAAGTAGCCGATTCATAATATAGGAGAAACTTGTTTCATCATAATACCTATCATTATCTAGTAATGCTGTTGCTGGAAAGCGGGTGATGGCGAGTCCTTGTGCCTTTATATTATGTAGAGTGAGTGTCTCTGGATGAATAGAGGTGAGGTCTCTTGCCAGATACTCCTCAAGGTGGTCTACTGTCGCTGCATATCGCTGCATTGTGTTGAGAGTCCCATATGCAAATTGATCGCAGATACCGTACCAGTCTGGAAGGGCGGGGATATATACTGTGCTCGGCGTCGGTATCTGGAACGGTAGGGGAGAGAGGAAGTGCATATCTGCCCGCAGATAGACGACTGCATCATATTCCTGACCGGTCTCGCGCATATAAGAGTCTATCATGGCGAAACCCCGCTTCATAAAATGGGCCTGCCACCAGTAATGGCGATGATTCGCGTACTGTCCGCCGTCATGATTTTTATGCTGCAGGATATGAAGAGGCGGCTCCGCGAGGCTGGACTCAACACATACTGGTTTGAATATCTTCGCGAAGGCGGCGAGATCATCGCCCGTATTGTAGGCATTGTGGGAGAGGAAGACGTCTACTTTGTGGCCGGCAAAGACATGGTCTAGGATATTCTCATATGTGCGCTCAAAGCACTTGATGCGGCCGACGAATAGTGCTGCAATTCTCATTAGCGCGAGAAGCGTGAGGTGGACTTAGGCGGCGGCAGCGCGCGTCTAAAATTTGACTCAGGTGCGGCGGCCCTCAGGGCTAACAAGCACAAGACACAATAGGAATGTCACTGCCGGCTCAGACGATTAAATTCTGCCCTACATGCCACTATTACTTGTTTCCTGATGTCCGCCCGGCGGAATTAGATGATGAAGTACAGGAGGAGCTGCGACGCACATGTAGGAATTGTGGGTACAGCGAGGCCGATACTCATGGGGGACTCATTCTGGAGACGAATCTACAGGAGAAGGTGTCAGAGGGTTACAAGGTTGTGCTGAATGAATTCACACGCTTGGATCCTACTCTGCCCCATGTTAAGACTATTAAGTGTCCGAATGCGGAGTGCAAGACGAATGTAGGTGGTGCAGAAAGGGATGTGATTCCGATTAAGTATGATTCCGTGCATTTGAAGTATCTATATATCTGTAATGTGTGCGAGACGCAGTGGAAATCAAGATAAATCTTGATCCGCCTCTGCTTCGCTACGCTTCCGCAGTGGAAATCCAGGTAAATCTGGATCTGCTCCCTGCTTCGCAACGCTCCCTGCTCCGCGCCGCAACAGCGCAAAAGATAAACGCCCCTACAACTAATGTTATCTACAATACAGTCTCCCCAACCAATCCCGAAACAAAGGGCTCGTACCATTCGTTTTGAGATATCAAGTATAGATCAGCCTCTGCGTGATCGTAATACAGCCAATTTTCGCTGGCAATGTCCTTTTCCTATACGTGAAGTGACGGAACTCACGCTTGTTGGAGGTTCTATCCCAACTCCAATCCATAATATTCCCGCAGATGTGGCATCTTTTACATTTCGTATTGGAGATAAGCGCCTGAATATTTCTATTCCGCCTGGAATGTACTCCGAGGCGAGCCTCTGCGCGAAGCTGGAGGAGGTCCTGAACGCCGCTGCGGAGGTTGCAGGGTCTCACAACGAGTTCACAGTGGCTCTATTTCCCAATACATCTCAGTTACAGATTACAGCCGTTGCAGGAGGTCACGGCCATCAGCTCGAGGCATTTGGATTTTTATTCGGAACAGGTTCCTATATAGATTCAATTGATAAGACGACACGTACTGTAACAAATATTGGAAGTCCTGCTCTTATTTTCGGGTGTATTCCTGGTGTTAACTTGCTTGACTATAATGGTGTACTTGTTACACCGAATAGTATTGACCTCGGTCTTCTCGTCAATCGCGTCTATCTGTCTCTGAACTACGATACAACGCAGAATATGCAGACATATACACGCGGCATGGGGCGGTCATCACCTTCTGCTATTATACATTACGATGATGTACGTGAGGGAAGGAAATACTTGAATAAGGAGACATATACGCCGCTAATTGTGAGTAAGATTGCGCCTGTCTCTCGGATTCAGACAATTGATGTACAATTTAATACGCTCTTCGGTGGAACTGCTAACTTCGGAAATAGAGAGGTGTCACTTGTGTTGGAAGCTGTCTGCTATTATTGAGCGTCTGCCTTAGTCTCGGTCTTGCCGCTGCCGCTGCCGCCGTCGCCATCGCCGTCACAAATATCTATTTGTACTATGGCAGGATATTCCCGCGCGATGTCATGTAGGATAGTGAGAGGCGCGCATGCCTCTGCGTGGAACCGCGACGAGCTGAGGAGGAAATATACCCAATCGGTGTCTGCCTCTCGTTTGGATCGCAGATAGGCTGGGAAATCTTTTCCAGGCAGCGTCAGCCATTTCTCGAAGAGAGCAGCCAGCTTCGCGCCGAGGGATGCCCGCATCTGGGGAGACATGTATAGGAAGGTGCAGAGTTGGAAGAGGTCGCGTCCCATCTTAGGACAGGGATCAGTACAGGGAAAATAATTGGTGGCGACGACTGGTAGGCCCCGCTCACTTTGGCTGCCGCTGCCGCAAGCGAATCCGAAATCAACTATATGTACCCGATTGTATGCCCTTACTGTAACTACAGCGCCATGATGGATAACCCGCAACTTCCCTGCAGCGAACTCCTTCTCTGATACCAATATATTATTTCCTTTCAGGTCGCGATGATTGAGACCGAGCGTTGTCTCCAGAATCCAGAGGACGAGCGCTGTCTGCGCCAGGCAACTCACGATCCATTTGTCATGTAGGCCATATCTGCTGCCGATAAAGTGACCTATAGTATCTACATTTAAAAGAGGCTCCATCACGAAACCTACTTCTCCAGTGGGTTTCTTGACTACATCTGTTACTCGCGATATCATTCTTTCCAGCCCGTGACGGCGGAGTACTTGCCATGCTGCAATTTGAAAGCAGGCTTCACAAAAAAGGGACTCGCCCGTCCTGGAGAATTTCCGAATTAAGACGTATTTTCCGTCTTTGAGAACCATTTCTATATCACCACATGTACCTTTCCCTGGTGTTCCGCTATCCAGGATAACAAAGGTATGCACTTCTTTTGTATCATCAGGCATGTGTCGCACGTATTCATCTGATGTACTTATACTTGGAGTATGTGAGGCAACAGGCCTTAACACAGGAACCCATATACTTGTCAAAAACTTAATGCCTGCGAATGGGCCGCAATAATCAATACCGTATTCCAATAAATTAATTGTATCTATTGTGGCGGTCGTTGCAGTTGCAACTGCCACAGCAGCACTGGCATGGGCGGGCACAGCCGCATTAGCGGCATTCATCTACTTTACGCGCCCAAACCATAGCTCCACGGCGGATTTAAAGCGGCGTACAGCCGGCGCGGAGCTCGGTGCTCTGCGACCATCAGATAACCAGTACGCGGCCATCTCATGAGGATGTTCTTGTACCGACTCGTTGAGGGTGCCAAAGAAATCGACCCATTCCGCCGGCGGATAACTCTGCCATGCGGGCTCCGCTGCTGCAGCATCATAGAAATATACGCGCATTTCGGTGAGGCTAGGAGCAGCCTGATTAATATATACTGGTACTGGTATCCAGCGGCCACGCCATATCCAATGCGGTTCATGTACGGTGTCTGGATTGATGCGGCGACGGGACTCCAGTATATCCGGTAAGTCTCCAAGCCAGGGCTCCATGTCAAATGCATCTTTATACAAGGCATGCCACCGATGTGCTGTTGCGGGGTTTTTCTGGTGGAGATGTATGAGTTCATGATATAGAGTTGTTGCATCGGGTGTATGTATATGGCCCTCAGGAAGACAGATAACGCCAACGCGAGTATGCGGCATTCCTGCCTCTGCGCTGGCTCTCATCACAACTATAGGGATTGGTGCGGGGCGGTCACGCATAAGGTCGCGGATAAGCCAGCTTGGGCATTGACGTGGAACTGGTGGTGGCATGACCTCACGAGTACCTGTCGGTATATAGGAGTGCTTCGCTCGGGCAGCTACATTGGCAGGTGAACGGGCACAACGAGATAGATACTTGTCTCGTTTCTCTGCGGTTGCCAGTATAAGTCGGGCTTCATCTGGTGAGCGGATTAATGAAAAATGTTGGCGTGTGGATTGTGTGGCTCCCATTGTACTCTGCGCGGACGGGGATTTCTACTTGTTGGTTGACTTATATATTTAGAGTGGCATGGGTACCTTGTGTACCCTGTGGCTGCGGTGTAGCGGTTGCGGTAGTCGTCTTTTTCGCTGCAACGGCGGCTTTCTTTCGCATTGCCAGGTACGCCGCATCTGCAAAGTAATTAGTGATAGTCATCTGCTGTCGCTGTGACTGGGGCTGGACTGCGGGAACTGCTGGCGCTGCTACTGCCGCCGGCGCTGTTGCCTGGGTCCGCGTGCTACATACACTACTTTTCACTGTACGTGTCGCTGCAGCTCCGAACATTGCAAGTGTAGCCGTCTTCGTCCCCAGTAAATGTGCCTTCGCCAGCGCATCTTTGAATAGTAGTTGATATGCAATTCGCTCCCTCACTGCCGCCGCAGCCTCAGGTTTCATCTCCGCGAAGCCCGCCGGCAGGAGAGCTGCTGAATAACCTGGTACTGCCTCTAGTAGTAGCGCGAACATCTGACCGATAGGCGATGAGAGTTGATGTTCTATATAGTATGGATAGTCAGGCACGAGTCCCTTCTCCTTAATGTAAACTGGCGTCTCAATGCGGTCACCCTGTGTCTTTGATGCAAGGACTCCAGGCGCTGGTTTCACATATACAAATGGAATACGATCCCCTGGCGCCGGCGCATTTCCTGGATCGCGAACAGCCATTCTCATCGCCAGAACCTTATGTGCCACACTCGCTGGATTCGCATACTCTGCTCGTAGTGATTTCGTAATTGTCAGCTGTGTGAGCGGAACGCGGCCCTCCACTAGATCCATACATCCCTGCTTGACTAGTGCCGCCGCAGAGATGACATCTTTCTCATCTAGCACTTTCTTCATCGCTGCACCATATATAGTCTTTACGATGGGCGCATTATCTCGTCGCTTGAGTGCAATACCCATATATTTGTAGACGAAGTCATCGGGCTTATCTGCATTCTCGAACATCTTGCCCGCGTACCGCTTCTTGGAGAATAGCAGGATGGGGTCAAATACCTTGTCAAACTCAAAGTCATGGGGCGCCTTCAGAGACTGCGTCACCAAGTGGCCTGCCTCAGCGGTGAGGTCAATCGTCGCCAGGCGAGCATCGCGGCCCTGGAGCGCCTCGCCCGTCTCAGGGTTGCGCGGGTTGAACTGTACAAATAGGGAATCTGTATTATGGACTACGAGCGCGCCTGGACCAACCGCGAAGTGATGGTTCTCCGTTTCAAAGTCATATACGTATGTGTCTGCTCCTGGATGCGCGAGCTCGATGATACTTATAATTGCTGTTGCGGAAGCCTCAAGGGCGTTAGGTGCCTGCAAGGTTGCGATCCAGTCATATGCTTCGCGCAGTTTTGTACCAGCCAGAGGTTGCACTGTGGGAACAGGTACCAAAGGACATATAGAGTGGAGTAGGTGTGTCCCTACTTTCACATCTGCAGGCTTCGCTGCGGTACCATTACTGAGAACGAGGCTGTGGTCCTCTGTCACATCTACATATCCTGCACCAGTCCTGATACGGTATAGCCTTTTTGACGCTGCAATGTGATGCCGAATGATTCGGCGAATGCTGGTCCAACCGCGTTCGGTCCAGGCGAGAAGGTCGCGAGGTTCAATCGCATCCTTATCTCCATGCCATGGCGAGGCGGCAGCAGCGGCGCCCCTAAATAGTTCCTGAATCTCAATATACTGTACTTGTCCTCCTACATCTACCAGTACAGGCGTATCACCTGTAACAGAGTCACCATATACAGTCTTCGCCTCACATCGTACATCACACCGCTTATCTGCGCCCCCACCATAGAACCTCTCAATCACCTCCTTCGCGAACATAATCTGTTTTCTCCCATATGCGGTCACTGATGCTGCCAAGTGCTGTAGACGCACCTTAAATGTAGCGGACCCCAGCTGACCATACAGCGAGTTCGCCGTCACCTTGTATGCATTCTGTTCCGCATCCAGAAGCGCGCAGCGCAGCGGATCCTTCTCCTTCGCCGCAGCCTGTCGCGTGGCCTTTCGCGCGGCCAACAGTCCCTCAATAATCGCCGGCAGCGTCCCCTTTGTATCCTGCGCGTATCTACATATCCTCCGCCCAACCCGTACTTTCTCTGGATTCTTCCGCGTATCTGCTGGATCAGGCTTCAGAATGTCAAACTCAATATCAGTACATGGCAGCCCTGCTCCCGCGTATTTGTTCTCCTCACCCCAGCTATAGTATAGTAGACGCCCCTTGTAATCATAGTCCTTTCCCCATATAATTGTGTCATGACTGATATTCTCACTAATAATTGTAGATGGGTATAGGGATGCGAAATCCGCTACGCCTACTGGAGAGCCGAGGAGGCCGGTTTGGCTGGGATCCAGTACAATTGCGCCCTCATATGAGTCCTCCACGGCTGACCTATTTGGCGTCGGCAGCACGATGATTGTCTGGCCACGACGATACGTCTCCTTGAAAATCAAAGATTCAATCTTCACACCCTGGCCTCGCGTCATGATATAACCAATAGGTACGGAGCATACATTTGCCATAGACATCGCGGTATTGAATACGTCCAGCTTCTTATACAGGTCAAGTACGAGGTCACAATCCTGGACGCAGTATGCCGCGACGATAGCGCGATCCTCCGCGCTGCCGCGATGGAGGCGAAAGATGTCCTGCGGCGAGACATCGTCTTTCACAATGGCCCACTTCGTCACTAAATGTAGGTCATCTGTAACCGTATCTGGGCTAACCCCCACATATAGATCTTGTCCATCTACGCGGAGCACGGGGAGCTTATCAAGGATTTCTTCGCCGATGTCATCAAGTAGGGCAATATAGCGGCCAGGGCGGATGTCGGCAAGGTTGCCTTTTACGGTACAGCGCACGGTGCCTTCGAGGACTTCCGTGCCGCGCACGCTGCCACTCATATAGTTCTTTGCGACTGAATCCAACTTATATGACGGCAAACTAGCTGTGCGGCGGACATAGTGATAGAGATCTACTTGTAGACGTCCCTGGGTAGACCAGATATATAGGAAGTTGTCGCCGAGGGCAGCCGATGAGAGGAACTTCTCCTCGCACTTGAGTTCACCAGAGCCAGCCGCTGCAAGGCGATTGAGTTGCTGTATTTCATCAGTTCCCTGGATACCGAGTTCGCAGGCACGTTCCCACATGTATTTTTCATCAAAACCAAATGTATTGTAGCCGACGAGAATATCGGGATCCTCGGCCAGCATCCAGCGCGCCCAACCGCGGATCATCTCGGCCTCTGTCTTAAATTCGTGGACAACTGCACCTTCTACTGGTCCGCAAGAGGGATATACGAATACATGTCGTGCGGCTCCAGCCGATGCTGCGCCCTGTTCTGCAAGTACAGTACCTATCTGAATGACTGGGTCGCCTGCGAGAGGGACGCGCTTGCCGAGAATTGACTCTAGTACTTGTCCTAGAACTGTCGCATCGCCGGCTGCAACGGCTGCGGCAATGGCAGCGGAGGCGCGATCTGCGGTGAGCCAGGCCTCTACGCGTTCCCTCGGTGGTAGGGGGCATTTAGTAGTATATTTTGGTGTGGGCGAATATAGGCGATCCAGAACAGAGGTAGCGACGGAGGTTGTGTCTGTACAGGCAGCTAGTATATCCTTTCCTATATTCTCATATGTTCTCTGCGTCACTGGAAATTCACCAGTAGGAGAATAGCATTCTATATCCCAGGAAGCAACCTTGAATGGTGCGGTAGGAGCTGGTCCTTTCGCCGGCGTGATGCTCTTCCAGTCTGCTTCAATGATGAGCGTGGCGGTTGCATCGGCGCTATCACCTTCTACTTCTGAGTAGTCGTCGGTTGCCACCCAGCCGCATGGTTGTAGGTTCCGCAAGTGGAAGAAGCGGAGCATAGGGTCAAGGTTGGCCTCGAATACTTCTGGTGCCTGACCGGCGAAGGAGCCACCGAGGCGCTGCTTTGTGGCGGGGCAACAGGACTTGTCTAGAAATAGATTCTTGAGGGCTCTGAAATGGGAGAGGGATGTGGTAGAAATACGGGCGAAGGGGAAGAGAGCGCCAGCGGTGTATCCGTAGAAGAGTTTGCGTTCCTCGAAGGCGAGTTCATATGCTGCGCTTGGCCCCTTCATGTATTGGTCTATATATCGGCGGAGTGTAGCCATGGATTCATATCGGGCTTGCTTGGATGGGAGGCGCACAAAGAAGAAGGGACGGAAACCGGTTACATCGCAGCGGATGGCCTGGCCGCGGGCGGTTTTCCCGAAGAGATGGATTATCATCTCTTTCGTGCCCTGGCTGCTTTCGCTCGCGCCGCGCCCGCCATACGTGGCTCGCGTCTGTACTTCATCATCGTCATCGTCAACTATATCTTCATATGCAACTTCCTTCGCTTCTTCGTCTTCCCGTAGTACAACTTGGTCGCGGGCGAGAATGTCAAGTAGCTGGAATGTAAGGGTTGCTCCGTCGTCAGGCATATTATTGGTAGCGTTAGGTTAGAGGTTTTCTCAGCAGGCCGCAGGCGGGGTCAAATTTTGGCGGCGGAGCTGCGGGTCCCCTCGCAATACCACAATGCACTAATTCCTATATATCATATACGGGATTACAGCATATATTATGCGCCTTAAGGGAGGGGGTCACACAAGAGCGAGGCGAGGTAGATTACTTACGAGCCTGACGGGTCTTGCGGCTACGGCTATTGCGGCGTGTCTTCTTGGTACGAGTCGTACGCGTCGCACGCATAGAACGGAGGGCAAGGCGACCGCGGCTGCGGAGGGCAGCGCGAGACCGGCGAGCGACAGCAGTCTTCCGAATCATCTGCTGGGCGAGGAGGAGTGCGACAGCAGGGGCGGCAGGGGAAGCAGTGGCGGTAAATGCGGCGAGGGACTCGTAGAGAGAGCCTCCGCGTTGGGGCCCGAGCATCAGTGCATCATTTGTAGGGCGGTATGTGATATTACTTGCCTCCATAGGCGGGGGCATCTCCAGCGTAGCGGCAGCAGTGGCGGTCGCGGGAGTTTCCTCACTCGCCAGGTAAATATCATCAGAGAGAGTCTCTGCCTCTCCTCGTGAGACGGACGGCGTCAGCCTATTGGCATTTATATTGCTGGAACGTACGGGTGATGAGGGCTTATTATTGTTCTGTATCATGGCGGCTGAGGGCACCTTCATAGCATTGCTAGGCACCTTCATAGCGTTGCTAGGCATCGCCGCGATCACATTGGCATTCTGTACCATATTTGTCATCACGGCCTCATCGCGCGCGCCCTCAATCTCAACACCTACATTCTCCCCACTTGGTGCCTTAGAGACGGCAATTATCTTAGGATAACTCTCCACGGTCATAGGGGCGCCGTTCTCCCGAATAGCGGCCACAATCGGCTCCGCCATGGCCTGCTCGGCGGCAATCATCGGCATGTTACGACCGTTCGTCTTCGCAAGCTTGTCCCAGGTAGGCATATAGGAATGGCAATGAGGGCACCAATTAGCATATAGCAGTACGAGTACTACGGGGGACTTCTTCAGGAGATTTAATGCGGCTTTTACATCACTTGCACTCCGGACATTAATAGACGCGGGTGCTAAGCTCGCAGAGCGTACGCGGCGCGAACGGTTCTTCTTACTTTTACGGCTGGCAGCAACCATATTCTAAACGTACTATGCGGTTTTAATTCATCTAACCTATCAGTAAAGATAGAAAGCCAACTATGTTTGCATCAGCGGCAAAATATAAGAATATTCTGGTGGCGGTGGCTATCGCCGTGGCGGCTATAGTAGTTATATTCTGGCTGTTGCCAAGTGGAGAGGCCTTCTCTGCTGGTACAATTGGGACTGTTGTGAAGGAGACGCCTGTGCTGATTGAGCCTGAGTCGCCGCCGTATGAGACACGACCGATCATGTCCGTAGCCGATTACGATGATACTGGTGATTCTGCGCCGAATCCGTTGCCATATGATGATCCTGTGAGGTCTGCGATGGAGGTGGAAGTGATTGCGCGCAGTTCTGCAGAGAAGGTACGTGCTGTTAAGAGGGAGCGGCTGAACGCTCAGCAGTTTGAGGTAGCACGGTTGCCGCCTGATAGTCAAGTACGTGCTGTTGCGGAGGAGGGCTGGGCTTCTGCCGCTGCCGCTGCGCCTGTGTCCGCCGCAGGCGCAGGTTCAGAGGGCTTTGCAGATATACAGGGAACCGCGTTGCAGCCTGAGGATAAGGATGCGCTAGAGGCCCAGGAGAGAGCTATCCTAGCTACATATGTACCGAAGAAGTCAGCTGATTTACTGACATATAGTATTGAGGACACAGAGGATCTGATTAAGAAGATATATGATGGGCGGGAGCAGGTGCCGAGTTATAAGCAGAGGGCAGATGGAGTATGGGAAGTGTATGAGGTGGCGGATAAGGAGCCAAAGATAGTGTGGGAGGATGATGTTGCTATGGGGACAGCCGGTGCAGCCGCTGCAGCCGCTCCAGGGGATTATATTACTGTGCCGATTGTGGCGCAGCAGATGGCGGCAAATCTGGATCCTTTCTTTGAGCCGCGCACTCGTCTTACAGAGAATAGGGCTGATTATGTGGCCTTCACTCCTGAGCTGGAGAGGATGTTTGCTCCAACTGAGCCGCGACTGAACTGGTATTAGGCACAGGTGAAGCACATGATGTCTGCTGCATCTCGCCTACGGCGGTTCCCGTGGGCTTTAAGTCCCCCGCATAGCAGCGAAATAGATAGTATGTGTCATTGAATGGATGTGGGTCCGTTATATCAGATGGCCGCGTGAATCCTGCTGCTTGCGCTGCCACTCTCTGCTTTTCCCGCCATGTATAATACACATTCATCATTTCGGAGTCCGTCCTCAGCACTGCATCTATTATTCTGCGCGGATTCCTATATTTGACCTTTAGCATTTCCATATCGGGTATTAGTACAATAGGTCTGCCGCGAATATTCCATGTAAATGAGTCACCAATACGATGCCATGGGTTCCATTGACGGGTATGATAGTCTGGATGAAATTGTTCTAATTGATACTGCGGAATAGACATATTACTTGTTATAATGATATTATATCAAGTAATCGGAGAGGTTAAGGGTTGACTGCACTTGCGGGGATAAATGTGTGAGCCACGTTGTCTTATAAGGCTGGGCGGAGAGGAGGATGATGTGTCTGTACCTGTACCTATACCTGTGCCCGTTCTGAAAGAAGACTCTACAGCGACCCTGATTATTGATTATCGTGAGTCTGCCTTACAGGCTGCTCTGAAGGCAAAGTACAGGCAGGATAATCTACATGTAGGAGATATGTGGATTGGATGCTCTGCAGGCGCTGCAGCCACGCAACCGCATCTCGTCCTAGAGCGGAAGACAATCGCAGACTGGGAGAGTTCCGTGATGGACGGGCGTTATAGAGAGCAACGTGGGCGTCTTCTCGCATTCTCACAGGAGACCGGTGCGCGTATTGCCTATGTATTAGAGGGTAGTTGGCGGACTGCGAAGCGACTGGGTGCGCCGGCACTGATGAAACTGGTGGCGCGAATGCAGTTAGTACATGGTATTCCCGTATTTTTCACTGCATCGGTACAGGAGACGGCGGCTCTCGTGGAGGCGCTCCAGGCGGCGTGGGAGAAGGATGGGGCGGCCACCTTTGCCGCAGAGACGAGCGTACAGCGTGTGGTGGACGGAATTAAAGTCGCGAAGAAGGATAATTTAGATGACCCGCGTATATTTGCTATTAGATGCATCGCTCAATGTCCTGGTATGTCTCCTAAATCAGCTGAGGCAATCTTAGATGGATGTGGTGGAACCCTGGCGGCCGTGATGGCTATGCCGGCGGCTGAGATTGCGGCGATTAAGAATGGTGGGAGAAAGATAGGGCCGGCAGTTGCTGGGAGACTCGTGGCACTACTCGCCGCTGGCACATCAACTTAGTGTCGCATCTACTTCCGTGTTACGCGTTTTGTTCGCACTGAACGCTTATTACCACTGCGGCCACCATCCTGCTGGTCCAATCGTTCAAAGAATAAATCCTGTACTGCCCCATGCAATCTATATGGTTTTCTACCAATAGATACCATATATCCATCTCCAAGTGTAGCATACTCTTCTATTTTTTCGCCGAAATCCCGCATTGGGTCATCTGTATCAGCTATAAATGTTGCCTCAAATAATTCGGGACCTGCATGTCGTATTTTAATATCTACAAATCCAAGATAGGATTCTGCTTTGAGTAAATACCAGCGTATTACATCTGCTGCATATTTATTTACATATTCTACCGTATTTCCAGATCCATCTAGCCATACTACGAATGAGAATGTAATATGAAATCTGGGACCAGATGGCGATTTATATAGGTTGTTATACATAAGGCTAACATTGAAATCATTCGGTATAGCATTCATCTTACTATATATAGAGTGTGGTTTCTCTCGCTGAGCCGTGCCGCTCTCAGGTCTGCTCCCCCTCAGAAGTCAAAGAGACTCTTAAATCTGCGGGCCGCTGCACTAGCCTCGTCGCCCCTACTATTATCCAGCGTCAGGCGGGCGGGGGGCTTAAAGCCGCCATCAAATGCATTGAATCCTGGTTCGGGTGCTGTTGCGGGCCTCTCCATCGCCCTAGACCCCCCTTCTGTCGGTCTTTCTACTGCTCGGAAAAACCCTGTAGGCGGCACATAGTCATCTATATCTCTCCGCGGCCTCTCTGGTGCCATCGCTTCATATGGTTGAGAGCGTCCCCGAGGTTGCGCGGTAGTCGGCGCATCGCTGAATTTCACTTTCCTCGCCGGCTTCTTCATAGCGGAAGAGGCTGGTGCAGGCGCGGGAGCTGGCGCAGCAGCCTTCTGCGTGGCAAGCATCGCCTGCAGAATCGGCGACTCCTCCAGCAGATACTTCTTCTCGTGATGTTTCCAACTAATATAAATGAGCGCGGGATACGTATATTTCACCTCAAATCCCGATGCGCGTAGCTGATAGACGAGATATACGACGCAGTCCTCGAGATCTATCTTCGGCAATCCGAAAATGAATGGCGGAATTGTATATAATAGATAGGCCGGGTGCGTTGGCAGCTTACTTGTAACGCGAATCCTATTATAAATCTGCTCCAATATCTCATTATAGGCACGCAGTCGCGCTCCATCACGCTTCTGCCGCTTAGAATATAGGTCCCCGACTTGTAGCATCGGAATTTCAATTTCCTCCGCGGACATTCTGTTGCCAAATACATATAAAATATCTCCAGATGAAATGCGCGTCCTTGGCAATCCGAAACTTCTACTTTTCTCTTCAGGTAGCATCCTGACAATCGGCTACATCGGCGCACTACAAGTACTTGATGCATCTAGCGCCCTCGCTGCCGTCACTACCTATGCCGGCGTCAGTGCCGGCGCACTCATTGCTACATGTCTCGCCATAGGATACACTATCACGGAACTGGAGGAAGTCATCACACGTATGGATTTCTCAACCATACAAGATATCACCGCAGAGGATTCGCCGATCAATCTCTTCACGATGTACGGCGCCGACTCAGGCGAACGGCTACATCGCTTTATTCGCGCACTCTTGAGGGTCAAAGGCTACGCGGAGACGACCACATTCGCTAACCTGGCCGACGCTGGCCGTCCTGGACTCGTGATATGGGCGACAGAAATGGAGACTGGGCGCTTGCGGCGATTCTGCGCGACCACAACACCTACATATACAATATGTGGTGCCCTCAGGGCATCTGTTTGCATTCCTCTCCTCTTCGCTCCCGTTATTGCAGAGGATACGGGACACCTACTTGTAGATGGTGGTGTATTAAATCATTACCCTATTGCCTATTTGTCACCCGAAGAGAGAGAGACCACTCTCGGATTCTACGCGCGGACCTTAACGGAGTATGCTGCGCCGGCGGATATAATGGACTATATGAAGATGTTTGTGGGTCTCATCTTGCGGTCAAAAAATGATGACACGCCAGATATCTTCCGCGGACAGACTATATTACTGGAACTAGATGCGAGGGAGAGGGCACTACCGATGAGCTTTCATGTAGCAGCGGAAGAGAAAGAGGGACTCCTATCTCGTGGTCGCGAGGCTGCGAGGCGTTGGCTCAGCGAAGCTGGCGGCGCAGCTGGCGGGAAAGATGTAGAGAAAGAAGAGGAATAACATCATCTTTCATAACATTACATATCATAGGACAGCAGTCGCCAGCAGTAGCTGCTTACAAGTTCTCCTTCACGAATTCCAGGAGAGCCGGCGCACTCCTTTCACCATTATATTCGTGTACAGAACCATCGCCCTTCTTCAGGAAGAATGTAGGAAACCCCTCCACCTTCACAGGTAACTCCCGTATCTTATCTTTCTCCTCGGACTCCACGAGGATTACACGCACCTTCTTATCGCCGACGCTGATGGGGCTCTTCGCCTCTAACTCTTTCATCGCCGGCAATACATCCTTACAGTGCGGGCACCACGTTGCATATACGAAATATAGATCGGCATCTGCGGCTTCTCCTGCAAAGCCTTCCGCGCGGCGACCATAGTACATTTTATAGGCAACATAGGCTAGGACGGCAATTACAGCCAGGAGGGCCAGGGTCATCATATTCCCACTTGTCATCATCTTCTTCGCTGCACTAGACGCCATTATCTGCTTTATGTTGCCAGCTAAAATTGAGATGGAGATGGTCTCTCTGTTCTCGGGGTAGCTCGTGTCACAATGGATAAATACCTGGATACTATAACGTATGCTCCGCCGGGCGGATATGATACGTCCTGGTCTATTCGCGATAAGCTATACTGCTTGCAAATGTACTGGAAGGCTGTGGAGATGGGATATAAGGGGTCTGGGGCTGACACTTGCGCTTGGTCCCTGGCAACAATGGCGACAGATGATATGATACGATCACATCATGATGAGCCTAGTGGTCGGCTGCGATTCTCTCCTACATGGCAGAAGAGACTGGAGGTTTTTAGAGGACAGCTTCTTGCTACGCAGGCAACGGCTACGCAGGCAACGGCTACGCAGGCAACATCATAAAGCTGAGGATGGCAAGAAAGAAGATACCTGTATGGAGAAAGAAGGCGTAGGGAGATGGGACGCCGTCTGAGAGGCGTGCACCGACAATGTTCTGGGTAACCTTATATGTTTGGGGATTGGCGACGAGGAAGAAGATGAGGGCTGAGTAAAGTGAGTATTTTACTTTTAAGAGAAATGGAACACTCTCTTTTTTCTGTTGCTCGGCAGCGGCCATAGTATCTACTTATTGAGCCGCTTACCGCGACGGCTGCGGCTGCGACCACGGCCGCGTGTGTTGCGATTACGCCTACGTGTACCACGACCACCAATTGCAGGTAGTTTAATACCCATATCATATATGGAAGTGCGAGGAGACAAGGCCACGTCTACAAGAGAGCCAGCAACCTCCTCATACTTCGCAGCCTCCTCTGCATCCAGTGCGGTGTATCGGCTATCCCCAGTGGCAGCAGCAAAGTACTCTATCGCGGCCATAATCTTGTATAGTTCAGTTGTCTGAATACCAGTACATATCCCTACTTGTTCTGCACGCTTCTTTCCCAGGGAGAGGACATTGATTGCCCTGCGGATTGCATCTTGCACTGCTGCCTTCCTTGCAGGCAAGCTGGCATCTGAGAGAATTGCTTGTCTTATAGCCGTGTATATGTCCCAGCCGAGGGCGGTTAGCGTATTGCCTTTCGTGAAACATGATATCTTTTGTAAGAGAGATGTACGTTCTACTTCCTCTGTGCGAGATAGGGGCTTGCTAAGAATACGGGCTATCCTAGTAAGGGGAGGTTCCTGTACCGGCGGCTGCGGTTCTTCCACTTCCTTTAAGCCCTCTTCGGCAGGCTCTTCACCGCGAGTCGGTTCAACCTGTAACGCCCTTTGTAGCGGAGGAAGGGGTCGTAGCTGAGGTAGAAGGGGCGGTAGGGGAGCGAGACCTTGGGGAGCACCATATGGCATTATATTCGTTACAGGCGCTTGAGCCGCTGCTGCGATTGGTCCCTCAAGTTGTGGTGCACCATAGGGCACTATATTCGTTACAGGGGCTGCCGCAGGAGTTGTAGCATTCTCAAGTTGTGGTGCACCATATGGCACTATATTTGTAACAGGCGCTTGCGGCGCTGCTGTGACTGGTCCTTCAAGTTGTGGTACACCATAAGGCACTATATTTGTAACAGGAGCGGCAGCATTCTCAAGTTGTGGTGCACCATATGGCACTATATTTGTTACAGGGACGGCAGAAGGAGTTGTAGCATTCTCAAGTTGTGGTACACCATAAGGCACTATATTTGTTACAGGGGCTTGCGGCGCTGCTGCGACTGGTCCCTCAAGTTGTGGTACACCATAAGGCACTACATTTGTTACAGGAGCGGCAGCATTCTCAAGTTGTGGTGCACCATATGGCACTATATTTGTGACAGGAGCAGCAGCATTCTCAAGTTGTGGTGCACCATATGGCACTATATTTGTTACAGGAGCAGCAGCATTCTCAATTTGCGGAGCACCATATGGCACTATATTTGTTACAGGGGGACTATAGGGTACTATATTTGTTACAGGGGCTGCCGCAGAAGTCATATTCTCAAGTTGAGGAGCACTATAAGGCACTATATTAGTGATAGGAGCAGTAGCTTCTACCTCTGTCACAGGACCAGTAGATGGGATTATATTCATGTTAGGAACCTCTGGCGCAAGTTGCGGTGCATTGTATGGCACTATATTTGTTGTAGGCACAGCAGGTAAGCCACTCTTATATTTATTAACTAGGTATGATACAACTCCTTCTACATCTTTATCTGACATCGGTTCTTCCACGGATGGTATAGTAGAGGTCTCCTGTATATTCGTATTCTTATATGTATTTATTATCCCAGACAATATATCGGCTATCTCTTCATCTGATGTATCCTCTGATATAGGGGCAGGCTCTGGTGCTGCGGGAAGCTCGGTCGCCGCAGATGGCTTCGCGCTCTCAGGAAGCTCGGTGACAGCAGATGGCTTCGCGCTCTCAGGAAGCTCGGTGCCCTCAGGAAGCTCGGTGACCGCAGATGGCTCAGTGACCGCAGATGGCTCGGTGCCCTCAGGAAGCTCGGTGGCAGCAGAGAGCGCAGCGTTCCCACCTTCGCCCTCACCTTCGTCTTCACCTTCAGTCCCAACACCTATCGTTGCCCTCTCCACACCAATATACTTGTTTCGTATATCATGTATATTTGTCGCAATTTGTCCTATAGATCCACTTAGCCCTAAAGGTAGGGGTGCAGCATTTGTCATAGCTGTTGCGATAGCCGCGGTAGCGGTCGCGGCAACACCCCTCTCACAGCCCAGTTCCCGCAGATAGTCCTGAATCTCTTCACGTATCTCCATATACCTCGCCTTTGTAGGAGACTCATCCATATCCACTATCTGTCGCTCCAAGGTTCCCAGCCGATGTCTGAGGTGAGGATATAGATAGGTCGCGATTTCCTGCGTACATGAATTAGCAGCCTGTTGCGGTGCAGCTGCTCCAGGACCAAATACCTTCATAAATGCACCGAGGATATTCTCATAGTCATCATTAATTGTAATATAGATACCATAATTTCGCATAAAAGTGTTTAGGGGCTTGATGCCGAGATAGCTATTCGGATCCACGCCCTTCACATACTTAGTAAAGTACATGTCACCGAAGATGTTGAGAATGGCCTTCCCCTCAAAGAGCCTGATTTCCCCCTCAAGCTTGCCGAGCTGGCTCTCCAGATAATTTCGCGCATTTCTAACAGTATACCGCATACCATTCAGATCTATCTTGAACTCGTAGGGTTTCACAGTGCGTACAGATATATTTATAGGGTCATTCGCACCCTTACTCTCCAGGTCCCGTAGCAGTCCCTCTATCTCCTTCTTCGCAGCTACACGCGTATCATACTCTTCACGTATCTTACCAATAAAGGCGTCTTCTTGGGCTTGAGCAGGCGCGGTCACAGATGCTGGATCTGTTCCTACATTTACTGTTGTGGCAGGAGCGGCGGCAGGAGCAGCAGGAGCAGGCATCGCATTTGTTCCTACATTCATAGTCACTGGTTCAGGGCCTATCTGCGCGACTGACCCAACAGAGCTTGTATTAGAGTTCATATTGGATACTGCACCAGGGTCGGATACTGACCCAGAATTAGATGCAGCTGCACTAGGAACCCTAGGAACCCCAGGTACCTCTGGCACCTCGGGCACCCCTAAATTTGATTTTGGCGGCTCAGACATATTTATCACTACTATCTATATTATACTTATAGTATAAAACCCCACTTAAATTCCCTTCGTGCTGTTATACCTATCTGTCTCGTCGTGTTATATAATGGAATCCGCTGCAACTGCAACTGCAGGTCCCAAGGTATTCAACCCTTGGAATCCGCGAAACAAGGAGATACAGCTCCCTGACATTCACCGCATTCTCCGCAAATTCGGTTGGAAGGGCCGGGTGCGCTCAATTGCCCTCTTCCAACAGGCAACCGCCCATAAATCCTATATTGACCGTCCAGACGTATGGGTCGATCATTCTGAGAATGATGAACCCATGATTATTGCCGAGCGTCCAGAGGGCTGCCTGCCACTCAGGCCCGCCGATAATGAAGAGCTGGAGTTCCTCGGTGATAGTATTCTCGGCGCAGTAGTTGCTACATATATCAGTATGCGCTACCCAGGCCAAGGCGAGGGCTTCCTGACACGTCTTCGCACCCGCATTGTGAATAATAAGATGCTCGGCGTTCTCTCTAAACATGTAGGGCTAGACACCTGGGCCATCCTCAGTCGACATGTAGAGGATGTATGTAATGGTCGCAAGAATCTCCGCATCCTAGGCTCTCTTCTAGAGGCCTGGATCGGCGCAATGTATACGCAGGAAGAAGAGACAGGCCGCGGCTTCCAGGCCTGCTACGACTGGATCGTGAATCTCATGGAACGACACATAGATTTCGTACAGCTCATCACCGAGGATACTAACTTCAAAGACCAGCTCCTACGCTACTACCAGGCTACCTATCACGAGCCGCCCCGCTATGCTGCGGTTGAAATCGTCGGCCCTATCCACGATCGTACATTTACTATGGGTGTATTGTCTCCTACAGGTGAAATCATCGCCAAGGCCACATCGCGAAATAAAAAAGTGGCGGAACAAGAGGCGTCCCGTATTGCCCTGGAAATACTACAAGGAGATATGGCTGACTCCTCTGAGTGATTTCCTTTAAGTCCTCCCTCACTGGAATTACCGCCCGCATATATATAATGTCCGCAGCCGCCACGAAACCCCTTGCACCACTTAATCTTATAACCCGTGCCCTCATCGTCGGTATTAACTATAATACACTACCTTACAAACTAAATGGCTGTATCAATGACGCCACCAATATGCAGTCCTACCTTACAAAGTACCATGGATGCAAGTCCATTGAACTCCTCACAGATGATACCCGCGTAAAACCGTACAAGTTCAACATCATTAATGCCCTGCGTACAATGCTCCGCGCGGCGAAGCGGGGCCAGACCCTACTTTTTCATTACAGCGGGCATGGCAGCACTATGCCCGATAGGAGTGGCGATGAGGCCAATGTTCCGAAAGGAATCGGCATGGATAGCGCAATTGTACCACTCGATTCTATGATTAATGGCATGATTATTGATGATGACTTGCGTAAGATAATTGCGGATAATATCCCTGATGGTGTTACACTTATATGTGTATTGGATTCATGCCATAGTGGTACTGCTGTTGATTTGCGATACTGCTTTGACACGACCTATCCCGCCGAAAAGCAATATGATGAGCTAGCCCAGTATCCGGCTACCAAGGGACAGGTGATATGTATCTCTGGATGCCTGGATGCTGGCTATAGCCAGGAAGTATATGTAGGTGGTGGTCGTACGGCTGGTGCACTGACCTGGCTACTGATTGAGATGCTGAAGTCGGCTAAAAATAGCCGGCGGGCCATGACTTGGAAGGAACTCATTACCTCTATGCGCGGTGTACTTGCCGCTAACTATATAGACCAGGCACCGCAGATTTCTAGCGGCCGAGTAATGTCGTTGACTGATGCGGTTATCTTTTAATCGCGCCACCGCGAGACCAAAGACTTATACAATAATAGAATAGATTTAGCGCCCGCTATGCAAAGTAGAGCTAAAAAATTTAGCTCCATGACTAAAACACGGGTTGTGAAAAATACAAGTGTTGCCCCGACTGCATCTGAATTAGCTACACAACGCTTGACCGCTGCTCCCCAGCCTTTTAGCCGCATGTCTGCTGTACCTGAGCTTCCTGTTGTCGCCGAGGTCGCCGAGGTTCCTGAGGTCGCTGAGGTCGCAGAGGTTCCTGAGGTCGCTGAGGTCGCTGAGGTCGCCGAGGTTCCTGAGGTCGCTGAGGTCGCCGAGGTTCCTGAGGTCGCTGAGGTTGCTGAGGTCGCTGAGGTCCCTGAGGTTGCCGAGGTCGCCGAGGTCGCCGAGGTCGCCGAGGTTGCCGAGGTTGCGTCTGAGCCTATACTCGCGGCAGCAGTACCCGCAAAACCCAAGCTAACTATGGCTGAACTAACACAGCGTGCCCTGCAAAAGAAGATAACAACCGCTGCACCTATTACTGTAGCACCTGTGCCTGCAGCGACCGCAGCACCGAAGCTGACGATGAGTGACATCGCCCAGATCGCCCTCCAGAAGAAGATGACTGCCTATTCCACGCAAGAGAAGGCCGAAGTCACTGCCGACCGCTATAAGCTGGAAGCAGCCCCCGCCTTCATTCCTCCCACACGCAAGGGATTCGGCAAGTTCCTAGAGGCGATGTACTTAGAGACATTCCAGCTCCCTCCTATCCTACAAGTAGACCGCCAAGGATGCAAGAAGCTCATGCAAGCCGCCGCCACAAATAAGATAGATACATTCCTCTACCAAGAGTTCGTCCGCGAATATCTCCGCGCTGCCTCTCCCTATCGCGGCCTTCTCGTCTATCACGGCCTCGGTTCAGGAAAGACATGTTCCGCAATTGCCGCCGCAGAGGCACTATACGGATCAGCAGCAAAGGAAATCATCATCATGACACCTGGCTCTCTCCGCGGCAACTTCCAGAGTCAAATTGCCTTCTGCGGCTTCCGTCACTTCCGTACTGATAATTACTGGACCAAGCTCAGCGCCACAAATCCCCTCGTCATCAACTTCGCTCACACAACCCTAATGCTCCCCATCAAGTTCCTCGAAGGAGTGACGCGCCGCGAAGATATCAACACCCGCGTAGTCTATGTGCCCGATTTCTCCAAGGAGTCAAACTATAGCAACTTCTCTTCCCAGGAACAGAGCTATATCCGCGCACAAATCGTCGCCTCCCTAGAATCCCGCATCAAGTTCATCAACTACAATGGTATCTCTGCTGCCGCCCTGAAGGCCTATGCATGCGAGACAGGCCCTAATCGTACATTTGATAATAAGGTAATTATAATTGATGAGGTCCACAATCTTACGCGCCTCATGTCAGGCAAAGTAGAGAGATATGCAGGAGCTGTGACTATCAAACGCCGCGCAGAGAATCTCCCATATGAGCCAGTCACCGCCGGCCGATGGCAGCCGACTCTCTGCAAGGCCGGCAAGGAGCACCTCAACTATACACGTGCCTATCTCTTTTACAGGCTCCTGACGGATGCCCGCAATTCCAAGATTATTGCCCTCTCTGGTACACCACTCATCAATACACCAGATGAAATCGGTATCCTGATGAATCTCGTCGCTGGATATATAGAGTGTGTGGAGGGTTACATTCTCTCTACGAAGGAGCAGGACAAGGCTGCGCTGAAGGAACTTGTTCGCGTCCATCCTCGCCTGGACTCTATATTTTTCACTGCCGGCCAGGGTTCAACCGGCTTCCGCATCTCCGCATTCCCCGAAGGATATGTAAAAGTACTTGAGCCTGGCGCTGGCGGCGCGGGAGCACCTGGCGCCCCTGGCGCATTCAAAGGTATCCGCGCCGATGCAGGGGCGCAACAGGGCATACAGGCCGCATGGGAAGAAGTTGCGGCTGAACCTGCCGCGCGCGCTCTGAAGTTTTCCAACATTACCTATTCATCATATCCGCGATTCCCGATAGAAAAGGAGAAGTTCACCAATACATTTCTACAGGTGGACGCCGCGAAGGTGAAAAATCAGGTGACAATTCTGAAGAGAATGCACGGCCTAGTATCATACTATCGCGGAGCAACAGAGGGCCTGATGCCAGATATAGTTGAGGATGTAGTGGTATCTGTACCTCTACGAGGCTATGCACTGCGCTATTATACACAGAAGCGGACGACAGAGATATCCGAGGAAGTGAGTTCATCCTCTGGTAAGGAAGATGACTATATGGAGGAGAAGAATCCTACATCGTATCGGTTTAATAGTCGTGCCGCGTGCAATTTCGCGTTTCCTGAGTCTATTGAGAGGCCATTCAGGCGGCGAGATGAGAAGTCGCAGATTGAATTCGCGGACCAGCCTGTGGGGGATGTAATTGCGGAGGCTGCAACTGAGGTAGAAGATATGGAGGCAGAGATGCGCGAGAGGGAGGCAGTCGCAGCAGAGGAGGCTGAGGTTGCTGCTGCTGAGGAGGATACTGAAGGACAGATAGGTGGTGCTGACGCGGATGCAGATGATGGCAAGCCGCCCCAGGATATGCGGCCCTATGCGATTCGTCTACAGGACGCCCTCGCGAAGATACGTTCCAATGCCCCACAACTATTTGCCCTGGAAGGAGAGGCTCCTAATCGCCTAGATTATTATTCTCCAAAATACGCGGCCATAATTGAGAAGATTAATGCCTCTCCTGGCTCTGCACTCGTATATTCTCAGTTCAAATCTGCAGAGGGTCTCGGCATCTTCGGTTTCGCCCTGGAGGCGAATGGGTACACGCTCCTGGACTTCGTCGGCTCGGACCGCACTCTCGCCTTCTCTCCAGCCGCAGAGGCCTCTCTTCGTCGCGGACCTGCGGCCAGCGAGCGCCGCTTCATGTTCTTCACTGGCGACGGAAGCCTGGATACTCGTAAGACGATTCTCAATATCTTCAACGCCAACTTCAATCAACTACCACCCAATATCAAGCGCGTATTAGAAGAATCAGGATATACGGATAATCAGCGCGGCCAGCTCTGCAAAGTATTCGGCATCACCAGCTCAGGTGCAGAAGGCATCTCCCTCAAGTGTGTCCGCAGCGTACATATCATGGAACCTTACTGGAACAAGGTCCGCACAGAGCAGGTGAAGGGTCGCGCCATCCGTATTTGTAGTCACGCGGATCTCGCCGACGAGGCAGATAGGAATGTATCTATCTACACGTACTGCTGTGTCTTCAGCCCTGAGGACCGTATTGATGAGACGCTGAAGAGGCGCGACAAGTCGCAGACATCGGATGCAGTTGTATTGGAACTGGGGAACAAGAAGGAGGCCATTAATGAGGATTTCCTAAATGTCCTGAAGACGGCCGCAGTAGATTGCGGGCAGAACTTCCAGCAGAATAAGATGTACGGGTGCTATGAGGGAGTACAGGGCTCGCCTGAAGAGCCGGCGTTCAATCCTAGCGTAGACGCTGACCTGGATGTCAGCGAGCAACAGCGCTCTGTCTACGTAGGCATGCCAGCTGCTGCGACGGCAGCGCCAGGTGCGGAGCCAGTGGAAGCACCTATACTCGGTATCGTACCTCTTCCTGGAACACGCCAGCCAGTACAGGGAACTGCTGCAGCACGTGCGCCGGCAACACAAGAGCGGACCGTCATCTCCCTCGGCGGACGCCAATACTGGCTCAACCCTGACCGATCCAGTCCCACAGAGACCGCATACACTCTATATGATCTTAGTGATATAAAGGCGCGGAAACCGTTGGGACGTATAGTGAAGAACCCCGCGACGGGGAAATATAAGAAGCCGACCCTCCTTCCTGGGCTTTAAATCCCCTCCCGGGGGTAGAATGCCGCGCAACATGCACACTACAGGTGAAATATACGCAGGATATATTGAATTGATTTGCTTGGCTGATATAGTGCTAGGAACTAACCAATCGGCGAGAACGCGCGATCTAGCACGTGCCCTATTTCTAAAAGAAGCAAGGCGCGTGAAATATATAATAGCTAGTGGAGGTGCCGCTGCAGATATATATGATGCTATACGTATTAAAATAAATGCAATAGCGGATGAAGTGTTGGCGTGAGCCGCGGGGGTCTTACGCGTGCCAATCAGACGCCCAGGAATCGGTGAACTCGGATTCCAGAGCTGCCTCAAAATTACAGTACTTGTCAAAATAGTGGATCCAGCCGATGAGGCCGCGGAATCCATATCCTATATGTATTTGGCTGCTCTCGCCTTGGCCTTGGCCTTGGCCTCCAAAGTACTCTGCAACGTCGGTTATTACCCCACGCTGCACTGTAACTGCCAACCTCTCCTCCGCTGTACCTGCCACCACAGGATACGCGCCGAAAGAGAGATTCGTGCCCCTGAAGGCGACCACTAGCAAGTACCAGCAATCTCTCTGTAGACGATTTTGTGCGTATGTGACGCGTCCATCACCTACTTGTCCCCGCATATAGATGCCCTCGGCTGTCCCATATCCTGCAGCCCCTGCGATGAGATACTCCAGGCCGAAGGTGAATGGGCCCTGACTGAAGAAGCGATGCAGAGAACCAGCCTCAGTCGGCCTCGGCATCTGGTCCACATAAAATAGGATTGTAATCGTAGTCCATGCTGTCCCAGCAATACCTACAGTACATGTCAGGCCAGATTCGCGACCCTTGAGCTGTAGATACTTCGTACGTGTAGGAATAAGGGGAGTCACCTTATCTGCGATAGCAGTGGTGCCGGCACCCTGCAGGAGAAAGAGATCAGGCTGTCTGAACTCCTCGAAGATGATCGCGCGGCGACGACGAGAGGGAGGACCTCTCTCACGGTCAAAGGCGGAGAAGTGGAGCATCGGTGCGGACTGCTCTTGCGTGGACCAGAGCCATGTAAGAGGTAATGGGTGCGGCATAGCGCTCAGCTCCATTGTATAATTATTATTGGCTGCCTGCGACCAGCGGACCACCAATGTCTGGTCGGTGGGAAATATAGTGACTGGGACACCTGCTGGCAAGGGATATCCATCTATTGCTGCCTGTATTCCGAGATTGTCGGCGAATGTAAATGTATGTGGGACGCCGTCTGGGGTTGTCAAGCGGGCAATGAAGATGACCTCTACTGAGCCTGGCCCGCCGAGAAGAGGACCAAGGGCAGATAGGATATCTCTGAACTGGCGAGTATGAGAGACAACAGCTCTCTGCCAAAGAATCCTACCTTGGCCGGCAGCTACCGCTGTAGGGCAGATATAGATATAGGCCTCATATTGCGGAATATACGGCACTTCTTTCCGTTGCAGGCCTGCAATCACTTTTTGGACTGCCTTCGGGCGAGATATAGGATAGGATGCTGGGGCTGTTCCGCGCCTAGGTACTGTATATGTAGGTGTTATTGCACCAAGCGCTTGCTGCTGTGCTATGCCGTCAGGGGCGCTAGAAGCAAGACCCCATGGACCTGGAAGTTGTGGGTCCCGCATGGCTATCGGCCCAGGCGCTGCGCTAAGAACTGCATGTATTGTATCTGCTGGAGATGTTCGCCATGGTTGTGCGTTCCCTCCTGCAACCCTATATCTCTCTGCAGGCAAATCTGGTGGTAATGGCTTCCAAGCCTCACGCGCAGCGGTGGGCGCAGGCGCAGGCGCGGCGGCGGTAGCGGCGGGTATATACGATGTAGATACAGGAATCATAGGCACATGATAAGGCATTTTAGGCACTTCAGGTGCGACCAAAGGTAGCTGTACGGACACCTGGGGCGCAGGCCAATCATCCTCCTCCACGTCAAATAGGGCACGAAACATTGTATCTGTCCGCGGTTATTTACAATACAAATATTACACTAATCATTGTATTGTATATACCAGCGTGCCTGTGACGGCGGCGACGGCAGCGGCTTCTTACGTGTTATCTGGCCGTAGTTGTGTTGTAGCATCCAGCTCGCGCGTGATAATACGGAACACAAGCTGCGTCTGCCGCATCATATTGAGTGCTTGTCCCTCTGCAACAGCGGTCCGTGTCCTATCCAGGGCAAGCTCGCTCACCACCACGCTACCACCAAATGGTGCCGGCGCTATCTCACCAGCCTCGGGATTCCCATACTTGCTACGTATCAGCACATAGTTCGCATAGCCAACTGTATTCCATCCATCTGCAGAGTAAGTGGTCGCCCCACCCACGGAATATCCTATATCTGAGACGAGGTGTCCCTCTTCGCGATTCATGAAGCGAGTTAGTTCCTGTGCGGCAGCAGTCACGGCAGAAGCCTGGGACTCGCCCAGGCCAGTCAAGTCAGCCACAACACGAAAGCCGCGGATCAACAGGCGATCTCCCCTCTGCATCGCGAAATGAGAGAAGAAACGGCTCATCCGCAGAGCTATATATTCACTCGCACCAGAGGCAGTATAGTAGGCAGATCCCACGGGAAGACCAGTACTTTCTGTGAAACTCGCCACGGCAAATGTATCTGCACCACTATCTATAAGTGTTCCATCGGGCCTCTCCAGGCGCACAGTGAGCTTCTGCAGCGTGGCGAGCGGCGTGGGATGAAAGACGCGCTGGCACTTCAAGAACTTTGGAATCATCGCCAGGTACCCCTTACCCTGTCCGCCAGCATCAGAACGCCAGTTCGCATCATATTGTAGAATGCCGAATGCAGTATCCAATGGCTGATCTGTACCATAGTTATTAGCAGTGAACTCATCTATATGTACGAGTACCTGCGGATAACTCAAGATATTCGTCTCAAGGTTGGATACCTGTTCTCCTGGGCCACTACGATATACAAGAGTATCAATTGACTCTGCCGGCAGAATGGCCTTTACGAGCTCAATACGGATGATATTGTTGAACTTGCGGTTACTGGCGACCCCTGAGCCGGCACCTCCGCTGCGCCGATTCCCAGGATCAAATGTGACGCTGAAGTTGTAGCGATTCTCTGCTGATGTGGTCGTCCAGTCACGATCGGCGGAGTACAGGATAAGATTGGACTCTATCTCTTTGTATTGCTGAACGGCCTCATCGCGGATAATTACCTGTTGCTGCAGAGTTGGCGCGGGAAGCGACGCGGGAACCATAGATCCCATGAGAGAACGGACAAGATCGCCTTGTCCCTGGCCGAAGGTCTGCCCGTTGTCTTGGGCTAGGCCGAGCTCGGCCAGACTTGTAGAGTGGAAATCATTACCGAATGCCTGTCCCTGTACTTGTCCCTGAGCTCGCCGCATCTTCGCCATCTCAAATAGTTCGGCAGTACTGGGTTCTCCACTTTGCTGACCCGTACTTGATATCATCGGTGGTAATTCGGATCCACTGGCGGAAAAAGCAGTATCTGCTACAGCGGCACTCTCAACTTCAGAGAAGCTGACCGTCTTAACTGTCGTGGTGGACGCTTGCCCCTTCGCCGGAAAATGCTTGGAACGATAATACTGCTTCTCCGTGACTGTAATGGTCTCCTTATTCAAGAATGCAAGTGGCTTATCTCCCTGCACGTCATATACCTCCTTCATGTAATGGTCTACAATTGCAGATATTCGCACTCTTTGCGAGTCAGAAAGTGCCGTCTTTCGGCGAGACTGTATATTTCTCTCTGCAACTCCAATTATCATGGTCCGATTACGGGCGCTGAAAAACGCCTGTTGAATGCCTGGCTCCATGCTTCTTAATTACTTCAGCTATTATTACTATCATTAAGGTGCTTCTGCGACCGCCTACATCTATCAGCGAAGAGGACATCTCGCAATGCAATCATATCACGGTCAGGTACGGGGGACTTCACAAAGCGGCGGAATGGCATCCCATGTATGAGGGATATAATGAAGTAGAGGCTATACATCCCACACTCGCTCCCTCCGCGTTGGAATCGCCGGCCATTGAATCCGATCCGACGGCCGCGCAGGAGTTCAGGTGCATCATTTGCCAGACTCTTCATAAATGTCTCAATCTGCGGCGGAGGCGGGAGACCATATGAGTCAAAGTAGAATACACTCGGAGCAGCAACATCAATCACGGCGGCGACCCAGTGACTGCCCGACTGCAGATGATTATCCAGATTGAAGACGGCTGCTGCGTACTTTATGCCATCGCGGCGGAGCTGCGGGATAGATACGCGGCACATCATCTCCACTAGGCACCGCGGACCTGCTCCCGCCGCCGCTGCTGCACCTGCACCCATATATGGTGACGGCGCAGAGAAGTCAATCGGATGCACTCCAAGGGATCGGAACCACCGGTACGCCTTCTCATATTGTCGCAGCACAGCCTCTATATTTGTATTGTCAAGCCACTTATCGGGATCACTACACCATGCTACCGGTTTCAAAGGCTGTATGTATCCGTCAAAGAGGGTGCGCCTAACCGCCTTCGGGAGTGGGAGCCTATTAATCACGTTGCGACTACGGCGGTTGCTACGCTGACCTCGCGTTCCCGGTGTAGCCCTGCCCTTCTTACGTGTTAGCCGAGGAGCCATCTCTCATATATTATCTATTATAATCTGCTGAAAATATAAGTATGAGTGGCGTAGGACAACAAGTAAAGCCTAGGCGAACGCAGGGCTATAGTACGCAGTATTATTGGCATATAATCTTTCCGATTATCCTGTTTATCGTTGCGGCGGTCTGGCTAGCTATTATAATGTTCTATCCAGCGGCAGCAGATGATGTACGGGTGACAACTGCGACGATGATGCAGAAAATTACTGGGCCGTATAATAGTAAATAAGCCGGCGAGAATGATAAGTGCAGCTACAGGAGGACTTGTTGCGATTATTGCATCACTTGTATTAATGATAATTAGCGTTGGTGTCACCTCATTTTACTTAGGTGAAAAGGATAATTATCAGCAATTTAAGACGGCGACGACTGTTATGATGGCGCTGAATTCGGTAGCGGTGGTTGCCCTCATGATCGGTATTGTGCTCTTCTATACGCGCTACAGTGACTACGCGCATCTCTTCAGCCTTATTCTATCTGGCTTCGCCATCTTCCTCGGACTTACGGCGGTAAGTGTGGCGTCACTGAGCAAAGTATTTTAGGCCCTTGCAGCGTCTTACGCTCCCTGGACTCCATCAGAGCAATAAATCGCCTTGACTGAGTGCTGAAACCGCAGTCGCGGCATACCTGCCATGTAATTCCACATACAACTCACACCACGTATATGTATCACACAGCGAACTGTTGCGCCTGGGCCTAGGCTTGCGCATGGGGCCGCGGCCGAGTGGACTGGCGGTGCCCTATTAATACCAGTATATATAGTCAGCCTATTCTTATATACCAAGTATTGCATCATATTCTCTATATCTTCGTATGAATACATTGATATAGGGCCAAAATAGGCCTTTTGATGGAGAAATAGGGTACTAATGATATATGTCTGTATCGCCGCCATCTTTGTCGCAAAGGCTGGGTGTTCCGCCAAGTCAAATTGCAGCCTGCCTGTTGCCGCGTCATATGAGCTAACCGTCATCTGCGGCGTAATCACAGTAAAATCACTTAATTGCAGAATGCCATCTGTATATGATATTGTCGCTAGTGAGTATTTGTCCCCCGTGATGAGAGGCCCCAGGTGTATTTTCGCTATTTCTATACTCTGTGATGGAATCCATACCTCCATAATTAGTGATATAGACGGGGCAGGAATTTAGGCTATGCGGCGATGGCGTCACATCCTAAACCTCCTATATGTATAATCTCGTAAATGAGGCTTCCTAATATTGTATTTAGAGGTGCACGTGGAGCCGGCAAGAAGACAGCAGTACAGGCTCTCCTTCAGGACTATGCCACCCGTATTGGTCGTGCCTATTCTTTGCAGACGAAGAAGTGGTGTCTGAAGGCCGGCGAGGGAGAGGGTGCGGAAATCTCTACAACAGTTGAAGATACAGGCAGCAGTTCCTCTGCGAAGGATGACCGCAAGGGTCTAACCTATGAAGTATCCCGTATTCATCGCGGTTTTGATGTTGCCCGTATGAGTCTGGAAGATAAGAAATACATACAGGCCATTCTCGGCACACTCCAGGGCACACCTGATATTCTTCTTGGCGGGGATGAGTCAGCCAGTCATATTATTGTTATCTATCACGCGCATCTTCTGAGCGAAGAGAGCGTCATCCTGTTGCAGGAAGCCCTAGAAGTCTATCATGATACTCTCACGCTCGTCTTCACATCTGAATATCCCTTACCTGCCCGTCTCTCGGATTGGTTTACAACTGTACCTATTCCTGGTGGCGACCGTGCATATGCAGCCTTCAAGTCCAGTGTTGGTCGCATGCTGCCGGCGCGCGGAGATGCCTGGGTCCGCTTCTTCCAGACTACATGGGACAGTTGGCGACGCAGAGATGCGCGCGATCTCTCGCTGGAAAATGTATTAGAAATACGGCAGTGGATTTATACATGTAGGCAGCGAAACTTGCGCTGGTGTGATATGATACAGTACTGGCTGGAGACGGTTGAGACAAATAGGCGGTCTATTACGGCGCAGAAATATAGGGCTCTGCTGGAGATACTGTGTACTGCGCCGACTGGTGGTGGCTTCGTAATGTTGCCGTCTTATCGTATTGAAATCGCGTGGGAGGAATTCATGATGAAATTCCTGGAGGAACTCTGCCAGCGGAGGGCTTAAAGCGGCAGGCAGGCAGCAGGCAATATCATATCCTATATGTTATTGCCAGACTAAGCGACTCGCGGACAACTCTAACCCCTATATCCTTGCGTCCGCCACCAGCCTAGTAGTGGTTGCTATAAGGGTTCGGTAGAAGAAGCGGCATCCATACTTACGGGATGTATCTCTATTGTCATCGGTCGTGATGGCGGAGCAGGTCCACGCAGCGTAGTATTATATACATGTATTGCCTCCAATCCATTCGTAATCTCGGGTTTAGTAATCTCAGGCGTGGTCGCACCGAAGAGGTGATTGAACTTGCCAACTACATCATCAGGTATAATCGGGCTCACCTCTCCGAGACGGTCCACCTGCTCTCGCACGAATTTAATGAGATGCTTCGCCGGCGTCCGTGTATCCCGCGGTAGGGCCAGCTCAATAGACAAGTACCTATATAGCTTGGAGTAGTGGAGCGCGGCCATACGATGTCCCTCCTGCCTCTTCGCCCAGCCGAAGAAGTTTTGAATTGTAGAGAGGATACTCACACCTATTGTTCCGAAACCGATGCCCGCACTGGCGGCACTATTATTTGTGCCGAAGAGAGATGGAGACGCAACAGATAGTGTGCCAGACAAGGTAGACAGTACAATTACGGGTAGGGCCATTAGCGTATTAAGGCGGGCATACTTCTTCTCCGCCTGCAGATGCATCCAATAATAGCATTGAGCCTTCTCTCCTTCGCGGGACACAATGCCCTCTAACTGGTCGTTCCACTCTATCTTTTTATCGTTCGTGGGAAGCTGGTTCACCTCTCCTTCTTGCGGGCCGGCAGAGGCACTGACCGCATCTTGCTGTTGGGATGTATCTGGCATTTCGGAAGGTTAGTTTCTTATATATCTCTGCTCTATAATAATGGTCGCCAGATCCGCAAGTACCACAGCTATCTCAACAGAAATTATTCACACCATACATACCGCTGCCCTAGCATCTCGGAACGCACCAGTTTGCAGACGAGTGGCCCATCCTAGCGTAGCCCAGCGGACTGAAGTCCGTGCAGCTGCAACAGAGGGCTCGCACTTTGATGAGTACGGACTCAGGCGTGAAATGTTGGAGCGCGGTACCCTAGCAATCTATCGGTGTGGTAGCAACAACTTAGTTTATCTTATAGTGGATTCAGAGGACCAAGAACGCGCTCTCGCATCAGAAGTCCTGCCTGTCTGGTCCCGTATCTTTCAGATGTTCGGAGTGCGTGCGGCAAAAGTAATATGGTTCGCCCATCCTCGGCCGCGTCTGGTTCCTTCGCGAAGTGAAAGCAGGGGCGCGCCAGGCCCAGGCGATATAAATGGCGGCTATTGTATTCACGGCCAACCGCAGACTATAGTTATATATAGGACTGAAGATGCGACACGTGTTTTGCTTCATGAACTCCTACATGCAACGAAGTCAGATAGTTTGTTACCACATATAGGTACTACAATTCCATGGGTGGAGGCAGAAACAGAAGCCTGGGCGGAACTTCTACATGCTATTGTACTATGCGTTGTCCGCGGAACGAGCACGGTCGCAGGGGCTGTGGAAGCAGTACAGCGGCAGCTAGCATATGCTGTGGCGCAAAATAAGATGTTGCGGGCACGCGGTGTCCCAGCGTATCCCAGCTCCTATGTGTGGAGATATACATTTGGACGTGAAGAGGTATGGCGTCGTCTCGGATTCAAGTTGCCACGCGCGTCTGCAACTACGTCACCATCTCTCAGCCTTACATATAATCCGCTACCTGGAGCTGCGGCGTCTCGTAGTTAGAGGCGAGGTATCTTAGAGCTGGATCAGACAAAGAAAAATATTGTATATAGTATACTATATTTTAATATGTATTGATATGTGTATTACTTGTTATTGCATTCTGCAAGGACGCAGACATGCTTACGCAGTGGCCGCCACCTTGCCAGACTTGAGGTCATACAGCTTGTAGAGGTACTTCTGGATGTTGCGGTAAGTGAGGATCTCACCAGACTGCACGCCGAGCACGGAGCACATGGCGGTATCGGGGCGGATCTCGTGCTTCTCACCCTTGAGCTTGTGGGCGTCAATGTAGTTCTTGACGGCACGAGTCACCTCCGCAGGGGCCATCTGGGTACCCTTCGGCTTGCCGAGGAAGGTGCAGAGGCTGTCCTTGAGGGTCACAGGGATAGTGAAGACACTGGGACGCTTCTCCTTGGGCTCGGCACCCTCCTCCACAGTCTCAGAACGCTTCACGCGACGACGCTTGGAGGCCAGACGGAGCTCACGCACATTCTTCTTCTCCAGGGCCTTCGCAGTGTGGATGGCCTTCGCCGCCGCATCACGGATAGTAGTGAGGGAAGCAATCAGGGCCACAATCTCATCAGCCACAGTGGAGACGATGGCGCCAGCAGCCACAGACACCACAGGGGCCTCGACCACAGGGGCAGGCGCAGCAGCAGCGGCCTTGGCCTTCACCACCTTAGGGGCAGCAGGGGCAGGGGCAGGAGCAGCGGCCGGCACAGCAGCAGCAGCGGGAGCAGCAGAGGCATCAGACTTCTTGGTGATCTTCTTCACAGGGGCAGACTTCGCGGCAGAGGTATTCATTGTGATAGTACCGGTGGTAGTATTTGACATCTTTTAACGCACTGATGACTCCTAGGACAGGCGGCCAGCTCTCAATTTTTAGGGATACACTACCTCTTCAATCCAGCCGGAAGTTTCACGGCCGACCCCTTTTTTTTTGAAATGTACTGTAGAGAGCATGACTTGCCGGGGATTTGCCGGATAATCTCTTCGCGCGAAACCGCGTCCGTAAATAGGATTCCCTATGTTTTTACGCGCCTGCATGACTTTCCTGGACCGCGTAGAGAGGTACCGAGCCTTCAAAAAAAAAGTTGCCACACGGGGACGCAGAAAGTCATGGGAAATACGGTACAAAAAGGTACATGGGGTATGGACCTCGGGGAAAAATTTGACGGGCGCTGGTCGGCTGATGGAGTCAGCACAAATCGTTAGAATGTCTTCTGATATCGTATTCGCAGGTAACTTCCGTACTGATCGCCTCTCCATCTCCGCTGTTAAGACTCTTGACAGTGGTGCGAAGCAGGCGTATGTAAATTATGATGGCAAGAAATTCCTGATGCAGACGCCTGTCAAGATTGCGCTGCCCTATGGTCTCAATGTATATGAGAAACCTGGCAGTCCGCCTGAGTTTAGCCTCAGCATCTCCTTCAGGGGTTATGAGAACACGGGCTCGGATATGCAGAAGTTCCATGCGGCGCTGCAGTCCTTTGACGAGTACATGATTGAGGAGGCGTACAAGAACAGGAAGCTGTGGTTTAAGGGTGTGGATTCCAAGGAGGTGATTCGCGCCTTCTATACGCCGAGTGTTAAGATTGCGCTTGATAAACAGGGCAATCCTTCTCCTTACCCGCCGTCAATGAAGGCGAAGATTCGCAAGATCAATGGCGCGCCTGAGACGAAGTTCTACAATGAGAAGGGCGTTGTCTATACTACTCCCATGGAGGAGCTACTGCAGAAGGGGAGTGAGATTACCGCTATCCTGCAGTGTGCTGGTCTATGGTTCGCTGGTGGCAAGTTCGGTGTAACTTGGCGTGCCATTCAGGTGGTGGTGCATAAGGTAGTTGCCAAGCTGCCTGACTTTGCATTCCAAGGCCTGCCTGACGTGGCTGAGGAGGAAGAGGAAGCTGAAGCTGCTGCTCCTGTGGCAAAGGCTGCTGCTCCCAAGGTACAACAGGTAGATGATAGCGATCTACTCCGTGCTGTAATGCCTGCTGCGCCTGCGCCTGCTCCTGCGCCTGCGGCCGCGGAAGAGGAGGAAGAGGCCCACGAGGCAGAGGATGTAGATGAGCTCCCTGCACCGAAGCCGAAGGTCGTCATCAAGAAGAAGATCATTGCCAAGGCCAAGTAAACTGGGAGGGCTATGACAAAAACACTAAATATAGAATGAATTATAACCAATAAAACCACTATATTTTTCATGTGCCCTTGGGTCGCTCATCCCAAGAGAAACTCCAACAGGTATGTATCATATGTAGCATACGATATCTGCGTCGGCAGGCCAGCTGTTGCAGATGCTGCGCTCACTAGACCAGTACTCACAGTCGTAGGATTGGATGCAGGTGAATGCAGGCTATATGAGTTTCCATACATTCGTACCTGTAAATATACCCTATCTCCCGCATACATGGCGAGCGGCGTATAGCCATCAATCCGCTTATCTACCTTGTCAAACCGCGACAAATCCTGATTTATTACTTGCTGGACAATTGCTTTCACATCATCATCTGTAAGTGATCCCTCATCTTTGGATGCAGATGACAACTTATATGTGATTGTGTCCGTATTCAAGAGTGCCGATGTCTGATCTCGTATTGTACTATCATTGGATATGGCCGCGAGCGCTCCAGGATGGCCGAGAATTTTGAATGCGAAATAACTGAGGACGAAGTCCTGCATTGAATTGTAGTATTTGAATGGCTCGCTTATACCTGGAAATGCATTAGATGCGTCTATGTGATTAATCCCTCTTTTTGTCACGTCATATGTCGCGCCCTCCCAGAGTCCCAGGGACGCAGAGATGTCCTGTGCGATGATGGCCGCATATGTACGGGAGATATCAGTGCTGAAGATGTTCTCTGATATATCCTGGCGATAGTAGATATAGGAATTGGAGCCATCATAGAAGTGTGTGGCCGGCAACACTATCTGTATGGGTAGAATGATACCAGAGAGTTCCACGAGCTGGCCGAAGAGTTCCGCATTGATGCCGCTGACGTCAAATGCAATCGGCAGTAAGATGGAGACGGCGTTATTTACTGGGTCGGCTGGGGATGACATTTACTACCTTCCTGGTGGATTATTTTAGGGGTGACCGGGGGGTTATATAGGGCAAATGGACGATTTATCGCGCTGCAGTGTAAATATAGTACATGTCATTTGGCGATGATGTGAAATATACTATATTATAATGTATTGTCGGCTTAAAGGACCTTTAAGTGCCCCCGCGGGATTAATAATCATCGCGCTCTGTATTCGTTGAGCCAATCATGAACTCCAACAAGTACTGGTCATTCTCGCTGGGAATCGCCGTACCACTGCCCTCTGTAGCACTCAGTGACGCAGGCGACACGATGCCCGTTGTAATCGTAGTCGGATTAGATAGAGACCCCTGCAAGCTGTACGTGTTATTAGACATACGCACCTGTACGTATATCTTATCACCAACCGCGAACGGCAGATTTGTGAAACCATCTGCACGCTTATCCAGTGAGTTGAACCGCGCCAGATCCTGATTCATAATCTGCTGCACGATGAACTTCGCATCATCATCCGTCATTGAACCCTGCTCCTTCGCTGCAGATGACAACTTCGTCTGTATCTTGTCCGCGCCGAATGTCGTCGTCACATCCGTACGAATCGTACTGTCATTAGAGATGGCCGCTAACGCTCCAGGGTGACCTAGCACCTTGTTCGCAAAATAGCTCAGGACGAAATCCTGGATACTATTGTACTGTGTAAATGCTGAGTTAGCATCCAAGAATACCAGGGATGCATCCAGTTTCGATATACCCCTCTTAGTTATATCATATGCAGAGCCCTCTACAATATGTAGGGATGATGATATGTCCTGCGCCATACGGGCTGCATAGCTACCAGAGATATCCACCTCAAACACATCCTCAGATGTATCCTGTCTATAGGAAATTAGGGAACCAGACTGGTCGTAGAAAGAAGAGACAGGAAGCTTCTCTCGGACGCGGATTACCGTACCGGATATATCATATCTCTCGCCGAAGAGTTTGGCATCAATGCCTGATATATCAAAATATATCGGCAGGAGAACATTCACAGGGTTTGCCGATGAGTCGGCAACTTGATGCGGTGTAGACATTTATACTAATTCAGCGGAAAATTATTAGTTTGCAGTGCTAAAATTAATATAACTATAATATATAGTATATTTATTGCAACCCTATATATAGGATATACTGGTCTCTCTGCGAAGCCGATGCTGGCTTTCTGCGCTAAAAGTATAAAGTTTGGCAAAAAAATGGGGGTGAAATTATAATAAATATGTATTACATATTACTTATAAGACATGTATTTGTATGGTTATTATCTTACGCGAACAGCCCATACCGCGACTATTTAATAGTCAGTACGGGAACCAGTGCCGAGCATGAACTCCAGGAGGTACTGGTCGTTCTCGCTGGGGATGGCGGACGGGGTGCCGCTGGCAGAGCCAGACGCGGGGCTCACGATACCAGTGGTGATGGTCGTGGGGTTGGCCGTGGACTGCTTGAGGCTGTAGGTGTTGTTCGACATGCGGAGCTGGATGTAGATCTTGTCGCCATCGAGCAGGGGCAGGGGCGTGAAGCCATCGGCGCGCTTGTCGATGATGTTGAAGCGGGACAGATCCTGGTTCATCACCTGCTGCACCACGGCCTTGGCATCATCATCCGTCATGGAGCCCTCCTCCTTGGCAGAAGAAGACAGCTTGTTAGCGATCACGCTGGCGGCGAAGATGGTGGAGGCGCTGCCACGGATAGTGCTGTCATTAGAGATGGCAGCGAGGGCACCAGGGTGACCGAGCACCTTGTAGGCGAAGTAGCTGAGGACGAAGTCCTGGATGCTATTGTAGCGCACGAAGTCACCAGTGCCAGTGAAGCCAGTCACGCCAGAGCAGTCGATCTTATCCACACCACGCTTGGTAACATCATAAGACGCACCCTCGAACAAATGCACGGAGGCAGAGATGTCCTGGGAGATGCGGAGGGCATTGCCGCGGGAGATGTCCACCTCGAAGATGTTTTCACTCACATCCTGACGGAAGGAGATGAGCGCATCATTCTCGTTGGTGTAGAAGGGAGCCACAGGCAGCTTCTCACGCACACGGAGGATCTGACCGGACACATCATAGGCCTGGCCGAAGAGCTGGGCATCGATACCAGAGACGTCGAAGTAGATGGGGAACAGCACGGATACCGCGTTGTTGGTGGAGTCAGCAGGGGAAGACATTTATATTCTAGTGCCGTATTTTTAATTGATGCTATGGATTAATTAAAAATATAGGTTGGTCGTTATATTGTGCCGGATAATTATACAACAACTGAATTAGTTGTCAGTAGTTTCTTGGTGATTTTAAATCTAATGCGATCTATCTCTCCCATGATGACGGCGAGGAGTTCCTCGTGTTTATTAATACGATCAAACACTGCTAATATATCTGCCTCTACTTCCAAGTAGAACTTGTCAGTTGTTGCAGTAATAATTCTCTTACGTCTGTCTGATACTGTTACACCAAATATACTGCGTGGCATTTGGCGGCTACTTGCTTCTACATTAGAATGTCCGCTGAGTCTATTTAGCCATCCGCACCTCCGCCATACATATTTAGCCGAATCCTCTCAAGTAGAATCTCATTGAAGTACCCATCTTCTGGCACGCCGTATGTCTTAATATAGATGAAATACTCCGTCTTCACGTCCACATTGATGTTCTGGAGGTCAAATCGGGCAAGCACGGCACCATTCGTATCACCATATATGGTCGTATAGACATTCTCTGCATAGACCTTCATGCGATCAAGAAGCTGGAGATAGAATCCGTACCTCTTGTCTGTCTCAAGCGTATAATAAGACATTGAGCCAGGCTTTTTATCTATCCGCGCGACATATAATGTAATGTGGATGCCGCGAAGGCATCATCAGTATAGTATATTATAGTTATTGCATCCGCCCCTGGCGGCCCCTGGCGCTCACTCCAATCACTGGTACCTGGCCCATACTACACTTCGTTTCGCATGAGCCATGTAGTGCACGTTCATTCTAATCGCTGGTAGTCCTTATAGAACTGATAGATGCGTGGATTCATTACTTCCGTTACCTCCAGCGTGAAAGACCAGTCCGTATCTTCCATATCAACCGTATTGCCGTAGACATCAAAAAGCCTGACCTTGAACTGAGAAATGTCCCGTGGCTGCGCGAACACGACTTCTCTTGTCAACATAGATGCCTCATCTCCGAAAATACTGAAATACTTGTTCTCTTTCTGAATGATGACGGCGAAGCATTCAATGTTATTAATATGATTATTCAGCTCACAAGACACATAGTCATTCAAGGCCAGATATAAGTGCGGATGTCCGTTCGTGTCCATGAATGATTCAGCTTCATGTTCTACCGCGGGCTCCAATACCCTATACCTATATCCCATATAGTAGCCAAGTCCCCAATTATGTGTCCTCGTTATAAGAGCCGGCTCTGTGAAATCCACACCGAATGGTGTCGGCGTGGCAGCATTATCATATACAGTATAGCGACCGGTGATATCGTCAATCTCCATAATGAATGAAGGCGATGCCGGCACATCTGGTGTATTCGTCACTTCAATTGCAATCTGATCCAACTTCGTCTGCAGTTCACCACGTAGACCCTCCGCAGTATAGTTACCTGTCTTAATCTGCGCCGTGAAGGGATACCTCGTCACATTACCGCCCTCATCCGTCACATCGTAGAAGATAGTAAAACGGACATTGTGCATCTTCTCCGAAAACGTGTAGAATACATTGGGGAACTCTGTAGATGTTAGCCTCACACGCACTATATTCTTATACGGCTTCATCATCTTCATAATGAACTCCGTCGGCGGAGTTGTTGTAGGCGAGTCGCGGAACCGCGTATCTATCACTACAATCGTACGCTTGAGATCATACGGATTTATTATGTCATTCGCATTCTGGAAGTCACCTCTCTTACTATTAAACATGGTGGTTGGGTTGGTCCCTTCTATCTGTTCATATCACCTAATAATCAGGAGCGTACTTACTCCGCGGGAGCCGCACAAGGGCAACCCTTCGCTACTTTGACTCCGTAGTCGTATTCATTCATCCGAGCCATATCAGCAATCACCTTTACATCATACTCCAGTGCCTGCTGTTGCGGGCCTGTAGCTGTAGCAGCCGCATCACGCCCAGCTACATATCCCGTCACAGCACGAGCAACCATTCGCTTCGCAACTATAGAGGCATCTCTCATAGCATTCATCTTCTGCTGGATGTTTCTATATAAATCCGACTACTGGCGGATAGCAAGCGAATCTGGCTGTTGGCTGACCCTCGCCGACACGTAGATACTCTGGAGGAATAGGCGGGCATGGCACCGATACAGGTGGTCGCAAACCCAGACGAGCCGGATTCCATACCTCATTAGCCTCATTTATACGGGCTTGTATGCGGCGACTCTCTGCGAGTGATGCACGTGGAAGGGGAGCTGTAGAGGCTGCATGTGTTGCTGTAAGCTTGGATGCAAGGACCTGTGATGTGGGCGGTACTTCCGTGGCCGGCTTCGGGGCTACAGAGCAAGCGCAACGAGCCTCTGCAATTGCCGCCTGGACGGAACATCGCCTCGCTGCATCAGCTAGCTGCTGTGTATATCCCGATGATGTATTTGCCATTTATATATGTTAGAGGAATATAGAAATGTCTCGCGTGGCAGTGGCAGTGGCAGTGGCAGTGGCTGCCATCATACTTATATTGTTACTCTTGCGGCGGCAGCGGCAGCGGCAGCAGAGGGAAGGCTTCTCTGCAACTGCAGTATCCGCGATCACTCCTACGGTGAAAGATACACGCGCACTGTTAATAGAAAATTATGGGGAAGGCATACTATGGGTAAAGGAGTATACTGACCTATATTCCATACAAGAGACATACTTGACTACAGTTCAGAACGTGGATAAGACAATTGATCCTCGTGCAGAATTGGAGCGTGGTGCCGGCGTTGCTGGGCTGACATGTACTCCTGTTGCGGTGGAGAAAGTCCTCTCACGCTCACCTGGTACTGTCGCAGATATAAGGGAGTATCTCCAGTGCTTGCCGCCGACCCAGGATCTGGAGAAGCTTGCGGCCTTCCTGGTGAATGAAATAAAGGTGAGAGTTGCAGAGGCTGATCGTGCTCTCTCTGGTGATGTAGGACTTATAGGTGCTGGGGATAGCGGGGCGACAGGAGAAGAGGGCTTCGCCATAGCGCCAGCATCATGTGATATCGCGCAACTCTGTGCCGCTCAGGCTCAGGCCCAGGCAAAGCCACCAGCAGAATGGCGCGCCACTCTCGTCGTTCCACGTAGCCTCAGCCCCGATCAGCGTGCAGCCCTACAAGATGTTATCACACAGGGACTGGCTGCCAAACGCCGCGCAGATGAGATGAACTCTGCAGCACAAGCCGGCACACTCACGGCAACACCTCCCGCGGACTTTTAGATCCCTCGCAACCCCTATATTTTAATAGGGGATACTGCATCTTCCAAAGAAGAACCAACCCATTCTGATAGGGTATCTTGCATTTCCAATAATTTTATTAAGTTCACCCGATATGATTTTACAGGTTTCAAATAATCCTTCATAGCAAAATTATAAGGAATAGTCACTTCAGTGCCATACTCTTTAACGATCCCAAAATTCCCATGTAAAATCTGCTGAGGATGTACGCATGGCTGCAGTTTGCAGATTTCATAATATGGTTCATCCTTTGGATTCGTATGTAAATCTTCCAAGTATTTATAGCGAATTGGCTTGATAACCCTGTACTCATGAAGATATACGAACCAATCATTATATGACAATGAATGGCGGTCTGTCTTGTAACGTTGCCATAGTTCAAGTGCATACCAAATTGCAATCCATGCATCCAGTCCAAAAAATACAAAATCTTTCTTACTTGAGAAGAACTCCATTGGATTTTTTTCTAGTGCAGTACGATATATGGGTGTCCCAACTCCAAGTGTAGATGGTTTCTTATTATACAACGACTTAATATATGATATAAATTCAGATTCTACTGTAGTTGATGTGGGGATCAGTGATACGTATGTGTTGATCGGAATTGAGTTTACATAAGGAGGTTTTTTGAAGTTACCTCCACGCGTTCGGGTTTTCTTGACATCCCTTTGCCTTTGCACTTTCCTCTTTCTTGTTTTCGGCATTTCTATATATAATGTAAGATAGTTTGATTCGCCCGCGAGTATGTCACATCATTACTATATCTTCCTCTGCGAGTCTGCAAACAGGCTGCAGAATTGCCGGCCCCTCAGGCGCAGGTACTATCTTCGCCGCAGTCATAGCTCCAACAGCAACCATATCAGCAGCCAGGCTGAGGTCAATCACGCGATTCCATATCGGCCGTACTCTCTCTCCTGGATATCCTATCGGATTCACTACCACAACTGTATTTCCTATAACTGTAGTCGTCGGCATATGCGTATGTCCCGCTAACCAGAACTGTATCTTCGGTCCGTAATGACATATAAGTCCATCAAGCGTGCTCGCGAACATGAAATTTAGTGGATCGCCCCTCCAGCGCTCATGAACTGTCTCCAGCGACGGAAGATGATGCGTCAAAACAATACATGGATACTCATCACTCGCCTCTGCAAGCGTCTGATCCAGCCAAGTCACATCCAATACATAGAGCGCCTGATACTCGTCAAGTGTTAGTGGTTGCCCCGTATCTGCGTGCCAGATCGCCTTAAAATCATTGAAGTGGTGGATGCGGAATATGTGTTGATTCGTATCCACCTTCAGATCAGACCAAAGAGTTGCACCAATGAACTGTACTCCCCCATATAATTCTGTGCTGCGATTCAAGAAACTTACATTCGGAAAGCTGGCACATACAGCCTGAATCCTATCTGCGATATCCTCCATCGTGTACTCGCCCCGCGGGCTATAGTATTCATGATTGCCGGCGATGACAAATACCTTAGTAAAGTGGGCCGAACACCATGCAAGAAACTCACTATATATCTTGCGGTGCGGATAGCCAATGTCGCCACATAGACAGAGAACATTGTGCTCCGCTGGATTCACATTAATAATGTTCTGCATCGGTGGAAGTCGCTTGTAAAACTCTAGATGTATATCTGATAACACATATATCTTCATTCCTATGTGTTATTAGGTATTAATAGTTAGGCTGTTGGCTTCGGCACTGGCCTCTCCGCTGGCAAATTTAGTCCTGGTGGCTACGGTGCTTGCGGCGGGTGGCCGCTCCGCCCTTCGCCGCAGTTGCTGCCGCGGTACGGCTCCTCTTCGCAGTCGCCCAGGCCGGCGCAGTAGCTGCCTTCGCCACCCGAATCCTCTCCACCTTCGCCCTCAGAAGACTCGCCAGGCGCGTCTGATGTCCGCTACATGTAATTGATATAAAAGGCACAGGTGATCTTTTCTCCCGTCGCGAACCCCTATATAGTTCCTGCAACTCTATTACTTGCTGCGCGAGACAGAGAGGCGACCCGTCAAATAGATCCGCTAGGCGCCGCTTGAATGTGAGGCTGATATATAGGGTAATCAGTGTATCAAAAGACGCCACACGCAGCTGCTTTCCACCACCGAGATCAATTGAATTATAGGCATGACATGCCGTCTCCTGTATGATACCACAGATAGGTACATCAGCTACTTCCAGGATAATGACCTGCGGGAAAAAGTCCGCCTCAGCTGCAATACTTACTGCGCGTACTGGACTCTTACCGCTGAGCTTCTGTAGCTGCGCCTTCAAGTGCAGGCCATCTGCGGCGGCAGTGGGCGAATAGAAGAGGATGGGTTGCTTGCGACCGATGAACCATTCTATGGCCGTCTTCTGGGATGCTGTCGCGAGGCTGGCGGTGCGTCCAGGTCGTTTGTAATATGAGATGATGTCACCACCTGCAAATACACGCTGCTCGTAGACGATGTAATCCAGTATAGTACGACGGTCTGCCTTCTCTGCGGCAGTCGCTGTCCCCGCCGCGCCCCGTGCACCATGTCCCTTCGCACATTTCATCGGGGCATACTGATTCAAGAGTGCCAAGCGCGTAAATACCTTCTCCCATCGCTCTACTTCTCCCCTCGGCCTACTCAACTCCAAGTACATCATCATTCGCAGAGAGTTCACATCAATATAGTTGATACCGCTGATGACCTTGCTTCGCTCATATAGCTTTGTGTAAAACTCGGGATGAATCTCTGTTACATCTGCGACGGCAATATAGTTTACATATACCTTCTTAGTTCCCTCGTGCATTCCCTCGCGGACACTTACATCCTTGAAACCGGCCTCCTTGAATCGGCGGACTAGTTGCTTGATATCCTCTGCAGCGGCAGGAGTTAAGAAATCGTAGTCAGGGATGCTCCGCAGAGGATCATAGAACTTATGTTTATCGGGCAGATATGCATTGATGGCCTGGCCTCCATAACATATACGTTTTGTTCGTCGGAGGAATTCCTCCACCATACTGATTGCAACCTGTATTTCTTCGTCGTGGGCTGCCTCGTAATCCACTATATCTTGGGCTTCGTCTGCTGCGGCCTTGAGTTTATCTATATATTCTTGTAATTGCTTCGGAGTCGGCATATCTATATTAGGGGTTGGTTTATGGTCCGCTTCGCCCGCTTCGCTTATACAAGTACAATCCGCCCACCACCAGCATTCCTATTTGCCGGTGGAGGAGCAACCACTACAGCCTTTGGTTCCTTATATCGGAGAGACTCAGGCTTTGCCACGAAGCTCAGCTGCTTGAAATTCGCGGAGCTGAAAATCGGTGTCTCTGTGCCAGAGGCAGCGCCGCGCACAGCATCAAATATACTCACTGGTACGCACTGCACCCCAGCGGCTTTAAGTGCCCCTAGGCGGCCCTCAGTCGGCAAGGCCGGCATCTGCTCCGCGGTAAGGGCGACGTGAAACGCCTTCATCGCACCATCACTATATGCCTTAACCCTATCTGTCGGCAGGTCCGCATAGAAGGCCGGCGAGGCGAAGTAGACACCAGGCGTCACGCCCTGCGGCGCAGCCTCCGCGGCCCCATATAGGCGAGCATGTACCAGATTATCCAGATTCGCCTTTGCGTTCACCTTATATGATGGCGGAGGATCCCTGAATCCACGCGTATCAGCCGTAGTCAGGAGGATTATCTTATTTTCCAGATCCTGGACCCGCTGCCTGAAGAGAACATCCTCCATCTTCTGTTGCAGGAAACTACCACTCGCAGTCTGACGAAGTAGCCACGTATATATAGGTTCCAACCCCGCCGCAATCCGCTCCATGAACTGTAGGGCTGCTGCAGATCCAGGCTCCCCAGGAAGACGGACCACATTCAAGACCACTATAATCGGATCAGCTGGAGAGAAGGAGCGCCTCTTAAACTCCGCGATTCCCGTTGCAACATCCTTAATGAGTCCAGTATTATTTGCACTCATCCTGCCTGCCGCATCCCTGCATACAAGTACAGGTGTCGTAGGGGCAGCATCCAGATAATCTACTTCCAACACAAGTACACGGGCACCAGCACGGAGAGCAAAGATAGTCGCAGTACGGGCAGAGTAAACGCCATTTTCCTGCTCGGGGCCGAGATAGCCAGTCAGCCTCGCACCAAGTACGTAAAAATTAGAGAGAGCTGTTTCATCTGCAGGGACGCCCTTCAGAGACTCCTTGTAGTCGCGACGGTTCCCCTCTGCTGCATCAATCAGAGGCGCCAATTCCGCAATTGCTGCAGCTTCTATTTGTGCGTTCTTAGTCGGCGTCGGATATGATGACATCGTCTTTCCCAGCCGGCCAAACCAGTTCTGCTTTACCGCGACTACTATGAGAACAATTATAGGTATAAGTATCAGCGCTGCGATGCCGACCTTGCGCCAAGGAATATAGGCTGCAACGGAAGATAGTGCAAGAGCCCCCGCAGTAAAAATAGGGTTATCGGTGTCGGCGTTCATTATTCTTACTTGTAGTTGCGATTAGCGCTCTCTAGAGCGCAAACTCGGACTTGCGAACAATAGGAACTGTGTATTGCCTCGCCTTATCTGCCTTTCCTGATTTATATGTAGCTGGATCCTCTCCATCGGCAATAATGAGAGCGACCGTCGTCTTCTTCACCGCGTCAGCCGTCTTCCAGCCTGCAGCAGCCAGCCCAGCCTCCCAGGCTTTGTCCCTAAATCCTGTAAACACTACCTCCCCCTTCTGGGGTGCGGCAGCGGCAGCGGCGGCGGCCACGCTATGACTAACCGGTACATGTCCTGTTGTCACACCCAGCAGAGCATCCCACTCATCTACTTGTTTGATTGCAGCAGGCAGTGCTGCTATGAATTCTCCCCATGATACAGCACTCCAACCGGGAGGCACGGTCATAAGACCAGCCCATGTAATAGGTGCACCAGGTAACTTCTCTAGGCGCGAAGCTCCCACGCCGGCAGGCAACATCGTCGTCGCCAACAACTTCTCTACATGTCCCGCCGCACGCAGACGCTCCCGCAGTCTCTCATGTAGACGTGGTCCAATCGTCTTCCCCACTACTACCAGCTTCCCAGGATCCGCTGCTATAATATCCGAGATGCTCCTGAGGCCGGCCTTATTCCATACTGCATCTACTGTTGCCCCACCTGCACCCTCCACCTCCAGTACTTTGAATGCATACTTCAGCTTCTCCAGCGCTGTGCCGACATTCGTACCTGCTGGGTCCGCGCGCACTATATGTACTCCCTTCCAGATCCAGGGTTCCGCCACGGGGTCAGGTAGCCCAGGTGTTACACCGTCAAGTACTGTGTCAATGATAGGGATGACATCACCACTACGTCTAATACGCACGAGGGCACCCGCGCCGATGCGATTCGTCTCGATAAACTTGGCATTATGGCCTGTTACGAAGGTAATACGGGCGCCACCAATGACAACGGGCTCTATCTCCACGCGAGGCGAGAGCACGCCGAGGCGGGTAATATTCCACTCTACACGTACAACTCGTGTATCTGCTATTTGATCTGCAGAGGGCATCTTGAATGCGACTGCATCAGTGGGATAGGCTGCACCTGCTGGGACTGGTGCTGGTGGGATGAGACCAGGTGCGACTACAATGCCGTCTGTATCATAGGGACTTGCCGCACGTCGTGCCTGGAAATACTCTACGCAGTCTGCCTCGGTAAGCTCGGCGTGATGCAGGATATTCCAGGCGACCTCGAAGCCAATGCGAGCGAGAGCGGCCATCTGCTCCTGGCGTGTGGGGACGACTGGGGAGATGAGCTGATACGCTACAAATCGTACTGGGAGGTTGGAGCCTCCGCTTGCGCTCACTGCACGATGCAGCCAGCCATTTACTTGTGAGCGGGCGGGCGTTCCTGGGGCAGCATCGGCCTTGCGGAGAACGAGCTCACCACGGACCAATAGGTCATGGGGTCTAGTAGCGGCGGGAAGACGTGCGAGACCAGTAATATAGGGAATATACTGTGATACATCAGTACCTATATATGCATCCCCTCGCAAATACAGCCTTGGCGCCCCCATATCACCAGCAGGTACATGCCAGAGTGCAGAGATACCGTCCAGCTTTTCTGAGATGAGCCAGTCGCGTCCACCTGCGAGGAATCGGCGGAGGCCATCCTCGCCAGGTTTAATCTTCTTAAGAGACGTCATCGGCGTCGGCAATGCCACTCCCTTCGCAGGCCTAATCCCTACATCTTCATCTATGTTTCCTTCTCTGAGGGCAGCAGTCTCCAAGATATCATATGCGTCATCTGTAAGAATCGCCTCGCCGGTCTCATAGTATGCGCGCTTAGCTGCTGCAATCGCTGTAGCTGCGGGTTCCATGTTGACTTTTACTGGCATATGTGTCTTAGCAGTGCTATTTCGCAATTTTTTGGCTGCAATACGGGCAAGTAGGTTAGCCTTATTAAGTTTCTTACGTGTGTTCTCTGGTGCTGTAGGTGCGGCAGCCGCAGCTTTCTTCGCGGCAAGACGGGCCATCAGATTTGCCTTGGTGATCTTCTTACGTGTATCTTCTCGCGGTGACGCGGTAGCGGAAGCACAGGTCTTCGCAGCAATGGCAGCAATACGCTTTGCCTCTGCGAGACCATTCTTCACCGTATTATTCATCCTCGCAACCTTCTCTATCATCTAACACAGAGAAAAGTCCCTTCTGTCAACGCCGAATCCGCGTCACCCGTTGCTTACGAGTGCAGTATACCTCTTCGTAATAAACACGTCGTGCAAAAGGGAAGTTTGTCCTCTATTGTTATGTGTTATTGCCAATTGTCTAGACATGTCTCATATGTAGCTTTGTATTCTTTTTTGAGTTCGGGCAGCCGCCTAGTTATATCAATCGCATAGTCACTCTCATATAATTGGATATGTTTTTCGAGACTGTAAAGCTTGGTAAGACATTCCTGAGAGAATGAAAGCCTCTCTATACGATCCAGTTTCGTATTATCTAACCGTATTGGTTTATAGGGAACACTTAGGCGACCAGATTGATAAGGAATCTGTGGTGTTCTAAGAGTATAACATACATCTTTCTGGCATTTATTGAATGAGAGATGTACGCCACCAGTACAGTCATACGTGATATTGTCAGGATGGTCGTCTCGAACAGTAGCCATTATATAATGCATCTGGGGGCCATCCTTGTAGGCGACTCTGACACCTTCATCCCCTCCCTTGGCGATGCCTACAGTTATAGGGACATTTGCTGACGTGCCTGCAGACTCAATTGTGCGTTCAATGATAAAGGGCTTCGGTGTTGCTTTAAAGGACGATTCGGGGGAATCAGTGAAATAGGTATATAGCTTAACCATTTTGAAAGGTGATGGTCGTTATCGATGTTGTTATGGCACTTCAATTTTTGTCAGTCCAGTAATCTCCCTGTAGTCTATTAAACTAATGTTATATAGTATAATAGACCGGCATGCAGATAATTCATACAGTCCTCTTCAAGGCAGAGAAGCGCGGCCCCACAAAGGCTACCACATATACGACGCACACTGCTAGAATTACAACCCATAAATATGATGGACGAGTGCTAGGCAATACAATAGTTGTGGGCGGTTCATATGAATCGTGCGTCAATATTGAGATTATATAATATACTACAAGAATGCCTGTAGTGGGATTCAGAACAGGAAAGTATATACTTATAGCTACAAGCTGCTACGCCTGCCAAGGCAGCCCCAAAGTCTGCGCCAGATACCAACGATTTTGAGATGAACGGAGTCAACTACATCTGCACACGAGATGGTCTTACCTACATGGAGACAGATGAAGGACTCTTCTGGACTGTGTTTTTCTAGTGAAGTATCATCCACTTTTTTATCATTTAGCACAGAGAATACTCCTCGATTAAAGTCAACTGTTCGCATACCATTCCATCCAATTGTCATATAAATACGTGGAGCTCGCCTCGCTCGCTGTTTTCGAGTATTATATATTATGCGAGTGAGGCTATCATTCGTATCCTCCTTATATTCATAGTTAATAATTATTACATCTATTGGTGGCATTGTACGTACATCAATATACCATGCAGTACCCGTATATGTGCCAATTATCATATTTATTGCACGAGGTAGCCATGTGAAGAGGAGTTTAGCCATCTCTTTTTTAGGTATAGAATGACTAAAATCAATCCATGTTGAACTTGCATTATATAATTGCATAATCCGATTAAGTGTTTCTGTATCATAATATATACACTCTACAAATGGCATATCATGCTTTCTATATAATGCTTCTACTCCATTTCTATATGCTATATGCCGTGTATTTTCCTTACCTGCATCAATGTCATTAATTGCATCTATTGTTATATGATAACTATTACAACTATGCATCATCTTCGCATTAAGGTGGCGCTCGTACCAGGTTTTACCATAATATGATAATGATAGATGAGCGAGGGAGTATGGTATGACCTGCTTACGTTGTGGTACAGCTTCAAATAATTCTCTGCATTCTATTTCACTTGCATCATCAAATATGAATATATTAACTCTAGGGAAAATACGATGTGCGAACTGAATACTTGCACGTAATACAGTTGCAAACATGCCTGCTTTAAGGGTGTCAAAAAAACTGCATTCTAATGTTGCATCTGCACGATCAATAATTCCATATGTAGGTACACCATTCATAAGTCGAATATTTATCTTTACATACATATCATAGTTACCACCAATTATAATATTATAGTTACGTATGCGACCTTCATATGTATTAGTGTAAATCGTAGCAACATGTTTGTATTTACCTGTTCTAAACTCAACATTCTGTATTAGTTGCATTGTAGTATATTATACTATATGAGAATAGTTTAATATACAGCCCGCGAGATCCTAAGTCGTATCCAGGAGATGGCTCACCGCCTCTCAAAGTACCGATTCATCGCCTCTTCGTATAGAGACTCCTGCTCTTCCAGGGATATCTTCGCCTGGTCTACAGCCTTCGCCCGCCGCACAGCTTTCGCTCGTATTGCCCGCGGCAGGCTCACAGTGAGCGCGGGATATTGCAAAATATCAATATAGAATCTGCCGACCTGCGATACCGCCCTCTGCAGAGCAACAGGGTCATTTACCAGCGGCGCTGCGCTCGTCACTTTCCACTTTGGCACCTCTGTTAGCACTTGCAACATAAGGACGATGAAATCTACCCGCCGCCGTGGAGATATCCGCGTATCTGGTGTGCGGAAAAGTTCAACGAGACACTGGAACTCGTCATGCATCGCAATGAGCCCCTTCGCGGCGAGGTCCTTATACATCTCCGCGCAGAGAACCGCCATATACTGGGCTACATAATTTTTCATCTTGCCGCCGGCACCAGCCCTATCTACTGTTGTCAGACTCACAGCAGTGGCCCGAATCCCCATCTCCTTCATCTCCTTCTTCAGGGCCACCTCCTCGTCAAACATCCACTTCATCCAGAAGAGCGCGCGCTCAAGTGCTCCCTCCTGTACTGCATATACTAGTTCATTCCCCGCGCTTCGCAACTCCAGCGCATCCTGGCCGCTCTGCCATACTCGCCGCACTACCGCCATCTCGCCGGCACGCAGAGACGCACGCAACCACGGCCCACGATGTGTGTCCTGTGGCGTCGTCGGCATCTTTGGCTTCGGTGACCTCCGCGACTGCTGTATAACGTAGATTGTCTCGCCTGTTATGCGTTGTACTGCTGGATTACGATAGAATGCTTCTGTTTCTAGATCACCCGCTACATCTTCCAGTTCACGAAACCTCGTCCGCAGATATTTGAAAAGCTTCGGCGACGCGAGGCCGACGTGGTCGACTGCGTGCTCGAAGCAGAGACGCATCCATATATCTTTTCCCCCGCTGGCGATGAGGTCGGCTGTGTGATGGAAGAGGCGACCGAGACTATCTGTACCTGTCCCTGAGAGAGCCTTGTCAACTGCACGTACGACATCGGGGAGCTTGTAGCCGGCACGTGTTCTGACTTCTTTCGGATCATCTTCTTGCTCCGCCGGTCCGCTGATGATGCGCGGTATCATTACTTTTGCTGCTGAGAATTGCTGGCTGCGACAGGGCGCGTAGGCAGAACAGGGCGCGTAATCCAAGTAATAGGGGCGGCACCATATGATGCAGGCCGCGTCTGCTCGTAGAGAGCCTCAAAGGCTTCACGATATGCTTCCTGTGTCGGCCCTGAGATAGCGGGACCAATATATGTATCTATCTTCGGACCCCAGTTGCACGCCAGTTTCCAGAAGTCGGCCGCATGAGGGAGGAGTACAGTGAAGTGCAGCCAGCGTTTCAGCCAGTCTTGCCAGGCCCCAGCGGGTTTCCAGACGGCGAATGCCTCATTCTCACCATATGAGAGGACAGGTACAATTGGAACACCGGTCTCTGTGGCTATTTCAAAGATGCCGCGGCGGTCAGCGCAGAGAGTCATCTTTCCTGCCTCAGTTGCCTCTGCTTCGCGGGAACCGCCGACGAGGACAGCGACTGAGCGGCCGGCGCGGAGGGCGGCGCGGATGCTGTCCCTATCACTTGAGATGATGCCGAGCGTCTTCAGGATGACGGATGCCCCGGGAAAGTTGGCTGCGAGGGGAGTTGTGACGAGAGCTGCTGATATATCTCCGCGGAGGACATGTACGAGTGGTGCAATGGCGAGGTAGCCATGTGGATGACATGCGTAGATACAGGGGCCTTCTGCAGTTGGCAAGGGTGTGGGTGAGGCTGTCACTGTCGGCGTCCCAATACCAGGTAGTCCCCGCGCAACAAAGGCAGCTACCGTACGTAACCAGGCCAACTCTGGAGCCGGTGCATCAATACATGTACGGATGAGGAGATATACTATGACTACTGCTGTGATGATGGCAGATACTTGTAGGATCGCGCCGATTGCGAAGCCTGTGAGGGCGAGGAAGAGGGCTAATGTGAGAGGCCACGCTATAATTAGTTTGGCTAACCATATTACTATCATTTAGGGACGCAAGTTTATATATTACGCCTATTTCTTCCCAGTACGGTTGCGGCGACTGCGTCCACGGCGGCCACCAAGTTGGGCTGCCATCTCTGGGGTCAGATTACAGGAGCCATTGCATCCCGCCGCGCCGCCGCGGAGCCTCGGGACAGCCAGGGCACATCCACATGCACCACCACGTATTGTACGCTTCCGCGTAGAACGCCTCATCTTACGTGTCTTCTGTCGTCGCGTCACCTTCATTCTATAATACCGATAGACTTTCGCAGGTCACGCCTATATTTCTCCCTTAACTCTACATTCGCGTCAAATAGGTCTATGAGAGCCCAAGCATCTTCGTCCCGTTCCAGTTCCATAAGGGGAATTGCTCTCTTCAACTCGGGAGGAAGTGTGCCGACGATGATAGGTATAGTATCGGATGCAATGTGATGATTAAGAATTGCGGGATTTACTTCTTGGAAGCCGAGCTTCTTCGCCCAGGCTGGCGGAGTGCGTACGTGCTTGCTCCATTCCTCTTCGGACCAGCGCTCGGCCTGATTCCAGATGTCACTATCAAACTCGTCTACACGCAGCATATTATTGAAGTCGGCGCGCTGATAGGCTGGGTCCGTATCCTGGCTACATCCTGCAATCATAGGGTTATAGCAATAAATGTTGAGGGGGCAGCCGGCATTCTGGGACATGAGAAGGTCAATGCTAGTATATATCCCTCCACGGGCAGCGATGATGTCAAATAACTTACGCGCACCGGCTTTGGTGAGAATATATGCGTAGGCACAGAAGTGGATTGTAGGGCCAGTACGGAAGAAGGGATTTGTAGCGGGGCTCAGGCCGGCGAGGGCGCGATCAATCGTGGCGCGATTGTGGGGCAAGATGCCGCCGAGATATACAATGTCTGCATCTTGGGGCGGAGCGTAGGGGACAGGTGAAGCTGCGGGATAATTCATGCTGACGCGCGCATCGTTATCCGCAGCTGAAGCGCCAGTAGAATTCATGCGCTGCGTCATACTGACGCGCGCATCATCTTCAAATATGAGATATGCATCCGCCTCCGAATCACCTATAAGTTGTTCCCACAGGCCAATATGAGAAAGGGCGCAGCCACTCACGCTCTTTTTCCAGAAGAAGTCATTTGGTGCGAGGCGGCGGGCCAGGTCAGCGGTGAGGACGAGGCTGCGGCCATCAATTGCCGGCCATCTCTCTGCTGTGGCCCATGGTGTGCCGGCATGTGCTGCGCGGAAGCTGTCAAGCCTATCGCGGCGGCGGTCGAGATTGATAACCCATTGTTTGAGTCGTAGCATTTTGTATATGTCGTTGTCGGCCAGCTTTAGCCAGAGGTTGCCCCCATGCGGGGGCTTAAAGGGCTTTAAGTGCCCCCTAGGGGGAAATATAGAGCAGTCACCCTATCTTAGATTCCTCTGTGCCATGACGGTCTAAGAAGACAACCTCTACATATCACTAAATGCCGACCGAATACAAGCTCTCCCTGGACTCTCTCGCCGGCGTAGCCCCTGCGCCTCTCAGCGCCAAGAAGACGAAGATTCTCTTCCTCGCGACCTCTCCCAACCAACCTGGCGGATACTCCAAGATCGCCCATCGCATTGCCAACTATCTCGCCGCCCAACCCCAATACGAAGTCTACTACTTCGCCATCTCTAATTATCCCGAGCAGGCCGTGAAGCGCGACGTACATCCCGCTATCAAGATGATTGATGTCCGCGCTGAAGAGAAGAAGCTCGGCATCATTCCTCCAGGCCAGAATAATGAGAAGTTCGGCGTTGATATCATTGAGAAGTATATGCGCGCCCTCAAGCCTGATGTATTCTTCCTCTACAATGACATCCTACTTGTCACTCAGCATCTCAACCGCCTCTTCAACTATAAGACGGTGAGCTCCAAGATCATCGGTCATGAGTTCAAGACTGTCGTATATATTGATATGGTATATGACCTTGAGAAGCTAGATTGCGTGATGAATCTGGACGCATACTCGGACTATCTCTTCGCATTCAGCGATTACTGGAAGAAGAATCTGATCCGCATGGGCGTGCCCGCAGAGAAGATCGGCGTCTTACATCACGGACTAGACCCATACATCCATCGTGTCCCGCGCGAACAGGCTAGGGCAGCACTCGGCATTCCCCAGGACGCCTTTGTAGTACTCAACACGAACAAAAATGCATATAGGAAGGCACAGGATATTACAATGGACGCATTTATGCAGTTCTTTAAGGATAATGGATGTGATCCGCGTATCCGCCTATATTTCAACTGCCAACTGGAGTCATCGTATGGGTACAATCTACGAGACTTGATCGAGATTCTCTGCGTGAAGCATGGCCTGGATTATAAGCGTTTCGTAACGGAGACATTTATGATGTTGCCGGCACGGCAGGCATATGCAGAGGATGAGGATATTAACAATATGTATAATGCTTGCGATGTGGGGATCAATACATGCCTTGGAGAGGGATTCGGCCTCTGCAATTTTGAGCACGCGTCGGTGGGCGGAGCACAGGTAGTCTCTGCCGTGGGAGGACTCGTGGATATATTCGGAGAACGGAGTTATGATAATAATGGTGAGCGCAACACGAAGGGCCCTTACGCCGAGCAAAGCAACGGCTCTAAGGACCTTGCAACGCAAGGCCCGTTCGCCGAGCTCATCAAGCCCGTCGCCACTCTGTACTCTGTATCTATGTTGAACCAGAACAATGGCTTCGCCCAGATCTGTAGGTCTGAGGACTTTGCCGCTTCTCTCTCACGATTGTACCGCGACAAGGAGTATCGCGATGCCCTTAGCGATGCCGCAGTGAAGCATATCCATACAAATTATAAGTGGGATGATATCCTGGCGAAGTTTTCCATAGACCTAGACACCTATTTGTCAGAGGCAGCAGCTGGCCGCGCACCTGTTGCACTAATGACAGCCCGTACAGGCACGGCGGCAGCCACGACCGCGACATAAATTTGAAAAATGCCGACCCTGGAATCGCGATAAATATCAGATACGTATCACCCGTATAGTATAGCCCAGCAGAAAATGCTCGCGACGATTCTCTCCACTCTAAGTGTCCTCACTGGTGGCACGCCCAGCCTACAGACTATCTCCGAAGATTGTGATTCCTCCTCTCGCCTACGTCCCCAGTCCATAATGTTGCTGCCCGATAATATCATTGCCGGCCAACACATCAACATCAATCTCGTATACCTTAATGACTGGCAGATCATCAATGGCGGCATCCAGAAGATGCGCGTCAAGTTCAATGGCATCCCCTACTATGTTCCCTCAGAGGATCTCTGTGCCTATAATAATGGACTCTGTCCCATTGACCTCGGCCTCCACGCCATCAATCATACATTTAATGCACCGACTGTTCCAGGTATTGTAGATATGACACTTTCCTGGTTATCTCCCAGCGGAGAGTCACTATTATGTCTACGGGAGAAATTCACTATCGAGAAGGCCAAGCAGCCACGCATTAAGAGACGCAAGGCGCCTGCTGCAATAGCCGCACCGACTCCCTTCGCAGCTCTGCCTGCACCTACAACTATTCTCGCATTGGATGCCCCCACACCCATGCTGCGAAATCGCTCAGCTTAGAGTCGCCCAGCTTAGAGTCGCTCGGCTTAGAGACGCGCACAGCATCTTATACTATAATGTATATACCAAGACACCTAATAAAGTTAGCCGACGGGGCCACGCGCAAATGGGTGACTCTCACTAGCGTACTCTATAAGACTTGCCCTACATGTCAGCGCGAGATCCCCATTCTTTTTTACGGGCAAGATGAAGATGCAGGACCCGCCTTCGCTCAACAACACATATATGCCCCATCTGCTATTATATCCCAGTATAATCCTCCAGGAGTAAAGACCCTGATGCCAAAATGTAAGAGGGCTCGCAAGGCTGTGACCGCGGGCCAGTGTCCGATGAAAGAGTATATGTAGAGTAGCAAGCACCCGCGCAGCGAAGCAAAATGACATATAGAACCCCGACGGCACAAGACTATATACAGGCATTTGACGGATCGCGCTATACGCCAGTCACCCAGGCGAAGCTGGATAAGTATCGCTCAGCATGGAATTTTTATAGCGAAATACAGCGTCTACAGCTCAGCCTGAGGGCGCGAATTGCAGCCGGCGAGAGTCTCTCCTTCTACCGATTCCGCGACTATGCAGAGATGGACAAATATGAACTCGGTATGCGGCTCTTCGCGGAGGCATTTAGGGACGATCCCCAGCTCGGACAAGTAGACTGGTGCGACCCTCTGACCTCATAAGCCACGCACCGCTAAATTTGAGTCCCCGCGGGGGTACTTAACGCGCCTGGTACCCTCCGAGCCACACCGCTAACCATGATTCTCATAATAGGCAAGACATGGGATTCATCCTATCGTCTCTACATTGAAGATATCAGTAAAGGTATGGACTTCTTCCATGCGATTCGGGTAGCAGCTATCGCCGCGGGCTATACTGTCCCAGAACTCCGCCTCGTTGTGCCCGTAATTGATTCCTTCATGCAGGAAGAATGTATCCGCGCATATCATGCACTCCTAAATATCACGCCGGCACTTCAGAGAACAATGTCACCTCTACATATCCACTGGCTACGCGGTCTCACACAGTGCCTATTTCTCGGGACTCGCGGATGCGTTGTATACGAAGTATCCCTGTATGATAATATGTCTCTGCATGACGAAGAAATGATCGCACAGATTAATGGAGTAGGCGATGACATCGCGGCGACACATATATATACTGGGGTGGATGAAGATGTCGCATCATAAGAAATAGTCGTGTGATAAAGCCAGCCTAACCCTATTTTTAGTCCACTACATGTCATATACAATATAGTACATGTAGAGTATTGTGCGCTGGAGCGAAGGGCCTTTACTTGCCCGCCTTGCGCTCCTTGGCGGCCTGCACGAGGGCATCACGGAAGCGCGTCGTCTTATCCGCCTTCTTCATACGGTGGTACACCTCCATCACCTTCTTGTTCCACGCGGCGGCGCCCTTAGAGAGCTTGCGCGTCTTCTTGCGCTTACCACCATCCATCTTACGAGTCGCGGTACGCTTGCGGTCCTTGCGGGTCATGTTCCTAGTAGCCATCTCTTTCTACTATATGTCCTAGAAATTGCTGGGTCTATATACCTGCCTCCCTTAGCTTTACATCTACTGCCGTCCGCACACAGAATACCCTATGCGCGATGACTCCCGCGAGAAAGAGACCAGCCGTAGTCGGCAGAACGCCCCAGCCACGCCAGCGCGCCAACAAATACGCGGCCACCAGAGTCATCACTACATCTACGATTGCTACACCACCGAGCCGGTAAGCATGTAGCCCTTCACCCGGTTTACCAAACATATCCTTGTATTTGCAGAGCCCCGTCTCCATATCTGCATTCGGCCGCGGCAATAAAATTGAAAGCAATACCCTACGGGCTGCAGACTGCTGCCCCCTCGCTCCCAAGATGACCTGTCACCACTGTGCCGCCATTCTGACCGGATTCCTCATTCCCCATGCCCCCGAAGCGTGTCCCCTCATGGCATCTGCATATTGTTCCTACTGTGCTAGATACGGACACTTCCTGGAGTCATGTATGGATGCCCCTGCATATCATGCAGTTGAACCAGTATATGTAGAGCAGCTCATTCCGCCTCATATGAGCGCACAATATGGAATTAAGACGAAGACTCCTCTGCCGGCTGCTACCGCTGCGGCTACCGCATCACATGCCTTGATAGAATTACTGGAACAGAATACTGTCTTACGTGCATTCCTTATAGGACATGGGATGACTCCGTGCGGGAAACTGAAGGATAATCGGCGGAAGATAGATAAGTGGGCGGAAGGTCAGGGAAAGAAGATTATATATATCCAGCCGTAACAGAAATAATGGCCGCTACTCGTTCTTCACGACGCCAACGCCAGCGCCGCGTCTCCCGCAAGCTCCGTTCTACGCGCCGTCGTCGTGCTCGGTCCACGCGCCGTGCTCCCCGCCGCACCCGCGCTCCCCGCCGTATGCGTCAAACCGGCGGCTTCGTACCCTACCCATCCCAGCAATTTGGATCCAATATGATTGATAGCGAAGAGGCTGGCGGAGCAGTAGTTATTCGCAATGTCTCTGGTGTCCCCACTCCTATGTCTGCCAGTAAGTATCGCAAGGAGTATCGCGGTGAATATGATGATGACATATAGAGCCCGCCACTTCGTGGCGGGCGAGTACAATGACGCTGTGTAAGCGTCCATCCTACATGACCCTACTTTGCAGGGGACGAAGGGAGAATCTAAGGCTACACCAGGCTGTATATGATAAGTAGTATAGCACCAAAAGATGCCGAACGTCAAAGGAGGTAAGAATTATAAGAAATCTAAGAATACGCCTGATGGGCCCATTTTTACTGAGGCAGGCGACGACCAGCTCTATGGCCGCATTGTTCGCAATCTCGGCAATAGCAATATGCTAGTATACTGCAATGATAATAAGCGCCGTATTTGTCATATCCGTGGAGGCATTCGTAAGAAGATGTGGCTAAATGTAGGAGATATCATCCTTGTGAGTGTGCGAGAGTTCGTCGCAGTCGGTCCTGGCGAGTTTGAGCGCGGCGATATTCTCACTAAGTATGATCCCTGCTGGTTCGGCCGTCTGAAAAAGACAGAAGGATTCAATATGCGTCTCTTCATGGACCTGGAGAAGCTGTCAGATACATCCGAAGCATGGAACTCATCTGCGGTCATTCTCCCCAATGATAGTGACAACGATGATGTATTTGAGCGCGGAAGTGACGGGGGAACCGACGATGAAGCCACAGGCACAGGCTCAGGCGCGGCCAAAGATGTAGATATTGATATTGATGCAATCTAATGGAGATACGATGATACGTTCACATACAATATATACTGTATATTTAATATTAAGTATATATTACAAAATACGTGAAGACTCACAATTTAGAACTTGATTTTCTTAAACGCGTTTTTAACAGCATTTGTGGCAGTTTTCGCACCATTACTTATCGTAGATGTGATAGACTTCGTTGTAGAAATAGCAACTGGAACAGTAGCCTCAACTGCATGCGTGGCAACTGGAACGGCGGCCTCAACAGCATGAACTGCTATCTTCCCATCCTTCGCGATCTGATGTGTATCAACACTAACGCCAACATCCACGTCAACTCCAATAACCGCAGCAACATCTCCTGCAACGCCGACGCTAACTACACCATGGTCGCATGTTGCATGCGCCGAGCCACCTGCTTCAAAATGTTCTCCAATGCTAACACCAGCACCTACGTCTCCACCCACATAACGAGCATTACCAGATACCCCTGCATCTACTCCCGCGGCAGTTCCAATAGATGCCTCTGCACCTACATCCACTCCATGCGTTCCTGCCACAATGCGCTCATCTACTTCCGTTCCTGAGCGCACATAGGCAGTCACAGAACCACCCGCATCAAATCCAGCCTCCCCTACACCCGCCTCCACGGTCGCGTCCGCGTGTGCTACATCATGATAACTACATCCTGTATCAATTCCGTCCTTATTTACTACAATATGCCCTTCTGCACTCATATCCAGACCCGCCGTTCCACTCAATTCAACATGGGCTGCGCCGGTGGAGGTGCCGATGCTACCCGATACACTTGCAGATGCGTCTGACGTAGCGGATTGATCCATTGTATATAAGTAAGGGTAGATATTCACTTAGACCCTCAACCATAAAAAACGGGCAGAAATAGGCGTTTTAAGGTTTATGGGCCGCGTTGGTCTAAGCCATATCTTTCCAGAAGTCGGTCACGCTGACGAACGGTATCTTCAGACGCGTGGCGAATGTTTCATCCGTCTTCTGATCCCCTACCATTATACAGGCTTCAGGGTTCAGCTTGTACTTTAGAATCGCCTGTACTCCCAGCCCAGACTGCGGCTTCCTACAATAACAGGACACAGGCGCGGCACGATGCGGACAGTAGAGCACAGGAAACTCCTCTTCCGTGTAGCCGAGGAGCTCACGTGTCCGCAGCATTGTTCTCTGCACTGCTTCCTCTGTCACTGTACCTTTCGCGATCCCAGATTGATTAGATACTCCAATCAATTGGTATCCATGATGACGATATACATCTAGTAAGCAGCGCATCTTCTCTGCAGGATGTAAGAGAGTAACATCCTCTTCACCCACAGGGTATTTATTCGGTAAGTGCTCCGTCGCACGAACAGTACCATCAATGTCAAGGAACAATGCCTTCCTGCTGAACTCAGGGAAGGGCCAGGACGGCACAGGCGCGGCAATCTCTATAACCGAGTCAAACCCCTCCTCTTTCTTCGGTGCCTCCTCTGCCTTCCTCGCAGCAAATAAGACAGCAGGTGGAAAGATATGCGGATGCTTCGTTGGCCCTTTTCCTGTCATATATATGATGCCCCCAGTTGCATCGGCCATCCTTCGCAAGACTCTGATTTGGCAATCCTCCATCGGTGATTTGATATATACCGCATGTACCTTAATGCCGAGGCGCTTCGCCAAGTCAATAAAAGGCCGGCGCCCAGCCACAGTTAGATTTGTATTATCTACAATTACTGTTTTACCAGCCACTATATCTGCCTCTACAGGTTTTAGTAGATCTGAGATTGCGCCACCCTTCTCATCCCGTGAATGGACGGTAGACCGAGGAATCCTCGCTGCTACCTCCTTCGCCTTAGTTGATTTGCCTGAGCCAGGCAGGCCAATCATTATATACATTTGCGGCATCTTCTCAGGGTGTAAATATATAGGTGATATTTAGAGAGAATATAACCTATATATCAATTTTAGTATATCATATAGAAAAATAGGCTATGAGATATTGTGCTGGAGCCGTTTCTACGCGCAAATCCCATCCCAGGCCGCTGCGCTGAGGGCTGCGATTACGGTGTAATCCCATCCCAGGCCGCTGCGCTGAGGGCTGCGATTACGGTGTAATCCCATCCCAGGCCGCTGCGCTGAGGGCTGCGATTACGGTGTAATCCCATCCCAGGCCGCTGCGCTGAATTTCTCAGCAATCATCCTCTTCTTTGCTACCGACTCTACCAGTCTCCTATCTATATTTTCAGACATCTCCTCTGCGAGTAGCAAGTGATGTATCTGTACTACTTTCTTCTGCCCCATACGTACTGCGCGCGCGATAGCCTGTTCCTGGGCTGCTGCGGTCCACCAATTACTGAGGAAAACGACGCGGTCAAACTCCTGGAGATTGAGACCAACGCCGCCTGCATGAATCTGGAGTAGCAGAGCGGTTCTACCGCGCGCCGCCTTCGCGCCGCTAATCGCGGCATCCTGTGCGGCCTTTGTCATAGAACCATCATAAGAGAAGATATGCTCTACAAGTCCCTCTGCGCGCAAGTGTGCCGCCAGGAGTTCAATCTCTGCCTTGAAATTACAGATAAATAGATACTTATGGGGCGCAGCGGCAGCGGCATCGGCCTGCAGTAACTGCGTTGTAGCAACGAATTTTGTCGCCGGCAGTACCCAGTCTCCCCGTGAATAATAGGGGTTTGTCGCCTTCTTCGCATCAATATATATCTGCGGATGGACGCTGACTTGCCGCAGCCGCAAGATGCCGAGAATAGCAGAGGCCGGCGCATCATCATGTGCTACAGCGGAGTCCTGTACTTTACGATATAGAGACGCCTCTTCATCTGTCGCGAAATCTAGTACGGTTTCATGTACTACAGGTACAGGTGGTGCATCTGCGAGGCAGCTCTGCAGGGTCGTCATTGTTCTCCGAAGAACGAGACGGTTCGCCAACTCATACATGCTTGGGTGCCAGGTGTTATCAGCCACAGAGAGGCCGACGAAGCGGAAGAGGCTGACGGCATCTTTGAGAGAGTTCACCACAGGCGTACCTGTCACAGCCCAGCGCGTCTCGGCATCCACTGTCGCCAGCACTACTGCAGCAGTACATGTAGGGGAACGGATACGATGTGCCTCATCCAAGATGATACGATCAAAGTAGCGGCCTTTCACGAGGGAGAAACAGGAGCTATATACCTTCTCGTAATTTACAATGAAGACTGCCGGCTTCTCTGCGGAGAGGCGATGACGGAGTATCCAGCGTTCCTTTTCACCAATCCATACAGTTAGACCCGCGCGCTCCAGAACGGCGGCCCATTGTTCTAGTAAGGCAACAGGGAGGACAAGTAGAGTGGTCGGCTTCGGGTTCTCGCAGAGGAGGCCGGCGACTTCAATTGTCTTACCGAGACCCATATCATCTGCGAGAATGCCGCCGCGGAGATGCTGGTCTTCCCATGTCGTGCCGCTGAGCTCCTTCTCTAGCATCCAATTAACAGCAATTGTCTGATGCTGATAATAGGAGAAGTTGGACCAGAGTTGTCTGAGCGGGGCTTGGAACATTTTAGTCGCAGGGGCTTGATTACTTTGTCGTGGGATACCCTCCGTTTCCAACTCCACTGGTTTTCAATTTTTCATTATAGAGATATATATAACAATAAAAATGCTTCAAGTGGTAATAATTAACATTACTTAATAGTTATTAGTTTTCAGGAAATGCCTCATCCAATAGATCCATATAATCATCATCTGATTTAGATAGGATGAACTTAATAGCACCAGTAGTATGATTATCATAATATGCAACAGCTTCTAGAAACGTATCAGTTGTAGGAAGTGAAATACCATCATCTTCCTCATCAGGATTGACACGATAAGACAATGCCCTTAATAAGGCCTCTACGAAATCAAACGTATTGGTGCCATATGGAGAATACTCATCATACTTGGGATTATCATTGTCATCTTCCAAATAATTTCTATATTTAGGAGGCAATAGAGAAGAAGCACGATACTTCAATGTAGTAGACTTATAAATAGCTATAACATCCATCAAAGTAACAGACTTAGTAAGCTTATCATTTTCTACTTCAACATTATCATAGATAATACCAGTATTATCATATGAATTAAGAGTATCAACACTAGACTTGATACGCTTAATAGCATTCAGCTTGGCTTGACGGACAGGACGCGAAGACATCTCAAGGGCATGGGCTTAGTGAGAGCAGCAGTGTGGTATGAAAAATATAGGGGTTCAGGGGATTTCAATTTTTTGTAAGCAGCGGCTGCAGCGGTGGCTTAATAATCATCTGTGGAATGCGGCTGCTGAACTATAGGATGTGGCTGCGCGGATAACCGAGTCAGACCCTGACCCCTACTATTCATCATAGCAAGTAGAATTGTGCCGAGGGTTGCTGCACCTGGTGTCCCATGGAGTGTATGGAGAACGCTTTGCGAAATATCTGTTGGCACGGATGCGGCTGCGGCGGCATCAGTAAGATACAGCGGCAAGGGATCGGCGCAGGGCATGGCTTGGCAGGACAACATCTTACTAGACTCGTGGCACCTATATCTAGGACTAGTGCGAGAGTTCAATTTTTCCTAGGCGACGAACCGCAATGAAAAATAGTAGGTTTTGGCTCAGCCTGCTATACATTCTACTATTTTTCTATGGTGTGGTTGTGGTTGTTTATTTTTTGTTCTTTTTTGGTTTCTTGTTGGATTTCTCCTTCTTTCGCTCTGGCACTCGGGCCGGCACGGTCTGTTGTCCTGGTTTGGGCCAGGCGACCTTTACTTCCTCCGCAATCATCTCCATTACGGCCGCGGTCCAGGCCTCTGCGAGTGCGATGGCCTCTGCAGATGCAGGAACCTCCACGGGTGCAGCCACTGGCTTTGCACTGACGTGCATCGGTGCGGCGGCAGCCAGAGTCATCGCGCTGATAGGCTCGCATGCGGTGATCGTCAGGACATTGCCTCCAAGGCTAACGCGCTCCGACCATGCCACGGCATGCTTCATATCCTCCTCCTTCATGTACTCCACACAGGCAGTACCTTCCTCGCGGTTGCGAGTCAGCTGGGCGATCGGTCCATGCACTGCCATTGCATGCAGTACATCTTCCACGCCAGCAGACCACAGGCCGCTTACGTTGACCTTGTACGTCGGTGCACCCTTACTCATACGCAGCATGCTGGTATGTTTCAGGCTGAACGCGCACGGGCCACTCATCTGCTCTTCCCTCCAGTTGTCATATCCGTGCCACCTGACACCGTTGATATTGACCTTCCACTTCATCCACTCATCCATGTCCTCCACATAGCTCGGCTTCCAGGCCTCTGCTACGCCAGGCTCCTCCCATGCCTCCTGGACGGCGCGCAAGAAGGCAGGCATCTCTGCGGCACTCACCCCTCCAAAGGAGCGGATGGTGTCACAGATGACATGACGGGGTACAGTAATCACTTGCATTTTAGGGCTTGTGGCTCTCAAATTCACTTGGATCGGTATGGTGTCTCTCCCTACCGCTGTTATAAGACTGATGATTTCCTTAGCCGCCGCTAGCCTTTCAATTTTATTTTGAATTTGAGAGCCGCAGCACGAAGACTAGGCTCGCGCCCACCCGCGCCCTAAGAGAGGCCTTCAATTTTTTTCTGGGATTGAGGAATGCTCTCGCGGACAGGCAAATGCGCATATATTTCTCGCCTATTTCCGAAAAATTGAAGCCGATAGGCGACTACTGCCAGAAAAAGGTACCCCAAGCCAAATATGAAGTGCTCTATCTGCAAACAAGAAGGACATAATAAGCGTTCCTGCGACGCCGCCAGTAAGACCAGTACTGGGACAAGCGCGTCCGCGACAAGCGCGGAGCCACAGGCCCTCAGCCTCGCCTCTCTACAGGCCGAAATTGCAGCCCTTCAAGCCGAACTCGCCGCCTGTAAAGGTGTTGCCGCAGCAGCCCAGCCCCTTCTAACATACGCATCAGAGACGCCACTCGGCATCTTACAATCCCTCGCCAACACTATCTATACCACCGAACACGACACCGGTGGCTGGAAAGCATCTCCCCTTGAATCACTTGATAAACTCAAGTCCGATTGCTCTGGCAAGGCAGGCGAACTACTCATAGAGCAACTATGTGTACGCGGAAGCATCCCCCATACATATAATTGTAATATCAACTCCAAGGATGGTACATATGATATCATCATTAACCAGAAAAAGATAGAAATCAAGACAGCCAAGCTAGGTAAGCAACGCGGCTTCCAACATGAGAGTCTCCGCAACAATGGATATGACTACCTGCTCTTCCTTGATGTCTGTCCTACCTATTACTACATTACTCTCCTTCCTCGGTTTGATCTCAGTGAGCCGTCGCCCATTCTAAGACGAAAGGCCCATCTGCGAAAGGGAACAACCGACGTCTTCAAGCTGGACTTCAATGAGAAAATCCTCGGCATCCTCGCCGGCGAGGGCTATACCCTCAAGGTCACAACAGAGACTCCTCTCGCAGCAGTCACTTCATTCCTCACTAACAAGATTGAGAACAATGAGTGATGTCCGCAAGTTATATGCAGAGTTCGTTGATAGGAAACTTGCAGCAGCCCAGTCCAAGGTCCGCGCCTTTTCTATTTGTCTCTCCCTCTCCTCCAAGAAGACAACACCATATCCCTTCTTCCCAGGCAAAGCGTCAAATGAATCATATACCCGCATATTCTCTCGTCCGAAACAGGTAGATGGTAAGTATATATCACATCGCCCAATCATTGCCTTGTTCCTCGTCGTCGCTACTGTTCCACCATCAGATAGAGAGTATATCTTCATCTTTGACGCTGCTGCTGTCCCTGCGGCGCCCGCTGTCGCAAGTTGATACTTCGCGCTAGTCCGATGTGTAGACCATATCTGAAATACCCCATTTACTTTCACTTTCTGCGCGTCAGGCGAATAGAAGGGCGCAGAGAGGGCCTCACTATATATCAGATTATAGCCGATCACTCTCTTGCGCGGTGATCCCTTTCCATCACTCTCAAATAGTTGCGGGAGAATGAAACACACATAGTCCGCGAACTCATAGGAATGATTTATAAAGTTGAGCGCGAGATGACCGCGGAGACCGAAGGGCGGGTTTCCAAATACTATATATCTCCCGCCCGCGCCCGTGCCCGCAGGCTTCCATTGTAGATAATCCTGTCGCATAATACCTGCGGCCCGCGGCTCAATATCCATGCAGATAGAACCAGCAGGTAGAACTCGCATGAAACTGCCGTCACCCGCAGAGGGCTCAATAAATGTATAATCCTCTGGAGCCGCGCCCGTTTCCGCCAAGAATGTAGCCCAGCATTTCTGTGCGATATCAGGCGGCGTGAAGAACTGGTCCTTCATCGTCGCAGAGAAGAGCCCATAGTCTATATCCTTGCCGAGGAGCCTGTATAAATCAAATGTATATTGCGGTGGTACGTCACGTAGCTCCTGCCAGCGCCGAATTGTACCGACACATACATTCAGCTTGGCCGCTATATATTTCAGAGACATCTGGAGGGCGAGACATTCATTAAGTAGCTGTAGAGGCTGAGCGGGAGCGGAAGCGGAAGCAGCACTTTCCATTATATTCACAGTGGTTACTGCTTTTCTAATACAGCAGTATAGATCAAATTTAGGCGGTGGCTGCCGCGACAGTAGCTGTCTCAGAAAAAATTGAAACCTCCACAGCGAGTATACGTAACAGGTACCCCGTGAGAAAGATGCCCGTTGTTACTCGTTCCCAGCGTGCACTCCAGACTCAGGCTCAGGCCAGTGCCCTACACCTCCAGTTTACGCCGCAACAGCGGCCGAAGCGGGCAGCGGCAGTCAAAGCCCTCGAGAAGATGTATGATATCCTTTCGTATGAAGCAGAGGTTGAGGTGCCAACGCAACACATATGTGAACCTGCTGCTGATGAAACAATACTTCCCCCCAACCTCAACTTTAAGACAATTATGGCTACATTACATACACCTTCTTATATCAGCACATGTAAGGCATATATGGCTGAGTTGGAGAATAGCACTTCCAGGAAGCATGCTGTGCTTCCAGAGTTTCTCAAATACCTGGCAATCAACCCTGAGCGACTAGTAGGTGGGCTACGCTGGCGCAAGTGCGTCCTTCATAAGATGAAGGAGTTTAATTCCGAGATTAATGCGATGCATACTATTGGTGGCGTTCACATTACAGACGAATATCGCAGCCATGTAAAGGCCCTCATATCAACCGTCGGGTCCATCGCAACCTTGGCACCCTATCTCGACTTTGACTCACCCTCTTTCAATCTAAATAGCAGGAAACTCGCGCACATTTCAGAACTCTGCGACGTGTAAACAGAGGCGTATCCCATATGAGAAATATAAAATAGGCGCCCAATCTTATATTTTTCATGTATTTGTTTGCTTCCTCAGATTATGCAAATTCCCAGATCAGACACTACCGCTCCCCACCATAACCCTCGCAGCTGCCAGGAATCTCTTAATGAAGAAGAAGGGGAAGTTTTTATCCAGTAAATGCTCTGGATCCGTTACACCAAACCAGATCGCGACAAAGAGAGGGAAATAGAAGAGCGCAGCCTCCAAGTCTGCCGCATATTCTGCGCGCTTATATGCCAGTGCAGAACCAAGTCCTTCCCGCAACCTCTCATAATAATACCCAGCAAGCATCGGATATAACTCCGCAAATCTCTCAGGCGTCAAGCTCTCTATCATGAAAAATACCAGATCCTGTACTCCTTTCCCCTCACTTACATATTGCCAATCCATCAGAATCATCTCACCTTCAGGCCGCCTATAGAACATATTTGGCGTCTTGAAATCCCCATGACAGAGAGTTAGTAGTCCCGCGCTCAGCTGCTCCGCCCAGCGCGGATAGTCCTCTGCAGCTCTGACCACCATCTGTATATCAGCCTCAGTAATCATAAATCGCCACTTCTCCACGAAACACCCTACATTTGCCCTCACGAAGGCAGCCATAAAGTCCGCATAGGGTGCGCCAGCAGCAGTATGGAGTCCCTTGAACTTCTCACATAACCCTTTCCCCGCAAACCGTACATGTAGAGAGACGAGGTCATCTACAATTCCCAGAAGCTCTCCAAGACGCATTGTATTCGCATCAGGACTCAGCTCCGCGCCCACTACTTCTCGCATTAAGATACCAATACGATTGAGATCGGCATCGCGGATTGTTCCCATATATGTCGGTACCTTGACCTCTACATATGGGTATATGTTCTCATAGAATAAGTACTCGCGGTCATAGAGCTGGATCGCATTCGCCATATCTGAGAGACCATTCTCTCTCTTATTTTCCAGTTTGCAGATACAGGGTATCTCTTCTCCCGCAGCGGTTTGCAAGGTACAGCGGATTACATCATTAATATAGCCACCCTTCAGACACTTCGGATCAATTGTAACTGCCGTTACGCCAGGATGTGTCTTCGCAACTGTCTGAAGAATGCAGTCTACCAGATCCTCTCCCTTCGCGGTACTGAAGGATGACCCACGTCTTGTCGCAGCCGGCATCCAGGAGAGAAGGCGCTCTAACAGATTGCTGCCGCTGCCAGCCTCATAGTCCTCTATTACTATATCTGCCCCCTGCTGCTCCAACTCGGCACGCCTCTGGCTCCCTTCAACTCCTATAATACATGTAGGTGCAGCGTAGGCTGCATTCATTGCGCTTAAGAGACCACTCTTAGAGTCCTCAAATATATAGGTTCGCAACTTGCTTGAGCCTGCACCTCTGAATGCAGCCATTGCCTGCAGATACGGTTCAGGACTTGGCTTCGGTGCCGCGCATTCTGACCCAATACATAGTACATCTACCACTAAGCCAAGTTGAGCCAGCACCGCCTCTGCAGTCCGCCGATTAGAATTAGTTACCACCGCTATCTTATGACCTGCACGCTTTACCGCGCGCACAAATGCTACTGCACCAGGTATCTCGGTGACTTCCGAAATATAGGCAGCGAAGAGAGTGTCTTTCCTCTCACTCAGCTGGGCTGCCGTCGCCGTCGCACAGTCTGTCTCACGACTCTGGCTACCAAATAGCATCTCACACACATTTGAATCATGATTCCCATGTATATGTGTCATATAGAAGTCCGTAGTCACATCTATATTATAGGGGGCTAGTAACTCTCTCCACACCTTCATATACACTGCATCTGTATTCACTAGGGTTCCATCAAGGTCAAATAGGAAGGCGGCAGTACGCGCTTCGTATGCTGTGACGAGGGCCGGCGTTCCGAGGGAGATATGGTCTTCCGCGGCGAGCCGAATGGCGCGGACTGACTCGCCGGCAAGGAGCATCGCGTGTAGAACTGCAGATATGTATATCTCTGGGCCTGTGGGTGAGGTGGCGGCGAGGACCGCGCGGGCTGCGTCACAGTATGCGGCGCAAGAGGAAAAATAATAGGCGCCTGTGTTCGCGCAATCACTGATTTTCTTCTTCTCTGCAATGGCAGTACAGGCGCCCGTGGCCGTGTTTACTTTCACATAGGAGTATTGGGGGAGTGGGCCATTGTCAAGTACATATGTTACTGCCGCGGTTGCTTGTGCTGCTTCCTCAGCCATCATCGCTGCAATATCGCAAGTGTAGAAGGAATCCCCATCTAAGATGAGAAGCGGCGTCTCAGCGGCGTTGATATCGGCATCAGCGAGTCCCAGTAGCACAGTCTCCGCAGCCCCCCGTGTCTGATGTGACCCAATATCTACAACTGTCACGCTAGGGTAGGCATCGGCCAAAAGGCGAACTAGGTCCTCGCCGCTATTCTCATTACTCACTACATATATGTTTGCGGTAGAGGCAGAAGAGGCAGCAGCATCAAGTGCATACCTAACTATCTCCTTACCGAGAACCTTCACCATGGGCTTTGGTACTGTATGTGTCGCCTTAAAACGTTCTCCACGTCCACATAATGGTATTATTATATTTACAGATGGCATCTCTACCTAGTATATGCATATCAGAATGTACCACCCCTTTAGCCTTTATCTCGCGCTGCGCCATGGGCTAAGAAGCAAAGCTAGAAGTACTATATAATGAGTACAGGCGCGACAGGACAGACGCCCGGTGCAATCTATGAGTTAGTAACCCGCGGAGAAAAAGATAAATACTTCTTCGCCTCACCAGCCGCTGGCGCCTTCTCTCCTTTCGCGAATCAGACTGCTCCCATCGCACCCCATATCTCTGAGACGAAAGTGGTCGGTCCCATATCAGCTGCCGCTTTCGGTCGCACCGTGGAGTTTGAACTTGAGAGATTCGGCGACATCTTAACTGACCTCTGGCTCACTATACAACTCCCCTCCTGGGTACCGCCTTCCTTGCCTGAATCAGCTATAGGCGCAGAGGCCGCTGCATACAAGTATGTGACCGCCGCAGGCTTCTTCGCCGTAGAACACATAGAAATACTCCAGGGGCAGATGAGCGTGGCCCAGGCATCTGGTGATATACTTTACCTGACTGCTGGTATACGGCGGAGCGGGGCGCAGGCGGACCTTGTAAGAGAAATAGGTAGCGTCAGCGGCATTGCGCGGCCGAGCACAGCCCGTATACGTATCCCCTTCCCTGGGTGTCAGGAGGATAAGGGCGGCAGTTTCCCTCTCTGTGCCTTGCCCGATAAGACATATAGGGTCCGCTGTCGCTTGAGACGATTCGAGGAACTTCTTGCGGACTGTGCTCTAGGCTCCCCCCTCGGAAAGACTTTCGGTAACTGGACGGCAGCGGCCATCATCGGCGCCCCAGATGTACATTTAGAAGTGACGCAGGCCTATATATCTGCGGATGCTAAGAGGGCCATTCAGATTGCAGCAGAGGCACCAGCGGGAATCCAAATCCCCTTTGTATCATGGACCGAGCAGGCCTTTCAGCTGCGCGCAGATGGGAGAAAGCCATATAGGATTGAAGGTCGTGGACCCTCTGAGGGACTGGTCTTCTATGGGCGTAGTAGGGGTGCTGCATCTCTTGTGGATCTAAGCACGGCGGTTATCGCAACAGCTGGACTCACCATTGGTGGACGCGAGCGAGAAGAAGAATGGTCTACCACGTCTATTTGGGGTGATGTGGCGAGCCATGCTAGGATGAGCACAGCGGGCAGTGCGGCGATTGGCATAATTAATTGGTCCCTTGGTGACGTGTATCGTAGCTCCGCTGCCACCCGCAGGCCAGAGGGAACTCTGAACTTCTCTGAGGCAGATAAACCAACCCTCTATCTTACACCAGTAGCTGACTATACGAGTGCATCTGCGCCGGTTATGGTACATGTAGCAGTAGAAGGATGGCGGATATATGAGATAGGTGGGGGCGGATATGGACGTGTTACATTCGCGTGAGCTGCGCTAGCGCAGCGAAGGCCTATGGACGTTAGGACATTCGCGTAATGCGTTCCCGTATTATGTTCCACTCGTATGTTCGTTCCGTCTCCATTGCAATCTGCGGCGTAGCCACGCCAAGTCCTTCTCCAGCCGTGCGAAAGCTACCATTTATGAATTCCACCAGTTGCAGATATCTCGCCAGTACTGCCTCTACTTGTGCTGCTTTCGCCGTTCCTGTATTTACTATAGTTGTTGTAGTTGCATCCGCTACAACAATCTCGCGTATTTCTCGCATGTATTCCGCCGCAATAGTGGCAAATGTATTGAAGATGTCATAGAATTCTCTCTTTCTTGTCCTCTTCACTTCCTGGAGAGCAAGAGCCCTCTCTACTTCCTTTTGGGGCACTCTATCCATCAAATAGCGGGTCATCAGGTCCCGTGTGATGGCGTCACCATCAGTGGCGGCGACAGTATATCGTGGCAGCTCCACTTCTTGTATGTGTTCTGCAAGATGATGTAGATTTGTCACCCGAAGGCGAAACATATTTGCTGTGCCAATAAAGAGTAGGTATCTCGCATGTGGGAGACCACCACATATTACATCACCAGGCTCTCTCTCCAGACCTCCATTACGTCCCAGCCACTCATAGTAATGTGGATTATGAATGCGCCCACCAGTAACAGCCTTCCCAGTAACCCAGTCAAATGGCGTGTGACATGAAGTACAGAACATCATATTACAACCATCCTTCTTCTCAATGGCCTGGCCGCATTTCGGGCATGGACGAGTAGATGAGCGGATGAGGGCAGCAGTCTCTAGATCTGCTGGAGCACATATATGAGTGCACCCCAGGGCGCCTTTGCGAGCAGCCCCGATGACGACGAAGCAGTCAGGGCATGTATAGTTCTCGCAGAGGCCGCAGCGCCATGCACTGGTGAGCCAGCCTTTGCAGTCTGTCGCGGTACATTTCCTCGTAAAGGCCTGCTTTTCTTTGGCTGCGGTGGTGGAAGCTGCGTCTATTGGTCGGCCATCCATTAGAGTGTGGTGTTGCGCGTGTAGGCGGCCATATTCGCCCAAGAGATCCTCATATTCGGCCTCCATGTGCTGTATTTGTTCTCTTAGACCTCTCATACGTTCATGAAGTGGTTGTATGACTTCTGCATTCAGTTTCTCTCCTTGCCGAATATAGGGAACACGCTCCTGGTATTGTGGAATGAAGCTCTCTTGTTGGCGCCAGATAATGGTGGCGCGATGTGCGGCGTAGTCGCCGGTCATGAAGGCCTTCGTGAGGTTCATCCGCAGGAACATATAGGTCCATCCGTGCTGGCAATTAGGACATGCTGGGTCGCCCGTCATGCCGAGCAAGTATTGTTTAATGCACTGGGTGCATGCGGAATACTGGCATGAGGGGCACGTGACTTCTTTGCGGAGGGCCTTTGTGAAGGGAGATACGCATATCTGGCAGTCAGGCATGGCGGCGGAAGCAGATATCGGTGATGCGCGAATGATGCGCGAATGAAGAGGGTACCATGTATGTGTGCCCTTCGGGTCTGGCTCAAATTTACTCCTAGCGGGGGCTTAAAGGGCCCCCCCATGGGCCGCAAAAATTGATATCTTGCGCTGCTGGCAGCGCCGCTTCGTGCAAATGAGCTGCCAAGCACGTATAGCTCGCGGAAAAGCACCCTTCGGTAATGGGCGCAACTACTTCTACTTTGAAGGCCGATGTGGCCTGCCTTGCACAACGGCTTCACCTACTGCGGCAGCCGCTTCCCTCTGTACCCAGTGTATGGCCCGAACACCTAAATGTACCAGCATGGATAGCCGCAAGTACGATCATGGATTCGTGGGCCAGCCTATTCCCGCGCACTCCCATATATTTGGCGGAGCATGGTACGAGACCGCCGTTAAACGGCATGGTGAACCTACATCAGCAGTACTTGAGAAAGCGTGTGCCGCTGCCGCCCAGGCACAGGCACAGGCACAGGCAACCACTGCAGCAGCAGAAGCGGTAAAGGATGTCCCTCTCAAAGATATAGTAAAGGAAGAAACGCCAGGAGAAATGCCTCTGCCTCCGGTACAGGCAAAGAGAGTAGCACAACTAACTGCCCCCCTCAAAGCCAGACCAACACCTACAGTTCCCCCACAAGAGACACGCCAAACAATATACGCAACCCATGTGGAAGCACCAGAAGAAGATATAGAAGTAGGCGAGATAGTACGTGTCACCCTGGAAGTCATCATCGCAGAGGATATAGAATACTATCACGACACACGTAGCGGACTCGTCTTCAATAAATATCCTGCCGGCGGAATGGGTCCGCCCATCGGTCGCGTGAATGAAGATGGCTGCCTTATCGCGCTCAACGACGATGCCTGCGCCGCCGATCCAGTCTAAACTCTCGCCATCACCTATATATCAATCCCCTCCCACGTATACAATGGCAGCTGGTGGCGAATTTTTAACACGTGTATTTTCTGAATTCCGCTCCGAGATGGAGAAGCATTATGAAATGTATATGACCGCCCACGAGCAATATATTTCTACTGGTCTCTCTTCCGCCAATTTCACGGCAGGATTCGGCAAAATTTCCAATATTGTGGAACTGGAAGGCAATCCCAAGTATATATGGGTTGCTCCTAAGGGCCGCTGGTTTATCCATATGATGCGATATGTACGTGTTCTGGATGCGACCCAGACGAGCTATATCTATATTATGTATGACAATTATGGATGTACGTATAGGCGCATGGTGATTCATACCAATTCTGGGAGGATGCAGAGCTTCACGCCTCTTACTGGGGGCAATATCGCGGAGCAGCTCGCTGCAGCCGATGCTGCTATTGCAAAGGAAGGCACACAGCCCCTGCCAAATGCACTCATCTCTTTTATTAAGGGCCTACCTACCGATGGAGCATTGAATGTACCTGCTATCACAACGGCTAGTCTCATACAGCTCATGCAGCATTATTACGCCAGTTTCGTACATATGGTGTCACGGGAGAAACTGGCAGCTGATGTAGAGAAGAAAGGAGTGGAGAATGCACAGCTAAAGGCAGAGCTGGGGACAACAAAGAAGCGGTCAGATGATACCTGGGGCGAGCTCTCAGCCAAGATGAAGGAGGTAAATGCAATGGTTAAGAGTATAGAAGAAAAGAATGGACGTATAGCAGATTTGGAGAGCCAGCTTGTTGCCTGCCACGCAACTATTGCAGAGAAAGATGCCGAGCTGAGTGCTCTACGAGAACGTGCTGCTGAGCTTGAAACCGCTGCAACTGAGCCTGAGCCTGCGCCTGCGCCTGAGCCTGAGCCTGCGCCTGAGCCTGCGCCTGAGCCTGAGCCTGCGCCTGAGCCTGAGCCTGAGCCTGAGCCTGAGCCTGAGCCTGCGCATGAGCCTGAGCCTGCGCCTGAGCCTGCGCCTGCAGAAGATGTAGTGTCCGAGCCAGCATCCGCCGATATTCCGTCTCTAGAGGCAGTATTTGACGCGATGAATACCGATTATGTTGAGAAATCATAAATGATTTCACGCCTTTACTTGCGATCAGGAGAAATCATAAATGATTTCACGCCTTTACTTGCGACCAGGAGAAATCATACACCCCCTAAATTTGAGATCCATACTTATACCAGCTGAGAAGCTAGACAATCCTCCTGCCCACAATGACAGATAGTGACTATTTGACCTTGTTCGCAATTGCCTGTATCATATATGTTATCATGAGACCATTTACCGCCTGCATTGCATGTGCCTAAACCTGCCTTAAGATATAATATACAAATGTCAGGTTCATTCCTCGCAGCAATGTTAGATATATCTGAAAAGAAAGAAGGCATCAATGGCGAAACCGTATATACAGAGGCCGGCGTAGAAGATCCACGTGTCGCCCTTTTTACTATGCTTGTTCGTGGTCTAGAAACAAACTATATTTCATCTATGGCTGATATGATCTGGGCTCTCGGAGATGAAGGGATGCGCGACTTTGCCCTTATGGCATTCCATACACGGGATGTACGCGGCGGCAAAGGGGAGCGCGACCTTTTTATTACAATGTTTCTCGCCATCGCTGCACGCAATGCCGATATGGGGAAGCGTCTTATCCCACTTATATCTGAGTACGGATGCTGGGTAGACCTGTGGAAACTCTGGCGTGCAGCAAAGGATATGCCGCAGTTACAGGCAGCAATTATCGCCCACACAACCAGTACATTTCATGCAGACTGCAGCTCAGCAACTCCATCCCTACTTGCAAAGTGGCTCCCCCGTGAGCGCAGGAAGTATAGCTACCTCGTTGATACCCTCGCCGACAGCTTTTTTCCAGACGCAGCGAAGAAGGCCAGGCGCGCTCTCTATCGCAAGGCGATCTCTGCGATTAACAAGCAGCTGAAAACGGTGGAGATAAATATGTGTGGAGGAACCTGGCGGGAAATCACGCCCGCACATGTACCTGGTCGCAATCTCAAGCTTCATACAAAGGCATTTCTCAATCAGAAGCTAAAGTGTGGAGATGAGCTGCGACGACCCGACAATGCCGACCGCATGGAGTGCCGCGCCCACTTCCTGGAATTTCTGCAGGCCATTAAGGCAGGCAAGACCGTGGCGAAGGGTGCGAATGTAGTATTCCCCCATGAAATCGTGACGAGCTTACTCGGCCTCGCGCAGCCTGCTGATACAGAACAGATAGATATGCTGGAGGCACAGTGGGCGTCAATCCGCTCAGCTACTGCTGCCCTAGGAGGTCTCGGTCGCGCAGTCCCTATGTGTGATTTTAGCGGTAGTATGAGCGGCCTTCCACTCTATATTTCCTACGCGCTCGGCCTCCTAATCAGTGAAGTAAATCATCCCGCATTCCGCGACCATATCCTTACATTTGATTCCACGCCCGAATGGCATAGCTTCAAGGATGTCGGCTCCCTATATGAGAAAGTACAGAGTATCCGCGGAATCGGCCAGGGTCTCTCCACCGATTTTTACAAGGCGGCTATGCTTATCCTTGACCGCATGGTGGAGGCACGCGTACCTATCGGCGAGGAACCTGAGGACCTAATTGTACTTACAGATATGGGATGGGATGCAGCTTGGCGTCCTAGTGGTATATGTACTATCTTAGACTCTGACTCTGACTCTGACTCTGTTGCAGATCCTGTCTGGAAATCACAGATAGGGCTCATTCGCAGCCGCTTCGCCGAAGAGAGCCGGCGGCTCTGGGGTACGGACGTAAGTGGCTGGAAGGTGCCCCGAATTGTAGTGTGGAATCTGCGGGCAGCGTTTAAGGACTTCCAGGCAAAGGCGAGTGATGAAGGCGTAGTCATGATTAGCGGCTGGTCTCCTGCTATCCTCAAGGCTCTTCAGAGTGTCGGCGTGAGGGCAATGACACCCTATGAGGGAATGCGGGCTACGCTTGATGATGAGCGATATGTACCTGTTGCTGTTGCTGTCGCTGCCGCGCGGACCTAAAGCATAAATCCGACACCCTATTTGAAGAGGAACGACGGACTCTTCTGGTAGCTGCAGTCGCATTTGTGGCTGTAGGTACTATAAAAGAATTCACACAGCAACTCATATTAACTGCTTCTTTAGTTTATAACAAAATGAATTCTGTACTATATGTCACACTATAAAGGTTGGAAGGATTCATACAGCCGACTAATATCTACAATAGAATCCTATTATCTATATAGTATTTTTTCAAATTAAATCCAAATGGTGACAACTAGACTGTGGTTATGGCTCTGGCTGCAACTACATCCACGAAGTCACGCGACGTTTCCAGAGAGGGAAACATACAGCAAGTAACAATTCGTGCAGAGGCAGGTGTCCCACCTCTTAGCTTAGCCGCGAGGCTAGGTGAACGGGCGCAGCGTAACATATATGCGTAAATTTGATTTATGTGTGTGCGTTACACTATATAGTACCCTATACTATACAGTGTAACATCTGTACCCCATATAATGCACCTTGTAATTGTAGAATCTCCCGCGAAGTGCGGCAAAATCCAGGGTTTCCTGGGTGAAGGCTATTCCGTAGTCGCCACTATGGGTCATATACGTGCCTTGAAGGAGGACTTAGCAGCCATCGGTCTCACGAGCGATTTCGCACTCACATATACATTCTTAGAGGAGAAGGCTCGCGCGATCCAGGGTTTGAAGTCCGCTGCGGCGCGTGCGACCAGCGTCACCTTAGCCGCAGATGATGATCGCGAAGGTGAGGCAATCGCCTACTCTGTATGTGTCCTCCTTGGCCTTGACCCTGCGACTACAGCCCGTGCCGTTTTCCATGAGATTACGAAAAAGGCTGTGGTGGCCGCTGTCGCTTCGCCGCGTACCCTTGATATGAATCGTGTCAATGCGCAGCAGGCTCGTGCAGTGCTAGATATGATGATAGGATTTACTATATCTCCACTTCTCTGGAAGAATGTTGCTCGCGGACTCTCTGCTGGTCGCTGCCAAACGCCTGCGCTGAGACTCGTATGTGATAGAGAAGAGGCAATCGGCGCTCACGTTGCAGAGATGAGCTGGCGCGTAATAGGTACTTGGAAAGGAGGCCTCGGAGCAGGCATTACCTTTAGCGCACATCTCGCGGATGCCTTGGAGGACGAAGAGAGTGCGCGGAACTATCTGGAGGCAATGCATGAAGAACCGGCAGCCACTATCTATCGCGCCACCACGCGTCCCTGGCAGCGAGCCCCACCACTACCTTTCATTACCAGTACATTGCAACAGGCTGCATCTGCAGTGCTGCGGAGTGGGCCGAAGAAAACAATGGCGGCAGCGCAGAAGCTGTATGAGGCAGGCTATATTACCTATATGAGAACGGACTCGGCGGTGCTGAGCTCTGAGGCTGCGGATGCCGCGAGGGCTATCGTCAAGGAACGCTGGGGAGCAGAGTTCTGTAGCGGGGCAGCAGGCATGGCGACCATCCCAGCAGCCGGCTTAAAGAAAAAGAAAGCCACCGCTGCCACAGGCCCGCAGCAGCCACAAGCACAGGAAGCGCACGAAGCTATCCGCCCCACCCACTTTGAGATGGAAGATATACCTGCTGTTGCTACCCTAGAATGGACCGGCCCAGAACGCCGCCTCTACAAACTCATCTGGCTCCGCGCTATCCAATCCGTTATGGCTCCAATTCAGGGCGAAGAGGCAGCAATTCAATTCCTACTTGGGGTCATCACAGCAGAGGCTGCAGCCGCAGAGGCCGCCGCCAGCTTCCCTTGGTCTACGAGCTGGCGACGCACTACATTCCTCGGCTGGAGAAAGGCAGGACAGGCCGCAGAGCAGGGCGATGATGCTGCTTCCGCCGACGTAGAAGCCGAAGACGCTGATACCGCTACATGGGACAAAGTCATCCGCCTCGGCCCAGGAGACACCTTGCAGTGGCAAACAGCCCAGGCGAAGCCCCATGCAACCACCGCACCGCGTAGATATAATGAAGCCACTCTCATCCAGGCCCTGGAGAAATCAGGTATTGGTCGCCCATCTACATTCGCCAGCCTTGTCGGCACCATCCTCGATAAATCCTACGTTGAGAAGAAGGACATTGCCGGCCACGAAGAAGAGGTCAAGGAACTAAGCCTCGGTGATCCAACCGCCTGGCCGCCAGCAGAGAAGATCGCAGCGCGCACCGTGGGTGGAGAACGCGAGAGACTTGTACCTACTGAACTCGGCCGCGCTGCACTCGGCTTCGCCGTCAAACACTTCGCCGACCTCTTCGCCTACGATTTCACAGCTGCCATGGAGGCGCGCCTAGATGCAGTAGCACGCGGAGAAGAAGAGTGGAAGCAGTTGCTACGTGACACATGGGCTACATATAAAGATAGATATGAGGCGCTAGGTACTGGCTCAGCTGCGACAGGAGGCAATAAATCCACGGCCACAAAGAAAGTCTTCCGCGACGGTCTCACTGCTATTGTTCGCAAAACTGGAGCGCCTCTTCTCCTTAAAGAAATCCCTGGTGCAGCAAAGGGGGCGAAACCTACATTCTATGGTTGGCCTGAAGGAGTGGCGTTCGTAGATATGACTGAAGAAGTAGCTCTGCAATTCATCGCTGGGAAAGGCCAGGGCCAGGGCCAGGGCCAGGCAGGACAAAGGGCCCAAGCCGAAGGCGACATCCTCGGTCACTGGAATGGAGAGGCAATCGTCAAACGTAAGGGAAAATTCGGCACCTATATCGTATGTGGCAAGCTCACATCTACATGTGGTGAAGATGTGACACTAGAAGATGCAATAGAACGCCTGGAAGCAAAGGCGTCAATGCAAACACGTGTAGTTGGTCCCTACGAGCTAAGACGTACTGACCGCGGTGCCTATATGTTTAAAACAACGGTAAAGGCCAAGAAATTCGTCACTATACCAGATGGCCTGGATATTATGAAACTGACGGCAGGAGAAGTAGAGGCGATTTACAAGACGGCGGCACCGACTGCTCCCGCGGCGCCACAAAAGAAAAAGAAATAATCTGTACGCCTAGTACAAATGGAAACCCTACAAATAGCAATATCAATCCTCGGACCAGAAAAGGCCCCTAAGATGGTAATTCCCTCTCCAACCCTTGCTACGTATCCTGGCGCAAACGTCCAGCAGCACATCAAGCAACACGGATTCTGGGCCCGCCCCGAGACGCGCATCCTAGACTGGGTTGCCTCCCGCTCTCAACCAGGCATAACAATGGTAGATGTCGGTGCAAATACAGGTTATTTTTCATGGCTGGCCCTTGCCCGCGGACTAAATGTAATAGCAATAGAGGCAAACCCGATACACACACCCTATATTAATGCAACCCTCGCAGCAAATACCTTTACCGGTACATTTAAATATATACAGGCCTTCGTATCAGATCGCCCTGGCGAAGTCCCATTTGATGGCTGGTCCGGCTATACACCTATAATGGCAACTGACGCATCTCGTCTATCTGTGGTACCAACTGTCCGCCTGGATGCAATCCTTCCGTCAGAGACAGAGTTCCTAAAAATAGATGTAGAAGGCGCTGAGCCAGAGGTATTTGCATCTCTCGGTGATGCTCTTCAATCAGTCAAATACATCATGTTTGAACTCACATATATTACCTCTGACAAAGTGGATGCAGCGCAGATGAATCTTGCACGCACGATACAAGACGCTAACTATACATTATATAATATTGAAGAGCACGGGGAGCGTGATGTTCTACGAAAAATCACGGACCTGGAATCAGAAGAGATAAACTGGACGAGCGAATATTTTAATACACATAAACGGGCAAATCCCTCTATAACATCCGCTGGAACTAATATCTTAGCGGTGCGACAGGGCGCGCCGATTCCTACCCTCTAAATCAATACTATTAACAGACATATACACTACATCTGCTGCAGATATAGTATAAATACCACAGAATGTATCATCTAAACCTAGACTAATTATCCATTGTGCCTCCTGGGAGTTATATAGCATTCCACAGGGGAATTCAATTGTCGCATTGGAGCATAGTAACTGTCTTGGTGTGAAAAGAATGGGTTGCAGTGTTTGCCCGTCTAATACGAGAATATACATGCGATATGTCTTCGCAGTGTGAAGCAATACGTAGTATTTTCCATCTACAAATACTGGCGGCGCTCCTCCACGAAGTCCTTGTACTGGTGAGTTCCATCTGTAGGTATAGAGTTGATCTAGACGCGGCCCCATCTCATTTACGCGGTATATTTCAAGGGGGCAGTAATTTACAATTGCAAGTAGCTGGTTGGTCTCACCAGGAGCAGAGAAGAAAGTCCAGTTCTTCTGCGGAGCCGGCATCTGTTGCGCAAAAGAAGTAGGATACACTGTTGCTAACTTATATTCATCCGTCAAATAGGACATCGCCATTGCACCGGCCCATGTATACGATATACCTAGCTTCTGGCGATGTAAGATAAAACGAGCGTCTTCATAGTCCCCTATTCCCTGCTTTTCAATAATAGCCTGTATTGGTCCAAGGCGAGGACCATCTGATGGACTTATCAGCTCCGCAATATATATTGAATTAGAAATACTGTGCCTAGCAGGGGTATGTCTATACATAAATAGTATCTGGTCCTCTGGGGAGTCATATGTAAATTTATAATTGCCAGAGATGTCACATACAACAATGGCACAATTAAACATACATGCGGCAGAATTCGCTCGATATAGTTCTCTCTTATTTATGACTTGCAACGCAGGATAGTAGGTATTATATGGGTTTGTATTATGTAACTGTGATAGTACTTTTTTCGCCGAACCATGAAAATTATATGGTCGCCAGGATGACATTATTAATATTATCGCATTAATATCTATATGTCTCAACCGCAGTCGTCACTTCAGGAGCTGCAACCGCCGCAGGAGCAGAGCCTCCAGCCGTCTCAGGATATCTCGGGAAACCCCCTGAAGCCCGCCCAAGTGCGTTCAAAAAAGCCCAACAACGGCTGGACGAGGGAGCAAGAGGAACTCGTCGCGCAATGGTCCGATATCGCCGCATGTTACCGGTGGCTACATATGAAGACCGAGTCACAGTATGCCCGCAATAATATGTTTATCAGTATTCCCGTTATCATTCTCTCCACACTTACAGGTACAGTAAATGTAGGTCTCGGCTCCATCGTCGGCGATAACAAGGAACATCAGAAGTATGCCAATCTCGGTGTTGGCGGTGTCTCCATTCTCGCCGGCATTCTCTCCACTCTCGGCAACTTTTTCAAGTTCGCCCAGCTATCTGAAGCCAATAAGTCTGCCGCCCTCGCCTGGGGCAAATTCCAGCGTCTCGTCGCGATTGAACTCGCCCTACATCCAAATGACCGTATTGATTCTATGGATTTCATCAAGATGTGTCGTAATGAGTTGGACCGCTTGATAGAGCAGTCACCGCATGTACCCGAGGCCATTATTGCCCGCTTTGAGCGCACCTTCGGCTCAATAGAACAACTGAAGAAACCCGATATCTGCAATCACCTGGAGCACACACCTATCCATAAGAGTAAGAATGAGCGTCTGAAGGAGCTGGCTGTTGAGGCGACCCTGATGATGCGTTCCAGGCGCGGACTCGCCGGCGATGCCGCTGACGTAGATGCAGAGGATGATGCTGCCGCGGCAGACATCCGCCGCCAGATATCTGAGAAGCTGCGGTCAAAAGAAGAGGACACGATCATCTCTGTTATTGAGGAGATGGGTGAGGCTCCGATCCGCGCCGTTATGTCAGCCGAAGATGGAAATAGCGCTCACTTAAAATTGAAAATGTAAGCCCAATCCCAGGCCACCGCCGCTCAATGTATAATCTAATCAGTCTCGCTGACCCATACAGGGACTATGCTATCAAGACTGCCGAGCGTCATACTACATCCGTACATATAGCTCTTGTCGTAAAGCGGGGAAAAGTAATAGCAGTTGGCACGAATGGTATTGGCACACGTAGCTCAGGTTGCGGCTACGGTAGCCACGGAACAATACATGCAGAGAAGGCCGTGATGAAGAATCTCGGCGACATGACCTCTCTCCGCGGAGCAATCCTACTTGTCCTCAGGATGGGGCGTAGCGATCACACTTGGCGGTATTCTGCCCCGTGTCATAGCTGTAAAGTGTTCTTGAATAAATGTATTGGTATATATGGTCTGAAGACAGTGTATTATTCCTATGGGCCCGATGGAGTGGGATGCCGTGGTGGAGATACCTGCTTTTGTGATGGATGTTGCCAGACCCAGACCCAGGCCTAAGTTCCGCGACAAAAGAAGCGTGCAGCCCAACTATTTTTCTTCGGATGAGCGGTAGCGGTAGAGTCCCACGCAGCCACTGTTGCACCAAGTTCGGACCATGCATCAAATGTCATTGTACCCATAGAGAGATTACACCGACTACAGATAGGGACAAGGTTTGCCAATGTAGTATCTCCTCCGCGTGCCTCTGCGACACGATGGCCTGCGTGAAAATCAAAAACCGTCATCGTATTTTTACACCAGGGTGTGGCGCATTTTGCGTCAAAGTGGCGGCCGACTGTGGTGAGCCATACTTGCTCCCTGAGGGCCTTCGGTATATTCTTTTTCGCGTATTTTAGTGCCGATGTGGCAACTGGGACCACTCGCGCAGGCTGCATTTCTTGGAGCTAAGACGCGGAGAGGCTTTTAGTCCGCGGGCCCCTGCAGCGGGGCCCCATCCTATTGTATGATATATGATACATAATACAATAAGAAATATACTATCTTCTCCTCGTCGCAGCGCGGTCCGTGCAGCTTTAAGCCCCCTGGCCCTGGCCCTGTCCCGCCAAATAATGCTGCCGACACACAGCCATGTACTTTTCTTTCCCCCCAATCGCTATCTGCTCCTCTGTACGTGGTACAAACTCCAGTCGCAAACTGAAATGCGCCGGCGTCGCATCACGACAGAGAGAACAATACGCACTCAGCCGCATCACCTCCTCCGCATGTGGAATCAGCTCCAACAACCTGCCAAATGGCCGCCTCCCTGCATCCCCATCCAACCCGCACACCACTACATGTATTGGCAATGTATCACACCAGCGCGTCACACACTCAACTAAGTCAGGAAAGAACTGCGCCTCATCTATCACTAATACCTGTACGGCTGACAAATCATCTGTCGTCAGATCTCCCAGTCGCGTTAGAGGCCGCGCAGGATGCTGATCTATGTCATGACTCGAAATGCAATTCACCCCATATCGTGTATCAGAAGCGTAGTTCACTACCAATGATCTATAACCAATGGACTCGTAGCGTCGGATACGCTTCAGCAACTCCGTCGTCTTCTGCGCGAACATGCATCCCATAATCACAGTCAAGTAGCCCATCTTCGTGTTATATGGTGCTAGGAGGATTCCCTATCTATATCATCTCCCCTAGTATTTCTAGCCTCAAATTTTCGCACATATCGCATCATATATTGCCCGTCCCTCACCCTCACTACATATCATTGCATAACGCTGGGCTATACCACCGGACCCAGCAACCCGCAACGTAAGATATACCCGACCACATCGGTCATGCGGCACATAGTATTGGACGCCCCGTATGGCCGTATAGGGAATGTACTCCAGGCTCGTGGATGCATCCCGCCTCGTCCTCTGCATTTCCACGGATAGTCCCGAATTTCCGGGCGTCACAGTGCAATCGTCGTGCGTATATATATTCCGCTGCGGTAGCATTGTAATCTTATAATTCCTATATATCAGAAGATATGCCGTGTAATTGCAATAAACCGCGAGCACCAATACCCCTCGCACGCAAAGAAGAATGGGGGCCTCTTCTCTGGGCCTTCCTACATGGCACCGCAGAGAGACAAATCATCCATTATAAAGTTGAGCTCATTTGGCGACGTGCAATTGCCGGCCTCAGCTTTGTCATACCTTGTATTGAATGTAGGGGTCACTATACTACCTATCTAGCTGCGAATCCATGCACACCACCCAGGGATCCTGCCGCATGCAAGCAATATATGCGAACATGGCTCCATACATTTCATAATGCTGTAAATGTACGACTGGAAAAACCTACTTTTCCCATGGAGTCACTAGAGGCTACATATAGCGGGACAAATCTCGGACTCATTGATGCCCAGCTTAGGGAAATAATGAGTCAGTATCGTATGGTAGATATTGTATCTATTGTTAAATGGGGGGATTTCTCATCCGCTATGAATTATCTGCGGAGCGGGTAAACCGCAATTACTACAACCAAAGCTAACGTCACGGCTCAACAACCCCAGTGCGTAAGATGCAAGGAATCTCCCTGGGCTGGCATCAATGTGGATGCAGGTGCAGGCGTAGGAGTTGCTGCAACAGCAGGCGCAGGTGCAGGCGCAGGTGCAGACGTTGCTGCAACAGCAGCACCGCAAAGCGCAGCCCATGACACAGGGAATGCATCCCGCATCAGCTCCGCAACAGCCTCCGCATATAGCCGAATCTCCTTCTGCGCGTGGGGGTCCAGCCTCAGCTCACAAATACGTGCATATGCAGCCAGAGAGCCCGTCTCAATGAATTCCGTATACATTCCCTGCGGGAGAACGGACCTCGCTACCTCAGGCGCAACACCCTCCGCAAGCAGCTTATCATAGAATTCCAGCGTACGCGTGGCAAGGCCATCCCACTCCATCAGCAGCTCAGCAGAGCGAGGATGCGCCGTCGCCTTTGACCCCTGCTTCGCCCTCGGATCACGCTCCCTCAGGCCCTCAACCGGCCGCCAACACTCAGGTGCACTATCTACATATCGCCGCGAGACCTCATTCCGTGATAGACCTACTGTATGTCTGTACCACTCTCGTGCAACAAAAATAGGCATCTTAATACGGAAGCGAGCCTGTGGATGGAAAAAAGGAGATGTATGTTTATGCCGCGCAAGATACTGAATCAGCTTCTCATCTTGGCCTGACAATGCAGCCGACTCTTTCGCAAAGCTGACACGGGCAGCATTCACTACAGTTAAGTCCGTGCCGAATACCTCCAGAAGCTCCACTGAGCCAACGCCATCAGGCTGTAGTTTCTTTTGTTGTTGCTGCATCGCCATCTCTATGTATTGCTTGCATCGTCCTTTATATCACATTGTGTCTGAGTACAACGCCGCCACCGCCTCAGCTCCGCAATATCTGTATTTATAGGCTGTGTGACCAAGGCCTCTCCTTCTAGACGTCGCCGTCTAATAGGCAGAGGCGAATCCTCTATCTCTAAGAATGCAGCAGCACCTACTACATGAGCAGGACGGCCAGGAACGGTAGGAGCCCACGGACATTCATCCAGAGGATGCGGGGCATTATCCAAGAAGGCAGCTGCACCCACTGCACGTCTAGGAGCTGCAGGAGCAACCCGCCGCGACATATTTGCAGATAATTCCCTCTGCACTGGCGTTGCCACATCCATATGTAAGGACCCATCTACAAGTCTCATTCCGCGATTGAATCCCACGCACATAGAATTCTGCGATAAAGACACATTCTTTATCCCAGAACAGAATCGCTGTAATTCATCTAGCAACATCAGTATAATCGGGTCCGCCGCAGCAGCTGCATCTTCCTCACAGAACGCATTAATCTCTGCAAGCAGGGCCATCCTCCTTTTGCTTGTGTCCGTGGAAGATGTCAGTATACTATATGTACGATATCTGAACTCCTCCACCTGTATTTGTCTCTTTACATCTTCTGTAACCACTTCATCTGCCATCACTTCGACACTCATACATATATTCTCGCCGGCATCATTATCATAGCCTTTCAGTACCAGCTTCAGGGGACTATCTGCCTCCCTATTCAGTAGTATTCGTAAAGTCTGTCCCGCACAAATATCTCCTATTGCAACGGCAGCAATATGGGAAGGGAGCTGCGTATCTGCCCCAGCAGAGGATCGGCTCACTTTGTACGCCGTCTGCGTATCTGTCCCCGCAGAGGATCGGCTCACTTTGTACGCTGTCTGCGGCTCCGCCCCTTCCACTTCCAGGCTCAGTCCACTCGCAGCACATGATATCAGTGATCCAATAATATAGCCATAGACGCCGGCAACACTCAGAAGGCTATCTACCACAGAGTAACAGCCATTCCCCTCCTGTGCTATGTACTGTAGTAGGCATTCATTATGCTCCAAGCCATATCCTACAGTAGATATACTTGCAGAGGGAAAATCACAGATGATGGTATCCATTACTTCCTGAAGAGCATCTGTATGTACATCTCCCATAGTGGGATATCCATCCGTGAGGAGAATAATACCATGTTTAAGGGTACTGATATGGTCCGCGTAGGAGAGAGTTTCCTGAATGCAGTTTAGGGCGTCATATAGGTTCGTTCCGCAATCAGCCTTCAGTTCGCTCAGGGTCTTCACGATAGCCGCTTTATTCTCTTCTGTGCCGGCGAGGGCACGTACAACTACATGCGCTTTATCACTAAATGTGATTAGACTCACATAGTCCGTCGGCTGAACGTAGTCCAGTGCGTACTTGATGCTCTTTACGCAATTCCCAAGCTTCCTCTGTACGTTCATGGAACCACTTGTGTCTAGGACAAATAGGAAATGGAGCTGAGGGCGCTTCGTGGCCTGCGGGGCCTTGAGGGTCACCAGGATTTTATTCTTGTATCTGTTGGCAGTGGCGTTCATTTGTAGTGGGAGCGAATTGGTAACTGTAAAAATAGTGGGGTCTCACTCTATCAATTTTTGTAGCCTCACATAGTGGGAACAGGAAATTGTAACATCGCGATAACAGGACAATGATCGCTGCCATGATACTCGCCCAGTATATCTGCCGCAATTACGCAGTCGCGTAGGGCTCTGCTCGCCAGAACATAGTCAATCCGCCATCCTGCATTACGCGGCCTTGCCTTGGCAATCATACTCCACCACGAATATTTTACAACACCAGGATTCAGTTCACGGAACGTATCTATCAGACTCGTCTCATGTAGAAGGCATGTCAAACTGGTGCGCTCCTCTTCAGTGAATCCCGCCGCCCGTGCATTTCCCGCTACTTTATGAATATCTGCCGCAGTATGGGCGCAGTTCAAATCACCTACAACTACCACAGGCTTCTTCTCATGTAGTTTCTGAAGGTACTTGCTGAAGAGATCATCCCAGTCCAGCCTCTCATCCAGGCGCGCTAAGTCAGCCTTGGAATTAGGCGTATATACACTTACTATATAGTGCTCTGCAAATTCGGCAGTAATCACGCGGCCTTCTTGGTCTGCTGCGGTAGATCCAATGCATGGGTGTTCCACTGAGAGCGGCTCCTCGCGCGAGAGAATAGCTACACCACTATATCCCTTCTTCGCATCAGAGAAGCGGGCATATATGTACGGGAAGATCGCGCGCAGAGGCTCAAAGTCAGCGAGGGAGTTCGTCTTCGTCTCCTGGAGGCAGAGGATATCGGCGGCTTGTTCCTCTGCTAAGCGGAGAAGCACAGGGGCTTCGCCTGCCACCAAGGCAGCCCCGTCCTTGCCCTTTTTATTCACGGCGCGCAGGCCATTCACATTAAAAGATACTATGGTTCTCTGCATTTCCTCGTGCGGGGGCTTAAAGGGCCTTTAAATGCCCCTGGGGGCGCGCCTAGCAACGGCAATTTTATTTCTGCATTAACTTACCCCCGGTCAGTAAAAGCCGCAACCCCCAGGTAGAAATGAGCGGGCATGCAGCCGCTAAACAACGCGAAATACAATATACAGGGCGTCTCTTATTTATTATATCGGCCAGCGTGGAAATATGGTGGTGTATTACCACTATAATGGAGTCACGATACTATTACGATATTGTCCTGCTTCCATTATGGGTTTTCATGACAGTATTTTTCGTGAACTCTGCACTTTTGTCATCTGCAGCCATTCTTCTTCCTGGCGCATGGCTCCGCGGAAATAGCGAGTACTTTCTTGATAGGGCCGCCCCCCTGGCGTTGCCTGCTTCGCAGAGCGATATGCCACCCCTCATTATACAAATACCTGTATATAAAGAACCCTTCCGCGAAGTAATACTTCCTACATTAGAAGCCGCCGCAGTAGCCGCACGTGCATATGCAGAGGAAACTGGTTCATCAGCGATAATACTTGTCAACGATGATGGACTCGCCGTCTGCGAGGATGCCGAAGTAGAAGAGCGTAAGGCATATTATACTGCCGCTTCGGCTGGCCTGATATATACTGCCCGCCCAGCCGAAGGACGTCGCGGGAAATTCAAGAAAGCCGGCAATCTTAATTGGGGACTCGCCCACGCCGGCATTGAAGACCTCAGTCGCGCCGTGATTCTCCTACTTGACTGCGATAGCCGCCTACCCGCCTCTGGCCTCTCTGGCATCGTCGCCCATTTCGTCGCAGATGAAAGCATTGGCTTCATCCAAATGCAGAGTAAAGCTATGGTATCCTCTACTGGTCCATGGGATATACTCATACGACACTTCACGGATAATATATATAGTACATCATTCCTACTTGTCAGTGGGTACGGAGACCCGTCGCCCCTCGTAGGACATAATGTATTTATGCGGTTTTCTGCCCTTCAGGATGTTAGTATTGGTATGAGGGAAGAACCAATGCATGCACTGGCGAGCCAAGGCCCCACGCTACATATAGATACTGGTATTATTGTATGCGGCGAGGCCCAGGCCCAGACACAGGTCAAGCCAGCGACATATACAGAGTATTTCTCTGAATCCCACGTCTCAGAGGATTTTGACGTCTCTATGCGCCTACAAATTGCAGGCTATAAGGGAATGTACTGCACGGCAGCGGTGGAGCAAGGCCAAGAGTTTGAAGAGGGAGTAACACTCTCTGCAATAGACGAAATCATTCGCCTGAAGAAGTACGCATACGGGGTCAGTGAGCTACTTATGAATCCCATCGCAGCTTGGCACGTCAATGGGCTTCTCGGTGCCACATTTAAGAGATATCTCCTCTCTTCGGCGGTTCCTCTCGCCGCAAAATGGAATGTTATCGGCTATGCCGGCACATATTATGCAATTGCTGCCGCTCCCCTCGCCGTCACTATACATTACTTTGCATGGGTGTTCTGCCCCTATTGGCGCGCCTTATATGTCTCCGCTGAGTCCACCCTATATGGCTGCATCGCAGTCTTCAGCGTCATCACTCCCGCAGCTGTCCTCATCCTAAAATGGAAACTCGGCATGCCAGTCGGCGTAGTGAAAGAGCTCGCAGCTAGCGCAGCATTCGGTATCTTCTTCGCCGGCCTAGGCTGGCATCTCACCGCAGCCATCTGCAGCCATCTCCTCGGCCTCCGTGCGACTTGGGGCTCAACAACAAAAGGTAGCATCTCCCGCTGCGAGTCAATCCGCAACATCTCCTCCGTCTGGCCTGGTATCGCTATCGGTGTTGTACAGGTAGCTATCATCGCAACAGGATGGGCCCTCGCTGACATCCGTAGCTGGCAAGCAATTGTCCCCATCGGTTGTAGCGCAGTAGCACATATACTTGTACCTATACTTGGCGTGCTGATATAGTTACGTGGGTTATCTATAATGATATATATTGTATATGTCATTATAGTGCACTTATGTGCTCTCACTCAATTACTTGGACTCTCCAGAACCAGATGCTACAGCGGCAACAGCGGCTGCACGGCCCTGAATTGCTCCCAACGCCAGATCCCTCGCCCGCGTAAACCCCTCAGGTACTTCCTGTAGCTCCACTCCCTTCGCCTTCTTCTCCTTCACAAATACATTCGCCTCCACGAAAGGCATCGCCTCAAGCTTCTCATATAGAGCCCGCACGATATCTACATTTTTAATCGGTCCCTCAGGCCGCTTCCACCGATTTGCAGCCCACTGCCGACCCCACTCTGTCGCACAGTTCAGCGCATACTTGGACGTAATATGCACCCTGAAAGTCTGAATCAGAGGATTTGCATCCTTAATCTTCTGCACTATATCCAGTGCCGAATAGAATGCCCTCAACTCCGCCCGCTGATTAGATGCCGGCTCCCCTGCTGACAGCGCGAAACACTTCTTCAGCTCCCGCACTGACAAATCCTCCTTAATATACTTCGCATACACTCCACACCCAGAGCGCGCGTTCTGTGTTCCAATATTTACACTCGTCCCCTCACAATATACATCCAGTACAGTATTGTCGCCAGTCATATTGTATGTCATCGTGGCAGCCTCCTCTTCCACCTCGTCCGTATCATTAAAGATCGGCACACCCTGGCTCTGATTTGAGCCTCGCACACTTATACTAGACTTGCGCGATCCCAGTGTATAGATACTCCCTACAGGTGATGCATAGGCAGGGCTAGACACCGTAGAAGGAGATGGAATCTCAAATGAGAGATTTGCAGATGTAGGAATAGTCACCGTATCTGAATTTACAGTATCACCTCCTGCAATTATACTATTCAACTGTGATGCAACATATACTGTTGCCCGCTTGAGAATTCGCATTACAAACTGCTCTGATGCATTCCCTCCAAGCTTTAAAAATGCTGCAGCACATTCAGCAGAATCAGCCTCCGCTTGATTTGTATCCATAATCATATTGGAATATGCATGCAGCAGACCATATTGCTTTGCATGGAGCGGTACAGAAGACGACATCTAGGATATAACTATACTATACCCCCAATTAAAGTTTAGACCCTTTGAACTCACCTACCCTTAATATACCGTAGCTATAGGTTGGACGCCGCGACACATTACCCTCCTGGTTGCGCCCCGGCTTGCACCTCCTGGTCGCACCCGGCAAGCGACCCACCCCGTTGGAGCCTTGAAATAATCTAACCTATGAGTATAAAATGGGAGCAGAACATCGTAAGCGCGCACATAGTGTCAGCAGCTCTTCTACTGATACCTCAGCTGAGTTGAGGCGTGAGAAGAAGGAGCGTCGTGCTATTGACAAGAAGCAGGAGAAGAAGTTGGAGAAGGCCGAGACCAAGTTGGAGAAGGCTGAGACCAAGTTGGAGAAGGTGGATAAGCGTATCCATAAGGTAGAGAATGAGATTGGATACAAGGTCGACAAGAAGATTAGCAAGGCGGAGAAGAAGATTGAGAAGGTCGAGGACAAGCTGGAGCACAAGGTCGACAAGAAACTCAGTAAAGTGGAGGATGCCGTGGAGGATAAGGTCGTCAAGGGAGTTTATTCGAAGCTCAAGTACCGATTTAGGCGGGATGGCTGTCTATTTGTGAATGGCAGCGATGCCTTCCTCAGTGCATGGGCGAAGGCGCCTCAGGTGGTGGAGGCCGGCGAGGTGGTGAAGTTCAATGGTATCCTCAGTGCTCTTAATGTAGAGGTGAAGCCAGGTATGGGTGACTTCCATGTATGCCGCGATGGTATCTATCAGCTAGAGTTCGTTGGCCAGTTCGACCAGTCTGGTGTGATTGTACTTGCTGTTAATAACTGTGCTGTGGCGCCTACTATCACTGCTGTTTCTGCCGGCGAGCAGACTGTAATGCAGGCAATTCTCCCCATCAAGAAGGATGCTTGCGTGCAGATCTGGAATTATGACCTCAGTAATGGGGGTGTACTTACTACATCTGCCCTCGCATTCGGCGCCACGAATGCGACCTTTACGCTGGCCCGTATTGCTCCCTGGACCAAGAAGTTTGGTGGCTGCTGCCCTCTACCTCCCCTGCCGAAGTATGGCGAGTATGATAGCGATTGCTCCTCTGTGTCTTCTCGCTCCTCCAAGTCTTCTCGGTCTACGCGCTCCTCCAAGTCCTCGTGCTCTTCTAAGTCCACGCGGTCTACGCGGTCCACACGGTCTACACGGTCTGAGAAGAAGTGCAAGCCGAAGAAGGAGGAGAAGAAATGCGATGATAAGAAGCGCTGCCGCGACAAGAAGAAGTACAAGAAACACTCTCGTCGCTCTTCTCGCTCATCCAGCCGCTCATCTCGCTCTAGCGGCTATAGTACTGCTAGCAAGTCCAGCTCAGACTACTCTGTCTGCGAGAAGAAACGCGGCTGCCGCAAGTAAGAGACGTCGTAGCGTCCGACCCTCCCGGTGACCGAAACTCGCGTGACGGGGATGGTTCATATCCAACCCTAAATTAACCCCCAATATATGTAGATTGAAACGAGATGTCTGTAATAGCAACTGGAGCACATATACCTGTACCGATTGATAGCCATCCCAAGAAAACAGCAGCCTACATGTATACTGATAGAGAAGTGACTGAAGTGGAAGCAGATGAAGCAGTGCCTCTCAATAAGAATGGCTATATATGTGGTGGAATTAGCCATAATACTGGATCGCCCACTATACATATCCATGAACGTGGCCTATATCGTGCTACTTTTATCGTTAATACAGTTGGTGCAAGTACCTTTGCATTAACTGTAAATGATCGTCTTGTACCAGCCAGCCTAGTACATACTAGTGGAGGGCAGAAGATGATAGGACAAGTAATCTTGCAATTAGAGTGCGAAGACTGCTTGAAGATACGGAACTGCTCTGGAGTACGCGTTGAGCTGGATACTTTCGCGGGTGGCAAGGAGAGGAATGTACGTGCCTCTATCATCTTAAACCGCATTGAGTGAGCCGCTCAGGACCCCACCAAATGGCTCTTGAATAGCCCAGTAACACTACCTTGCCGCAACTCATGCGGATGGAGCCAATATGATTTGATTCCCTCCTCACGAATAACCGTATTCCAGTAACGAATTTTCCTGCACCACCTATATTTAGGTTATGGTAACCACGCGTTAAAAAGAATCTGTATTAGCCTCTGCAGATACAGGTTCTGGTGCCGGCCCAGGTACAACCTGAATTGCGACATCTTCGGTAGATACAGTACTACTTGCTGAACTTACACTTTCTGCAGTCAGAGATGACCTGCCATCTACAGCGGGGGCTGCAGGAGTAGGCCGCGACCCCTGGTCCTGACTCCGCGCCTGGTTCATTAAATCACCAGAACTTCGCACCCCTCTCTGCATAAGAGACCTCTCAGGAAGACTGAAACTCATCTGTCTCTCTCGCCTCATCGGTACATGTAGAAGCTCCAGGAAACCGCCTCCACGCCGCGATTCATCGCCTGAATCATCCACTGCTGACCCAGGCGCCGCTGCAGCAGCTGCCGCCTTAAGACGAGACATTAACGTCACTTTCCTCCTCGCATCATCAGAGAGCTCCTTGAGTTGCCGCCGACGCGCCGCCGCTGCCTGCCGTGTCTTATGTCGCATAAATGCTGCCGAATCATTGCGGTCACGGACTTCAATCACTATAAATGGCCCATCATACTTATATTCTATGATTGCCTGCGGCCCAATGTACTTCGGTATCTTCGGCGTACCTTGCCCTCCTGGCACCCCACCTTGATAATAAGACGGCACTATATTTTCATATTCATCATCATCCGCCCCATAGTCTGTAATCGGCGTCAGCTCCGCAGAGAGCCGTTTTATCTCATCCTTAATGATATCATGGAATATGAAGAATATATTTGTCCTCTTAATATAATTCGGCCGAGACCAGCATCCATAGGTGACAGGTGTTGCTCCCAGATTACGTTGGAAATACCTATTCGCCGACCTCTGTACTGCGAAGGGAATACTCGCATTACGACAAAACAAATCTATGTATTCATTCTTCATGTCCTGGAGCAGCGTGAGAGCACTCGTCCTCATATGAACCGGCATCTGGAATTCGCTGCTAATACGAGTAGAGAAGCTCAGCCAATTCTTATAAAGTACCGTATTCGCATCCAGGGACTCCTGGACCTTGAAGAGCTTGACATATCCTATGAGTAATGTACTGAGGGTTGATGCCGCGATGAATGCATATTGAATCCCATTATAGAGGATAGGAAATGCCTCTTTAGAGATACCGAGTTGCGATATACTGATTGTACTTGAGATGGTGCTGAAAAGTAGGGTATATGCCATTACATGTGATAGAATCATCTTGTAATACCGGATAGACATGTCAATGAGAAATAGGTTGACATTACTGTAATTGAGCCAGGTGACAAGTGTGCGGATATATTCAAAGGTCCAGTCATCTATTTGTGCAGATGCCCCACTTACATCTGCTGTATGTGGTAACTGCTGCGCGGGCCCAGGGCTCATATAATACTAAAATATAGGATATTATAGTATTACGTAATAAAGCGCGGGGGTGCATACAACACACAGCATATTTACTGCGGCATGGGAGGCCAGACACCCTTCTCACATGTGATAGGCGAGAGACGGAAGGCCATAAACATGGCGACTTGGCCTACATAGTGGCCGCCAGGGTTTGTAGCAGTGTAAATCTTGCCGAGGAGTGACTGGTAGTTACGGAGAGTGAGTACATCGCCGCATCGTAGCCGCATAAACTGACGCACAAATACACGATTGCCACCAGAGTCGCGACCGAATACAGTAGTCAAATCAGGCACATTATTCACGAAAATAGTAATCTGCGGGGGTTGGTTCGTGATTACATCGGCGAACACATCATAGATACCATCCCGCTCAATGCGAATCTCAGTCGTGCCCTGTTGGTGGTGTGCGCGATACGGTATAACCTGATTGTTAGCAAAGTCGAATGACTCGCCGACTAGGAGTTCCTGCGGAGTGGATGTCGTCGCTGAGAAATAGGACTGTGCACCATCAATCTGCAACTTCTTCTTCTTCAAGAGATACTGGCGGAATGCATTGTAGCTCCAGCAACGCGTAGCCTCAGTCTTGCACCAGCGGGCATGGTCCATCATGGGTGCAACGAGGGGCGCAGCCTTGAAGACAGTTAGGATGCCATCAATGCCAGGGATACGACCACCCGATGTAGCATTTATTACAATCGGCGCACCAGATGTATAGTTGCGAGCAGAGAGTACATCATCCTTCTTCATCTCAACGAGGGCACGAATCGTCATCTGACCTGCACCCTTGTTTGTACCCATATTCGTGGAATGCACGGGTGCACCATTCACGAAAAAGGCGAACTGACATGCAGTATTTGTGGAGATGACGAAGTAGACCTTGTAGATGCCGTCTTCTGAGACACGTACGCCCGTGGCTGAATCGACCAGCTCGAGGCCAACTGAGTTAAGTGACGTATCAAAATGCACTGGTGCATCCACATCAATCGTCTGCGTGCCTGTGTGGTAGAATGTACCATGTATGTTGAAACCTCGCAACATGAGATCCTTATCACAGATCATATCGCCGAGGAGCTTCTTATACATACATTTCTCATGACGAGTGAGCTTGTATTCAGGCTCGCATTCGCGCTTCTCAATAGCGCAAGGATGGGGTGCAATCTTCATCATTAGGAATGTAGTATCTGATACCTGATTCATGCCACCGATGAGGCTGCTCTGAGTTACAGCGCCAGCCTCTGATTGGTAATTGCGAATAACCACAGTATCATCCTTCTTGAGGATAATCATGTGACGACTCACGAGTTGACCTGCGCCAGCGTTATTACCGATAGTTGTGTACTGTGCGCGCTCAGAGTTGACGAATACAGAGTACTGAGAAGCCTGGTTATCACTGGCGACGAAGAAGAGAACGTAGACACCATCTTCGCGCACATAGAAGGGTGATGTCTCATACAAGTGGTCCACATTACGGGCCAAGTGTAAGTCCTCGAGGGTTACAGGATATGACAGAGGTACAGTTAGGGAGAGCTGTGAAAACGCATCCACGAATGCAGATGAACCCGCAGCCATAACGGACTGGTCCGTCACAAGCTTGTACTTGAAGTAATCATAGAGTTCCGCATAATTGCAGTTCTCGTATTTAGCGCAAGAACGCTCAGGAGAGGAGGACCTTGAACGCGGCATTTTATACTATAGGGGGTCATTTTATTTGGCCGCTGGGAGGTTGCCCGGGAGCGCATGGGGTGGGTGCGCCGGGTGGGCGGACAATCAGTCTAGCTGGCTTAGAGCTCCTCAAGGAGCATAGACGCATTCACTGTACCATATGCATCTACCATAAATGTAGTGAGTTGTATTGGCCCAGCAGATATATTCCGCACAGAGAGTACATCTCCCTCTGAGAGATTAGCAACTACTTGCCCTATATTCTGATAGCCTGCAGTAATACCATATATAGTCCCCCAACGCTGATAATTATTCACATATATGGCAATTTGATTTGATATATCGGCAGACACACTATATGTAATCTTATATACGCCAGTATGCTTGACGATAAGTACAGGTGAACCATAATTGTGAATGAATGCAGATGTGAGTGATCCATTTGAGTCAAATGGGATATCTTCTCCTGCGGCGATGGTATGAGGTGTGATATTATAAATGAATGCGTGATTCGTACATTTATGTGGGGGGCATTCAGGTATATCGTGATTCGGTGGTGGAAGCATTATACTTATTGGGACGATTTTAACTGTGATGTGACGGGGTAGGTTGCCGGGTCAGGTGGGCTCTATCCACCCAGATGGGTGGCCCGGCAACCCTCCTGTGGCTTGCGTGAAAAAATGTAGGGTAGATTATAGAATGGTAAGACGTACGCGCAGGAACAGTGATAGTGACCGCTCTTCGCGGAGCAGTAGCAGTAGCAGTAGCAGTAGCAAATCAACACGCTCTTCGCGATCCTCTTCATCTGCATCAACTAGTGCGTCTAGTAGTAGCAGTGCATCGTCGCGGAGCAGTGTGTCATCTGCCTCTACATATAATAATACGGCGCAGATGATACCAATACATCCTCCTATGCCGCAGACACCGTCACAGATCATACCCGTACATCCTCCTAATGAGTCGCAGGGGCAGCAAGAGCCAGAAGAGCAGCCATATAATTACGGGCATTTCCCCCAGTTTTTTATGGGGCCGCGTGGTCCGCGTGGTCGGCGTGGGAATTGTGGGAAGGCTGGACCGCGGGGGCATCGCGGTGCATCTGGTTCTCCTGGGCCGTGTGGGCCTGAGGGCCCAGAGGGACCGAAGGGCGACCGCGGTTGCCGCGGCTATGATGGTATGAAGGGGGCACAGGGCGCACAGGGCGCACAGGGAGAACAGGGGCCACCTGGTCTCCGCGGTATTCCTGGTATTCCAGGAGTTCCTGGCCCTATTGGTCCTCCTGGTCCTCCTGGGCCCGAGGGATTGACTGGCCCGCAAGGTGTTCCTGGTCCAGCTGGTCCGCAGGGCTTGGAAGGTCCGCCTGGTCCTCAGGGGCAACAAGGTTCGGTTGGCCCAGCTGGTCCGCAAGGTCTAGAGGGCCCACAAGGACTGCCTGGGCTGCAAGGCACAGAAGGGCCACAGGGTCCGCCTGGTCCTCAGGGTCTCCCTGGTATACAGGGGCCGCAGGGCATTCAGGGTCAAGAGGGCATCCAAGGCCCAGAGGGCCCAGTTGGCCCACAGGGCCCGCCTGGCCTCCAAGGAATTGAAGGACCGCCTGGTCCGCCTGGTCCGCCTGGTCCACCTGGAATTGAGGGCCCACAAGGCCAACAGGGACCGCAAGGTATTCAGGGCCAAGTAGGACCAGCAGGTCCAGGTATACAGGCGTATTTCTTCGCGTCCAATAATACGACGGGCACTACGATTCTGTCATCTGGCTCCCTCATCCCATTCCCTGTCACTACATATCCTGCCCTTGCCATCTCAAGTGTGAGCCCCACTGTAGTTCAGATTGATAATAGTGGTGTATATGCGATCGATGTAACACTTACCGGTCTAACAAATGGAGGTGGTGGACCGAATCAACCAATCTCTATATATCTGACTGCAAATAATGTACAGATACCAAATACACTATACACAGTATATTCTTCCTCTCAATCACGATTCAACATGGACGCACATATGTTGCTGCAATTTCCTGATGTGCCGAATGGGCTGCCGTTTAGTACAAATATACAGATATCTGTTGTGATGACTGGACCGACGCTGGAATTCACCAATACAACTGGGTTCGCCAATGCTACCATACGTATTGCTCGCTTGGCGGGGGCTTAAAGCGCCTCGCACCCTCGTAGAAAAATACTTATGTCGCACACACAACACAATATATTTATATGAGAAATCACTCGGTTTTTCGCATAAATATTTTTAACTAGATGGAGCCTGTGCCTGTGCCTGTGCGGCAGCCTGGGCCTGTGCCTGTGCGCGCTTCCAGTTCTTATAGGAATGACATCGGTCCATAAAGTACGAGCTCCCTAAGATGCGAGTCGCCATCTCATGCAACTCCCGCTCTTTCTCAGATAGACTCGCTAAGAACTCTGCAGCATCAGCCGGTCTTGGATGAGGTGGAGGTGGCGTGTACTGTTCCATTGTACCTACCGCCGCCAGGCAACCGCCGCGATTTCAAATTTTGCGCCCAGGTACGACACGGAAATCATTTGGACGCAGTGCGGCCTCCCTGAGAGCAGCCTCCCTCTTCTTATCCAGACCAGTCACGGCCACTACGCGCTGAAAGAGCTTCTCCGCAAGGATGAACCATAGTGACTCCAGCATGCGGAGTGCATCCTCTTCTTTCACCTCTATATGTTGCATTTGGGAGGTCGCCAGTACTCTATAATATAGTTCCATGCCTAATAATTCAAATTTTAGCGTGACGTTCTAGTACAAGGACATGTAATTGGATACGTTTGGCCCGCCTTCCTTGCGTGACGAATCCAACACGGCGAGCAGACTGTATGCATCCCACAAGGAAGAGCCAGCATTTCTTGCTTGCATGTTGCGCCTTTGGTGTCAGCACTAACACCAGTACATACCTCACATACCCCACTCTCTATAAATCGCAACCGCCCAAATATAACCGCACACCCAGCGCAGAGACCATCATTCACTGCAAGTAGCCACGCGGGGCAACTCCTTCCACATATAGGTGAGTTATGACATGGCTGGAGACGGCATTGCCAGGGACAACCCTGGTTGCAATAGACATGGGTTACACTGCCCCCTCGGCCGCCGCCATCTGTCATATGTGTCATCGTCTCGCAGCCAGCACGAAAACATTGAGAAATACAATGGCCGTCACCAGCACACACCTCCATCACCTATTTGTCAAAGGGAGACCAGAGGCGCTCTAAGTGCCCCCCGCGAGGTCACCGCTTGCACGCGCGCAGCCGCGAGGACTCCAAGTACCTAAGACACCTATATATAATAGTCAGTAAAGATGTCTGACAACGGCAGCGCAACAACCCATACAGATTCGGGCCTCGCCGCCCTTCCAGGAGACGACAATATGTCCGCCCTTCCTAATGCTATTGTTGAGTGGCGTAAGGTACAGGATGAAATGAGTGCTATTCGCGCCCAAATCAGGGAAAAGCAGAAGCGTGCAGGAGCCCTGGAGGATTTCATCATGCGGATTATGAAGAAGCATAATATTGATAGCCTCGGCCTCAAGAACTCTGGCGGCCGCATCGCATTCAGGAGCAAGAAGCGACTCCAGGGACTCGGCCCTAATACCCTAAAGCCCCTCCTCACCGCTCATTTCCAGTCCGAAGAAAAGGCTGACGCTGCACTCAAGTACATCAATGATAACCGCACAAGTAAGCAAGTGGAGAAGATTGTCTATGAGCCGACGGCGTTTGAATAAGTAGCCTCGCTACGCCTCTGCTGCCTGCCACGAAGGTATCGTATCTACCCGATAAATACTATATGTATGTATTACATTCGTATAGTATATGTATATGATGACGGTGCCTTATGCAGAAGCATATACTCTGAAATTAGGCAGAAATGTATGATTGACAGTGGTTATAATTACTGCACCAGCTGCGGCGGCCCAGAGATAGGCCATAGAACGGTTCAACAAAGCGACACGTAGGAAGACGGCGATGAGTGAGAGCACCACGAAATGCGCGATGGCGTCGGCGAGGTAATTTGTAAAAAGTATCATTCTACTTTGTGCGGACAACAAAATTTGATGTATCCTATATGTCCTTCGTGCCGGATAAGCATCCATGGCCCTGTCCGCTCTAGATTTCACGAAGCCTATCGCCCTCACGGGCCTCTTCAAAACCAATATACGCGCCTATCTCAAAGGAAAGGGCGCAACCGTGCAACCATGTATATCCCTTCGCGGGCAACTCCTCACAGGATTCGCGGCAAAAGATGGGACTCCAGTCTCCACCACGGCCCTATATCGCCTCGCCCAGGCCAAGGGCGTTCCTATCTTTTCAGAGAAGGATGCATATGTGGGCGCACCAACCCAGCTACTTGTCGATAAATACAAGCCACGAACTCTTGCAGATGTTATAGGACACACAGAACAAATACGAGCACTCAGGGACTGGCTCGCCACAGGCACTGCAACAGCAGCACTTATAACGGGCCCGCCAGGAATTGGCAAAACCACCGTCGCCCATCTCATCGCCGCAGAGGCCGGCTATCGCGTCGTAGAATACAATGCATCAGATGTACGGTCTGCCTCCGCTGTCACCACTGTACTGGGAGGCGGAGGTGGCGGCCTGACCCAAAAGGAACTAGTCATCATGGACGAAGTGGACGGTATGTCTGGATCTGACCGCGGCGGTATAGGAGCACTCGCCGACTATATTAAGAAAGGCGATGGCCGCCGGCTAATCTGTATTGCAAATGAACGGTCTGCGCCGAAGATGCGTCCCCTACTGAATTGCTGCCTAGATGTTCCCTTCAGCCGCCCAGCCAAGACAATCATTGCCCGCAGCCTCGCCACCATCGCAGCGAAGGAAGGCATTGCCATCCCACCATCCAAGGTACAGGAGATGTGCGAACAGGGCGGCAATGATATCCGTGCTATTCTCAATACCCTACAATTCACGGGCGCTAGGGCCACTACAAGTAAAGAAGTCACACTCAATATGTTCTCTGCAACACTCAAACTATATGGATATGAAGGTCGCAGTGCATCACTCGATGACGCATTGCGATTTGTATCCACTGATTATATGATGGTTCCCCTAATGGTCGCAGAGGGCGCGGCTGCAGCTGCAGCAGGCAATATGGACGCAGCTGCCGCGGCGGCGGAGAGAGCCAGCTTCGGTGATATGTTGGAGCGCCGTCTAGTGCGACACCAGGAATGGTCCTTGCTACCTGACTATATGACAAATACAGTTGCTATCTCCAGGCTCGTCCCAGGAGCTGCTCCACCTGCATTCCCTATATGGTTAGGGAAGAACTCTGTCGCGAGACGGAGGCAGGCACAACTAGGCGGCCTCGGCAGCCGCAGTCGACTCGGCGCGGAGGCGAAGAGGCTGGACTTACTTCCTGGCGTGACTGAACTTATACGGAATGCAGTGGCTGGAGGAGACGCGAAGGAAGTTGTAGCCTTGCTAAGACGATGTAGGCTGAGTCGCGATGACTTCTTTGAGGCAGTACAGGATATTGTATTAGACCCAGTGGCCGTGCCGACGAAGCTGAAGGGCGCCATTACACGGGAGGCGACGGCGCAGGCCGCAGCGGGAAAAAGTAAAAAACGGGGAAAAGCGGCAGCGACTGCTACTAAGGCGAAACCAGTACAGATAGCTGCATTACCGCCGGAACCCGAGAATGAAGATGCTGATTCAGCAGCAGATAGCGACGATGAAGTAGGCCAGGATTCCTATATCTAAGATACAGGACACCACATACGCTGCTTAAGCGCCAACCATCAAGCTAGCGAACACGTAGAGGCCGATGATATGCCAGGCCGACGTCGCAGGCTTCGCTACAGATAGGAGAGGCACAATTGAATTATTCCAGAGGAACTTGCCAAGGAAGGCGAGGATAACAACTACAAGTACAAATGCGATGATGGCAACGAGGGCCTGCACGAGAGCATTCTTCTCTGCAGTCGTCTCACCACCGGGCTTACTTGTCATGCCAGATACAAATGCTTCACAGACTTTACCAATCATTATATTACAATCACCTATTTTTATTGCGCCTAAGTAGAATGGCAAGTCATATTCCGGCGAGCACCCGCACCAAGCGTTTCAAACATCCTCTCTCGCGGAAGTCCGTGGGACAGCGGATTCGTTCCGCCCGTATGCAGCGTAGCAGCGTCACGCGTAAGACTATGCGGCGTCCTACTAATCCCCGTGTAGCCCGTACTATTGCGAATATCATGCAAAATGTGAATATGAAAAACGCGTTGACGGTAGCAAAGGGAACCCGTCAGTCCACTCGTGCTAAGCGGCAGCGTATCATCTACGATCCGTCTCAGCCCCCCTCTACCCGCAAGAAGAGGGCGACAGCGGCTGATAAGCTCGCCAATATCTTCGGCTCCCTGAAGTTCTGAAATCGCTTTCAGAGCAGAAACGACCGGCTATCACAAGTAATATAATAATGTAATAAAATTGCATTAATTACCGTACTTTCTATATGACAAGCACACAACAATGCTTCCGCACCCATCGTGGCAGCCTTTATTTGACATATATGAGCTTGGACCTGCCCTTGATGCTATATATGGCGACCCTTCCGCGCCCCCAGTATATCCTCCGCGCCACCAGATATTTGCCGCGTTCGCTCTTCCCGTCTCAGATATACAGGTGGTGTTGCTTGGCCAGGACCCATATCATGGTGCAGGCCAGGCGCATGGTCTCGCATTCTCTGTACTTGACGGAGTTGCAGCTCCACCATCACTCTTAAATATATGGAAAGAGCTGGCGGCAGAATTCCCCGAGAGGGGATATGTGGCACGGCCAGCTACAGGGAACTTGGCGGCCTGGGTGGAGCAGGGCATCTTCCTCCTCAATACAGCCCTTACGGTTGAAGAGAGCAGACCTGGCTCTCATGCTGCGCTCTGGTGTGATTTCACAGATGATGTGATACGATTTGTAGCAAAGAACAATGCCACATGTATATTCCTATTGCTCGGCAATCATGCGAAGGGGAAGGCATCTATATGTCGTGCCGAGGGAGTTGCAGATGCTCGCGTCATCTGCGGAGTACATCCTTCGCCGCTCTCTGCGGCCCGCGGCTTCTTCGGTTCTGGTATATTCCGCCGCGTGGAGGCGGCCCTGGGGCGACATATAGAATGGCAGACGCCGCTGACTCCCGAAGAGTAAATACGCGTAATATGTAAATGGACTATACCCTAATTTTTACTGCGGCTCTATTCGCAGCAATCATATTTGCAATCTCATACCTACTTGTCATGAAGGCAGATACACTTCCGCTGGTGGATGGGTTCGCTGACATGCCCGCACAAGGGCCCGCAGCCTCCGCGCCCCTCTTGCAGGCCCTAGAGGGCAGCTGCACGCTCCCCGAGTATCAGGAGATGAAGATGTTGCTCGCGAAGATGGCCGCCTTGAAGGCCGACGTTACTAGCTCCGCTGCGACCATCTCCAGTACCCTATATCACCCTTACATCACCTCACAGGACATAGAACAAGTAGGAGAGACTGCTGGCCGCTGCTTCGCGAAGTCTATTCCGGGCCGCGAGCTGGATATTATATATGAGAAGTGGAGTCAGCGTGGGAAGGAGCTAGTGGCAGCCCTCGGTGGAGATGCAGGTGCAGAGGCCCTCTTCATCTCTGCCTGGAATGAATCCTATGATGCTGCGAGGGCTGGCTGCTTACCGCCTCCCAGCGTAGCGAAGCTTGTCTCTCCTCGCGAAGTACAGCCCCTTGTTGCAGAGGCCAGCGCCTCTCCTTGGAGCATCGGTTTGTAAAATACATGTACTATAACACCTATTCAATATATACTATATTTGCCCTCTTGCCTCTTGCCCCTTGCATCCAAGTACATATACTATATATTTGTCCTCTTCGCGCGCCGCCGTCCCCGCAGAGAAAAAATTGAAACCGGTCAGCACATGACATGCGCTAAACATACCCTTGGTATCTACACAAAGTCCAGCAATGAAGCGCGCAAGCATGCTTACCATGATTGAGAAAGCCCTCTGCGACTGGGAGGCTGCCGAGACATCATCTCAGCAGTTACTTGACCTCGTCACAGCCTTTCGTGGCTGGGTAGAATATGGCAAGCTCTCTCGTGACGGCCTCTCTAACTCAGAGTATGATTCCATTCCCAACTTATATCGGTGGATATGTGATACTATGTGTGATGCACCTGAAAAGATACTTGTGACGAATGCAGTGAGAAAGGCTGCTGCATGCCTTGGACTGAAGCCCCTATTTGAGGGATACGTACGGTCTCTGCGGAAGACTGCTCGGCCCGAAGCTGCTGTCCTCTCCCCTCCTACTGCTTCTGCCGCTGCCGCCCCTGCTGCCGCTGCTCCCGCTGCCGTTGCCGCATCCCCGATAACTATTACAGTTACGAATATCACAGCGGCGCCCACGGAGCCCGCAGAGCCAGCCGAGCCCGAGGTTCAAGAAGAGACGATTCTCCCAGCCCAGGAACTTCCGTCGCATACAGAGTCACCTATCCCACCAAACTACATTGCAACGAAGAACATGCTGAACTACATGACAGATAAGATGCTCCTCCTCTCTGAAGAAGACCGCATCTATGCCATCATCCGCAAATACGAATACCTACTTGACAAAGACGACTTCATGGCGTATGATGCCGAGGTACGCAATAACGCAAATGTATACCTCGACATGACAATTACTATGTTTCCCATCCCGCCGCATCTATACCAGCAACTAATACTTGTGCGGACATATCTCCTGCAGATGATGCATAGGCTGCCTGATAATAAGTACTATAGGAAAATGCTTCTGTAATCTGGTCCCTCTCCATGTCTGCCCCTAGCTAAATCTCCACATAACACCTATTTTTCATTCTGTGTCTATATCTATGTCTAAAAATAGAAAATCCACCCTATATTTCTATTGCTCTCGCGAACAGGTACCGCTGCTCCAGCTTACCAGACAGCCGCTCCAGAGCCGGCGGCTCCGATAGTACCAGCAGACACATATTTCCTCTTCTTCGCAGCCGACGGATTCGCAGTGAACGCCGTATCTGCAATGCCAGCACAGATAGTCATACCGCGCAGCACACATCCATTCAGTTGCTTGATCGCCGTCATCATATCAATGGGGTCCTCATAATCAATGAATGCATATTGCTTCGGCTCCTTCGTATAATAGTCTCGTGGCCTGTAAATATCCCGCGGGACGCCGATGGTTCCGCAAATTAAGAGAAGCTCGGCATCTGTGACATCCATCGGCAGGTTAGACAGCCGCACGCTGTTCCGCACCCTGTTCGCCGCCGCATTCTTCTTCGCAGTCCACTTCTCATATAGAGCCGCCCGCGACTCCTCTGGAACCGGCGTCAGCCACTCCGCAATATCCTTTACATTAGAGAAGAGATAGGACGTCTTCTTTGCAGGGTACATGTTCGGCGCCGTCGCTACCAACTCGCGCGTAAGGGCTGTGATTGCATCTTTTACTGTAACTTCTGCCATTGTATTTCTCGCAGCTAAAGGGCAAGGGGCTTGTGATGCTTGCTCCGCCACGTAGTAGCTGGGGCTTCAATTTTTCTGACAACAGGCATCTCAGATAAAAATAGAGTGATATGTGGCAGGGTCTAGTGTTCCCAATCTATTTGGTGACCTTTATTTTACCAGCCTCATACAATTTCTTCTCATATATTCGCCTTATATCATCATCTTCATATTCCTTTACTGCCTCAAGATAAATATAGCGGGTCTCCTCATTTAGAATCATATCCTCTACTAAGGCCGCCACTGCTTTTTTGCGGGCCTCTCGTTTGAGGAGCCATTGTGCCTCTATCTCCTCTTTAATACGCAATACGTCATTGACTTCCCCAATTAGAGCGTTCCATATTGTATTTGTTGTGACATTTGCATCACTACTTAGTTGTCGCGTCATTGCATTCTTCACCTTATGTAATTCGGCGATGTTAAGGTCCATATATTTATCAGACGACATTCTTTCTGAAGTAACTGGTACTTATAATGGTACGCCTGGATGGTTTCAAATTTCCATATGGATGCGTAACACCTCTATTTCATCAACATAATAAACTCCATCAGTGTATTCATCTTATTTTCCATCTGCGAGACCCGCTCTTTTAGGGCTTTATTCTCCCGCTCCAATGCATAGAATAATTCACGGCTATGAGGCACGCATCCATCAATATCATAATCACATATAGGGTACAGCGATTCATCAAGGGTGAGTTCCACCCCATCCAGATTATTCCGCACATAGTCTGTATACTCTATTTGTCGTATTGAGGAATGCGCGTTCCCACCAGGATGTGGGCCTGTATTCTTTCCAATCGCAGTATATAATACAATGTCGTGGTTCTGCTTATAATTATCGGTCACCCTCAGCTTACAGGTAAGTTCAATGTGCTTGATTCTATGGGGACAAGGCCCTCCGAAATAATCAATATAATATGGACCTGGTTGCATAGGCGCATTGTCATATATGATAGTGACGGTGTCATATAAATATATATATGTCGCCCACCGGTCTTTCAGCGCAGCCGCAATAGCGCCGATGATCTCGGTCTCTGATTTTCCGTACTGCGCCAGGACCTCCTCTTTCGTCGGTGCACGATTAATGTATCGTCCCTGTGGCTGCTGGTGACTTGACCATGTCGCCACGCCATTGTACCGAATCTCGGTCGCTTTCTTGTAATCCTTCGTATATTCCATCGGCAGGCTTGGCTTGTCTCGTTGCAGTAAAAATCTGGGCTTGTCGGCGTAGATTTTCAATTTTTCGGCGGCGATGGGTTGCCGCATTATTTGAGAAGAGAGAGGAGGCTCATTAACGTCTCTATCTTTGTTTCCATCCGCGCGAGGCGGTCCTTGAGGGCGGTATTCTCTGCGCTAAGGGCTATAATGGATTCGCCCAGCCTATCTGTTGTCTCCTTGAGAACAGTATTCTCTGTGGTAAGGGTATTAATAGATTCGGTGAGTTCTTTATCGCGTGTATCATATATCGTAAATTTGGCATTATTATATAATGCAATTGAATTCAATATATGTTGCCTTTCTTCGGTGTTTCCTATATTTAATTCCAAGTTAGGAGTGTAGAATGATCCTGGTGTTTGTATTAAACGTATAGAATGTATAGAATCAATTAATTTCTTATGTAATTCTATATATTTATCATCAATAATATCTGTATTTGTAGTATCCATTATAGGTGCGGCAGCAGTAAAAATATACTGGGTATATTATGGTTTTCAATTTTTGGTAAAAGAGGCGCCATGGGTTATGCCACTATCTTACCAGCGGTGTAGAGTTCCTCCATCAGTTTCTGGCGTACATCAGGAGTAGCAAGGCGCTTCATGGCCTCCTTATGGATGCGCTCTTTCTCCTCAATGTCCTGCAATATAATCTCCTCCATTCTGGCGAGAACAGCGGCATTGAAGATGTCCTCTTTGCGTTGGCGCTCGGCCGCTTCAATCGCGCGCTGTTCCTCTTCAATACGTCGCTTCTCAACTTCAATCGCAATCTGTTTCCGTGCTTCCTCTGCTCGTTTGGCAGCCTCCGCACGAACAATTATCATCTTTCGCTCTCGCTCTTCGGCCATTAGTATCCGCCGCTTCTCATCCTCAATTGCCTTCTCAAGGGCATTCTGTTTCTTCTTCTCATCCTCTTCCAGCTTCTTCGCAGCTAGTTTCTCCTTCTCTTCTTCCATCTTGATGGCGAGGATTTCATCAATATCCTCTATAAAGGACCGCCATAATGCCTTGGAGGCACTAGACTCTTCAACGGCAAGCTGATTCTTCAGCACATCCTTCTTCTCATTCAACTCGGCGGCGGTAAGGCGCATGAACTTCTCAGACGGCATTCTTGGGAGCACAGGGTACATGTATATATCACATTCCGTATAGAGTTCAATTTTTTTGCACGGGACATGAAAAATAGTGGCAACCTCTCATTTGTTATGGGGGTTACGGGTTACACACTATTTTTCGGGGGATTTTATTCTATACATTTTACGCATTGGGGTCAGTCACGCTCTCATCAATCTTGTTCGTCACGGGGTCATACATGCCGGCCCACTCGGGGTTGCCCTCCTCGTCAAGGATATACGTCTCGCCGGTCTCCATGCGGCAGTACTTGACGCCGTTGAGTTCAAACTCGATGAGCCCGCCATCGGCCTCAATCACGGGCTCGGGCGCTGGGGCGGCGAGCTTCGGCGGGGCGGCGGACTTCTTCGAGGCGGGCTTCTTGGTCGCGGCCTTCGTCTCCAACTTTGCGAGCTTCTCTGCAGCCTTCTCCTCGTCCGTCTTCTTCGCAGGCTTCACCGCGGCCTTCGCCTCAACCTCATCGCGATTCAGACTGAGAGTCGCAAGGAACTCGTCATAGGTCTTGGTCGCCTTCAGCTGGCTCGCCCACGTCATGTGACCGATGCGCTTGCTGACCTCGTTGCCGGCGGCATCAAGGGAAGTCACGACAGGAACCAACTCGGGCTGAGCCTTCGCAAGAGTCGCCACGTAGCCAGTCCACTGGTTGTGGATGGTCGGCGGCTTCTTCTCAACGGCCTCAGCAGGACTCGCAGCATCCTTGATGGCCTTCTTCACAGAGGGCTTCATCACACGAGGGATCTCCTTGGTGAGAGACTTAGTAAGTTTCTCAATCAAATCAATCTTCGCGAGTACGTCGAGCTTGAGTGCGAGCTCCGTCACGGCAGCAGCATCCACCGCAGGAGCGACCTCCTCAGAAGGAGCGACGACAGCGGTTGCGACAGGAAGAGCAACCACCACAGGGGCGGGAGCGGAGACCTTCTTGGGCGTGGGTGCAGCCTTGGCGGCGACAGCGGCAGGAGTGGAAACAGGAGCAGCGGCAGGGGCAGGGGCGGCAGCAGGCACGGGCGCGGCCTTGACGGCGGCGATGCGGGCATTAAGGGACTTGTTGGAAGACATCTTAAAATTGCTTGGGGGCGCTTGTAGCTAATTACCTAGGTATCACTGGGTGCTGGAATTAGCAGGGATTTTTCGGCGCTTCAATTTTTTTTTGGAATTGAGAGGCCGCGCGTACCTGGACTCAGGCTCTGCTGAAATCACATCAAATTTAGTTAAAAATTGATAGCGCGTACCTGAGCGCCTGCGCGCGCCACACGGCACCCCCCTAATGCTGACACCAATTTCAACAAAAAATTGAATATTATATGAGAAAACGGTCCCCCCGCGCACTCCCCGTGTTTACCACCACATGTCACGCACCATGCCGCCACGCGCTGCTAAACTCGCCGCCCTTGCGAATATACACCGTACCACCGCGAAGATGAATACATATGATACATATGGGGAGTACCACGACGCAGAACGAGAAGATATACTAGCAGAAGATGGCACCGAGCCTCTCATCACCCTACATGACGTGAAGACCGCATCTCGCCGCTCCCCAGCACCACGCTGCCACGCACTTCTTCCTCCAGAGTACAGGGGGCAACCCCTCACACCGCGGAGTATAGAATACGATTACGCCTGCCAAGCCCTGTACTGCCTAGAACATCCTGAGCGTATTATACATGAAGATGAATTCCTCAGCGCAGCAGACTATGCCACCTATATGTACGCAGTGACCTACTATCGGACCCATACCGCTCTTGCGAGAGAGTATGTGTGGCGAGCCCTAAGACGGTACTTGAAATTCTGA